TGTCTTCTATACTTTTTCTTCTTTATCATTTCAATTTTTTCCTTTCTCTCTATCTTTTCGCTCTTCTTCTTCTTTTTTTAGATTGACGGGGATGAGTTCGGAGAATTTAATTCTCCGTAGAACGCCTTCACACGCTTATTCACCAGTATCTTTGTAACATCATAACTCATGATACTCATTCCCTGTAATGATTTGATTCGCGACAATGCAACGTAACTCTGTCCGGCTTCAAATACCCCAGATCCAATATCAATGATACAACGTTCTAGTGTCGCACCTTGACTCTTGTGTATCGTGATTGCCCATGACAGAATGAGTGGGATCTGCGATACACCAATTCCTGGTATGTTTTCACTTACCCACGTATGATAGTTAACAGTCATCTCGAGCCCATTATTGAACCGAACAACTGGTAATGGTGGAGTAGTACCTGTCAGGTTTTCTACCATTCGTACAATGACCCCCTGGCTTCCATTACATATTGGGGTCGCGGATGTCGTCACCGACTCTTCCATATTCACTACACACATCACTTGAGCTCCAACTCTCAAATGCACTGTGTCGTCGCAAAGAATACTGTTCTTCAGGGAAAACAGTTCAGTCGTTATTCGTTCTTGCGTCTGTGACGCGCGTAGTTGTCTCTCCTTATCAGATAACGGGAGATCGGTTACGTATTTGAGTTCATATTTGTAAGTAGGACTGTCAGGATCCAATATTGTAAGTTTCTCCATTTCGAGTCGGTTGATTTCATCGACCCGTGACCGCGTTGCGTAGAGAATCGTCGGTTTTGTCTGAGGAGTTCCATCCTCAGATACCTCTGGCAATAAAACACCCACACGTGACCGCAAGATTTCGTCGGTTCGACGCGTAATGCGACCCTCGCGTACTTGATTCAATATTTGGCAGTATACAGGATCATTTTGCCGGAAGATTTGTTTCAGTTGAATATGGTTTTCTTTCGGAAAGGTATGAAACCAACTTTCACTTTCAAAGCAGAACCGCGAATTGTCAGGGTCTTCTGTGTTGACGCCAACAGGTGGAAGTTGGTAGAAATCGCCACAGAAGATAAGTTGTATCCCTCCAAATGGACGCGAATGACAGTTTCGAACTGTTTTCCCAACAATGTCTAAGATATCAAATAGACGCTTTGACATCATACTTACCTCATCCACGATGAGTGTCCGTGTTTTTCGCCAGTCTTTCTTCTTGAAGAAGTTCTTGTCTACGCGTTGAACAATTCGATCAATATCTCCATTTGCGAGTCCTATACCGGCCCATGAGTGGATTGTTTTCGCTTTACAATCCAACATCACTGCTGCACATCCGGTGAGTGCGCATACTTGGATATTATGTTCACGTTGGTTTGCATATTTATAAATCTCTCGAATCAGCGCAGACTTACCCGTCCCACCAGGACCAGTGATGAATACATTTTGGCCCGATTTGTATTTTTCAAATGCGAGTTTCTGTTCTGGCGACATATGTTCTTGAAATGAGTTATCGGCTTCAGTGGATGACTCGGGTAATGATGCACGTGCGGGTTCAGGTGCGGGTGTGGATGAAGGTCCGGGTGGTGTAATGATTGGAAGCGGTATAGAGGATGGCTCTTCGGAAAGCTTCTTCACAACAGTTGTATACTTGCGAATATCATGCGACAATGTTGATTTCATCTGATCGTTCAGTTGAAGTATATAAAACACTGTAAATAGATTTCAATTTAACCAGTATTGAATTGCTTTAATTTATGTTATCTTCTATAATTCTAATACGGAGGATGTTTGAATGAAAGGGTGTATTATGAACTAACTCATTATGTAATAACATATAAAATTTAGTCAAATTTTATGTAGTAAGAATACGGATGTTCGGCTGTGAACGACCTCAGTAAAATATTTTTATTTATATATAATATAATAAATTATTGGAATATCATGAGCGTATTTGGGTCGGGTGATACATATTCACAAGAATTGTATTACACTTATGAGAAGGATAAAATTGCTAATGAACAATTCTTAGAAGAACAAAGAAAAAAAGCTATTCGCGAGGATCAAGTAAAAGGCCAAATCATATTTAATATTGCAAGCAAGTATTATGAAATTGAAGAGACTGAATATTTCGAAAAACACCCGGAACTTTCGAAACGTAATTATATTTGGCCGCTTGAGGTCGAGAGAGCTCATGCTGCAGAGAGGCAAGCACGGTATGATCGTAGTATTGCCAGAGCGAAGGCATTTTATGAAAATGGTACTGATTCTGCCGATGATACTGCTGCTGCTGCTCCTGCCGCTCATACTGCTCCTGCAAAAGGAACAGTAAAAAGTTCAATAACCAAAAAAACAAACAAAAAACTCTGGAAGGGGGGTAAACAACGCAAATCTAGGAATCAACGCAAGCGCAAATCTACGAAACAACGTAGATCCATGAAACACCGCAAGTAGATTTCAATTTAACTAGTATTGATTTGCGTTGTATGTCACAGAATGAGTGTTTTCTTTTCGCCAATTCTAATATAGAAATATTTTAGTTGTTTATATATGAACGAAGTTACAACATCCTACTCTTCGCCACAAACATTATACACGAATTTCAGTGACGGTATGACCACCACAACGAATAATTATAGTACTAACGTATCAACAGGAACAGTTGCATCGAATGACCATTTAGAACGCGTCAAAAAATCACAATTCATTCTCGAAAAATATCCGGATCGTGTTCCTCTGATCATACAACCATCTAAGAATGATCGAGACGCATATCCGATCGACAAGTCAAAATACATAACGCCGAGAGATTTAACGTTACTTCAATTGCAGCAGATCGTACGCAAACGAGTTCGTTTTCCACCTGAGAAGGCATTGTTCATGTTTATCAATAACAGAATATACCCAATCACATCTCTTATTGGACCGGTTTATGATAGCAACAAAGACTCTGATGGTTTTTTATACATAACGTACTGCCAAGAAAATACATTCGGCGCATAATCATACATCAGATATGTAGGTTGGTCTCAGATGATAATAGTAACATATATAGACACAAAAGTATATATCCATACAATCTATATATGTTATCATTCTTTTCCCAAATAAAGAATTCAATACGTAACAAGATATCAAATATAAATCTTAAAAATAGATCAACCAAATATCAAGTAGTGCTTATGAGATCAGAAACAATAAATATAGATGATGTTGAGACAGATTCATCAACATCTACCACCAGTAATGATAATGTCAGCGAATCATCTCCTCGTACACCACCTACTCCACATACCCCTCCACCGATAAGTCCAACAAAAATACAATGTTTGTTTGGAAAAGATATTGATACTAAGCTTATAAAAAACGATTATGAGTTACAAGGTTTACTTTTAAAAATGAAACATCGTTGTATTGATATAGAAAATATAAGATTAGAAACACGAATCGAAGAAGCAATTGAAAATATACCAAACGAGTCGGATATTTTTAAAATCAAAATGCGGATCTTATACATTATAATCGCTCTAGATTGCTATTCCGAAATTTTCGAAGAAAAAAAGAAATACCGTTCACTTAGTAGTCAACATTACTTAGGTGTATTTCGATACAATGACTACATTATCAGAATCGATGATACACCATATAGTTTTATCAATGAGGCAACCGTATTATCTGCATTTTCTAATTCGAAACCAGATCATATTGTGCTGCCTTTTTTAACGTATACAAATATAAAAAGAGATACAAGAAATAATGTGTGTGAATGTAACGCCAATGCGGTTTGTCATTGTAGATACGTTGATGGTGCAGATCACCACGAGAAAATAAATACGATGTCTCATGAAGGCAAACATTATTATAACATACTACGTAAAAGCGTGTTGTCATTCAGTATACAACATTACGCAAAAAATACGGAACAATTATATAATTGGGTAAAGGATAATATTGGAAGTAGTGTCTATAATCAATTTTCGAAAATACAGTATTCGTTTTTCGTTGACTTATTTCTCAAATGTGCAATCGTTCTCCGTGATCTTCATGCTGTAAATGTAGTTCATGGAGATATCAAGCCAGATAACATTCTTATTCGAGAACATGATAATTTTAACTTGCATCATTCTACGAAATATAAGAATTTCAATGTGTATCTCATTGACTTTGGATTGTCTGGTATCAATAATGATGGATATGGCACGGGTGGTACAGTACCATATTGTCATCCTGAGTTTAAAAATATTCGAGATACCAACAAATCCGGTAAATACAACTGGAAAAAACAACAGTTGAAACATGATGTATGGTCATTAGGTATTCTTTTTATTACACTGTATATCTACCGTGATTTTTACAATTATTATTACAAATATCCTGATTATTTTTTTACAAAGGATGGGTATGTATCATCCCTTATTTTGGATGTGATAACTGAAAGTAAACTGCATGATCTCTTTACAAAGATGCTGTCAAATGAATCGATATCGATCAATGAGGCATGTGTATTATTAGAAGAAATGGCGAAAACATAGATATTATAATGGCGAAGCAATAGTTACTTCTTTTTGAGTGGATATATATTCGGCCACGGGTACAGAAGCTAAAACTGTAGTATTTGTTTCAACGATAGAATTACTAGTAGAAACCGCAGAAGATGTATCGTTCGTAACGGTAGCTGCTGCTGCTGTCACAGCCGGAAGCGCCGGGCTTGCTGCTGGTACCGCCGTAGCTAGAGAAGCAGTTACATCAGTAACAACGATGCCGGCGGATATTTCTACCGGATTTTTCACACTGTCCGACATCGCATTCATAATACTATATGGATTATTACTATTTCCGCGTAATGATTTTGGTAAATATTGGTCTTCAATCGAAGGTGTATATTCTTGTGCTACTTTTTGAGGCGGAGTGGCTGCTGGTTTAGTATTTGAACTTGTATCCGTAGTATTCGCGCGGTTTACCGGTTTACGTATGAACTCTTCTTGTTTTCCAATAACGCGTTTTTCTAGCGTATCGCGTTTTGTATTCATATTTTGAAGAGTGCTCATAACAATCTGAGGCGCGATAGAAAGCGTATTCATGTATGTTCTATATTTGAATGAGCATATGCTCGTTTCGGATCCAGTGAATTTAATACTATACCACCAGTAGGCAGGAATAAAAATAACCATTCCCTGGTACAAATCTACTTCAAGAGTTTTAATTTTATCAAAGTCGTCCTGATATTCAGGTTGCACCTTCCATGGGTTTACAGGAGAACGAAATTCGAAGATATCATAGTCGTTAATGGGGTGTAAATACCGAATATCTTTTGGAGGAATCAACATAATCCGCGCGCTCCCCTGTGTTACAAGAAAATAGTTCCTATAATTCACATCATAACGTAACGGTGTTATTGTATTTGTAGATGCCATTAATATATCATATGCGCATTTTGATACCATATATGGCCGAAGAAAGTCGTCGTTCAACTGAAACGTCTTGATCAAACCGGTTTCATCAATAAAATCAGAATTGTTTTCACTGATATATTTCATCTCCGTATCACTTTTCAGTACTTCATGCGCTATCTTTAATGCGACAGGAATATATAATACAAACTCATTTTCGGTTCCTTTCTTCGACTCTTCGGATGTCGACATTGAATTCGACATTGGCGTTTTAGTTACATCTCGAATATTAATATCAAATGCGCGATAACTTGTATGAATCGCTTGGTATGACAATTGTGTTAATAGATGCTCGTTATAGTATTCGAATGTTGTTGGTTGTCTAATATCGCATACTTCTTCTAAACGTTGTTTTGATGGTTGATCAATCTCGTAAACTTCTAAATCGTTGCTTCGCTTCAAATGAAATTGTACATGCAAATATAAAAATAGAACAATACAGAATACTAAAATAGAGACTATTATCATTGTAAATATGAATACTATTACATATTCATATTTATACTTCTTTCTTTTTACGAACATGTCGTAATTACTGAATCTCATTGATTATCAATGAGACAGGATCTAATGGAAAATGTGGTCCTGAATATTGTTCATCTTGATCATTTGGATCCACTGTACGAAACTCCTCTTCTTCAGCATGAGGGGCATCCACGGTAGATTCATTCTCGATAACTGCTTCTGAATTATCCGACGACTCCGGGGTTGTTGTCTCGGATTCGGGTTTTACGTCATCCGATGATTTCACTGGTTGCTGTTCCTCTTGAACAGGTCGAGATAATACAATTTCAGTCATTTCCGGTTCATACAATCCATCACTATCAAGACCGTTATCTTGAAATTCAGGCTGTTTAATCATATTATTCTGATTCATCAATCGAAGCAACATTGTATTCATTTCATTCATCATTTGCTGTTGCGAATGAATAAGTGACCGAAGTTCTTGGTTCTCTTTGACAAGTGGCTCAATTTTCATTATCACCTCCGAGAGATTTGTCTCATTTACAATCTTATTCACAATACCTTCCACAAACTCGCGACTATTTGTAAGATCATTCATAACAACATCCATAAGAAGTTCCTCTTCTTCTGCATCTTCGTCCGCTACTTCATCTACATCTTCTTCTCTATGAAGTTGATTGATTTTGCGATTACTCTCAGTCGAAACAATCTTTGGTGCCTTTTCGTCAGCATTACTAGATGTGTTTGTTAGTCCTGATTTCACCTTTGCTTTCACATCGCTCAACTGATGAGAAAGCTCAGTAAGAATCTGGTTATGCTCTTCCAATTTTGCATCGTGTGACTTAAGAATAACAATCGGTGGTGGTATCACTCCAGTATCAGAAATCATACTAACGAATGGTTTAACTTGAATAATTATGTCATTCGAAGACCCCATCGATCTTTGTAAAGTTTCATTATGACCCCCGTTAGCATGTGATTTATAATTGGGGTTTTTTCTTGGAACACCTCTTTCATAAATAAACTCTGGTTCTGTTGACGATGACATGGATATAGGCCCTCTTTGATCATATACGTTCGCCGGTGGATTGGTAAGCTCCATTTGTTTTGCAATTTCGATTTTCTGTTTCAAAATTTGGGTCTGAATTTCGTTTTGTTTGTGTAACATGTTTAGCCTCTCAGGTGGAAGTGTGCTTCCTTGTGTTTGTATTAATTTGGTGCGTTCTATTAATTGTTGTTTGATAAGTTCGATATTTTCATAAATATTCATCGGTTGAGGAGGGAAGCCATTTCCTGGAGCGAGTTGCGAATATGGTTGTACAAACTTCGGTGGTTCATTTGAAAAAGAAACTCCAGGTACCACGGACTGCGGCGGCTGTACTCTATTACTATACATTGATTGGGGATTCTGGCCGTTTCCCGCCATAGGTTGTGCAGTTGACGCTCTACGCTTTCTTGCTGCCGATAATGCAGCACTACCACTCATTTTAATAGGTGAAACCGATTATTTATGTCCAGAAGATTATAACATGTAATAACACATTAATTCTATATTATTTTCGCATTTTCATTGGTATCGGATCGTAGCTTTGATAATTCAATAATTTAAAATCGTTAAATGTATAATCACTTATATCTTCTCTCAGAACGGAGATTTCAACCCGCGCAAATGGTAATGGACGACGCAATAATTGCGGTTTTAATGCTTCAACGTGGTCATCGTAAATATGCGCGTTTCCTAAATAATATACGAATTCATGTGGTACTAGTCCGCAATGTTTCGCGAGGAGGTGCGTCAAAAAACTATAAGAAGCAATATTGAACGGAACGCCTAAACCTACATCACCGCTTCGCTGGTATAATGCGCATGATAAACGGTTATTCCGATCTACGTTGAATTGACAAAGCACATGACATGGTGGAAGCGCCATTTCGTCGAGTTGACATGGATTCCATGCAGACATGACCAACCTTCGTGAATATCTCTCGACAGGGTCTTTCAAACACTTAATAATGTAAGCCAGTTGATCGATGCCCTTTCCAGTATAATCAGTATCTGATGTTTCATACTTTGCGTTAAAATGCCGCCATTGGTGGCCATATACAGGACCAAGATCGCCTTCGGCGTAGTGTGTCAAACCACGTGAATCTAGAAAATCACGTGACGCATTATCGTCCCAAATATGAACACCTGCGTTTTGCAATAAATGGTTATCGGTCTTTCCTTGTATAAACCATAAAAGCTCTTTGAGACATGTCTTCCACGCCATTTGTTTTGTTGTAAGAACGGGAATAATGCCTTGTTCAATCGAAAATACCATTGCAGCGCCAAAAACAGATAATGTATTACCATTTCGACTTGTATGAGTCTGATTTTGTTGCAAAATATCGTGAATAAGATTTAGGTATTGATACTCTTCGTGAGGGGGAATGAATGATGTCGATGCAGGCATCGGAACAAGTGCAGGAACAATCGTAGGCTGATTCCCTTCTGGAATAATTTTGGGTGACGCCGGTCTATCAGATGTTTCCGATGCATCGGTATCTGATGGATACTCTACTCTGTAATGCGGAATGCTATTGATACGTGCAAAATTACGAATCATATGAAATACAAGGTTTTTAGTTTATAATTTATACAAATAGAAGTATTTAATTCCATTCATCGTTACATAATATTAATTATTGAATTCATAAATAATATTATTCGCGTTATATATACTCAACAATGGAGGCATTCGAAGAAACTGTAAAAGAAGGTTCAAAACGTGGTAGTTCATTTGTTGACCATGTTTTCCGTTTAGACGAACAACAGCAAGGAGTATTGTTGAATATTGTTCAATATACCATCATTGGGTTCGTGCCAATTTTGATCATGTTATACCTAGTTCGGACATACGTCCCAGAACCGGATGATCATAAAGCAACACTGATGATTTTAGTGGAAATCATCGGCCAGATTCTCTTTATGTTCGTCTTCATCTACTTTATCCATCGGGTAATTACATTTATTCCAACATACTCTGGATACAGATACAGCGAGTTCAACTTCACAACTACCATTTTAGGAATATTGATGATTCTTTTGAGTATTAAGACGAAGTTGGGCGAAAAAGTCCAGATCCTCGTCGAACGCGCGATCGAGCTTCTCGGAGGCGAGACGAGTTACAATGGAACTGCTGGTGGCGCAAAGACTCCCGGACAGGGCGGAAATGCTGGCGGCGCAGTTCGTATCACCCAGCCGTTGTCTCAGCCTTACGCCGGCGGTGTTCCCGGTGGAATGGTCGGTGGAGGAATGGCACCTCCAAATCCGGTTCTAACATCCAACCGCACAGGAACCGCGGATTATGGTCTTTCACAAGCATCACAGCAGACCCAGCACTTTAACAGCACATATGCACAGAATGTCGGCGCAGGAATGCCGGGCGGTATGATGTCATTTGAGCCTATGGCTGCGAATGAAGTCATTGGGTCGAAGTTTTAGACCAATACGAATAATACGAATAATACGAATAATACGATAAAATAGTGTATTTTATAGTATTTTACATAAAGAATATGAATACGACAATGTATTTGGTGTGTTAATTTGAATAAAAGATAAACTATGGTACTGATGTTATTGGATGAAAACAATCACCCGGCCCATTCACTTCTCTATAAAGATATCATGTATATTGATAAAGGACACGATTATCCCATCACATACATACAATAACATTTAAATTGTAAGAATCTCGCGCATTTCGATGAAATCAAAAATAAATCGCATTATCTAACAACTTTATGCACATATTCATCATGGTTCTACTTTTTTTGTTAATGTATACTCTTTAGTATTGTAAGTGATGCGCTCTGGCTTCTCTGGGTTATAGTTAGCTCGGAATGTATTTTTATTGTCAACCCACACCAACCTATTATTGTTTTCACATTTTAATGATAATTCTGTAATAGTACCATCTTCATAATTAAATATATAAACATCTGATGGATCAGGTAAATTTTCTATGGATTCTAAATATGTAGTGACATTAGAATTACCCAATTGAACTAAACTGCATTTGCTATTGTCATCTTTATTATGTAAATTATCATGTTCTAAACTGTTCAAGTTACCATAACCCGGCCCAGAAGTTGAGTCTTTCACTACATACCAACCATTTTGGGTTGGCTTCTCTTTAGTATATTTCTCATAATTAAAGGCCGATTCTAGCTTGGCGGGACTGGATTGGTATGGATATATTAATATTTCGCGATCATTATCGGTTATTAATAAGGGTCTATGGGTTGAAAATTCAATTAACTTTCCAGTAGATTCATTTTTCCATGCTAAGTTCGTACCTATTTGAACTAATGTATACTCGGGAGAATTTGGTATGGATGATTTGTATTTAACTGACGGATTTGGTAATCTTGTAATGTACCATTCATAATGGTTCTGTAGTCCAATGGTTTTAAGACTGATAGCTTTATTATGGATATTTCGAATGGTCGAACTGCCTAGATCTACATACCACCCGTTATCGGTTTTTTTACCTGTATTATTCGAAGGCGAATATACATAATCACTGTGAAGACCATTTGGAGGCAAATCGTCTAATGGATCACTTGGGTAAGTTGATCTATAATCTCTTTTGTATTTGTCGACGGCAGCCTTGACTTCGTCATATTCTTCTTTCGCCGGAACTATCGTGGGAACTTGAGCCTTAATCGGCTCGGGGTGTACTTTTCTTGAAGAAGCTTGTACGGTTATTCTTGCCCATTCGTTATCATATTGTTCTTTGACTTCTCTAAGTTTACGATTATGATTCATCTCACAATTTAATTTACATTCCCAATATTCATTATCTATTTTATCCATCGCTTCCTTACGACGATTACGCCATCCCAACCATTCACGACCCTTATTTATAATCCCAAACCCACCACCCTTCACTTTTCTTAATTTCCTACGTGTTCGACGTGTTTTTTTACTACGCTTCACTCTTCGATTTGTTTTTGTTTTCATGTATAATAAATTAATATATTATATAATCATTTTCATTTCACTTCTCTATAAAAATCTCTCGTTCAATGCTTTTCATAATCTTACGTTCACCAATCGGGTCATCCTTGATTTCGTGAAGGACGTTCTTTACCATCTTATGATGAAAATCCTGTAACCGGCTATTCGTCTCCCATCCCGGATGCAAATCCATCCATTTCTTAATCGCAAAGTACTCCTTGTTCGCAATATCAACGAACGCCTGACGCATTCGCGCATTCCCTTCATCTCTCGCCCATTGATGATTATCGCGCACATAAATCGTATCTCGCTTCTGATCTGTGCAATGAATCGGCCGTTTGTATAGGTCAATTTGTTTCAAACCATCGATCATGACTTTACTAATTCCTTCGACGAGTCCTTGGTTCCGTGTATAAGTTAGATCGTCCATCGTGATTTCGAGAGAATTGACAAAGTCCGAGAGATTCACCGCGTCTTTACACTGTTCGTTCAAGAAAAAGTTCAGATTAAACTGGTTATTGTTCGTATTATTCACGATGATATTACGTTCTTTGCTTAATTCGACGATTTGCTTCTGGAGTGTTTTATTCTGGTCTAATAGCTCGAACACAAGTGAATTTACGAGAGATTTCTTGTTTCGTTTCTTGCCAATGGTAAGCGCCGAAATCATTTTGCGTATATAATCCTTGAGTTTCTCATTTTGTTCGGCGAGAAGTTCAGAGACGACGGATGAATTTGCATCGGATGTACCGGTTATTTCAGATACGTTGTCGTCGTCTCTGTCATCTTCGTCATCGTCGCTGTCATTACGAATGATCGCATTCGATCTAGTTGACGATGATGAGTGCGATGTTGCATCACTATCGCTATCATCTGTATCACTATTGACATTTGAATTTTCGGATATTTGCATCGTCAATTCTGCAGGTTCTGAAAGATTGGAATAATGGAAAACTTCGGGGTTTGTTTGGTTCATTTCCGCCGCATTTTTTTTAGATTTGAAACGATAACGAACGATTCGATTGTCGTTATCACTCTCATTGCCTTCATTCTCTTCATCATGATCAATCGTATTTGCGTGATCTACAACACTTGTTGGTAATGCAGATGTCGTAGTTGTCGTACGGGTCGTTGTCATAGTTGTTGTAGTAGAAATAATAGAAACAGACACGGAGTTCACAGGATTTGCAGATCGATTGTGTTGAAACTGAAGACATGTTGACGTATGCTTATAGTAGCTAGATCTATGTGCGTAGGATTTTTTACAAAGACATATGTATTTTCCATCCTTCGTAGCTGGCGGAGCCACAGAACTTGTTCGATTGACTGCGCCGCCAAAAATCTCCGCTTCAAAAACAGGCGTCGCGACCGTTACGGCCATTTCACCGCCGAAAATATTTGGTTTAAAATCAGGAAAACTTGGAAGATCGGAATATTCGTCAATTGACTTTTCAGCCATTTTTTCATCGTTCAAATTTGGTTTCATTTTCAAAATATAGAAAAGTACCCGTTCCTTCGCCTGTAATTCATTGTTACAAGCACATTCTTCCAGAATTTCACACTTCCAATTTATCCATCCACCATTCTTTCGAATGGAATCATACAACCTTGTCTGAATAGAAAGATCCAAAGCTTCGCGCTTATGCTTATACTTCCGTTGGGTTAAGTTGGTAGTATACGAAATATATGCGTCTGAAATCATTGGATTTTTACAAGTTAGTCGGTAGACATATGTCTTCGAGTAATCGGTGTACTTTCGCGGCATTTTTGCTCCCTTTGAATTTGTCGTCTTTTACCCCAAATTTGTCGTCCTTTACCCCAAATTTGTCGTCTTTTACCCCAAAAATTGTGTATATTTTTGTAGTTAGTTCGGCTATATTCAATCTATATACAGTCTATATTATATCTCTATTATATTTTATTGATTTGTGATCGGTAATTCATTTTACCCCAAGGGTTCGGCTACATTCGCACCATCGATTGGTCTAAATGTTGCCATTATCACATGAAAAATCGAACATCATCGTCACGTTTTTTGTCGTCTTTTGTCGTCTTTTACCCCAGTTTTGTATCCAAAGTGCATTTTGACACTTTAGAGATTTTGGCAACATTTGCACCATAATCAGTCACATCACCAAAAGCTCGACGGCTATATATCCCGCTAAATGAAAAAGGGTAAAATGGTATTTTTCCAAAAATGTCCAAATCCGGGTTTGCCCGTTTTACTTTTAAAACACGTTTTTTTGCACATTTAGCCTGACGAGAGCATAATTTGAAATTTCGCGGATCATTGCCACAAAAACTCACTGGATCGCAATCAGGCAGTTTTACAAATACACCACCGGCGCCAATTTTCGACCGATCTGCACCATCCTCCCGCCTTACTGACTTTTCAAAAAGCTATAAGATAATGCTATATATGCTCTCATTTTCAGTAAGGGTGTAGTCGTTTGCGGTAAAAAGTGAAACAGCCAGTGTCAATTAACAGAGGTTGTATCTATAATAAACAGAATTGAATGTATTTATTTATTGCGTATTGTTAATGAAGAAGACAGTAGTTGTCGATCTAGAATATATGCGGCCATCGGTAGGGGGTGGTCGTAGATCGCGGTCACAGTCGCGGTCACGCTCAAGGTCCCGATCAATGTCCGTTAAACGGGAATCATCTCATGATTTATCCGATTACGAAGAGCTGAATATCAATACCTTATTGCATCATTGCGAAGATGACAATGACGATAACGACGACGACAACGAGACAACAAACGATGATGATGTAAGCGACGATTGGAGTGAAAATGATAATATAGAAAGTAGCGATAGCGAATCTTCACCTGTCGCTGAAGAAGAACGAAGGCATCCAAGCGTAAAAGATACAGATTACGCAGTTGATTCTGATGAAGATCTACTGCAATCTGTATTAGATGAACCTACATTTCCTCTCGATATTAATGCGATATTATCTGCAATGAACAAGGCAGAGAATAACACGATTGCGAATATGACGTTGAAAAAAATAACGGCTCGAAGACACGAGATTCTCTCGTCGTTGAATTTGACACCTGAGAAAATGGAGGAATTCGAGCGCAAGTTACACATGTACCGCGTGATTGAAAATCCGTGGGATCTTAAACATAACCAACTTATTCGATGGATACCGCTTCGTTCTCTCGAAACGCGTCCCTACGTAACGCTTGGTGGAACGTTATTCCGTGTGCGCGAAAATCCGGAAGAAAAGCTACATATTATGACAATTCGAAACGTCAAGAAATTCGTATATAATGTCCGATTTGAACTAAATGTAGTATTTCAGCGATTAAGTCAAGAAGAGCTTATGATTCTACGAGCGGTAGAATACGTAGAGGATGACGGTGATGATGAGGTCAATCATTAAGTTATTATCAAACGCTTCGCAGTCTTAGTGACGTCACGCGTCATCTTAGGTCGTAATTTCCCAGTCTTTGTTTTACATTGAAAACCATGTTGACGTAATCCCTTTCTATTGAAGATAGATTTTGTACAATAAGCAATACGACGGCCTTCGTCAGGCTCATTTGACGCATTATCATCAACTGATTTAATACACCGACACAACTTTTGAGCGAGGATTTGGTGAGCCTGTTCTTTGACCGATTTTTTATTTTTGCGTGTTGCACGATCACCTTGATAATGATGAAGAATTTTTATGTAATCTGCACGGGTTAACTTCATATCTTCATCAATATCATTATCTGTATATTTTGGTATATTTTTCATTAATATTATTGTTGTTATTATATAATAATATAAATATAAATATAAATGAAACCGAAGGTCGTAGTGTTTGACGTAGATGAGACACTCGGCAATTTCACACAATTCTCTATCTTTGGGCATGTATTAGAAGAATATTTCAACAAACCTGATATCATATACCGTTACTTCAATGATTTAGTTGATTTATATCCTGAAATTATACGACCAAATATGGTGCGTATATTGGATTATATTCGTAAAAAGAAGAATGCTGGTGTATGTAATAAAGTGATGATATATACGAATAATGCTGGCCCGGATAAATGGGTGGGACATATTCGGGGATATTTCGAACATAAACTGCGTGCAGCAGCCTCAGCATCTTCTTCATCTACAACAAATGGCGGTCTAGCAATCGTCCCTCCTTTATTTGATCATACTATCGGTGGATTCAAACCGAATCATGATACAACTACAAGATTATCATCAGCGTACCCGCAGCGAACAACGAATCAAAAAACAGTAAAAGAGTTCATTCGATGCGGACGTCTACCAGCCGATATCGAAATATGTTTCTTGGATGATCTAGAGCATCCTAAAATGGTGGATGAACGCGTCTATTATATAAAATTGCAGGCCTATCATTCGTATATACCATTCGAGTTATTCGTCGTCCGATTTCTGAACAGTGCATTATATCGTGATGTGTTTGATAAATTCCATGTTCCGTCGATTACGTCTGGGTTATCATCCTCTGCTAAAAAACAGATTCTCTCGATCGAGATACATAATCTCTTTGTAAAGTACGCGAATCTATCGGAATATGATGTAAAGGCAAATCAGCAAAAACTAAACCCGCGAGAAATAGATGAAATCATCAGTAAATACATACTATATCATCTTCAACAGTTTTTTCGAGAAGGTCCTCCTCACCCGGTACGTCCATTACGATCGTCATCATCACACCGACGACGCAATACAAAAACATCTAAAAAAAATGGTAGCATAAGAAACTCTAGCCCTGTTTCTGCTACCGGGCATGTATTTTATGTTGACAAGAATACTTCTAAGATTATGCGTAATAAAACAATACGTAATCGATAGGCGATCATTCCATTCACGCGGCAAACCAGGACAAGTTGCCATCAGCTCCCATAAAGACAACACGTTCTCCAGCAAGCTCTGCCGCGTTCACTGCCTCTTCAGTCGCCACCCTTACGGCAGGGGTCGCATGTAACTCATTGATGTAAACGATTCCATTCTCTCGACGTGCGATAATAATCTCTCGAGCTCGCATCAAAGCACGTTCGAATTTCTGTTGGTGTTCATTGTGCACCCAGCGCTGATGACGCGCATTTGAAACGTGTCTGTCCCAGTTACCTTGTGCGCCACGCCATCCACACTGGCAACTCACCGGACGGACAATATCCAGTTCATGAATGGTATCATGAAACAAACGTTCCATAATCACCTGAATTGCATGATGAAGAACCATGGGGCTTGTTTCGTAGCCAGCATTTCCTTCGACAGGCTTGTAGTTCATCAGCATTTGAAATGCCTCGCGCTCTTGTCCGCGACGAACAAGATTGACATCGTTGTCTGAAAAGATACTGGAATCTTCGCCACATATTTCCATGACAATATTGTCTGCAACTTCCATGACTTCGTCGTAGAGATCTTCGTCTTGTTCTTCAATTTCGTCGAGTGTTTTCCAACAATGCAATATATCACCTGGACGCTTCTGGGCCAACACAGTACGTTTTTGTTTGTGTAAAGATCCGAGTGCATTCATTCCTCGCAAATACTCACCTTCGGGGATGTTGTGCTGATTGTCCTCGAGAATCGCCATCATTGTATCCAGATCCTGTTGTATCGCATCACTTGCTCTTTCAAGTAAACTTCCACTTCCACTTCCACTTCCTGACATTGTATTCTGATAACTTCGTTTCAATGCCTACTTTATTGATTGATAAAAACAATTCAATTTTTTATCAATTCGTCATGCGTCACTTGCCGATGCCGCCGCTCCCGATCCCCGTAAGATAATTGTAGACAGGATTAATGACGCCAGTACCTACAGGCTGTATGATTTTTTGTGAAATTTGCTTCTGCGTATATTGAATTACTGTTTCAGACGCGATATGAGTAATCAAAATGAAGATACATGTGTACATGATGAGACGTCGATCAAATTCACTAAATTTACTTCCACCAAGAATCGAGAATTTTGAATTATTCCAAGAGATATCATTGAAACGTAGTATCAATATAACTACCGCTGAATATAATAAGACATTTCGTAATACTGGAATATACTGAGGAACAGTCGTATAAAATCCAAGCAATAATACAATATATGTACCGTAGATGAAGTAATCAATGTATTTGAAATAAGACGCGTATTTATTGAAAATCGGCGTCAAAATTTCACGAAGTGTATACAATGTGGATGCGATAAAGTCTTCGATTGTATTTATAATTGTATTCATTTTTAAACAATGAGAAATCGTCTATATTATTGTCATATTAAAATCTAGGACGGTGTCTCGGATGACACATAAAAATCGAGCAAACGCGCCGATGGGTCAAGCACTCCCTCACAAAATGGATGCCGCCAATAATACGGTATCGTAGATCCGCGACCTTCGTATATTGTCTCAAACACCCGACGATAGTAGAAACTTTCTTTGTCATACGGCGGATTGTGAACCGAATACATATAATTATTCTTATTATTGAATTCGCCATCAGTCACCATCCGGTCAGAATATTCTTTGATCATCTGAACCCATGTTCGCCCACCATCTGCCGAGCTTACGCCGTCACTAAACGCCTCTTTTCTACGCCACAACACATTTTCGGGCAACAACCCCTCATCCTGAAACGCCTTTCGAAGAAGGTATTTCTCCATTTTTTCATCGGTAAAACGCTTGAAACGTGCCGGAATACGCATAACGTATACAAGAAACTCTTTGTCTGCAAAAGGTACGCGTGCCTCTAATCCAGCCCCGCTAATACTCTTATCTGACCGCAGTAAATCGAAGAATCGGACATCACGAATCATCCGCTCATTTTCCCGGTGAAAATCCACATCACTTGGTGCTTTCTGGAATCCGCGATATGACCCAAAGATTTCATCCGACATATCCCCGCAATAAATCACCACATCGTCGGTTTGTTGTTGAATATATTTACTCACGAGGTAATTTCCAACGGATGCGCGAATTGTCGTAGTACAATAACTCTCAGTCTGATAAATCGTCTCATAGATCGCGTCCAAGAAATCCTGTTCGGTGAGCGATACCTCGTGATGACACGTTCCCAAATGCTCCGCCACACGACGAGCCCACATCAAATCAACGGATCCTTCTAGACCAATACTGTACGTATTCAGAACAGTATCCGGCGCAGTCCGCTTCAATTCTCTCGCAACGATCGCAGTGACAAGTGAACTATCCAGGCCGCCCGACAGTAAACATCCAACCGGTCGTTCACTCATAAGACGCTTTACAACTGCTTTCGTGAACAAGTCGCGGATATTCGCGCATATCTCCGCTTCATAAACCGCGTCATCTCTGGCATCAGATACGGCAGCAGGGTACATATAATTCACTTGAAGCTCTTTCAGTTGGCACTCCAACATTGACAACTCATTTGTTTTCTTCAATCCTCCACCCACATCAGTATCAATACTAGCATAATCATAATACGTGCGGAAAATAGCGGTTCCATCCACACTATCCTCGCCGATATACTCCATATAACAACCAGCGGGAAATTGGATAACTGTCTCGCAAATTGCGTGAATTGACTTCATTTCACTTGCAACACATAGACCATAATGATCAGGGTTCATTGAGACGCACGTTAAATCAGAGTGTTCTCCACCGAACACGCCGTCATGTCGGCTAACACCAATATAAAGTGCGCGTACACCTACTGGATCTCTCGCAGCGTATGTCGTGCCATTTTCGTAATCATGCAATACAAAGCCGAATACACCATCCAATCGGCGAACAGTCTCCATCATGCCGATTTTGCGATACAAATGAATAATAATCTCACAGTCAGATCCGCTCTTATACTCACCTTCTAAACTGAACTCTGTGATTAGCTGACGAAAGTTATAGATTTCACCATTACAAATCAAGCGACAGTTTTTAAGATGAAACGGTTGATCTGCAGTGGGATCCATTCCGTTAATTGAAAGACGATGAAATCCCCATGCACGCGTTTCATCTTTCACGAAGATCGACTTGTCTGGTCCACGATGGCACGACAATAATGAGTTTTCTTGCAGTGTTTTCAGTTGAGCAAGTGATAAACGACCGACAGTTTGAAAATAAAATATCCCGCACATGATATCGTGGTTTGTGTATATTGTTTCAAGGCATACGGTTTAAACCCTTTAAGTATATATTCTGTATAACAATTTCATTACTATTCTCGTAATAAAATTGATATAAATAGCCTATTCTTATATAAGCATTTGTAACCATAGACACGAGCCTACAAACTTGAATGGTAGACAATCCCAATAGCAAGCACATCAATCACATCAACCAACTATTACACAATAAAGGTATCAAGCAAGAAGACCGAATTGGAGTATTGACCACGTTGTTTGAAAAGCGGAAAACACATGGAGCAGGGTCGGTGGCGGCACCAGCAGCATTCGATCCACGATTCAGCGACATTATGGAAGCAATAAATGCGATTGATTTTACAAACAAAGAGATCTCACAGGAATTGTTCATGCTCTTTGGAAGCAAGCTTACGCGGTACAAGCTGGACCAGTTTTATACACCATTGACGATTTCAGAATTCATAACAGCAATAATGATCCCTGGAAAAGCGGCAGTAGACCCCGCAGGTGGGACAGGTGATTTATTGGTTCATTATACCGGAGAAACTCATATATGGGATATCGATGAGCATGCACTGGAGCTTTGCCGGTTCAATTATGAACTGAATATGAAGACCAACTATCATATCCAATGCAAGAATTCGTTGGTGATTGCCGCCGCAGACCTCACCCCCACCGCCAGGTTTGATTATGTTACAATGAATCCGCCTTTCGGGTCAAGCACCGTCATCACCGATAACAATATCCTACAACATTACGAGCTCGGGGTTGGTAGAAAGAAACAGGAAATCGGTATTCTATTTCTGGAATTAGGCCTCAAGCTATTAAAACCCGATGGAATCTTATTTGCGATTGTTCCTGCGGGATATGTTGGGAATTCGACGAAGCCATGTATGGAACTCCGTGAAATGTTGTTGCGGAATCGCGTGATTGCGTCGATTGAATTACCGAAGCAATCATTCAAGCGGAGCGGAACTGGTGTCAATACCTATATACTAATGATTCAAAAGAAGGCGACAGCGGCGACAGCATCGACAGCATCGACCGAACCATACCCGATCTGCATTTCTACCATCGAGAACATCGGGTATGAGCTTACAAAAGCAAATACCCCGATCAAATATAAGATCGTCCGTGAAACTGGAGAAATATGCGTGCAAGACGGAGTCAAGATCGTCGATAATGATTTAGTAGACTGTGCATCACGTATCGCGGTCTTTGCTCGCGACTTCAACATACCGAATATGACAACGCACGACGACGGTGCATCCGCATACGAGTCAGTAATGTCGGGATCATTACAAAATTTGATTCTAGACGTCAAGCGATATAGCAGCAACTACGTCTCACTAGTAACAAAACTAAAATCGAATCCTGGGTGCGTTCCAATACACAAGATCGCGCAGTTGGTACTGAAACAAACCAAGATCGAAAAACAGAAAAAGTACAAGTATATCGATATTGGTGAGATATCAACACCGTTATATGGTAGTAAAGAGTTATACGGCTGGGAATTGCCATCACGCGCCAAATATTCGCTTAAAAAATACGATATATTGGTTAGCAAATTAGAAGGAAATGTATCCTATTGTATCATACTGGATGACTCCGACAATTATATTTCAACAAACGGCGTTTCAGTCATTCGCCCGTATAGCACACAAGCAGCGTATATATTGTTCGCAAATATAACCAAAAAAGAGTTCATTATTCAGCACAACGCCTACCTAACAGGTAGTATCATGGCGTCGCTGAGTGACAATGATATTGGTGAAATCATGATGGACACACGTATCGACCTTGAAATGACAAAAAAAATGGTCGACGCACTGACCGCATTGACTGCCTTACGTTTATAATCAGGACCTAATTCCTGTATTGTTTAATATGAATTTAATATGTCCTCAAAAGAGATCGCTGGCATATTTGTTGCCTCCGCTGATGATGACGCATCCACCGACAAGATGAGTTCCCGGAACATCCTCGCGTATTTCTTTTGATGTGCGGGATTTGCGCGAATGAGACGTAACACTTGTTCGATTCGTTCTTCTTCAGAATGGCCGCCCTGTTCTCTGTTACAAGAGCAGTGACCGATGTAGACATTCCCAGCCTTTGTTCCAGTTTCGGGGTCGCGATGGCAAAAGTTGACACTGTGTTCTTCTGCACAATAGGACTGATTGAGTTCTTGTACACTTACTGTTTCACCACACCATAAGCACTTGTGGCTATTGGCGACGATTGACCCGACTTCAATTCCCAATTGTTGTTGAATTTCCACTGGCAGTTCGGGCGCGCCTTCGCATGCGAAGATTTGTTTGATGAGCGAGACCAAGATTTCGTTTTGTTCAGTTGGCCACGCGAAGTCGGCTTCCCTGACTCCAATGGGTCTCGGAAATGATGAACAAGCTTCATACTCTGCACGGCTCATTGATTTTGGTACAGGAGGGCTGTGACGGGAACGACGATTGAAGTATGGATCACCAGTTCGCGTGAGTGAAGATCCTGTGGTGCCCGCACCAGTGCCCGCGCCCCCCTCCTCGACAGAAGTGGTAGCCGTCGTTGCCGCAGCAGCAGCAGCATCGGCTTCGAACTGATGAAGAGCGCCAATCTTGATGCATTTGGTGTTTCCTTTTGAGACGTATGCGTCCTGTTTACATTTTTCGATGATGGTGCAGAGCGACGTGTTTGATTTGAATGTGTCCAGTAGGTTTTTGAGATTGATTTTGGGGACATTGAATTCAGAGAATGGGACTTTTCCGCCAGGGTAAACATCACTGTAAACGCTGATCTCATCACGCGCACACGGAACGAATGTTTCATTGAATGTCGCACGAGGAATTTCGAACTCAACATCCGAGTCGAATGGCTTGATTGTCACACACTCCGGCTGATTTTTCACAACAATTGACGGAACACCGCCACAGATCCAACTTACCTTTTTGTTTCCTTTGTGATCGAAAGACCGAGTTGGCCGAACAAACTCAGTGGTCCCGTTGATGGGGTATTTTAACAGCTTCGAAGCGAATCCAGAGAACAACATAATACGACGTATTGTGAACACTGCATAACAAATATACGAGTAAAAATATTTCAATTTTTTTTACTCGTACTACGCAATATATTTTCATATTATATTTTCATATTATAAAGTAAGAATACATCGCGATAAGAAACAATGGAAATGTACGGTGTTGTAAATGGGGCATACTCGAATCATCATGACCGACTTGGTGAAATCAATGAACGTATATCTCAGAGAAATATTCCATCTGCGGATCTTCGACCGTCGTATAGCGTTCGCCCTCTTTCATCCAAGTATGCGATGATGCCGATTTTAGAAACACGACCTGTTCCAACTGTGCAAATTCCACCTTACCAACATTTCACAACAGAAACAGTTTTTAATCCAGGCAATGCAAAGGCGCCGTGGCGTGGTTGGGCAGAACGTGTCAATCTGGAATCATCCCTAAGAAATCAATTCTTCGCCCTTCAGCGTAACGATCGTGCAGAGTATGTTCCAGATTCGAGGAGCGACTTATACAATGTTACGGTGGATGCTCGCCCAGTTGAACAACCAAATCCATACTTATTTGAGAATGGAGCAACCAATTTTGCACCAATGAATCCGAACCCAAACAATTTAGGCAAACTCACCTTCGAAAATTCAACACGATTTCAGCTTCGCACTTTGAATTGCACGTATGATGGATTCTGCACGGGAGAAGGCGGGCCTAGCATTGAACCTGCTGCGAATTATATCCCAGAAGAACAACTAAAAAAGAAAACAAAGGAAAAGCAGAATAAGGTTCGATTCGCTGATATTGAAGAGGGTTTTTCTGGGAGGTCTGGGGCAGAACGTGAAAATAATGAGAACCAGGGAATTTTCCCGAGCTATATACCCCGTGCGACCGCTGGATCTAATGCACGCGAACATCTCACCATGCGACACTAATCGAAAACCTCGGAAGCAGCGAATAAAACGAATTCATGATAATCTAATACAACAATATATACCGAATTATTGTTCTATTATAACATATAAACTTACGGAAATGGCTGACCACGACTCATCAACCACCGAAAAAACGACATATGATAACTGGAACGAATTAAATCAATTGACATTATCAGTTATGGCGAATCGTAACCGTTATGATAAATGTAAAAAGGCAGTTGCAAGCACGAGTGACACACTCATCGAGATATTTTGTAAGGAGAAGATGTATTATAAAGACCGTATTTTGGCAATGACAAGCGGTTTATTTGATGAGCGATGTGAGAATGACGAAATGAATCGCGCACATGAAGAGTATTTGAAATCGTGTATAGAGTATTTGAAGTGGAATGATATTACCGAGATGGTTGAACAGGATCAACGAACCGAAGTGAAAGAAGATGTCGCCCAGGCTCGGCAAGAATTACAGAGAAAGATACAAGAGACACCGATTATATTACAAACGGAACAACAAATTATAACCGAGCCGGATGCTTGTGATCATGATTCCCCTCCACCACCCAGCAACAGCACAATAACTGGCCGAATCATGTCATTTGCAAATAAAATGTGTATAAGAAAAAAAACAATGGATGACTTTATTGTTATGAAACCGATAGCTGGAAATACTGACGAAGAGATTAATGCGCGATTACCAAAGGTACGTGATTATGAACATGAAATCATGAAGAGAGCATCGGCGTCTCATTGCGATTGAGATAATATATTGAGAACCGAATGAATCGTATAACTAGAATAAGTCGTCGAGTGTGTCTCGGCAACAAGTGGATCAAACCAGTAACTCCGTGAAGGAATGAGTGAAAACGCCTTGAACCCGTTGGTTGTTTCATTTGAAGATTCATCATGCAACAATCCATCGACATCGTAATAGGATGAATCCTGACCAAAGATGGCATCGCAAAATTCGGCTTCAGTGGTCGCAACGCCAATGATGTCATCTCGAATGTGGTAGTCGTATTCTCTTGAAGGGACCAGCATGGTCATAACGAAATTTTCGATGGACTCGTTTATGTACGAGGAATACTTCATCTGGAGTGTATTCACTGGAAGTGGTAAACCGGCGGTGGCGGTGGCAGTGGAAGCGGTGTCAGCATCGCCGGAATCACGGTAACAGTTTGAAATGATGGTATGAACATAATACAACCGATTTTTGTTATTGTAACCGATGAACGCAGTCTTGTAATGATGAGTACAGCTGCTATTGAAAACTTGCATGCGATACATATAACGTGTGATTGGATGCATCGGATTCATGCATGCGTGTTTGTTCGTGGTTCTCAGGCCCGTAAGTGTTTCCGCTGCTGCTGCTGCCGCTGCTTCTTCCATGTCTTCCTCTCCCATTACCACGTCTTCCTCTACAACGGGCGATTGAACTGATTCTTCGTAGGGGTCATGGTGATTGCGAGATTTCGATCTATTACCGCCAGTGTATATTTTGTATGATCTCATACTGGCAGTACGAAGTGAAGGAGTGAGTATTTTTACGCCAGCACCGCCGCCACTGACGCCGTGACCATTAGAAGAAGAAGACGAACGAGAACGAGAACGAGTAACAACCATTTCGTGTATGAATACTGAATGACTATAAATAGGAATAAATAAAATATAAACGGTTCAATTTTTTATGACATAATAGTATAGGTTTAGTATTACAATAATGGAACAAGGAGGCGCGCCTGACAATGACCGTAAATTTAAAGCGGTAAGTTGTGCACCAAAAGACGAGACCGATCCAGACATCAATGAAACCAAGGATTTCTCATGCTATTCGTCAAAATCTCTCGAAAAGTTGAAAACACTTTGGAACAAACGCCACCCAGATCAAAAAATCCACGACACAGATCCTCGCGCGATATGGACAGCGCTCAAAAACAACATGAACCGTGTTTGCCACCAGGAGGCATGTTGGTTGCGCCAAAATTTCGCATCTTCGGGGATGGATAAAGAGATGCTTCATTATACATTTGCGCCTCAAGCACCGAAAGAATGGAAGAAAGATATTCACGCGTGGTTATCCAGTATCGATATCGCGAATTCTCTTAAACAATACGAACATGCGGTTCCTTCCTTTTTATTCATCGGGCCATCTCCTGTGGATTTTGACGAGGTGCTAGACGATGGGGAATGTGTATGGGACGAACTTTGTAATTTCGATATTATGAAGCATGTGAAAAATGGTCAAATGAAGATTGGTGTTGTCTTCAATACAGATCCTCATGATAAACCAGGTGAGCACTGGGTGTCTATGTTTATTGATGTTCGCGCAAAAGTCATCTTCTTCTTTGATAGCACAGGGGACCGACCACAACGAAGAATACGCGCGTTAATGACACGAGTTCGCGAACAAGGCGAAGCCAACGGGATCCATTTTAAAGAATATATCAATGATGTTCATCATCAAAAGAACGACTCAGAATGCGGTGTATACTGTATATTTATGATTATCCATATGCTTCTCGGAAAAATGACAGTCCATGATTTCTTGGATAAGAAGAAGAAACTCACAGATAAGTATATGCAACGCTTCCGACGGAAGTTTTTCAATGTGGATGAAAAGGTGCCGACACCCAATGTGGAGTTTTAGAGGCGCTCGCCCGCGTACCAGCCATTTCATATACATTTTATTCTGTCTACAATATAAAATGTACCTTACAAAACGACGTTACCGTAGAACAAAAAAACGCGTTTATAAACACAAGAAAACACAAAAAAGGCAACAAATCGGAGGAGGGTTATTCAATGATGTCCCATTACCAGATTTTATTCAAACTGGGTATTTAGAAGCAAAATATGCATTGGAGCAATACCCCGCGGATCGATGGCCACTTGCGTTTAGAACAAACGAACCAGATCGTGACATTACTGTTTTTTTTAATGATAAATCGTCAAAGGTTGTAAACGTTAAGAATATATTCCGTCATAATATCGAAGAAATTAAAAAAGTATATGCATTATATTATAATAGTTTCATATCTCAAAAAAAATCTTTACCGCGTATAAAATTAAAAGACTATGATAAACCAATAAAAGATCTATTTATTAAAACACTTAATAAACCTGTTGGATATTTTGACCTGAAAACAACTTCTGAAATACTATCTACAACTGATTTCAATGAGGTCATTGATTATATATCATCCAATCAAATTTACAGTAAAAGTTATGGTGAAAAAACAGAACGAAATAATAAATTCTTGTTATTTCCGGACTGTTTATCACTACTTATCAACTCGCGAAATGAATTCAAAGTAAATGGAAAAATAATGCAACCCGTAAAGTATGAATCTGAAATTGATAAAAAAGATATAATCTTTGGAATCAAAGAAATACAAAAATCGATATTCAATGACTCAGTAGAAAAAACAAAGGCACTTTTCAAAGGCGTTCCGTTTGCGGGAAATCTGATATCTGCTGCAGTGAGTGAACTTTCAAAACCAGAAACAAGCATATATTCGTATACTGATGAACGAATTAAAAAGATAATAAGTAAATGTAAAACATTACCACCAACTGATATAAGTAGGTTACTATCTGTGCCGATGGCTGCCTTTGAAACCATACCTGCACCTGCCACTGCATCTGTTGCAAATACCGCTGGTCAACCTGTACCTGCCAAAAATACCGCTGGTCAACCTGTACCTGCCAAAAATACCGCTGGTCAACCTGTACCTGCCAAAAATACCGCTGGTCAACCTGTACCTGCAAAGTCGGTCAAATAAAACTCTACATCTGCCAAGCCCAACAACATCGTCTAGGTGTAATGACCATTAAATTAATATATATATATATATACAATCAAAACAAATGAAGAAGAAAAAAACAATCCGGAAGATTCACAAGAATCGGCGGACACATAGAAAAAAATCAATAAACATAAGGAAGACAATGGTAAAAACCCGTAAGTATAAAACATTAAAAGGTGGAAAATACGTAAGACTTACCACATTACGAAATGAGCTTACAATAAATCTCGCTCAAGTTAACCCCGAAAGTCTAGGTGTAAAAATTAATGATGTTATACATGATATAGTTAAATACTATAAAATAATCTTCGCACGAGATGAGTTTCCGGATAAACCAATTTGGGTTTCTCAGAGTTCTAAAAATGAGATTGATAGTATTGATTTAAATGTATTATCGATGCTTACAGAAAAATATAATTCATATTATGATCAAATTGATAATCCCAATAAATTAACACCAGCTATTTTTAAAGAGATGTTGATGAAATTATTAAAAGGTGACATATTTAGAATTAAAATTGTACCGTTCATAAATGATGATAATTATCGTAGATTATATGACACATTGTTCGCATTAATGGAAAAAATGAAAGAGGAAGCTGATAAAATAACAAATGAAAAAACTAAACATATTATTGCAAAACAACAAGCAGAACAACAAGAATACGATTCAACACCAGAGTCAATTAAAATCTCATTGTTATTAGTAGGAAGCCAAGATCATCTAGGTAGACAACAAGAAGCAGCATTATATGTATTCGAACCGAAAAGCACAGTATTTGCTGATGTCATAGAAAGACTTAAATCAATTGAAGGTGTTACAGATGATTCTGTATATATGTGTTGTGTTTTTACAATACCAAATGGTACATACAATAAGCATCAAACGTTAATTAAAATACGATATCCTGATGTATTAGGTTATGAACTATTTGATTTACATAAACCTATTTGGAGATGGGAAAAAGTGCCTGATGGTATTGATGTAACTCCAAATCCATATTGTGTTAAAAGAACTCACTTAAGAAAGATAATAAATTCGTACGCAAACACCACCGAAGACCTTAATACAACTAATTTTAGAACATTAACATATACGAGGTCTCCATATCTGGATGAAAAACATTCATCTCTTTTAATAAAACTTCGAGACATTTTAAATACTAAAAAGGGTTCACTGGGTGCAATCAATAAAAATGATGCTATTACAGTCAAAGATGACGCGACGCATCTTGATCCTGATCATTGTTTCAATGAAGTTAACATATTCAAGAAAGAAGTAAGAAGTGGTGAACGCGGTTATTCAAACTTTTCAGTAGTAATATGTAAAATAAGAGTTTATTCTGAAGATGGAATATGTAATTCTGAATTAATGATTATTATTTCTATTAAAGAAAATGATAATTCAATTTCGCTTCCTGGTCAACCGATATTTCAAGATCAACCACCTCCTCCAGAGAAAAAGAGTATTATAATGCGAGGTCTTATGGTAGATAACTATAATGAACTCACACGAAAATTACGTACGGATAGTTTCATATTTCCTAGGATTAACTTGAAACAGACACCAGCGCCACAACAAATAGAAGATAAACAACTATTCACTATAACACCACAAAACGAAGTAATTCAGGCAACCGCTGATCAAAAATCAGCATTTTATACTGTAAGTGAGTATATTGGTAAAAACAAATCATGGGACCCGACAACTGGGTTGAAAGAGTTTAGTGTATCAGATAATGTTTATATTGAAGTAAACGAAATTGAACCTGACGGAAGACAATTATCAAAAGCTATGTTATGGAACTTAGAAAACAATTCTCATTATGATTACTTATTTATGAATGAAGCAGATGCATTGATTAAAATTGAATTGAATGTTCGTTCTTCATACAGCTAGTTATTCAGGTGAATGATCAGTCGTTGGGTTATTTTTTTGTTTAGTTAGTTTCACCATCATCATAAATTATATAAACCCTCGGCGGTGTATATCATTTAATAACCTCCACTCCCGAATATGTCATATCTCATCTCCCAAGAAAACAAAGAACTTCTATGGGGAATATTAGCCGAAGAAGGGATATTCGACGGGATCCCCGCCAATGTCACCCCCCAAGAAGTAAAACATGTATTCGAACAGATCCTCAAGAATCTCTCGGCAAACATTCCCGCAATTCACGCCGGGCGGTTGAAAGAGCTCTATCAATCCAAACAACAAGCCATCGCGGATGAAGACTATGATGCCGCGAAGAAAATCCGCGCCACGATCGGCGAAATGGAAGCGGTAGTACCGCGATTAGAGAAACTGGAACAGCGTAAACAACAGGCGGTTCAGGCAGAAGATTTCGAGGCAGCAAAACAGCTGAAATGCGAGATTGACCGGGTACGTTCAATGGCTTTTTCGTTAAAGGATATCAATAAGATCGCGCTTCAATCTCTCGTGATCAACATTCCAAAGATTGCCAGAGATATAAGCGCCAGTAAATCGGGAAGCGGTGGTGGCGGTGGTGGAGTATCCCCGTTCTTTCCATTGCGCGACAATAATAACAACAGTAATGTCGCAAGTGCGCTTCATCCTCCACAAGTTCGAGAGATTTATAATGCAGAGGATTTCCATTCTCGAAAACGCGAAGAAATCGAAACGAAGTTGCGAGAGAAGGAGGCAGAGATGCGATCATATTTCGAAGTTCCACGCCCAAAAGAGATCGATTTCTCAGATGTTCCGAGAGATTCACATACGAAAATCAAATATGCGAAAAAAAACCAAATCGGAGATGACAATGACGATAACAACGACAGTCCACTTGCAGATAACAGTGACGATATGGAAAAAATCATTGCCGAGAGACTTGCTGCAAGACAACGCGACCTGGATGAAATCACCGAGAGAATGAAGGCGACGATGCCACCCGAGTATAGACAATCTCTCGAAAAAACACCTGAATACAATCCAAATGATGTAGTGGTGCCTTCAACGACTCCACTCATACAACCGCGACCACAAAGTGAAGATACACGCCGAGTCAGATTTCAGGAGGACGACGATACGGACCATAATCCGATCCTTCTGAAACTAAAGAGAAAACCTATGGAACAATAATATACCAATACCAAAAACCGTAAACAAAATCACAAACATCTCGTGGTTGAATGTCCGGAAATTACCAACATCGGATAACTGAAAGTATTGATCAAGGCCATAAAGTGGATCTTCTCCACCGGGTCGATGATTATATCCGTGATGGAGAATCAATATGATTGCAACTAGAAATGATGCATACGCAATAAGGGTATTGCTGATTCGTATCATTATAATACACAGAGATTATAATGAGACACCCTCATTTCTGAATCGCCAAGGTTTTAGTATAAATAATGGAGTGCGAACACTGTGAGCAACACAAACATTTTTATTAAAGAAAATTAAAAGAAGTCAAACCGTGACTGTTCTCCTGCCCCCGTCCTCGGGTCTGCAGGTATGATTGTCCGCCGTCCCCTCTCTACCAAATTTCCCATTTTGTAAAGTTCCATGTCATAAATGATATTCGTCTCTGGATCTTCTGCGTATTCTTTTCCACTAACTGTCAACTTCCGCAACGCCAACGTCTTCGTCTGTTTATTCAGTTTCTTCGTCTTATCGTCCTCTTCTGTCGCAATATTTGGCTGATATGCCAGCGATTCATCGCCTACACCCGATCCGAATGTGTAGCATTGTAGGCGTTCTTTCGCACCAGCCGTAGCATGGATCATACAATCAAACGACGATTCCTTCACCGCCGTCAAAATTTGGCGTGTAATCCGCTCCTTGATATTCGATATCTCGTAGAGAGACTGATCCGTGCTCATCGGTGTCACCCCATCAGTCTTGCTCTTATCATTCATTCGAATATTCAACGATTCATCATTGTCCGTCGCCATCTGACGCGCGGTAAACCGCATCAAGTACAAAAACACATCAACTGTTCGTAATTCTTCCGGGAGGTCAATATGACTGCAAATACGGCGGGCCCGACCGATAATCTGTTCTGTGCGAACTGGGTGCCAGTAAGGTTCGGTGATGTGAACATAACGAACATTACGCAAGTTGATACCTTCTGCACCGGATGCCGTAATCATTAACACCTTGATCACTTCACCATACATATTATTCGTGAAACGGGTGGACAGTTGTTCCGTAATCGTCTTCGGCACATTCTTCCACTTGCTATTGAAGATATTGCGGATGATCTCTTTCTCTTCCGGTGTTTCCGTGCCGGTATAAAGCGCGAAACATGGGCGTTCTTGTTCTTCCGGGGTCATATCAATTGTCCAGTCACCCATGGATGATTGCTTGATTTTGAACTGGGAGAAACCGTTTGTTTCTAATATCAACTTGATAATTCCGATTCCTTCTAATGTGCGGAACTGACTGTATACGAGATGAAGACCGACATGTTGTTTATCAAGGATATTTTGAAGCAAGTGAAGAAACTTTGGACTATATGTCGCAAGTTCTTCTGGAATGAGAAAACTACCCGCACTCACTTTCAAATCGCGAATTGCTTTGGTAATCGCGCCTTGATATTGAGCAACGTAGTCTTTTTTACTGGTCACCGCGGTTGATGACTTTGTTTTGGCCGATCCTGCCATGACTGCTGCCACAGCGTCGGAGTGTTCGCCAGTGATCACCATTTCAGCGTCATCTTCACTATCATCGCCATCACCATTCGGACTCTTTACACCATCGAGCATATTCTCGTCCATTGCAGCGGCAGTGTCTTCTTCGCCACCTTTCGCTGCCGCTGCCGCTGCCGCGCCTTTCGGCTTACGTCCACGTTTTGGTGCTCCTGTCGCACCTCCAGTCTCCATCGCCTTCGCGATACGCGCTGCCAGCATTTCCGCGGTTTCATGAGCTTCACCCATCACTGCTGCGTCAGGCATACGTCCAAGTGCCGACGATTTTTCCATCTCTGATGCAGCAGTTCCGTCATCACCTGGCAATGGACGACGAATCGATGGTGGGAAAACGAAATTACAGAATGCACGCGAAAAAATGCGATATGTAGATGAAACATCATCATATACACCGTCACCGCCATCGCCACCTCCGTCGCCCTTCTTCTTTCCTGCCGCGCCAGCCGCTCCACGTTTCTTCGCCTTCTTCTTCATATTTGACTCTTGGTTGCGCTCGAGGTCACGGACACGTGAGTAAATTGCGAATTGATAATCACTCATTTCAACTTCGACGAGATGGAAGTTCGCAGCGGAGTCATAGGTTGGCAACAATTTCTCTTGCGCGCTGCGAAAATAAGAAGTAAGCCCTAATATACGTCGAATAAAGAGATCACGGTTCTTGAATTCAAGTGTAGATGGATCAATGAAATAACTATTGAAATCATCTAATTTATCAGGGAGTGCTGTAAATGGTTCTTGTTTGTTTGTCGACGCAGAAATTACCGAAATTCCATTATCGCGGAGTTTCTGGACAATTGCGCGTTCAAATGCCGCGTCCGAGAGAAGACCGTTATCGGTTGAAGTTGTATCCATAACCGCGACACTTCCTGCAGCCGCGGATGGTGGTGCTACATCTCCAGACCCAACCACTGCACTTGGATCGCCCCTGCGAATGACTCCGCGATATTTCGACGTAACTGCATCATAATCACGGACAAATCCAAATGGGTTCCTAGTAATCATGAGTTTCTTTGTCCGGGTATTGTAGTCCATATAGTCAAATGAAAGGCCAATTCCCTTTGCAAAGTTGGCGGAACTTGCTGTACCCGCCTTCGCTCCTTTGCCTCGACCCGATGCAGCAGCCCCCGATTCTCCGGCAATACCGAAAATGGACTTGAATCCGTCTAAAGTCAAACGACCCGCACCCGCACCCGCTCCCGCGCCACTGTCGCCAATTGTGAAAACCCAGTTGTCGATATTTCCGCGAAGGATATTGAACAATACTGCGATTTCATTCGGGTAGTTGATAATTGGTGTTCCTGTTAGCAAAACAACCTTGGCATTCTGCGCTGATAATAAAAAGTGATACAAACGATACGCCATTGAAGTTGGACGCTTCAGTTTATTCACGATTCTACTCACGAAGTTATGTGCCTCATCGATCACAATGACTGCATTATCAAAAGGATTACGGGTATATCCATCCGTCATACTCTTCAGCTTCTCGGCACGAAGACCGTTGTAATTAATAAAGTCATATTTGGTATTGATCATTTCGTCGATTTGCCTATCCACGCGAACACGCTGACTTGGCGTGAGTTCAGTTTCATAGTTGCTAGGTTTAGTTACATTCACCATCCACGCCCCGCCGTTTGCACGCACGAATTTATCATCGGGGAACATGAGAATCTGCGATAATATACGCGTGAGTTCGGGGTTACCACGCGACTCGATGAATTCCCAATACTGGTTCTTCTTATACATAAGATCACCGCATTTCGATTTCATTTCTTCAATGTAGTTCATACGAAGTGATGCGGGTGTCATCACAATAATTCGCTTAAATGTTTTCAGGCCTTCGGCAATAGCGATCGAAGAGCATGTTTTACCACTTCCCAATCCGTGAAACAGAAGCAAACCGCGATACGGTGAATAAATATTCAAGTAATCGCGGACGATTTTCTGATGCGTAAGAAGTGCGACCGATGCAGTGTCATCGCCTCCGTAAAGCGATTCGCATGTAATATCACTTTCACCAGAAGTAAGTTCTTCGCGATAAGGTCGAAATAAAGCGTTGATATATTGAATAAACTTGGCGCGGTTATTCATATAAAACTCGGACGCCTGAACTTGGGGAAGTGGGCGAGGTGGTGGAAGACGTGTGGCGACAATTGTATCACCAACTTTATACGCAGAGATATTGACCATACTGTCTTCACGTTCTTTGATTTTCTTGACTACTGCCTTTACACTGGATGCTGCAGCACTTACGCTTCCTGTAGCAGTCGTAGTCTTCGCCTTGGGACGAATCATGCGTTTCTTTGGTGCTTCTCCTGGAACGGCCGCTGCCTCTGTTGCCGCTGGCGCTTCCGCCACTGCGTCGTCATCTTCAGGATTAACCTGGCGCATCTCTTCAAATCCAGCAAGTTCATTTGCTTCTGCAATTGCCAACGCAGCCGACGCTTTCGTCTGTTTCGGCAGTTCATCCGAAGGCAATATTGCTCGTTTGCCTAATTTCACTACACCAGTAGATACGGTAGGTTCACTTCCAAGTCCGATAGGATCAGCATCTGAGTCAAAATCCGGTTCCATTTCAGTACGGCGAACATTTCCGACCGCTGGTTCTCCAGTAACAAACTTATTAGAAAAAGAAGGCGGGGGAGCTTGTAATGGAAGTACGACGCCAATACGTGAAGCAGCACCTCTTATTTTTGCCATCATTGCTGAGCGGTCAAAGTCGACTGTATGACGTTTATCAACTACAAAGGCACCGACACCTACACCAGAACTCGCCGTCGCCTCCCCCGCAGCCGCAGCCGCAGCCGCAGCTCCCGATGCATTGACCATCTCTCCCCTTTCCTCTTGATCTCTCACATCTTCCCCTTCTACCGGCAACTCTGGCGCAAACTCTTCTGCTCTTTCTCGCATAACAGTTTTGTATCCAGACAATTTTCGCGGTTTTTTTAATACGTCACTTGGCAATTTACGAGAAAAATGAACGACTACACCTTCTTTCGCGTCTTCGGCTGTTGACGCACGCAATACCGGGCGTTGCGTCAAATTAAATTGTTTTAAAACACTCATAACCGGTAATATTACTAACATATACCGTTATATTTATTTCGCAATTCGGGCGATCTGTCGTATCGCCATTTCGCATGTAATTTGTTCGGCCTTTTTCTTGATTTTGTGGGCAGCGCGTGCGAAGAAGATGAACGCCTTCCCGCCGTTCTGCTCACATATCCGATGAATACCGGCAAATCCATCCGCGAATGAATCGAATGGTATTGCGGCGGAAGGTTGCCCGATAACTTCATGTAATGGTTGTCCTAAACATAAATACAAGCCCATTTCATATCCCATATCCGGATCTCGCGACAATTCAATATAATCTGGGGTTGTCTTAAATTCCTTCTGGATCTTCACCTGGAGAATGTTCTTGTAGTTGTCGTCGTTCTTGATCAAGTTTGTCCAGTCAATGTGTCGCTCAAATACATTTTCAATAAAGATTTGCGAGATCTGAAATCCAGGTCCACATGTAAACACTTTCTCAAACCATTTATCGTCATCATGAATTGGTACACGATTGAAGTCCAGAAACAATGCGCCTACGAACGCCTCAAACAAGCACCCTAATTTTTTCAGATTGGTTCTCGTCTTCTTTTCTTCCGAGTGTTTCGAAATAATGAACCAGCGGTGTAATCCCATTTCAAGCGCGAATTTGCCGATGGTTTCGTTTTTCACGATGGCAATTTTCTTCTCGGTCATGAAACCTTCATTCTCTTTAGGAAAACGTCGGTAGAGGTAATATTTTGTGATACATTCCAAGACGCCATCGCCGACAAACTCGAGACGTTCATTAGATCTCGTGTGAAGCGGCATAGCGCCCTCCGGCTGATCAGCGAATGTGACATTTTCGAGATCATTGAGTGCTTTAGGGCGTTTGGTATAGGACCGATGGACAAATGCGCGTTTGTAGAGTTCTACGTTATGAACCTGGGAAGGTACGCCGTAACGCGTGAGGATACTTTCAATGTCTGCAAGTGTGACTTCGACATTTTCAGTGTTGTAAGGATTGAAAACGTAGCGGTCATCATCAACGCGTATGATGTCGTCGTCGTTGTAAATATTCTTGCCGGTTCGAGCACTTTCTCCCGCGATGACTACTTCGTTCGCGCCGTCACCGCCCTCCCCTCCGTCGACTATATTTAGAAGTATATTTTCATTTTCAGAATCAGAACTACTGCCATTTTCGGCACGCGCGGTGACGGTGGCGGCGGAGGCGATGGGATCGCGAAGACGAAACATTATCCGATGGATGGATGATATGTATCAACCATTGTATTTAAGCAAAATCCGATCAATTTTTTATATCGGTATTATTTATAATTCAGTATTAAAATGACAAGAAAAACTGTTGCAATGAAAGCGTCGTTAACCAGCAAGGGCTGCCATTTCGGAAGTATGCCCGGAATCGCTCCCCAGGTGGGACGTGGTTCTTGGACTTCCGTTGCTTACAAGCAAAGCGGAATCAACTGCGATTGCTTGGCGAAGATTCGCTTTGATTCATGCGCAAATCAATATCAGTATTTGAAGGATAAGAATCTTATCTTCAACTGCAAGCTTACTGGTGGTGTTGGTCGTCAGCCGTTCACTAAGAACTGCGCTACAAAGACTGCATAAATTAATTGCATGTTAATCATAAAAAGTTATATATTTATTCAGCTACAAATATATAATCATACATATATAAGACAATGGTTAACAGCAAGGTTGCACGACGCGTTTTATTTAATAGCACTGGTCCTACCAATGCGATCAACACGGATACAAAGCATGGTGGCGGTGATAAGAAGGGTGGGGCGACCCCTGCGGGAACAGGTCAGATGCGTAGCTTCGCGATGAGGAATACAATCACCGAAACCGCCAAGAACAAGGACTTTATATTTAGGTTCATCGAGAGATTGGCCCCGGCCCGTCATTCTGGCCCCAAACTGTAATAAAACAATTTTCATAATATGATTTAAACTAGAACTGAGTTCGAGTATACCCGTTATATTATGAAAATCGAAACCGATTTAAAACTGGATTTCAGCGATGTTCTGTTCCGCCCGAAGCGATCGTCTCTTTCGTCGCGAGGAGAAGTCGACCTAACTAGAGAGATTATCTTTAAAAATGGAGTGAAATGGCGAGGTATTCCGATCATTGCATCGAATATGGACACAGTGGGTACTTTTGAAATGTACACGGCACTTCATCGCCATAAAATTATTACATGCTTCCATAAACATTATAGCCTCGACGATTACGCTAGCATCGCAAATGCGAGAGATTTAGACAAAAATTATTATATGATAAGCACCGGAATTACCAAATCCGACGAAGAAAAGCTCGATAAGACGATCGCACTTCTTGATCCGCTATTCGTATGCATTGATGTCGCGAATGGTTATATGAAGGCGTTTGTAGATTTCGTGAAAAAGATCCGTGATAAATACCCACAGCTTGTCATCGTATGTGGGAATGTCGTCTCTCGAGAGATGGTAGAAGAACTCATTATGAATTGTGGTGCGGATATTGTAAAAGTCGGAATCGGAAGTGGGAGTGTATGCATTACTCGCCTTCAGACTGGCGTAGGTATGCCGCAACTTTCCGCAGTTATCGAATCATCTGACTCGGCGCATGGACTGAACGGGTTCATCGTATCGGATGGTGGATGCACAACCCCGGCGGATATTGCGAAAGCATTTGGAGGTGGTGCCGACTTCGTAATGTTAGGAGGAATGCTAGCTGGACACGATGAATCGGGTGGTGAACTTGTCGAAGACGCGGCAACTACCGGACAGAAATATAAACTCTTCTACGGGATGTCGAGTTCAACCGCAATGGAGCAGTACAACGGCGGTGTTGCGTCACACAGGTCCGCGGAGGGAAAAACGGTCAAGATACCGTATCGTGGACCAGTCGAAAGCACAATACTCGATATCTTAGGAGGGATTCGGTCGACGTGTACGTATATCGGCGCGAAACGCGTGAAAGATATCCCGAAATGCACGACATTTATTCGAGTGACGAACCAGGTGAATCAAGTATATTCTGGAAAAGAACATAAGGCATAATTCATGTCTATATTTATTGATAATAATCACATCACACGCTACAGCAACACTGCTGATATGATTATCAAAGTTGATTGTCGAGAGAAGGACTTGTTAGAGATTATGAAGCCGGTCGCACCTACATCCGTACCCACCGCGCCTACCGTACCCGCCGTACCAGAACCTGCAGAACCAGATCACTACATTATGGACCTTGGTGATGGAATAACAATGAAGGTTCCACTTCCGAAAAACAAGGCGACTGCGAAGGCTACTAAGCCGAAGCCGAAGCCGAAATCTCTCGGCGTATCCACAATAAACCATGAAATTAGATCCGAGAGATTGCCGATTGGGGATATTATTCTACATGATCCGACTCAAGAGAAAGATATTGTACTGTTCGAGAGAAAAACCCTGGCCGATCTAGCAGCGAGTATTCGAGACGGACGGTATAAAGAACAATCTTTCCGACTTATTGAAACTGCAGCTGATACAGGTTTCAACACTCATCACATCGTATACATCATTGAAGGTGATCTCTCGAGATACGACGAGAGACATACCCAAATTACGAAGACGGCACTCCAAAGCGCAATGGTGTCGCTGCTGTATTACAAGGGATTCTCGGTGATCAGAACAATGAATGTAGGTGAAACAGCGGAATTTATTCTGCATTTTGCAGACAAGGTGGCGAAAGAGGGACCGCTTTCCATCGCAGAGACAGCGGCTGCATATAGCGAGGTCTCGACGAAAAAAGAGAAGCGGGACTACATTACTCGAGATAATATAGGCGAAATTATGCTGGCACAAGTACCTGGAGTCAGTACGAAAATGGCAGCGGCTATTCTTTCGAAATACAATGGATCGATCTACGAGTTTTTAGGAGATCTGCACCGGAAAATTGCGAATTATGAAGAAAGTGTCTCGCCGGAGATGTCGCCGCCGTCGCCTGACGCGGGTCCTGATGCTACAACACACGGACTAGTGATGGAACCGATGAATAAGAACAAACTGAAACATGTCTCAGAATGTTTTAAGGGCGCTGGGGATGGGAAACGCGGGATTGGAAAGGCAACCGTAGAAAAGCTCACTTATTTTTTAGAGTGATAGTGTAGTAGATAAGTGAATCATATTTCAATATAAAATGAGTCGTCGTAGAGCTGTTACAGTCGATTCTTCCTCCCGCCCGGTTCTTGCTTCTGTTAGTATACCACCTCCCATTTCTCAAGTACCAACAATACAAGAATTAATTAGACGGGCTAATGATATTAAAGATATAACGATTGAAAGTCTTGTTAATAAACCAAAAGAGAAAACACAGTTTATTAATTTTGTAAAATCCATAGCAAACTCTCTAAAAAAAAAAACTACACCTGGAATATTGAAGCAAATATCTCTTGAATTAAATGTTTTTGAAAAAGCTGCTGAAACTTTTATAGAAAAAAAGGCAGAAGATGAAAAAGAAGCAGCAAAGCTAAAAGAATTAGCAGAAGCAGCACAACTAGAAGAAGAAAAAAAAATTCAAGCAAAACAAACAAAAGAAAATGAAGAAAGAATACGAATTGCAAAACAAAATATACCTAGTTTTTTCACGTCATTATGTGATCTCGCAAGGGTAAGTGCATATAGTAAACAAATAAGTATAGGTAAACTAGATCGTGATTTTTGGTGTGAACCGATGTTGTGTGTTGAACCTAGTAATACGCATGATCAATCGACCGAGATGGCAGCGACCGTTCTCTCTCAAAGGACGTCAAAGAATTCGACCCCAACCTCCTCCTCCGCTGTGGCAGTTGTAGATGATCAATCTAAACAGAAGTTGCGTGATTTTGTAAAATGTGCACATAATGATAATGATATATTGATAGCCATCAATAAGTGTATATCAATGAATCATGACTTGGATATTGATGTAGTTGAAGCCTTAATGATGCAACCAATGAAAGAATCTAATGAAAGTGAGAATGGTGCCGTATCCAAAAAATCCCGTCCGGAGGTCGATAATGGCGGTGGTGGTGATGGTCGTGGTGGTGGTGGTGGTGGTGGTGATGGTCGTGGTGGTGGCGGTGGTGGTGGCGATGGTGGTAGTGGTGGTGTTTATAATGTTGATGAAATATGGAATAAAACTCCATTTAAAAATCACAACCTAACATTTGGTGCTGTTAGAGCAATTCTTGATTGTTTACATGACTTTTGGAAGGGATCAAGAGGTCCCAAACCTATAGTTTCGAACAAACGGATTCGACAAATAATTGAAAAAATGATACAAAGTATAGTACAACAAAAACACCCAAATAAAACTTTTACTGATATAAATGATGCACTTAAATACCTTACAGACAATAATATAGAAAATTTTGGTGATGATTATGAAGCAAAAGTTGTTAAAGTTTTGTATTTGTTTGGAGGTAGTAACAAAAGTTCATTTGAATTATATCATATTAGATTAGATGATTTTTTAAAAAAATCAGTAGATGAATTAAAAAGTATACAGCGCAAATACGCCGGAATACAACTTGTATTTGGTGAAGGTTCAGGTGATGGTGGTGATGATGATGTTAATGATGACGACGACGGAATATTTGATAATATGACTGATGATAAAAAAACACAATTGGGTAAAAAAGTATTAGATTTATTAGGTTGGACGCATATTGATAAGTTATTTACAACATTTGACGCAGGATCAAAACATACAGAAGTGGTTTTTTCATTAATTGACCGTATGCGATTACTTCAAACACAAGCGAATTTATTTGATTCGGGAAACACTAAAGAGGTATGGCATACAAGACAGAAGTTGATATTTTTATTACGAGAGGTCTATCCATGTGATCCAAGACAATCAGTTACACGTTTATTACATGGACTACAAGCAGGTAAACATAATGATTATGATTCCTCAGATAATTATAAGTCAAAAAAAAATAATTCGGTAGCAACACCGGGTTTTTTATTTTTTGAGCCAGGTGTTAGACAATTCAACGATGTTGGACCGTTAGAGTTTGATGTAGTTTATAGATGTGAACCTCGGAAACCTGAATCGTTAGGAACAGATGATAATACAAAAAAACTTAAATATAGTTTTAAAGATGGAACAAACTATGGTCCGAGTTGCGCTCAATGTGAAGCTTCTGCAATAGAAGGTGTTACTAATAAACAATTTCAGTTTTATCCAACTGTATCAAAAGTAACATGTGACTTAAGAAAATTTAGTAAAACAAAACTGAGTGATAATAATGTAGAGGAAATTTTTATTAATGATTTATTAGGATTAGTATTTAAATGTTATGGTGACTCCGAACAATCACGTCAAGCATATATGCAGTTGGAACAACTATACGGACCCGAAAAATGGAGATGTGTTTTTGCTAGTGTAGATAGAATATCTGCAATGACTGGTGCTTTACGAAAAAATATGGCTGGTTTTTGTAGTTTGAATAAAGCAAAAACACTTTTAATAATTTTTCCAGTAACACAAACTAGAGCAGGTAAAGTTGATGAACTTGAAACAGTATTTGATGAGTTAGAAGAATTTCATGATAAAGCAAAAGTTTTAAATAGCGATGAAACTAAAGATCAAATTAATTTTATAATAATATACATTCGTCAGTGTATTGACTATAATACAAGAAGTTTATTCTTATTACGATCAAAAAATGATAAAGCGGGTATTATCCTAACAAAATTAGTAATAGAACGATTAGAACAGATATTACGCCATCTCCAAAGTCTACTAGACGATCTATATGGTGGTGATGCTGATGATGATGACGGTGATGATGATGGTGGAGATGATGGAGGCAGCGACGGTGGTGATGGTGATAATAATGATCATGTTAGTATATGGAAATCTCTAACAAAACGAAATGTCCTAATAGCTGCTAAGGCGGCGGCAGCAGCGGGGGTAGGGGTGGGGATGGCGGCGAATGCGGTGAACGTGCGTCCATTTCATTTTGGTATGGATTCTGGTGGTGTTGCGGGTGCGGGTGCGAGTTTTGATTCGGCAGCGGCGGTAAGTATGAGTCAACTAGTTAAGGATGAATCAGACAAACGATCAAAAGCTATACGATTTAAAAAGAGGGAGAAAAAGAATGCAAAAGTATCTAGATTAGTATCAAATTTATTAACCCTTCTGACATCCAACTCTTCATTTAAAAACGTAATTATTGAATTTTTGAATTCATCAGAAAATGCGCATATTAAACCTATGGTTATGCGAATCATCAAAGAATTTATAGCAGCTAGTAATCAACGATATCTTAATAGGATTAAATTAATGGAAACAATATTCGATGTATCATCATTCGGAGTAACAACATCATCTGATGGTAAAGTGTTCAAGCACGTAATATCTGAATGTAGTTCAAAATGTTCTCAGTTATTAGACACTCCTGATAATAAACCTAAATGGTTAGCGGGATTTAATCATAAATCAGGTATTGTTAAATCGATTAGCAGCAGTATTTTAGGTCAACAACTAAAGTTTCCAACTTCGTACATGCTGTTATATACAGCCATGAATGATTTAGAACACGAATGTAAAATTGTAACAAACCGTAGTAGACCCGACTCTTTTCGGAAAGGATATCATAAAGCAAGTGAAACAATTGCAAAAGCATTATATGAATTAGAAAAAAATACAACTGGTAATGAATATGATGTTGAAAAACAATTTTCATGTATGGCTTTGCATAATGAATTAGCTCGATTGAATTCTCTAAAAAAAGAATTGAATGAATTGAAGGATGTACAGACAAATATCAAAATAGAACTACAAAAAAAATACAAATCCGAACTTCAAAAACGCAAACAACTACAGACACAAATACTAAAACAACAAATAAAACAACTAGAGGAACAACTACAACAACTACAACAACAATCAAATTCACAAGAACAACAACTACAACAACAACTACAACTACAACTACAACAACAAAAACAAAAACTACAACAACAAAAACAAAAACTAGAACAACAACTACAACAACTAGAACAACTAGAACAACAAAAACAAAAACTAGAACAACAACAACAGCAACAACAACAACAACAACAACAACAAGAACTACAACAACAACAACAAGAACTACAACAACAACAACAACAACTACAACAACAACTACAACAAGAACTACAACAACAACAACAAGAACTACAACAACAACAACAAGAACTACAACAACAACAACAAGAACTACAACAACAACAACAAGAACTACAACAACAACAACAAGAACTACAACAACAACAACAACAAGAACTACAACAACAACAACAACAACTACAACAACAACAACAACAACTACAACAACAACAACAACAACTACAACAACTACAACAACAACTACTACCACATACACTACTAGCCGATACAGAAAAACTAATACAAAAACTAGAACAACAACTACAAAAACTAGAACTACAACTACAACAACAACAAAACTACAATTCGAATACTATTGGATGGTGTGTATCTACAGTAAATATGAGAGACAATATTTCGATGACTAAATACATGTTTGATAACTTATCAAGAAAATTTAACCAGGAAGAATGTAATGTATTGATGGATCCATCGGATAAGGAGAAACGACCAAAATTGGTGAACGACTGGAATAAAGATGTAGAAGAAATGAAATCAACATCAGCATTATATATTAGTGCTGCAACTATTGACCATGGGTTAATAACAGCACCAAAAGTAGCGGCTGATGCGATAACACTAATAGAAGACGAAGAAAAAAAAGAAGAAGCATCAGCAAAAGAAGGAGGAATGTTTGATAACGAAAAACTCTTACAATTAAAACAACGTCGTAAAGTAAATCTTAGATTTTTACATGATGCATGTTTTGGTGATGATTGTAATGTATATAGAAATCCAAATTTTGAGGTTAAAGAAAATAATCATCTGAGCTGCGCAGCAACTGTACTGTTACGAATGAATGAGTTATCCAATCTAGACAATATGGGTATGGTGATGGGAGGGGGGTCTAAGCGTAGAAACATTAAACAAACGGGCGGTGAATCAAAAAAAATAAGGCATGCTGAGTTATGGAGTTCTTTATCGGAATTGCAAAAAGATAAATTGTTTACAGACGCATTTGACATTTTCTGTCAAGTTGAAAGACAGGTTTTGGACAGATATTATGGTATACTGATAAAATATAAATTATTACAACAAAATAGTAAAGGTTTATATGACGTAAATGTTTCATTAGAACGAATTATTAATTCATTAGTTAGCAACTTTGTTGTTGATGAATTCGATGATTCGTTAACAAAAGAAATTTTAACAGATATTGATGATTTAATTTACGAAATATTCTCGATAGTAAGAATAAAATTCAGACATTTACAAAATAAAGCAATACAATATTACACAAATAAAAATGAAAAATCTGACGATCCCTCAACTCAGGATAAGGCGGAGGGGGCGGAGGAGGAGGAGAAGGTGAAGAAGAACGCGGGGGATGCTATGGATTCTGGGGTGAAAGAGTGGGAGGGGGAGAAGGAGGGGGAGGGGGGGGAGGCGGCGAATGGGAATGGGGAGGGGGATATGGGTTTTGGGGAGGCGGAGGAGGATAAAGATATCGAGATTAGTATATTTGATATAGTAGATGGTTTCGGTGGTGATTACACTAAAATATTTATTTGGTTATTAAAATATTTAACAAATGATCCGATAAATGGTGAAATACCTATTGATCAAGTCAATTTTGAGTCTATCAATGATATATTATTAACGTTACCATCTAGCATTTATAATGCAGTTAATGCTCATGAAATAGAAAAAATAGATGCATTAGATACAATATTTAAGAAATTGCATAATAAGCTACATAAAGAATTATTATTAAAAAATATATTATTGATTATACTTACATCTAATGCAAATTGTACATATGGTTATGATAATGGATTTAATGGAGCCCTAAATATGGCTGAAAACATGATCGCAAAATCGCTAGTAGATGACTTACTTGGAATAGACGAGGATGAAACACCTCTATTTGATTTATTTGAAAGAAGCAACGACGGTATTGTAGATGTACCTACTAACGCGGGTGTTGCCGTGTCTCAAAGCCTACAGGTTGGCGATGATTCTGAAGATAATATCTTGACATTAACAGACAGTATAAATGCTTTGCCGGATGAGACTGAAACTGATGAACGAGACGAATTTTCAGTAGGTTTCATATTAGGAAGTTGTATGGCATCTGCAGAAACTAATATTAAAAAAAATATGTTATACAAACCAACTTATGAATATGGACCGATGGCAGTCGCAGACATACGTGACTGGTTAGACTCTCTACCCGCACCCAAAATTAACATAAACAAAAAACTATTACAACATAAGATATTTGAAAGGAAATGTTCGGACGTGTTTGGAGTATTGAATTATATAGTAAATAAAATAGAAAAGAGAATGATTGAATTAGAACAGACACGATCTATAGAAGAAGAAAAAAATATTGGGAGAAGAACACAACTTATATTGGAGACAGAAGGTGACATTATCGAAATCGAGCGTAGGTATCAGGATCAGAAACGCCATGAGATGCGATTGCGATCAGCGCAAGTGAGGGCAGGTTCAAAAAAAAATAAAAAATACACGCGAAAGATTAAAAAATCGCGCATCTCCTCCCAAAAGTTGAATTCACGTAGAAAATATAAACATAAAACCACTAGTAAACAAACTCGGAAAAGAATATACGAAAAATCATCAAATTCAAAACAAAGACGGACGCGTAAAATTCGCAAATAAATAGCTAATTAAATAATCTAATACTAATTCAGTAGTATATTATTTATTCCATTATAATAATCCCATCCACATAATGAACACCCTTCTCCCTTCCATCACCGAAGACAATACCGACAGCCTCGCCAAATACGTTGTTTTAGGCATATTCCTCATCCTCGCTCTCGTAACGATCCAGTATATTTTCCGTAATCATATCGGGATGATCGAGGGTCTTACCAACCGAAACTCAAAGAAAGATAAAGGCAATCCTCTTGAAGACGAGAATGACGGCGACATCATCACCATCGCCAAGCGCCAAGAAGAACTCGCATCAAAGACCCAGAAATCCCTGAATATGGACTCGCATTACACTCATTACAACAAAATCATCGAGAACATGGATGAATGGGTCAATGCCAAAATCGTCAATTCTCTCAAGAACGTCTCTCGAGAAGTGCACGGTGAAGGGAAAATGGAGGACATCATTCGGCATATGAACGAGTTGAACACGATGAATAAGTTCAAGCTTACACTAGAAGAGTGTGCAAGGTATATCGACACGAAATAGGTTTTAAAACGGTCCATTCACGATGACATGGTAAAGTGAACCTGTAATTGCAGCACCACCGAGGATATGCCAAACAGAATGCAAAGGAGCATATCCACACCGATCCAGTAAAAAACATACCACACCCAATGATATTAGTGAAAATACGATGACTCCATAATAATCTTTCATTTTCATACACGACAGAGTAACAAACGGGTATACAAAACCGACCACAATAAGCGCAAGTCGTGTGCTATAACGCCACATGAACATATTTAATACCCCCAGGCCTAATAATACGCCCACCTGTGTAATCATATCAATACCGAACGTCGACATTGTAACCGAAGCGACAATAAATGACGCTAAGAAACAATCAATACACCCGGATACTTCAAATAATGTGCAATGATACGTAGCAGAACAAATCATAACAAGCACCGAAATTGCAATAGAGAAATGTATGAAATCCGGCCATCCAGCCGCTTCCCGCCATTTTTCGAACCATTCTTCTTCTTTTACAAAATAAAGAAGAAGACTACTTCCGTAGAAAAATGATGTAAGGAAGCACCAAAACTCCGCGATATTTGCATGGACGCTGTATTTCGACTCCATGGTTGTCGTCTCTGCCGGATCAAATGGCGCGCATTTGGACGGTTCGCCGCATACAAATTTCATCAACGACCACGGTTTATCTTCTGTGACAACTTTATTCGGAACTACGCGCGATGTTTTCTGGACCTTTTCAACCACGGTTGATCTATCATTCAATTCAACGCGATCAACCATTTCATCTACGATTTTTCGAACCGTTGGAGCAACAATAAGACTATCTGAATAAGGAGATTCACGGTAACACATTGTACCGTCATAGTCCCACGATACAATCTTTTCGGCACCATCGATTCCTTGAAACACCTCCCAGTAATCACCTCCGTCACCACGCCCGCGCTGCTCGCTTCGCAACCATTTTCCAGCATATATAAACGGTTTCGTGGTAAAATACCGCCAATCCTTTCGCCGTATTTCAGGAATATATTCCCATGATTTTCGGGTTGCATATGTATATTCATACCGTTTATCTGACGAAAACCCTCCATCTGGTGAACGAAAGCATTCGATTTCTTCAGGGTGATTTACACTGGAATTTGTAGTCATTGCAATATAAAAATATATAATATCGGTTTATACATTTTTATACATGATAAACTATGCTTGATTGTATGGGCAGTCTGGTCCTGGACATAAGTTAGTATTTTCGGGCGCATTAGGATCCGCGCCATATACGAAACCATCAGGAGGAGGAGGCGCTTCAATTATTTCAGAAGTAGGTGTAGGTGTTGACTGGATTGATTCGTTAGTTGCAGGGGCTGGTTCAGATGGACCGGTTAAACGGTTGATCGGGGGAACATATGCAGGTACATAACCAGACGAAGATGTCGGTACGCAATTATCACATGAACATGTATTACCTGTATTTGTAGGAGTCGTTGAAGTAACAGTATCGAAAGGTTCCCGTATACCTGTTGTAGAAGCAGTTGGTTTAGAAATGATATAATTGTTTGTTCTTGTAGTTGTATTTGTTGCCGGCACAGTTTTCGTTACATTTTTGGACGGAGGAACATAAGTAGGAAAAGAACTAGAACGTGTGCGATCGGCATAAGCACCAGACTCAACAAATGATTTAGAAAAATTAATGCCTCCCCAATTTGAGTCCATTGGGTTATCGCTATATATCATCGTGTGTTCTTTTGCAGTGAACGCTGCATCTTGTGATGTATAATCACCGGTATTAAAATTCAATGGATCGTACCCATCATACATTTTGTTATTGAATGGCGGGTTATCACGTGAAGCATCCATGATTTGAACCAACGCAGCTGGTGCAGGAGAATAAGGCACATTTGGCGACAGTCCACCTTGTAAATCCATTGGAGACGGTCGAATTTTATACACTGCCTTACCCTGAGTATCGTATGAAAATTGTAAAAAGAGTACAGGACATCTGATTCCGCGTCCATGTAACCACTCCATAAATTCTGTATAATCTTCTAAATTCTTGAATCGAATCGGATTGACACCAGGGACTTTTTCAACTTTTGAGTTGTAGAGGAAAATTTCGCTTCCATGTTGGATCAAAATATTCGGACATCTGTTTTTATTCATGGTTTTAAAGTCGACTGGCTCTTTATTTTCCGGTTGCTGATCATTCGTATTGGGCATGGAAGTATTACTTTGATTCGAAAATTGCCGTAACTTCATTGTTTTATGCGCGTCCGATTCAGCATTCGTAAATCCTTCTGGAAGAGCAGCCTTTGAAGGCGTTTGTGAAGTAACATATGCCCCAATCAAAAATAAAATAACAACCAACACTGGGAAAACAAACATTTTAAATTCATTCATCCGTTTTATTACACTTAATTCTTTCATAATTGAATTCATGTTATCACCAATGTACTTCATTATATTTACAGACATTTCAAAGTATCTATATATTACCAGGATAATATCCACAATAGAAATATCCAATGGTTATATAGGAAAATGATCGAAATCATTAACGTTAAAGGAAATAAAAATATCGATAAGTTCAATCGAGCTGCAAAGAAAGCACATGATCATCCAGAGACACATGGTTTATTGGTGAAAATTTATGCTGACTGGTGTGGCCATTGTCGAAATATGAAGGCAGATTGGAAACGTCTTATCCATGAACTAAAAACAAACTACCACTGTAAAAAACCAGGTTGCGTTCTTACAATCGCGAATATACGCGCAGTAAATTTAGAACAAAATGACCCAGTACTCCAAAATCTAAAACACATACCTAAAGATATTCAGTCGATACCCACAATTATGTATATTTCCAAAGGTGCGCGTGGTTTAGAGTACTCCGATGAGCGTGTTTATTCTGAAATGTTAAAATGGATTATCAATCATCCGAGTTTTACATTAGTGCGTAAAAGTCGTTCTCATGGATCAACGATGCATAATATTACAAGAAATGCTCGACACAAGTTCAAAAAATTCCATAACGAAACATTAAAACACTTTCATAAAGATATGAAAAAACATCATACGTCAACCCCCCGAAAAACGGGGTATGTACCTGCATATTTACGTGAATAATAATTTTTATTATTATATTTTATAACAATACCTATTCAGATGCTGACAAAATTTACTGCATGCCCAATGGCATCATTTATTTTGATACTAGTTGTTACAACAATTATATTAGACACATATGTTTACTTTGGACTACTAGTTTTACCAACACACCCTGTATTTTTAGCAGCACTTTTTATCATTATCACGATATATGCTGTTTTTACGATTTGGCTAGCCAATAGGACTTGTTATAATTTTGTTTGGTTATCTTGGTTGATCGTAATATATCTAGTGTATAGCATTATTTTTTCGATTGTTACCATTATAAACCCAGAACAACAAAAACAACTTCAAAGAGAAGTTGATGCAATCGTAGATGAGCCGGTCGACTCACCGAAAACACAATAACTATTTTATTTGATTATATTATAATACATAATCAAATGCTAGCTAATCTCGCAGTATGCCCTCTGGCATCATTCATTTTGATCCTTGTTATTATTATCAATCTTCTTGATATATATTTAGTCGGGTTTCATTTCGCAATTTTATTGACGAATTTCTTGATTTCCGTGTTCTTCGTTTGGTTGGCCAATAAGACATGTGACAAGTATCATTGGGTCTCGTGGTTGATCACCGCTTACTTCGTGATCTGTATTATTGGCGCAGTTACATTAATTCTGAATCCATCTATGAGGAAAGACTACGTTGAAGGATTTGAAGAGGGAGCGGCAGGACGAAAAGGAGGAAAAGGAGGAAAAGAAGAAAAAGAAGAAAAATAACCAATCAACGACAAATTGATTACACATGATTCATAGCAATCCGCAATGTGAAATCAATTCTTGCATGCCGCAAAAAGAGATACAATGCAATCATGTTCATTCCAATAAGCAAGACCCGGTAGTCCAATGAGAAGATAATATTTAGTAATCCGTGCACGTTCAATACTCCGATACTTGCACTAATTAAGTTATATACCATGAAAATACACCATATATGCAATGGTGACACATGATAATCAATTTCTGGCATCCCAATCAAGATGTGAGCAACGATGCATGTAATAATAACAAATTGATATCATTCAATTTTATACAGTGATACACCCCCTACTGTATAAAATTGAAATAAAGAATAGATGAAATATTCTACACAAGCAACCAAACGAGATAGAGATCAATGAGAAAATTTAGAATTGTGAAGAAGCCTGTTGTGGCGGTAAGGGAAATTGTCGAAGACGAAATGAATCCATCATTCCGCCTTATTGACTTCAATGTATATGACTGTGTTCCTGATACAAATACACATTCATCCGCATCATCCGACAATGGAAGCAGTGGCGGCGACGACAGTTCCGTCGCGTCTGGAGGTAGTAGTGGTACTGGTGCAGGAGGATACGGACGAGGTGGAGGAGCAGCAGCACACGACACCAACGAGTTCCGAATCCAAATGTTCGGGATAAATGAACAAGGTGAAACCTGCTCCATCTTCGTCGACGACTATCACCCCTTCTTCTACGTAAAAGTCGCCGATCATTGGACTAACGCCACGAAATCCGCGTTCATCCGCGACATCAAGAAGAACCTGAAGAGTCATTACTACGAAAACAGTATTCTCGCTGACAAATGCGAAATCGTGGAAAAACGCAAACTCTACGGATTTGACGGGGGGAAGAACCATAAATTCGTCCTGATCGTGTTTAAGAACACGACTGTTATGAACCGGGTGAAGAACCTGTGGTATCATGATATATATACTCCACGCGACGGAAAGACGCGTGCACTCAAGCCTGATGGATACTCATTCGCGAACACAAGCACTTATATCTACGAAGCCAATATTCCACCCATCCTGCGTTTCTTCCATATCCAGAAAATCAGCCCGTCTGGCTGGATCACGTTTTCCACGAAAAAGACGCGTCTCATCGAAAAATACACGACAACATGCCAATACGAATACCGCCTCTCGTTTGAAGACATTATCCCCCAAAATGAAAAAGAGACGGTTGTCCCATATAAAATATGCAGTTTTGATATTGAAGCCAGCAGTAGTCATGGCGATTTCCCGATTCCAGTCAAATCATACAAGAAACTCGCAACAAATATCGTCGATGCAGTCATTGCGAAGTTATCAACCGGCGAAGAAATCACCGACGATGAACTAACACATATGATTTATACCGCATTTCAGTATTCATACCAATCCAGAGGAAAATACCCAAACATCGAATCAATCTACCCAAAACGGCGTCCTAAAGAAGCAGATATGGCTCGTTTATGTCGCCTTGTTCTCTCGAAAGAACTTCGACACCTTATCAGGCAAGAAATCGTCGCGCAAGAAAACACAATTGAGCAGATCTTCCTTCAAATGGCGACAACAGCAAAACAAGAAGCCGCTGCTGCTGCAGAATCCAAACACGACAACGACGACGACAATGACGGAGGCAGTGATTCTGACAGTGATAACAATAACGAAGTGGATAATGACGACGAAATCACCGTGTCCAAGGCTGGGAATACATACAAACTAAGCGCTGCCTCCGCCGCCCCCACCGCTGCAGATCTGTCTGTTAAATTCACTACACTCTTAAACAATCCAAAACACTCACGCGAAACGAAAATCACGATTGTCAGCGATACACTAGGTTCAATCTTTCCCAAGGTTGAAGGAGACAAGGTCACGTTTATTGGTTCAACATTCGTGAAATATGGCAAAGACAGCAACCGCCCCTACCTAAGCAACTGTATCGTTCTCGACACATGCGACCATCTTCGCGATGAAGTTCCAAATTCTGAGATTGAATCATATACGACGGAGGCGGATGTGCTTGTCGCATGGACGCGATTGATTCAGAAGGAGAACCCGGATATTATCATTGGATACAACATATTCGGTTTTGATTACCAGTTTATGTTTCGACGTGCAGTGGAAACCGGTTGCTATGAAGAGTTTCTGAAGTTGTCACGAAACCGAGACGAGTTGTGTGCGAATGCTGGCGGCGCCGGTGGTGGAGGCGGCTTCGTGAATCCAAACACCGAAATCACTGCTGATAATGTGGCAATCGAGCAAACCAAGATCGCCCTTGCAAGTGGTCAGTATGATCTTCACTATATCAAGATGACAGGTCGTCTTCAAGTGGACGTTTATAACTACTTGCGTCGCGATTTCAATCTGTCATCGTACAAACTAGACGACGTTTCAAGTTATTTCATAGGCGACTCTGTGAAAAGTGTGGAATATGACCCCGCCAATGATACAACACGTGTATACTCTGGAAACTTGCTGGGTCTCGAAACCGGTAATTTCGTCAAGTTCGAACAAACAAACCATTCCACCGACTTATACAAAGACGGACATAAGTTCAAGGTGACAAGTATTCCTCTCGGCGCAGGCTATTTCATTGTGCAAGGTTGCGCAACACCAGATATGAAAACGATGGTGCGTTGGGGTCTTGCAAAGGACGATGTATCGCCCCAAGACATTTTCAGAATGACGAATGAGGGTCCTCGTGAGCGCGCGGTGATTGCGAAATACTGTATTCAGGATTGTAACCTGGTTCATCATCTCATGAATAAGATCGACATTATTACTGGTTATACTGAAATGGCGAAGATTTGTAGCGTCCCCATCAGTTTCCTTGTTATGCGCGGTCAGGGTATCAAACTCACAAGTTATGTGGCGATGAAGTGCCGTGAGAAGAATACGTTGATGCCAGTGATTGATAAGGATCGCAGTGAATCAGGATATGAGGGCGCAATCGTTCTTCCTCCCAAATGCGGACTCTACCTCGACAATCCGGTTGCATGTAATGATTATTCGTCTCTATATCCATCATCAATGATAAGCGAGAATCTCTCACATGATAGTAAAGTATGGACGAAGGAATACGACCTGAATGGCGAGCTTACTCGCGAGACGGGTGAGTCATGCTATGACAATCTTCCTGGATATAAATATGTGGATATTACGTATGATATGTATAAGTGGACGCGTCCAAAGTCTACGACAAAGACGGCGGCTGCTGCTGTGAAAGTGAAATGCGGAACGAAAGTCTGTCGGTTTGCGCAGTTTCCAGAAGGTGAGAAGGGGATTATGCCAGCGATCTTGGAAGAGCTCCTTCTCGCTCGTAAAACCACCCGTAAACTCGCAGAGAAGCAGACCGACCCTTTCATGGCAAACATTCTCGACAAGCGACAACTTGGTTATAAGGTTACTGCAAACTCTTTATATGGTCAGTGTGGAGCAAAGACGAGCACGTTCTATGAAGTGGATGTCGCCGCTTCTACGACTGCAACGGGACGTAAACTCCTTACCTATGCTCGCCGCGTTGTCGAAGAAGCATATGGCGACATTATGCTCCCGACATCCCACCCGAAATACCCTGTCGTTCATTCAAAAGCAGAATATATTTATGGTGACACGGATAGTGTGTTCTTCACATTCAATCTTGCTACACCAGACGGAGTTCCCATAAGAGGCAAAGATGCAATTGAAATCACGATCGAGCTTGCGAAACAAGTCGGCGATTATTCGTCAAAGTTCCTGAAAGGTCCGCATGCGTGGGTCTATGAAAAGACGATATGCCCCTTCGCCTTACTTCGCAAAAAAGGATACGTCGGCGTGTATTATGAACAGAATCCAAATAAGGGCAAACTGAAGAGTATGGGTATCGTACTGAAACGTCGTGACAATGCACCGATCGTGAAGGAAATATACGGAGGAATCATTGATATTCTGATGAAGGAGCAAAACGTGAACCGCGCCATCGCATTTCTGCGCGAGAAACTCCAGTATATGATTGACCAGAAATGCCCCATTGAAAAGCTCATCATTACGAAATCACTGCGTTCAGATTATAAGAACCCGCAACAAATCGCGCATAAAGTCCTTGCAGATCGAATGGGTGTGCGTGATCCAGGCAACAAACCGAATACAGGTGATCGTATCCCTTACGCGTATATCCACAATACCGCCAAGGGTGCGCTTCAAGGCGACAAAATCGAGCATCCGGATTATATCAAGAAAGAGCGACTACAGTTGAATTATTCGTTCTACATCACGAACCAGATCATGAAGCCTGTCCAGCAATTGTTCGCGCTTGTATTGGAGCAATTACCAGCATTTCAGAAGAAGAAAGGACAATTTGATATCGATGTTTGGAACGCAACTGCACATATTGAAGATCAAGATAAACGCGATAAGAAAATAACAGAGATGCGGCACAAGGAGGTAAAATCTCTGTTATTCGATGAGTTCTTAGTGAAAGCAGACAATCTAAATAAAGGAAACCGCGCAATAACGGATTGGTTCAAGATCGGTGGAGGTATCCGCCTGAAGTAAATAAGTATTAATTATAAAGACCGTAGTTTGGATGATATATTATTCGTCGATTTAACTAAATTTAAGACTATATTTTTTACATGTTTGTTGTATCCATCAACTATATTTGAAAATGTATTTAATATAATCACAACAACAAACAACACAATCGCAATGACGGATGCTTTTGCGCGATTTGTAGCAGGAGAAATGTCACCGTACCCCATTGTGGAAATTGTCACCAGAATAAAATAAAACCGATCAAATAATGCTTGATATATATTTGCATCATCTCGACGATTTAAACCGTTGAAATGTCGATAATCACGACAAACAATAGTAAGAATAACGGTCATTGACATAATAAATCCAACAACAATTAGCAAATTTTGAACAACATCATGTATCATATTACGTCAACCTATATAATATACCAATATTAATCGACTTCCATAATGTCGTCATCATCGTCATTACGATTGTTAGTTATCGTATTCACAATATCTCGATAAATATCATCATTATTATATTGAAGTGGAATGTCGTATGAAAAAGTGAGTTCATTATCATCGATACGATCAATCGATATATTAGGTTGATGACTTTGTGACGGTTGTTGCTCGCGAGGTGCCTGGTATTCACGTATATCGCTTCTACACATCGGACATGTAGAATGACTCACAAACCATTCTCTCAAACTTGCGCGATTGAAGATATGATTACATCCGCGTATCATTGTGATTTCACTTTCATCATTGAACTCATCACGAGAAATTGGACATGTTGCGTTTACAGGAGATACGATGTGTGAGAATAGAGTATTCAATGTTGCGCGATTGATTTGATCATTCGTTGGGGCTCCTGTAGCGGCTGCTCCACCACCACCATTTGTATTTGTACGAACAGCAATTGGAACAGTATACAACATCGAAAATATGTCTCTTTGAGCGGGTGGGTTGCGTTGTTCTCTAGCTTCACGTTGAAGATCTGTTGTAAGATATCTGGATAACAAACGAGGAAATACATCATTAAAACTAGCTCCTCTTGATACTGGTGCTGTAGCAGCAGGACCAACCGGAGCAGCAGAAGCTGCTGGAGCGGCAGCAGCAGCAGGTGGCGAAGGAAATGTATGACGTGTCGCATCATTTCTTCGTCTACTGAGTTCATTTCGTATATTTTCTGATTGCTGATAATAAAAATACTGACGCACCTGTGTTCGAGCCAAATTCTCTCGCAATGTCTGCTCCATACGCGTAAACATTGCATTTCCGTTCACTATAAATTCGTTATACTGATGAAGAAGTGTAGTATATTCGTCCATATAGATTTGTTCATCTTCAACCGCATTGTAATACTGATTCAAATGGAACCTATCGTAGTAGTCATTTCTATTTCTATCATTACTGTCTCCATTTCCACTCCCGCCCACGACACCACCGCCGTTACGTCTATGGATTGGATTATTTGAAGGATCCGTATTCATTATCAATACATATTTACCAATGTATCTATCTATATCTATTTAGACGCTTTTTGCGTTCCATTTCACGTCGTCGACGAATCGCGCGGTCAGTGCGTTCACTGTCTTTGGCCTGCACATTGATACACGTGATTAATATGAGAAAGATCACGAAGAAAGAACCAGACATAACTAGAAATTCACCAAGAATAAGAGGCATTGGTATTCAAGAAACGTTGTACTTGAAGTTTGGGTATGCCGTAACTTAATTGTTGATTAAGTTAATCAATTTTGTTGATTAAGCTAATCAATTTTATTAATGTAATGTATGGTAATGAAACTTAAACATAAAAATTTATTATGATATAAAGATCAATATCATAATACACGTGTGACAATAATGGAGCAAAGATTCCCCGATTTCGTAAATAAAGGAATTACTGGACTTATGAATCTTGGAAATACTTGTTTCGTGAATTCATGTCTCCAGGCACTATCACATACCTACGAACTCAACCGTTTTTTAAATGACGAAAAATACAAGAAACGCCTTACAAAAAAGCCAGATGCGGTTCTTCTCAGCGAATGGGATAAGCTACGAACCCTAATGTGGAGTGAAAACTGTATTGTATCGCCAGGCGGATTCATAGCGTCAATGAAACAAATTGCGCGCCTGAAGAATCAAGAGCTATTCACACAGTATTCTCAAAACGACGTTCAGGAGTTCCTCGTGTTTATGTTGGATGCGTTCCATATGGCTCTCTCGAGAGAAGTGAATATGACGATCACTGGCAATGTTAACAATGACAAAGACATCATCGGGCGAAAATGTTACGAAATGATGCGACAAATGTACACCAAAAATTACTCAGAGATGTTGAATTTATTCTACGGAATACAAATGTCAGTAATTACTGAACTAGACGGTAATAGCAGCGGCTCGGGTCCAGGAACAGGTACCGTATTGAGCATCTCTCCTGAACCGTTCTCTATTATTTCTCTATCGATTCCTCTTGTTGAAAATCCAGATACAGGAAAAACGCGTATTCCAACATTAATGGATTGTTTTAGACATTATTGCAGTGGTGAAGTATTAGAAGGTGATAATGCATGGTTCAATGATACTACAAAGAAATACCAAAATGTAAAACGTGGTATGATGTACTGGAGTCTGCCGAATATCATGATCATCGATCTTAAACGCGTACAATATACAAACCGAGGAGCAATGAAAGTGACAATTCCTGTTGAAATTCCTCTCCACGGACTGAATATGAGTTCATTTGTAAATGGTTACAAACGCGATAGTTACGTATATGATTTATACGCCGTATGCAACCACCACGGAAGTTTTAGTGGAAGTGGGCATTATACAGCGATGATACGTACAGCAAGTAATGCGTGGTATACATTCAATGACGAGAACGTAAAACAAACAGAGATAAAGGGTGATACGATCACAAGTAACCTTGCTTATTGCTTGTTTTATCGTAAACGGCAAAACGGAGGTGGAGAGAATCAATCACAGTCGGCGACGGCGGCGACGGCGACAACAAAATAAACATTCGCAATATTATAACAACAATATATAAGCATTATATCTATTCGATGTCAAATTCATCTCCAACTATCTCAACTATATCTCCTGTGACTCCACCACCTTCGATTGGTATGCCAACTGCAGCAAGCGTCGGAATTGATGAAGTAAAAGGTATGTTTGATTGGATGGATGGTAAAATAGACCAAGTTATTACTGTTCGCGTGATTATCTTACTTGTAGTTGTTATTTTTTTGGGTTATTTTGTAGTGAATGCTTTAGCTGGTGGAACATCAGAAAATGATACGAAAGAAAGTACATTGTTCGCAAATGTGTCCATTCTCGAAATATTCTTGTGGGCAATTTTAATTGTGATTGTCGTCTTAAACGGATTCCAGTATTTCTTTAACACAAATATTAGCACTGAAATAACGAATCTGATGTCTACAAAACCGAAAATTACGATTTCTCAAGCAGTACCCAAAGATCCGAAAAATAAACAGGATTTAGGGGTTGGACCATCCCTCAAAATGAAAAAACAGGTATTTCACATTCCATCCAATGTATATGATTATAATGATGCAAAGGCACTGTGTCAAGCATACGATGCTCAAATTGCAAATATAGACCAAATCGAAGAGGCATACAAATCCGGCGCTGAATGGTGCTCTTATGGTTGGTCGGATAAACAAATGATCCTTTACCCTACACAGAAATCTACATGGGACGAGCTTCAAAAGAGCACTGATCCTGTAAAGAAAAATAGTTGTGGACGCCCGGGTATTAATGGTGGTTTCATGAATGATGCTAGTCTCAAGGTCGGTGTAAATTGCTATGGTCCGAAACCAGATATGAATGAACCATCATCGAGATTGATGGCACAGAGCCAGAGTGTCGATACTGGTAAGATGTTAAATCCGGAACAGGATGCACGTGTAATGAAAATGAGGGAAAAAATCAAAGATATTGTGATTGCGCCATTCAACAAAAGTGCCTGGTCATTATTGTAATATTTAGTATATGTATATTATATACACGTATACTACTACTAATTTAGAATCCAGATGTCGTCTCTTTCGATGAACAAAGTGCGTGGTCGCGCCTTGAACGCCAACGTGCAAAACACAAATAACTTTTCTATGTGGATGGAGCCCCTATCACATAAGGATTATCCGGTTACACATGTTGTTAACCCAACGAATAATGCGTTGATCACATCCAATGGTGTAAAGAACGTGGTTATTGCTCAACCGGGTATCACGTATAACAATGTGCGTTTGGATGTCAGCGGGTCGGTGAATCCGACAAGATGGACAACTGGACAGACAATAAATACTGTGTTTTTGATGCCAGGCGACACTGGTTTCACTCATATAAACACCACTATTTCAAGTGGTACTATCGCTTCATATACATACAGCCCCAAATCGAATAATTCAAAAATTATTGTAGAATATAGCGCGTTGTATGTAGATTCGATAGGTGATTCCGGTAGTGGAACCGACGCATTCGAATCAAAAATTACAGTTACAGATGTAGAAACTGAACTCGCAAAAAGACAGCAATATTTTAGAGGTGGCGATGGAACTTCAAATCGAAGCAGTACGCTGTTTCCAATCGCAGGTGCGTATAATAACTCATCACTGGACACAGTAACATTCAATATTACATTGTCAAGAATTAGTGGTGACGACTCTATTCGTTTTTATAGCACGTCATACGACGCATGCATGAAAATCACCGAAATCGCATTGTAAATGCGGTTTGTCGTTTCTTTTCATTCAATGTAAATAATCTCTCGAAGGTGGTTATTTACATTCGTTCGAATCCAGTCCAGTCCAGTCCATTTCATTACAAAGAACGCCCGCTCCGTCTCGTCCTGTTTTGTCTCTTCTTTTCTTTATGATCATTTCCGGGTTCACGTAAACGACGCCGCCGTGTCTTTACGTCATGTTGAATTCTCTCTGTCGGCGTAACAAGAGACAACAGTGTATCAAAAATATCATTCGGCACCGGTTTCGTGCAGCCTTCATCATCCGTATCAGTGTCGGTATCGGTGTCGTCGCCGTCGTGACGCTTGGGTTTGGATTCCTGATCTGGCACTTCAAAAGCATAGTTTCGTGGTTTGAACTGCGGCGGCATAATAAATAACCCGGCAGGAACTGCTAAATCACGAAATAGATCACTGAACTTCTCAGGAATAAAATGCTTGTTTTCGGACTCGTCGCGTCCATCATCACCTGAACCTCCTCCTGACATAGAATGTCCAATCCCACCGCCGCCGAGAGATACAAAGAGTGGCGTCTTGTGCTGATACAATAAATTATTCACTTGGTATCCACCGCCAATCATATTTCCTTCTTTGTCTTGATGAAACGTCAAATGTTGATCCGGATTAAAATATTCACTTACTTTCATTTTTGCCATGATTTACTTTAATAATATTACTCTATATACTTGTAATATCATTAGATAATACTACGGTCGACTCTATTGAGCTTCGTCGTCAGATGATTCTGCGTTTGCCCCTCCTCCTGCACCAGGTTTCGCATTATAGACCCTCTTAATCTCCATTGTCATCTTTGTCTCTCGGTTCTTCTTAATATACGCCATGATCTGCTCTACTTGTTTCCCATTTGTAATTAATTCACTGAGACATTTTTCAATATATGTCAATGTCAATGGTGCAGTATGTTTCGAAGAGACAAACTTCAACTTCCCGTCGGATATATTCACAGTTGCTTTCCCTAGCTGTTTTTCTTCAACGATCTCGATTATTTCATCATTGATGACCGCCTTTTCTGTTCGGATATCACGAACTTCTTCAGATGTTTCTTTGATTTTATTATCCAATTCAACCCATCGCTTAATTTTGGATTCAAGAGTGGGTGGTGTTGCGTGTGTTGCAGTCATAATCGATGTTGGATTCATATTAAATTAATAGTATTTTATCAGAGATATAGACATTACGTCGTTATGTTTATATCTTTTATGTTTTACCTGCGACGACGAGTACGGCGAGACTGACGGAAGTCAAAAGATTTTCCGAAAGAGCGGCTTCCAGATCTGCGAGACTGAAGAGCCTTCTGTCCAAGGTAAAGTCCTAAAGGAACCAGGGCAGTTTCAACGGCAGTCATGAGCCCTGGAACCATACCTCCTTTCTGGTTCTGGTCACCATTCTGGCTAGTGTTCTGGTCAACAATGTTCTGGTGGAACTTGCGACCGCGCTTACGACGATGCCTAGAACGACGACCACCCACCAGAGGGGATCCCTTCAATGAAGAATAACCCTCTGCCGCCTCTGCTCCAGCGATAGCACCTGCATTCGCACCGGCAACAGCGCCTTCAACCATTGCGGTTTTAAGGCCCTCTGACATAGCAGCTTCAGCTTCGCCGCCAGCATTGCCGCCAACCTGGCTGCCTCCTTTTTGAGCAATAGTATTATTCAAGAATTGCTGAGCAATCTTTCCAGCCTGCTCAAGTGTTTCTTTGGGGATTGTGATATTATTCCCTTGCTCACCGTTACCTCCATACTGGTTCTGATTCTGGTTCTGGTTCTGGTTCTGGTATTCGTTCTCGTACTGGTTCTCATTCTCATTCTGGTTCTGGTTCTGGTTCTGGTTCTGCTTATGGGAACGGCGTCTAGAACCATGACGCTTGGGGGTCTTACGTGTTGATTTACGAGGCATAATAGGCGATTATATAATACATATAGAAATAATTTGCATAGTATATGTATAAAAATTAATATGAAGATATTTCCAATTCTCCTACTTGGAATGTTGATTCTTCCTGAATCTGTCGTTCGGGTTCCCATTTTTCCATTTGGAAAAGCTGACGCACACCCGATTCATATGGATCACAACGAAAAAACCGCAAACGTATCAACTTCTCAGGGTGGACTGGAATGCGATGCATGCATGTTTTTAGCAAATGGATTAAACCAAACAATCCTTCATAATCCTAAAGTTCTCGCGATCGTTACCGAGGATTTGGAGAAAATTTGCGCCGTTCTTCCAGAAAGTGTTCAAGCACTTTGTACGAATGCAGCTGAACAAACTGCTCCACTTCTCCTAAATCATTTGGGGGATTTTATTGCTACTGAAGGGTGTTCAGATTTAGGCGTATGTCATAGTTCGCATATTTTACATCATCCTTAATAATCCTAAACATAGATTCGTATTTTAGTCATAAACTTTTTATAGCGTCATACTAATTCATTTCATTCGTATTACGCACGATGGAAGTATATCATCCAAACGATACATTTCAGTTTGATCAATTACAATTAACACACCCCAATAGTATTGCTGGAGGCTCTTATATGACACGATACTCTTACTTCAACAGTAAACAGCCGCTCTATATCCAGACTACAAAAACACGATCAAAGCAAGGAATCGTAATCTCAGGCAAGAAAGCGTATATTGATTTGTTGATTACCGCTTCTGATACTGATTCTGAATTCACAGAATGGATTGCGAATTTAGAGAAAAGGTCAGTGGATTTACTTTATGATAAAAGGCACTTATGGTTTACACAAGAGCTCGATCGAACTGACATTGAAAATTCATTCACGTCACCGATACGTGCATATAAAACCGGTAATTTTCTCGTCCGTGTAAATTTAGAACCGAATCGTAATTTTACACATATACAACCGTTTTCATGTAAAGTATTTGATGAACATAAAAAAGCGGTTCCCGTTGAATACATTAAGGATGAACATACCGTGATTTCTATTATTGAGTTTCAGGGAATCAAGTTTACATCACGTAACTTTCAGATGGAATTATTATTGAGACAGGTACTAGTTATTCCGGACGTTCCATTATTTGAAACATGTATTATTTCTGAGCCGTCATCCACCGCAGCGCCGATTCCCCAAGTTAAGCAAAAAGTAGATGAACAACCACGAAGAAGTGACCTAGACAATAGCGGCAGCGGCAACAGCAACAGCAACGACAACGACAGCGACGATCGAACCGCGGATCATAATCCCGATCCGATTGCCGATCTAGATCATGACGACATTCCAAAACCCATGGATAATACAACAAACAATGATCCGGAATCATTAACATCCAAGTATTTAGGATGTAATCCAGAATCCGAAATAAAGCATTTTGGAATAACGGAGGTCGAAATTGACTTCGATCATATTCCAGATACAATCGATACAAATGAACCAGATTTTGCAACTGTTAACAATGAAAGCGAAAACAATAATGTAACATCCAAAAAGGAGCCGCCACCCATCATTGCTTCCATCAAATTAAAAAAGCACAAAGACGTACTTTTTGAAATGTATAAGGTTGCAAAAAAGAAGGCACAAGAAGCCAAAAAGGTTGCGATACGTACATATTTAGAAGCAAAAGAAATCAAGGCCGCATATTTATTGGATAATTCGGATCTTTCAGATAGCGACGATGACTCCGACGACGAGAATAAGGTATAATATCGACTTACATTATTTTATCATTTATTTTATATACAATTAAATTATAAGAATGAGTTTTTTGTCTGATTTAGAGAAAACACTTCGTACCAATCACATTCTTGTGATTTTGGGTGCGATTGTTCTTGTATACGCAGTTTATACCTATTCCGACCAAAAGTTCGTCGCTCCTTATGAACCTCTTCAAAGTGACGTGAAGAACCGTCAAAGGGCTACTGTCCAAGTGTCACAGGAACCCGCTCCTGTTTCAGCAGATGCTTCTGTGGTGGTTAACTCTCCTTCCGCTGGATCGAATTTGCCTGTCGCAAACCCCGCAGACCTTCTGCCTCGTGACAGCAATAACCAGTGGGGTAGTTTGAACCCTTCTGGCAGTGGCGATCTTCAGGGCCAGAACCTGCTTTCTGCCACATTCCTTACTGGAATCGACACCATTGGTAATACAATGAAGAACGCCAATCTTCAGTTGCGTTCTGAGCCTCCCAACCCTCAGTTGAACGTTGGTCCTTGGAACCAGAGCACAATTGCTCCTGATCTGATGCGCACTCCTCTTGAGTTGGGATCTCACCAGTCGGCATAAACGCTCGATGAAACGAAGATAAAAGTGACATATTATACAACATTGTAATTATCGTTGTATAATATAAACATGGTATCAATTGTATCAGTATTCATTTTATTATTTTTCATCATTACTTTATCCATCCTTATTACGGAACATGTTATTATCCCGTCGGTTGTAAATTACGAACATGGTATTTTGGATAATAGAGATTTAACAATTGGTAAGAGTAAAATCCAAGGTCTCGGCTTATATTCAAAACGAACGCGCGTAAAAGGTGAAAAGCTATTCGTAGCCATATCTTCGAATAAAGTCGTCACGCCGATCGGAAGTAAGATTAATCATTGTCCCGGTAAATTTAAGAATCCGGCAGAAGCGGCGTATGCCCTCTTGCCAAATACATATCTCTCGTCGACGCCAGATCAAGAAACAGGAGAGTGGTGGATAATTGCTGCGCGCAATATTGATGCTGGAGAAGAACTTACCGTTGATTATACGAACACACCGGATTTTATACAAAAGCCAGATGCAAGTTGGAGATGTGATCTATGAATAAACACGCTTAACCCTATTTCCAATATGAGACGATATTTCTGAACTTAATGTATTTACTTTATGCGATATAGTATCGATTGTTTGATTTTGAGTATGTTTTCCTCCATACAAATAAGCAATATCGTGTAACCGATCACCTGGTTTTGAAACACAAACGATTTGATCCATATTTGTTTTACCTAATACTCTACGTCGGGTACCATGAATAAAATAATATATTCCTGTGTAATCATATATTGGTATATCACCATAACCAATACCCAAAATACAAATTGTCATATTTTTTGGTGATACATAATCACAACCATATCCGATACATTCACCTTTTTTTATAGATTTTATTTGTAAAATTCGAGTATGTAATGTCATAACTGGTTGAATATTATATTTTTTCATTATTTGTGATTTAATATCAAATCCAAATATCCCTACTCCTACTCTTGATATCGTAAAATCAGATACATCATAATTTAAACATGCATTGGTATCTGCAATATGAACCTGAATTGGTCGAATGTCTATCTCTGCCAAGTCATTTCGTAATTTTCTAAATTTAGATAGTTGTTCCTTTACAAGAGAGTTATCAAAATTTTCAAGATCATCTATAAGATGTGACATCAACCCTTCTATTTTTATACTTGGATTTTGAGATAATTTCTGAATAACATCTAGTGCGCGCTCGTAACGTATTCCTGTTCGATTGAATCCTGTATCAACAAAAACAGTTATATTTACAGTTTTACCTTTCGGAATATCTTGTATTATACGAGGTATTGCTTCTTCATCGAAGATCGCAATTTCAATATCATTGTGAAATGCATTGAACACATCACGCGAATAAGAATCATATAACCATGCTAAGATACGACCTTTGTCGCCACTATTTCGTAATTCTAACGCTTCATTCACAGTAGCTACACCAATATAACCAATACCAATACTTCTAAGAAATTTGGCAATTTCTACTGCGCCATGTCCGTATGCATTACCTTTAATAACTGGCATTATTTCTGTTCCTGATACCTTACGGATTATGTTAATATTCGATTGTATTAGTTTAGTATTAATAACGAGACATGATGTATTATTATTCATTATTTCTTTTATTAAATTTTTTCGTTTTTGAGTTTTATTATAATATCGCTGATTACGGTATCGTTTTAACGTAACCATTATGATTATATTATTATATTATCTACATATTATAATCATACCGATTGAAATAACATGACAAAATCTCTCGGACTCTGTCGCTACAAAGATATATTTGGACGCCCAAGAGAAGGGGCACATGCGTACAGGATATTCGATATTGCAGTGATTGATGTCGCTGCAACTGTCGTGGTCGCGTTCTTGATCGCACACTTCTTCGGGTTCGTGTTTTGGAAATCTCTCGTTGTCCTCTTTATTATTGGGATCATATCACATCGTTTGTTCTGTGTGCGAACAACGGTGGATAAGTTTTTATTTCCGAATGTATGATACAAATCTTGATTTCATAACGAAATGAGTCGTTCCATCTATTGAATTACAAATACCAACAAAAAACTTTAAATTCTTCTCTTATATAAAGACCCAACAAAATAAAATGTTCAAAACCAGTGTTTTTGGATATATCATTATTATTTTTATTATTGTCGTGTGTCTAAAGATCTACCAAGAATCCGACGCGTTTCAGTTAAAATGCATTGTTTCAAAAGTGGATGGCAACAAGTACTGTGTCCGCGAACGCGCGAAACTAGAACTCGCCGCCGATCTCCTTGCAACCGTTACCCAGAAAATGAAAAAGGTAGTGAAACATATGGGCGATACATTCCCCGAACGCGATAACGTAAAACGTTTAGTGAAAAACTTCCGCCCAGAAAAGGTCAGTGAAACACTCCCTACAAGTGAATACACTGCGTATAGTGAGAACAAGGGTGAGAAGCTCGCATTTTGCGTCAACACCACGAAGAAAGGGAATAAGCTCATCGATGAAAATACACTCACATTTGTTGCACTGCATGAGTTGAGTCACATTATGACGGAAAGTGTCGGACACAAAGACGAGTTCTGGGACAATTTCCGATTCTTAATCGATGAAGCGCAAAAAATCAAAATCTACAATCCGGAAGATTATAAAATGAAACCAAAAGAGTATTGCGGAATGACGATTAATGATAATCCCCATTTTGACAACTAGCGCGCGCGTCCGGCCGCGAACCGCCGGGCGCTAACGCGCCATGTAAGGGGAGGGGGAAGATAGTATTAGTAACGCGTCAAAATCTAATTGGTACTGAACGGCGCGTGAGCGCCCGGTGGTATGCGGCCGAACGCACCCGGTGGTACGCGGCCGGACGCGCATTATACCTCCATCAGTCTCGATAATTGCAAGAATATTGTATTTGGTGTTCGTCGTTCTTGTATCGCCTTGAGATCCGCCGGTCGTGTAATACTTGCAACAAGATCACGGTCAACATATGTTACGCGGTAAACTTGATTACTCTCTTCTCCTTCTGCAAAAAATGAGACATATTCTGGTATTGTGCCTGCGTCAGTCCAACACCAGATCGCACGATGTATATGTTTATTTCGAAGCTCTTGCCATTCTTCAACAGATTTATATTGATACATCAGTGGAAATGCTGCATCATGTTCATAACTCTCATCGACAAATGTCACGAATATATCATCAACTGGGAACAACGTTGGCGAAGCGAGAACTTGTTCGTAGATGGATGCGCCGCCAATGAACCAAACGTGATCATAATTCATTACATAGTTACGGATTTCCGAGAGATTCTTGATGAATGTAACGCCAGTAGGAGGTGAACCAGTGGACCCAGATGGCGTCAACGAATCCACATCATGTAATGCAGATACGACGAAATTATCACGAAAAGGCAGTGGTTGTACGTTTGCTGGAATACTCTCCCACGTCTTTCGCCCCATTACCACTGCACTATTGTATGGAAATACCGACGACCGAGTCATTTGCGAAAAAAACCGAAGATCTCTTTCGATTTTAGGCCATGGCAACGTTCCTTGGTATCCAATGCCACCACCGCGGCAAAGCGCAACAATCATTTTGAATTCGGTGACACGAGAAGAAGACATTATAGTACAGTTAAAATATAGAATGAAAACACTTTATTATATATTTATTATTACTATACGAGTGAGATATTAATCTTCTATTGATATAATAGTATCATACGGAATATGGAAAAACCGGCATCAGAGATTCCTATTTATAAAATATGTCATATTCGGTCGCCGGATGATATTGCCGAACAAGCAGCCGAATCAACCGCCGCAAAAGCGTCATCACTTTCGCCGGAATACAATGTATTATACGTATTTTATGGGAATGTAGAGTTCACCACCGATGATAGTCAAGTTGTAAACATCAATGATGTATTCATTCGAGAACAAGAGAACCCTTTCTTCAAAACGATATTTAGTGATTACGAACTCTATTCGATCCGGCAAAATGAAACCAAGGTCGTCTTTCTTCCCGAGAGAATTTATCCCGATGATTCCATAGAAACAATCAAAAAGAAGTTTCTCTATTTGACGCGTGACCAGGTCGGTCTCTCGTATGCAGAGTTGTATTTCTTCTGTAAGCAGGTAAAAACGATTACAACGCAAAACGCGCATGATCACATCACTTCGAATGGAAAACTAGAAATGACACCTATCCGGGTTCAGAACTATTTACTGAATATCGACAATCAACCAACAGCTACAGAGCCAGGTGCTGAGTCCGTGTCTGAATATGCAAAACTCGGTCCACCAACTGGAGGGATCAATGGAAACTATACCTACACAAATATAGCAAATCTGAAATTAGAAGAGAAACCCCGTATTATCAATCTGGCAATGGGACAAGAATTGAATATTGCGTCTACATACGAATATCCCTACGCAGCAAATCCATTTGATGCAATAAACGCCGACCCTTTTTTAGAAATTCATGCTAGCGAAATTGTAAACACAACGAACAAGATGGTTCTTGTAGATTACGGGGTTTTCCTTCATAATACAATCTATTTGGTTTCGGCAGAAGATGTTCTAATTTATGCGAAAGAAATAAACATTGTGGCTCCTGTCGAGAATGCCGGCGCTGCCGCCGCCGCTGCCGCCGAAGCACCAATGCCTCGTGCTGCGAAACTAATCTATGAATCGTATATGATCCAGGTGTATTTCCCATATCTCTCGACATACCGAGATGAAACTCGTCATTTGTCAATTGAGCAGGGATCCGCAGAAGCATCCGGCGAGGTTGACTTATCTACAATTCATTCACATAATACACTTCTTCTACATAAGTTGAAACTATTTGACGCGGATAAAAAGATATTGAACGAGAGATTTATGCGCCAGACTGCGAATATCAAGTTATTATACGACATTTACGAGAGACGTACATCAGACCAAAACTACATTGATGATGGTATACGTGGTGTTGAATTTATGATTCATCCAGAGACACCATACAACCAATCTCTCGACGCGGTCTTTAAAATGATACACTGCTCGGAATATATCCCGTATATCAAATATAATCCGGGAAAGAAACGCGATAACATTTACAAGCTTTATATTTCAGGTGTAAGCCGAAGTGGACGCAAAATCCCATACTTACCCAAAAGCGACATATTTCGTCTTATCAAAACCACTGCGCGTAAAAAGAGTGTAGCGATGTACATTAATTATACATATTCTAATCCAGAAATACCAAATCATAAAGCAACTCATTCACATATCCCGGTTCTTTGCGAGTTCTATCCGGATGGTTCGATCTACGTGAAACTTTTTGTCAGGGTTTCATTCACAAGCGAGGAAATCGAAAATATAATCAAGGCAACTGTAAACCCGATATTACGCGTTATCAAAGAACATGTTGAACAAAGTGGATTTCAGATGACTCTTTTTACAAAGTTATACCATCCATTGATAGAGTTGATTAATCTGGAATATTTTTATCAAATTGCGATTACACGAAACATTGAAATAAAGCAAATGATCAAATGTATTTCTAGTGCGTTTAATGAGATAGAAGGAAGTCTTAAGAAAGGAATCGTATTGAGGTATAAACGTGTTAGTAATTATAATGACATGTCCAGTCAAGATGCGTATATTATTGAGATGATGAACAAACGGCAAAGTGATCGTGATATCATTGAAGGGTTACGAGATAATTATATGATGACGGAGCAAGATGCGCGTGTTAAATTATCGGGTATACTCTCATCATTACAAACACAACAGTTTTCTCGGTTTCGTGGTGGAAGTATTCGTATAAAGAATAACCCAGGATTCCTGACAAAGATAACGAAGGGTGCGTTTAATAATATTATAACAATTGAAATATCGAACATAAACAATGTATTATTTTTACCAGCACTCCATATTTATTTGGATTCGATTCTTCGTATCTACCAGAATCCGGGAACTACTGAAATTCCTTATGATAAAATCGCGGAATTATGCGCGAATGCTGCTGTTGCAAGTGCTTCTACTTCATCTATAAATACCTTGGATGTAAGATCTAAACCCGTCGCAGAAGCCGATGAAACTGTAACCGATGTTTTTGGACGAGACGCGCAAGCACGAGCCGTACTTGATGATGTTCGCCCGTCTGATAAAGAAGAATCAATGGACGTTATGGAAGAAATTATGCCGGTAATAAAGAAGCCTGCTAGTGGTGCTTCAGCCACCGCTGCGCCACTGGTATTTGGATTTGAAGCCGAAGCTCCAAAAGAAAAAGAAGTTGACTTGTTTGATTTATTACAAGGAGACGACGATGATGACGATGCTGGAGCGGATGATAGTGCACCAAATAGTGAACAGGGCGGCGGGGGAGGTAGTGGTGGTGGTGGTGGTGCAGCTGCTGCACCAAAAAGAAAGGCTGCATCAGCAGCAGCTCATTCATCGGAGGTAGAAGAAGATCTCTCGGATATAACCGGTATGGAATTATCAAATCCCAATCCATTCTCGAAACGCATACAAGAACGCGATCCAGTGATTCACTTGAACGAAGATGTAGGTAAATTCAATGCATATTCGCGCAGTTGTCCGTGGAATGTGCGTCGCCAGCCTGTTATTTTGACAAGCGAAGAAAAGGCGCGCATCGACCGCGAGCATCCTGATTCGTATTCACATAGTATCACATATGGCTCCGACTCGAGTAAACAGTATCATTATATTTGTCCGAGGTATTGGAGTCTGAAACACAATACAAGTCTTACTGAAGAAGAAGTGATGTCTGGTAAGTATGGAGCAGTTATCCCTCAAAAAGCGAAGAAAATCCCACCTGGTGCGAATATATTCGAGTTCACGGATGATAAATATCACGTTGACGAGAAAGGAAACTACAAACAACATTATCCAGGTTTCTTAAAGAAGGATGCGCATCCAAAAGGATTATGTGTTCCATGTTGTTTCGCACAATGGGATAAACCGTCGCAAACTGCACGAAGACAAGAATGCGAGACGAAACAGTTTGAATCAGTACGAACTGGTACAGAAATTTCTAAAACATCAGACACTGTTGCATCAGAAGAGGTTGAATTATCGCCAGGTCTCGCCACCGGCGCCGCCGCCGCCACCACCGCCACTGCAGGTCCAGCTGTATCTTTCTATTCGGAACCAGCCAAAATTAATGAAATGAAGGATGATCGTATTTTGAGTTCAGACAAATTCCCGCTTGAAAACAATCGATGGGGGTATTTACCATTACAGGTTCAAAAGTTTTTATTCAGTGATAGTCGAACTTGTCAAGTTAGTATCAAAAATACGGCAATCAAGAAAGATACGCCATGTCTTTTACGCCGAGGTGTAGAAACCAATGATCATCAATCGTTCGTTTCTGCGATTGCGTACTATTTCAAAGAAAGCATCGGTTTAACTACCACGACTGTTATTCCGGGAGAAGAACCGGAAATACCAATTCCAAAAACCGCAGTAAAATCTAAGATTCGTGATTCTATTTCAGAATCAATTGATGCAGAGCCACTTATTGCCGAAGGGGGTATTTCACTGAAAGAACGGATCTCAAAGTCAATTGTCGAAAGCATACAAAAACATTCCGCTCAATTGAAGAAAGCAACTGCCACAACTACGGCTACGGCTCCTCTTACTCCAAATGCCAGTGCAGGCGGTACCGCCGCTGTAGCCGGTGGCGGCGAAGCGGCAAATGCTGTCAATGACACCGGGTATAATTCAGAAGATGAAACACCTCTCGCAATGACACCACGTGCATCTGGTGCTGGTGTTGCCGCTTCATCAGCTGTCCCGTCTAGTTCAACCGGTGCTCCTGCACCCTATACATTATCACCATCAGCTGTTCCTACAATTCGAGAGATGCGAAGCATTATTATCCAATCTCTCGATATTGATATGTTTGTAACGTTACAAAACGGGACACTCGTCGATGTATTCTATAATCCCAATAAGGAAATCATTGACGTAGATAAATACAGTATGGCGGCAATCTCTCAAACACTCCCTCCAGAATCATTCTCTCGACTATGTAACTCATATGAAAATTTCATCGCGTACCTTGATGATGACGCTTCGATCATTGACCATACGTACCTCTGGGATATTGTATCGAGGCCGAATGAAAAGCTATTCAAGAACGGAAACAACATTATTCTTATTCATATTCCCGACGACGACATTACAAATAATGTACAAGTGATCTGCCCAACAAATTCATATTCAGGTGAAGTATTCGACTCTAACCGCAAAACAATTATCATTATGAAACGCGATACATATTATGAACCGATATACCTGTTTGAGAGTAAATCAAATGGAAAGTTTAGTGTTCTAGGCAGATTTGCAATCAAGAGTAAAACACTTATGCCAAAAATTAAACACGTCATCGAAAATGTCCGCGATCTCTATTTTTCATATTGTCGACTTCATGCGAGCCAGCCACGCGAATACCGGTATAAAATGAACCAGCCTGCGACGATGATTGCAAAGCAAGTAAAAGATGCAGGATTTGAAATCGAAGCACAGGTCCTCAATTTTAATAGCAAAGTCATCGGTTTACAAATCTCTCAGAACATCAATACGATAAAGTTAAATCCATCCAGTATTGTAAAAAAATCGAGTATACGTAAACGTTGGAAGGGTGTGATACCTACAGCTGTTTCGGCGCCTCTCTCGTCAACGACGGTGGGACCATCGCCACCACTGATAATGATGGATGATCCGTCACTCTGGACATTGAGTTATCGTGAAACTGTCGACTTCTTAGAAACGGTCGCTCGCCATGTAAAGAAAACAACCAAAAAAGAAGTTTACTGTCGACCAAGTGTGAAAGTTGTAGAAGATGGTCTTGTGGTAGGTGTTCTTACAGAAACAAACCAGTTTATTCAAGTGAACATAGATAAAGATCCACAATTAAATCAAGATGACGGACTACCCACGATAACAGAGAGTAATCATTTAATCGCAGACAAAGAAATTTCATCAAAGCCGGAAGGTACAGTTGATAAAGCTCGAGAGAAGTACGTTCGCTATATTCGTTTAGAAACCAACTTCTATAACGTATTCCGTAATACTGCGCGAAATGTTCTGAATCGTCCAGAAAACAAAGCGGTAAAAGACGACATTGAAAAGTTGATATCATCTCCATTTACGATCTATATGAATAAGTTGTCGCAAATTATCGCACACATGAAACGGCTGCTAACCAAGTATGTTGCATTTATTCGTTACAATAAAGACACATTGAAATTAGTTGGTGAAATATCTGGTTGTATTACGAGTGATGATGAAACGTGCGGAAAGAAAAGCTACTGTTTGAAAGAATCCGGTGGTTTATGTAAACTTCTTCTTCCTCAGCGGAACCTTATGTATCCGGATATTGACAATGAAATCGCGTATTTTGGAAAATTAGCAGACGAGATGATACGTTATGAACGGGTTAAATTATTCATGTTTGAACCAACAAAATATATGTCATTTCAAGACCGAAAGTATGATCTCCGAGACGATGAAATCATTTTATTAGAAACATTCATTACGCAAGAATACTTCGAGAATATGGAACCTGCTGATGAAAATCCATATGTATTTCAAACAAATTTTTATACGGTAGCACCAAGCAATGCTGGAAATCGTGTCATTCAGTCATACGATCCCGTTTATCGTAAGGAATATGTAGACCGTTATTTGGAATTGGAAGGTGCATCTGCCGCTTCTGCTGCTGCTCCTGGTGGAGCCGTTGCCGCTGCAGCAGCCGCTGCCGCACCTGATGTTTCCGCACCAGAGTCGTCACTTCAGATCAACGAGATCAATCACGTATTGGATTTTTGCCGTGAAGTATCGAAGCGTAAAGTGACAGAGAAAATGCGGCAACTATTCTTTCCACTTGCAAGTGCGAGTGCATTTGAAATACTATTTTCGAATGAAAGCAACGAATGCACATTTGATGTTATATTAACTATACTGCGTATTGTTGCACAAAATGCGTCAAAATGCCCGAGTGGCCATAGTTGTATTCGTCAAAAATCAAATCCTTTCACATTTAAATCAACAAACCCTTCTGCTGGGTCTGCGGAAGGAGGAGCTGCAGCGGGAGGAGAAGAAACTGAAGTATGCCAGAAATGCCGTAGTTCAATTGGTCATGACCATACTGAATTTGCATGCCGGCAATGCAATTACTTTATCTGTGAAAACTGTCGACATCAGCACGTGGACGAACTTGCAGAAATGACAATTACAAAGGTGAAAAATATACTCATTGGTGAATATGAAAAACTATCAGAGGCTGGTCTTGGAAAGAAACTTACGATGATCTTGAATGGATATGGCATGAAGAAATACGCTGACTTGATTAACCAAGACCGAGCAACATTATCACAAGTCATTCAAAGTGAAAACTACTTCTTGACAAACATTGATATCTGGATTTTAGCATTGTATTTCAAAATACCGATCGTATTTATTACACAGTCATTATTAAGTGAGAATGGTAAGAATATGATGGTTTTGTATGGCGATGTCGAAGATAGTAGTTATTTTTTCGTCCATCCATTCGCTGTCGCACAAGATGTTCCTTCACGATTCGGGTTAATCGAAGTGAAATATGCGGAATATTCATTATTGAAGATACCTCTTGATTTTATTTCTACTTCTTTACGAGAGAATATTCGACGTGACGATGAAGACCGAGTACCACTTGAAGAGTATATACGCACATTTAAAATTGGTAATGTTAAAAACAAAAAACGCGTATTTACGATGATAGAATCAGGTGTTGCGGAAGAACCGGCACAAGAAGTTTTACCGCAGGGTAATCCGATTGCATTTCTTGGTGCGACAGCGCCGAACTCGTCGCTGTTTCAATAACTAAAAATAAACTAAAAGATATATAGGAAAAATGAACCAAATACAAATACCTCACGGATACGTAACTGCTGAAGTTGTATCTCAGAATCAAATGAATAATCCTGCATCACAAGTAATTATAAGTGATGTATTTGACATACCGGATTTCGCACCAGCACCAGCACCAGCACCAGCACCTGCACCTGCACCAGCACCTGCACCAATTTTTGTTAATATTCCATTACAAACTCCAGTTTTAACACGAGCATCGACACCTTTACCTCCTGTAACCAATGCAATAAATAATACACAAGCACCAAATACCGCAATCAATTTCATAAAGGCAATCAATCATTCTGCAATGACGGATGTTATGAATCAATCGATCGCTCGTAATACGCCGCATATTAATCCGTCAGTTGGAACAAAAAAAACAGATGTATCACTTCCGGTGCCTGTATTAGTAACCAAAACAACAACAGCTGCACAAATAGAGCAGATACCTCCACCACCGTTACCAATATCACAAGTCTCGCCGTTATCACAAACATCATTGGTATCAGCTCAACCAGTTTCTTCTAATAACAAGACAACAACTCACCGTGTTAAACCAACGAATACAAAGATCATCATTGACGATGAAGATATAGATACTGCGATTGATTACGACGACGAAGAACCGGAAATAAAAAAAACCAAACTGTCTCTTTTTCATTTTGCCAAAGATATTACATTCAACTTGATATTCACGATTCCATTTCTTCGAACCAAACTGACTAATATTCTTCGAGAACCTTCTTTAGCGATTAATCAGATCGAACGAGTGTTTGATGAATTCAAGGACCGATTGAATCGTGTGCAACTTGAGAGCCTCAAAAAGTATGTATGTGAGGATGGAATACGCGATAAGTTAAATTTCATTCTTGAATCAGGGTTCAATAAAATATTATCCGATGGAAAAATCGATATCAATGATGCGCCGCAGTTTAATCAGCTTGTGTATTTCATTATCAAGTCATTTAACAATATCAATAACGGTAAAGTGTATCGTTTTTATGTATCTAGCGAACATGTGATGCTTCTTCTTCATTTCATATTAAAATCAGTTTTTACCCTTACATTGAAGGGAAATGAAGAACAAATGGCAATCGGTCTTTTAGACACAAGTTTTAAACTGGTTCAAATCGAAGTACTTCCACTTATTTCCAAACGTTGGTATCATCGATTCAGGATTTGTCACGCAGTTAAAGAAATAGAGGAATTGATCGAATAATTGAATGAATGGAATTGATCGAATAATTGAATGAATGGAATCAAATATTTAGGAAAAATGCGTAAACGGCGCGTTTTTTTCGCGAAAAGAACTTAAAGATATTTTCTCCGTATACTATGAGAAGGTGCGATCCACTTCCTCCTCTTTCGAGTAGAAGGAGCAAAATAAGTGTAGTTTTGTATATTTTCTAGATGACAACAAATCATTCTTTCGTCACAATTATTTTGACTGACATCACATTATGTGATATTAGGTACGCCTTGTGATGATTATCATTATTAAAGATTTGTTGAATCTAGAAATGTACAATAATTACACACATGTTATACCGGTGTAGCTCAGCGGCAGAGCGTCTAAAAACATCGTTTGTTACCCTTTTTACTACTTCCGTAAGGAAATGGTCCGTTCTACGAATGATTATCGCCTTATAAGCGGAAGGTCGTAGGATCGAAACCTACCGCCGGTATTGTCAAGCTGGACGCTATAAACGCAGCATCGTCATTTCATTCTAAGAAACACTCTCATTTTACCGGCATGGCGCAGCGGAAAGCGCGCGGGGCTCATAACTCCGAGGACATAGGATCGAAACCTATTGCCGGTATTCATCAACACTTCGCACCGGTGCTTCAGGCACTAGAGCAACACAACAAACCTCCTTAGCTCAGAGGCAGAGCGCGGGGCTCATAACCCCGAGGTCGATCGGATCAAAACCATCAGGAGGTAATAACCCAAATTATTTGGGGTCTTCGCTTACTTTACAGAAGTAAGTCGTCTACGCATTAGACACAAACTTTTTTAAACCACCTCCACGGCGGACGTTTTATCGTCTGACATCTACTTTACTGATAACTAAACATTGTCGGTCCGAAAGTCGGATGGTTATCTTCTTTACTCATTAAAAGGACGGTGTGGGATCGATACCTACAGGTGGTAATTGTCAAGCTGGACGCTATAAACGTAGCAAAACCGATTAAGGTGCATTGTTTTACCGACATGGCGCAGAGGCAGCGCGCGCGGCTCATAACCGCGAGGTCACGGGATCAAAACCTGTTGTCGGTATTTATCGTTTTTGTGTTTTGTAGAAATGCAAATGTCTTGTAAAAAGACACCTCATCGTATAACAAAGCCTACTTAACTGTATGTTTTGGATGAACCATTCTCCGTCTGACACATATTAGACTGTTTCACCAACGGTACGAACGTTAGACGGTTATCTCTTAATTTAGAATTCTTACTCGAGAAGTGTAATTGTGTCGAATGACTAACATACACAATCGAACTTTAGTCAAGCTGGACATTTCGCACAGTACAACTGTGGAGTTGAGCGAAAGCTCAAAAAAACGTAGCAATCAACCTGTTTTACCGGGGTGGCGCAGGGGCAGCGCGCGGGGCTCATAACTCCGAGGACATAGGATCGAAACCTATCTCCGGTATATTTTAGAAATCATATAAACATTTCTTGTTTATATTATTTAACTTGTAAAATTGATATAAATATTTACGATGAATGCATATATCATCGTTCGAGGAAATGGATGGAGAAGGACAAAACCGACGTGTCGAACAAATGAAGGCGGTACATGCAGAAGCACTGGAACTATTTACGCGGAAGAATGCAGACTATGGAGACGCGTTTGCGAAATATGGCGTGATTGGAGTTCTCATGCGAATCGAGGATAAAATTCAGCGATCCATGTCAATCACCAAAAACGGCGTGAATTTAGTGGATGATGAAGGTATACGAGACACACTGATCGATTTACACAATTACGCGGCGATGGCATTGATGTTGCTGGATGAAAAAGAGACTTAAAAACAAGTTCAGTTAGTTATATGGTTATGACCGCATATATGCGGTCGTATTCCGTAATGGTTACGCTCTTTTAGTTTAGTGGTAGAATTTGGGTCTTATGAGCCCACGGTCACGGGTTCGAATCCCGTAAGGAGCATTTTAACGATCAATATTCAAATACTAATGTATTAGATTAGTATTTAATTAAGCATATTTCCATATAAACCCACCTGCTATTTTAACTTTTCCATTCATACATAATGATATCATTTTTCTTGATACTTTAGTTACAAACGATGCGTTACTAATAGAATAATATTCATTTAAAAATATATTATCTTTATTATACTGACAAACCCTAGTAGAATTGGAGTTTGAATGTGGTTGTTTATTATTTTCAGAATAATAAGTTTTCAAACCTTCACTTATTTTATTTTTAGTTTCCTCACTAAGAAATTTCTTTGTAACGTAACTAATTTTATTTATTTTTGAATTATATATACCTTGTTTAATTTTATTTATAGTATCAGGTTGTTTCATTAATAAAGTATTTCTATCTGATAATACTTTTTTTAGTTCAGGATTATCAATATATTTTTGTTTTAATGTGTTCTTAATACGATTTTTTACTTCTTCAGTATGATTTTTTCCTTTAAAACCTCCTCCGCATTGACCTCCATGTGTTAAATTGTAACCATTTGGTGCAACACTATTATATTTTTTTATGTATTCTATTTCATATTTAAATCGATCTTCATCAAAACAAATAAGTATTACACTAAACTCAAAATTTTCAATACCATACTTATTAAACGCTTCTCGTAATGCAGGACATCCTTTATTTATACTTGCGGTTTGTATATGTTGATTCCATCTTTTTTTTACATCTTTATATGTTGTGATACCAATATATACTTTCTTTGAAATTTTGTTTAATATTCGATATATGTATGCCATTAAAAATATACCTAATTTGTGATATTAAAATACAAATCTATTTATTTATTATATTTTTCTTTATTTTACATCAATAAATTAAAATACTAATATTATGTATAACACAATATTCGTATTTCATGGTTAATCATAGGAAGTCGTCGCGCAAGACCCGTGGTCACAAGCGCAGCAGCACTCGCCGTCGTGCATCTACTGTGCGTCATCGCCGTTCTCATACTCGCCGTCATCGTCAGATCCAGAGCGGCGGATGAGGCCAGGCCCCCCCTGTGGGGAATTAAATAGAAGACTTACACAAACAATGAAACTGGTAGATTATATTGTTGTGAAGACGCGTTTATAAACCTATCGGAGAAATGCGGTACTGATTTAATATAATTCATGTTTCATGATTTGTGTGTATGAATATTTAGTATTACTATAATATAGTAAATATTCAGATATGGTTACAGCATCTAAAAAATCAAATAATAACAAGAAAACTACTGTAAAACATAACAAGAAACATCCTGATAAAATAGACAAAAACAAGAAAGACGACAAGAAAGATAAGAAAAAAACAAAAAGCAAAAAAAAATCTTCGACATCCAATAAAAAAAAGGATGAAAATAAAGGTGGTCCTGTAGATGAAAAGGGAAATCCACTTCCCATCGATAATCCGGATGGCGGAGACCCAATATGTCCAGGAGGGTATAAAATCGATTACGATTTTGATCCATTCAATGATCCAATCAATCCACCGTTTCGGTGTGTTTCATCGTTAACCGATCCAAGTGATGGTGCAGCTGGTAAAGAAGATGCTGCCGCAAACAATCCTCCTCCTGTGGCTGAGGCCGCAAATGCGGCAGCCGACGAAATGTCTGAAGGTGGTAGTCGACGTAAATACCGAAAAAAAACACGTAAACTATATTATTCTCATCGACGATTATCGCATCGCCGTAAGAGATATTAGAATCCCATATCATATTCGTCGTCCACTTTTCCAAGTCGCACCTTCTTCACATTATCCACGCATGACTGAATCGCCAGTTTCGGTATACCGCACTTATCCGTCTCCAATCCAACCGATGAATTCGCCTTGAACGCTTCTTCGATTTCTTCATTCGCGTCGGTGTGACGATATTCCACTGCTTCTTGTTTCATCATCTCGTCCATATTCACGAGCACCTGAAACGCACTTGTGCCATAGTATCCTTCTTGACCGCACATCACATTTGCTGAAATACCGCGCATCGGATCCAACTCTGCATGACGAGCCGCCTTCAAGAACATCTCCGGTGTCTCTTCAAATGACGCCTTTGCAATCGGACCAATGTCATCGCTGTTGATTCCATGGCGGAAGATTGAGATCATGGATGAGGAAACAGTCATGCGATCACATAACAGGCACACATGGTGATAATTGATCGGCGAGTCGTCAAATACCTCAGCAAGTTCATTGTAAATCGCTTGACGCGCAGCCTCAATTCCGAACACACGATATACTTCTTGAATGTCATTGCTCACTGTACGTTTAGCGTCGATATAGTCCAACCCGAGCATATGAATCAAATTGGTTCCAGTTGTATCAAGCACCCAACTATCTTTCTTCGTATACACTCCATCCGCCTTTGTCAAAGTATTCTTGATTTTACGCAACATAACCTTCTTGATTCCTTTCACACCACGAAGAACGATATTGTTCAATAACTGATCCTGAAATGACTTGATCATGTAGATATGATCTGACTGGTCTAGTGGGTTTTGTTTGTGACCACCGCCACCACCAAACCCACCGCCACCAGCGCCGCCGCCAGACTTCTTTCCTTGCGATATATTCTCCATACGAAGCCGGAATACAAGGTTGTCATCATTATAATCCGAGAAGGCGCAACTGACTTCGGTTCCATAGCTGTTCTTGATAGAGAAGTGAATATCGTCCATCGTCAGTTTCTTATCCAACATTGCAACTGGGTCAATCTTGATACGGATGATCCACTTGGATTTCATGGCCGCAGAAGCAGCCGCGGATGCAGCAACACCGCCAGCACTTGGTACATCAGGAACACCGGCCGTTCCTGCAATCACTGAATCACGCACGCACTCTTCAATCAACTTCTCGAACTCCTGGTATTGAGTCATTACTGCGCGGTCTTGTTCAACATGTGTATTCAAATCATCTGGATCAAAGCACACTTCCACGCTTTCTACAACTTCCGCTAACTTCGTATGCTCGATTAGAGGGATGAATTCTTGAACGCGCTCCGGTGTAGATTCATCATCCTCTTTGAAATACACTGTAATCGACGGATTCTTTGGATTCTCTGAAAGTGACAAGATTTCCTCAATACGTGGAACACCGCGTGTAGCATTCGACTTTGATGCAACACCTGCAGAATGAAAGGTGTTCAGTGTTAACTGTGTAGTAGGTTCACCGATACTCTGTGCGGATACCATCCCCACCATTTCACCCGGTGCGACAATGGATCGCTTGTACTGCAGATTGATAACGCTGATTAAGATGGAAAGCGCACTTCGGTTGAAACGCTTCACAAAGAGAAGCTCCTTCGGTGAGAGGTAATAATAATACATGACCTTAAACAAAAGCGTAGGCGGAGTATAATATAGATTCTCTAACTGACGAAACCCTGCTGATATCATGTCCATTGCTTCCAACGGCGTAATGTCTACCATTGAGTTCTGGTTGATTTGTTGTTGCGCCTGAACATTGTTGATGATGTGCATAAATGCCACCGGCATCTGGACATTCTTATTATCGAGGTTGTTGAATACGCGTTCAATGATCAAGTCGCGCATTTCAATCATATAATCAATCAGGTCTCGGATCTTCTTCGTTGTCGTGGCCTTTTCCTTCTTCATCTTCGCATACGCGGTCTTCGTAAATGCAGTAACAGAGCTCTCTTCAGTTTCACTAGAGTTGTCAAGTGGAATATGAAAGTGCGCGTAGATTTCGTCCATACTCATCGCCACAAGTGGGAGGGACTGATTCTCCACCTTGATCGTGTCGATTCCATCATCACCATAAGCGAACTGGATAATACGTTGCTTGCCGTTACGCACGGTCATATCGTATTCCACCTTCAGATCTTCCATACCTTTAATGAGACGACGTTGGATATATCCTGTGGTTGACGTATCGCGAACTTGAAGACCATTTGCCAAACCAAAATTGAGTGTCTTTGGAATTGTCAAATCATACATTTTCGGGTGAAGCGCGGGATCTACTATTTCCATTGCGACGATTTCATCCAGGATTACATCATTCAGGGTGCGAATCTTGTCTAATTTGTCAGTCCAAACAATAGATTTCATCTTACGATTTTTCTCAGGATGAAGAAGAGTGATTTGCTCTGAAAATCGCTTTCCATTTGATGCGCGGATTGACAAACGATGCGCTGGTTTGATATTCTTTGTTCCAAAATTGTTTTTCTTGAGTTGAGATTTTGATATCTTTGCATAAACACCTAATCTGGAACACAGAAACGCAATGTCTTCCGTCAATCGTTCGCTGCAAGATGACGAATCAATTGAATTTCGAGAAATATGTCCATCACCTGAAATATAACCACTCAATAAACCCTTAGCAAAGTCAGTATTTGAAATATATGCCTCATTAGGAATATGTTTGTTTTCTGCGCCGTGTCCAACTAGTTTCGTAATAAATTCAGCCATAATACTAGATGCTCCACAAATTGTCGTTGTTGTGCCATTGGCTTTGTTTGTCCTAGATCTTTCGACGCATTGAATATTGAACTTAGAGAACCAATTTTTAACAAACGATCGAATAGTTTCATCATTATTTGTAATAGTAATTTGGCAGTTATGAATGTTTCCTTCTGCGATAAACAACCCGATAAATACACCATTTTCAAACGTCAAATCAAATGTTTCTGGAATATTTGAATGCTGTCTTGATCCGTTGTATGAATATACGCAATCGGAAGATATATTTTCAATATTTGAGCGAACAACTGCTCTCTGAAGACGAGCCTTGCTCGGATAAGGGAGAACAAATGTATTGTTGTTATTTTCATTCCACCAGTTGGTCGGGATTTTCATTCTATCATCACCCATTGCTTCTTTCATGAAATCTACTGCCTTACGTATTTCAGAGCCGTATACATATTTGGTTTTTGGTAAATATTTTTCCATTGGTATCACCATAATTGAAGATTCACCATCCGAACTGTAATCACAGACATTTTTCGCAACAGGAACGAAATCGCCAACCGTGATTTCTTCAGTGTACTTCTCTCGAAACTGCTGAAGCTCCTCATTCCAAACAAGAAGCGACTTATTCGCGGTAACCGTGACATAACGCCCAGCCTTGGTTTTTATTTTGAAGAGCTTTTCTCCTGGGTCGTGACGCGTTACTGCTGTAATTGTCTCCCAAGATACATTTCCTTCATAATCCATCGTAACGATTTTGATCGGATGTGTCAATTCCAAGTATTCCATATTCTGCTCGGTCATATACTGAATCTTATTATCACTACCACTTGTCATCTTATGGTTATCCAAATGTGCATCAATCCATTCACCAATTTTGACATATTTAGGAACCTCATTTTCTACAACGATAATCGGCGTCTCCCATGTAACAGATTTAACAGCCGTATCAATAAGACCAATACGACCACCCATCGCGTGGAAGAAGAGTTCCTCTGGCGACAACCCCGAAATAAACGAACTCTCAATGAATCCACGTGCGAGAGGTCCATCATCAAACTTATTGAAGTGAGGAAGCGTGCGACTATCAAAACCGTACGAAATACGCTTGCCTTCGATTGCTTGTTGACCAAGGCACGAAATCATTTGCGAAATATTGATGTCACTACCTTTTGAACCGGAAAGCACGAGACCGATGAAACGGTTCGCAGAATTTAAACTCTTCGTTCCGATACCACCTGCCTCACTCGTGGCAGTATTCAGAATATTCGAGACCTTTGCTTCAAACTCCGCCTCGTTCGACTTTCCAGTCTTGTTCTCGAAAATTCCCAGATGGACCTGGTCGATCAGATTCTTCACTTCCGTCTTCTTCTTCGTGATAACATCTACGATTTGTGTATTCGTCGCCTTATTCGCAATAAGATCACTGATACCAACACTATATGCGTGCGATTTCATATATTCCGTGATAATATTCTGAAGACCGTCAATGAAGTCGGCTGCTGCGATATTCCCAAAATCATTGCATACACGCTGGATCAATCCGACGCCACCACCTCCGAGAACGCTCTTGTCGATTTGACCACGGATCATGCGTCCATTCCTGATTTCAACGACATTATTCGAGGTGGCGTAGTCCTCATTCGGGTTCTTCTCGCCGAATGCCTTCTTCTTGTATTTCAGGGTCAAGGGTGGCAAAATCTGCGACAAGACGTCGAAATTGCTGACATCCTCGCCGCTCTTGAATAGCGTTTCATTGACACGAGGATACGCTGCGAGCAAGTTCATTGCTTCCCTTGGCGTGAAACGGATATTCTCCCGTGTGAATAAGTATGACCCGATCAGCGAGTCCTGGAAAACGCCGATAATCGAGTTATTGTTTGCAGGACTAATGAGTTGGTAGGGAACTGCGGCCAAGTGGCGCAATTCAATCTCGGACTCGTCATCCTGCGGCATATGAAGGTTCATTTCATCTCCATCGAAGTCTGCATTATAGGGTTTCGTACAACCAACATTCATACGAAACGTATCTCCCTGATACATCACACGCGCAATATGACACATCATACTCATCCTGTGAAGTGTCGGCTGACGATTGAAGAGGATCGCATCCCCGTCCATCATATGACGGTGAACGATATCGCCGTTATTCAGTGTAATATTCGCGCGGTCTGCATAACGAAGCGAAATCGATTCGCCCGTCTTCCGCTCCAGGATCTTCGCGCCAGGGTACTCATCCGGGCCCGCACGAACCAGACGAAGCAGGAATTTCTTGTTCCGGTCGTTGACTACAACCGGCTTCGTAATATTCTTCGCAATTTTCAACGGAACACCGAGTTCACGAATGGAGAGGTTAGGGTCCGGTGTAATCACTGAACGCGCTGAGAAATCCACACGTTTTCCCATCAAATTCCCGCGGACACGACCACCCTTTCCGTTGAGACGCTCTTGAATGGATTTCAGCGGACGACCGGAACGTTGTGCAACAGGAGCACAACCTGGAATGTTGTTGTTGACTTGTGTAGCAACGTAATACTGGAGCATCATGTGCCAGCCGTCAATCACGTTCGCAGGAGCGCCCTCATTGATCTTGTCTTGAAGTGTCGTATTCGCCTTGATAATATTCACGATGATATGGGTAATGTCATCCTCGCTCCTTTGTGAGCCGTCCATCTTTACAGAGGGTCGAACGGCAGGTGGCGGAATCGCGAGAACCTGACAAACCATCCAGTCAGGACGCGAGAACACTGGACTAAATCCCATGAACTCGACGTCTTCGTCACTGATCCTGCGAAAGATCTTGATCACGATTTCTGGCGTCAACTTCATCGAAAGAGATCCATCCTTGTCCGCTTCAGCTGCACTACCTGCGATACTGGCCGCAGTCGTCTCTTCTAAAATTCCTTTGACATTGTCCCATTCCGCATAGATTTTTCCGAGACCTGCCTTCATGGTAATCCTACTAGGCTGAAGACAACCACAGCCGGTTTCGGTGTCTTCACCACAACGTTTGATTTTACTGGCAATCCGAAATACTTGAGTCCAGCGCTCATCTGCGGGCAACGCGAGAAGTTGCTTATTCGCAGACTTGCTCATACGAAGAGCACTACACTTGATGCAGACACAGCGCAGGATTTTTATAATCGTTCCTAGATATTGATAGTAAAACACTGGTCGAGCCAGCTTGATATGTCCAAAGTATCCGGGACATTTCATATAGTCAAGTCCGTCTGTTGGACAAATCACACCAGGATCAATTGGTCCCATCCTTGGGTCAAACAGCCCACCAATGACAGGTTTATTGTTCACATATGTTTCACGATTGGTGATTTCAGCAACAGATCCTTTCAATATTTCTTCGGGAGACATGATACTAAATTGAATACCGATGATTTTAGAAACTGGAGTAGTCGTTGTCATTGCCATTGTTTTTGGGTATGAAACCTTATGTGTTCGGTCTTCTTATATACCTACTATAATATTTAGATTGTTTTCAATTTTGTTGATATTTAGAATTTCGAATGATAATGGACGTAATGGAATGGAATCATGAGGGACGTAATGGAATGGAATCATGAGGGACGTAATGGAATGGAATCATGAGGGACGTAATGAAGAAAGAAGAAGCATGAACGAATTCAAAAAAAATTGAAATGGTTTTTTCATGAATGACGATCCACAGTGATTCATCAAGAACAACAAGAACAAACAATGCCATTCATTATCAAGAAGAACGACAAGAAGTCCCGCATCTTCGGAACCAAGCCAACTTATAAGAAACATCGCGACGATGAGGACAACAAGGGTGTACCTGAATCCGAATCCGGATCTGGATCAGACTCTGAAGGAGAGCACTCCACCGGATCATCGTCTGTGTCTGTTTCTGTCCCTGAGCGCCGCATGAGCACTCGCCGAAGCAACAAAATCACTAAAAAGACCAAAAGCGCCGCTGCGAATGTGGTGGTTGGAAAAATTGCTGAGGCGCTTGCTTCATCAGTGATTGCAGCTGCGATTGCAAACGGCAAAGGCAAAGGCAAAGGAAAGAAGTTACGCCGTGACGAAGAGGAGGAAGAAGAAGACAGTGACGCTGAAGAGGAATATGAAGATGAAGAAAATGTAAGTACGGATGACGATGACAGTCAAGAAGAGACAGAAAGCGAAGAAGAAAACAGTGACGATGACGAAGATGACAACAGCGAGGATGACGACGACGAAGACTACGACAGTGACGACGACGACGACAGTGATGACGACGATGATTACTTCAGCGATGATGACAGCGACGACAGCAGTGAAGCGGACATTGCGCGTCACAAGAAGGACCAAAAGAAAATGGAACTGCGTTGTGAGAACAACAAGAAGCAACTTGCCGAGATTAAGGAAACGATTCAGTCCCTCACTGAAACGATGACTTCCAATGCTTCGCTTGCAAACAATAAGTTCATGAAAAAGCAACTCGAAGAAATGAAGCAAAAGCAGCGTGACATTGAGAACCAGCTCCGCGCCGATGAAAAGAAGCGCGACAAGTTGAACGTCAAAGAGTTCAAGACACTTCTCAGAAAGAAGAACTCTACCAACGATCTCCGCTACTTCCGCCGTCACATGACGCCGACTGAGCAGCAAAAAGTCATCGCCGATTTGAAGCAGATCCACGCTGTTAGCATCATTCAGAAACCATACCGACTTTCCCTCTTGGAAACCGACATTCCAATTGCATTCAAAGCGATCGCCATGCGCAAAATCAACTCGCTTCGTCACATGGAGCCGGGTTGCGGTGAGTACTACAAGGTGAAGAACTGGGTAGATACTTTCATGAAGATCCCTTTCAACAAGACCAAGAATCTCCCGCTGACGATCGAAGATGGTCTGCAGCGATGCAGTGAGTTCATGGAAGCGTCCAAGACCACACTTGACACTGCAGTTTACGGTCTCAATGACGCAAAGCTCCAGATTATGCAGATGCTCGGTCAGTGGATTTCAAACCCAGGCGCGATGGGAAGTGCGATCGCCATCAAGGGTCCGATGGGTACTGGCAAGACTTCACTTGTGAAGGAGGGTATCAGCAAGATTCTCGGCCGCGATTTCGCCTTCATCGCGCTCGGTGGCGCTACTGACAGTAGCTTCTTGGAGGGTCACTCGTACACCTACGAGGGCAGCACGTGGGGCAAGATCGTCGAGATCATCATCCAGTGCGGCTCGATGAATCCAGTCATCTACTTCGATGAACTCGACAAGATCAGTGAAACCGCCAAGGGCGAGGAAATCGTCGGCATCCTGACGCACCTCACCGACACGAGTCAGAACTCGCAGTTTCACGACCGCTACTTCGCTGAGATCGACTTTGACTTGAGCAAGTGTCTCTTCATCTTCAGCTACAACGACGAAAGCAAGGTCAATCCCATTCTCCTCGACAGAATGTACAGGATCAACACAACTGGATACAACAAGAAGGACAAGACGCAGATTGCGCAAAAGTATCTCATGCCCAAGATTTGCGCGCAGGTAGGATTTCGTGAAGGAGACATTGCCATCCCAGATTCAGTGATCGAGCACATCGTGGAGAACTACACCGAGAAGGAGGAAGGAGTTCGCAACTTGAAGCGCTGCTTGGAGGTCGTGCACCGTAAGTTGAACTTGTATCGTCTCATCAAGCCAGATACGCCGCTATTCGAGAAGGAGATGTCGCTGAAGGTCGCGTTCCCGTTCTCGGTGACAAATGAGGTTGTGGACAAGCTGGTCAAGCAGGCCAACGATGATAAGCGTGTGAATTTGAGTTTGTATTTGTAAAATATTCTTCGGATCTTGGAAAAATAAATATTAAAGATTTTTTATTCGGTTTTGGTAACATGATGTATAATGTTATAACACCGAACCAACCGATTTATGTCTTCTTTTATAATTTTTGGATTGGATTCATGGAAAAAACAGACTGTTTAAACTATACATTCTTCCTCAAACTACTAGAAAAGGTATACAATGTTCCAGCTTATATGACAAGATCAGCAGATGAAGCAAATGTGTTAATAGATTCTATATTTGGAGGTCAAACCTATCTTTATTATAAAAAATGGAATGCAACATTTTTATTCACAGGTGAATCCAATTATTATACTGTGACTAATGTAGATCATTATGATTGCGTTCTTGGATTTGAATATACACACGACCGTTATGTCAAGTGTCCTCTTTATCTTTTATTTCTCTATTCGAACTCGTGTATTTATGAACAATTATTAGAAAATGACCGACAAATCGCTTCTGGTAATTTTGAAAATACGTATTTATCAGGTAGTCTGATTCCACCTAATGAGGCGTCTGTAGTGGTTACCAATAATTATCATGGCCCCGAAAGGTTACGATTTATGGATCGTCTTGATGAACATATGCAAGTATTTTATGGCGGGAAATACAAGAATAATATTGGTGGTGTTGTCGACGGGAATTTTAATTCTCCGGAATTGAATAAATTCTACCAGCGCGGGAAATTTGCAATTACAATGGAAAATACAGATCGACCATACTATATTACTGAAAAACTAATAAATGGTTTTCGGTCTGGCGTGGTGCCTGTATATTGGGGTACATCTAAAGTAAGCGAGTTTTTTAACCCAAAACGGTTTCTTCATTTGAAGTCTAGTGCTACAGAAGAAGATATATCTGAAATGATTGAACGAATGAAATCAATGACAGATGAAGAGTATTTGAGTATGATACGTGAACCAATAATGATACGTTCGATTGAAGATGTAATGAACGATATTTCAGAGTCTATAAAAAAAAGACTTACCTTGCTTACCTTTAATGTCGTATATGTGTCGTCCGATTAGTTCCAGTCAATGCGCATCCGCTTCATTCCTGCTTCTTCGTCGTTTTCGTCGTCGTCTCCTTCGTCCTCGTTGCCGGCAGGTGGGTATTGGTTCGAAATGATTGTGCCGTATTGACGGATGTAGTTTGTCGGCGCCTCATCTTCTTCAAATGCAGCAACTGCCTCTTCGGTGAGAATTGTCTCTGCGAGTTCTTGGTCCAGGTATTGGCTGAAGACGACAGGGCAAGAGTTGTCGTCGGAAGATCTGTTTGTACTGCGTACCTCGATGAGAATTCGTGGTGGTGAACAGCGTCCCGAAACCAACGCGGAATACTCCATCTCAGATGCTTTGAACCGGGTGGGTTCGCCTTCTGAAACGGCTGTCACGTAGTAGGGTGAATGGTCCATTGGGTCTCGCTGTGTCTCCATCCACCACGCAGAAGCGCAGTATTCAATGCGTGCAATCTCACGACACTCTGCAATGAATTTGCGGCACAGGTCGGCGTGGTGAATGATCTTCTGGATCGTGTTTTCCGCGGCCAGTTTGTAAGCGAGAATGTCGCGTGTTCGCAGCGCACGAATGATCATTTCAGCTTGCATGCAAAGATTGCGAGCAACTGTACGGTGATTCTGCTGAACCTGTTGAATCTGTTGTTGAATGAGCGAGCTGATTTCTTTGTCTCCTGGGATTTCCGGTTCGAGTTCAAGTTCTTCGACACAGCCGCTGAGAACGCTCTTCAAAGCAGCTGACACTTGGTTTCTTGTTTTTTTGAGATTTTTGACAGTTCTGTTCCGCTGGTGTTCGTTGGTGACGAGCATTTTGCGAAGATCCTCGAGCATTTTCAGCTGTTCGTTGATGGATTGTTCTGCTTGAAGAAACTTGCTGCATTGAGGCAGTTTGGTTTCGGAATGAATGACGCTGTTGTGACTCACCTTGCACATTGTCACGTCGAATTCGCGGCTTCCGAGAAATGTGCCAGGTTCGACAACACGTGCGCGCGGTTGTTGAACGTCACGATCGAATTCGCGACGAACACCTTGCACGATTTCAGTGATGCGGCTGTTGTATTCCTTGAGGTCCTTGGCTCCGTGGATGGTGGTTGTAAATGTTTCGTTGGCAGCAGTAGTAGCGCTTGATCTTCTGTATGTCGATTTTCTGGATGGCATTGTCTTTGTTCTGTGTTTCTTGATTCACTGTTAATCGTCAAGTAGTGGAAAAAACATTTCAATTTTTTTCACATAGTGGATGTATGAACTCCACAATGTGAAAACACCTAAATTCCTGAATCAGTAGTACGATTACCACCACGAGTATTCAAGTACTTAATCTGTTCAGAAGTCATGCAGATACAACCGGTACTAGTTGAATAAGGAGACGGACAGCATTCAGGTTTGGATTTGTTCTTCGAAAAAATCAACATTCCGGTATTGGATGGATTTTCTGCACTATATGAACTACCAGAATTGCTATTTTCGGTGTAACCAAATTTAGAAGCATATGAATTTGCCTTACTTACCCACATACTAGCGAGGTCTCCATTTTGGATTTCGTTCACATTTGAACCCATAGTAGCCATACCTTCACGACGAGAAGATACAGTTATTTTCTCTTCACGTGGCGGAGGTCCGCTGATAAGATCTACAACTTTATTCATACCTGCATCAAAGACCTTTTGTAATCCTCCCATCTCCAGTCCCTCCGTCACCTCTTCTTGAAACCGCTCTTTACCGGATCCTTGCAATACATTCAAACCTTGTTCAAACACTGTATGTATTCCCCCCATGTCAAACCCTTCCACACCAGGTGGGTTCAGTATCGGTGGAACAGGCTGATTTTTAGACATGATTTTTGCGATATCTTGATTCGCAGCCTTTACGGCTTCAAGTGACCCAGGAGTTCCTGTGTCTTTATTTTTATCATTATTTGTGTTGCCTTCTTTTAAAGATAACCCAGTATTTCCCATCATATAATCAAAAATTGGGTATCGGCAACAACTGCAAAATAAATTTGCACCGATAAATAGAAGAACAATCACAAATAGTAATAGTTTATATTCCATGGTTTAAATTTATAATTGTTGATATAATAAAACAATAGATAATTATTCGTCAGTAGTTGTACATGTTCTCTAAATAACCAATTATGGCGATGGCATCCGACTTGTTCGTTGTCGAGTAATTTGACGAGAAACAATTCCTAATAAAATAAGTGGGATTGCAATTGTGATAAAAACCGCAAGTGCACCAATTGCTAGAGCCCATCCTACAAAAGGAATATACCATAATATAATAATAACGATAACCATAATGACTAAAATAATGATCATGAGTTCGTAAACAGATCCAATCAATGAATAAAATGACCACAATACACCAACAAATGTAAGTAAAAATGTTGCTAATATACCCTTTATTTTCTCAAAAAAATCGACCATTTTAATAAGCATGACTTGAACTGGGATTATGACGTTTTGAATACGATTGAAAATTGCCAAAAATATCTCTTTCAATGTATCACGTATCTTATTCAAAAATAAACGAAGTGTTTCGATTACTTCCAAAATCTTTTTGAAAATATTCATAACTGCATTGAAGATCGCATACACCATGACCATTGGTTTATCAAACACCCCTTTTGTCATATTCGAACTGCATTCTGTGAAGTTTTGTTTTGTATACTCCATCGGATCTACGCCTTCAGGAGCATTAATCCATCCGGCAAATGGCATCACATCTGGTCGACATCTATACTTCGGCCAGTCTTGCTTAACTTCTTGCATCTTGATCTGGATCTGAAAGTAACTCACTGCACACATGAATAAAAATATGACAAGACATACTTTCAGAATGTCGATGCCGTATCTTCCAGAAAATGTATTGTCGCCATATAAATATCTCAACCGTTCAATAATCGGTTGTTTTTTTAATTTTTCTAATTTTTCATTATGCTCAGATGATCCTTGTTTTGCATATTCTTTTAATGTGGACAAAAATGAATTACGTATACTCGATAATCCTTTATCAACTGCTTTGTCTGCAACAGTTGCAGATACAATACCTAAATCTAGAAAATATTTATGTGCGGCTGATATAATGAGTGTTACCGGATCAGCCATATTTTTTTTATCTATTCAGATATATTTTAGATATATTTGAATATTACTACACTTTACTAAGGTGTATAATCGTTTACGATAAAAACGAAAGATTCTTATTGATCTGTCCAGGCATACCGTGTCCGAACATTATCATATAAATAAGAACAAATGCACCTAAGACGATAGACCGGTCTTCTGCAACAAGAGGTGGTTGATTGAAGACAAATCGCATCATTGTATAAATCGCAACAGCAATCATGGCAGAATGCGCCAACATAATAGCGCCGCGTTCGTATGTCATATCTTCGTTTTTAACTGATTATACATATTGTAAACATTGTAAACTTATTTCGAACCAAGTGATCGAACCATTTGACCAAATATACCTCCCCACAAGCTCTTCATCACCATAAGAGCACTTGACATAACAAACATAAGTGTTGCAAAGATACCAGCAAGTTTATTCACTAAATCCCTCATAGCAATAATAATACGTTGAAAACCGATGATAATGTTATTGAAAATACCGAATATGTTCTTGAAAACGCCCATAATTTTATCACGAAGACCGCCAATGAAACCACGAATGCTTTCTGTATCTTTGACAATTTTCGTCGCGACAGAACCAACCAATGAAATCACGTGATTCAACGGCATCATTAAATAATCCATATACCCGCTTTGTGTGGCTTGAATGCATTGCATAAAGTTATCTGCGGTGTCATGTCCAAATATGGAAGCAATTGGCATGACTGCAGGACTACAACGATATAATGGCCAGTTGTCTTTCACCTTTTTCATTCCAATTGCTAAAATATTGGCTACTAAAAGACCAACAAATATGACAATAATTACTATTGTAAATGCGATATCGGTTGATTTCATATCTACTGATTCTCTTTATTTGATATGATTGAATGACGACGACGTTAGTCTTCCGTTATATTAGACTCATATAATATCTAATTTAATATGACCCGAAGATCACGTAAATACCTTACGAAGAACTTTCTTGATGTTGTATGCAATAATAGTGGTCAATGATTGATCATGGCGCGGTTTGTGTCGGCGAGTCCTGTATTTCATAGAGCTACGCCTTCGACCTCCACCTTGTTTTGCGTATTGATCATTAATGCTACTGGATTGTGCTTGGTTGTTAATTGCTGTAAAATTCGCGTTTTGAGCCCCGGAGCATTGTGGTCCACTAGTACATGTCGATCCCACTTGCGGAATTGCAACTTGACCTCCTTCTTGGGACCCGCCCTTTTGCTGTTGTGAAACGTAACGCCGGCCTTTATATGTACGAATAACCGACTTGTGTCCGTGTTTACGTGAATGCTTACGACGACCTCCTGTCAAATTATTTACAGAATTCAGTTGGCTTTGTTGATTTTTTACGGATTCCATCGATGCTTGTGGTGTAGCGGTATTTGCCGGTACTTGAATACCTTGTGCTTCATAACTGGGTGCTTGAGGTGCTTCTTGTACTTTCAATGTTGACATTTTTCTATATATATTCACTGTAAAATAAATAAGGTTTTGCGTAGAAATATGGTCTAAATACTATGTATCTACATTATACATAGTATTTCGTCACTGCTACTATAATAAACATGGAGCCCGAGCAACGTATTCAGCTTCAAAAACTAATCGATGCAAATGGAACAGAAGATCATACAGAAGTGATTCGCCGTGTGAAGCACAGCTCTCAAATTTACCTGGATGTTACAACTATGATTAAACTCAAACGGGAATATGGACGTTTAGCAAAATCAAACCCAAAACAATTCGACGCATTGTGTGTATCCCGATGTGGCTTTTTATTTACCTACTATACTGATTTGTTCAACAAACTAAAAACCGGTGAAATCGACCTAAAACTTCTTTTCAAGATGATACAAATATTGAGAGAAATTGAGGATGGAAAGTTGGATCAACACGAGGGGTCATTTGAAGTCGGGAAGATTCTGAAGAGTATTTACGTGGATAGTGCGCTTAAACGCGCAGAGAACCTGGACGCAGAGCAGGAGGCGAAAGATAAGCGCGCGGCGACAAAGGCTGCGAAATCGTCACGACCGGCGATTCCAGAGAAGAAGCTGAGTTGGGCCGAATTCAAGGCTACTACTGCACAGCAGCAGAACGAGGCAACGGATTCATAAATACAATATACCCGTTCAAGTAGGTCGCGAATGACACCCATAGCATGTACGGGACAAGTAAATACGCCGCGAGGCGGCTCACCGGATAAAATGCGCGGATATTCAGGGCAATAAACGCGAGCATTCCGAGTATGATAACAAAGCTGAGATCGGGACGCTGAAAACGAAAGAATATCTGCGACCATGAGAGATTAAAGACCCATGCCGCGCAATAGTAGAAGAAACCGGCGGATCTGACTCCGGCACTTATTGTCGTGGTGGCTGAGAGAAATACGAAACCAGATGCGATGATCAGTGCGTATAAAATCGTCCACGCGATGGGGAAGACCCAACTCGGCGGGGTGAGAGGGGATTGTTTGAGAGATTTATACCATGACGACGATACCGAAGAGTCAGAAGAAACGGAAGTATTCATTTATATAATCAATACATTATAACAAATTAAGTATTGACTATATTATTTAAACAGCAGTTTAGATTACATATATAATCGGAAGATGTCTCAACCTGAATCTGCTTCTAAAAGATCCATATTTGAAACAGCATACAATAATGGTCTGCGTGGCGCTGGTGCGATGGTGATCCAAGTATCTTCTTTAATGTGGATGCGAACAACGATGAATTATCAATACAAAAATGGAGGCGGTATGGTGGAAACGATTAAAAAATTGTATGCAGAAGGAGGAGTTCCGCGTTTTTATCGCGGCATTGCGCCGGCACTTATGATCGGTCCGTTGACACGTTTCATCGACACTGCATCAAATGAGGGTGCCGTTCGTTTCTTTGAAGGAAAACAAATCCCAATTGCAGTGCAAACCGGATGTGCGTCAGTTGTTGCCGGAATTCTTCGAATGAGTATTGTGCCAATTGACACTTGGAAAACCAGTAAACAAGTGCACGGCGATAAGGGAATCCAAGTTATACGCGAGAAAATGGCGAAGCAAGGCATTTCAGCATTGTATCAAGGAACGCTCGCGTCAGGGGTCGCCACAATGGCAGGACATTATCCTTGGTTTCTGACTTATAATTACTGCAATCACTACATTCCTCAAATAAAATACAGCGATCATCCAGTGCAAGCACTATTTCGTAATGCCGGAATCGGGTTTTGTGCTTCATTGGTGAGTGACACAGTTAGTAATGGCATTCGTGTTGTAAAAACATACAAACAAACATCGACTACGCCGATAACATACGCTGAAACGATGCGAGAACTCTTGAAACATGGTGGCGTTTCAGGATTACTATTTCGCGGTTTGAAAACGAAAATTATAACGAATGGTGTACAGGGAGTAGTATTCAGTGTGTTTTACAAATTATTTCTTGAGGTCATGCCTAGCAAATGATGCGACATTCGAAACAAGTATAAAATTGAATGCGTATTTTGTATATCATTTACAACATACGCAACTAGAATATGCCTCCTAAGTTTAAAATCAAACGGACGACGGCGCCCACGCCCGCGCCATCTGCACCCAGTACAGATACACCGCGCATCCGTGAAGGAAATAAACGCACCCTTGTCATCGTAGAATCCCCCGCCAAGTGTCAGAAGATCGAGAGTTATCTCGGTAAAGATAAGTACGCGTGTCTCGCTAGTTTCGGGCATATCCGAGAGATTGCCGACGGTCTGAAATCCATTGACGTCGACAACGAATTCAAGACCAAGTTTGCGATTATGTCATCGAAGCAGGCCCAAGTCGCGAAACTCCGCGCAGCAATTGCCAACGCCACGGAGGTCATTCTCGCCACAGACGATGATCGTGAAGGTGAAGCGATCGCTTGGCATTTATGTCAAGTGTTCAATCTCTCGATATCAACAACCAAAAGGATTATATTCCATGAAATCACAGAACCAGCACTCAAGGTCGCCGTCGCCGCACCTCGCCGAATCGACATGTCGCTTGTCCTTGCACAGCAGGCGCGTCAGATTCTAGATCTCATCGTCGGTTATAAAATATCTCCTGTATTATGGACGTATGTCGCGCATACAAATCTCTCGGCGGGTCGTTGTCAAACCCCCGCATTGCGCCTCATCTACGACAATTATAAAGAGATCGAGGCTTCCACTGCAACGATGGTATATTCTGTCTCTGGAATCTTCACCAAACTTAATCTTACATTCAATCTCTCGAGAGAAATAGAATCGTCATCGGATTCTTCTGGAGAAGAATGTCTCGAAACATTTATTAGGGAAACTGCAGCAGCAGAAGATGATGGATTCGTGGTAACTGTAGGTGCTGCTAAAAAGGCGACAAAAGCACCACCACGTCCTTATTCTACCAGTACACTTCAGCAGGCAGCAAGCAATGATCTTCATCTCTCACCAAAAGATACTATGTCAGTTGCACAGAAATTATACGAGCAAGGTTTCATAACCTATATGAGAACCGATAGTAAGGTATACTCCAGTGAGTTCGTCGCGAAGGCATGTGACTATATTCGGAAACGATTCGGTGGTGTAGGTTCAGATGATGGTGATCTGATTGGAAATCTCTCGAGCGTTACGTCGACATCGACATCGACATCGAAAGACACCGCCGTCGCCGCTGCAGCGGCCCACGAAGCCATCCGACCTACAGATATCTCTCGAACTTTACTTCCCCAATCTTGTCATCCGAGAGAACACCGATTGTATTCCATCATTCATCGGAATACCCTGGAGAGTTTAATGGCTCCTGCGATATGCCAAACACTTACAATGGCGATATCATCTCCAGTGAGTGTGCGTGTCAATAGTAAAGACACCGAGTGTGAATACCGTTACACCGCAGAGCAAGTAATCAAACCTGGATGGAAGTTGGTTGCAGGTGGGTATGACAAGGATGCAAAAGAATATACCTATTTCGCATCTCTCGGAATGTTGTCTGGACAACAAGTTCTATCTGCACCTTTTAAGAAAATCATGACGAAGTGCTCCCTTCGAAATACGAAATCACATTATACCGAGTCGGGTCTTGTTCAACTTCTCGAAAAAATGGGAATCGGTCGCCCGTCAACCTTTTCTAGCTTGATCGATAAAATACAGGAGCGCGGATATGTCAAACTTCAAGACGTCCGCGGGAAATCGATGGAGTGTCGCGAGTTCACGATCTCGGAGGGAAAAAATATAGAATCAAAAACAGAAGTTCGAGAGATTGGTGGTGAGTCCAGGAAACTTGTTATTCAACCTCTCGGAATCGTTGTTATCGAATTCCTTCTTGAACACTTTGCACCGTTATTCGAATACGAGTTCACAAAGAATATGGAGAATCAGCTCGACGAAATCGCAACGGATGGAATGGTATGGCATGAGCTTTGTTATAAATGCTGGTTTGATGTCAACACACAACTACAAGTATTGAAAGAGCGAGGTGTTGTCAAAGAGGAGATTCAGATCGACGACAAGCATTCGTATATCTTAGGGCGTAATGGACCAGTGATTCGGTGTCGCGTGACGGATGACGCGGACGCGGACGCGAAGAGCGACGCCAGCGACGACGCCAACGACAGTGACGGTCACGATGCACCCCTTCCTTCTAAAAAAACAAAACCGAAATTCATATTTAAATCGGTGCGGCCTGACCTTGAGTATGTGAAGATCATGCGTGGAGAGTATTCGCTGGCATATATGCTTGGCGAAGCCACAGAGGGCGGTAGCAGTGGCGGAGGAACATCATGTGCGCCAGTTGCAGTCGCCAGAGGTGGGCGATTTATGGGGCAACATCAAGGCCAGGATGTCGTTATTAAAAGCGGGAAATACGGCGCGTATGTCGTATGGGGGTCTACGAATATATCATTGAAGCCATTGTTGGGTGGTGGCGGCGGCAATGTTCCAACAGTTCCTGGCACGAAAGGCAAATACACACCTAAATCAAAAACGACGACAAATCAAAAATCCGAGTTTGATTTGACATTAGAAGACGTGGTACAATTCATCGAGAGAAATAGCGCGCCGGTGGTTGTCGTTGAAGACGGTGATGGAGAACCTTCCGCGTCCGCGCCCACGTCCACGGCGGCGTATGTCCAAGGCCAAATATTACGCACAATCGACGAAAATACAACAATACGATATGGAAGATATGGACCGTATATCTTTCATAAAACGGCGAAAATGACAAAACCGGCATTCATCGCTCTAAAAGGGTTTCCAGAACTGCATGGGAATTATATTACATGCGATGCGGGAGTGTTACGGGAGTGGATCACGGCGGATGCAGCCGCGCCTAAACCTAAACCGAAGTTCGGGTTTTTCAAGAAGAAGTGACAATCTACTTACGACGCTTGTTCAATTTCCTGGATTGGCGCTTGGAAGAACGACGGCGGCGAGTAGCGAGCTTCTTTGAGCTTTTGGGACGACGACCGCCACCACCTTCTATTTTACTAACCTTCATCTTTGTTTCAAAAGTAATTATTGCCTCCTTTAACGCCTTGTCGGCATCAGGGTCATATTCACGTCCAAATTCCCATTCTTGAGATGGATTCTCAATAATATATTTATTCACCATGTCAACAATATCATCTGTGATTGCGACATAATATGCTTCTTTATCAGTTTTACTAGATATAATATATTTTAAACCAGATATTAGTGGATCTTGCATGTCAAATAAAAATTACGCTTGTTATACATACTACACATACAATTTTTCTCTAAATTTCACAAAAAATAATCCCAAACGCGTTGTATTCCTTCTTCCAGACCGACCACACACTCAAACCCAAATAATTCGTGGGCTTTCGTAATCACTGGCCTACGACACATGGGATCATCTTGGGTTCTCAGCAGGTATTTCACTTCGAATAACGCACCCTCGCTGTCCCGCTGTAACGCGCGCCTGAACACCTCAACCAATTCATTCATCGTGAATTCGCAATCCGGGTTACCGATATTGACTGGACCTACAATACCTACACTGGTATCCGCCGTCGCCATAAACGACACCAACCCGCGCACGGTATCATCGATGTAGCAAAACGACCTCGTCTGTGTTCCATCCCCGTAAATAGTTATCGGCTCACCGCGCTTAATTTGCCGGACGAAATTCGTGATCACCCGCCCATCATTAAGATCCATTCGCGGTCCGTATGTATTAAACAACCGCGCGATCTTCAGGTCTAAATCCGGAAACCGTTTCTGGTATTCGTAGATTAGCGTCTCAGCAACGCGTTTCCCTTCGTCATAACATGACCGCTCACCAACCGTATTCACATTCCCGTAATACGTCTCGGGTTGAGGGTGGACAAGAGGGTCTCCGTAGACTTCACTCGTAGATGTAAACAACATTTTACAGTTGTATAAGACACAGTAATCAAGAACACGCTGCGTACCATTAATGGATGTCAGCAATGTCTCCATCGAATATTTTTTATATTTCTCAGGCGATGCAATCGATGCGAGGTGGTAAATTTCGTGGATATGTTCTTCATTGAATAGGATCGTGCTAATTGGTTTCGTAATATCATAATCGATAAAGCGGAATCGTGGATGCCTAGGTTCCATAATCTCTCGGATATTGTCAAGCGATCCTGTGATGAGGTTGTCTACACAAATCACGTAATTCTCGGGGGATTGTGCGAGGAGGTGAATACAGAGATTCGAGCCGATAAAACCCGCGCCGCCGGTCACAACAATTGTTTTCTTCGTTGCCATGGAATCGAATCGACGTAATTACATATAGCAATTATTATCTAAATAGTGTATAACCGAAATAAAAATGGAAAAACTCGCGGGCCCAAATGACCTTGTCCCATCGTTCAAGATATTCTCGATATTGATCATCGTTACAATTGTTATTAAAATGGTATTTCAGTATAGTTATAATGAAAATGCAGCGCCATCATTTAGCAATGTAAGTGATATGAGCGACATAGAGCTAATCAAAGACGAAATAAAACAGAAAGACTCGTCTGATTTGAAGAAAACGATTACAGTTTATTTCAAGTCGTATATCTTCTATTATTTGACGCTACTTTGGACAGTTTGCTTGATGGTTACAATTGCGTCAATTACACTGAATAAGTATGATCCGGAAAAACCAGGATGTATTGCCAAGATGAGTATGATCAATATGATCCCGATTACATTATTTATGGGTCTATTGATATGGATTATTTATCAAAATACGGTGTATTATAATAAAATTAATTCAGGTCATGTTGCAGAAACTTATGTAACATTTGATACAGCAGTTAATATTCTTTTACTGGTTCAGGCAGGTATTATGTATGCATACATCAACCAACAAATATTATGTTCGTCGGAGATGGGACAATATAGCGAGGCAATGTCAAAATATGGTCCATATATTGCTGGATTCATAGCACTTATTGCGGGTGGATGTATGGTACTCAATGAGATCATTCTGAAGTTCTTTACAACGGATGGGTAGTCCTCCCCGCCATCCTCCCTCCCCCCCCCCACCGCCTCTCCCGTTTCCGCTTCAGCTTCATCTATTTTTTCATTACGAAATCACCGATCAGGTGATGGAGTAATGAAAAAATAACTAGATAAATTTGTATGTCAATCCACAACCTGTATCATTCTCCCAGACCCCCGATATTTTTATAATAAAATGTTGGAATTGCGGTTTGTCGTGAATCGACATATCATGCTTCCATACACTAATTACTCCATTACGTAATTGTTGTATGATATCACCACTCGGTTTTGGCACTTGAGCGCTTGATTGATGCTGAAGTTGAACCCATTTATTCAAAATACTTCGCTCGATCTCTTCAAATATAGCGAGCATCGTGCGATTATGTTCATGTTGTGGATCAAAATGGCAGTTGTAAATATTGCTATTAAAATTCTGTTCATTTTGTTTTATGAACAACTCAAATTGAATATATACGCCATTCATAATGAAATCATTGGTTGAATATGTGATTCGATTGAATATACTATTGACGATATGTGTGTTTACTCTTCGTTCGGTAAAATAAAGCTGTGAGGGCATGTATTCATTTGCATTAATAACAACGTTCATTTCGAATATTGGATCACGTATTCTCTCGTATCGTCGAAACTATTGATATATCATAAATAAATCGGTTTAAGCAAAGTTCCAATAAATATTCTGTCTATAGTGTAGAAAATACACTCACTACCAATGGCGGCGAAATATCACATCACGAAATATACACGTAAAATGGCGAAGAAAATCGGTGTCGTCGTAAAACCGTCTACGAACCCAGAGAAGAAGATCGACGTGTTTCGTCATTCACGTAAAATCGCCAGTGTTGGCGCAGCAGGTATGAATGATTTTCCAACCTATATTCGCACTCGCGGCCTCACGTATGCAAAAACCCGCAGGCGCTTATATAAAATGCGTCACGAACGCGATCGTCATGTCAAGTGGAGTGCTGGTTGGTTGGCTGATAAGTTGCTTTGGTAATGGAATGGAATGTACCCATTTTCGAAGTTTCGCGCGAAAATTGGTATAAATCAAAGACGCGCATACATACTAATCGTATCCACGTCATTCCATTCTATTCCATTCCATTCTATTCCATTCTATTCCATTCCATTCCATATAATGAAATTCTTTGAAACACATTTCAACGAATATGTCAAAAAGGTAGAAGAATATTCACTTCACCCAATCATAAAAAAAACAATGGCTACATTCCCGCACGACATTCAGCATCTACCAAGTATGATCATGTATGGTCCAAGTGGTGTAGGCAAGTATAGTCATGCATTGTATATGATCTCTCGGTATAGTCCATCTCATCTTAAGTACGAGAAGCGAATTGCCGTTGCGTATAATAAGGACACATTTTTCATTAAAATAAGTGACTGCCATTTTGAAGTGGATATGTCGCTTTTAGGTTGTAATTCAAAACACCTGTGGAACGAAATCTATAACCAGATTCAGGATATCATAAGTTCACGTTCATCGTCTAGCACAACCGCGTTTGTCATGTGTAAGAACTTTCATAGAATACACAGTGAATTATTAGAAACGTTTTATAGTTACATGTCGGACAATCTTAAGTTCGTAATATTATCTGAGCATGTAAGTTTTATTCCCGACAATATACTTCACCGTTGTAAAATGATTCCATTCAAACGTCCAACCGCTACAATGTATAATAAGTGTCTATTTTCTTCAACAAGCACTAGTAGCACTGGCACTGGCAGTGGTATCGCCGCAAAAAAAGGATCGAAACCGGGTTCGGTTGCAGCCGCCGCTGCATCACCATCGACCACGCATCAACCAGCGTCACCAACTGATATCATAAAGGAAACTCCTATTCGTCTAACTAGTAAATTTCCGTTGGAAACAATCACAAATATAAAAGCGCTGAAATCAAATATGATGGAATTAACCGAACCTCATGAGAATATATGCAATTGTATTGTAGAGATCATTCACTCGCCAGAAGTACAATTAAAATACGACGCGCTGAGAGAACGCCTTTATGATCTTCTTACATACGATATCAATATACAAGAATGCGTTTGGTTTATACTACGTCGCTTGATCATCAATGGCTCATTATTACCCGAAATGATGGACGATATTATGATACATATCTACACATTTTTTCAGTATTTCAATAATAATTACCGCCCGATATATCATTTAGAGAATTTCGTCTTATTACTAGTATGTAAGATACACGGATTCAAACATCAGTTTCCACCGTCGTTATCTCTCGCAAATGTCTAATTCATTTCAATCCATGTTTCCATTCCCGTTTCCAGAATCAATTCAAACCTCATTACACATACTCGGATTTCCTGATGGAGTTGCACCACCGTCCATGAAAGAATTAAATAAGAGGTATCATCTTCTCGCATTGAAACATCACCCAGATAAGGTCGTTGGAGACGACAACCATAAGGAGGCAACCGAGAGATTCAAAGAAATCAACGAGGCGCATAAACGCGTCAAAGAATACTTTTTTTCGGATGACCCTGGAGGTATGCCGGATATTCATATGGAGGCAGGTGGGTACGATAGTATTCTTCAGTTATTTATTCAATCGATACTTGTAAAAATGACGGCAGTCAATGGATCGACGACTACTGATAGTAGTGCAAATGCAATTCAATCACTGATTCATATGATCATTACGAAAGGTATCCAATCTGGAATCACAATGTTTCGTACAATGGATAAACATACATGTCTTACGTTGTATGAAATTCTCTCGAAGAACCAGGATCTATTTGGAATCTCTCGAGAGATTATGGATGAACTTACAAGTATCGTCGAAGAAAAGACGGGCGAAGACCTTGTTGTTCGTATGAACCCGTCATTGTTGGATATGTTGCTCGATCGGATATATATTCTTCATGAATGCGGGCAGATCTATTATATCCCATTGTGGCATACTGAGCTTCATTTCAATAAACCCGCTAGTGATGGAGGTAAAAGCGAGGTCATCGTATTATGTGAACCGGAACTCCCGGATAACGCATCTCTCGATGATAATAACAACTTGTTCATATCTCTCGACGTGAATATTGCCGAACTATTCTCCAAGCAGATCTTGCCAGTTTACATTAATGACGAAATCAAGTCGCGCGGGTTTATTTATTATTTGCATGCCACGGATGTTACTTTACAATCACACGGTCGTCAATGTATCCCTCTTCGTAATCTTGCCGGTAGTGGTGCTGCCGGAATCTCAAAATGTAATACGAATACCAATGATATCTATAAGGTGGGGATCCGCGCAAACGTATACGCAAATGTGCGGTTGGTGTCGGGTGCGTGAAAGCCTCAAAGGCTCAAAATTAACTATTCGCATAGTATTTATAAATTCCTCCTATTATCCAAGCAGTGTTTATTATGATTGACTGATACTGTTTGGACTTAATGCAAACAATCAACAAACCAGTTGCGCCAAGGGTATTTAATACAAAATCTATCGTTTTTTCAAACGTAACGACGTATGGGCACAATACCAATATACTTCCCGCCCATCCAATTCCTTCTAAAATAATTGTTGTACACTTATTCTGAGACGTTACTGTGTTATGATCTGGTATAGGTTCTGAAATAGGTACTATTTTATTCGATGCATATGCTTCGGACATATCTGTTAATTATATCATACATATAATATTATATTGTAATTCACGTTATCATCAAAAAAGATCATGATAACATGAAAAAGCGTGAAATCTGAAAAAATTGAAATGTAAAATTGTATTACTAATACATGCAGCGATCAAGCAATCAGACAATTACAATGGACAATTTCAGAAGAAGCAACAACTACAACAAGGATATTCACGGCCAGTGGCGCGCGAATGCCGGAGAGAAGGTCGTCTACACAGAAGACTTCCCTGCCGCCATTCTTTGTGCCACCGAATTTTCAGACAACTCTACGGGAAAAGGAAGAGCGACCAGGATCGAAATCGAATTTGATATTACTAACCCCGACGCAGGCATTTTCAGACACACCGACAACGGACGCGGCATTGAAAGACACTCGGACCTTACCAGATTTCTCAAGTTTGGAAGCACTGAATCTTCCGATACGTTTCACCATTACGCTTGGGGTCGTTTCCGCGCAATGACCGCGTTCATGCCCGACTACGAAACCGCTGAATGGAATGCCGACTTCAAGTTTCAGAGCAACGTCAATTCTCTCAGCCGCGTTTGCCAGCCTTGGAGCACATTGGAGAACATGCAAAACTCGATCGTGGATGTTCCCATCACTGAAGCAAACCGCCACATCGGGTTCGAAATGGTAATGAAGTTCAACGTGTCGATCTTTGGCGAAGAACGTGCCGCAATTTACGTTGCAACGCCTAAATTGCTGTTCGACAAAATGAAGGAACGCCTCACTACGAAGTACGGCGAATCGGTGTTTCGAGACACCGAGTTCGTCCTCACTGTCAAGAAAGGTGCCTTCGTGATGAGCGAAAGTTCTCGAACGCACAACTGGAAAACATTCGAGCAAATGCTGCGCGAACTCTCCGAGAGATCCCCTACATCATGCCAGGTTGTGTTTGCCCAGACGTTTCAATGGAGAAGCATTCCAGCACAAGTCATCGAATACAAGCTGTCTCGTGAAAATCCGGAGCTATCACAACTGTTTCCAACCTATGGCACTCGATGCATTCCCGCACAGCGTGTTCTCATCTGCAACGATGACCGCTTGATTGAAGCCCGCAGAAAGTTCATCATGGACAAACGCGATGGACACAATACCCAAAATGGAGAAATCGTCTTCATCAAAACAACCTCTGTCGGGACTGGCGGTTCATTCGTAGATCAGCCAACTCCTTCCACCACAAAGGTTTCCATCAAAGACGATTGCCCTAATCTTCCAGGTATATACCAGATGTACGTGAACGAAAAGAAGCGACTTGAAGACGAGAAAGCAGCCGAAAAGAAGGCAAAGGCCAAAGAGGCACGTGAAAAGAAGAAACAAGAAGAAGCTGACAAAAAAAAGAAGCCGGCGCTTGCAGTTGCCGGTGGCGGCGGTGCTGCTGCTGTTCCTGACGCTGAAAAGTCAACGACCGCTTCTCAGAAAAAACGCAGATCGGCTACTCCTCCTCCTGCGCCTGCGCCTGCGCCGGTTGTGAATGCGGACGTTCCAGCCATTCCTCTTCAACCCAACGCAACAAACATCAATCTCGGCCGCGGGAATGAAATCAGAAATGATGTCGTCTTGAAGATGTGGGAGATTATGTCAAAGTACATACAACCTGAATCAGTCGATCAATCCAAGGCAGAAATCAACCAACATTTCGGAATCTCTTTGTAAAGGTGTAAAAAGGTAAGAAGAATCATGTGTGTATGTGTACTAACACTTTTTTTAGTATTTCATTTTTTACGATCATAAGTAAAAAAATGAAATTACCTGTAAACAAGGTGTTAGTATTTTTTTTGATATTCAACAATAATACAAACATACCTGTAGTCATCGATTGACAGTCTTGTATATGCGCGTTATTCTAGACTATTTTAGACCTTGCGGACAATCTTCTTCTTGGAAGCAGCGTCACCACCAGCAGCAGCTGCAGCGGCAGGAGCGGCGACAACTGGAGTCGGCTTGGCAACAGGAGTCGATGCGGTTTTGGCGACAGGAGCAGCAGCAGGCTCGTCATCATCATCCTCGATGATTGCAGAGACGTTGTCGTGATCATGCTCGCCGCCATCAGCATCGCCATCCACGTCAGTAGGGACAACCTGTGAGACAATCTTGGTCTTCTCCTCCTCGTCCAGCTTGATATGGCACTTGCCCTTCAGCGACATCTTGGGCTTGACGATTGCCTGGAACAGCTTCCAAGTCACGCCAAACTTACCATTGGCGAACCAGATACCGCCGCACTGGATCGAAACGGCGATGTGACTGCCCTTCGCGATAAGATCCTTGGGAGACAACGCAGGATTCGATGCGTCGGGGAAGATCGGCTGCATGTCGACGTCATAGAGCTCAAGCTCCTTCCATTGACCATCCCAGAAAGGCAACTTCACCTTGAGAGTAGGAGCACGCGTCATATCAGCCTCCAGAGTGTCCTTGTTCTTGGGGTACTTGAGAATCGGGGTCCAGAGCGCATCCACTGCATCAGCCGTCATCTTGGGCTTGCTGAACCATTCCTTCGAGTTTGTGATTGCATCCTCCTTGATTCTCTTCTCGAATGCAGTGATATTTGCGAGAAACTTCTTCGTAGCGGGAGTCTCGAAACCGTCATTGGGAAACTGGAGCGCGAGATCATAACTTACCTTGCCAGACTTCTCATCCGTGAAATCATTGACACCCCAAGTGAGCATCAGAGGAGACGACAGATTGAGAACAGTGCTGGTCTTTGAGTTGACAATACCAACACTGCGACCGCCGACAGAATTCACCTTGGGCTTGGTGTATTTCATGTCAGTAAGAGGATTGAAGGAAGCGCCGGGGATAACCATTTCAGAAGCCATTGTGATTGAGTACGAGTGTTTAACGATGTGTTGAACGATGATATATGTATTCATCATAAATGTTTAAATCAATTTTTTATGATGGATGGAAATTCAAATACTAATTGCTCGGTTGCTACGATGCTCCGGCGAAGCCGCCGTCGTAGGGGCGGAACCCCCCGTCGGAACCCACTTAGCACCGCTTCTTATCAAATATAGAAATAACCTGCTTCACAAGAAAGTCAAACTCCTCGCGTTGAGTAATCGATAGCGAAAGAGTATCATTGAGTTTCTTCAATAGATCCTCAAGACGCGCGCGATCCTTCTCAATGTCGGCTGTTTTCTGCGCTTGCACTTTATATTCATTTGCAAGAGCTGTCAACTTCTTAAGTTCAGATGAATAATCGGTATTTTCCTTTTGGATCAGGTTCTTGTATTTGTTATAATGATTAATAAATGCAGTAGCGACATATCCAGAAATATTATGAGTATTAAAATGTATGCCGGTAAGAAGCCGAACCATCTCATCCTTGTATTCATCCTTAATCAGCTTATTATCGACGGTTGTCTTGACATTCTCAATGTGAGATGCGAGCTCACCAAGTGATTTCAAAAATCCAGGGCGCATCGAGTCAAGGGTTTCAAGGTATCTTGTATCGGCGATCATTTTCTTATAATGGGTCTGAATTGTCGCGTTCAAGCGCTCAGACTCGTCATAAAGCTTCTTCATTGCTGCACGAGACGACTCCAAACGAAGTTGCTCATTTCGAAGCGTAACACTGACACCGTTGTAGTTATTTCGGTTCTCAGTTTCAATCTTCACTTGTTCATCACTGGTTTCCTTCATGATCGTCAAAATCTTCTCCTGAAACTTGGTCAACTTTACATTTGTCTTTGCATTTGTTGCGATGATCTCGTCAATTGCCGATTGTTTCGGAATAGTGGGAGCAGCAACAACAGGAGTAGACTTAGCGACAACAGGAGTAGACTTAGCGACGACAGGAGTCGGGGCAACGACAGCCTTTGGAGAAGGATCAGCAGCGAAAACAGGAGTAGGTGCGACACGAACAGCAGCAACTGGGGCTGCTACAGGAACCGGAGCGGGAGCGGCGATCGGAAAATAACGGCAAAACACTCTGTCATGATTATTATTATCGCTAGTCCAGAGCCATTCAGCATCAGCCGGGATATTGGGACGAGATCCACGCCCAACTGAACGCCAAATATTGCTATCCTGGTTACGACCATAACTAACTGGCTTGGTCCACAATGAATCATCAAAGTTATTCCTTGTCCAACCAAAGCTTTCCTTAAGGGAGCAACGCCAGTCAGAAGGTTTTGTAACTTTTCCTCCGAAAACACCGATGAATGCAGCGGGTCCGCCTTTATCCACACCGTCGATCGCAATAACATCACCTGGCTTCACAAGAGGCGAAAAATGATACGTAGTTGTCCAACTGGTTCCACGTCCAATCTTCTCTCCATTGACATACATATCAAATTCGTTATCGCAAGTGAAGTAGATTGGCAATCTAGTAGCGGGAGCAGGAGCGGGAACTGGAACCGGCGCAGGAGCGGGAACAGACTTCACAGCAGCAACGGGTGCAACTACAACTGGCACTTTAACAGCCTGAGCGGAAGCAGGAGCACTCGCAGATTTGGGTGCGGGAACAGAGACTTTAATCGATATCTTGGGCTCAGGGAGTGATGCAGCTTTGGGAGCAGGCACTGGTGCAGGCTTCGGTGCTGGAGCTGGTGCAGGCTTGGGAGCAGCCTTGGGAGCTGGCGCAGGTGCAGGCTTCGGTGCTGGAGCAGGCTTCGGTGCTGGAGCAGGCTTCGGTGCTGGAGCAGGCTTTGGTGCAGGCTTCGGTGCTGGAGGAGGAGGTGGTGGGCTTTTAAATATACGCTGTATGACTTTTGGTACGAAGCGGCGTAATAAACGTCGACTAGAAGACGAATCATTCTCTGCCACTATCTCGGTATCCACATCATACACAGGAGCTACAACATCGTCGATTTTATAAGAGTCGACCTCGTTGGAAACAGTTTCTGTGTATACTTCTGGAACATCAAGTATCGTGATACTCGAAACCAGTGATACCGAGAGAAAACAGAGGAGAACACATGATGATATACGCATAAAATGGCAGTTATACAATACTATCATAAAATATCTTTATGTCGTAAAAGATAATAAACATTTTATGTGACTATATATATTTATTAGCGCGTTTGCGGAGATCAAATGTCGGTTGCTCCTGTAACAAATAATGCATCAAATCGCATTGAAACACAAAAATTATACATGACACTACTTCAATTCACTCTTTATGATAATCCATATAAGTACTATTCACGTAAAATAAAACTAAAAAAAGTTCCGTCATTACAATCCTTACATTCAGGGCCAGGATCAGGGTCCGTAACTGGATCTTCGGGTCCAATTGAATATGTAATCGCGTCAATGTATCCAATAAACCCCTCTATGTCGACAACCGTGAATGATGGTGTAAAAACCCGTAAAAAAATGAAACTAACACCCGCGCCAGCAGCAGCGACCTCAGCATCAACTGCGACAGATAAAGAACAAGAAGGAGAACCAGAATCGCCTAAAGGTAGTAAGAATGCATCATCGCCATTGGAAGAAGAACAAGTAACCAACGTGATTATATTCAAACCCAGTGAACACGAAAAGATGAAAAATACAAAGTACACATTAACAGAATTACGAACATTGTGTACGCATTATGGTATCAAAAAGTCAGGAACAAAACCGGAATTAACACAGAGAATATATACCCATTTAAAACAGTCCTATTATATTGTAAGAATTCAGCGTATTTTTAGAAACTTTATCTCTGGGAAATATCGCGTATTGTGCGGCCCGGGTTATCTTCATACGTCGCATTGTGTGAATGATACTGATTTCTATACATTTGATAAATTATGTGAAATCAAGCCTACTGAATTATTCACCTATCGCGATAATGACGACAAAGTATACGGATTCCATATTGCTTCTATTTTCCATCTTGTTATTAGTTCGTATCCAAATATTACCAATCCGTATAATCGAAAATTGATTCCCGCAGCGATCATCAACAACCTCTATGAAAAGCTTATATACGGTTCTTTACTAGGATTTCGCGTTTCTGTAAAACTAGATGATCCAGATGAAGAAGAACAACCGGTTACAGTTGGAAATTTAACCTCAAGCAGTGGTCTATCGCGAGAGAAACAAGAGGAGCTCTTTATTGTCGATTTATTCCAGCACATCAACACGCTTGGAAACTACTCTGATTCAGAATGGTTTATCGCATTACAACGTGCAGAACTTATTCGGTTTATTCGTAATGTACACGACATATGGTATTATCGTGCCAATTTGTCGCAAGAAATGAAGGAGCGAATCTGTCCTCCAAGTGGAAATCCGTTTGTATTAAATAACGCTCATGTTAATTTGAACGTGTTGACATTATTGACCGATCCAGAAATTCGCACGATATGTGTCTCCATTATCGAGAGAATGGTTCGTCGTGGTGTATCACGAGAAGATCAATGCCTCGGTGCATTCTATGTGCTCGCAACTCTTACGATTGTGAGTCAGGATGCGAGAAATGCGTTACCGTGGTTATATGAAGCAGTTATGTAAAATCGCGATAACATTGATAAAAATACGCACCTGATCATGATATGAAAATATATCGCGAAAACAACTTAAAAAGACATTACTCATATGTGTATAACAATCAAATCCGATGGTTAAGTCTGCTCCTTCTTCTGCCGCTCCTGTTGCCGCTTCTGCCGCAGCCCCCGCTGCTTCCGCTGCTAAGCCTGCCAAGCCTGCTACCCCCAAGGCTGCTGCTAAGGCTTCTGAGTCTGCCCCTGTTGCGGCTCCTGCCCCCGCTGTTGAGGGCGCTGATGCCTCTACTCCTGTCGCTGAGGTTGACGGCTCTGTTTCCACTGCTCTCTACGGCAGTGTTCTTACCAAGCTTCAGAGCGCTCAGGCTCTTCTTGCTTCTATTCGCTCTGAGGTCAATGAGCTCAAGCGCCAGCATGCCCGCGAGCTTCGTGCTGCCAACAAGGCTAACAAGCGCCGCAAGACCAACGCGAACCGTGCTCCTTCTGGCTTCGTGAAGCCCACTCTGATCTCTAACGAGCTCGCTGCTTTCTTGGGCAAGCCCGAGGGAAGCGTTCTTGCCCGCACTGAGGTTACTCGTGAGGTCAACGCCTACATCCGCAACCAGAAGCTTCAGGACAAGGACAACGGTCGCAAGATCAACCCCGATGCCAAGCTTCTTAAGCTTCTGAAGCTGAAGAAGGGTGAGGAGCTCACTTACTTCAACCTGCAGAAGTACATGGCTGCTCACTTCGCCAAGTCTGCCGCTCCCGCTGCTGCTGCTGGTGGTGCTGTCAAGGCCTAAACACGTGGTCGGGGTTGTTCCAAAATAAAACAAAAGACAAAAAACAAAATAAAATAAATCGTGCGGTTGCACATCCAAGCGCATATGGTATAGTGGTAGAACGCCTCCCTTCCAAGGATGAGACTCGGGTTCGATTCCCGATGTGCGTAGTATTGAAATGAGTATAAAAAATATATTCATTTCATCTTGATTTTCGTGTATAAAATTCAAATACTTTCCTCGTTACTATTCCTCCGTTTTCGTTTGTGAAACGAATGCAACTCCTTAAACGATGATACGTCATTTACGCCATACACTTCTTTTGCGATCAAACACGCTTGTTCTTCTGGCGACTCAACACAAACACCATACACCGGTGATGATGTAAGTGACGTTTTACCAGACGAAAGTGATTTGATAATGGTTTCGTCACTTGGCGATGGTTCGATAAATATAAAATCCTCTTTGGTCATGATTTCAATGATTCGCTTTCTCTGTATATTTTCGCGGTTCAAAACTACGAGTTGTTTGAATGGTTTTCCATTTGAAATTGTACTGACATCAAACATGGCTTCATTCGAAATATATGTGATTGCACTTACCTCAACCACTCCATTCTGATCGATTTCGCATAGTTTGTCCTTGTCCTTGTCCTTGTCCTTGTCATTGTCCTTCTCGACCTTCGTCGCGGAAGTTTTGCGTGGCTGTGAAGCATACCAATCATAAAACCCCCCTCCGCTATCATGGTATTTCGATTGATCTTTCACCGAAAGTGCCTTAAACTTTGTGAGCTGTCTGAATACGGAATCGGGTGAATGAGTCGAATGTATATTAGAATAGTCTGTTCCACAAACAACGCACATCATTTTAAATTCCTGCTGTGTCAATGAAAGCGACTTCAAAATTTCACGTGTGTTGTAGGATATGACAGAGTGGTTTAGTAAACTTATATTACGCAGCACAATTGGACAACCATACACAAACATATCCGTATCATCACTCAAACATGCATCCACGCGCTTTTTCAATGAGAGGTTCGCACATAATGCATCTGCTTCACCTTCGGCATCTATTGTAGCAAACCCAAAACTGACAAGCAGTTCTTTCACATTCGCAATATCACAATCACGTAATCGAACAAACTGCTTTTTGAGTTCACGCATTGTTTCGGTAATGTCATCCAGTTCGGTTGTCGTGACAGCCGACGACGCAGGATCTTCTTTCTTCTCTTTCATCAATTTCGCCAGATTATCATATTGTCGTTTTGCTTCTTCTTTCTTCTTTCGACGTAGCTCTATTACATCGGTTTTTTGAGGAGGAGGAGGTCCATCGAAGACAAACACTGCGTGGATATTATAATGCCGAAAAACCGACCCCATTAAGTACATATTCTCAAGCAACGCTCCTTCTCCTGAATACCGATACATGTAAATACTTGTATCTACCGCGATTCTTTTTCCAGTAAATTCCTTCAAGTGCACACGTGTTGAAGCGCTCGTACATCGATTTTGTATGAACCGATTCAAACAACGAATACCCATTTTCTCTTTTTACGGTGAGATACTCTTACCATAAAAAAACATTATTTCATTCAATTTTATCGACACTTCAAATTGAAAGGATTACTAAATTATTAAGTGTGTGCCACTTGCGGTTCATCTTCGTCGTCGCTGAAAACAGTGTCTGCATCAATTATGATCACATTATGTTCCTGGGGATTCGCTTGGCTTTCAGCAGCGGTAGATGCTTCAGGCTCTAATGGGTCGGCGGCGGCACTTGCTGATTCATCGACGTTCAATTGAATTCCATTACCGCTTTCGTTAGTAGAGTCTGACGTGGTAGGAGCTGAAGTCGCGGGTGTGTGCGATTTCTTGTTGTGCTGGTGTATCTTGTGTCGAACATATCCCTTGATATCATAATAATCACGGTCCATTTCAGAATAGATGTCGTCTTTCATATCGGCCAATTGTTCCTTGATATCATAAACGTCGTTGCTGGATTGAGCAACTTCATCCTTCAAGAAGTCCACCGTCTCTTTGGTATCAGACAACTCTGCATCGACCATTCCGATACTTTTTTTGAGCGTCTCGCACATCTCGCGGACTTGCTTCACTTCCTCGACCATTCCAAAATAACGATGCGAGTGGTATTGATTGGAACGAGTAACGAGATCAGTCATTTCGTTATTGACATTTTGAACCAATTCAGTACTTGCCTTGCTTTCAAACTCCACCTCACGTGAAATCGCGCGCGCAAACTCCTCACGCAAATCACCGGCGACCTGATGAAGACGCTGTTCGATACGATTGTGCACTTCGCCAATATGTTTCATCATGATCGCCTCATGATCCTTCACACGATCATTGAGACAATCTGCCGTATGAACTGCCGCATCCAACTTGGCCATAAGTTCATTTTCGCGACGGATGAACAAATCATAGTCATTGTCGTACGTCTTGTGTAATTCGCAAAGCTCTTCACGGAGTTCGGTATTTTCTTTCTCCAGTTTGTGAAGTCTCGTATTGAACTCACCGCGAAGTGTATCAATATAATCAAAGATCTCATGGTCTGCACTGGAACTTCCATACGAGATATCTTCACGCACCTTCTCGCACTTCTTGTTGACGTATTTTCTCAGTTTTCGAACATGCTTGGAAAGGACATTGTTTTCATTGATGTCGGTTTGAACTTGGGCAAGCTCCGCCTTCACATCCTGCAATTCTTGATACATTTCATCCGATCCGCGAGTAAGTGTTGACACACTCGATTTGAGATTTTCGTCGTTCTGCTCGCACTTTACAAACAATGCGGCCACATTTGTCCAGAGAACCGTTTTTTCTTCCGAGTCATTGTTTGCATATGAAGCCGATAGTGGCATCAATGCAGGTATTTCTTGTTGAGCTGGTGTATATATTTTGGGGTTATTCACCGAGAGGGAAACCAACCTTCCAGTAGAGGTTTGAGGAACAGGGCGTGAAGACGAAGACGACATTACGAGATGAATCGATGATATATATTATAAACACATCGATTTATATTCAATTTTCGCAAGTTATCTATTTGAAATACTAAATCTGCGGAATTATCATTCCGTCGTCATTCCATCGTCATTCGCATCGTTTTTGTTGTGATCATCGACCCGTGTGAATGTTTATTCGCATTTTCAATAAATTCCACCATACTTAATACCACTGGATCTCTCGAAATCGCACATAAGAAATCTACAAACTTAGGCAGAGTTTTATGCAGTCTAGAAAATCGAATCGCGCCAATACGACCCTTACCCTGATTGTGCTGGCAACACCACGAAATAAATGGGATCGCGTATACTGAAAGAATACCCCCAAGAATATAATATGCATACACATTCGTGTCTTCGACGTATCGTTTATGACACAATTCTTTATTTTCGGATGATGGGATTGTGATATGCGCATATCTGAGTTTCATAATATCAAGCACCTTTACCGTTTGATACACATAAAAAATCGAATTTTGTAATATTTTCTCTCGAACAATTCGAACAAATTGACTTTGTGTGACCTGCGATTTTGATGCTCCATCCTGGAAATATGTGTTGAACATCGTATTTATGATGCGCGCCCATGTTTCCGTATACGTTTCAAATAAAAGTATATCCGCGTGTGGAATACAAAACGTATGACGAAGTCGTGCATTTGCTTCGTGTAGATCTTGGTCAATGAAATCCATATTAAAATTATGCATCGACTCGTGAACAAATACTTTGAACCACTCCTCGGTACGATATACAACAATCTCTCCATCACTTTCACAATTGCGCGTAAGACCTGTATTCACGTGAATCGCCGAGAGAACTGCATTATCACCTGATGCATTTTCATGTGGTCGCTGTTTTTTGAATGGTGTCATATAAAAATAAACATTGAGACTTTTATTCGAACATTCATGATCTGACAAACTTGTAACAATTGTAAGCCACATAAACACCTTGTATGCGTAAAGTTGATATACCGCGATCTCGGAAGCACACAAGAACGAGGATGAAGATGCCCAATTATTGTTTCGACTACATACGGAAAAATGGGATTCGGGAAATGTGATAAAATGAATGGTTACTGCACGTCCACGAATTGTCATTTGAAACTGAATACAAAACTCCGATTTCTCTCGAATATATGAATACACTTTGTATGGAATATACTGATCATCGTCATTATCACTATTATTTCGTCGTAAATCATAAGTACGCTGTAGTCCAGATAGAATGCGTGGATGAGGAAGATCGTTTGCAGAATTCTTGATTTCTGTAATGTGGTATGCCAGCTTTGTTTCAGTTGGTGGTTGTTGAATCATATTGTCTTGATGATGTGCGTCAGCTGACGATTTCTGATATATTTCATATTCTGCACGACGAAATGTATCATAAATCTTTTTAAAGAAGTCATTTGTTACATCTTTATTTTCGTGGATATGCGAACGGATTGTACGAGGTAATTGTGCAGTATAATCTCTCATAAGCTGTTGCATCGTTTTTTGAATTCCATTTGTGTCTTTTTGGATATCCTCTTCGATCCACATGGTTCTTATTATATTATCTGCCTATTATAATATAATAAAATCAAATGTTCAATCTTATCTTCAAGAAATATTTTAAACCAGGAACAATACATATCTTCGTATTTTCATTTTTAGTCTTTATCGTGTTAAATGTCATCGAGAATGTAATTCATTACAATATTGGTAAATTTCATGAAGGGAATGTGAACGGAAAGCCTAGCGGTAAAACATCAGTTGCTGGTTTTCATTTTACAAATCCATCAAATGTAGACTGGGCGCGTATTGTCGTAATTATGTTGATTTTCGCGGTGCTGCAAGGGGTCTTTACGAGTTATTTCAGCGTATGCTGAAATGGGAATGCCAGCGTATGCTGAAATGGGAATGCCAGCGTATACTCACGTTATCGCGAAGCACCTGTTCGCAACTTGTGACGAACTCGCATTAAATGCTGATACACCTCAGGACGCGATCCGCGTTGATAATGAACCAATTTCGCATTCCGTGTGGCTAGAAGTAGGTCTTTAAGACCCTTGTTCTGAGAGAATTTCGCAAACATTGCATTCTCCATCTCTCGTTCACTCCGTCCATGATTAAAAAAATCTGGATCGATTGTGATTCGCGAAGGCCGGATAATTGTGCTATGATTCAATTTTCCACTTTTACTGCCGGCCGCTTTTGCAAGAACTGGATCCGCAGATAATTCCGACCTTGAATCAAGTGAAAACTTCAAGTAAAATTCGCGGTTGTTATTTTTAAATTTACTCGCTTGATAATAATGCTCTACACTTTGCCATGTATGATTGTCTAGCATAAACGGTTCGTTCCAGAAATTCGACAATTTACGTCGCCAGTTCTCAAATGTCGAGAGTTTATGAAAATGAATCTTCTCCGTTTCTGGTATTTTTTCACCTGCTCCCATACCAGGAAGCGCGTTTGGATTCGATTTCGCGTAAAACTGGAACACAATATCCGGTGTGTATAAATGTGCACCATTTCTCCCACTACTTGAACTCGTATGAACTTCTTCCAGTAAATCGTCGAGACTTTCATTCGGTATATCATCTACACGTATCCCAAGTTCGCGTTGAAACAATTTAAACTGAGGAATTGCGCTATATGCGCATATCTGATTTTCTAAGCATTTCGTAGTTATAAGTAGTTTAATATCATAAGGAAGTTCTGAGAATGCAAGCACACCGTGTGTTTTATACGTAATGAGAGAATACCTTGCAGCCTTAGAATCGGGCAAATGTCGTCGAGGACTGCGACTACGGGGTGTACGAGCACGACCCCCACTTGCACCTCCCATCAGTCCACCCCCTGTATCAGATGTTGCATTCACCAGTGAAACACCTTTCCCTATCAAAATATACCCAGTAGGTTCAAATACACCGCACTTGGTATCATTGCCTGCGCCGTTGTCGCATAATAATACATTATCAATATCTCCCGCATCATATGCATCGCGTGAAAACATAACGAATTTAAGGTTTAATACACGCTCCATAGTAGCGATTGCCCAGCTATCCGGCCAGTAAATCGAGGTCATCATTCGCTCTTTGAGTTGTTGCGTTGATCTTACCTCTCGCATATAATCGTATTGCGAAGAGAGAAGTTTAGTATACTTCATTTCTTCGTGTTTCATGTTGTGTTCTATGACGAGTTTTTTTGCACCAGCAATCATCAGTTGTTGTTGTGCGCGATCGTGAATTGTCGACACCCGGCGTTTTATGTCATTGTAATTATTCACCAATTCCTTCGTCTCTCGCGTTTGGGTCCGAGTGAGTGCATGATACATTCCGAATTTCTCTCGATACGCGCGAAACACTTCATCCGTAACTTCCTCGGAAAGTTGTTTACGTAGTTCAAGAATAGTCGTCGTCCGTCCTTGTGTGAGAAGTGCGTCTCGAATCACTGCAAAAAATGCGTCACTTCCGCCTTCATTGTCTATAAAGTTGAAATATTTATTTCGAAGATACTTCTGGATCCAAAGATCGGTTGCCGGGTTTGGTTTATACTGGCGTCGCTCTAATTCAGATTGCTCTTTTGTCTGAAGAGGGAGGATCGATGCACCAGATAATAAGTGTTTTTGACGCGCGTCAAGGCCAAATAATGTATCGGCAGAGCCGTCTCCTTCATCACTATCATCACTACTATCACCATCCGCGTCGTTTACATTCGACGTCGTAGTAGTTGGTTTTCCGAGAGATTTCTTTATTTCTTTGACTTCGGCAGCCTTTTTCTTTGGGTCTACATTGGCGGCGGCGGCGGCCTTGGAATCGACGCCTCCTTTTGCGCGTGATTTACGTAATAATTCTACATTCACGAATCCGTATAATAAAGGCGTCAATGCATGAATATCTAGATCACCAGATTCGTCCATTTTTATATGATTTGATGGCATTTCATACACGCCGATCTGTTTCATGAACTCCATATCTGCATTAAATAAATAAATCGGCGAGTATACCACATTGTACCTTTTGGCGAAGTGGTAATTTAATTGCCCTAGACCGATAATTACTTTTTGCGGATCTCGCAGTAACTGAACCTGAAATAATGGTGTATTGTAATTAAAATCCTCTTCTTCTAAATGTGAGTATTCGTGATAATTTACGTTTGTATTCAATTTTGATTTTACCATACGTACTATTCTACAGAATATAGGTTTGTAATTATTATATACTAATAAATAATAATTACACGCAAACCGCGAGTTCATGACCGATCGGTCGGTCATCTTCATCCCACACTATCGATAAACTAGCGTATTTCGTTCAGCCCCAGTCACTTCATCCGTCTCTGTGGTAATAAACGACAATTTAAATCGTCGCTCCTTTGCCTTATTCAGTGCAGTAATAACCCGCTTATACCGATCAACATTATTATCCGATGTTCCACCTGCGCCCAGATGAAGTGCGTCTGCTTCATTTCCGTAATCCAATATTTTCTTGTCCTTCCAAATATCGTGGATCGAAAGAAAACTAGGAATATTCATAATAAAAATACCCACATTTCGGCGATGATAATAATTACTTAAAATCACATCATCCGACAAACGGCAAATTTGATTATCAATCGCAGTATAACGCGTTATATACTCCATAAAATCATCACCAAATGTATTCAGTTTGACACAAACGGAACCGTATCCTTCTGCAATAGTGGCGCTATCTTTATGCGCTCGTTTTCCGTTCAACTGCATATTTACAAAATCGAACCCGGTTGATGTCCATACATTATTATCTTTCGAAGGAATCATCTTTTCATATGTTTCAATCATTCTCTTCGGATATTCAATATCATCATCAAGATAAATGATCCGTGTATTATTTGGGTCGTATTCTTTTGCTCTGTCGCGATCTGTCAAATATGCTACTGTAGGTATAATTTTCGTCGCAGGTCCGTAATCAATCGGAATACGGTTTACTGTCAACGATTTACGTATATACTTCGGAACAATATACGACTCTCCTGTTCGCGCAAATTCTTCGGGGATATTCAATAAAAATAAATCAGGTTTTCGGGTTTGATTTAATATACTGTGTATCATCTGACTACATTTATTAATACGAGTTGGGCTGGTTGTAAAAGATACTACAATTTTTGTCATATCGGCGTTTTGTTCGTATAATGTATTTGTCTTCAACACTCTATATTTTATTTCTTAGCCTTTCCAGAAATCTCATCCAGCATATCAAGATGCTTGAAAATTGTCTTGTTTGTAATACTTGGTTTCGATTTTATTTTCATCTTCGACACTTCCGTAATTTGTTCGACGCGTAGCTTGAAGAGATCAATCGTTTCCTGATCAATTGTACCACTGACCGTAGTATTGAATACCATGTGACTATGCTTCACCATGATAAAGAGGTTCTCTGCGAGCTCGTCCACCTCATTCGTCTTTCCTTCTTGACGCATGTTCGAGTACATGAGCTCCTGAATCTGGCGCATCAACCCGAGCACCTGAGATTTCTCAACGATTCCAATTTTCATCAGATTCACAATGAATAGCGACATTGCCTTTCGTTTCTCGTTCGCCTTATTGATATCACAAAACTTGTCATAGTTCTTCTTGGGGTCGCAATATTCAATGGTTTCGAAAAGAGACATGAATGAAGCCAAATTGCGTTCAAATACGCCGCGAAATACGGCATATTGCTCATGTTCAGGTTCATTCTCTTTCGCCATCAAATCTTGGAACAATCTAGCATAAATCTCCGAATAGAATGCATTTGAGCTCGCAGTGTTGAAGATTGACGATGCGACACGGTCCATCACAGCAACTGTATTGTGTTCATCAGAAGTGTCTTCTTTAGACGCAGTAAATAATCCATCGATCTCTTTCAAGATATTCGCCAACATGGATGAGTATGTCTTGTCGGTCAGCTTGTTCAATGCAGAACGAATATTGTCAATACTCAGTTCAATACCCTCTTTCTTCTTCATCTCGGTCTTCTGGAATGAAAGTATTGTATCCCACTCACTGTTCGGGATTTGTTGTGGATGGTGGCGCGAAGATGATCCAGATGAACGCGTAATAGAATGTCCAAAGCCACTACTACCACCATCAGAAACATTCATTCCTTCGCTTCCACCGAACCTACTCTGAAATGTATTTGCGCTGCTTCCTGCAACATGATACCCGCTGCCGCCTCCTCCTCCTCCTCCTCCTCCAGTCAAAGGAGTCGCAGCATTCCGAAAATCTCCTGGCTCACGAACAGGAAACACCGGTGTTTTGATATATGTCGGCGCTCCAACCAAATCAGCCAACTCCGAAACAGACTTCAGTACTTGATCCGATAATTTCAAGTCAAATCCCATACTCATAAAGGCTGCATAATCCGGAAGATCGTATCGATGAGTTATTTTTGCCATTATGTCGTTTATTCGTATGCGTATGCGTTCGTACGATGCGTCTATTATAATATATATCGTTGTTTTATATCAATTTTAATCTACATAATAATAATAGAATCCATGTCATCGTCAATTATGGGGGGTAAATTATTTGAATTATATGCTAACAATGATAATGATAAAATATCCACATTTATTCAAGAAAATCTCTCGGTACGTGACTTGGAAAAGAACAAATACGGAGAAGTCTTTACGCCATATTCTTATATTTGCGATATATTGGATCAACTTCCGGTGAGTGTATGGAGTAATTCAGGATTACGATGGATGGAACCTGCGTCCGGTATAGGTAATTTCTGTGTAGTGATTTATATGCGCCTTATGGATGGACTTCATACGGTGATACCAAATATTGTAGAAAGACATGTACACATATTACAAAACATGTTATTTATGGTAGAAATCAACGAAGATAATGTGGTGCGAACGAGAGATTTATTCGGACCGTTGGCAAATATTCAATGTAGCGACTTTTTAGATGAAGGGAATGAATATGGCACCATTGATGTAGATATTATTATCGGGAATCCGCCTTATCAAACTCCGAGAGACCATGCACGTAATAGTAGTAAAGGAGGTCAGATATTATGGGACAAGTTCATCCTAAAATCTCTCGAACTCTTGGATCGTAGAATGGTTCATAATGAATGCACCGAGAGATTTCTTTGTTTTATAACTCCGCCATTATGGCGAAAACCAAATAGCCCACATGGTCTATGGGGGAAAATGACGAGAGAAACGCGTTCATTACAGTATCTCCATATGATCGATAAGAAAACCGCAATTCGTGATTTACAAGTTCAACAACGAATGGACCTGTTTATTGTTAAGGTTAGCGTAAGCGATGGCTGCGGGGATGGTGGTCAATGTAAAGTCGTCACCAGTCCAGCTGATGGCGCTTATTTTAATACAATATCACCGAGAGATTGGCCATTTCTTCCCAATTCAGAATTCGAATTCATAAAGAGTATAATTGATCCTAATGGACCTGATCCTCATCGTGTAATCTATGATCGATCTGCATACGGAAGTGATCTACCACATATGTCTCCAGAATATCGCGCCGGTGAATATATTTATCCGGTAGTTCATACGATGACACGTAAGGGGTTAGGTTTATGGTATTCTAATACAAATACACGTGGGAATGGGCATTTCGGAGTATCGAAGGTGATCCTGAACTTCAATGAAAAATTGTACCCATATTTGGACCACGCAGGAGAATATGGAATGGGACAATTTTCATTCGGAATACCAGTGAGGTCGGTGGAAGAAGGTGAGGCAATTGTCCGCGCACTTGTTTCGCCACAATTTCGGGCAGTTGTGAAGGCTACAAAGTGGGGAGCATATCAAACCGACCGACGGATGTTTGAGTATTTCCGCGATGGATGGTGGTGGTGCCTTCAGCCATTCAGTGAGTGAATAACAGACTTAAATATATACTGATATCATTATTAGACATATCCGACTTCATTCGTGACTATTACCCCGCATTATACTATTATGTCATCCGCCGACGATACTCCGTGTACATCTGATGTTATTGATAACGAAACGTCATCACCTGGCACAGCATCCTACCCTGAATTCAAAAATTGGGAAGATGTTGACGAAATATCTCCCGACCTTCTTCGTGGAATATACGCTTATGGCTTCGAAAAACCGAGTCATATTCAGCAAAAATCGCTTCTTTCAATTATTCAAAAGCGCGACGTGATCGCACAGGCTCAATCCGGTACAGGTAAAACCGGCGCTTTCACTGTAGCCGCACTTCAAAGCATCGACGTCACAAAGGCCAAGACACAGGTTCTTATTCTCGCACCCACTCGTGAGCTTGCAAAACAAATCCACGACGTTATCAGCGGCCTTGGTGCAATGATGGCTGGACTTACAATTCGTTTGTTAGTGGGTGGTACATCTACCGCAGATGATGCTGCAGAGTTGCGTAAATCCGCGCCTCATGTTATCGTAGGTTGCCCTGGACGCGTCTTTGACATGATTCGCCGTAATAATATTCAAGGATCGAATGTTCATATGCTTATCCTTGATGAGGCAGACGAGATGCTTTCAGCTGGTTTCAATGACCAAATCTATAATATCTTCCAATACATGCCTTCTGATATTCAAGTAGTTCTATTTAGCGCGACAATGCCAACTGAATTGTATACCCTGACAGAGAAGTTTATGAGATCTCCTGTGAATATTCAGGTAAAAGCAGAACAGCTTACACTTGAGGGCATTCAACAGCATTACGTAGGCTTGGACGACGATGTTCAGAAATACTTGACGCTCAAGGATCTTTTCAAGACGATTTCGGTTTCACAATGTATCATTTTTTGTAATTCGACGAAGCGCGTGTCTGATCTTCATGAGGCGATGCTTTTTGACGGTTTCCCTGTGTGTTGCATTCATAGTGGAATGGAGAAGGGTGATCGTGACAAGGCGTATCAGGAGTTCAAGGCGGGTGTCCATCGCGTCCTTATTTCTTCCAATGTGACCGCGCGCGGTATTGATATTCAACAGGTCAGCACCGTCATCAACTTTGATATGCCACAGGATGTTCATATTTATCTCCACCGTATCGGTCGTTCTGGACGTTGGGGACGCAAGGGTGTTGGCATCAACTTTGTTACACGCCGTGATATGCGCATCAAGAAGGAGATTGAGGCGTATTATGGCACGATTATAACCGAGTTGCCAGTTAATTTCATGGACGGGATCTAAACTATATTAGTATTCCAATAATAGGGTTTAAAATGAGATTATTATTTCATTTTATACTGTAGAATCGATTTATAATGACGGGAGATTGTTGTTTTAATGTATGTTCATTAATTACAGATGTACGTGAATCGGTTACGGATATACCCCGAGAACCGGATGAATTGAAAAAATTATTAATGGAAAATTTAGGGTTATCCAAGCCAACTACTGACTCTGAGAAGGCGCCTTCGTCGTCAGCGGGAGCGGGAGCAGCAGCCGCGGCAGCAGCGATCAATGCATTCAAGCCTCCCATTTCTTATACTGATCCAACAAAGCTGCACGAATTGCCGGTATCCATCATTGAAGATTTAGAGATGATACAACCAAAGCAGCACCAAACACCCGATGCATCAGTGTCAGTAAAAGGCCTTTACCATTATGTATTTTCACCCAGTTCGGTATACGGAACCGAACATTTGCCGATTTGGAGTAAGTATTATACTACCGATATTGAGTACTTGAAGCAATCACAAACGCTACTTGAGATGTTTGATGAACAATTACTGGAGCGAAATATTGCTCAAAACACAGAATGTAAAACATGTGTTGATTCATTCTCAACGATGAAAGAAACATGGAAAGAGTTTCGCGGAACAGGTAAAATTACGGATTTCAGAGAAAAATTCAGTTATGTTGAAACCCCCTTCCTCGCAAAACTAAACAATTCATCATCGTTTCTTCAATTCTTAAGTCTCTATAATATTTCATCTCCTGTGATTGCCTTATTAACACCAATCATTGTGCTTATTATCCCCTTCTTCGTCCTCATTATGCGCGGATTAGCTGTTTCAGTGACGGAATATATTGATATTTTGAAGACGATCATCAGTCAGCATTCCGTGGGTAGATTTTTGACACAATTTGATTCTGTTTCTGTCGAGCAGAAGATGTATATTTTGATGTCAGTGATCTTTTACTTTATCCAAATTTACCAGAATATTATGGCATGCATCCGATTCTATGACAATATCAAATTGGTTCATAAGCATATCCATACGATCCACGGATATCTCACTGCAACTGGTGTAAACATGAGCTATCTGATTCAAATGATTCAGACGTACCATTTGTCGACATACGAACCATTCCGTGAAGAGTTGAATCAGAAATATACACTTTTGACGGAGGTTACGAAAGCATTATCGGATATATCCCCATTTTCTGTATCCGTTTCGAAATTCTTTCAGATCGGGTATGTCATGAAGAATTATTATTCACTGTTTTCACAAACCGACTTGAATGAGCTACTTGATTACAGTTTTGGCTTTAATGCATATATGGAACATTTGACCGCATGTAGATCATTTGTCATAAATGGAATGATTAAGAAATGTTCGTTTATCGTTAGTAAAAATGTGGATCCCGTTACGGCGACTGATGTGACACAGCCATTACCGCCAATTCCAGAAGCAGACGCTGCTGCCGCCGACGAGACAGAAAAGAGCAATAACGAGAAAGAGGCGGATTTACCTCCACCACCGCCTCCTCCGCCAATAATCAAAAATGGTATAACAAAATTGGTATCTCAGGTCTACGCTCCGCTTAAAGCGCACGATACAATCAATGTAATCGCGAATGATATTGTCCTGGATAAACAACTCATTATCACCGGTCCAAATGCTGCAGGGAAAACAACCGTTATTAAAACCACGTTATTCAATATTATATTGTCACAACAAATCGGCTTCGGATTTTATGAACGCGCTGAAATCAACCCATATGATTTTCTTCATTGCTATTTGAATATTCCGGATACATCGGGTCGCGACAGTCTATTTCAGGCTGAATCGCGCCGGTGTATGGAAATTCTACGATGCATTATTGACAATCCTAAGAAACGTCATTTCTGTATTTTTGATGAATTGTATTCAGGCACAAACCCCTATGAGGCGGTTGCAGCAGCATACGGATACATCGACTATATATCCAAGAATCCGAATGTTGACCTTATTCTTACTACGCATTATATCGAATTGTGTGAACTCTTGGAGAAGAAGAACTCTGGCGCAGTTTCGAATCTTCATATGTCAGTTTCGCCAGATACAGGAGAGTATTTGTATAAGATTGCGAATGGTATTTCGTCCATTAAAGGCGGTTTGAAGGTTCTTCGCGATCTCGAATATCCTACCGAAATCGTGGAGAGTGCAAGTAAAATTATCCAGGGGTAATCAAATTATTCCGGGGCTGCAATATACTTTCGCAGTAAACGTTTGTATGTAAAGTAATCTGGATCTTCGGTAAAAGTTACATTTTCAAGTGCTCTGACATCATTATAAAATGATATGCATTGGTCTTTACTTGGTGATATAGTGGGGGTTTTCGAAACCGTATCATATATCAACTCGAGATTTGCACGAGCTTCTTCGTGTTTCTGCGTGAATTGTGCTTCGAAATACGATGCATTCAAATAATTAATGAAATTCGCAAAGAGTGAGACAATTTCATTGGGTTCGGTCGCGTCGGTCATTATACATTATAAATGCTAGTTACATTTATACTGTATTACCCAAACTCTGATGCTGTTACTGTAGACACTGCAGCTGCTTTATCGATCACAACATTCTTCGCCACCCGTTTAATCACTTTAGATATATTCCCATCTTGAGCACCATCGGTTATTGTCTTTGATAATTTGAAATACTTCACATTCTCGTTGGAATTACTATCCATACATCGCGGATGTTGTGCCGCCCATTCGCCCATAAGTCGCACGTTCTTATGTTCAACAGCAAGCACAGCATTCGTCATTTTCGCATGATCCGGGCCATCTTGTTCCCATTTATCCTCATCCTTCACATACAACGTCTCACGTTTAATATCGCTACAATGAACAGGTCGTTTGTGTAATTCGGTTTTATTAAGATTCGTGATTAAAATATTTGACATACCTTCAACATAACCGAGTTTCCCAACACTTTCAAGATCATCTGTATTCAATTGAATCGAGTTGACGAAGTCTTTCATATTCATCGCATCTTTGCATTGTTCGTTGAGAAAAAACTGCAAGTTAAATGTTTGGTTGTAGCAGTTCGTCATATTGTTATTATTCGTATTATTATTGTTGATAACTGTCGTAGGACTTGCCACCATTGCTGTATTCGCAGCCGTCGCCGCTACGTTTGTCTTGTATAACTCGAGAATCTGTGTCTTGAATTCCTGGTTCATATCCATCATCGTATTTATCATATTCTTCAGTTCCTCCGTATTTTCAACTTTGGATGATTCAATTACTTTCACAATACACGACGATCCGTATTTCTTATTATGTCGCCATAACCCCGTTCGGTTAATATAAGGACGTTTGCAATATTTACATGCATAAGCGGCGGTCACGTGACCATCGATGTTCGCGGTCACGTGACCACTTTCGGATGAATGATGGTAGATAACATTATTTTCAGCGTCCTCGTTGTGAAGATCGATATGAACGATTTCTTTGATGGGTGTTTTTTGGGGGGTCGACACGACGGATTTTTTCGAAGTCGGTTTTGGGGGGATGCTTTTCGAATCCGACCCACCAGAAACGCTGGAATCTCCCGAAATGAGACTGTGAATGTAGTTTTTACACTTGACGTTCTCAGAACATAACCGTTGATGCTTTGGTGATAAAAGATGGCGATTAAAATCAAATTTGTTATTGGTACTGATGTCACATGTATCGCAATGGTACATTTACGTATTTTCAGTCTTGCGAAAAGTGTTGCCTAAATTTGCGGGTCTATAAAAATGTCCAATATTATAATGTCGGAGGATGGACGCGCCGGGAATGTTGAAAAAATTACAGTCACAAATTTTCATTCCGATCCAAAAAAATTGTGACTGGTCAGTCACAAATTGCATATTTTTCGTGTTTCAAAAGTATTTTGGCCAACCCCCATTTTGGACATTTTTGTAAAACGTTGCGTAATGTTGCGTAGGAAGCAACGTTTTACGCAATGTCCAAAATGGGGGGGGTATGACCAGACCCGGAGGGATAATCAATGGTTTTATTGAAAATATTCCAATTTTAAACGAAATATTTTCGGCTGAAAAGTCTCTTTTCGAATGAAATCCGATGGTCTAGACCGGGACTTTTTGAATAAAAACCATGTTTTCAAACGAAATATTTTTGGCTGAAAAGTCTCTTTTCGAATGATTTTTTATGGTTTGAATCGTGGACTTTTGAATTTAAACCGACATAAAACCAACCAATGGATTATATTCAACTTCGTTTATTCTGATCAAAAAACATCCTAGGGTATTATATTAGATCTGTGATAGAATGGAATTTAGTTTTTTGACGATTATCATTAGTTTAGCGGTTTGTTCGCTTTTGATATATGCAGTATTTCAGTATACAAAGGTACGTTTGAATGTTTTAGAACAATCGCAGAAAGAACAGGCGCTTATTTTACAGCAATTTATAGAAGAATCTTCGACAGATATACATCGATTATACAAACTTTCTGCAAATAATGGAAACCAAATTCAACCCCAAGGAAGTATTATACTGGAGTATGCAAATGATCTCGAGAATGAGAAACATGAAATGAATAGGAATACGTCGAATAAACAATCTGTTTATAACGAACCTCATATGATTCATTTGGATACGGCTTTTTTTCAAAACAAAAAAAGTAATCTGATCGAGATTTCTTCGGACAGTGAAGATACGACAGACAGCGACAGTGCGAGCGACAGCGCCAGCGAAAGCGCGAGTGACATCTCGAGTGACAGCACAAGCGGAAGTGAAAGCGACAGCGCAAGTGATAGCGAAAGCGACAGCGGAAGTGAGAGCGACAGCGGAAGTGAGATTGACGTTAACGAAGATAAGATCCATCCAGAAGTTGTTACAGAAGTGGTTGAAACAAACGTATCTGAAGTTATTGAAGTTCAATGCGACGTTGAACCGCATTCAAGCGATATAAAACTGGTTACTGTTGATTTAGGCACCATGCAAGATCAAACTATTCCTGCAAAATCTACACCAGAACGAACAAACGATGTGCTATCCATGTTACATAAAAAGGCAGTGGCAGATGAAATAGTCGTATGTGAAGTCGCGGCTTCGGAGCCGGTTCCTGAGAGTGCTCATTCATCGGAACCTGTGCCTGCGCCTGCACCGGCACCCACACCTGCTCCGACATCGTATTCAAGTATGTCCGTCCCAGAACTACGACAACTGCTTAAGGAAAAATACAAACATCAAACCGAAAAACATCCAGAAATCCAAAAATTAAAGAAGGCAGAGTTAATTTATGCATTACAAACCTCTTCGGTTTAACAGAGCTTAGTATATTTTTATTCTAATGTTATACATAATAAACATAATGTCGCAATCACAACCTCATTGGGCCAAGAATTTTAGTTCAAGTCATAATGTCTACTTTGATTTTCCTCCGCTCATGAATGACGGGCGTAACTTTTCTGGATGGCAGCCTGGAAACGCTGTAAACGAATCCATTCGCCGTTCTGAAAATATCAAATCAAATTGGGATTATCGAAGATATTTAACAACAAATGCTGACCAGATTATGACACTCAATCGGATTGATGCTGTGAATATGTCTGGCCATGGATCGTTTGAAGTCAGTGCTTATGAGCAGGAAAACCAGCGCAACGTACCTTTTATGTATGCTTCTGTTATGGATTCGAGAGAACCATTTGGTTATGTTCAGAGCGACTTAAAGGATACATATCTCTCGAGAGAAGCACTTCAAGCGCGTATGGTTGCTCCAGAAATTACACAAGAGCAGATACTCGAATTTCAGCGTCAACAGAAAGCCGGTGCGAACGCACAAGGACATTAAGATATAAACCTTACTTTGTAATCATTGTTATATTCAATCATTACAAGGATGCGAATCATCAGTTTTGATGTAGGTATGAAAAATCTAGCGTATTGTTTATTCAAGATCCCTGATGTCGGCGCAATCACTGGTTCAAGCCCATCAGAATTGATTCACCAAATCAAAATCGAGAGATGGGACGTGATCGATTTACGATTCGAACCCAATCTCTCGGATACAGTAAATACAGAATCCGCTCCACCTACGCCAAAACGGACATGTATCAATGACACAAAATTAGCGAAGTGGATGTATATACCTGCTCCGACATCAACCACTCAACCGTTATTATATTGTTCGAAATGTTCAGAAAAATCCAAATATAAAACACCTTCTCGAGAGATTTTACCAATCAAGCGCAAACCTGAACTGTTGTCGAAGAAGAAACTCGGCGAGCTCATCGATATTAAGGCAAATCTCTCGACACATACAAATCCAAGCGGCAACAATAGCGGACAACCAGAAGCCGCTACCAATCTAAAGTTCCGTAAAGCCGACCTTATTCAAGAAATTACAATGACGTTGTCGAGAGATTATCTAGAACCGTTTGATGAAAATAAGTATTCATGTTACATCGCAGGAACAGCGCCGCCATCCAAACCTAAGAAGGCGAATTATACCTATGCACACGACTTGGATCTCATTACATACGGGCGTAACATGATGAAACATTTAGACGCGATATTGTATTCAACCACGACATCGTCTGCGACGAATACACCAATCGACATGATGATCATTGAGAATCAAATCAGTACGCTCGCATCACGAATGAAGACGCTTCAGGGTATGATCACGCAGTATTTCATTATGAAACACATACAAAGAATCGAGTTCATTTCGGCGTCATGCAAATTAAAACTGTTTACAGATACGAGCTTAGATCTAATGAATACTGAGACTGTTTATGTAGACGCATCAACATATGCTGACCGTAAAAAGTCGGGTATCAACGTATGCCGATCACTCGGCGAAATCTCTCGAAAACACAATTCAGATTATGCGAAATGGATGTCCGTATTCGAAAATCATAAGAAGAAAGACGACCTCGCAGATTGCTTTTTACAAGGTTTATGGCGGGTTCATTTATTGAAGACAGGTATAACAGATGGGAACTAATGCGGTATGAATGAAATATTAAAGTATTTCTTTTATTCATACAATTTCAGTATAAAGATTGTTTTCGTAGTTGTATTATACTCCATATCATAAAATACGATGGCGGAAGAAATTGATTTAGGTGCATTGGATACAATGCCAACATTTACATTTGGCAGTAGTAAATCCGGTGGCGGAAGTAGTAGTGCCGGCGGCAGTGGTGGTGGTTTTGGTGGTGGAATTGAATTACTCATGAATAACAAATTCAAAGATAATGATCGCAAGAATAGTGGCGGCGGAGGCGGCGCTGGTGATATCGATTTAAGTGAATTGACTGCACTTGAAAATGAACTGAATGATTTGAGTAACGTTTCAAAGCGTAGTGACGGTGATGGTGATGGTGGCAGGGGTGGAAGCAGCGGGGGCGGGGGCGGGGGCGGAGGATTTTTGAGCGGAATATTCAACTTATCAAAATCTGATGGAGATAATGGTAGCGGGGCAAATGAAAGCGGAATTCATTTAGGACAGTCAACATCAAATACGGATGCTGATAATCGCACATGGGATGGATATGGCAAGTTCAATAATATCCCACTTGACCCCGATGCAAATGTTGATCCGACTCCCCAGTTGTCCAAAGAGGATATGCTGAAAGAGAAATTCAAGCTTCTTAGAAAGTTGGAAGAATTGGAGCAGAAGGGAGTTCAGCTTACGAAACGGTATTCGATGGACTCTTCTTACGCAGAGATGAAAGGTGAATATGATACGCAAATGGAGGAGCGCGAACGCCAGAATAGCATGAAATTCCAAGGAAAGATGCTTCTCGCTTGTATTACTGGACTCGAGTTCTTGAATAACAAGTTCGACCCATTTGATCTGAAACTTGATGGCTGGTCAGAGCAAGTCAACGAGAATCTAGGAGAATATGACGAAATTTTCGGTGAACTTCATGAGAAATACAAGTCGAAAGCTAAGATGTCGCCGGAGTTGAAGCTACTATTTCAGCTAGGCGGAAGCGCGATTATGCTTCATATGACGAATACGATGTTCAAGTCGGCTCTTCCAGGTATGGATGATATTATGCGCCAGAACCCAGAGTTGATGCAGCAATTTACACAAGCAGCGGTTTCATCGATGTCGAATAATAGCACAGGAGGTGCAGGTGGCGGCGGTGGTGGCGGTGGTGGTGGCCGAGGATCTGGCTTTAGTAATTTCATGAGCGATATTATTGGTGGAAATGGAAGTATGGGTAGAAGCAACGACTTACCTCCTTATGTACAACAACGTCCACCTCCTCCACCTATCGCAACGAAAGGACCCGTTGCACCTCCTCCTCCAGTACGCCCAGGTGCGACAGCGATGCCAACTCCGATGTCAATGCCGGAACAAAAGTCGCGTCGTCCAGAAATGCGCGGCCCATCTACGGATGTTTCAGATATGATGTCGCGCCTAAAGACAAAGACGATCAATATTCAACCCTCAGGAAGTAGTAGTAATGTCAGCGCCCAACAAGAACAAGGAAACTCTACCCTTCAAAACATTCTGTCAGGAATGACAGGATCAATGGCTTCCGGCGGTGATGGTGATGACATTTCGCTTGAACCAACAGTAATCAATGTATCTAATTTGGGAGATATCCCTCAAGAGTCCGCACCTCATAAATCGAAACGAAGGCCGAGATCAGAGAAAAATACGATCAGTATGGACCTGTAGGTATCAAACGAATATAAACATTATGTCACTATAAATAATAGCACATAGCACAACACCTTAATACTAGTGATAATGTCTAGCCCACAATTCAAATCCATATGTACTCAGAACGATATGAGACTTGGTAAAAATCCTGAAATGAAACTATTTACATTGGAATACAACTATAACAATCCAAATTTTAATATCATATCGCTCATTAATATTAACCTCCATAAGTTACTTCATGAAGTGAATAAAGATATCATTGACGTAATCGACATTCAGCCTCATCCAACCGATCCATCTGAGCACAATATTTTATACCAATTCCGCGATATTGGCGGGGATTTAGGCGGTTTCAAGACCTACATGTATGTCAATACAAAAATTTCAAAGAGATATGCTAACAATGGAAACACCGAGATCATTTTTACAAGTAAGAGTATTCCATATGACTATCATTCACATCTTGTCGAACAGAAATATAAACTTTTGGAGTACCCTCTCTATATTCAAAAATACATTTATCAGGAAGCATCGGGTAACTCATCACCAGTCTCAAATATACAAGTACTTCATATGTTCAAACTTAAACCCGATAATGAATCTGAACTCACTGTGGCAATGGAAAATGCAATTGGTATTCTTATTAAAAAAATGTATTTTCGATTGAAGGTTGCGATTGAAAACCTTCGATCATAAATAATTATAATAAATAACAATCTTTAGCGTAATATGTATTAGAATAATAGATATTATATAGTTATACGAAGAATCAACGATAACATACAAGCATCATGGATGACTTGTTGAATGAATATATACAATGCGAAAAAGAGCAAATGAGTACAACACAACATGAAAATTCAAATGAGAACAAGCACCAGAACGACCAAACTGACCAAGCTGCCTATGATGATTACATTCAACGCACAAAGGAATATTATAACAAAATGTCGGTTTCGGATTTCTTTCGAGCATTATGGTTTACGATGTCGTCATGTTATATCTGTTTTTCAGAGTTTCTAAAATATAAGATTTACTGGAAGACACGCAATAATGCAATTATTGATGTAAGCAAACGCCTTGCAGCAAAGAATATGATGTATGTCAAGATTTTCCAGGCCTTCGCAACGAATCGTAATATTGTATCTACCGAACTTAACCAATTCTTTAGTGAATTTACAGATAATGTAAACTATACTTCAGATGAATACGACGTGAATGAACTTAAAGAAATAGAATCTAGATCGACGGAATGTTACCCATACCAGCCTCTTCGTATTGTCAATGATTATACACCGATAAAATCAGGACTGATGTCGTTGATATTTAAGGCATACATTGGTGAAGGTTATGACACCCCAGTTGTCATCAAATACCTTCGGAAAAACATTAGTAAAAATTTCAATTCATCGATGAATAATCTTGTTATGTTTGCGAAGATCACCAAATATTTTCCATACCTCCGAACATTGAATGTGGAGAATCTGATTCTTCAAAATATAGTTTGCTTGAACGATCAAGTTTGTTTCCGCAAAGAACTTGCAAATATTAGCACATATTATAACCGTTGGAAGAACTATGAATTTGTCAGAATACCGAAACCTTATCATGATTACACAGAAAATGTAAACCCAGATGTGGTAGTCATGGAGTATATCGATGGAATGAAAATAACTGAAATTGATCCCGATGATTACGATCAGTTTGGAAAGGTTCTTGCAGCATTCAATGCAAACGCGGCATTTTGCAGTTCTATCTATCATGGTGATTTACATCCTGGTAACATTTTGTTCATTAAAGAACAACGACCACAAGACGACAATAGTGCGAAGACCATTTACAAAATTGGTATTCTTGATTTTGGTATCATTGGTCGTTTATCCCGCGTTGATCAAGAATTATTGTTCAGATCATTAAAACTTATGTATCAGCGTAAGTTCCACAAAATCATAGATATTATAGTTAGTTGTGAATTATCCGAACCGATCATTGGAAATGATAGTACTGACGGTGTAGATATGTCGTCAATCATTCCTCAAAAGAATACGGAAAGATATAACAATCTTCGCGATGAATTGAAACGTGTTCTCATTGCATATACGACACCAGAAATAAAGTTCTTCGGTGTATCTGAAATTTATGAAATCAATTACATTTTGAATAATTATGGATTGATGTTCAAACGATCACTGTATCGTCTCTTTATTACAGTAGCAATTATGGATTCAATCGGAACCCGACTTGGAACTAAAATGAGTTATATGCAATATATGACAGATATGGTTGTTGAGATTTTCAATATCAAATTAGACGAGCCAGACGAAGAAGAGGAAGAAACTGAGGATGCAGAAAACGAAGAAGACGAAGAAGACGAAGAAGACGAAGAAGACGAAGAAGACGAAGAAGACGAAGAAGACGAAGAAGACGAAGACAAAGAAGAACCACAATGCGGATGATGATACCAATACACAAACAATACAACAAATCAATATTAAATAACCATTACTAATATTGATTACAACACAACATGAAAATCGGAATTGTCGGAAACGGATTTGTAGGTCGAGCGACCCAAATCTTCGCAAAGAACTATTTTGCAAGAGACGATGAGCATGACACAAATACTGAGAGATATGAAATTCTTCCAGATACAGCCAGCACCCCAGCGAAACCAAAGTCAGAGAGACTAACTATGACAACACAAAACGGCGAGAAAATAACACTTCCATTTTTCAAACGTTTCTTTTTCAAACCAATTACAGTATACATTTATGATATACGCCCTGAAGCATGTCAACCACCAGGTATCACACTAGAAGAACTTGACAAAGAATGTGATCTTCTCTTCTTTTGTCTCCCAACACCTCTTCATCATGACGGTTCGTGTTATACTAAGATTTTAGAAGATACAATTTCCCGATGCAACAATCCATTCAAGATTATTCGCAGTACAATCCCCGTTGGTTTCGCGGCAAAACACGGATGCTATTTTATGCCGGAGTTTCTTACAGAAGCAAACTGGGAGAATGACTTTCGAAGCACGAAAGAATGGGTGGTTGGAATACCAATGAATTCACGTGCGACAATCATGTCGTCAATGACATCTGAATCTGCAAACACATCAGTAATGGTTGTATCTGAATTGCGACATGATGAGTTCAAGAAACGTATAACCAAACTTATCAAACGCAGTTATAAAAATAGCGCAATCGATTCATCCACAATCACATTTTGCGATACAAACGAAGCAGAGATGCTGAAACTGATGAAGAACTGTTTTCTTTCAGCGAAGGTAAGCCTAATGAATGAATTCTATGATTTTTGCGATGCAACACATACGGATTATAAAACTGTTACGGAGCTGGCAAAAAAAGACCAACGGATGGGAACGTCGCATTTTCAAGTCCCAGGACCAGATGGCCGTCGTGGGTTTGGCGGTACATGTTTCCCAAAAGATACACACAGTTTGTATTGTCAAATGAAAGCGCATGACGTCCACCCCCACGTATACCCGGCGATTCTGGCGCGTAATGATACCCACGATCGCCCCGAACGAGAATGGTCACGTGATGTCTGGCGCACAACGATCCCGCTTCCGACCCAAGAGTCAAAAGTAGTTGTTGTCTTCAGCGATGCATCATCATCTGTGGTGAATTATCTTGCAGATATTATTCGAAAGAATCTCGATAAGAATAATGTTGTTATAGAGGTCGTGCGTGGGTCCGGAAACCGTAGCGTATCTCCAAGGTCACATGTCAATCATCTTGTGAAATATCACCACAATACAAGTGCACCATTGTTTTTTCCGCGCATAGATGAATGTTATTATACACCCCATTATGGGAATACGGATTACGATACAATGCGCGAAGTATCGTGTATCATTGATTTATGGAATAGTCATGAGCAAATGATACTATATGTAATAAAACAAACACTCCATGATAAATACAATCGTGGTCACGATCGCGGTCACAATCGCGTAAACGATAACGATAGCTCAGAAAGTAGAACGGAAGGATTTGACACAGATAATGAGGAGAACACTACTAGTTTACGTGATCCATATTATTTTGATTATGCCAAAATAATAGAGGATTATTATGATTCAACGTTCAGCAAGGAACAGCCAATCAAGCGATTTTTGATTGTTATGTTTTAAGTACGATTACGATGTTTTCTGGTGTATTTATGATTTTCTGGCTTGGTAGTTACAATTCGGCGCGTTTTATGGTTGTTTGTTTTTGAATGACGTTTGTGTTTACGAGTTCGGTTTTTACCTCCTTGTTTTGTTCCTTGAGTTATTGGATTTAATTTTCTTTGTGTCAATACTCTAACACCGGCAGGGCGAACCATATTTGACGTAGGAGGTATTGGTTGATCCATTTGACTATTAACTGTTGGGGCTGGTGGGGGTGACTTATCTCTTAGAAATTCATGATTACCTGGTAAATCACTACGTGGATGACGCATGTTCATAGGATTTCCTTTAGCTACTGATGCGTAACTACGCGCAGTACTCGGATTCCGACTACCATCAAATTTAAACTGTTTTGAATCAGCTACAGTACCATATTTAATAGACGGTCTATCAGACTGTATTTGTGGTGGTTCTTCCCTATTCAAACTTGTTAGGTCTAATGGGGGAATTAATACTTTATATTTGCTATTATCTTCTTTATAGTTGCTATTATCGTTAATCTCTTTTATTGCACTAAGTTCTGATTCATCTACTTCTATATCAGAACCAGAATCATAATATAATTCTGGTTGTTTACTTTCTTCCACGGCATCCGCAGGTAATGCTTGTTGTTTTTTTTGTTTCGCTCTAATAGTTATTCTTGGGTTCAGATTCGGTTTAGTGGGAGCTGTTGGTGGAATAATACGACCACCTAATTCACATAATTTTTTTATTATTTCAGTTCGTAGCGGTCTAAGAGTTGGATCTTTATTGATACCTGACTCTATATTTTTCGATATTCGTTCGCTATATGTTTTCGCGGACTTTTCATATGTTGGAAACCTTCCTTTATCAAACATTCCACGAAATGTATCCTCATCTCTCAACATCCAATTTAAAAATGAATCGTATATATTATTGATAAGCTCGCGAATATTTTCGTATTTTAGATTATTCGGATTATTTCCGTCATTCACACAGTGAAACGCCAATAAAATAATCCAATTCAGCATAAATTGATATCTTGTTTCTCTGTTTGCAACATTTTCGGGAATCGACAAAAAATTAGATATGCCATCACTACATCTCGAAAAGACACTCATAAATAGTTTATCCAAGTGTGAATTTTCTTTTATTTTTGTCCATCCAAAAATAATAGGGATTGCATCCGCAGCGGCCTTTGACATTGATTGCGCTGATGAGTTGAAACCGTCAGGTAATTTTATAGGCGGTTGTACCGTTACCAATAGAGTATCCAAAATACTTTTACACGTGTCTCGAGCCATAAACCTCCACAAATTGTCATACATAGTGAAATATGTATTACCAGTATTCAGTTTTGTATCAAGTATACGAACCAGCCTGTCTATTGTAACTTTATATACAGCCTTTCTCCCGATCGTTAATTTGTCCGTATCTGTGTTATCAATTAGATCATCATGTATCTTATTGTATAAGCTTGTGGCTTGTTGTTCGCTTTGCACCAAGTTTTCTTTATTTTTCAATTGTGTTATAATTGGATTTTCTACAATTTCACCATTTGTCATTTTATTTGATAATACTTCGCTGGGCGTATTGAAGCTCGAAACCAGCATACTAAATCCAGGATTATTTTCATTCACCGTATAAACCTTACTTCCTGGTGGTAATTCTGTTGGTGCGCCTGCAAATTGTATTCTACGCGAATTCTTTCTTTTACTACCTCCCTGTTTTGACCCTGGGCTTCGAGCAAGTGGAGTAACGACAAGATATATATTTTTTTGTGTTGATGCATCATTCGGAATATATAAAAAGTTTGTTGTTGGTTCGATTTCATGACTTTCGTCGTCTGCATCCTGTTCCTCGCTAAAAGGTACGACTGGAGAGCCAGAGGCACTCGTATTACTAGCAGACACAGTCTGATCTGCTCCCCACGCACTCTTTGGTGCGTTGCGTGACTGAGCCGGTATAATTTGTGAGATCTGTCTTCTTGGAGCTTGTAATGTAGTACGTGCATCAGAAGGTCGCATTGGTTTGATTCCTGGAGGTTGTTCCAATTCATCTATATCCGGTGTAAACCGTGATGGTTCGGGCGTTTGGGGTCCTTTCTTTATTGTTCTAGGGGACAATGGACCCCCGCTAGAAGGTGGGCGTGGTTGTTGTGGTAAATTATTGCTTTGAAATATTTTATTTAATTCGGCATGTTTGTCTTCCATATTTTGGATATAACCATTATCACCCTTTAGTTCTCTCATCTTCTCATTCATATCGGTCATTTGTTGAGATTGTTTTTGAATTCCGCGTTCCTCCCTCGCGCGCCTGATTTCATCGAATGTCCTCTCAATCGGACCGATTTTATTTTTTACTTCCTGTAAACTCTGTGCAGCATTAGTTAAATAACCTCCCAATAATAAATTCATTTTCGGATTATTGACAATATTATTGGCCCTTTCAATTTTGTCCTTTAGATTAGCGTTTTCTGTACTATTTTCAACTCGTTTGATTTCTTCTTTCAGTTGTCCTAACTTCTCTTCTTCCTCTTGATATTTTCTTTTATCACGGTCTATTTGCGTTTTACGAGCGTTTGAACTATCATTAAATTCCTTCTTTTTTGTATTTAGTCCTTGAACAAATTGTGCCCCTTCCTCGCGAATGGCCTGAATTGCAGTAGTGCTGGTTTCAGGAACATTTTGAATTGCCGCCCGAATATCATCTGCACTATTGCTATCCATTGTATCCGTAACTAGACGAATGTTTGATTCAATCTCACTTATTAATTTTCTTTTTTCATAGTCAAATTTCTTACCTATCGCTTGAGATTTACTACGGGATTCTGTAATAAATTGATCCATATCGACCAGATCGCGTCCCCGAATTTCATCTATCATGGATCTCGAAATCGTAGTATCATCAATGCTACCTTCCAAGTCCGTCTTTATTCTCTGTATTTCATTGATGATACGTGTTGCATCATTCGTGGTATCTGTTATCGTTTGATCATTATTCAGAGCGTCTTTTTGTTGGGTTAAATTGTCGATTAATGTCTGTAAATCCGTTTTGAGGCGTTGTAATGCGTCGGCTTTTACTTGTTCATCGGCGGCGGCAGCGGCGTCCTTCGCAGTATTTATTTTAAGTAATAACCTTTCAAGTGCATCGTTATTCTCGGCAACAGTAGTTTCTTGGGTATCACAGTGACTTTTACATTGTTGTATTTTAATACGTAATTGTTCAACGAGGTTCTTTCGTTCTACTTCATCATTAAGTGTCATTAATTCTTTTGATAATTCTGTATGAGACGCGAACAACCGATTATATTGTGGTTTCAATTCGGTAGTAAGTATACTCGATATAGCATCATGCGTATTTTTGAATGGTCCTAATTCGCTCAAAAAACCGGTTTTATCAAATTGTGACGCAACAACTAGACCAGCTGCCGACATTTCTACTTATATTTATGAACGATATAAATATAAGAAATTCATACGACCTAAATGATTATATCAATGATCAATAGCTATCGGATTAGTTTGCATCGACCTACTGTAATAATCTGCCAATTTGTTCTAGAATACCATTACCCTTTTGAATACCTGCCGGAATTGTCCCAGCCGGATCCGTTATTTTACCTTGAATCTCATCTAATAAACCCCTTGTTTGATCCAAATATGTTTTCGTAGTTTTGCGAATACACTCAATCAGCTTTTGCGTATTGTCTTGTATTGACGCCCGTATTGTAGTTTCAGTCTCGGCATATAACTCTTCGATCTCACGGTCTACAGTTTCAATAGACGTGTTATATTGTGCCAACAACCGCTCACATTCTCTGTGTATTTGAGTAAACATATCTCGTATCGATGCGTGATTATTAGGATCAAGATTATTTATACTAACATTTATGACGGATTTCACGCCTGTTTCGCCAATATTATTTAAGTTTTGTTCTTCGCGATTAATTATATCGTTTGCGCGTCCAGGTAATTCAATTATGGTCGTACGTATCTCATCTATCGCACCATGTATCATATCATTAACTGTTTGATCACTGCAATTACTTAAATTATCAAGTATTTGTGTTAAGTCAGCACCAAAATCAGGTAATTCATGGTCATCAATCACTTCTATCATATGGTTAGCAAATAAACGATAAATACCATCTACACGACGGTCGATTACATCTGATACAATAGTATTTACATTTGCGGTTGGATTCGGATGTTCACTATAGTTGAAATTAAGTGTGTTAACGTCTAGTGGGTCGATAACCGGCTGAAAATCAAAATCATTAAATAAATCAGAAATATTTTTAAGTAAACCTTTGATTTCCTCTAAAAAATCAATATTTGGATCAACAACTACATGAGCTGCGGCGGCGGCAGAAGCGGCGGGACCAGCGACAGCAGATGACGATGATGGTGGTATTGGAGGAATTGTAGGCGGAATTGTAGGCGGAGCAGCAGACGCAGCAGGAGGAGGGGGAGGAGCAACCACCGCAGGAGGAACAGGAGCAGGACCACCAGGAGCAACCGCATTCATAATCGGAAGTGGTGGCAATTGTGGAGGAATTTGCTGTATCGGTGGTGGCGATGATGGAATATCATCTAAATTAGTAATAATATCCTGAATGCGATTATCGAATACTTTTTTGAACGAGTTATAATTTTGCGTCATAATCCGGATATTATCGTTCAGTTGTTTCAAATTTGTAAATAACTTTTTCAGAGATTCGGTTGGCGTTTGTTTTAAGATCTTACTTCTTACTAATTCATTGATGGTAGAAATATCGCGTCGAAATTTATTGTTACTTTGTTTCAAAATATTAACTACATTCAATAACAAGAGCAAACGTTTTTTTGTTTCAGTATTTAAAAGTAAACCTTTCTGTATTGATTTATTGATTATATGATCAAGAAAATTTATACCATGTGATAGAATATTGCTGGTTTTTATACCATATTCAAATGTTTTTTTTATTCTGTTTAATATAATTTCTAATCTTTCAGAGTAATCTTGATTATTATCCAAGTCATTACAATAATTAGATATATCTACATTACGAATGTCCTGATATAATTTGTTCATTTCATCTACTGCTGCCTTATCTGTTTTATCATTTTCTAATGCATAACGAATCTTTTTATCAAAATTAATATAATTATCATGTACAAATGAAGATTGAACCTTGTATATGTGTTTAATACTAACTTTTGCATACTTGCATAATTCTATCATGTAATTAGAATTTGTAGCATTACCAATCCCAAATGTAGCTGATGATACTTTATCATATGCACTTGATGTGCTAGCTGTTGCTTCGTCTATATATTCTTGATCGGTTTTTTTAGGAGGAGGAGGAGGCGAAGGAATAGTAGGTGGGGGAATCGGCGGTAATGGTGGTGGACCATGTGCCGCAATTTCAGCAAGCTCTTTCGCATCGGCAATTCTGCGGTCGTATAATGATTTAAATATATCTTTTACTTTATCGAATTGATCTTGAATGTTTTTGTTCAAAATAAACATTTTACCCAATGTATCGTTTACATCTTGGAGTAGAATAAACCATGATTTTACTTTATCTTCTTTGAGCTTGGTTTCAACCATTAAAGGATTCCATTTCATATCTGTATTTTTAATAAGTTTTTGAATATTATTATTCATTTTATTCAATTCCGTAAGTTTTTTTATAACCTGAGGGGGAACTTGATCAAACTTGCCACTTGTTGGTGCGAATATGGTATACCCCATTTTTTTAGAGAGGTGATCTACTTGCAACTGTTCTTGTGTAGTAAGTTTATTATAATAACTTACCCATATATCAGAAATATATCTTGCTCCATCAAATATTATTGTACTACATTGGTTGGAAAGTTCAGATGTTATTAATATTTTTTTCGAAATTTCATCCATTATTTTTTCAGGCATCATTAAATCGAGTGGGTCACATTCTAACTTTTGATTAGTTATGAATTCAAATAAATCTTTAATTTTACCTAATAATTTATCAGATTCCTTTTTATATATAAAATCATGTGTTAATTTAGTATTTACATGATATTCATATACATTTTTTGCATATTCTTTGTAAATATGATCTATACTAAACTGGTTATACTTACAGAATTCAAGGAACGCTTCTCTCGATAATGGTTTACCCTTTTTCATTATCGTATCAAAATTTATGAACGCAGTATTCATTCTAGCTTGTTTTATAGCATCATCGAAATTATCATTATTGGCTTTATCAACTGTCTCACACAATATAGAATATTCTTCGACCATTCTCTGATTTGCATCATAGATTGTTCTGAGTATTTCAAGTGCTTTTTTTAGATTATCTTTATTTGCAGTAACTATTATTTTAATTTTACTTGTTATAACTGACTTGAAGTTGTTTACTTTTTCAAATTCAGTTCGACTCTCAACGATTTTTCGATATAAACTATCAATGTTCAATTTGTAATACGTCAATAATTCACGTGGCAATTCCCTTCCATTATATAAAGGATTATGATGAGCATTAACATTCATAGTAGGAGGACTAGTATTAGAAATAGAACTTGCAACAGCAGCAGCAGCAGCAACAGCAGTAGAAGCAGAAGAATTACTCACAGTATTACCATTGTTTACGGGAACAATTGGTATCTTCAATTTCTTATATATAGTAACCATCTCTTCATATAATTTCACCATCTGTGTAATTTTACCATTGAAAACACCAATATCAGTAATAACGTTATTAATTAATTGACTATTAATAGGTGGTAATGGAGAAGTATCTAGAAACGTACTTATAGATTGAATATCTTTATTAAAAATACTATTACTATCATTCAATGTTTTTATGGAATCAAAATACGACTTCATATCATTTGCATCATCATTCTCTGATACCGATGACGTCTCTTTCTTATATATGATTGAAAGACACCGTGCACCATCTGTCACAGATTGACTACATTGTAACCCAAAACTGAATGATATTTTTATTTTTTTTAAAATTTTTCTCAACCAGTTTAAATAATAATTTGCGGCGTGAAGTGATCCTGACTTCTTAAATTCTTCACAATAGTTATCATCATTTTTGATCTGTTCTTTAATAACGGAAATACTAGTTACGAAATTATCGATTTCATATTTACTTCTATATGTTTGTGGTATTTTACTAATAGTATCATCGACCATCGTTGCATGTTCACTATATTTTTGTATACTTGTTTTTGCATAGTCACAAAGTAACTGAATAAAATCCCTCTCGTTAGTACCATGGTATGCAAAGTTAATTTTACGAAATACAGAGTTCAACTTATCGATGATCTTTTTCAATTCATCATCAATATCAGTCACTGGTAATGGTAGCGGGGTCGAAGGTTCTATCTGTATATCTGGTGGTAAAGGAGGTAATGGTGGCGGTATTTCTAGAGGGGTTGGTGGTGGAATCGGTTTAACTACTTTTAATAATGAAGTATAACATTCATACAAAACCATACTAGAATTATAACCATTATCAATCGTAGTTTCGACTGCTGTACTTAATTTGTCTAATATCTCATTAAAATTAATGTCTTCATCTGCGATTTCATCACATTGTATTTGTGTTATGTTGCGTATAAGCGATTGTAATGTTCTAATATTTTCAGTTGATAACGCATTGTCCACTTGACATTCATTATTTTTTGTCTTTTCAAATATATCTATTGCATTTTTATTGAATACAACGGATGACTCTTTTGAGTATTTACATAACGCAATTGCAATATCACGATACTCTTTACTTGATATTAAGGTGTTATTCAAAAAGAGGAGGGCCTTATCAACATCGAGATCGTTTATTTGAGCTTTTATTCTATCTTTTTTTGCATTTTCAGCATCAGCCTTCAGCCTTTCCTCCTCAGCCTTCTTCTTTGTTTCATCTTCAGCCTCCAGCCTTTCCTCCTCTGCCTTCTTCTTTGCTTCAGCTTCAGCCTTCAGCCTTTCCTCATCTGCCTTTGCCCTTTCAACCGCATCAGCCTTTGCTTGTTCATCATCAGTCTTTGCCTTTTTAGCTGCATCAGCCTTTGCCCTTTCAGCATTAGCCTTTGCCCATTCACGATCAATATTCGCTTTAAATTCTGCTTTTGCATCGGAAATTTTAGAAGGAAGGTCCACTTTTATTTTCTTCTCGATATCACCACCAATATCTTTCAATGAACCCATCGCCATTTCAGACATTTCATCGAATGCGTTCCCAATCTGTTTGCGTGCATCTGCGCAATTCGCGCTATTTACTCTCTTGAATGGATTCAATTTGTCAAATTGATTTTTCAATGCACCAATAACCGAGCCATCGTCCACTATTCCACCATTTGCCATTGCTCCTGCCGCGAATGATGAATTTTCAAATCGACTATCATTTGCAGAGTCTTTTCCTGGTGGTAATAATTGTGGTCCAGGGTCAGCTGAGACAATAAAAATACCAAAAGGCATGTCATCCTTAAGATTTAATATACCTTCCGGAATCTCTCTTTTTTGTATGATATAGTCTATCAGTGTATACATTTCTGGTGTTGCCGAACCATTCGTTGCAGTATTTTCACTTATTACTTGTAATAACCGATCTTTGAACTGTTTGAATGCTCGTTTTGAAATGATTTCAGGCTTTCCTAGTTGAAAAACCAACCATTTTGACACCGCAGATATAAAATTTGTTCGCATACCAGGAGAGTATATAACGTTCCTTGGTTTTGAAAATAACATATTCATTACCTGAACTGTATTATGTTCGATTAATGTTGAAACAAGTGTGTTTATTATGTTTTTTACCTTCAAGTCACTCTCGTTATAAATACCGAGTGCCTGTTCTAGTTTTTTCTTCATCTTCGAAATCGCAAATATGATATTTGTTGAATTTATTTGACCTTCTCTATTTGTAAGTATTTTCGTCCATTCTTTCTTATATTTATCAGGATCTACGAAGCCAGATTTTATTTCTGTTTTATGATAATACTTTGCACTGTCTGGAAGAATACGTTCAACTGGAAATTTACCCGTTTTTGCGATCAAATCACATATATTTTTCAGTTTTTTCTCGTTCAAATCGACTTCTTGTTGTAATTCACGTAATCCATGAGTTTTAATTTCATCAAGACCTTCAAATGATTTGGATGATTGCATGATTTTATAGATGACATTATTCGTAGCGCGATACAACAGATAGAATAGAATGTCCAAGTCGAGCTTACCTTCTTGAAATCCAAAACTAATAAGCTCTGGTGACGAAGAAGAAGAATCTGGACGATTTTTGAATAAAATATTATCATTTTTGAACGATTCAAACAAAGCATCATCATCGTTACCTCCGCTACCTCCGCTACCTCCGTCGCTTCGTTTAATATTATCGATACGCTGATTAATTTCTTTAATATCGTATATTTTGTCTACACTAGTTTTACTATACACGACGTTTGATCTCATACTCTTTTTTTGATTTAAAATGTAATCATCAAATACCGTTTTTAATGGAAACTTTTTATTGATTTCGAATATTCCCTTTTTGAATATATTTATAACGGACAATAGATTCAATAAAGGGGTTTCATTTATATTTCCAAAATTCTCCAACATCATTTTTAACTCTTCATATGTTTTGAATAGTGAATCCTTTATAGTATCATTGAATTCATAAGATGATCCCATATATTCTTTACGGTTGGTTACGAAATTGAGTTGATCGTTCATTTGGTCTTTGATAGTTTTAAAAACTGTGCTGAAAAATGTAATGTAAGGTGCGATGGTTATTCGAAAAAATTCAGTAATGGGGGTACCTTTCGATGTATACAAGTTAATCAGCTCTGTATATTTATTCGCAGTCTCATCTACGTACGCTTGAAGTCCCTGCGTGCTCGAACCATCGAGAAATACACCATCAAGCTCTATTTTCAATGTAATCAATTCATCTCGTGGAATCTCTTGGTTTTGAACAAAAAATGTACTTGCATTATCATAAAATATCCATCCGGCATAATCATTATGCCATTTATCAATTGCACTCTCAATTAACTTGCGTTTGTTTTTGTCCAAATCTAATCCACTATCATTTGACTTTCCTGAAATGGTATGCTTATAAAAAAGACTATTATTGTTATTCCCATATTCTTTAATGACGCTGCTTACTAATAATTTGGTACTTTCATCATTCGCATTTTCAGAAAAATACTGATTAATCTTTTCATGATTAATTTTATACTGGGTTGGGACTAAAATTTCGAGTGGTTTCAAACTAAATGAACTTGCACGATGATACACCATTTGTTCGTATAAGTCTACTTGTAATTTTGGAAAATCTCCATCTACAAGTGCAAATTTAGACGATTTGCTGTTTTCTCCGCTTTTCCCAGGACCATTTACAGGTAACTCTTTCAACGATACACGATCTGTAAGATCTTTCACATATTGATCTATACTCGAATCAATACTTGCTTTAAGACCATTAATGATAATATATGGCTGTTTTGATTGAGCTATTTCGTTTGATATCTGATTACCATCACTAGAACTATTATTATCAACGTTCTCATAACCATTTCCATCCACATTTACTGATGATTGTAATTGAGGCAATGGTGGTAATGGTGGTAATGGTGGTAATGGTGGTATCAATGAATTTTCGCGTATAAGACTATTCGCATTTCCAGGGGATGAAACTATCACTTTTGAGTTGGGCTGAATTGATGGATTTACTAGCTGTGTCGGTGGTATTGGTGGTAATGGAGGTACTGTAGCCAATGACATTTTTTATTCTATTTTTTATGTATTATTGTGATTGTGATAGAATGCGTATAATAACTATATACTCATTCTATTTTTCTTTTGGATATCTTTCCGCTATCATTTTGATCCCCCAGCTTTCCCAGGTTGTGATGGTTCAAATGTGTCGTCTTTAAATAGTTGATGATACTTCACAAGTTCTAAATGGTCTGTTTCTTCTTTCTCTTTCTTTGCCTTTTCTAATGTATGAAGTGCATTACTGATCTCTAAATCACTGACTTTCTTCTCGGGTCCATGTTTTTCTGGTGCCATTGTATGCAAGTCTCTAAACTTTGAAGGGATAACACAATACCTACTATCTACATTCATGAGATGATCCACTACAATACTAAAACATGCAGTAATCACAAGTGCATAATAAATACTACGCGTACCCATCCAACTTACCGCGAAAACAAGAACCTCTTTGCTCATCAAATATTTAATCCATGATTCAGTTGAAGAGTTCAGTTCGAGGTTGATATACCGTGCTCCAATATTGAGAACAAGCATAACAAACCCGGCGAAAAATGTACTGGTATTCAAGTTATGGAAGAAGTTGTGCATCGTTGTCAACACACGAGAATTCATAATATTATTAGCGGGGGATTGAAGGGTGAAAAAATTAGTTTTACCTGAAAATAAGTCTGTAAATGATTTGAGTGTAATCGGTGGAATCAATGGTGACGATGCAATTGAGCCAGGAGCGCCTCCAACTTGTTTCGGAGCTTGTTGTCCAGGGGCGGCGGCTGCTACTGGCGCAGCTGGGGCTTGCATTTTAGACGACGACGACGACGACGACGACGACGACAACCCCTTACCTCGGCTACGACTACGACTTTTTTTTGACATGATCAAACAATAATTAAATGATAATAATAGATGACTACTATTATTATCATAGATTATTTATCTTCAGATGATGAATTATTCATGATAAGAACCTTCCACGAAACGCGTTTCGAATTTTACGCATTCCTTGACGAGCCCCTTTCTTGAACTTCTCCCGAATTTTGAAGCCTTCGTTCTCTGTCGGGTTATCTAACTGCTCTTCAATACTTGTTGGCGCCATGACGGACTCCTGCATTTTCCACTTACTAAATATCTCTTCAAACATTTTTTTAACATACTTTAATTTTCGCTGGAATTCGCTCTGATTGGGGTCATCTTCATCGTCTGATTCATTGTCGGACTCATCATCGCTGTCATACATATCGCGTAAATCGTAACCTCCAGCTTTTCCGCGATAGCTATTTGTACCATCTTTCACATAAGGTCCAGTCGCTTTTTCAGAAATATCCAGATGACTATTGCTTTGTTTCATTGACGTTCCTGCGCCAGAAGCGCCAACAATTTCTTTCGATGAAATTACTTTCGCTTTCTTGGCCTTTGGTTGTTTATGATCATCACCTTCAACGCTGTCTTTATACGCACCAAATGCAGATGTCGCAAGAAGAATGCATGTCATCAATAATAAAATTCCAATCGTTCGTGGTTTCATAGTTTAGTTCTTGATAATATACCTATTAATAATATACCTCTTATACTATTATAATATTTTATGGACTATAACGTTTTTCACTTCTCGCCTTATCAAAATAATAAGTAATTCCATAAAAATATCTCTTTTCATCATTCGTATTGTATGAATCGTCATCTAGAGGAATACGATAGATGTTATAATTGTCAGAAATCGGCCATATTTCATTGTTGCTGTTGTACATTTTTACAACAATCGGCGCTAAGGTCGTAAGAGGTGGTACAACATCCAATATCGTGTAAATATTGGCTTGCGTCATTTCATACATTATAATCCGATTACATTGTGTTATCAGCGCTAAATATGCAAACATTCGCCTCAGTTCCTTAACAATATTTTCATTTACGCGGATTGTATGAAGCTTACTCGCATCATTCTTTGATTCTTCACGCATTCTCGCCAATATTTCATCGATTCGCTTGCGATATCCAAATGCCTTTCCATAAACATCATTTGCGCGTTGTCTTACTGCAACATCTTTATAGATTCCATCAGTTCTTTCGTTTGTCTTTTTCATTAATTCTGCATACGTAGCATCACTCGCATTATCTCCTTTGGGACCAGCATTCAACGGTTGAATATTTTCTAATTTTACCGCATTTGTAGAGCCATTAATAATAGAAACATATGCATATGATATATCTGTGACAGGTTTATCTCCATCCTTTTTGTCGGATAGAGTTATTTGCTTACTGTAATCATTTGCAATATCTGATTCGGTATTAAGTAACAGTGTTACATCAAACCGTGAAAAACACTTGTCAATATCAATAACGTATTGCATGATATTCTTAAATAAATCTTTTTTCAACGCACGAAAATCGTTTCGTTTCAGTGGTTCAAACACACAATCATTGAAATATTTCAATCGTTTTATAGGATCACCATTTGCGTCATTTGAAGTCCAATTCCCCGCAAAATCATATACTGTATGAATCTTTGCAATACGCGATTCACCAATTAATTCATTACTACCAAACATGGTGATCCCGCCAGCATTATTTCCAATCGAGCATTGTTTGCTAGTGAAATATTTTTCAGTAAAATCGTTACTGTCTTCTTCAACGAATTTATTTGATCGATGATAGTCACTTCCTGTATCATCACCTTTAATGATCTTCGGCATTCCAAGTGAAAACCCTTCGCGCGTCAATGAAACACCTTTTGTTAATTCGTCCTTGTCGACCTCGCGACGGTATTTCGACGATGACGATGACGACGACGACGACCATAAGTCTTTGAATCCGCTGCTGTTACCGTTATCACTTTGATTGATAAAAAACTCTGCACATAGTACTACAATACAGAGTAACACAAACAAAATATATTGTTGATACACGAATAATGTTACTAAACCAATAATGATCAATATACGTACAATCGCAAAAGTTACGTCACTATGTAAAACATTATGATAAAACCATGAAATAATATAATTTAAGTAATATTCAAAATTCATCCGATACGATTAATACTACTAGTCTTACTACTAGTATTATAATAGATATAATTCAATAATACTTATACGAGTGTATCCGTGATTTGATATCATTTTACTTATTCTTGTTCTTCTTGTTGCCTCTGGCTCCTTCAACTAAATTCATGAAGGACTCATATTCACCCTCGTACCCTTCTTTGTCACAGTCGTCACCCTGACACAATCCCTCTGACATTTCACCCTCATATCCTTCCTTCTCTTGCTCGTCATATCCTTCCTGCTGCTCATCATAACCTTCCGTCATTTCACCTTCATATCCTTCTTGCATTTCAGCTTCATAACCTTCCCTATTCTTCTTCTCGTTCTCATCTTCATCGAATGCCTCCTCGCCTTCAAAACCCTCAAACCCGTAATATCCGCTCATGGAAGCAACAATCGCCACAAACACAACCGCCAGCAAACCGGCGGCGGTATGTTTCAGTGAGAGAAAAAGAACCGCTGCGACAAAGATAAGTTTGCCTAAAATGTTATTGTACAAAAACCCAAGAAGATTGGGCTTAAGAATCATAACAACAATCACCACCAATAAAACACCTAAAGTGAGTCCTTGATCTAATTTCACCATTTTCGTCTTATATACATAACAAATATATTTTTCGTATATAACCAGATAATCTTCACGAATTAAAATCTCATTTTTTTATAGGAGAAATGACATCTTTAGGTTTTTCGGATTACACCGAAAGTAATAATGATAATACAAAAAATGGAAATGGAAACTCAAAGATTTATAACCGCCGATCCGGAGGCAGCAACCGAACCCTAAAGATACCACGAAATACAGAGGTTGCCCCCGAACGAGGATTATTGCAATCGCCAAATGGAGCAATTTCAGGTATATCGAATGATTCGGGTAAAAACGATGGTGTTATTCAGGAAGCCGGTAAGAAAATAAAGCAAATCAAAGATTACATTGAAAATATTCACCGTAAAGGAGGAGAAGATAGCGATGAAGACAATGATAGTGACAACCTTTTACCATCTTATCCGGCCCAAGGTATGGGAGTCTACTCGTCGAATGTAACACATTCTGGGGTTATTCGAGGTGGATCTAGCAATACGCCAACTGGAGGACATGGAGGAATTGTCCGAAAAACAACCCAAATGAATTCCCTAAATCCAGGAACATCTTATTCATCCACATTATTAGAAGGAATGAATCCTTCGACGGAGTCATACGCTCCATCTCCTTATTTTGAGAAACTTACTGGAATTGCTGAAGCTCCAAAGAAGGATGCTACTGTAGAAAAACCAAAAAGAGATCCATTTAGCGGAACAGATGCAAAAACAAGTACATATGCCTCGCAATATTACGAACAATTTGTTCCTTATGCAGAGTCGCTTGCAGGTCAGTTAGCAAATGGTGGAAGCGGGTCAAGTGGTGCTTCTATATCAGGTACAAACGCCGCCCTTATCGAAAAGCTTAATTATATTATTCATATGTTGGAGCAGAAGAAGGATGAAAAAACGGGTCATGTCATCGAAGAGCTTGTTTTGTATTGCTTTTTAGGCGTATTTATCATTTTCATTGTAGATACATTTACACGTGCTTCATCTGGTGGAGCAAGAAGCGGCGGTGGTAGCGGCGGCTTTAGTATGTTTGGTGGAGGTGCACGGCGTGCGCAAACTGCAGTGTATCGTCGCTAAATAATGAGTATATCCTTACATAGTGTTTCTTCGTGTATAATGGCATTATATAGTATGTAATACCATTTTTCCTGATGTATATATGTCCATGACGATATATAGTCTCTTGTAATCGCATCGATAATTAAATAATTGTGCGAGATCGTATCAATACTTACAAACGTATTCGCAGGTACAGACGCCATGAAACCTCGTAGAAATATGTCTTCTGTGCATAGCGTTTTATGACGGATCGATGCTTTTAAAAGGACTATGTCATCTTTATTATCAACTGATTTTACAGATGGATTGCGATCAGATGACTCTGTAGATTTGATTCGTTTCCCTAAAAGGTCATATTTCGGACTGACTACTGGCGGTAAATATTTCACTACTGCAGTCGAAGTTCGAGAGATATAATCATGAAGAGCCGCGATTCGATTTCCGCGTGTTTTTTTTGACTGTGTTTTTGGCGGCACATTCCATTTTTCGGCATGTCGAATTTTCATACAGGATTGTTCAAAAATATAAACAGCAAGCACGCGTACTTGATTCAGAAGTAACATGTATATTTTATACAATCCTCCTTGAACGAGAGATTGTAAATGTGTTAATTCATTCAATATGCAACAATCGAAATCTCTCACACATTCATTTACAAAAGCATAAAAAATTGCAAAATTTGTAGATGATACAGGAATCATCGTGAGCCCTTCACCAACTACTGATAATACTCCAGTCTCTTTCACCGAAAATGTATATGTATACGCTGTCGTAAAAGGTATGACGAACTGCGGAATCTCATTGTATCTGTATAATGTCTGTTCTCCTGCAATCTCTCGAGACTTCTGAATATATTCAGTTGTTTCCAAGAGTTCGAGAGATTCTCGTTCGTTTGTAATATAGTTTGCCCATGCAAGATATTCACATACATATATTGATACGGATCTTGGTGGATCTTTTTTATTTGACGTTCCAAATGAAAGCATGATTCTCGGAGTCATAATACATACGCCTTTGATACTCGTGGTTTTATATTCTCTACTACCACCTCCACCACCTCCACCACCCGCCAATACACCTATAAATACCGAGAGACCATGCGTACCTTGCGAGAGAGTGTATTCTAATCGATCACTCGTTACATGCATAATATCACCGCTATCTGGTAAACATCGTCTTCGACCAAGCATGACAAGCTCTTTCTCTCGACGCGACAAAAACGAAGCAAGTTTTTCATACGGTGCATCGCTGACTGGATGATCGCGTCCTCCATACACAGTTACGTTGTCATGACTTACAAAACGTAAAAAAGGGTAAACAACCGCATTATTACAACGTTCACCGATAGATAATGAATTCATAATCGTTGTATTCCATCTAGAACCCGCCGACTCACCCCGAGACAATCTTCGAAATGTAAACCAGAATGTAATGGGTTGAGTATACCAATACAAATAATTAAATTTTAATACACAAACACACGTAATAAAACACACACATATTGCAACAATAATATAATGAAAAAAGAACGGCGGCCATTCGATCGTCGGAATCGATACTTGGTCAATGAAACGAATCACTTCATTCGCCGTATTCATTCAGTATTCATTATATTAAATTCATATAAAGCACTTGATCGCTCTTACGCAACCTTCTTCAAAATATACAAATATTGGTATTCATTCAAAACATGAACTAAATCGACCTGTCCTGTTACCGTAAACCCCACTTCTTTTGCAATATCCAACATCTCTCGGTTTGTTGGCATATAATACGTATGAACATTCTCTCGAACATTTCCAGTTTTGTCATCTGTTATTTTTTCAACAAATTTGCCAATGTTCTTTTCATCCGTGGTTTTCTTCGCATTGCTCCGCCCCTTGGTTGGAGGTGGCGGAATAAAATCCGATTTATATTGAAAACTGCGAAACTTCACTAATGAATTTGTAATACGTTCCTTTGCGTATTTCTGAGGAGAAACAAGGAATAGTGGTTTACCACCAGGAACAACCGGGTCAAAATGATTGCGATCTACCAAATGAAGAATAAGATAACCTTCAGGTTTAAGCCAATTGTAACAATTTCGGAAAAATGCACGCTTATCCTTGACATAATACACTGTAAAATAGAAACATGTAAGCACATTGAACTCTTCTTCACTAAATAACATTGGTTTCATGAAATCACCCTTGATGAATTTAGATGACGGATATAAATCTCTCGCGTTCTTCAACATTGCATCTGATTTATCACACCCAATAACGGATTTTACGCCCTTATGCTTCAATTGATCTACGTGGTGCCCGCGACCACAACCAAGATCGCATACCTTGAAGTTCTTTTTATCCTTTTCATTACCATTTAATGCACCTGTAATGTGAATAATTTCATCTACTTCTGCCTCTATTTTATTCGGTTGAATGAAAAGCTCATCATAAATATCTGCATAAAAACTGTTGTAGATATCGTCGTTTTCATAAACTTTATATTTATCTTGTTGCTCAAAACCTTCTGCATGAATAGATAAATCTTTCTTAATAAAACAGAGAATCATTAATAGTATTAGCATAATTGTTAAAATTTCCCATCGAGTAAATGATTGAATATAACTTGAAAATGACTTGTACATTAGAATATTTTATAATGAAATTACCGGACTTCTACTAGTATTTCATTATAAAATATTCTAATCGTTAATCTCGCACGAAAAAAAACCAACGACATAATAACGAACTATATTTCTCGTATTTGCAACGATCAATCAATGTCGGATCCAAATGAAATCAATGATATTCGAAGTGAAAGCGAATTTCGCGGGATCACATTTTCATCTTATAAAAAAACAGATGTTCGAAAAGAGCTATTGAACAGTCTTTCTAGTTCTAAAATAGAACCAGCTTGCTATTGGTCTGCAGAACTTGTATGTTCTGGCCATTATTTAGAACTATGGGACATCATTATTACATTCATCAGTAAATACATTCATTTAGCCAACCCTAAACTACCACTTTATATCGAAATGCGTTACGAAAGTTTCAAATCGATCATATCGAATGGGTACGCTGGAAATGAACTTCGGCTCAGGAATCACCCGAAGATGAGATCACTTTTTGCAGAAATTGTATGTGTTCTTGCGAATTCTAAGCGTCAGCATAAATACGATAGTGTGAAAATCAAGAAGAAGGAAGAATATGATATGGCTACTATGTCTCAACGACTGAAAGCACCGCGCGTGGATTATGCGCAAGAGTTTTTTCGAGAGAGAGACCCCAAAGAGATCTTTATTCCAGTAAATGAATTTGCATATCATATCTCTCGCGACTCTAAAAATACACTCTTGGCGTGTTATTGGGTAGAATGGATTGTAGAGTTTGAAACTATCTGTAAAGCAAAGAAGGAGACGTGCCGATGTGAACGTAGATCGCACATACCAGTTGATGATAAACTTCAGTTCGATCCAATTTGGATGATATGGGATATTATTATTGTGCGAAGTAACAATACGGATGATTATTCACCACTTACACAGAAAATCGTGAATAGTCTATTACGTTTATATTGTATCAGGTTCACTCCGGGTGTACGCAAGAAACGTCGTTATCTCATTTATTTTGCGATATCACTTCTTACTACGGAATATGATAGTAAAATCGAAATGATCAATGATAAACTGGTCATTGAAACCGCGATAGAGAATATTAATTCGGTATACAAGCAAATTAAGCAACATGAAATTAGTCCTGACACAGATTATCTCTTTTCGTCAGCGGGATATAAGGGTGATAAGAACGGCGATTTAGAGCGAACAATTAAACGACTCGAGGCATTGAATTCTATGAATACAATTGTAAGGAACACGAGCAATGATGAACCTACCAATCCACCGCAACAACCTCAACAACCGCAACAACCGCAACAACCACGTAAATATAGCCCATACGAATAATGAATAATGTATGTTATATATAGTAATGTCACTTCCGAGTTTTAAGTTCACGAATATCGGCGCACCGACAGCCAATGAACGCGTAAATAGTGGTTTGTCATCTATTTCAAAAATGGAAAAATCAGGAATATTATCAAGTATAACTGAAAAGGCCCAAAGTACATTCAAAGATGTTAAAATGCCGGATATTTCTCTCGATACTGGTGATATGAGTAGCAGCAGAGATGGCGATTCTGGATCTGATGACAGCAGCTTCTTTTCGTTTGTTACCCTGATAAAAGTAATATTGATTCTTTTTATTTTATGGTTTATGTGGAGTAGTCTATCGAAAAATAGCGACTTTCATTTAGGGATGGGTGAATTTGGGAAATCAATGAAATCTTTTTTTAAGTCGATGGAAAAGAAAGGGCGCGAAGTCGTGTCACGTTTAACAAATCAACCGATCATGGATGACAGCAGCAGCGATAGCAGCAGCGATAGTGACAGTGACGACGAGTATGATGTTACACAAATGAACAATAAAGGACAAGGAGTTCCACCCAAAATACCGGTTGCACCTGTACCGAGACGTGCGCATAGAACGGGTTTGAATCCTGCAGCACATCACCCACCAATTCCGCCTGAAATGTCGAACAGTGCTAATAAACAGCCTGGTTTTGTAAATGATGAATCAAAATATACATTTTTAGATAAAGCAAAACGTAACTATACCGGCCCGTCGCCACGAGCAAATGATACTACTACAAATGTGCTACAAAAACAAAATTCAGGAAAAGCTGGTTATTGTTATGTAGGAGAAGATCGCGGATATCGTAGTTGTTTGAAAGTTGAAGCAGGAGATCAATGTATGTCAGGACAAGTATATTCAAGTCATGATGTTTGCGTAAATCCTAAACTACGTGAATAAACTATGAAGAGCTGTATTTAATTTCTGGTGTATACGAAAACGACTCGCTTGTTTGTTCTTCATTTGTTACACTAAATACTAATGTAATTGTAATTGTGTAAGTGGTTCCAACAACAATCACATCTGATCCAGATTTTATTGAAGGAATACGAATTTTATGTTCACCTGTTCCAGCGATTTCTTGATTAAAATTATTTAGATTTGTCTGAAAAGGGACATTAAAGCCATTCACTTTTACTGTTGATATTTTATTTGTATCTACCCATGCAGTATTGATCGTAAACGTCAAATCTGCATAATCCAATCCGCTAGCACTATAAGTACCAATGATACTTATAATGTTCGCTTTTGTGCTAGTTGGTCTTACAGTAACAGTCTGTAGTGTAGTTTCAGCGCTTGTTAAATATCCATTATATGCTTGTAAAACAACCGAATATACACCAGTTATCAAATCGTTTTGGCCAAACCTTCCGATATCAGAACTAAAAGAAGTTCGTGTATCTGTACTAGAAAGATTATACAGTATAGTAAGTGGTTGAAGCGGTAATGGTGGTGTAATTGTTATATAATAAATCGTAACAGGACTACCTCCTGTATCTTCTTTATTCCAAGTAATATTAATATAATTTCTTGAAATATCTGTAATTACGGGAGCTAATAGTCCATATCTAGCCGTTACTACTATATTTGAAGGAGTAGTCGGTTTCATTAACGTTCGTGCAGTAATAATTGCAGACTCTGGACCTGTGCCAACTTGGTTGATAGGTTCGATTTTAATATTGTATTTATTTTCATTTTCTAAATTGCGTAAAATGTATCGACGCTGTTGTGAGCCGGCATTTTCAATAATGACATTACTGAAATCTAAAAGTACTGTATTCCATATTGTAGATGGTACCTTACGATAATATAAGTTATATTGCCGAATCGGAGGACCATTGAATGTTCCAATTGTATTACCAGTATTTAATGGATCGGTCCATTTCAAGTCAATCATCAAATTTTGACGTTCATCGGAGACATTTGTAAATCCAAAATCGCTAATAATCGCAGGTGTCGCTGATGTTTTTATCGTAATTGTTGCGGGAACACTTGATAAACCGCGTTCATTTCCAGAAAATACGGATATGTAATAAACAGTATTTGTTTTAATTTCAACTGCATTTGGTATTCTCTCAAATACAACAGTATTACCGTTAATTTCTCCAGAAATAGGATTGTATGATGCAGCTGCGGCACTTGTAGGTTTGACAGGAAAAACGCTTTTGTAAGGAGCCCATGTTTTATTGTCTTCTGAATATGTTATTACATAACCGACTATAGGCAACCCACCATTCGAATCAGGCGCATCCCATATTAACGTAATCCTATTATTTATTCTATCGTAGTCTTGGATTTTCAAATTTGTCGGTTCAGTCAATACTGTTTTTGTTATATTTGAAGGTACTTGGCTACCAGCTTGGTATTGATAGGTTCGTTTATAGTTATACAAATTAATCGATTGGTCATAGCACAATAATCGTTCTTTTCCTGGTACTCCACATGCACTCGTAAGACCACATAATATTCGGTTATTTGCTGCACTCGGGGGACATACTAACGTAGTTACACCTCCTACTGTTTCGCTCAAATAATTTCTTTCATCCCCAATTTTTCGCACTAATTCCCCTCGCATAGCCTTTGCGTATTTCTGACTCTTTGTTAGTCCACCAACATTTTTATTGTATTTCAAAATTTCAGCTTTTCGGCGCATATCATAGACATCGTCTACTTCGTTTACTGTAAGTGGAATACCAGTTACTGCATTGACTAAATTAGAAGAACGACATTCCGGTTTAAAACGTGTCCAAAATTCGCGATTGTATGGATTCGTATAAAAAAGATTAATGTTACAATTGATAATCGGTGGAGCTATATTAAAAATATTGACATTGAAGCTTGCGGATTTTTGATTGAAATTTGTTGTTTGTGGTTGGGTAATTGTTACTGTAATAACTCCCGGCTTATAAATATATGCCGTGTAAGATGACCCAACAAGAACTACCTTTAACATAGATTCATCTGATGAAGTTATGACGAATGTTGCATCTGGATCAGAATTGTTTGAGTTTGGTGGAGTAATAATGAATGAACGATCAGTGGTCATTTTATTCATGTCAGCCAATCGATAGATTGTATTCGACAATCCTGTATTTACAGATGGAGTTTGTCCTACAAATGTAGGTGTCGACCGAATGATATTCATTTTGATTGTTATGGTAGATCCGTCTGATTCACCGATTTTTTGAGTTGAGCGTTCATAAATGGCAGTCTCTTCTTGGAGAAATTTGATTGGAATCGGATTAGACGTACCATCTGCAAGTAATGTAACCTTTTTAAAGATGATACGGTTACCATTTATTGTTAAATTATCACTGCTTAACTGAAATGTACGATCACCGGTTCGGTTCAAATAATAAATAATATCAGCAATATCAGTTGTTCCAGTATTCACATTTTTACGTGATGTTGTTGCAAAATCAGAAAAATTGAGCTCAAACACACCATCCAAATATTCCCGTGTAATAACACCATTGATATCCGCGTTTGTTATTGTATATTTTCCGATACCATCAAATGGTTTTATTCTTAAAGATGTTGCGGTTTTTGTTATCGTAATCGGAACAACTATTTTTTTTTCAGCATATGAAATTGTATCATCCCCGATGCCTGATGCCTCATATGCGGCTTGTTTCATTTCCATTCGGAATGTTGCGTTTGATTGTCCATAGACGAAACCGCCGGATGGATCATAAATACCATGAATGACGAGAGCATTATGATATGGTAGACGTATCGTAGTACCACCAACGTTTACAGCAGTTTCTGGTGCATTATCTGATGAACCGGATGGCTGTGGAATTACTTTATATACCTTATCGAATCTTACAACAGAAATTGCGTAGCTGTTTGTTGGAAATGAAAAGATAATATCTGTTTTTTTATTCGTAGAGTCTAGATTGATCAATGGTATTACGCCGATGAGTGTTTTACGCATATTTACAAGTTCGATCGGTACATCAGTCTCTCTATCTCCAACGCCAGGCGGGACATTTGGAATTGTAAATGTTCCATCGATCATTGTAAATGTGGTTATATAGTTCAACGAATACACATTGTATCTGGTAGTGGAACCTTCGAATGTATTATTGAAATATACATCTCCATATTGCGGTTGTCCATTGATATCATTAGTGATCGATTGTTCCAAATGGGGGGTCCATCTTGGTTGTAGTGCCATTTAATTATATTTTTTTAGACGTATATCGCGCTATTGCTGATATGTAAATGTAAAAAAATATTATCTCATATACCAACTATTTGAGAGATAGTTCAAGTTCTTTCCAGATGTTTCCGCACCAGTATTGCTGATCATCTTCATATTAGGTCCTTCATCTAAAATGCTCTTGATCTTATTTGATCCAATTGAATAATTGAAGTATTGAATCGTAGAAATATATCCACTAAAACGGTTCTTGGATTGTTCTTCTCCAATATTGACATTTCCGTAATTTTGAATAGGGACACCGGCCGTTTTCTTGCGTTGTGCAAGTCTTCCGTTGATATACAGATCAATTACATTGTTCGTAACACGAATAACAGCATTCACCCAATTCTTCATAGGAATATCGGTTGCGATAAGTTGTTCGTGAAGGTTATTCTTTAAATCAGTAGATGCACTTTTCTTACCACTTACATCCACAACAGCCAACAATGAAATATTAACACCTTTGTCGGATCTATCCGGATTTGTAGTAGTGATTTCATCAGAAAACCTAATATACATTCCTGGTGCATTATTCGGGTAATAAATACCATTTGCATTCGACTTTGTTCCTTCTCCTCCTTTGCTAAAGATACGCGAGTATTTGTTCTTGTCCGTTGGAACCTGATTCACATAAAACCAAGCCGACCAAGTATATTCTAAACCACCATCTTCATTCATTGATCTAGATATGAAAATAGAATCTTTCTTTGCTGGGTTTTGTGTTACGGTAATCGCCATATCTTCCGTATTCGCTGTTCCATTCAATACATAAGGTGACAATGATGGAAGTAATAAGTAAGATACACCGATGATTGCAACTTTGATTGCGACAGACAATACGATAAAAACCATCAAAATAAATGCGAATTTTGCTACAAGACTGTTGGATTCCATAAATTCTTTCAAACCAAATCCTCCTCCTCCAGAAGAAGAAAGACCTGCGTCACCTGGTTTTGAAAAACTAGATGTGATTCCACCTAAAATTCCGCCACCTCCAGCATTACCTCCATTATCAGTCATTTATAAATACTTATTGCGTATATATTACTATATATATGTAATAAAAAAACAACCTAATTCATTTATGATAGTTGTTTCGTTTAGTAAATAACTCGTATACAAAATAACTCTTACGTACTCACGCTAGCTTGTTCTTGGTTATCAACGATGAAACTCAACTTCACCTTGTACTTATTGAGAAGATCACTCCAAGGGCTTCCACCGAATCCTTGTGAGTAAATATCCCAAGCTTCTTGAGGTGCAATGGGTGCAGCCTTCAGCTTGACATTAGTGATAAAGCCAACATCGTCGGTTTTCTTTGTTGAATCGCCTAAAACAATTGTATCGGTTTCATTCAATTTAGATCCTAAATTTACAACGCACGACTTCACTAATTTACCGTCAACATAAACATCCATGGCGGAGCCATTGAAACTAACAATGAGATTTACCCACTTTTGAAGAGGGAATTCCGACACTTCACACAAACCAGGATCAGTTACCGAATTTGATCTGGGTATAATCTGAATGGTGTTGGTATTATCTTTGAATTGAATTTGGAATATCACCTCAGCGCCATTCCCTTTTTTAAATGAAACGACCTTTGTACCATTCACCCACTTCTTAATATAAAACCAAACGGAAATTGCACTATTTGCTTTGAAACTACTCGGTAAATTCGATCCTTGTAACGTAGTTTCATTGACCCATTTTTGCATGGCTCCTAAACTTGTGTAAGTTGTTGTTAATGCCTTAAAAATGACATACAACAATAGAAGAATTACAATCACTGCGAGAACGAGTTTGGAATTCATTATATCTATAATAATTATTCGTATAAATATTGTAGATATAATAATAACTATCGTAGTATTTTCATTTTTCTACGGACATTTACTGTGAATATAATGTTGTTGAACCAGTTGCTTTTGCTTGGTCTTCAACCGTATCCATTCCAATCATTGGTGGGTTTTGTGATCGTAACATCGTATACGTCCAACGGATTTGTTCTTTTGTAAGAGGAATCTTGTGAAACGCGAAATTACAAATTGAACCATTTAATCCTTTATTATCTGTGGTGTCACCCACTGTAATTGGTTTCAATAAAATATCTGGCATGATGAATGTACTCTTGAATATGAGTTTGTTATTGAGGAATAAGTCCATATTTTTTCCGTCATAATTGATGACAAAGTAGTTCCATCGTTGCAGTGGAATATCCGCGTCTAATTCTTGATCTTCTAATGACATTTTCACTATCGCTTTCTTCTCTTCTGAACCGGCTTCTGCTTTCACAATTGCGTTATAATTCAACCTGGAATTGTAAATAACCTCTGTTTTCGATCCCTTATCTGCCGTATTCAATGTGTTACAATAGAGTTTCAACTCATTCTTTGACACATTATATGTCATTCTTGGGACATCTCCAAAATTAAATATTTCTAAATCAGTTGATTTTGTGGTTACGTTATTGTTCAAGAAAAACCACCCAGAAATAGAATATTGATACCTCTTTTTCTCTTCAACAGGGCAATCTGCTAATTTGTCTTCTTCGGAACGATCAACACCTGTATTATGGAATATGAATATTTCCTTGCTTTGTGTAGTAAGTTTTGTATCGTATTTTTGTTTGAGACTCTTAGGAGCAGCCACGATTTGTGATGCTGACGCGCCGATATAATTGATTAAATATGGTCCACCGTATAATATTGCAATAAGGAGTAATTCAATTGCCACAATGATCCAGATTGTACGCGTCGTGTCTCCGATAGATCCTTGAAAACTTTGTACAAGATCCAAGAAGAGACATGGAATATAAATAATACATGCCCATAATAATTTCAGAAATTTTATACCAAGAATTGACTTTGTAAGATGGAATAAGAACATGATTACAATCAATGCGATCATAAGTGAGTGTTGCTTGTAATACGAAAGAACGCATAGTATGATTAAAAATACAGTATTGACAATGAATCGAATATTTGATAGTAAATTTACCATTGGCGCCATGACGATCGTCGGTTTTTCATCTGGTGTTGCACCAGGTATTGGTGGCAACTTGTTATCAGCAATTTCTAAAATGTAATGAAATAAAAGTATTATAACCGCTAATGCCGTCATTCCAGTAACAGACATACGATCTTTATCATCCTTTTCCGTGTCGTAGATCAAGACAACCACCATCAATACAATATAGATAATGTGTGTCATTCCGAATGTCAGCTGACGCATCGGACTATTCGAGTCTTCTGGTTTTAGATCATTGAATACGTAGTCTTCAGGGTTCTTTGAATTCGTGGCTTTGAATTTCTCTCGGAGAAAGGCAACAAGACCTGCAATACCAACAATTCCAATTACAGTATATATCGCGTATGCTGTTGGAGTTGTAAGATTGTCAGTAAAGCTTTGTGTTACATCTTCATAATTCGATGCATCTGCAGGTGACTTATTCTCTGAACCGAATTTGTAAACTGTATAAATGACTCCTAGAATCATGATAACAAACGCAATGACAATGAAAATTACTTTAATAAGCTTGCCAACTGCATTCACCTTGGTTTGATCGGGTGACTCTAGTGCATTGCTTATTGATGAAGATTTAGTATCTGTTTCTTCTGTGGGGGTATCGGATTTTGCTGTTTCCCCATCTTTTGCTTGTGCTTGTGGTGCTTCTTCTGCTTGTGGTGCTTCTTCACCTTTACTACTAGACACAACATCCTTCGGTGTCAGAATTTTACCTAGACCAAATAAACGAAGATCTGTTCCTTTATCATTCTCGTCATTTGCCGCATGCCACTTTGTAAAATCCCATTTTGACTTCTCAATAATAAATGAATTTCCCCATTCAGGTTTATTGAAGAGGTTTCCTATGAAAAATGGAATGAAGTACAAGATGAGTTTAAAAACGGAAAACAACAATAATGGAACCAAGTATGCCGAAGTGAATAATAGTCGTAAACCACGTATTATCCAATGATCACCTTCGAATTCTTGATGCACGCTTCCGCCGTAGGCGTGGTAAAATGCAGGAATGCAACAAACCGCAAAAAGACAGACGGCGGCGATAGCCCATTCCCAGTCTTTCGGAACGTCCGGCAACGACGAATCATCCTTACGGGTTTCAATCAGATATTTCCACCACCACGATAATCCGATTGTGGCAACTGCAAGACAACCAACGATCGCTGCCGCATTATTCTTCCAATCCGTTTTTTCTCGTTTTTTGTATTGCCAAACCTGAATAGAATCGATAAATTTGGTGATTACATCGAGTCCACCGACATTTTGTTCACGAACCATTGGCAATAGTAATATTGCACACAGTAACAACCCAACAATAAAAACAATGAAAAATGTATCAAGAAGTTCTTTTACTTTCGGAAACATGTCTCCGCGAAACGACTTTGCAATCCAATCCATCGTCGCTTCTGATGTGGTTACTTTTGTGAATAATATCGACACGCAAATAATGACTAGAATAATTGTCCAGAATGGTATCCAACGGGACCATTTCGCAAAATGCACAGCAAACGCACTGAAGTTACTCGGATCTTCAGTTGAATCATCATTATATGTTTTTAGTACCTTTTCCCAATCGTCGGCAATCATCTTCTCGATATTCGCCGGATTACCATTCAATTTACCTTTCAATGCTTCGTTATCATAAAAATCTTTATCGCAATCACCAACAAAAATATTCTTTATCTTCTTGGGTAATTTCATACACTCTACAATTTTCATTTTTGCAGCATACAATATTCCGATCATAATTATAATTAATACTGCAAAACTGAGTAACGTATTATTTACAGTTTTTACAGCGTTATCATTTTTGTTATTAAGCTCACCAATTCGTTCATTCATTCTTTTACGAATCTTATCCTCTGTCACATCATCAGGATTACCTGATTTTTTCAATTCTTTCGTCACTTCATCTTTCACTTGTAGGTAATAGGAATTATTATTATTTGCATCATCTTCTGCTAGATTAAAATTGGATTGTTGATTCAATGTTACAAAATTCCAAATAACAACACCAATAAATCCTAATGCAGATACCCAACCGGTGATTTTGAATATTTTGAATGTGCTCAATTTGCCTAATGCGATCAGTAAGGTAATTCCTGCAAGGGTCATGTATACTATTCCATGGGCGGCATACATATTATTTTTGTCGTCTCCGCTTCCAATACCGTCGTCTGATTCAATCCATTTTTGTTGTACCGCGATAAAAATCATTCCTGCAGCAAAAAGAAATACGAATGGAGCAAATTTACCGACATTGGCAATAAACGGAACTGTGCCATCTTTTGGTTCAGGATGAAACCATTTGTATCGATACATCAAATACACTGCAGCCAACAGTGCGACAACTTGAAATATTAAACCAGCATTTAACACCGTATTTGCAATTGACAATGTATTTGCTTCGGACGATGAATCATTTACCTCCTCCTTCGCTACTGACTTTAGACCAATGCTAGCCCCTATTATAGAAAATCTTGCAAGTAAATAAATACCAACGACAGATAAAACTAAACCGCCAATAATCTTGAATGTAGTCGAACCAAATGTACTCGTATTCGTTGTGTCTGATGATTCTCCTTGAAATGCTTTCCATAAAAGAGATAATAGTGTAATACCACCAACACCAAGAAATCCATATCCAATATAACTCAAAATATTATCATGTTTTGATGCAGAACCGATTTTATTGCCTATTTGATAACTCGTTATACCTAGAGTTAAACCAATACCTAATACCAACACAACACCAACAATAATAATTGTCATGATCCATGTTGATATTTCGGGTGGATTCTCTGTTGGAGCGGGAAAATATGAGTCCCCGCCATTTTCACTTGCATCTCTCCATCCCAAATATGAATAAATATCACCAGAATACACCCATATTGCAAATAGAACACTTGTTATCAATAATATAAATGTTTCAAGATGTTTTGTGAAGATTTCCCATGTAAAAAATCCAACCAAAACAATTACAGAAATAATAATTAATGGTAGTAAATCTATTAACTTTGATACGGATGAAGTTTGAACATCCATTTATAATGATAACAACTATCTAGTTATAATTATAAGATATAATAATGCGAATACGACTACGCTGAATTATAAGAACGACATCGCCGTCTTTTTCCCATGACAGTCCCGACATAACGCCACTAAATTATCTACATGGTTAGATCCACCGTGTTCTAAAGCTATAACGTGATCAACTTCAAACCAAGCGGGCAGTTGACGTTGACAGTCTCCACATTTCCATCCTTGTTGCGCAGCGACATACTTCTTCTTCGTTTCGCTTACACTACGTTTGCTAGACCCCTTACCGGAATTAAGAACTCGTCTCTCAGCGGCACTCATTCCACCGGGGGGTCCGCCAGAGGTTCCGCCACCCAATGACGGCTGTGTCATTGGCGATGTTCTGTTCATCCCGATTGCACCCATCATTGCGCCGCCAAGTGCGCTACTTGCTACACTACCATCGTTGGGTGGCTGATTCCTCGTCAAATCAAAAAATGGTGTTATCATATCTGCAGTATCTTTGCTAATCGGCATATATTTAACGAAATTGTTAGCATGATGAAGCAACTCCCTAGAGTTTTCAGGATTACGGCGTAGAAATAAGAAAAACGACAGACCTGCAAATCCGAGTGTCGCCATTTTGACCCATTTTTGATTATTTTGAAAGAACTTTATCAGTTGACCATCGTAATACGTATTTGCAATAAGGATTGCTGTAATAATAAATACAATATATTCGGTTTTGATCATTTGTTATATATAGCAGGGAATATATTACCTGTTATGGTAATAGTATGCGGCATATCCTAATCCCACTACCATCATTAAGTACACTAATTTCTCTCGATACTTCAGTTCTTCCATGATTTGTATTGGTTTGGGACGATAATGCAGATAATATTTTTCAAGTGCTTCATGTAACGATATTTCATCCTTCATCAGGATTACATTGTATCGATTGTGGATGAAGTGCACCCACCGAATAAATGAATCACGGCTGTCGAGATAAGGACGAACAGGATACTTGCTGATCATTCTGTCAAACTCTGCCGACATTTCTGGATCAGGAATAAGCATTGAGAAATTCTGAATGAAGTCATAATATTTTTTACGTACAATGTCGTTGACATGATCTGGGTAATTTACAGCTGTTGTCATTAAAACGAACCAATAATGCGGGCCCCATATTTTCGCATCTAATTTTAACATTGCTTACTATGAAATGACATAAAAACAATAAGAGAAATACGATAAGTGATATGGCAAATGAAATTCAAATGCCGGTACCTGTAACAGATCAGGTAACGACCGGATCAACAATAGAAAGAGCAAACGAAAGTATCTCAAAAAAAACAAACAATCCTAAATCTGCATTATCGTATTCAGAAATTATACAGTTACGTCAGAGTAAACAAGGTGGCGCAAATGGTAGTAGTCTGATGAATGGTGGTGGTGGTGGTGGAGAAGCCGGTGGAAGTGAATCCAACAAATATTTTTGTAACAACTGTAATCGAAACAATCATGTTTATAATAACTGTCGTGCACCGATAACGAGTATTGGTGTTATCGCGTTTCGATGTGGTGAAACTGGTCCCGAATTTCTAATGATACGCCGTCGTGATTCTTTTGGATTTGTGGATTTCATTCGTGGTAAATATTCATTGAACGATGAAGCATATATTCAGCGTATCATTGACGAAATGACAATGACCGAAAAGTCAAATCTAATGCGTCTAACGTTTGAACAATTATGGCGATTGTTATGGGGAGAGTATACGCGCGGTAGTCAGTATAAGAATGAAGAACATGTTTCTTTTGAAAAATACCGACAAGTTCTCGGCGGGATCCGAACAAAAGATGGACGCGTAAAGACGCTCCAGCAATTCATCGACGAATCAACGACGCATTGGACCGAGACGGAATGGGGATTTCCAAAGGGACGCCGGAATTACAACGAGAAAGACTTGCCGTGTGCATTGAGAGAATGTCTGGAAGAGACTGGATATGACATTACTGCGGAAAATGTGATCCAAAATATCGCGCCCTTTGAAGAAATATTCATGGGTTCCGATATGAAATGTTACAAGCAAAAGTATTTCCTCGCAATGGTGGATTTAGATAAGAAGCCAAAGAAGGCGCATGATATTATGGAAGTTGGTCTCATGAAATGGATGTCGTTTGATGAATGCATTAACTCGATACGACCTTATAATTTAGAAAAGATCGGGATTGTTCGTAAAGTCAATAACATATTGTCCCGCTATCGTATATTTTGAAATACATATATCCTTTTTATTTCGTATAGTTATATAAAGGATAACTGATTCAATAATAAAAATGGAAAATCAGGGTATCATTGTAAATGAAGACAGCGAAAATGTACCAATGGAATTAACAGTTGCATCAGTTGCAGGTGCTGCTATGGCCGCGATGCCTGATCCGCCGTCAGGTGATGTAAAATTAACGAGAACAATTAAGCCTAGATCTAAAAATGGCGCTGCTGGCGCTGGCGCTGGTGTTAGACCGCCACCTGCCCGTCCGAGAGATTCAATCCAGAAATTGAAAAAGGACCTGGAAGATGGTCGCAAACGCATCAAACCTGAAGAACTCAATAATCCATTTAGTAAAGAGTTCAACAAGTTACTACTGAAAAAGGAACTGCTTGAACGAGAGATGACAATACATGATATAGGTGTATTGCCAGGGGATGAAGGTGAAGGCGATGGTGCAGCTGCAGCTGCTGCTGATAGTCTATATCCTACATTGAATGACCCTAATTTTAATACTAAAATCGCCCTTCGAAAGGAGTTCTTTGATACGAAAATGGATGTCGACAGCACAAAAAACGTCGAAGAGGAGGCTGAAATTCTCTGCAATGCACAAATCGAACTCGCTCCGAATCAGCAATTCGTCCGTAATTTTCTTTCAGTTGAAACCCCATATAATAGCTTATTATTGTACCATGGTCTCGGAACTGGAAAGACATGTTCAGCGATCAGTGTTGCAGAAGAGATGCGCGATTATATGAAACAGATGGGAATCAACCAGCAAATTATCGTGATTGCATCTCCAAATGTTCAGGAGAATTTCCGGCTACAGCTCTTCGATGAACGTGAACTTCGAGAGATTGAGCCGGGAGTATGGAATATTCGCGCATGTACCGGAAATAACTTCATCAAGGAAATAAATCCAATGAATATGAAGGGGTTAACGCGCGATAAAATAATCAAACAGATCCGTCGTCTTATTTCATCGCATTATTCGTTTTTTGGGTATAATGAATTTGCGAATTACGCGCGAACGCATGCGTCAAGTGTTGGGATCTCGCAAGATGACGCAGTTATTCAGGAAGTCCGGCGTAAGACAGGTGCGGCTGCAGCGGCGAGTGCGGCAGCGACGGTGGCTGCGGCTGCGAAGAAGGGCCGTAAATCTGCCGCCGATATTGCGAGAGAAGCAGAAATGGAGACGCTTGCAATCGAGACGTTATCCGTTTCAAAATTACGTAAACTCTTTGCAAATACATTGATCATTATTGATGAGGTTCACAATATTCGTATTACAGACGACAACCGTGATAAACGTGTTGCGAAAATTCTGTTTCAGATTGTTCAAAAAGTAAACAATGTCCGCCTTTTATTATTGTCGGGTACGCCAATGTACAATAGTTATAAGGAGATTGTGTGGCTAATAAATCTGATGAATTTGAACGATCGCCGAGCAACCATCGATATTGCGGATGTGTTTGATGAGCGCGGAAACTTTCGTTTGGATACAGAAGGTCGAGAGATTGGAAAGGATCTTTTGATTCGTAAAGCAACCGGGTATGTTTCATTTGTACGTGGCGAAAACCCGTATACGTTTCCTTACCGTATATTTCCGAGAGAACACTCACCCGAACATTCACTTTTAATGCAAACAAGGGGTGCAATTGGATATCCGCGAACACAATTAAACGGGCGTCATATTGATCAAGCGATCGAACATATTGACGTATATATGACACCGGTTGGAGATATTCAAGAAGCCGCTTATCGGTTTATCGTGAATGACATGAAAGCAATGTATATTTATAAGAAAACTGCAATGGTCCGTCGAAAGAAAGCGGCGGCGGCGGCATCAGCAGCTGCAGAGGAAACTGGTGAGGGTGCTGCCGCAAAAGGCAAAGGCAAAGGCAAAGGCAAAAAAGCAGCAGCTTCTGCTGCCGGATCAGCCTCTGCTGCAGTCGATGGTGTTGATGAAACTACTGTCATAGAATCCGTCGATTTCCCATCATTTGAAAACATGGATACCATCGGGTATGCAGCTGTACAGAGACCGTTGGAAGCATTGAATATCGTATATCCTCACCCGTCACTTATTGAATACATTAATAACCCGAATGATGAGTTTGATATTGCTGCATGTATCGGAAAAGAAGGTCTCCGTCATATTATGACGTATGAAGAAACAGGTAATCCGTCGATGCGTTTGAATTTTGAATACCGCCCAGAATTCACGCGTTCATTCAGGCTGCCAAACGGAGAAACCACTACAAAGTCATCATCGCGTATATTTGCACCAGAAAATATTGGGCGTTATTCTGCAAAAATCAAGAACATATGCGATACTGTAATTAAAAGTGACGGTATTATCCTCGCATACAGCCAATATATCGATGGTGGAGTAGTGCCAATTGCCCTTGCATTAGAAGAACTCGGTTTCACTAGATACAGCGCTGCTGGAGGGAATTCGTCGCTCTTTCGAAACAAACCCACGCAAAGTATCGACGCGATTACTATGCTTCCGCAGAGACAGCATGTGCAACAATTTCCGAACCAACCGTTTCGTCCAGCTCGATATTCCGTGATCACAGGTGATCCGACCATTTCACCAGATAATTTATACGAACTGAAAGCGCTCACAAGCGATGATAATACGCATGGCGAGAATGTCAAAGTAGTCATTATTTCCGTTGCAGGCAGTGAAGGTCTCGATTTTAAAAATATTCGCCAAGTTCATATTTTGGAGCCATGGTATAACATGAATCTTCTCGAGCAAATTATCGGTCGTGCGATCCGTAACTGTAGTCATAAGCGCCTGCCTTATTCACAAAGGAACGTTGAGCTTTATTTATACGGAAGTCGTTTAACCAACCCCGATATCGAAGCAATCGATCTCTACTTGTATCGTCTCTCGGAATTCAAAGCGGTAAAGATTGGCGTCGTCTCTCGTGTATTGCGAACATCTGCGGTAGATTGCTTGTTAAATGTACAACATAATACACAAACTGCCGCAAATCTGAACCAAGTTGTGAAACAAAATCTCTCGTCACGTAAACAAATCGACTATCAAGTTGGCGCGCGCCCATATTCTGCATTGTGTGATTATATGGAACGATGCGAATACACTTGTCGCCCAACATTTTCGAACGGACGACCAATCCAAGAACAAGAAGAATTATATGGAATGGGAAGCGACAGTGAGAGCGACGATGATGAAATCGGAAGCGGTCAAGGTCGTCGAGGCGGCGATATTCGTCTGGATACATTCAACGAGAAATTTATGTCAATGAACTTGGATAAAATCATTCACAAGATCAGAGATTTATACAAGGATGGGTTTTTTTACAAGAAGACTGGAGCAAATGGGATCATAGCGTATGTAAACGCGATTCGCCAGTATCCGATTGCACAAATCAATCTTGCATTGACGACTATGGTAAGTGATCCGAACGAATATGTAAACGACAAATATGGGCGTCTGGGTCGCGTGATCAATGTCGGGGATTATTATTTATTCCAACCAATCGAAATGACGAATAAACGTATCAGCATTCATGAGCGAAGTACACCAATCCCATTCAAGCATTCGGCCATCCAATATCCTCTTCCAGCTGAAGTGACAGAAGACTATCTTGGTGTTAAATTCGACGCATCAACCGGGGAAGGTGTTTCAAATAAAAAGGTTGCAGATAAAGTGAATAAGATGCTTGCTGCGAGTGTACCCTCTTCGGGAGCAGCAGCAGTGGAGAGAGAAGAACCACAATCCGGCATTTCAGAGTCTGAAACGGATGATGCAGCGAACCCAGTTGTTGAATCTGTGAATGAAATAGAAGACCTTATTGTAACACTCGAAAACACATTTGAAACATGTCAAACAATATATGAAAAACCAACGAAAGATCAAGACGAATGGTATTATTATTGTGGAAAGGTGATCGAACAAATCTCTCAAACCGAGGAATTTCAAATCACAAAAGAACAACTTCACGAACTCGTAATTTCGAATCTTTTAGAGCATCTCTTCTTTAACGATAGTCTGAAACTCTTGAATTACTTGTATCAAAAAAATAATTACTCCATGACATTAATGTCTGGTGCGAATGCAGGATCAGCAGCAGGTGGAGGCGTCGCAATGGTACAACCACTTACTCCATTCGAGAGATTATTATTTGGATATTATGTTCGACAATTAATCTCTCGACCTCTCGTTGGACGACGAGCGGCAGCGGCATCGGCAGGATCATCTGCATCAGTTCCTCAAGATCAAGGTATGTTACTGTTTCATGAAAAGAAAGATCCAGCATTCGCGCTGATTGTCTTACCGTATGAAACGAGAGAATGGCGAGTCGCTGAACCAGAAGATGAACGTGATTATGAACTTCTTTTAGGCAAACTTCAGACGAGTCATATCCAAAATATGAATATGGTAATTGGTTTCATCTCTTTCTTCAAAAACCAATACCTGACATTCAAGGTAAAAGTTATGTCAAAGAAACGCGACAAAGGCGCACGTTGTGACCAGTCTGGTAAAACCGAAACAATTACTACGATCAACACGATTCTCTCGTTGAATGCTGCAACCGATGGCGAAGACTACAAGTTGACGATTGAAAATACGAAACTCCGAACCCAGCGTGAATTATGTGTATTTCAAGAGTTTTTATTGCGCACGTTTCATCATAACCGAGTAAATGGACGTAAATGGTTTTTTACACCATGTGAAGCTCTATTGTGTAATATTGAAAAATTGCATATGGAGAAATAAAGTATAATACTATAATAGGTATTATTGTATGAATATGGCATCCATATCAAAATATGCAACAACGCAAGGAACTATGCAAGAAAGTTCGAGAGGTGCGGCGGCGGCTGCAGGCGGAGTGCAAGCCAAACCAAAGTTAGGTATTTATACAACGATTCTTTTGACACGAAAACTACAAGTGCCGTTTAGAATCATTGGACAGAATGTAAAAGATACGCTCGAGCATATTCTCTCGAAAATCGTAGAAGGAAAGTGTATGGCAGAAGGATTTATCCGCCCGGGTAGTGTGAAAATCCTGACATACTCCAACGGTTACTTATATGGGAAACACGCGATTTTTGATGTAGTATATGAATGTCTCGCATGTTCTCTCGTAGAAGGTGTCGTGTTTTCATGTGTCATCAAAAATATTAGTCTTGCTGGTATTCGCGCCACATTAAATGAACCGAAAACCCCCGTTGTTGTTTTTATTGCACGAGATCATCATTACGACCGTGCTGATTTTACACGACTTCAAGAAGAGGAGGAAATTCGTGTTCGCGTGATTGGCCAACGGTTCGAAATTGGCGATGATGCGATATCAGTGATCGGTGAGTTGGTATAAATATATAATCGACTATTGTAGTATAATAGAAGTATACTACAATTCATACACTATCGATTCGATGGATCATGTATTCACATGCCTTCATTGTCAAGAACCGTTTGTTGTTCGCGACTCTGAATTCAATTGCCGTATATTACGGCATGGAGTATTCAAAGAAACGCTTCAACCGATTCCGCCTCATGCGACAAAAGATGAATGTGATGCATTAGTACGATCAGGTACAATTCATGGTTGCGCGGGTCCACTTCAAATTGTTCAGGCTTCAAATAATAAAAACGGATACGATGTCATTATATGTGATTACATCTGAATAAAATTGATAAAGATATAAACGTAAAACTAGAATTCATATAGCTATCATTCATTCGTTGTAATGGCATCTGTTGCGTGCATGTCATCATCTTCGTCTGTAAAAAAAACCACGATTCGGCCTAAAAAGAAGACTCCGACCACGACCACGACTGTTTCAACTCAAGATATACCAGAATCTGTCACAGTGACACCTACACCTACACCTACACCTACACCACCACCACCCTCCCTGCCCGCTGCCCCCTCCATTCCTGTCATGACTCCGCCACCTAAAAAAGAACCATATTGCGATCCATCACTCTTCACACAACAACAAATCAAACGAAAGCTGACAGTTCCATTCTATAAAATAAAACAAGGCGTGGACGTCAAACAACTATTGACAACCGAACTAGCAAATCAACTTGAAGGGCGTTGCTCAATTGAAGGATACATATGCCCTTTTTCCATCACAATCCGATCTTACTCGTGTGGAACACTGGCCGCAGGAAATATCGTGTTTGACATTTTGGCAGATTGTCTTATCTGTTTTCCAGACGAACATAGCGTGATAAAGTGTGTTGTGCGAACAATCACACAAGCGGGCATTCGTGCGGGTGCACTTTATCTACAGCCAGGTCATGTGTCTCCGATCGAGGTGTTTCTCTCACGCGATATGAATATAAAGAAGAACGAATTGTTCTCTCGAATCGAAGAAAATGACATTCTCACGGTTGAAATCATCGGACGCAGGTTTGTATTGCACGATACACATGTAACGGTGATTGCAATGTTGTTAGACGCCGAGTCGCCGCCGCAATGATGAGCTATGAGTGCGCGTCATATTTGTAAATTATAATTTTATAGTAACGAAAGGGTATAAAGTTTCATTATGTTTTATTTGTAAAATGACGACGATTGCTAACCCATGTAGTAGCGAAACTAGTGTTCCACTCATTGCAAGTCTCTCTACTATGAATGAATTACAGAGTATCGCCCAACAAGTCGAAACAAAGACGAATTATTTAATGTCATTGAAGGAGGGTATCGAGAATATGCCAGCGGTTCATCAGATCGAGATTTTACGTATTTTACATAACAAACAAACCCAAATCAACGAGAATAAAAATGGCGTATTTGTGAATATTTCCAAACTGAATGATACCACCTTAAGTGAATTGGAAGGATACATGAGATACGTTATACAGCAAGAGAAACAGCTTAACGAGATTGAACAACAGAAACAACAGCTTACCAAGGAATACTTCGAGAATAAGACGCATAAAGATAATTAGCTAAGTTATATAAACAATGACGGCATCATCGTCACTCGTCATCCCATGTTTATATAACTCTTTTTCATTTACACCTGAAAACATAAAAGAACGAATGTTGTATTATGATACTTATTCGTTTAGACCAGAACGGGATCCGTCGCATTATACAAAGACATCTGTACCCGTTGTTGTACCGGTTATTCCTATTCACGAGCCGCCGATATGCGAATCATCGACGTCGGAATCAGGATCATCATCGGATGATGATTCGTTATCATGCTCTGACACCGAGTCGTCTCTCGCATCTGACGTGTCGGACGCACCCGCTATTCCATCGAACCCGGTTTCGACTGTTTTTGATCCACATTCGATGACTCGATTTGCAATGTCTCCTTCAAGTATCTCGCAAGCGGCATCTTCTGATTCGCTTCTTTGGATCGCGTATATAATGATATACGGTATTGAAAAATTCGAAATGGTCGAGAACCATTACACCGAAGCAAACACATTTAAATTCATATTAGTCGAACTGATTCGAAAATGTAAGCCAATGCTGAAGGCAAATAAGATCAAACTTAGTGGGGTAGAAGAAAACTTGGTTCATAAACCGTTTATCAATATGGAAACATTGGAAGCGATCGCTATATGTAAAAATATGTCAGTATGTATTGTACAAAACCGTAAATATTATGAAGTACGCTCAGGGAATGGTGGCGCAGGCACGGTGACAGGCACTGGTGTTGCAATTATCGAGAAAATCAAAGGGAGTTATGTATTGTATGTATGCCCTGAAGATGTAAAGGCTGATTATTTAAAATACATTCGTGAACATTACTGGTTAATGGAGAGTATATCAGCACCGATTCGCCCCATGTCTGCCTATAAGCTCCAAGACCTGGTCGATATTTCAACGAAATTAGGATTATCTGTTGTGAATATCATACCAGGTAAGTTTGGATCCATGGGTACAGAAAAACGGAAGACAAAGCCGGAATTGTACGAAGCAATCTGTAAATGCGTTTAAGTATAAAATTGAAGTATATATATGAATTAATGTATAAATAATATCCAATTCATATATATACAAATGCCGAGAAACCGCGGTGTGTCATCTTCGGCGGTGTCCGCGTCTGCGAAACAATCTGAGTTTGAAAGTATAGTATCTCATTATTTAGAAGGCCTGCTTGATAAAACAGATGGTATTCCAGAATTGGAGATTCGTTTTGGAACAAGAGGAAACCCGGCAACAACAAGAGAAAACTTTGACGGGGTGATTCAAAAACTATTATCATCAGGGTTCACGTTTATAAAAAAGAATGGGTATTCTCTGAAAATACAGAACGAGTTTATTGACCAAAAAACCGGACAGACCAAGCTTTCTTTGATTCGCGCAGAGATTCACGGAATCAATGACGTTCAAAATTACTGCAAGACCAATATGCCTGACGAAAAATATGTTCTCTTTACTCAAAAAATGTACGCAAAGACTGGTGGTGATGGCGGCGGTGGAGGTAGAGTTGGCGACATGAGTGATCGATTCGAGAAAGAAGTGTCGGGTGGCGGTGCGACAATTCATCCAGTTATTTTCGATGACTTCAATTTCAAAGTGAGCTATCAACGTGAAAAGCGTATTGCAAATACATCGACACTTGCGCGGTCAATATTGAAAACATGGAATGACAATAAGAAGACATTTCGGTATATCAATCGAAGCACGTTGAAACACCCAGACTTCCCGTTTCAAATTGATATGAGCGTTGTTAAGGAGTCGTTGAAAGATCAAACGGGTTATATATCTGCGTCTACATTTGATGCTGCGAAAGTTCTCGAAAGTCCAATTCGGTATGAAATGGAAATCGAAGTGATCAATGACCTTGTTGGTCCAGGCACTGCGTTCAATCATCCAAAACACTTGATGGACAACCTGCGTAAGATGATTAAAATCATGATGTCTGGAATGCAGGGAACAAATTACCCGATTTCCACATCTGAGATACGCGGTATTCAGCGTAAGTATTATGACCTAATCTATCCAAATGAGCGTCAAGATCGTCATGAGCGCCCGGATGTTCGAGGTAGTGACAGTGAAAGCGACAATGACAGCGTAGTAAGCGATAGCGATAGTGAAACACGTAGAGGAGATAAAGACAAGGATCGAGGAAAGAACGAAGCAAAATACGATGAAGCCCGTGCACGCAGAATTATTGAACGTGAACGTGAACGTGACCGCGCGGCAGCACCAGTGATGTTGCGTCCAAAACATTTCATCGGTCCCGCTTCATATACGCTACAAATGCAGAATATTCGTCCAATTGATCCGGATTCGAAGGTGCCAAATATTCGCTTGAATTATTCTGTAACAGAGAAGGCAGATGGTCAACGCAAGCTCCTCTTCATTGCACCCAAGACCGGACATGTATACTTGATCGATACCAACATGAATATCCAATTCACAGGAGCAGTATCTTTGAATTCGAAACTACACAACTCACTTTTAGACGGTGAACATATCCTGCATAGCAAAAATGGCGACTTCATCAACGTATTCCTGGCATTTGATGTTTACTTCGTTCACAAAGCCGATATTCGTTCGCGTTTGTTCTATCCAGCGATTGATGAAGACGAAGTTCTCACGAATTTTCGCCTGCCTTTGATGGAAAGTCTAGTGAAGAATCTTCAGTTGAAATGTGTATCTGGTGGCGCTGATTCGTTACCTCCGATTCGAATTGAAACTAAGAAGTTTGAAATCGCGTCGCAGTCTACCGGAAAAACAATTTTCGATTGTTGCGCGATGATTCTGCGCAAGTGTGCAGAACATCAGTTCGAATATCATACCGACGGTCTTATATTTACTCCGATTGATTTTGGCGTGGGCAGTAATATTCGAAATGATAATACAGACGCAGGCCCATTATATAAAAGCACCTGGGAGTATTCGTTCAAATGGAAACCTGCTCATATGAACACAATTGATTTCCTGGTCACGACAAAGAAGGGCGAAGACAACGAAGATCTTGTGAGTAATGTCTTCAAGTCTGGTATGGATATGTCGCGCTGCGTACAGGTTCAGCAATATAAGACGCTTGTTTTGCGTGTCGGGTATGACGAACGCAAGCACGGCCATTTGAATCCATGTGTTACTATGATTGAAGGTAGCGATGAGGGGGGTCGGCGTCATAGAGAAGAAGGTGCAAAGTCGGCTTCATCGGATGTAGCTGCTTCTACCGCAAATGATGCATACAAACCAGCGCCATTTTACCCAACATACCCTTATGATAGTGATGCCCACATTTGCCATATTATGATGCGCCCAGATGAAGCCGGAGTAAATCAAATGATGACGACGGAGCACGATATCATTCAAGATGAAACGATTGTCGAGTTTAGTTATGATCCAACTCAACCGGTCAACTGGAGATGGTCGCCACTCCGCGTGCGTCATGATAAAACTGCAGAGTATCGTGCTGGCGGAAAAAACTACGGAAATGCATATCATGTTGCAAACAATAACTGGCATTCAATACACAATGCAATTACGGAGGAAATGATTATGACTGGAGAAGGAATTCCGGATGAACTGTCGAACGATGATGTCTACTATAACCATGCCGAGTCAGGTGGTGGCGGTAGTGGAATCGATATTGGACGTGGAACCAAAGTTCGTACACTTACAAAAGGAATGCGCGACTTTCACAATTTGTACATCAAACGTAAGCTGATTATGAGTGTGGCGCGCCCAGGAAACACGCTTATCGACCTTGCGGTTGGAAAGGGAGGCGATTTACCGAAATGGATTGCAGCGAAGCTTGGATTCGTATTCGGTATTGATTATTCAAAGGACAACCTCGAGCATAAATTCGATGGCGTATGTGCCCGGTATTTAGATATCAAGAAAACCAAACGCAATATACCTGATGCGATCTTTATTCACGGTGACAGTAGCAAAGAGATCCGCGGAGGTCAGGCGGCAATTAGTGAGAGATATAGACTTATTACACGCGCCATTTTCGGTGAAGGTGCAAAAGATGCGAGTGTATTAGGTCGCGGCGTCTACAATCATTACGGTCGCGGAGCAGACGGGTTTGATGTGTGTTCTGTCCAATTTGCAGTCCACTACTTCTTTGAAAATATTGTGAAACTCCACACCTTTCTTCAGAATGTCTCTGAATGCACAAAACTTGGCGGGTATTTCATCGGAACATGCTTTGATGGTGCACGTATTTTCCAAGCACTAGCTCGACTAGAAAGCGGTGACGAAATAAGTGTGTTAAGTAATAGTGGTGCGATTGGTGGTGTTGGAAGTGATCCTCAACGAATGTGGTCAGTTCGAAAAAAATATCATCAGACCGAATTTGAACCAGATAGCAGTAGTATTGGGTATGAAATTGAAGTCTATCAGGATTCTATTAATAAGGCGACTCGCGAGTTTCTTGTGAACTTTGATTATTTGACACAGTTATTGGAGAATTATGGCTTCGATCTTGTATCGCCAGAAGAAGCTGCGACAACACTTGTGTTTCCGATGCCGGATGGTACTGCAACATTTGATGGAATGTATCATCAGATGGAATTAGACTGCAAGAAGAAACGTGAAGATACAGGAGAGAGTGCTGTACGTGGTGGCGGTGATACAGATGAAAACTGGTCGCGACAATGTCGTCAAGAGTACGGTTCCGCATTATATATGACACCAGAAGAGAAACAGATTTCATTCTATAATCGTTATTTCATATTTCGAAAGAACCGTAATATCAATGCAAAGCAGTTGAAGAGTAGTTTCTTGAGTTATGCTGGATTACAAGAAGAACAGGACAAAGCGGCTGCTGGAGCTAGTGGAGGAAAAGGTGAAGACGATCTTGCATCAGAACAAATTGCACTTGAAAAGATCGCAAGAGCTTCACGTCCGATTGATGTTGCTTCAAAGCCTGCGATTGCTGCACATATTCTAGAAGAACGAAAAACAGAAAAACAACTGGCAGCAATTACTGGAACAGGAACAGGAACAGGATCCGCAGAACCTGCCGCTACCGCTGCGAAGTCATCAACAATGAAAATTAAACCAAAGCCTAGAAAAACAGCGGCGACAACTGCAAAGGCATCAGCAGCATCCGCTGGACCCGCTGAAGTGGTTGTTGAAGAAGCTGCGTCAGCACCAATTGAACAGATTGAGAAAAAAATACAGAAACGAACAAAGAAAGTAAAAGCTGGATCCGATGGCGCTGCTGCTGCTTCTGCCCCAGGAGGTGACGAGGCTGCTCCTCCTGCAGCAGCAGCACCTAAACCAAAAAGACAGACGAAGAAAAAAAGTGACTTATAAAGATTTATATAGTAACTATAACGGATAATACATGTTTAAAAAATCGCCCAAGAATTGCTTTAAACCTGTATTGCATACGAACGCTGCATCTGCTTCTGCATCTTCTGAAAATGATATACAAAAACAATCCAACGGTCCATTTCTCTCGTATTACAATCATTTTTTATTACCACAAGTCAGTATTGTAAAAGACAGTAATGGTAGTTATATTCCATTAGAAGTATCCATACAGACGACATCCTCTGCAGTATCGAATGCGAATGCGACAGATACGCAAGAGTACCGAGATAGAGTATATGTATCATCATCTGTTTACTCTCATTTGTGCGATATTAAAGCACAGATTGAAAAGTATCAAGACGCATGGGATAATATTAAAAAGTTTACAAATCCGTATGAATATATCCATACCAACATATCGGGTAATAAGACGAACATAAGTAAATTACGCCCATTATCACGTTCATTCTATAAAATGATTGAGATCATGAAAAATCATACAATTCTGTCGCCACTGAATGATACGATTGTAACCAAACCAGATACCAAAATGAATATCAACACATTTCATCTAGCAGAAGGACCTGGTGGTTTTATTGAAGCGATATCCTATTTACGCGGCCTCGAGTATATACGCGCAGTCAAAGAGGAAAGTGTGAATGGTAATGGTAATGGATCAACTGCATCAAATCCTGCATGTATTGCTAGCACGATTCTACCAGAGTCTAGTATTCAGATCTTAAAACGCAACACCGAATTACACGATGAAGTGATGAAAGATCTAGAACAATTGAGAATATCGCGCCGAATCTTCGAAAATCAGAAAATAATGCAAGATGGCGGTAATGGAACTACAAATGTAACATATGGGAATGACAGATACTATGGAATGACGTTGATCAATGATGATCCGATTTGTCCTGGATGGAAAAAAACCCGGGCTTTTCTTGAAAATCACCCAAACGTAATCATTGAAACCGGTGCAGATAAAACTGGAAATCTAATATCACTCGAAAATTTCATGCATTGTGCATCGAAATATCAAAATAAAATGAATATTATTACCGCGGATGGAGGGTTTGATTTTTCAGTGGATTTTAATAACCAAGAGAATATGGCATCGCAACTTATATTATGTGAAGTATTCTATGCACTCGCCATGCAAAAACAAGGCGGAACGTTTATTTTGAAAATATTCGACGTATTTCATAAACCTACCGTGGATATTTTGTATTTGTTATGCTATTACTATAATAGTGTATCTATTATGAAACCACATACGAGTCGAATCGCGAATTCTGAAAAATATGTAATATGTCAAGGGTTCAAATTGACCGATTCCAGTAAAATTATCGAACAATTTGCGAAATTATTTTCAAAATTATCTTCACCAGATAAGATTATATCTATCCTTCCGAATGATCATGACCTCTATTTTTTGAACAAAATCGAAGAAATGAATGCAATGGTCAGCTTTCAACAAATCGAAAATATTACGTCAACTTTATCCATCATCACCAATCACCGCAATACTGAAAAATTGGATCATTATAAGAAATCAAACGTAAATAAATGTATTGCGTGGTGTGAACACTATGAAATACCTTACCATATCCATCATGCATCGATTCAGTCTACAAATATATTTTTGAACAGAACATCGTTTATCGGGACGCCTGCTGCACCATCTTTATTAACGGCGACTGCGTCTGTTGTGATGGTAGGGCCTAGCGGGTCGACCGGTTGTGTCGTGTCTGGAATGTAGTAAAACAGTCTAAATATATATCAGAATGTATGGTAATATACAGAGTATGCAAAGTACTTTACAATTTATCGCTGGTCAACTTAAAAAGCCGAGAGAACGTTTCGAGACGATATTGGAACCGCTTCAAGCATTACTTCAAATTGGATTTCTTGCATTTTATCCGATTGGAAGTAAATTAGCGATTCATAATAATATACTCACAGTTCAGCCGCCAGGATATACGCAAAATGTGCGGCGGTGGTACAATAACGACAAAAAGGAGGATGTGTTTTATTTGTATAATGTATTCTCTCGATTCAACAAATTCTATAAGACGGTGCTTGCGGGTAGTGGTGGCGAAAATGCCGCATTATTTGCGCTTTTAAATGAACTTGCAAAGACGGGTATTAATAATCTAACACGAACATACAATCAATCCGACAAGATACATATTCTTCATACACTTCAAATGTATAAAGGAATGTTGGATAATCCAGAGTTGGTGCGGCGTTTGGGTAGAACGGATGACAGCGGGGGAGTTGTTAGTAGCAAAGAAGAAGATAACGAATCCGACAATGATCTACCACGTCAATTTCCGCTTAAGATCAGGAGTCCATCACTGTCACCACCTTTGCGTCCGATGAATGCAGGTGCGGCCGGTGCAGTTGCGAATGTTCCAATCGACAGTATTGTTGACACAAATGTTGACCTTATATTTGTAAAAATAACAGAATTGTATTCACAGGAAGATTATACGATTATTTACCATACACTTCTTAAAATACAAAACGACACGCAATATTATATGAACTACGTAGATGGACTGAATAAAATCCTGGAACCAGTGAATATTCGCATCAAAAAATGGATCGATGACAATATTGTATTCTGATGGCCTGACGGCGGTAGTTGCGTTACTCCATCTCCAACTTCACCCAACATGGAATATACGGCGCATTTGATAGTTCGCCTTTTATTCTACGAGAGAATTCTGGAAACGGAATTTTGATCTTTGCATCTTCGCCTGTCTTGACAAAATGACTCAGCTGTCGGTATAATTCGCGAATAGCGGGATAAGAAACGTTCATTTGAAGTTCGGTGAGTTTATCAACAATCGGTCGAACTTGTTCGCGGCGTTGTTCAATTGTGCGTTCCGTCTGAATTGGAACCGTATTCATCGCAGCCTGTTTTTTCTTTAAATTCTTTTTCCAGTGTTTTCCTTTACCGTATCGTGTATTATCTTCAAGGGGTATGTTCTCTCCAACGACACTAGTTATAGTTGATGAACTAGTGAGGTCAGCATTATCCGTGTTGGCGGATGCCTGAATATGAATATCTTGTATATCTTCTGGAATTAGTATCACTTCTTGACGCAGTTTGTCTTCAAATGACACGGCACCCGTAGCGGTTGCCATAGTCGTCGTAGTTTCGCTCGGGTTTGTAGAGAGAGGATCTTCAATTATGGTACCGCTTAGATCCATTGACATCGTCGTTCCCATTTATTACAATAAGATACAATAAACTAGGAGTTTTATACCTATTTTATTGTCATAAATGACGCCTAAAACACTGTATCAAAATCGTCATTGTACATTTTATCGCCTTTCTTGATTTCAACGACATCACGAAAGGTCTTACTCCGCATCAATGGAACGTTTGTTCGTATTTTTAGGTTAAGGTGAGGGTTGGTTAGAACCTGAACGAGAATTTCGCGGCGGTTCGCATATTGACGACTCTGAATTGCGTAATACGTATAAAAATTGTTGAATGATATTTTTCGAAGATGTTCGTTCATGTCATCTTTTGATTTCTCGTGAAATTGCGTCAACGCATCTTCGCATACAGATATGCCAGTAACGTCCGCTAGATTTTCAGGTAACGAGAGATTTCCGTCAATAACAAACCCGTCTTTTTTGGATACTAATTCATATTGCTTACGGATCGCCGCTATTTTACGTTCGTATGTCGAAATGTCATCACGTGTCCACCAGTTTTTAATGACGCCACGATGATCGTATACTCGGGACGACACATGAAGCGAGTGGGATATTTCATGACCGAATGTGAATCCAACAGAGGCCAAATCGTATTCATACCCACGGCCAAATTGTACATTCATACTATGCATATACGCAGTCGGGATATAGATGCTATTTGAATTCGGTGTATAATATGCGTTAACAACGAATGATTGATACCCAACCAGTTTCATCGTGCCCCAGTTCATAAGATCAAGGTCGTTTGCAGATAATTTACCATTGGATGATGTATGATGTTTTGCAATATATAAGCAACGCTGAACACTTCGTTTCTTCAAGTTCCCCCATGCATCTTTTGGATCGTAGTCCAAGTTTGTAGGATCATGTGCCGAGAGATTCGCCTCACCAATATTGATCTTCAATGTATTCAGTTTCTTAAGCGCGCCCTTCTTGGTATACGCGGACATCCATGTATTCTTTTGGATACGATCCTTATAGAGCTCTAGTATCGTATTTCCAATCTCTCGAACTTTCGATATCATTTCTTCATTTTTGTATCGTCGAGTGAACTCTTCTGACATTGTTTTCGGAAATGTATACGCGAGTCCAATGATTGGAAAATATTCTCTCGGAAAGTGTGTATCCTTTCCGCGAATAAGCGCATCATTGAAGTCGAGGTAGATATCACGCCATTTGTCGTGAAAACAGATGAGCTGACGCATATAAATAAAGTACCAATAGCTTTTCCATTTATCCGACGCCCATTCCTTTTTAAGACATGTCATGATCGATTTCAAGTATCCGACTTGAAACGCAATAAAATACGAAGGCGGTGACTGATCTGCGGGATATCCAATCCACTTCGCGAGTTCAGCCCAGTCAATATCGGTGAGAGACATTGCATCACGCGTTAGAATGCGCGTTGAACCGCGAATATTATGACGGTAATGCGGTGATTTGAGTCGTTCATTTATATCATCATCGTTACTATTACTGTCATACGCACCACAATCACAAGGACGATGTTTATCCTCTTTCGGTTTCTTGTGTTCCGAGAGATGTGGCGGCTTATCGGGATGTTTTGCTGTGTTATAAATATCTGCATAATTATCGTCGAATCGTGTATCCAATTTATTCATATGGTGCATAAGAAGACATTCGGTGTCATACACATCCTGCGCTTTGATATTATGGGTTTTTTCGTAATCATTGCCTAGGCATTTTGTAAAAACATCGTCAATAAACTTCATGAATGCAGCAGTTATTCGATGCTTGTATTTGATGTATTCAATCGTATTGGTTTCCGGGCCGCCTTCGTCGTTGTTACTTCCGCCTCCTCCAATCTGATCTTGACGGACAACTGAAGTATTGCTTACATTCAGCCGAACTCCGCGCATCTGTTTCTCAATGATGGAATCATTTAAATAAAATCTGTAATCGTATAATGATAATGATGGTCCGCCGATATGTGGTGATAATTTACCAGGTGTGTATTCATCTGGGTATACATTCCACACAATCGGAAGAGCCCAACTCACCATTTCATATTGGTTCATGACCCCAAGAAACTTGAATAGGTTATTTTCTTGTACAAGTTCATTGTATAATTTACAAAATTCGGAGATATGACGAAGGATCGGTTTTGGATGTAAATCCCGAAAAGACGCTATAATATTTTTCATTTGATGGACCGTTGTTGTATTGTTACGGGTATACTCATGCAGCATTGTAAGAACATTCTGATAGATTTCGTCTTGTATTAATTTAAAATTGTCTAAAGGACGAATATACTTTAATTCTCTCGGAAGAGTTTTCGGGACTTCATTCAACCACTTTTTATTTGCCCATAAGAAGAAGTTATTGACACGAAGTGACTTATCGTCGTTATGCGTTGTTTTTCTGTTGTGATGTGTTTGGTTACGTATAGCATGACGACGTTTGCGTGTTTTGATATGATGACGCGTCATGAATGAATGTGTATTGTATCACTAGCTATATACTCGTGAGAAAATACAGTGGACTTCTTATTATTTTGCTAACATTTGAGATGAGGACGTTTCACTGCTCGGTTATACAAGTTGCAATCTGGTTTGAATATCTTGCTCTTAATGAAGTATGGTGCACCCATAGAATCACCGTGATACTGTCCAGCATTTCCGGCAGCAACACCATATGCGGTTTTAAATGAAGCGCCATTCTTTGTGATTGTATCCAACTTTAATCTCTCGAGCCGTGTTCCGGCAGATACTGCGCCTTGGACGCCATATTTGGTATTGTTGGGTTTATGGATCACAGTTGCGCGGCACTTTGCACGGTCTCCTGCATCAGGGTAAATTCTCTCAGCATTTCCGCAATTCGTGGAATAATAAACCTGCGATCCAGTCTTGGAATCACTCGGATTTGCAGGTGTTCCGTCTGGAAGAACATACTGATTCGGTGTTCCAGACATCTTCGAAAATGTTTGCTGTTGTTGGTAGGTGCGACATCTAGCCTGAAGATATGATGCAGTATTGGTATGATATGCGCGACTTACATTCGTATTTCCACTTCGGATGATACGTTTTTTCGAATTGAACGAGAGATTTTTCGTTTCATAAATTCCGGTATTGATTTGATAAGACCCGGGTTCACCTGGAACTCCGATCTGTTTATAACCGGGATTCTGTATGATTTCATCAGGAATGCATTCTTTCAAAAAGGGGCGCTGGATATCTTCGACGACGTAGTTTTGCTTTGATGCTACACCTGCATCACAACCACACGATGTTCCTCTAAAGACAATACCACCAGGGCGATCAATAAACCCGATTGTGGGACGAGACTTATTCGATGATGATGGCATGAGGCTTTTACGCCAATGCTTAATAGGGCGAGCATTGAACTTGAAGTTCTTAATTACTGCTTTGGTTTCAGGAAATGAACAACACTTCGTATCTCTGCCGAAATCATTGAGAGGATTTGCATCGCTTGAAGGGCCGTTCTCGGCTGGTCGAGAATACCCTGGATATACACTTCGCGTGGTGGACTGTTTTGTAGAGCGTATCGCTACCCGCATTGTTCTAAAATTGAGAGGCCATGAAACAAATGATTTACTCATTGATTATATATGTATACATAACATATACAAATAATTATCGTATAGATAATTTATAAGAGATTATCATGTTTGAATATATTGAATTTTACACCAAAAACCTTTCGAACTTCACAATTTTATTATTGATCGGTGCATTGATTGCAATATTAGATATTACGTTTCGAAATGTGATCAAGGGTGTTTATCTAAATGTGCGAGATAATATACGAAAACGTCATGGGATCGGTGGAGCTGACACTACGGTTCGAGAAGGAATGAAAAATAGTGATGAAGGCGGCGGCAGTGGCGGCAGTTGCCCGACAGAATGTAATGCTGTAGCTGCTCTTCAAAAACGATTAACAAGTTTGATCGAAAGTGCTGCCAGACTTCAGAAAGATATTCAAGCCAATAATGAAACAATTAAGAAACAGCACATATCAATTGAAAATATGAAAAAAAGCATTGATAGTATGAGCAAAAAGAAATAATCAAAACGTAATTATCCGCTAGCATAAAATAATAGTAAAATGTAAAGACTACTATGATTTTCCACGCTTTTATACATGCTGACAGCGACGATATAAACGATTCTATATTTAGGTCAAATGTTGTACAATTTGTGAATGATACCGAAACACATCCTATTATAAAATATCAGGCATTTATTGTCGCAGCAGTGTTAATTATTTCAGGTCTATTGATATTGTTACTATTCAACGGTGAAAGAATATTTGGGCATTCTTATTGGAAACATTTGTTTTCTCCTATCTCTTCTAAGAAGAAAAATGACGACATCGAATATATGTCTGATGCAGCTATATTTCGTAAAGCAGTAGAAAGTATGTCATCGAATGAAGATAAAGAGGATGAAACAAACTCAAGTGACGGAAACGCTAAAAATAAATCAGGACAATATACCAGTTCAGATAAAGATGGTTATGAAAAGAGTAAGAAGTCTGCATGTGGTACAGATTGCGGGCAATATATCGAATTGAAAGGCAAAATAAATGACCTCTCTAAATATGTAGAGGCTGTAAAAGAACAAACGGAAGCCGTGAAAGAAACCGAAACCAAATTAACAGAATTAGGAAAACAGGTAGAGGATTTAAATAAATCACTTTCGCCTGGTGGACAGGTCAATATAACAATTTGAGAATAGTAACTCATAATATAATTTATTCTCACTAATAATTAGTAGTATCGATATACAATGTCATCATTATTAGGACCATCATATGATTACTGGAAAAGTATTAAACAGCCGTCCGCTATGGGAATGTCGCCGGGATTTTCTCTTAGCGCATTGGCTACAAATGTAGACGGTCTTCTTTCATATGTTGAAGTTCTTATATCAGGATCAGGTAATGCAAGTGTTACTGGAAAGCCTCTTGGAAATAAATTCTTTTTGAAAACAACTGGACAATGTAGCGAAACAACTGCCGAAAAATGGAAGAAAGAACGTGACGAAGATGCTGCGTGGGAAAAAGAATACGAAGAAGTTGATAATAAGGAGGGTGCAAAACAGATCACAGCAGACCAAGCTACAAAACTGAAAAATGCGCTGAATGAACAGAAGACAGAGCGTGAAAAAAAACGCGAAGGTGAAAAGAAGAGAGTGCAACGATGGATCTATGTAAACAATATACCGGATGGAACGATTCCATTTATTGCAAGCGGATCAGATGGACAGACATTCGATGATCTTCGTGGTCTTATTCCTGGTGCACTTGGGAATTTAGGTGCTTTAAACCCTGTGCAACTATTCAAAGGGTTCACTGCAGGAACGTACCCAGATTGCGCAGAAGTTACATTACAAACTGTGAATAATGACAACGTTAAAGGAAGTGAGAGACGTCATATTGCGCTTGTTGAAATGGTCGAAATGAACCCGTGTTGGTTCCCAGGTGGGTACAATCCTGCTTCTGGAAGAAGATGCCCGAAAGCGAATCGTGATGGTTTTGATGATATGGCAAGTTTAGCTGGATCTTCTGGAGTCGCATACCAGACAACGCACCGTAGTCCTTTAAGTTACAATATGTCCGCGACAAAATCATCTCCGATGACATCCGGATTACAATATGACAAATTTCAACGACATAGTCGTAACAAAGATGAAAAAGATGACGCGGAAGATGATAAACCATTGAATGCGAAGGACATTCTTCAACAACATAATAATAATGTTGGCTCATTTTATAATCACGCAATGACAATCCAACATGAGGAGGATGAACCATCATTGTACGATGAAATGATTATGAAACTATCGAAATTGTTGGAACGTAATGAAAACAGCAGTAACGAAGACCTTTCTGATATTAGCGGTGATCCATTATCACAAGTGTATTATTACAGTATTACTGCAATTCTATTGTATGTATTATACCGGATACTATACATGAAAAAAAAGTAAAAATATGAAGACACGGGGCGAGGTTCTCGTGTCTTCATGTAGTATCATCGTGGCTTTTCATCGTTTAACCGTTTATTTACGTAGGGTCTGATGACGATTGCGACGTTTGTGATGACGGTGTGTTTTGTTCTTCTTTAAGCTCTGCAAGTAATGGTTTTTTCCACCACTGAATAACGCGTTGGGTTCTGTTCCTGCTGCAGGGGTAGTAGTGGCTTCTCCTTGTGCTGGTGCTTCTGCCGGTGCCGGCGCCAATTCAGTTCCTGGTGCTGGTGCCATTGATTCTGCACCTGGTACAGGTGCTTCCGATGCGGCAGCAGATCCATCAACTGGCATGGTAGATTCATCTTGGTTCACTGGAATCTCTTCAATATCAGATTCTCCTGATTCAGAACCAGATTCAGAACTTATGTCTACTTCAGGTATAGTCGCTGCTGAAGCATCGGGTGCTGGTTGTTCAGGCGCGACTTCACTTGTGGCAGCGGCTGCATCCACAGATTCAGCGTTTTCACCACTCGTAAGTTGATCTGCTGCTAAAGCTGTAGCTGCAAGAGCGCCCGTACCAGCAGCGACTGCCGCTGCATTCATTCCGTTTTCTTCTTCCGCTTGTACTGGCGCAGGAGCAGGCGCAGCTTCCACGGGAGCTGGTTCCGTGGTGGTGGCTTCAGGTGCAGCCGACGCAGCTCCAGTTATAGCATCATCTAATCCTAAACCGTCTACCGGAAACCCATTTTGGTCGGCATGTTTTTTCAAAGAAAGTTTCAACTGTGCAACGGATCCTTCAATTGCGAAAAATGACGCAATGATCTTCGAAAATTCACTGTTGTCTTTCTTTTCATTCGAGGTATCTTTCTTCTCCGATTTCAACTGTCGATTCTCCTCCTTCAATTTGTCATATTTTGCACGAAGTGTTTGAATCTCTTGTGAAAACTTTTCAAAGTCTGCATCATCGTTTTCGTCTTCGCTTTCACTCACGCTTGCACCACTTTCGCTACCACTATCGCTGTCGCTGTCGCTGTCGTTTGGAACAGTTGCTGCTGCTGCTGCTGCAACAGGCGCTACCGGTGCCGCCGCCGCCGCCGCTTCTTCAGTTTCATCCGCTTCGCTGTCGCTGCCGCTTTCGCTTTCGGTTTCGCTGCCGCTTTCGTCTTCACCTTCCTTTTTATCGCCTGTAAAAAATCCCTTAATTTTATCCAAGGCAGATTTATTTTCAGAAGGTTCTTCTTCGGTAGTAGAAGCGGCAGAGGGAGCAGGGGCGGCCGCGGGAGTAGGGGCGGCAGCAGCTGCTTCACCATTTGCAGCGTCTGCTGGAGCTGGATTACCCTTCAAGGCATTCGTAAATTTATCGAAAATTGACGGCTCTTCTGGAGCTGCCGGTGTTTCTGTTGCCGGTTTTTTTTCAGCAGGTGTATCGTCACCAAACAACCCTCCTCCTTTCTGTTTCATTTTTGCATATTGATTCGTTATATTAGAAATACTGGGCATATCTGCTAAACTGTATCCTATTCTATTATAATATACCAATTTTATAATATTAAAAATAACTATAGTAGCACTTCTATCAGAGTGATATTATATTACATTCTTGTATATAGAATTAAAACTTGATGCGCTTGTGGAGCTCAAGAGCGACGAGACCACCGGCAACCTGGGCAAGGATGTAAGGAAGAGCATCCGCCATGGTGATCTTGCCAGCCACCGCCATCATAACCGAAACGGCGGGGTTGAAGTGTCCACCGGAGATGTGGCCTCCGAGCATGATGGCAACCGCTAAGGCAGCACCGATCGCGATGGCATTACCAGTAGCGATGATGACATAAAGGAAAAAGACCGTTCCGAGGAACTCGACTAAATACTTGTTCAACATTACGAAAATTGCGTGTTATACAATAATTTAATAAAAAAAGATTTATGCTAAATGGATTATCGCCCAGAATGAAACGAATGATTTGCGCCTTTTTTGGCGGGCGCCACACAACCGCCAGAACGACAACGGCGAAGTGCGTCCTTTTGAACCTGAAGAACTGGACTTTTGAATGTCAAAGTATCGCCTAAAGGAGCGCGTGTAGAACTATATCCGATGGAATGAATCCGGCGGGATTGGATATACGACGAAGAATCTGTGGAAGCATAGATTTTCGTCTTTTTATTCAGAATCGCGTTATATTTGGTATCATCCGCACCAACTGCACCAGCGGTGCGTAAATAAGACGCGCGATTCATCGCGAATAACGTGTCAGCGGCAGACGGTCCGAATTGTTCGGGCATATTGATAGTGCGAGGGTTTGTTGTAGCCATATGAGCGAATGATTGTATTAGTATATTCCTATATAATATTACGCTATGCGTGTATTATTATATGATTTGACAATCTGTATGGATTACCTCCGAATGGCACGAATAGCTGACTGAGCAGCGTTGTTGGCACCGCCGAATCCGGCGTCATTGTAATTGCGATTTATGGCCATCTGCTTACGGAATCGAGTATAATCCGATCCATCATAAACGAACTTGGTGTTGCACGTGGCAGATGGGATACCAGTTCCATCATCGCTAGTGTGGACACCACCCGCTAAACCGCGCCATCCGGAAGTGATACTCTGTCTCGCGCTTGTAACCTGGTTCGAACCACCGGAGGTATAATACTCACGAGACAGGTAATCACCGGCGTTATTCACAACGCGAAAAGGGGTGGCGGCTGGGACACGGCCTCCATAATTGCGGGCAGCAGAGGGGCCATTCCACGCCTTACGAAGCGTGAAACGCATTGTCTCTAATTCAGAACTGCCTTTCAAGGTTCCATTTGTAACAGGAGGAGGGGCAATACCCTTCACACCTCCGCCTAAAGTAAAATTCATCACCATTTTTGATTGATATGTATAATAATACGGGATATAATATTATTGTTTTTAGTAGTGTTTTAGGGGCGTTTTTTTAATGCGTCAAAAATAGCTGTTGCGACATCTGGATAATATGAACCCATATTATCTTTACCACTAATTATCATTATTTTTTTTTGTAATTTGTAATTTATAGTTTCAGGATTATAAACATAAATATAAACAGATTGTTTAATAGATTCAGATGTTGGTTTAACAATCACAAACTTAATTCGTGTATTGTTAACAAACATTTCTATTGGTGTATCAATTGTTTCATTATTGGGTTTATCATAAACATTATCTGTAGTTAAAGTTATATCACCTATTACTAATTTAACTGATGGTTCAATATCTTTAAGAATTTTATTAATTATTTCATCTTGTGTCGCACCACCCCGTTTAAAAAATTTATCTCGTCGTCCCGAACTCACAGTCCCCTTTCTATGATTGATACGTGTTTGAACCCGATGTTTCACATGGCTTTTACGACGACCAGTCGTCGTCTTACGATGATTCCGTCGGGTTTTCATTGTTATATATTACACCTTGATTTTATGCTGCATCAATATAGACTAGGCTAAGTCATAATCCTCGGCGCCACATTCATCGTCGCCAGTTCCTGAAAGAGCAATTTGCAAGCATACGGGATCTGTACCAGCGCAAAGTCCGCCCGATTCTCGCACGTCTTACAGAAGTGAATACTCCGTTCGTCATTATAGGACGCAATGATTCCGCACTTGCGACATACATGAACTTCATACTTATCCGAGCAGTCGTACATACGCCCCCTTGTGAATCGCGATGCACCATGTCCAACCATTGCATCACGTTCCATCTCACCGAAACGTAAACCACCATCACGGCTACGACCTTCCGCCGGTTGATGCGTGAAGTTCACCATTGGTCCAATCGAGCGACTATGTTGCTTGTCATTGACCATGTGTTTCAGGCGCTGGTAAAACACCGGACCAATGAAGATATCCGACTTGATTTGTTCGCCAGTGAGTCCATTATACAGGAGTTCATTTCCATTCATTTCAAATCCGACCTTCAGTAATTCCTTGCTAATATCCTTAATATCGTACTCGCCGAACGATGTTCCATCACCGAATAATCCTAAATTCACAAGAACCTTCCCAAGCAACGTTTCCTTGAGTTGTCCGATCGTCATACGAGACGGAATGGCGTGAGGATTGATAATAATGTCGGGGCGAATCCCGTCCTTCGTAAAGGGCATATCGCGCTCTGGAATTATGTTTCCGATTGTACCTTTCTGCCCCATACGACTACTTACCTTGTCACCAATGACCGGCTTCCTGAATGCGCGAACGCGGACTTTGCAGAAGCAGTATCCTTCACCGTTGCTGTCGATGTAACTCTTGTCCACATAACACTCCTCCGATGTATGATACACACGACTTATGTCTTCATATTTCACGATTTTCGTCGGGTCGTTGCGGTTGTCCTTGATCGGGATCACCTTCCCCATAATGATATCGCGGTTCTCAATGAACGTATTCGCTGGCATCACTCCGCGTTGATTCAGCTTGTCGTAATTGCCGAACTTCATTCCCTTCGTCTTCGATACGTCAGGATGGCATCGGATCTCTTCGTCTCCATTGATCTTCTTGTCTTCGTCTTTCTCCGTGTGATAAATCGTGGCGGAGAACATTCCGCGGTCAATCGCGCCTTGATTCACGAGAACAGAGTCTTCTTGATTGTAGCCGGTATACGACATAATAGCGACGATAAGTGGCGCGCCAGAGGGGATTTCCGCGAGTTGGATCATCTGCATCAGACGGGTATCCACAAGAGGGCGGTGTGGGTAAGTGAGAACATACGCAGTCTTGTCCATACGGCGATGGTAATTCGTTACATAAATACCGATGGCTTGCTTACCCATAGCACATTGGTAAGTATTCCTAGGTGCCTGATTATGCTCCGGAAACGGAATACATGACGCCAAAATCCCGAAGATCGTACTTGGATGAATCTCACAGTGAGAATACTTGTAAATATAGGGCGATATCGACGTAGCGTCAGATGTCTCATTCCGCAAGAGGTGCTTTGGGCGCATTGCAATCATACTGAACGCTTGCTCATCTGGATCAATATACTCGATGACTCCGTGTGCATTGCTACTGCTGCTGCTGCTGTCATGAGTATCATTCTCGTCCATCATGCACATATGCGTCAAGAGGTCGTCCCACCCAATATCCTTATCTGCCACCCGCTGAATCATCTCACGTGTGATATACAAGTCGTTTGTATCCTGGTTCACCAAGAGCAGAGGCCGCATCATTCTCCCAGCGTCATTGCATATCCGAATCTCGGCATTCGGGTAATCAAACACGACGGATGTGTAAATATTAATGATTCCACGCCATTTCTTCAGCTTGAACTCCCGATACAAACGCAGGGGGTCGCGTGTAATTCCAACCCAGATTCCGTTCACAAACACCTTCACCTGGCGATACGTGTCGCGAGGGGTCAGCGTCTCCACACGTTCAATATACTCGTCGATGTATGCGTGCAATGACGCAGGATTGCTATGAATGGTGACGTGACTCAGATAGCTAATATTCTTGACGACACCGATACTTCCACCTTCTGGAGTCTCTGCAGGGCAAATGAATCCCCACGATGTGTTGTGTAACTTACGAGGCGGAACAAGTTTGCCGCTCTTATCGATCGGAGTATTGATACGACGAAGATGGCTGAGACTTGACGAATACGTTAAACGGTTCAGCACTTGAGCAACTCCGACCTTGTTGCTCGTCATACTCTTAATACCGAAATCACCAGTAGAAAGCGCGCGCTTGAGGCCATTTTCAATCGTAGTGGATTTGATGATCTTGTACATATTCGTATCATTGATGATATTCAAGTAGTCCTCGGTAGAACGCCATGAACCCGTATTGATTTCACGGACCACTTGTTTCGACATATCTTTCACGAGCTTATTGAAATAATTCCGGAATAGGTTATTCAGAAGTGCGCCAGTAAGGTCAACGCGCTTGTTCAAATACGAATCACGGTCGTCTTGTTTGTTGATCTCGAAGAATGCGCAAAGCAGTTTGTGCGCCATATATCCAAGGAAGAAGATACGTTGTTGATCCGTATTGCAGTGAGGGAAAAGGTCATTGTGAAGCACCTCGTTAGCAAACTCACGTTTCTTCATTGCGCCCGTCTCTTTGTCCATATTGATCGGTGTGAATATCACTTGAGATGTGAAATAACGAACCGCTTCTTCTTGTGTCATGATTCCATTCGCGTCGATAATGGAGGCTTGAAGTGCTTTCAGTAGTTTATCCGAGATTCCCGCACTGTGATCAGTCGTACTTGTCATCATCGACGCTGGCGTTTCGAGATCGGTAACATTGCCTGTGATATTGTATACAATGTATTCGCATATTTCGCGATCGGATAGGACACCGAGTGCACGAAACACGATGAAGAGAGGAATCGGTTGCTTCATTCTTGGAATCTGGATCACGAGTGGGTGACCGAAACCGTTTTGTTTTGTTGCAACCATCATGTTTATCTGTTTGGGTGAGATACATTTCGAATCAGGAATGGACTTGATTTCTGCAACATAGAGGAACTTGGTATTGTTCTTGGCTACATTGTAGCAAAGCACCTTGTTTTCTGCTGCGCGTTCCTGTCCTAACACGGTTTTTTCACTGCCGTTGATGATGAAATAACCACCTGCATCATAAGGACACTCTCCAGTCACGTTATGGTCAAGGTGTTTATGTTGAGACAGTACACAGATGCACGATTTCAACATGATTGGCAGTTTTCCGATTTGAACTTTTGGGAAGATTTTGTGATGAATTGTGATATCTCCGCCATTCGCGCCACTCGACACAGATCCGCCGCCTGCTCCGACAGAGGAGGATGAAGCGCCTGGATTTCCGCGAACAATGTACTTCACTGCCATATCCACTGTCATCATTGAAGCATATGTGAAATTGCGAAGTCGGGCTTCTTGAGGAAAGAGGATTTTTGTTGCGCCGGTGTTTTCGTGAATCTGTGGACGAGATAGGTACAAATTTGCAAATGAGACTTCGATTTCTAATCTGTGCGTATGCGATGCCTTGTCGTAGTCTTGATCGGACACAATTCGAACGGGGTTGAACATATCGACCGTTCGTTTCAACTGAACATTCACCATATCGTTATATGATTCGATCTGGTGGCGGACAAGTTGGTCGAGATGTTTTCCTTCAAAGTACGAACCGATAATTGTCCAGGGCTCTTCAATATAACTTCCGATACGGTTTTTCAGTTTTTTCGCAGCGTGATTATCGCCGTTGCATTCATCCGTCGTCGTGGCGTGTCCAGTATCGTTTGCATACCTCGGATTAAGCATTTCATAGGTAGGATGATCTTCATTATTGTTATTGGTGTCATTGGTCGTTGCCGATTCTGGTGCGGGCGCGGGTGCGGGCGCTGGTGCTGGGACTGGTCCTGGTCCGGTGATTGTATTAGTACCTTCTTTTTGTTGTTGTTTGCGTACAAGTTTCGGCATCGTTTCGAATAACAAGAATGAAATGAATTGATTTGAATTGACCCTGATTGTTGTATATCGGGGTAAACTATATTGTATTTTCAATTTATTTTTATGTTGTTTTCAAATGATATTGCGTGTCATGAAATGGAATGGAATACAATATAAACCGTATTATTCATAATATATTACCCGATAGACTCTGTTGTGTGACAATGAGTAATAACAACAATAGAAACTGTAATTCATCTCCTCCTCGTAAAAAACGTCGTTGGTATTACCATCATCCGCCATCAGATTCAAATAAACAAAATCAAACCACTAATCCGAATCAAAACCAGAACCAGAACCCGAACAAGCAATTATCTCGACAAGAAATACTCAAAAATCATGAAAAGGAACGAATTGAAAATGAAAAACAGGTAGCGAAAATGGAACAACAACTTCACCAATATTTACACACATCAAAAACCCCCTATTCCTTTATAGACGATAATGGTATTTATAAGTTTACACCACAGAATCCACAAACAAAAGATCCAGTTAATTCATCCGCGTCGTCCACAACGAGTCAACCAACTTCATCTGCAAACCCATTTATGAACATGACATTTACTCCGTTTGCTCCGTCAAATGTATCATTATTTTCGACGACTCCATTTATTCCTAATTTGTGGACGTCGATTATACCATTCCAAATAAAACCGGCTGAGAGTGAACCAAAAAAAGCTTCAGATACTGGAGCGGCTGCTATGGCGATGCCGCCGCCGCCACCTCCACCACCTGAACCGGAATATGTTGAAATTCGTGAAAATATTCAGCATATCGACGATTTGATTGCTCTTTGTGATAAATATCCATTAAGTGAAACAAAGAAATACAATATCAATATGTCGGCAATTCATGCAATTCGAAAACCCTTAACCGATTTGTCGAATATGATTGGGATGGATAATATCAAAAAAACGATCATTGATCAGATTCTTTATTATTTACAGGATCTTCATATTCCGGAAGATAAGAGTGCGCCTGTCAATGAAAAGGAAAAAGAGAATGTGACAGACATTAGAAATGGTTTGGAATCCAATACTATAAAAGACAACAATAAAAATGTCTTCAATCCATTCGCATCACCATTTGTAACACAACTTCCCGGGTTCCCGCAGCCATCCGCAGCAGCAGAATTCAAACCATTAAGTTCGAAATTTCCTACATGGACCCCTTCTACCGGAAGTACTGATGATTTCGCTCTTCCTACGAAGGGTGATTTTATGCACACTGTGATATATGGGCCGCCTGGTTCAGGTAAGACCGAAGTTGCGAAAATCATTGGCCGAATTTTCAGTAATCTTGGTATATTGAACAAGAAAATATTCAAAAAAGTAAGCCGAAATGATCTTGTTGCAGGGTATTTAGGGCAAACCGCAATCAAAACGAAAGATATGATTAAAGCGTCGCTCGGCGGTGTTCTATTTATCGATGAGGCATATTCACTCGGAAATTCAGAGAAACGCGACAGTTTTGCGAAAGAGTGTGTCGATACATTGTGCGAGGCATTGAGTGAACACAAACATAACTGGATGGTCATTATTGCAGGTTATGAAAAGGAGCTCAACGACTGCTTTTTCAGTTTGAATGAAGGGTTGAATTCAAGATTTACGTGGAGATTCAAATTGGACCCATATAAACCGGTTGAACTCAAATCGATATACGAGAAACAGATACGCGATTATGGATGGACGATCGCGACTGGAGGAGCAAATAATGGACCTGTTATACCGGAATCATGGTTTGCATCACGAATCGACTATTTTACAACGTATGGTCGTGATATGGAAACTTTGTTCACAAAAACGAAAATCGCACATAGTCGTCGTGTATTCTGTCTTCCTGATGCTGAAAAGAAGATTATAACACTAGACGATTTAGAAAATGGGTTCAAGCTTTTTATCGAAAATCCGGAAGTGAAAGAACGAAAAGAGCGAGGTGTCGGACCGTATATGAAGACGTTATATTTATGAATATTATATATTCGTAGTATCTTATAAGTTATATATAAGATACTATACCATTCAAGGTAGAATACTCCATTGTAAATGAGTAGCGAAAGAAAAAGTATAACAATTGATTCTGCATCCTTGATCGGTGGAGGAACCGGAGGCGGTAGTTCAAAACGACGTACAAAACGTAGTAGCGGATCAGGTGAGCGTAAAATTAGACCAAGTTCGATTGTCCAACCAAGTACACTTAAAAAGACATTACTCGAGAGAATCAAACAACATCAGCGAACACGCGAACGATCGAGAACACAAGATGATTCTGATCGTAATTCAGCGTCAGCTGCAGCCTCCGATTCTGCTTCGTCGTCCAGCACCATTCCAGGTCATAAAGGCGACGATAATTTTTCACAGTCAATGGATTTTTTACGAAAGCTTGCATTGAAACGTCGCGAACAGCAACGAACACAAAAAAAACGCACTGATTTTGCAATTGGATTACCTGAAGCAAAAACACCAGAAGCTAAAATGTTGAACCAGGTATCAGAAACATTAACGAATGGCGAGATTCTTACAAATACAGGTTTATTAGGATTACCGGTAGTTCCGATGATACCTAGTGCAAATGTAATACCCGCGGCAGTGTCTGAACCTACGATTCATGTTGGAGCAATGCCGATGCCGATGCCGATGCCGATGCCTTCAATGCCCGCATTTGGATCACCAACCGGGTCTGAAACACCTCCTCCAAAAATAACAGACCTGGCAGATATGTATAATAACACAATTGCGGCTGCATCCGATGAACCACCGAAAGAGCCTACTTCTGAACCTCCAATGCATATTCCTCAAAATCCAGAAGACTATTTACCTTCTATTTTTATAAAAGAAGACCCTCCTCACGGTTGTCTCAAAAATGGAACAAAACCGACGTTTCGTGAATGGGCGACGAAAATGTTACATAAACCAGTTGATGCTATAAAAAATATGTTCGGGGGTGATAATGGCACTGGTTCAACTGACCCAACTACGAATACGAGTACGACTGAATCTGAAGGAATGAGTAATTCACTTGCGGCAAATAGTGAATCAACTGGCGCAATTGATCCATCTCAAGTTGCCGGAATGCGTGTGAAAATCCGGAAAACAAAAAAGAAACGTTTTCGTATTGGGAAACATGATGACGTTGTCGGTGTGTTGTTGAAAAATAAACAAACACAGCGACATATTCAAAGCCAGCACTTGACTCTGAAACAGAAAACAATTGGTGAAATTAGGAAATATTTATATGATCATCACCTTCTTAAAATTGGTTCAAATGCACCACCAGATGTGTTGCGTAGAATGTATGAGGATGCTATTTTGACAGGTGAAGTGAAAAATACGAATAATGATGTATTGTTACATAACTTTATGTCTGGAGGTGGTAGTGAATAATGCCGCTCGCGTTCCATCGCCACTCGCATTCCATTCCATTCCATTAGCAATGTGTGCATATATATACTGTATTCTCCGGCATCGAATGCGTATCTGTATTCCTCGATTCACTATTCGTCGGAAATAACAAGTCTTCAAGCGTTCGTCCGTGGATATGAAATTTTCGCGCTTTCTTCAATAAAATCGGAATATCGCGTTGTTGACGTTTTTGGACAAGGTCGTCATAAATAAACTGAATCACATAATCAACCAGATATGACTCAAGGCGAAGAAACATTGGGTCATTTCGTCCAATGTTTCCGATATCACATGTATCACTACGCGCATTTATATTATTACGCCGACTGTTATTCATATTCCGTTCGTTCTGATCATAATATTCGTCAATACGAATCGGAATATTGAACTTATAGTTCCAAAATGTGTCGCATGAGATACGCACGTCGAGTGTGATCATATGTATATTGTTTCTTCGTAGTTCGTTCATTGTTTAATACATGTAAACACTGAATTATGTTTAAGCATATTTCCGAGGTATAAACTACATAAACCGAATTTGTTGTATGAATATAGTTAATCTGTTACCTTTATCAAGATATATCATGGACATTTGTATTCGTATCCCAGGCACTGGAAATTGGTCCTCTTCTGTAAGGGATGTAACACCTGCAATTCGAAGTGCATATGCTGAATATAAAGAACGACCGCATTATTACCGTGAAACGCCATATCTTACGACTTCATACATTGTATACCGTCCAGACAATGATCCATATTTGCCGACATATACTGCACGTATTGAAGACATTCCTGCACTTAACGACGGTACTGGTATAGGTGATGGTATTGGTGTAGGTCAGAGAAATAATTTGGCAAATAATATTATGATTACTCAAGCGGTTCATGAATCCATGGAACACGCCGGAAAGGCAATCCCCATTATCGATATGTACGATGTATCCGTTTTCATTGTTGATAATCCATCAATGGGCCGCGCAAATTGGTTGCCTGCCCGATCGTATCAAGCATGGGCGTACCGTGATTTCATGTATGATCGTCACAGGTCGATAAAGAAGTCATATATGTCACGTGGGACTTTTCATATCTCAAATGATCACGACATTCTTCCAAATCAGATTGTTACGATACATGTTGACAATATTGCGCCGAATATCGTGTTTAATATTTCGCGTAATGAGAATAATAGTGTATATTTCGAGAGAAATGACGAGTTTCGGACTCGTGTGCGAATTTGTGACAATGAATATGCACGGTCCGGGTATCTCGGATTTTATACGCGGCTTACAATGGATCCTGGGATCGTGGTTATGCCTCCGCCATCTGTGGGTGCGGCGGCGGCGGCGGGGGCGGCGGCGGGGGCGGCGGCGTCACCACTTCTTTCAACTGCACATTTGTCCGACCCAGAAGAAACAGATGATGAAGAGCATCAATGTATTCTATGCTTTAGATTCCGTGTCAATGCTCGGTTTTCACCATGCGAGCACCAGGTTTGTTGCGCAGCATGCTATTCTAAGATGGCGAAAAATGTGTGCCCGGTTTGTCGTGCAGATATTACGCGGGTCATGAATGTATAAACGTCTATATTATAAGTATTTCGTCATATGTCGTGTCTTTCATAAGTTGGTTGTATATTTCTTGTAATTCATGATAACTGAGTGTATTTGTTTTCCTCTGAATTATTGCATTTCGCATTTGATTACACTTCATTTGCGTATTCAAAATAAAAAAGGGTACATTCCGATTACGTAACCGCGACAATTCTCGTCTAGTTAATGGAATTGTTGCTTCAGTTATCAATGCCTCTTGTTGAAATAGAATATTCGTATATTTTGGTGCGATTTTATGCATCATATATGTAAAATATGCTATCTCATATTTGACACGGGTCGCTGTCATATGTTTTTTCATTTTATATGTTCCTGAAATAAAATTAAAAATCAATGTGTTCTCATTTACGCACATTATTTCGCCTGCGGCATATATTCGGTATTCAACATTCTTGTATGTTTTGGAGAGTTCCGCAAATAACGCCTCGTCTTGGTTCGCCTTTCGATACATAATATGATGATGTTTTGTGCCGAATTCATATATATTTATCGTTTTTGTTACATATAATTCAGGTTCTCCGGACGATGACAGCAGAACGGTTTTATTTGTTTCAGGATCTCTTCCTATAACAGATGCAATCATAAACGTATAATATGCACCCGGTTCATATTTCGAAGGATTTACAAGAAGCGGGCTTACTTCGTTGATGATGTCGGTGGTTGTCGCAGATGTATCGTATGAATCGATATGAATATAATAATACTTACCTGCATCGGCGTCGGCGGCGCATATGTTGGCTGCAGAAAATCCTTGAGTATTATAAATACGACGATACGGATCCATGATTGTATTACACGTTAATCTTCGTTTTTCTAACGGAAAACTATGAATTGGAAGAGCCGCGTTTCTTGTTCTGGATGGCTGTGTGACATTTGAATAAAATTCGGGATCGATTTGAGACATTTGCTGTTATGATACGTATCTGTATTACAATGACAGGTTTGTTCTAATATGTTTTCTACATTGGTAATTATAATAAAGCCATAACGCGAGAGATATATAACCTTGTTGTCGAGTCATTTCGCGATGGCGCTTATTAAAGAGTATTTTGCATTAACTGAGAAATATACCGCGGAATATGGCGCGAATACGGTTGTTCTACTTCAGGTCGGCGCGTTCTTCGAAGTATACGGACAAATAATTACTCCGGCGGATGGCGCGGGAGGTGCCGGCGTCACGTGCACTGGTAGTCGAATCGATGATTTCTGCTCGATTTGTGAACTAGCGAAAGCGAATAAAACGGCCGGGGTTCTCATGGCGGGGTTTCGTGATTATGGACTGGATAAGTATTTGAAGAAATTACAGGATGCCGGGTATACTGCTGTTGTATACGTGCAGGATGGGTTGAAGAATCCACCTGTGCGAATATTACAAGGGATTTATTCCCCTGGGACATACTTTTCAGTAGATATTGCTCCGGGGGGTGGTGGTGGGAGCGGTGCTGGTGGTAACGGAGGCACCGCACTTTCCAATAATATCGCGTGTATTTGGATCGATAAAATCTCTCGAAGTATCGCCGCAGGCGGCGGGTCCGTCCTCATTATGGGAATGACCAATATTGATATTTACACTGGACGCGCAACAATATTTGAAACAGAGAACAAAGACTCGCATAATCCAACAACTTATGATGAGGTCGAGAGATTTGTTTCATCGTATAATCCATCAGAGGTTATTCTTATCTCCAATCTCTCGGCGAGAGAAGTCGAGGACATCATTCATTATACGAATATCCAAGCGAAAATGATCCACCGTGTGTCTACGGCGGCGACGGCGGGCCCAGGCACTGTTGCATCCGCAACCGTTAAAGCCGAGAGATGCACGAAACAAATCTACCAAATGGAGGTTTTGAATACGTTTTACCCTGACGGCCGCGCCAAATCTCTCGAACAATCCTTTATGAATTATTCTGTGGCGACACAATCGCTCGTTTATTTATTGAATTTCATCTACGAACATAATCCGAACCTGGTTTCTAAGATTCAAGAGCCCGTTTTTGAAAACATGTCCGAGAGATTGATCCTTGCGAATCATTCATTGCGTCAACTGAATATCATCGATGATGGGAATGCGTCGGGGGCAGGGTCAGGTGCGGGCGGTGTAGGAACTCGACTGAGTTCGGTATTATCCCTTCTTAATCATACGGTTACACCTATGGGATCGCGTGCATACAAGTATGCTCTATTACATCCAACCTTTAATGAAATACGGCTGGAGCAAGACTACGCGATTACAGAGTATACGCTTGCGCTCTCACACGAACAAGGACTTTCGGTGGATATATTTCGAGAGAAGCTCGGTTTTATGAAAGATATCGAGAAACTTCACAGACATATCATTTTACGCAAGATTACACCTTATCACACTCATTGTCTTTTTCATAATATGCGCCATATTCGCGATTTGTATTCGTTGTGTTTGAGAGATTCGACAATTATAAAACATCTTTCCGAGAGATGGAGCATTCGCGATGACGTCGTAGGAAAAAGCACGCTCCTTTTAGACATGTTTGAGAAGACACTGAATATGGATCTGTGCCGTGATATCACCGATACATTATTTGAAACGAATATCATTCAACGCGGGATTTCTGCAGAATTAGATAAACTTACCGATGAATACCAGTATACACAAAAATCTCTCGCTGAAGTGCAGCGTGTTTTGAATGAGCTGATTATGGCAGGTGAACAGAAATCATCAAGCGCAGCAGACCCTGATTACGTCAAAATCCACGAAACCGATAAAATGGGAATATCACTTCAAGCGACAAAACGCCGTACGAAAATACTAGAAGATCGGATCAAGAAACTCCCTGGTGGGGCTGGAGGGAAGGTGATATCCATAAATATACCTGATAGCGGCGGTCGTGTGTATGCGTTTGATACATCTGGGCTGACTTACCCCGCAGCATCAGGAAGTAACAACACCATCCACAGCCAGCAAATCTACGAATTGTGTGCAGCGGTTGTTTCCCTGCGTGTGAAAATCTCGGATATGGTATCTATACTGTATTACCAGTTTATCAGCTCATTACATGAATACTACCATGATTTCGAGAATATGGTGGCATTTGTGAGCGCAGTGGATATGATACAGAATAGGTGCTACGTTGCACGCAAATACAGGTATTGTCGACCGGAGATCGATACCGCGGCGGCGGCGTCGGAGTCGTCGGCGTCATTTGTCCGCGCAACCGGGCTTCGTCATTGCCTTATCGAGAGAATCAATGAAGACGAGTGTTACGTGACAAACGACGTTGCACTCGACGGCGACGGTATGCTTCTATATGGGACAAATGCTGTTGGGAAAACCAGTCTTATCCGTGCAATTGGTGTTGCAGTTATTATGGCGCAAGCGGGCTTCTTTGTTCCTGCGTCGGGGTTCGTATACCGACCTTACCGCGCTATTATGACACGTATTCTCGGTAACGATAACCTATTCAAGGGGCTTTCTACTTTCGTCGTGGAAATGTCGGAACTTCGCGTGATCCTTCGTATGGCGGATTCGAACACACTCGTTCTAGGCGACGAATTATGCTCAGGAACAGAAATGGACTCGGCGATTAGTATTTTCGTCGCTGGACTACAACACCTTTATCATGCCGGCGCATCATTTATTTTCGCAACACACCTTCACGAGATCGCAGGTTATAGCGAAATCCGAGAGATGGCCCCGCGCCTCCGACTCGCACATATGCGCGTCTTTTATGACAAGTCACGCGACACACTGGTCTACGACCGGAAACTGCAAGAGGGCGCGGGAGAAAGTATGTACGGTCTAGAAGTATGTAAATCACTGCACCTTCCCGATGATTTCTTGGAAAGCGCGAACCAGATCCGCGTCAAGTATCGCGGCGTAAGCACGAAGACACCAACTGCGAGTATTTTAGACGATGCTACGCCGTCACGATACAATGCTGCGAAACTAAGGCGATTATGCGAACTCTGTCATAAGGCGCGTGGAACAGAAGTACATCATCTACAACATCAAGAAAGCGCGGACGCGGATCAATTCATCGGACATATTCATAAGAATCATCCGGCGAACCTGGCGTCCATTTGCGAGGACTGTCATCGAGAGATTCACACGACGGGGGTGGAACACATAAAAGTAAAAACAGGGAAAGGTGTGCGGATTGTGGCGAAGACGGGGGCGTTGACGGGGGCGACTGCGAAGGCATCATTGTAACCCGCCTTATTATCTATATCTATTGTAACTGGAATTGTTGACATATACAAACAAACAATGGAAAGAGTAACAACTGCATTATCCGCGATCAAAGAAACTGGTGAATCAGGTGCAACTAGTATTGGCGGGTTTTTGTCATCTTCTGCCGAAACGGGTGTATCCGTATTCAAAGGAACGAGTTTAGGTGAGTCGTTTTTCAAGAATATCGGCGCAATTATGGTCGTTGTGTTTATTTTATTGGGAGGCATCATCTATGTTGATTTAGCCAAAGCATCTACCAAAGCTGCCAAAGATAAGGCCGAGGCGGAAACTAAGGCAACAACCAAAGGGGGTTCGAAACAAGAAGTCGAACAACGAAAAGTATATATTGAACCAAATACTGGATTAGATCGGATTATATCTACAGATGTTGCGTGGACTGCACCAGCAATCAGTATTCGAAATGAACTGAAAGAAGCATTTGGGTCAGCATATACTGAAAAAGAACTAGAGAATATACATACCAAGTGTAATGATTCCTTCTGTGTCATGCATCAAAAATCACCAGAACAACTAGAACGAGCATGCAATTCAATCACCTCAAAACGAATGTGCGGAACGAAGTGCTGCTGCGGCTGGACAAAATATACCGGATTTGAAGGTGATAATGATCCAGTGGTGCTTATGAATACAGCGGAGGCGAATGCGAAAGCACCGAATGGAATTTCTGATAATTCGAAAACACCTGGGAAATGTGTGGCAGGGAATTCGAAGCGACCCTATGATATCAAAGATGAACAAAACCGAGAAAAAGATATCGCGTATTATTACTATTTAGGCGAATGTGTTGGAGGGCGTGGGTGCATGAAAAAAGGGACGGTTAAGGCATGAAATGGAATAATGAAATAATAAAATATTATTATATCGGTATTGTATAATAATGTTTTCAAATAAAGGACTGCAGCAGCAAAATCAGAAACAGAGCGGGGGGTATCAATATGGAACTACGCCATCCAAATCACCCCAGTCGACGACGAAGCGTCGTTCACCATCCCGACCTGGACCGAATCATCCATTACAAAACCAGGCAGAACTTCATAAGATTATGGCTCTTTTTCAGTAAAATATTTTAGGAATAAAATACGAGGGAATTTATGCCGCGTATTTTATTATCTCTGTTTATATTATAAAATGCCCGATTATAAAAAATCGAAGTCACAGAAGAGATCGAAGTCTCAGTCGAAGAGTGGCGGACGCCGTCGCAAGCATACGATGCGGAAGTTGCGTCGTGGGAGGAAGAGTAGGAAGGTGATGAGGGGAGGGGATGATGTGTCTTTACAAAAAGCAATATTTGAGAACTCAACTGCAATTGACATATTAAGCGCAAACAATTTGAATCCTACAACTGTAACCAAAGCACAAATAGAGGAAAAAGGTCCAACTTTAAAAATGCAGTTAAAAATGAAAGGTATTGATATCGCCAATTATTAAGATATGTAAAGAAAATGCTGGCTGATATCGATATATTAATAAAAATTGATATATAAAAACAATATGTATTCATATATCAATAACAACGTCATCCAACAATGATCATCCCCGTCAAATGTTTCACTTGCGGCAAAGTCCTCGCCGACAAATACCGATACTATTTAGCCGAAGTGCGTAAAATCAAGCTTTCTCGCGACCTCGACGTCGACAAAGTTATCTATCTTACCGCGGAATATATCGACAAGACCCCCGAAGGCGAAGTTATGGACGCGCTTGGACTTACGAAGATGTGCTGCCGCCGACATATGTTGACACATGTAGATATTGTTTAATCAGGGTAGGGTAGCTCGATGCCCTGTTAAACGAGATGGATATTGTTTAATTTAGAGATAGAAATGCGCACAGATATCATCGACCCGACTCGACGTATTATTTTTCTATGGTTAGTATAATAATACGTAATGGCAAATTGGAAAAAAAACAGTCGGAATAATAGCCAGAAAGCCGGACGTAAGTCGAGTAAACGCGCTCGCACTGAAAAGAAACGTAAAACGCGCAAGTGGCACCAGAAGGGATGTCAATCTGGCGGTGGTAGTGCATGGAGTGCCAGTAATATTCAGCATCAAGTCGCCGGAGGAGCAGGTGCTGGCGCAACTTTAGGCGGAAATGGCGCTGGCCTTGGCGCTCTTGCTGGTCCCTCCACAGGTTCGCCCAACCATTTTGCGTTCAATACCTATGTTTCATCGATACCTCAAAATACGAACCATCTTGCAGAGAAGGGATTTTTGGGCGGAAGTCGCCGTCGCCGTCGTGGACACCCTCGTCATCGTCACCGTCGTAGCAGCAAGCATCGCCGTTATATTGGTGAACAACACGGCGGATACGCGGAATATTTACCCGAAGTCGCGAATGCAGGAGTGCGTGGTGCGATAGAAGTTCCATCAAGTATGATGAACTCCATCCAAGGGTCGGCTACTGCCTTCAAAACATCGAATCCAACTGTTCAACCCATCGGAGCACCAATACAGCTAGTTTAATCTTCTTTACATTTATTTTTGTAAAATACTAATATATATATTCCATGCCAAATATTGTGTCAAATGTTCGAGATCTCTGTTCCCCTGCATTGATCTACCTGATTGCAGCGATTATTTTAATGATAGAATCGCTTATCTATGAGGAGGATGACGGCAGAGGACAGCATGAGAAAAGAAACACCGTACATATCGTGAATATTTTTATCGAAATATTCGTGATCATATTTGTTACATATATATTGAATACATTATGCAATTATGGATACGTTAAACTTTCTTGGGCGATCTTGATCATTTATATTTTTGTTTACGGGTTCAAAGGTAATATCCAGTTTTCATTATCAGCTTAATCGACGATTTTAGGGTATGAATAGATAGATTATTAGTTTATTAGTATTATATATAGGTTTATTTACCCATACATAATATGGATGGAATTGTTGACAAGGTGCAATCATTATGCACACCAGCGCTTGTGTTTTTCGTACTTTCGGTTTTATCGTTGTTTACTATGATATATGATAACTTAGAGAATACGCATACCTACTGTGTTGGCAATGTAAGTTGCAATGTCGCAAATACATCTATGATATTTATTCTTGAAATACTATTTCTCGTATTCTGGACATGGTTATTGAACTTCATCTGTTCAAGCGGTTACCCGAGTGTCGCGTGGTTTATTCTTCTTTTGCCGTATATCTTGATTTTATTCGTTGTTGTATTTATTGCAAGTGAGATTCGAAACACAGAAAAAATAAACAGAGACAGTAAACCAGTTACAGTCATTGCCCCAAACAATGACGCATTCGGCGGGTTGTCGATGCGCTTTTAGAACATAAACATTAATTATTATCAATTTGTAGGTATATAATAGTAACAATATATACATACAATGGATTCTGACCCAGAGTTGCCTTGGAAGGTCATCCAGCGTCTCTTTGATGATGACCCACAAATGATGGTTCGTCATCATATCGATTCATATAATGACTTCTTCGGGAAAGGAATTTTTAAGATATTCCGCGAGAGAAATCCTATTATTCTTCAAAAAGAGCAAGACCCAGATACACAGGAGTTCAATCTGCGCTGTGAATTGTATTTAGGTGGAAAGAATGGCGATAAGGTCTATTTCGGAAAACCGATCATTTATGATGATGATCGCGAACATTACATGTTTCCCAATGAAGCGCGACTTCGCAATATGACATATGGAACTACCATTCATTATGACGTGGATGTCGTATTTAAGATCGCGGTTCCGAATGGAGGGGAAGGCGGCGGCGGCGGCAGCGGCACACGCATTGATGTCACAACCGCCACACTCGAGAGAATTCTTCTTGGACGCTTCCCAATTATGGTTCAATCGAACCACTGTATTCTTCACGGACTAGAACCGAAAGCCCGGTTTTATATGGGAGAGTGCAAAAATGACTATGGTGGATACTTTATTATTGACGGCAAGGAGAAGACTATTATCTCGCAGGAGAAATTCGCGGACAATATGCTTTATATCCGCGCAAACAATGAGGACAATATCTACACGCACGCAGCAGATATTCGCACCGTTAGTGAGGATGCATCCAAACCAGAGCGTACCTTATCTGTGCGCATCGTTGCACCGACAACGCTTCTGACAAACAAGCAAATCGTCGTGAATATCCCCAACGTGCGCTCACCAGTGCCACTGTTTATCGTCATGCGTGCATTAGGTGTCCTCTCCGACCGCGATATTCTCGAATTCTGTCTGCTCGATCTTGATGAAAACGCAGAACTTCTTGACCATTTCATTCCATCGATCCACGATGCAAACAAAATCTTCACACAGGAAGGCGCGATCAAGTTCATTGCGACACTCACGAAATCCAAGACGATTCCGCAAGTTCACGATATCCTGATGAACTACTTTCTCCCCCAGGTGGGCGAGACGAATTATATCCAGAAGGCGTATTTTCTAGGGAATATGGTCTATAAATTACTCCGCGTATCTCTCAAAATCGACCCGCCGACGGACCGCGACAGCTTCAAATTCAAGCGCATCGAATTAAGTGGTTCTCTCATTTTCGACCTATTCAAGGAATATTATGCGCTTCAGCAACAACATATCCGTCTCTCGATGGATCGCGAGTATTTCAAAGATCCTAAGAAATACGAGAAGAATTTCATCGGTCTCATCCAGATGAACTATCAAGAGTTTTTTAGAGAGCGTATTGTTGAAGATGGATTCAAAAAGGCATTCAAGGGAAACTGGGGTGCAACAGAACATACAAAACGTATTGGGGTCATCCAGGATTTGAATCGATTGTCCTACAATTCGTTTCTCTCGCACCTGCGTAAAATCAATCTACCGATGGACAGCAGCGCGAAGGTTGTTGCGCCGCGTATGCTCCATGGATCGCAGTGGGGAATGATTGACCCCGTGGATTCGCCAGATGGTGCAAATATCGGATTTCATAAACATCTTGCGTTTGGTACCCGTGTAACGAATCAATGTTCCGCGTACCCGATGACATTATGGCTGCGCGAAGTCGTAAAAATGCATCTTCTCGAAGAATGTACGCGGATGTTTCTTTATTACACGACGAAAGTATTCGTGAATGGAACTTGGGTGGGTGCAGTGACCCGGCCAGAAGAAACCATGCGTCTTATCCGACTTCATCGTCGCAATGCACTTATTCCTATTTACGTGAGTTGCCGCTGGGATATTAAAACGAATGAAATCCATGTATTTACGGATGCGGGACGTCTTTGCCGCCCGATTTTCTACATCGATGATGATACAGGTCGTCCAAGTTACGACAAGGATGAAATCCTGGAAATGATACGCGGTGGAAAGGCGTCGTGGGAACAAATGACAACCGGATTTACTGCGAAATCAGATCCGACATTTAATCCTTCTCACTGCAATTACTATACGATTGACGAATTGTATGGCCGCGCACAAGATACTTCAGCTCTATCAGCGAAGCAGAAAGTCAGCGAAGATGTTGCACGCGTAAATACAATTGAGGATTTTCGTCGTCTAAAAGCAACACAAGCGATCATTGAGTATATCGACACTTCGGAGACGGAATCCACCTTGATATCCATGAGTCATAAGTTCGAGAGACCGTTAGTGAAAGAAGGCGAAAAACACGATAGCAGTTCGGATGGCAGCAGTAGCAGTAGCAGTAGTGGCGGCGAAAGCGAGAGCGAGGGCGAACCAACCGGCGAGGGTCAAGCAGCAAGTGAACAAGAAGGAGGTGGTGGTGGTAAAAAGAGCCCGCGCAAACATAAACACAGAAGTAGTAGTCGGCGTCGTCACCGTCGCCGCCACAGCAGTCGCCGCCGTCACCGTGCCCGTGTTCTCTCAAGTGACGGAAAACAATACACTCACGTCGAAATTCATCCATCGCTTCTTATGGGCGTCATGGGAAACCAAATCTGCTTCCCGGAAAATAATCCAGTTGCACGTAACGTTTTCGGATGCGGTCAAGCCAAGCAAGCCGCCTCGCTCTATCACAGCAACTATCAGGTTCGTATTGACAAAATGGGCGTGGTCATCAATAATGGAGAGGTTCCCATCGTGAAGAGTCGCTACCTTGACTTGATCAACCATGAAGAACACCCTTGCGGTTTTAACGCAATCGTCGCGATTATGTCTTTTAATGGATACAATGTAGAAGACTCGATTCTTTTCAATGAAGCGTCGATTAAACGCGGAATGTTTCGAATCACGTATTATAACATGTATGAAGCACGCGAAGAAAGCAGTAGTGTCCGCGGTGCACAACGTGATACTAGATTCGCGAATATCCAGAAAGAGGGCGCAATCGGTATTAAACCTGGTTATGATTACAGCTATCTCGATGATAATGGGCTCATCCGTGAGAATACAGAGATGGATGATAAGAAAGTAGTCATCGGTCTTGGATCAGTCAGTATTCATAATGACGGCGGTCAAATGCGCGATATGTCGATTATGCCGAAAAAAGGTCAGCTCGGATTCGTCGATAAAGCGTTCATGACCGAAGGCGAGAAGGGTTTTCGCATCGGAAAAGTCAGAATTCGTGAAGAGCGTTTTCCGTCGATTGGTGATAAGTTCTGCTCTCGTTGCGGTCAGAAAGGCACATGTGGTCTGATTATCCCGGAGAAAGATATGCCATTCACGAAGGATGGAATCCGCCCCGATATTATTATTAATCCGCACGCGATTCCGACACGTATGACAATTGGACAACTTATCGAGTCGCTTATGGGGAAAGCGTGTGTGCTTCACGGCGGATTCGGTAACTGCACGGCATATACGAACAACGGGACAAAACACGAATCATTTGGTTCAGTTCTAACGGAATACGGGTTTCATTCATCCGGAACAGAGGTTTTATATAATGGAATGACCGGTGAAGAACTCAAAAGCGACATTTACATTGGACCCACGTATTATATGCGTCTGAAACAAATGGTGAAAGATAAAATCAATTATCGGTCACAGGGACCGCGCACACAACTCACGCGCCAGACGGTGCAAGGTCGCGCAAACGACGGAGGTCTTCGTGTGGGTGAAATGGAACGCGATGGTATTCTCGGCCATGGCGCAGCACATTTCCTCAACGAATCGCTCATGGTGCGCGGAGATGAATATTATATGGCGGTCTGTAATAAATCCGGTATGATTGCAATTTACAATCCAAACCAGAATCTCTTTATGAGTCCAATGGTAGATGGTCCGATTCAATACTCAGGAAGTCTCACGGATGCGGGATCCAGTGAAGGAGGTGCCGGTGCAACTGGCGCAAGCGTGATTCATATGACGAAGTTTGGCCGATCATTCAGTATTGTCCGTATTCCTTATTGTCTGAAACTCCTCATGCAAGAATTAATTGTTATGAATGTTCAGATGCGCATCATAACCGAAGACAATATTGACCAACTTCCGAGTATGTCCTATTCCAAGAATGTATACAAAGTTCTTAAGGACAACAAAGGTGCAATGGGGGTAGATGATATCATCGAGAGAAACCGTATCGCAGCAGGTCTTAAACCGCGTGATATGGCGGCGCGTAAGAATGACGTGGTTAGCGCTGCTTCTGGAAAGGAACAGGAAGAAGAGCAAGTTGGTAGTCGGGTATATTTGCCTTCTCGTAGCGAAGAAGAAGAAGCCGCACAATCTAAGGCAGGTCCAGCTGTTCCAAGCGGTCCATTTGACCCCGATGAACACCCAGAGGAAATTATTATGGATCTCGATGTTGACACTCGGCAAAGTATTCGCAGCTTGGGTTGGCGATTTGCATTGAAGGCAGATGTTGCACAACAGATGCGCGGTAGTGGGAAGGCTGCCGGTACAGGACAGATATCACCGAGTGATATTACCAGCGAAGATCTTGTTCTTGAGTCGATTATTACGGATAAGAATGGTGAGCCGACGGAGAGATGGTCCATTAGCGGACGTCAATGGGTGGGAGATTACCCTACACGGTACCCGGATGGTTGGTTATCTGAAATGCTTGTGTATCCCGACGATACACCCATTTCGCCGAGTGAGATGGTAGATGAACTTCGAAAGACGCGTAAACCGTTGAACTGGGTTATCGCAATTATTGCTCTTATGGAAAGATACGCAAGACGTAAACTGCACTTACAGACTGAAGCAGACACAGCAGCGATGTCAGAAAATGTGCGTAATATTGAGACCAATACAAAGGAAACGGAACGTGTTTCTGGCGAGATTGAACGTGCAAAACGTGAAGGAAATGTGGCAGAGGAGGAGAAACTGAAGGTTCAATTGACGCGTTTGATGGATGAGCGTGTGAAATATGACGCGATACGCCGACAAATGGAAGGCGATCCGAATTACGTTCCAATGAGTCCGGAATACACAAGCTCTACACCGATGGGAGAAGAAGATGTTGCAAATCAGGTACGAGGTGCGGTTGCATCATTCAATGCAAAGATGCTTGATAAGTATGGCGAGAATGATGAAGAAATACCTGAAAGCGATGGTTATTCACCGCGTGCCCCGTCATCACCAGCCTATTCGTCCATATGGGACAAAGATGACGAAGGACAAAGTGGAGGAAGACGACGACAGCATGGCGGTAAATACATTCCGCAAATCCCCATGAGTATTCTTGAGAATTATTTGGGATCTAAGTATGGTAAAACCGGTGGAGGGCCTGGGTCGGTGATAGGGTCAGGAATAATGACAGGCGGCGGTAGCGGGGTCAGTAATAGTCTCGGCGCTATGACTGGTCTTCCAACTATGAATATACCGGTTGTTGCTACGATGCCAATGGCAGGAATGATGCCAATCCAACAGGCAGGCGGTGCCGTAGCACAACAAGGACAGAATCAGACACAGCAGCAACAACAACAAAACGGACAGGGCGCATCGGGACAACAAACCGGCGGTAGCGCTACAATGAGCGCTGGACCAGAACCGAATGCACAAGGTGTGAAAACCTTTTCGATAAAGCTGTAAAAATTGAATAATAAAGATTTGTTATGAATATATAGTACATTCGGATTACATATTCAATTCATTCACTTTCTAGTTTATTACATTACATTACATTACATTACATAAATGGCACACGTCAGCAGTGGAACCATCTCGGCGTTATTCAAATCTCGCAATATTCTCCTTCAATTGCTCGCCAAACAAGGCATGGATGTATCAAATTACACCGACTATGGTGTTGCAGAAGTCCAGACCATGTATGCAAATAACCAACTGGACATGCTTCTTACCACAGAAAAGGACGTTCATCCCACACGCAAGGTATACGTCAAGTATTATTTAGCCAAAACACTTCGCCGAGAGAATATTAACCATATGATCGACGACCTCTTCTATCTGGAACAGGTGCTTCAACCGACCGATACTCTGATTATTGTCATGAAACAGGAGGTGAATGACACACTCGTCGGTATTCTCAATGAGATTTGGGAGAAGGATCGGATCTTCATTGTGATTCATTCACTCGACCGACTTCAATTCAACCTACTTGAGCATCAATACGTTCCAGAGCACGTGGTTCTCAACGAAGCAGAACAAGAGCAAGTGCTCAAGAAGTACAATATTACAGACACGAAGCAGATGCCGAGTATTTCACGATATGATCCGGTGGCGCTTGCGATCGGACTACGACCTGGACAAATATGTAAAATCACAAGATCAAGCAAGACGTCAGTTACAAGCTTGTTTTACAGGTACTGTGTGGCGAATTAATTCGCTTCATCATGAATTAATGTTGTTATTTTTTATATAGGATATATAACTGTGTGTGATTATCATAAATGGCGTGTGACAATAATAGTAAATTTCGAATTAAGACAAAAGAAGCAGAAGAGATTACTGCGTCAAATAAAAGTTTAATAGATGTATGTACTGCAACAAAAATCCTTGATCGTTTGCATAAAGAGTTTACAGAAGAGTATGTGGCTACTGCGGAAACTGGCAAAACAGTAATTCAAGATATGCATAAGAATAATCCAACGTTTTTTTTGAGAAAACAACCAAATCTGGCAGAATTCAACAGTGAAACAGTGGGTGGGACAATCGATCGATTCTATAACTTATTTACAAAGGTAGATGAAGAGAATCCAGTATATCGTGGTGCAGTTAGCGCAATTATGAAGGGAGAATATGACACCCAAAAAGAAACTTATTTGATATATCCGGAATCAATACGCACCCAAACTGATTTTTCACAACCAAGTAACTTTAAAGGAGTATATGGACTTGTCCGAGTGAATGAAATATTGGAAAAGAAAATTGCTGATACTGTAAATAGCTTACGTGTTGACCCGTCATCAAACGTATTAGTTGACGCGAAACATTATGATAAACGTCAAGAAATAAAAAAGACATTTGAAGAGATTGCAAGTCGAGAGAATCAGATTTATCGAGAGAAATTTTTGAATATTATATTGATTGTTGTTGGAATCTTTATAATCAGCACACAACTCGTACAAAAATACTTTTCGTCTGGCGGAGGTGATGGTGGTTTTGGCTCATCCGGAAGCGGATTTAGTGGTGCTGGAGGTTGGTTATCAACACGATTTGGAAGCGGTAGTGGAGGATTATTTAGTAGATTCGGTGGTTTAGGTCTAGGAAGTAGCGGACGATCACGTGTAGGTAACCTTTTTACGAATAGTCCATATAAGTTGGAAACACGCGAATAGTTTCAATATATGTTATAATATTCATAATATATAACATATAATGTCATCATATCCAAATAAAGATCAGGTATTATTTCCGAATGCATCACCCGAGTCTCTTGATAATTTTGAACACAAAATGAAGCAAATGAAAGAAGGACTTAAGGTTGAAAGTGACGACGGATTAAATAAAGCAATGTCATCACTTATGACAGAATATGCAAAAGATATGAAGGCGTCGGAAAAGAAGAATCAAGAAGGAATGCTTACCGGAACATCCATGAACACAAATTTACTGGAAGGTGATCTAATCAATTATTCTCGTAATGATATCACTAAAAATCCCATTCAACCCTTTACAGAGCAACTTCAAAAATTGGATGAAAGTGTCGGTGTCGTTTCTTATAAGGAGGGTCTCACGAATGATGATCGACCGCGATTGACTGTTAATCCAACCACAGTAACAAGTGCGACAACTGGAACTACTAGCGCTGGAAAAAGTCAGAAGTTGATTGATCTTGAAACTCGATTGAGTGCACTGACTACAGAATATACAACCCAATACCGGTTTTATACAGATGATTTAATGACACGTTCGCAGTTCTTACAAACCAATACACAATATCTGAATAAAGTGATTCGTGATATTTCATATGTTGGTTTAGATGCAAGTGCCGCATATTATTATGTTAATCCGTTCGGATATACTCACCGTTACGCAGATCTTTCATCGGTGATGTTATATGATTCTGCAACTTGCCCACAAATAAAGCGTGACGAAGCATATTTGAATACGGATGTTTTGAATCCATTCAAAATGACACCTCAATCATATATTGATATCAGTGGCGGAACTGCTGGAGGCGGATTTAGCCGTTTTAAGAATTTGAATAGTTACAATATGGCAGGATATATTCCATGTATTGCTGCGAGGAATATAAAGTTACCCGGATCAACGGCATCAGAAGATAAATACGCATGGGTTGATACTGAAGGAAGAAAACATATATATTCACCGGGAGTTTGGCCAGAAAAAAGACATCCAACGTGTATCAATACAGTCGTTGGTGATCCGATCGTAGTGACTGCAAATCAATATAATTCACTGCCTACTGCAGAAGATCAACCTATGGGTGAAAATAGTGAATGTTTTCGTGTGAATGTATCACCAACTATCCATTCTAAATTGGCAGAGATTAAGAAAAAAATAGATGATACAGTGGAAGAAATAAAGAAAGAGAATCAGAGTATCGTGAACAATGTGGCAAACACTACAATTGTGCGCCGAGAGAAAACATCTGCTGAAAAATTAGCATCATTAGATGATACTATTTTAGCCAAAATAAAACAGTTATTGGGTGATTCATATTATCCATTAGTGTATGTTTTTTGGTGTTTTATTATTTTGATCGCAATTCTCGTAATATTTAAGTTTGCATTCATGTTTTCATCTCCAGGTGAAAATGGAGGAGGAGAAGGCGGCGGTGAAGGCGGTGCAAGTATTCCATTATTAGGAGTTGTGATTATGGCATTGATCGTGATTTTTGCAGTGTATTATTACTTTTCATATACGTATAACTTGAGTACATCAAGTAATGCGCGATATTCTGTTATATAATAACGATTGAACGAATCATGAAGGATGTAAACGAATGATAATTATAAAATAGCATTGTCGAACAGGAATGTATTCTATGTTATATGTATCAGTATAATACAGAGTAAAATGAGTAACTCAGATTATTCACGATTATTAACAAAAATGGCTGAGTTGAAAGAGCTGGAAGGTCAATATAAAGAAATAACAAGTAAATACAGACCTGCAACAGCGACGCAAGAGAAAGCAACTTACAATCAGCTCGACGATAAAAATGCCATGTCAACCACAGCAACACCACTCGTTACTCGTCCAGGTGATGACCATCAAAAAGTTTGGAAATATGTAGGAAAAATACAACCGGACGCATCAAATACGAAAGATGGAAATTCTTTGAAATGCTGGAATTTAGCAGCAAATGATACACGTTTGTTCAAAAAAGTTGTTTACACAGGTGATGCGGAGTTTGGTTCAAATCCTGGACAACAAGAATGGAATAACCGATGTTATGGTTTAATATATGACGCATCCGATAATGGCTTTGATGATACTACATCCACTGGATACACAACGATGACCGGAAAGACTGGAAACCCGGCAACTAACATTTACACGAAATTAGGAATAGGAAGTAATAAAGATCTAGAAAATATTGCAGGCGCTGCAAAAGTAAATGACATACAGGGACGCGTAAATTCTTTAATACGAGAGATTGTCGAAGTATCTGAAGCTGGAATCAATGCAGATTTGAATGAACTTGTTAAAGCTTCTACTGAATCAAATGAACTAGTCAGTAATATTCATAAATACATGAATAAAGGTGCTGAAGAGACCGAACGATATAATCGTTTAGTTAAAAAACGTAAAAACATGAACAGTACTTACTCTGAAGTCAATGAACAAAGAACATTATTTGCAAGGAAATACCGTTTTATATTTTATGTATTCATTGCGATATTCATTATTGGCGGATATGCATTTTATACATCAAAGATACCGGCTTTAGAGCAGTTAATGCAACTAAAAGAAATGTTTCAAACTGGATGGTGGACGAGATGGTGGGTCATCACTATTGTAGTCGTAATATTCATATTGTCATCGTTTGGATGGGATATGAAAGGAAATATTATGATGGTATTTCGTTATATTAGTGATCCTGAGTTCTGGACCGGTCAAATGTGGTGGTTAGGTGTTTCTTTCTTATTGTTACTGATCGTTTTCTTCCATGCAACATTCAAGTCATTTTTTGTAGATTTTGATGCAAGTATGAAAGAGGTACAAGATGGATTAGATAATGATTCATAATATAGTTTTATCCTTGTAATAATATTCCTTGATATATATAGTAGTCTCTGTGATCATCAATTACTATATATAATGTTTTACCAAAATTCCAATGATTTAGTAAAAATTGCAAGTGGTAAATCAGGGCATGTGCAAAATTCACACGAAACTCGTGGGATACTATTAGATCAAGTTCATATAAATAATGATATAAATGATCCAAATTTGAACACAGGAAATATCAATACTAATAGCCGTGCTGAATCATTGAGTATTGGTAAAGTATTTCAAAATATGATTCAAACCATGTTCAAAGATGTTTCAGTCGTTGAAGGAATGGAGGGTGCTGGAGAAATGAATAACAATAAAGACGGTAAAGGTGGTGGTACATATAATCAATCACAAGGGCTGAAAGCACAGGTTGACCAGGAAAAAGATTACAAGAAACAAGAAATCGACCATATTAACCGAATGAATTCAATTGTTGATTTGATTGATTTAGATGAGAAAAACAGACGCCAAAGATGGACAGAAGTAATTGACGGAAATGGCGTATCAAAGTATGGATATATTACGAAAGACGGTATTTTTCAGATTTGGCTTCATCCTTCTTCTGTTGAAAACAATCCGACAAATTGGCTTCAAACCGAGAGAATGAAACAGAATGCCGGTGTTATTGGATGTCCAGCAGAATCTACGGCTGTTCAAAAAATCAATATCGCTGGAACATGGGACGAATTAAAACCGTATGAAATGGCATACGGTCCGAATGATACTGATAAGCAAAATCCTCTTTTCATGATGATAAATACTGGAGTTCGTGATCAAAAAAATACACCGAATCGTGATGGTTTATTTTCATGCCAAAATGAAAGTAAAAATATCTTTGTAAGCCAGCGTCCATCTGCCGATTTTCAATTCACCGGTCAGGGAGTTGATACACTTGAAATGGGCTGTTACACAATACCCAATAATATTTCAGATAAAGACTTTGAAGCCAGAGGATTCAAGTTTCAAGAAGACTTATTTGAAGCATCGATTTCACAATGTAAGCGACGTGCAGAAGATCTTGGTAGTTCGTATTTTATGGTATCTGCTCCAGAAAAAGGAAAACCAGCGAATCGTGGTGGATGTTGGGTTTATACTCGTTCTGGAAAACCAAATATAAATGGAATACTTACTTTTAACTCGAATGGTTCAAAGTGTTATAGAGTACACAACCAAGAAGACGATGAAGACGGTTTTATGAAATCATATAACCCTTCCGATTTGAAACGTTTATATGGAAGAGAAGAGTCTTATAATGACAGAAGTGTCGCTCTTTACTGTCTAAAAACCGGTGGACTTACTGGTGTCGATAATTTTAACCGGAATGGTCGTGGTTATGTGGGACGTATTGCATATATTGATTATAATGGAGAAAGACGTAATTATCCATCATCCACACTTTCTTTCAAAAAACCTACAAAATCAAATCCAGGATCCTATATCAACTTGGGTAATTATGATACTCGCTCTCTTGAAGATTCATATGCTCTTACACAAATTACCCCAGGAAAAGCAAATGCCGCAGGTAATTTGCTCTACCGAGCTAGCCGGGATGGTTGGGCACCTCAAACGTGGTGGAGACAATGTGCGAATAAAGGACCAACTTATACCCGCGCGATTTTGTGGGATGGACGGCATCTTGGCTCTTACAATTCTAAGAGCTGGCAATATACCGGTTATTGGTACTGGTTTCATGATACAGAATCATTTGTCTATGATGGTACACGTAAGTCATACGGATACAATAGTATTTGGGGTAGTGGTAATTATACACATCTGGCAAGCGATGATCGTTATTTTCCATATTTTGCAGGATATGATATGATTATTTGGGGACAAGCTGTGTATACAATCGGCGCTGCAATGCATAGCGATAATAATGGTATTGGACCGATGGGAACTCGAAGATGGCGATGGGAATGGAATGGATGGTGGCTTCGAGACCTTGAAACATATGAAGTTGATTCAAGTCGTTTCCCCCAAACAAACCCGCCTGAATATGAACGCAAGTTACGCACATTAGCAGTCGGCCAAAGCGTTAGTGCTACATTTGATCAATGTCGAGATATGTGTGATGCTGATAATAATTGTGGTGGATATGTATACACCAAAGGAAATGCCGGATCAACGGGTCAATGTGAGTTGAAACACCGTAGAAAGATGTATCCGATTGGACTTCGTGTAGCTGATCCAACAAAACAACTTATGTTAAAGGTACCGACAATTAATAATTCGATTACAGATGAAGCGTGCAAAGGGAGAAACGGTAGATACCGACAAGTTAATACCGCACAATATACACATTATCCATACACAGGAGAAATGTCTGGAAGTTCTAAATGTGACATCAAAAAAATCGTACCAAAGAAGGGCAGTTTAAACGCACAAAATGCAGCATCGATGATTAACTCTGTCAATACTGCCTTTAATGATACACAAGCAAATATAGATATATTCCGTTTTCAATTAAGCTCTGGTAAGGGAAAGAAAGGTAAGCATGTAATGTATGGACCTTGGGTTGGAAGAGAAGTCGACACGGAGTTAAAGACATTAGAAGATGGACGAGGCGTTCATGTGATTCAAGATGGAGATTATACCAAAATGGTTTCAAGGGATGGAAAGGAAGAAAAATATTATGTCGGTAAAATAAACGAATTGAATCAAGAAAAGTGGAATAACAGTGCAAGCACTGGTGGTGGAAAATACCTAATCAAGGTGGTTATACCACCTGGACCAGCTACTGCTGAAGACATAACAAACGATAAAAAGGAAGGTTTTGAAACGATAAGTGATAATGTATCATATTCACAAATAATGGAAACAGTTCAAAAAGATCTTACGAGAATTGCGAATTCAGAATATCAGCGAGAGCGCATTATTGCTATGACAGAAGAGACAAATAAGCAATTGATCGCAGAGTCATATAAATTTATTCTTTGGAGTATTTTAGCAATTTTGGTCGTATTGGCGCTTATAAAATTAAAAGAAATGTTTGGTCAAGATGACGCCGACGAAGATGGTGGCGATAACGCCGAGGGAGGAATTTTAGCAACAATCATGGGATTATTTGGTATCGGAAAAGTAGATACTAGTGATATCGCAGATAAAACTGCCGATGTCAAAGCTGGGTTATCTTCTGCTGGTGATGAAATAATGAAAGCAAGTGATGAATTGTCTACAAATATCACTGAAGGAGCTGACAATTTAGTTAATTCTGTAAGTGACGCAGCAACAGGTGCCGTTGAAGGCGCAAAAGGCCTTGCTGATAAAGTTAGCGAAACCGCTACAGATGCTGTAAATAAGGTTGGTGATAGTGTAAATGGCTCATCTGCACCAACAACTGGTGGTCGTGGTAGTTCCGGTCGCAGTAAGAGGAAATAATTATATAATTAGTATTTATGGATTGTAGATACAAATTATAACAATGGTATATCAACTCTCAGAGAAGAATCAAATATTGGTCGCATTATTTGGAATTGTTGTTTTATGTGCTGGGAAATTATTCAAAGACTATCTTAATCGTAGAGGATATATCGAAGGATTTTCGTTTACTACTGAAACAAGTCCGAACTCAGTACTCAGACGCGGAACAACTGAGGTTCAAGCAACCGTTTATTTAATTATAACATTGGGTAAGGATTTATCTAATGGAGGAAAGATAGAAGTAGCGTGGTCTGCGTCGGATGGAGCAATCAATGAAAATAATATTAAATTTTCGGATGTTCAGGATAACTATACTGCGTCATTAGAGAGTGAAATTGGAGGAACTAAAACACCATTTACCAAAGCTCTCGAACTTCAAAATAAAAAGGTAACATTTACTGCGACAGCTGCACTTAAAAGTGGATCATGGATTAAAATCGGTGTCACTAACATTACATTAAAATCTGGAATTACTGCAGAACCAACATTGAGATTTACAATTACCCCTAATAATGGCGAAGCTGCTGTATCTAGAGACCTGAAAGTATATAAAGCCGATACTCAAGCAGGAAGTGGTGATTTCGTTTCTAGCACAAGAGTCACTGCATCTGATATACGAAAAGCGATTGACACAATCGATCAGCGTTTGATTGCCACCCCTCCTCCTACCGATTCAGACCGTATTGCTTTACTTGAAGCACGTTCATCTCTTGTAAGTATGTTGGCATCAACTTATGGAACTGTGAAAGAAGCCGGCCAAGTGTTCGACTCAGAAGCATTATATAAGGCACAGAAAACAGCTATCGATTTCATTAAAAAAGAGAGGGCTCGTGCTGAGAAAAACGCGATGCTACTTTCAGAGGATAACTCGAACAAACGCCGTATGGCCCAGGTCAATACATATTATACCCGTCATTATGAAGCCAATACGGATGTTATGAAGAATATTATTTATGTTTCAGTTGCACTTATTATATTAGCAGTATTGCGTAATAAAGAACTTATTCCTGCATCTATCTCTACTTTAGGAATTATTTTGATTCTGACATTTGGAGGTATTGTCATTGGAACTCAAGTGTACGATATTGTACGCCGCAACGATCATGACTTCGACAAGTACGACTGGAACTTTAATGAAGACGAAATGAACCGAAAACAGCTTGTTCAACAGAATTCCGATCCAGCCAATCTCTCGGAAATGGGAATGGGAGCGGCACCATGTTATGGTCCTGGTTGCTGCGATATCGGAACGACCTGGGACAATGACTCGAAGAAGTGCGTTCCATCTGTTTCTCGCATAAAAGGAACTGCAACTTGGAGTCCAACTTCTCCTGGAAGCGCTTCTGGAAATCTCGAAATTACGATTACGGTTTCTTCTACAGGAGCTTTGGTTGCAAGTACTGGTAGAATAATGATTAGTCTTCCTGATGGTCTGTTTACAGCAACAAACATATCAGCATCAGGTAGTGTTAATGTAAACGGAACAGCTACTACAAAATTAATAGATCTTACCACTACCGCAGATGTTGCAGCAGGTGCAACAACTCCGAAAATTACGATTAAAGGATTATCGTTATCTAACGGATATTCGTCATTGTCCAAAGTAATTAAGGTGAAAACAAGTGCAGATACAAATGAAACTGGTATAACAATATCTGGAATATAATGTAATTGTCTCTTGTATTATAATCTAACAATTATAGTAGTTTATAATATCATCAAAAATGGGTAAATTAAATGTCGAAGATGCAGATGGTATCGAGGCAAAACCCCAAAACCAAGCCAGAAAAGGAAAAGCAACCGCCGGAGCAGCCGCTGATGCAAATGCAGCTGCGGTGAAAATGACGGACGGCAATCGTCCGATTGAAGAAGTTATTGCAAAATCACAAGGCGACTTGATCAAAATTCGTCGAATCATTAATGAAGGTGGTTATTCTGGCCCTCAAAAAGACAAATATCTTATCAGTCTACATCATGCAGAATGGATACAAGCCCGAAATAAATATATAGACTGCGATCGTAATATTGAGAAGAAAAGCATTGAATATACAGCTTTAGTGAAAGGAAAAGCACAGGGCCACGAAATTATTAAAGCGCATAATGAATGGGACGAAATGAAAAATAAATGCAGCAATAGTGGAAGAGAACTAATGGATAAAGCGGTTCAATATGTAGAAACAGACCGTCGTGTTCGTGAAAATAAAAAAAAGGAAGATAGCATTTACACGCCAGTACAGGGATTCCAGGTTAGCCGTGAAGGGTTTATGGTTGGAGAAGAACCGGTGAAAGAAGGATTCGATTTTTATGAAGAACATACAGTAGCGGTGAATGCACCGATTGGAATTGAACAGAATCGAGTTCCGCGTTATAATGTTCGTCTTCCTCTTCTTTCGGATGAAAATGCGAATCGATCTACTGGTGATGGAAAAACAATTATTCAATGGGATCAATATTACGTCGATTGTTCTCAACAAGACGCAGGTAAGGAGACATGTACATTAGCGGTAAATAAGAAGAATGAATACATTTCCGGAATAAATAAGAATTTTGAACGAGCAAATCGATTATTGAATACATATTATAATGTATCGAACAAAAGCGACAGCCAGTCTAAGTTGACATTGTTAGAAGAAGCTGATATCAAATCTATTCTTGAAAATCAGAAAAAGAATATTGCACTCATCAAGCAGAATGCATTGTATGATTATGACGAATATAATAGTCTTGCTTTTTATGAAGACCTCGTATTTTTTTTGTATTATGCGTTATTTCTCATGTTTCTATTTATATCCATACGAGAGTATTTCTCAACGAGTTCTTATAGCTATTCAAATATTGTGATATTGATCTTACTTGGAACTTATCCGAAATACATTCTGATTGCTGTATTGTGGATATTGAATGGTTTAACAAAAATAACTGATGCGTTAGGATTGAAGAATGTAAACTTTTGGAAATAGACTAGCAACGCCATTAGCGCCTTAGTAGTCTATGAATGATCACTGCCACTATCTTCTTCACCTTCCCCGCAATATTCTTCATCATCGTCATACAATATCCGACATTTCCGCCATCCTTTCGTCGTGAGTTTTCCGAACTTCTTCGTCATATAGTCGTATAGTTCATTGCCTTTCGGGATATTCTTACCGTGTTGAACGATATACCATTTCTTGAATTCTTCATAGACTTCCGTCTTCTTGATATAAGTATCCTCATCCGCTGCACGAATCTTGTCGCGCAAGAACTCTGACAAGTAATCCTGAGTATTGCGATACTTGTTGCTGCTTGCAGTCACTGCTGCACATGTCTTCACTTTACCATCCGTTTCAAATGCCTTCTTGACGAGCATCGCCATAAAGACATTTACCCACGTCTTGATCTTGACATCCAGATTCTTATCGATAAGGAACTGATAGGGTTCTTCGGGATCATCCTTTTTCGGGTCTTCACAGAACTTCGACTTATAAGGACACAGGCGAATACGACGCCACGTGCCGTCATCATTGCTCTTGATATCGAAGAGGACGTTCGTGCATACAACCAACTTGAACTGTGGAACGAATGTGATCGTATTTTTGAAGAGCGCACGAGCAGTCATGTCATCGCCACCGGTGATTTCTTTCAAAATACCCTCATTGATGCGGTCGCCCTTCGTTGGTTCTTGCATAACTGCATATCTCACACCTTTCAACACTGCCAGTTCTGGTGAAGCACCGCCAATCATCGCGCGTTTCTGCGTCACTGCCGTAATGGGTAGAACCGCCTTATATTCTCCAAGACAAGCAGACATGAGTTCGATCAACTTCGATTTGCCGTTACTACCACCACCAATATAGATATTGAATGTTTGCTCACGATTTGTCCCGATCAGTGTAGACGCAAGATGCTCCCACATGTAACTCCTGAGTTCTTCTTCTGGAAAGAGTTGTGCCATAAAGTCGTTGATTTCGTTGATTTGCTGGCGATGTTTGTCGGAGTCAAGCGGTATATAGTCGATTTTCGTGGTTTTCGAGAGGTTATCGTCTGGCTGACCGCGGCGAAATGTCTTTGTGTTGAAATCGACCACACCGTTTTTGAAACAAAGGAGTTCAGGCCGTGTGTCGATCTTGTCGATAAAGTCCTTGTCGTAGAACTGTTCACGTACCTCACGCATAATATTATTCTTGAAACTCGTTGTTTTGAGTTTGGTGCAGATATCCACGATTCTTCGCGACTTTTTCCGTGCATTCGTATACTGATCAGAAGTAGGATCCAAACCAGATGTCATATCCATAATATCGCGATGTTTCTTCGTGTAGATGTCGTGCATATCTTTCGAAATCAGCGCACGAAGCGAGTTGCCCTGGTCGCATTCTACCCACCGATTTTTCTCGAACTCATACCACATGTTATCCTTCACGCTAACACATACGAATCGGTCCTTGAAGATCGTATACAACACCGTCGCCAAATCTACATCAGTCGACGCGTCATTCGTCGTCTCGTTGCAAATCGTCTGATGAATGAAATTGTCGATGGTTTCGTTTCGAATTCGGGCATAGTCTTCGGGGCAGTCATTCTTCGCCCAATACATAATCGATCGGCGTGTAAGACCATCAGGGCTATACGGAAAGTTACACCAGGTATCATAATGCCGCATAATATGTGCATACGAGAACTTCGAAGATTTTGCGCTGAAAAGCATCCACGTCAAGAACAGTTTGTCGCTCGTGTTATGCAATGCTAACCCGACACGAAGCCATTTATCATACGGATCGTAATATTGCGACGGGAGTGCCATTGTATAGTAATGCGTTTCACGGATTTCATATTCTTTCGGTTCAAGTGCGTTCAACATCACTTCAACTGCCATTGCAAGTTCTGCCTGATTCGTTATTTTATCCATCATGATCACGCCATTATGCGACATCAACGATTCAGCACCACTTGTACCTACTCCACCAGCACCGCCACCTACGATACCATTTGTTACTACCAAACGAAGTCGCTTGCCTCCACCATCTGCTCCACCGGCGCCGCCACCACTGCCACGCATTCCTCGTTGCTGATTCAGAAGTGCATCGTATTCCGCCTTCAATGCTGTATTATCTGGTAACAATGTAAACGACGGATACTCATTATCGATTCCGGGAGAGGTTTGTACTGATAGTTTGGAGAAATTCTCCTTCACGTTGAATTTGCTTGTCTTCTCTTCTTGGCACATCCACGCGCCCTCTTCATCATCTGGGTCATGCATCATGATAAAGTGATACTTCAACATGTACGCCTTGTGTCCAGGTTTGCGCGATCCGTATAGCTGCCAGTTGGTGTGTCCTCGTGAGATACCTTCGTCCAGAACATCATTCCATGTATTCGTAACCGGAAGATCCGTCCAGATTTGCGGGAGTTCTTTCAGCATACGCGCGCGCAACATTCGCTGAATCGGGCGATCAACATACGCACCAATCATCATATGAATACCATCTTTTGTAACATCGTCCATTGGATTCACATCGTTTTTCTCAAAGATATAAATGGGAATCTGCGCGTCACTCGGGATTTCTACCAATGTTTCCAAGGTTTGGATGTACGATTGAATCATATCCAGGATGTGTTCTTTCGTATGCTGACGTTTTGTAATACTTGTTTCATACCGAAAATCGAAATCAACGACAATGACGCCCTTCTCTGAATTTTGTTTTTCTGTCAAATGTTCGAGTTTCCCACTTTCGAAAACATGTGAATAGTACTTCTTCCAAAACACCGGCAATACTGCCGGTGGAATCGTATATACTCCGCCATGAATATTCTGCATCTTGTCTCCAATACGTGTATGTGTATATGCTTCACCAGGCTTGGATACGTGGTGTTTCATGAATTGCTCGTATGTCATACCAGCACAAAGAGACTGGTATGAAGCGGTAGTAGGATCAACCGCGCCAGCGCCCCCATCTTGTCCATTTGCAGTTGTTGTCATTGTCTGTGTTGTAAATTCTGATTGCCTAGGTTTAAAGTTCAATTTTGTCCGAATTATGAATTGAAATTTATAAAACCGTCGGTTTATATATTCCAGAGGTTTTATCTCTAAATCTGATCCCCCAAAAATGGCCCTTCTACTTTTCATTCGGATTTTTTGGCCATTTTGGGGGGATACTTTATTTTTCGTTTTTCTGGGCGCGGGACTTTTGTAAAAAAAATATTTTTACCCGTAGATTTTTTTTTCGGGTTTCGATTTTTCATTTTGTGACCATTTGTCGTCACATGCATTTTGTCATGAGCATAATGCTCATAACTATTTTATCACACTATCGCATATTTGCTCGATATATCATCACAAAACCCATGATTTTCACGTATTCTGTTTCATTTCTATAAAAAATACATAAAAACAATAATAGATTCTACTTTAAAGCTTCAATGGAAAAAGATACTTCTTCGACAGATAGTGGTGATTCAACCACCAAAGTTGTCATACCCAAGGAAACGATCACGCGATTATTGAAAGATATTCGACAAGTAATGACAGATCCAACATTAGACGAATGTGGTATTCTATATCATCATAGTGAAACAGATATACTTACAGGGTATGCATGTATTGTTGGTCCATCAGACTCACTTTACTTCGGCGGATACTACTTCTTCGTTTTCAACTTTCCTACAAACTACCCACATTCACCGCCAATGGTTTCGTATTTAACAAATACCAATAATATTCGTTTCCATCCTAACTTTTATGCGAACAAGAAGGTATGCGTATCTATCATAAACACATGGCGTGGTGAACAATGGTCAGGATGCCAGAATATCAGTTCAGTACTGATGACATTTCAATCATTACTTGATAAGGAGCCGCTTTTACATGAGCCAGGGATCCGAAGTGGACACAGTGACTTTAATTCATATCATACGATGGTCGAGTATTATAATTACAAGTTTGCATGTTTGACTCTATTGACTGAATTTACGACATATATAACGATCGAACCCGCGGTGATTCCTGCATTTCGGGAGTTTATGCGTCGTAAGTTTCATGAAAATAAAACACGTATTCGAGAGATTTTGATGGAACGAGAGAAGAAATACCCAGAGAGAACGACGATTACAATCGGAGTCTATGGAGGTATCACTACTGCGATTCATTATTCCCAGATACTAAGGCAATATGACGCAATTCTTACAGCACCAGAGTAAATTCTAATACTTTAAAGGAGTTAAATTGAAATTAATTGTATCTATATAGATTATACTATCGTTCTTCGCGCTCTTTCAAAATGCATTTCTGTTCAGTTTGTTCCAACATGTATTACATCAGTATCACTCCTGAAAATGAACTAGAGTATTACTGCCGCCATTGTGGAAACATAGACAATACCATTGCCTCTGAAAATATCTGCGTTTCAAAGGTGAATATGAAACATTCGACGACACCTCAGACGTTTTCTCAAGTCGTGAACAAGTATACAAAATTGGATCCGACATTGCCTCGAATTCACACGATGCGTTGTCCAAACGACGAATGTCCGAGTAATGAAGCAAGTGGTAGCGCTAGCGCTAGCTTGAAACCAAAGTCCGAAATCATTTATGTTCGTTACGACGATACGAATTTGAAATATGTCTACCTTTGCGCGAAATGCGACAAAGTGTGGAATACCGAACAACAATGAAATTATCAAGGATTCAGAGACCTAATTTTATTATTTTTATCATTGTAAAATAATAAATTGAAACATAATAAAGTATGGATCTTATATATACCATCGAACAAAGACATAAATAAATGTCCAGTGCTATACCTGCTCCGCCCAAAAAATTAGTACCAAAGAGCAACGACGACTCTGACAACGAAGAAAATGAAGTCAATTTGCAAGAAGATATAGAAATCTCCGACGATGAAGATGACGCTTCTTCTAAAAATTCAACTGAAAATGACGAATCAGGATCCGAAGCAACTGATGACGCTTCATCAGCAGCAGCCGACGAAGATAATGAAGGTGGAGATAGCGGAGAAGAGGAAGAGAATGCTGTTGAAGGTGGAAGTGATGACGAGGGAGGTGGTGCTGCCGTCGAAAAACCAAAGAAAAACAAAAAGAAGCGTGCATCTTCCAAAAAAGACGCAGAAGACGATCTCACGTTGTTAGGTGTGCCGCATGGTATTCATTTCGACGACGATGACGATGATGACGACGAGGATGGTGACGATGCCGATCGAGACTCAAGCGAGTATTTCCAGAAATTAACGTCAACGATAAATGAAAGTTATATCGAGACATATCATCCGGAGTCCATGTCGCACAATTACGATGAAATCCAAACATTGTCGCGTGTTGTGCGGAACAGCGCCGGCGTGATCGTGGATGATTTGCATCGAACGATTCCCATTATGACGAAATACGAAAAAACACGTGTATTAGGACAACGCGCAAAACAATTGAACGAAGGCGCACCAGCATTCATCAAGATCGATTCTACCGTGATTGACGGATATTTGATCGCTGTAAAGGAATTAGAACAGAAAAAGACGCCATTCATTATTCGCAGACCGTTGCCAAACGGCGGTTCGGAATATTGGCGAATCCAGGATTTAGAAATACTTTAGTCACTGTGATAAGACTGTGGTATAATACTGATATTGAGACTTTTTCTTTTATAAAGCTCATTCGGGTAATTGAAACTGTCTAATGACGACGCCGAGGACCACGTCATCGGTGTTGAAGAGTTTGACATATCATCAAATGTATATGGACTACCATCACCACTGTTTGTCTTGTATATGTATGATGAATTCGATGATGTTTCTTCATCGATTTTGCCTTTACAACATCTACACATACAACAGTGAAAATACTTTTCAAGCATAGTAAAAAATGAGGTTGACATCTTTTACTATACGTATATTTTTATTTTAAAGTTCATTTATTAGCACTTCCATCTCTTTCCGCACTCCAAGCATGTAACGAATGTGGTCATGGGTTCATCCGCCGATCGAGTTTGAAGTTGGTAATACGTGCATTTTTTCGACTTGCACTTGTTGCATGTGAAATTGTCAGTGGACGCTTCGATATTCGGCTCGTACTTCTGCTTATCGCGAACTTTCTTTTCTTCGATCAATTGTTTCCATTTTTCAGGACAGATCTCTTGATGGCTCATGAATGCGATGTCTTGAGGTTTGATATTGCCCGATGTCACTGCGCTTGAAACATCCGGCTTTTTTAGGTTGATGTACACCGAACGTAGACGATCAATGTATAACGTAATGAAGAACGGATTTGACCATTTCTTCACAATGTTATTTTTGCTTGCATGCTGAATCGTCCAATTGAATATACCCTTTTCAATATTGGTCGCGGTAGTCAATGATTCATCACTACCGTCATTTGCCAGAAGAGGTTGAATACGTTTGCGGATCTCAGCGCGAAACTCATCAGGGTAAGCGATCGCTTCAATTGTGGACATGGAATGGAATGGAATGTATTAATATAATATTCTGTAATATCTTTAATCAATTTTATAGAATAGAATGGAATGGAATAGAATGTCATTCATACGACTCTTCGCTTAATTCAGATTCCATTTCCTGTTCAATGACGGTTTCTTCTATTGTTTTTTTTGACCGTCCAGTACCGCTTCCTTGCTTCTTAGGAGGTTTTTTTTGTTTAACACTACGTTTGGCGACAATCTTATTAATAGGAATAGTTTCCACCTCGTTCTCCCCCTCAGAGCCGTTCAATGAATCACTCGGCGGTGTTCCAGATTCTGTATCCGTCTCAGTTACAAATTCACTTTCCGTTGACTCTGATTTCGGTTTTTTTCCGCGGCCACGTGTAATTTTTTTACAACGCGGCGTTTCTTCTGCATCATCTTCTACCACAAACCCGTCTTTCAAGTATCCATTGCTTGTCTTCTTAGATGCAGGAATCGCGTCGAGTTCGTCAACTTCATTCTCATCTTCAACTGCGGTTGCTGCCAGATCTTCAAACCCACCGAATAACTTCTCGTAGATTATCGTCCACAAATCAATCGTTAAATTCACTGCATTTTCCGTATCAATCCTGGCAACAAGTGCCATACTTCCGTAAATAAGCAGGTCATCGATTGGTGGTGGAAGTTCATATTTGTTTTCTTGGCCTGCACGACCATCGGTTTTTGCCCAGACGTCTACATAGATATACTTCGGCACTGTTTCAGTCGGTCCGGATCCATCCACCGAACCGCCAATCTGAAATGAAAACTTACGCTTATTCTTGTATTTCCATGTGTGATAACAACTAAAGTTTTCCAGGTTCCGGAATCCACACTTCTTAGATAGAAGTAATTTCAGATCATCGAGCGTCATTTCATCTTTGGGATCGACGGTACATTCGGAAAGAACACCCGTTTTTGAAACGATGACAATTGTCGTTTTTGTCGCGGCCGATTTTGACGGTGACATTGATACTGTATAGAATACGTGATATGTTTCTATATTGTTTCACACGCGCACACTTGCACTGCATGTTGTCAATACTACATAAATATATTGCATGAATAAATATACCTCTCGATCCTATTCAAATGGCCGGAGCAGAAGTAACATCACGACCTTCCAATTTTCGCGCGCAAAAAAAAGGTCAAAATGCCCGCCAAGCAATGGTGATTTCGGAACTTAGCACGATTTACCGAAACAATACGATTACCCACTTTATTCAATCACATCAACGAACCGAACCTAGAATTTTTTTATTAGATGTCACTCTAGAAGATATGTCAAAGATGTATCCAAAAATTCACCAAATCATCGAACGCGGTCGTCTTCGACCCAAAGGAACAGAAACCTTCTTTGTTACGAAAAAGATGGAACACATTATATATGCAGACAGTGCAATTTATGAGATTCGAACGAATGAAGCAAGCCGACAACAAGGGATACATCAACGCATCCCAGTCGACGGCCCAGTTACCACAATGGAAATAATGAACCGAGACAATAAAGCCATTCCGGTTATTGTAGATGAAAGTTATTTTGATCTACAAACATCAGGTGAAACGTCTCGTCACATCATTCCCACAAACCACGTCGTGAAACGACACGTAAAGAAAGTAGTCAAAACACACCCAAAATCAATGAATGCATTTGTTTTTATATTGAATGAAACTGAAACCGATGTTATCGATTTTTATATGACAACTGATAATGGTGTTGTAAGCACCGGTACTGGTAACACAACCGCTGATCGACTTACGCGAACATGTAAAGATGATTTCATTTCGTTCATCGAGCACTTCAAATTATGTCCATAATATACACGTGATACGATGTGGTGGCTTATTCAAAATATTATCTTTTCTATTTGTTTAATTGTAATCATTCATTACTTATATCTTTATTTTGAAGCAACATTGACATCTCCGAAAGTGAAAGATCTTATTCATTGCCCAAAACATGAGTACAAATTACTATTAGAATCAATTAATAAAAACGTAGATGGAAATATGCATATACCACAAATGACGCAACAGATTCTAGAGCCGTTGATTGTTCCTGTACAAACATCAGAGACTTTAGGAATAAATAATACGAATAATAATACGAATAATAATACCAACTACAATACCAATATCCCAGATGATATGAAAACAGATTTGAAAGAATATATTCGTGAACTTGCACTGAAAACGAATGTTAGCAATCAAATAAGGGTGTAACCGAGTTAAAGCTATCCATGTAGTTATATATATCACGATGTCACGTGTATTTCAAGGTCGCGCTAATCCGCATTCGCAACGTTCTACGTATAATAATACTACACACTCTGTTCAAAAATGGTCGAATCCGGGTCATAGTTCAAACACACTCAGTTCACAAGATTCAGAATTGTTTTTGGCTTCTTTTCCAACTACACGACTTTCTTATGAAGCAGTTATTCATAAGAACGACAACCCTTCTTTTTTTACAGGCAGATATAAGTGTTTTATACTTCCGAAAGGAAAACGATGTGTTGCGTGGGTTACGGAATGGAAACGTGAAAAAATCGTTGCGGTAATTGATATAACGAATAACTACCAGGGTGTCTTATCACCCGTGATTCGTAAGTTTCATCAAGAAAACGGATGGTATCCTGGTAGTATTCGCCTGTATGACGCATGTATGGATCATTCGCTGGTATATGGCACTGTGTTTTCTGGTGTGTTATTTCGATCAAATCATGGCGGTTCGGTGCAAGGAATCGACAAGACATTCTTTTCCATTCATTCGGTCTATTGGTATAAAGGAAATTTGATCCCTCCCTTGACATTATCCGGTCATGTTCGTCTGTGTGAGCGTATATTTGATGAAGCTGGTATACGTCAAGTTGCATATACAAAACAGAATAGTATCATATTTGGTTTGCCTATGTTGTGTCACAATGTCAAAGATATTGATAGAATGATATCTGAATTGCCATATACGATATTCGCTGTTCAGTATCGTTTTGAGAATCATACGAAAGTATGTATACGACATGTTCCGTTTCAATCTACGGATTCCGGTAATGGTGGTAGTGTGGTTGTGCCACCGAAGATACAACAACCAAGTCCGCCGGCACCCGCACCCGCACCCGCACCCGCACCAGTACATCCATCGACAATCACGTCGCGTATGCCATATGTTCAACCTCAAGATGAAATGCTTACGAATATTCAAGCGGTTTTTATGGTACGACCAAATATACAAAACGACATTTATGAATTGTTTATGCGGTCCAGTAGTAGTCGCACAGGAGAACTTGTATTTCATAATTTCGCACACATCTCCGGGTATAAAACAAGCGTTATGATGAACCGATTGTTTCGAAATATTGTAGAAAATGAAAGACTTGACGCACAAGAAGAAAGTGAAGATGAGGCCGACTTTGAAAATACAGAACCAGATAAATATGTTTCACTTCATAAAGAGTTGTTGATGATCTGCCGATTCAATAAACGTTTTTGTCGATGGGTTCCAATACAAGTTGTATCATCATCTCAAACAACGACAACAAATTCACAAATAATCACAGATCAACAAGTAAAACAACATGAGATGCGTTATTTAAAATATCACCGCAAATAAGTATAAACCTATATCGTAATATATTGATATATTGATATACCGATGTCCAGTTTTACTCGATCCGTATCACTCCATCCATCCTACTCGGAATATGTAGCAACAAAACTCTCAAATGTATTCAAAGAGTGGAGTAAACACTTACCTTATGTTCGCCCGTGTTATTCTGTTTCACATACATCGAGACCAGAGCTAATTTCATTACTTCGTAATCATAATATATCGATGGTTTGCCATAATCCACGTGAAGTAAAACTTGTAAATCATGCAAGACTAACGATCATGAGTGAAAAACGATTCGGCCAACATGAATGTATTGTTCGAAAAATGAAAACATTGCAGCCACCAAATACAAATGCGTCTTCATTGTCTTCCGTTCCTGTTTGGATTCATACAACAATTTCAAATGATGGAATTGACCATACAAGAAAAATGTTTGAGCATATATGGGCGAATAAATATATTCTAAATGGAATTGTATTTGATATTGCGAATTTTACACATCCAACACAGTCAGTACCACCATCCATGTACAGTTATAAGGTCGGAATGGATTACGTATTTAGAAATATAATTCATCCGTTCAAAAAAGAATACGGTATTTCTACACCGGCAATCATGATTGATGGAAGGCATCATATATCAGATATACAACATTTATTCGAACTCAATGAATACGCACTAAGTCGAAGTATGCATTTATGGGAAAAGACAGGTGTATTTTATTCTCGTCCCAAACTACATTTATTAGTTGATCGACTTTTGGATTCTTGATTCTCGAAATAGTGTATATCATCTGGGAATATATATACTATATGAGTATATATATACGATGTCCGAACCTCAGGAAAATTCTAACGAACAGAACCAGATGTCCGGTGGCGCCAAGCGCAAGATCCGTCTTGGGGGCGAGCACATGAACTTACAGCCTTCCGCGCCGATTAGTGGCCAGAAGGTGCGTAAGGTTAAGCCTTTTGTTTTTAAAAACCAAAAAAAGTATTTAGCGCGTTTACATTCGTCTCCGTGCCGTTCAAAAACCCAGAAGAAATGCAACAGTCGTAAATTGAGACAAAGCTGCAAGTATGCTCGTGGCACGAAACGTTCATTCTGCCGCAGGCGAACCAATAAGAACTACCGGTCGTAAAACGGTTTACATTTTATTATGAGTATTGTTATTCAAATACTAATAATATTACAGTATATCATAGGATACAATGTCGCAATACATGAATTCAAACCCGTTGAATCAACACAACGCTCCTCTTGCAGTTTCGAGTAAAGATATACAAGGTCAAAATACCGGAACTGGTAATATGTATCAAGGACAAGGTGGTCGTGCGTTTGTGCAAGGCGGCGGTGGCGCGAGTCAGTTTTATTCCGCTGATATTGCTGGTCCTCAAAATGCATACGCACGCGGATCGTATCATCCGGTGTCAATTGGATCTAACGCAGGGGTCACTCGCGGTGGTCGTCGCCGTCGCAGCACTGGAAGTAAGCGAAAGCATCGTCGCAGCAGTAAAAAATGCAACTGTGACATTATTACCGGAGTTGGCGGTCGTCGTAGACATCGTAGTCATAGTCGTAGCAGAACATGTCATATCAAGAACTGCAAATGTATTTGTCATTCGCGATCACGATCTCGTTCGCGTTCTCGTAGAGTGAAACAACACGGCGGGAATGCTGGATATGCTATTGCAGGCCCAGATACGGGAATTAATAAGTTTTCATCTGCGTTAGCAAACCCGGCGCCTCACTCTGCATACAATAGCTGCCATCCAGTGGCTTAATAGTTATTCGTATTCGTATTCGTATCATTCGTCGAGTCGAATCAAGCATTTCCCATTCGTTTTGGGAATGGTTGATTTCATTTTATTTTTAGCGCTTACCTCTGTCGTTACCGAGAGATTTCCGGTTTCTTCGTCGATTTCGATAATATCTGCGTCGGCCAATTCAGCCTCTCGAACAGACGCCTTGTTAGGTGGAGTGTATTTTACGGTCCATTTGTTTTGATAATATCCTTCTGTATCTGTCATAATAATACGGTATCGTTGTTTGATATAATAGGTTTGACGCTTCAGCCACTGACTGCGAAATACATCCTGTGGATCAATAATATCGATCACGAGTGGGGCGGCATGTTTTACACGCAAGATACGGCCCACTGACTGACAGACATCCGTTTTAGGCGACGCCATAATCAGGGTTGTCAGTGTTTTAATGTCCAAACCTTCCGATGCCATCGCATACGTTGCAATAATAACTTTCTTGCTCTCGCTTAGTTTTAGCGCAGCTTCTTTCATTCCACCGACATAATATCCCACTGTGGCAATTTTACGGTGTTCAATTGCATCATGGAAGTATTCAAGTAGTGATCGATTGTGTGCAAGTATCATCACCTGCTGATCCGGGTTTGTCGCGAGTTCATTCTGGAGAACATCCAATATGAATTCACTTCGCCGGTTATAATTACACACTTTAGATATCATCGTACTAAATTTGGGGTTACCGCGATAGTCATACTCCGTTTCGTTGAATTCCGCGTCATCTACTTTGTATTGAATCCCTTTTACAATGACAGCATGACTCGTCGTATCGTTCTTCTCTTTATGCACAACATCTCCCAAGAAATGCTTGAATACCTTCGTCAATCCATCTTTCCGTACCATGGTTCCTGAGAGACCAAGTGTGTATTTGGTAACAACCTTCATCATACATCGACAGAATACTTCAGCGGACATGTGATGGCATTCGTCATATACGGAGAGACCAAATGAATCAAACAAATCTCTCGGATACTCCTTCATGGAAAGAGATTGGAGCATTCCGATCACAATATCTTTATCGTCAATGTCCAGGATTTGTCCTTGAATCATTCCAACACGCGCTGCGGGCAGAAACTGTTGTATTCTCTCGATCCACTGATTCAAAAGGAAACTTTTATGAACAATGACGAGTGTTTTCATTCGAAGCCTGGATATAATATTAAGCGCCATGACAGTTTTTCCCTTCCCGGGATCGACATCAAGAAGCCCACCTCCACCCATACCAGCATTTTCTGGTTTCGTTACTTGCTGTATGTATTTCTCAACGATCACATTCTGATATTCACGCATTTCACCGGCGAACACGAGAGAATCGGAAACAGGAACACCTGGCGGAATTCGCGATTCTTCTGGAATGCCGTAGATTTTGGTTCCATAAAACCTTGGAATGAATATTTTTGTAGGACTTTCGCGGTAAATCGGGAATTTAGGGGGTTGAACTGGAGCTTTAGGGACATAGGCTCCAACCGTCAGTTCATCTCTCAGTATCTTTAGATCCTCGGCGTCCATACACTCTTTGAGAAGAGTATATCCACGCGGTCCATAATAGGAGGATGCTGCATCAGAAGCGGTGGTTTGTGCTGACATTGTATAGATTAAAAATAAACACTCCGAGAGATTTCAATTCTACTGGAGGTTAGTTTTAGAATAATATATAATATAATAATAATAACATTCTATTTGATTATATATAGGCTATATTCATTCAATGGATACATTCAATACATTAATGCGTCAAGAAAAACAACATGAAATGGTTATTTTTGTGCTTTTGATATTATATATTGTCTTTACACCCGACGTTCCTCATGCGTTAGCTGAGTATGCCGAAAGTACAATGGGTCAGTTAGTTATTGTTATCCTCGCAATTACTCTTTTCTTGAGCACAAACCCAGTTGTTGGTATTTTAGGATTTTTAGCCGCGTATGAATTTATTCGCAGGGCAAGTCGTGTAACTGGCGTTTATGGAATTGAGACATTTTCGCCAACTGAACAGAAGAAGCAGGAAATCATGAAGGCGATGAATCCTCCACCCGAGAAGACATTGGAAGAGGAACTTGTTGATAATCTTGTACCGATTTCACCGAATGATGAGGTCGGCCTGTCTGATGGTGGATCGTTTCAGCCTGTTCTTGGACCACTTTATGGTGCAGTTGAACCCGATTATCAAGGCGTGATTTAAATTATTACGTATTGTATCACAAATGTTGTATTGTTTGTGATACATTATTCCATTCCGTCCATCGGATTAACCGGCGCCAATGATTCCACCACCACCGCCACGCTGACCTACAACAACACCAGATGCGCTTACTCGATTACCGATTCGGTTGAATATGAAACGGAACAAATAAAAGAGAATTGCTGCAATTACAAGACCAAATAATGTTCCAATGAGTGTACGAAATATGTCGTGCTGCAATAGAGCTTCCCAACTTAACCCGAACTTACTCATATCTAACTCCGCCATACTACCTAATTCACCATTATTTGCGGCTTGTTGGTATAATACTGTTCCGTCTTCGCCGGTTGGATTGCATTTAATATAGATATCTCCGTTACCTTTGGCATTGTTTGCACCCCGTTTGTTGTAATAAAACATATTCTTTGGCATTTTATTTTCACCGATAGGTTCTGTTCTCTTGATTGCAGTATCACGACTTACGTCATTCAAGCTAGCCAACGAATCCCGAAATACAAGAATTGCGTCTTTCTTGTGATACACAATGTAATTGTAGACACCGGTATATTGTGGTAATAAATGACGACCGACATATGTAAAGAACCCCTCTTTTGGAATAAGGTTTCCTAAATTGAAATTATTCACGTCAGACACATACTTTCCACCGCTTCTTGTTCTGCTTGGTAAATTCTGAAAAATCGTGTTCATAATTTCTGAGCTTTGCTTTCCTGATCCATTACCGATATTGATTGGAATTGAAACAATTAAATTCCGGCCATCTGCGCTTGAGTGATACGCAAGTAATTCTGCATCAGCTAACGCGCCATCGTAACGATGTAATGATGGTTGGTAAATATGAATATGCTCAACTTTATAGTCGACACCATTGTATTTTGCAGGATATAAACCGCCACTTCCACTGTCATACGGTATACTTAAATATGTATCTTTGTGAAATACATTACATGTGCTCGTGTTATATTGGTATGAAAAGTTACAAGTGGACGAGCATGATCTGTCTTCTTTTCGCATAATATCAGATGTAAGATCTACTGGCGCATCACGATTTGATTTTTGTTTGTTCGACATTTTTGTTTTATACCTTTACGCGTCTTTGTATTTCTATATATAATATTATATATAATTTATGTATATGGAAATCGTATGAAACTAACACGAAATAAGATACGAAAGATACGAAAACAGGTACATCAAAGTGTGAGAAAATGGAAAAAGGCGCGAAATTCAATCCGGAGAAAAGTACTGACATTTAGACAAACTCCACTTGATCTAGTTCCAAAACGGAAAAATGTATTCAATAAGACATTAAAACAGTATATACCTCTACCGGTTTTGTGTTATCTGAAGCAAAAGTATATTGAAATGAGACGACTGCGACGAAAACACCGAAAAGAGCAACAAATGATGGGTGGTAAAGGAGTGAAATTAGACCCAAAAACGAGTACAAAATCGAAAGCAATTGCAATCTCTGCTGTAGCAACCGCAAAGGCAAACCGTGATTCTAAAAAGAATGACCCAAAGAATAAGGATGAAGAAGATCAGGCAAATCCTGATGCTGAAGGAGAAGATGTCAATGCAGCTGGTGCCGAAGGCGAAGAAGGCAAGACGGATGCTGGTGCCGAAGGTGCTGAAGGTGCTGAAGGTGCTGAAGGAAAGAAAGAAGAAGGTGCAGCAGATGGAGATAAGAAAAAGGGAAGTTTTAGTTTAGGACCAGAAATTCCAGGTGATGTTTCTATTAATAGCGAAACACATGAATATAAAGATACGAAACGATTACTCGACTTTTTAGTAAAGAAGGGTCTTCCTTATTATATTCAAATTGAACTCAAATCGGGCACTACATTAGAATTGAAAAATACGGATATTTTTGATCTACGTCGAATATTAATTGGTAAATTTGTAAAAACCCCAACAAAAACGGACGTGCATTTGAAAACTGGTGGCGAGTATGTTGGAATTGCAGAGGGCGATACAATAACAAACGAATACCCCAACGATGTATTTATTTTTACAAAGGATAAAGTATCCATCGACACGTCTTCGGATGAAAACAAAGTAGTTGTTGTTACTGATGGTAAAGATGATTCTAGTAAAAAAACACTTCCTCCTTTGCCAGATTCCAAGCGATTATATAAATTATCAGGAGATTCACCGTCATCCATTGATGATACTGATGATATCACAACGGCAGATGTGACTGCCATAGATGAATTCAGACTGCAAGTTGCGCCATTATCTCAGGATGAGATGAAAGCTGCTCTTGCAGCAGCGCCAAGCGAAGACGGTAAGAAAAAGAAGAAAAAGGTTGTTTCGGATGATACACCTACGTATGTTGTAAACTTGAATGAAAAGTGTAAAATAACATCGATTCAAACACTGCGTAAATCTCTCGAAGTTGTTCGTGGAGATCTAGAAGATGAAGACAATGTTAGTAAAACAGATGCTATGGGAGTATTCAAGATGCTTACCGCTTTATTACAAAATCCCGAATTTGCGAAAAATGATGGTTTTGATGATTTCAAAGAACAAGTATACGGGTTCACATACAAAATTCCTGGAACTGAGAGAAAATATGGATTCATACAATTAATGTCGTTCTTTGAACAAAAAAAAGACGATATGCCACCTGCACTTACAAAAGAGTTCTTCAAAGTACTCACACTACTTGGTCATGGACCCGCTGGTGAAAATGGCGCATGCTTAGCATTTGAACGTCCACAAGCATTGGAAGTAATTGAATATATCAAGACACTTGAAAATGGCGATATCGTTACAACGAAAAAACTAGGAAGTAAAATGAACATTGAAGGTCTTGGTAGTGAGCTAGATAAATTAAATGGACCAAATGAGCCAAAGGAAGAAGATGAGAAGAAAGAAGAAGGAGAAGAAGGCGCTAAGGAAGGTGAAGAAGAAGCAGCAGGCGAAGAAGGTGCGAAGGAAGGTGAAGAAGGCGAAGAAGGTGCGAAGGAAGGTGAAGAAGAAGCAGCAGGTGAAGAAGCGACAGAAGAAGGTGAAGCCGAAGAAAAAGAAGAAGCAGCCGAAGAAGTGAAAGAAGATGAAGGAGCGTCAAAACCAGATGATAATTCACTTTCAACACCATCAGCCGCTAGTCAAAAACAAAAAGAAGCAACCGCTGTTGCAATCGCAGCAATATCTACAGCACAAGCTGCAGCACAAGCTAATATGAATAACCAATCAACCGATACTATTTTATTAAAAGATATACCAAAGGAACCAATTCCGCCATCCGAAGAGGTAAAAGCAATAAATGAACTGTATAAAAATGATAAAACAAAACGAAAGTCTAAAATAGACAAAATATTACGTCTTAAAAAAAACTTCAACGAAAAGTTGAATAAGTTAGTTACCCTACTACGCGACATATTTAAGAAATCACTTGATTCGATTGCGAATTCCACTAATAAAAAGAATATGTATGTTGGTACATTGGAATATAAAGATACAATTACTAAACTAGAAAGGTTAGTTGAAGAGATTAAAGACGATCCTGACTACAAAATTATTAAAAATTATCCGGGGGAAATAACCGACGAACTCAAAGTATCAAAACTATGGAAAGATGATAACGAGAAAAAACTTTTGGCAAAAATAGATAAGTTATTTTATATATATTCGAATGTATGGAAATTATCCAACAGTGCATATGACTATTTCAAAAAATATAAAGACATGAAAGATAGTATGATGGCCATAAATGATTCTGCTCTAGAAATCGGGGCTAGATTCAGAAAAGAATTAACCAATATGGAGAAATACATATCAGATCTGAATAAAGATGCGAGTGATACCGCTATATTAGAGCAACAACTAATGACTGCAAATTGAGCTTATTATTTATACGTTATGCATACTATCGACTAGTTTTCGGTATAAATAATATAATAAAATTAAAAAGGTAAATATCGAAGTGATGCACTATCATAAGCGGTAACCCGAAACGCATCATTATATCCTTCTACATACACCATGTCACCGGTACTTACATTATTGCAACCATATTCGTTCGTGCCACTCTTGCCATTCACGATCACAGGTAACTTAATCGCATTGTTTTTATCGCTTAATGTATAAAACTGCCATTTGTCTCGACTCGTAAATAATGGACGACCAATTAATGGAAGTATCATTTCTTGTCCGCCACTGCGGGTAAGAATACCTACTTGACGGTAGGTTGTATCTACAGATTGAGTTGGAATGTTGATTCGCACACCTCCGGCGCCTCCTCCACCGCCACCGCCACCGTATCCATTGTGTCCGCCATAATGGATGGTATCTACACCACCGCGTATATCATAAACTGGGCGAGTCGCACCCACAGAATTATCTCGCAAGGGAGGGACATACGCGTTCAATAGCACATCTTGGCTCGATGCTGGACCACCAATACCGAAATCCAATGAATTCGCCAATGGGTCCGTTGATTCTAATAATACTGGACCACCGTGGCTATGTCCATGTGGCCCATGGTGAGGACCGTGCCCGTGCCCGTACCCGTGACCATGTCCACCACCGAAAAATTGAGAATGTGCATAAATGCCGATTCCAATAACGACAATCGCAATAATGACAAGTGTTACATTTTCAAAACAAAATACACCAGGAGGACATCTTTTTACCATTTATACGTTAATAATGCTAAACGCGCTGGGTTAGTATTATTATATGTCGTTATTAATTTTTCTTACTTACGGTATTATTTTTTAAGGTTCTTTGCTCCTTCCTTGCTTCCACCTGGAGTGGCAAATCCCTTCAACATATCGGTAATTCCGGCAATACCACCATTTCCGGTGATCTGCTCCATAAATCCTTCAGCCGATTTCAATAAAGGTCCCATCTCCTTCATATTTTGCATCAATAGTTTCTGTTGGTTCATTAAAGACTTCGTCTGATCGGTCAAACCGCGCACTCCATCTTCACCAATAATATTTTCAATATTATCGTATGCTTGTTCTAATGTGCTCGCATAGTCGATACGGTTTGCAGTGCCATCATTGTCACTTCCCTTCTTTCCGTCATAATTGGCAGGGGATAATTTGGTCATTCCTTGTTTGCTACTGTTTCTTGACTTTGCTCCTTCTTTTTGTTTATTTTCCTTCTTATCTTTGTTCTTTTCTTTTTCATCTTCATTATTCTCTTCTAGTTTATCTTCAACCTTTTCCTTTATTTTGTCAATAGTATCCTTTTTATCCTCCTTCTTATCGTCCTTCTTTTTATCCTTATCCTCTTTATTTTCCGCACCCTCTTTCATTTTCAACCCTTCAGTGACTCCAGGCGCGCCTATCATTTCAAATACAAAAACACTAACAAACGCAGTTAGAAGGACAATAATCATGTTTTTACTAAAGTAAGATGTGATCAACCCAATTAACGCCATAAGTACAATTGCATTGATATTTTGGTTCGCAAGATAACGCAATATACTTAACAATACAAGAATCAAACTGCCGTATAATACGATTTTATTTTGAAAAAATGGCGACGACACCAAACGATTCATATTTGGCAACATTATAAATACTTTTTAATAATATATATTTTGAGAATATTATAAAATTGAACATATAGTGTTATTTGTATACATATCATATGGCATATGTCACTTTATGAATTAGGTTTGTGTCAAAAATTTAATAGGGAAATACACGGTTTCAATGAGAATACAAGCTCCCCGGAGATAAAGGAGCATTTCGTTTGTCTATATACATTCCCCTACAAAGATACGTTAAAAGATTATATCGCATTCGCAAAATGTTATGGTGCCACGGTTGAAATTGTAGAACCGATCTGGTTAGAACCGGGGAATGAAATGGTTGCAATATACAAAACATTTTGGTTGCGTATCTTTCAGCGAATGTATCGGAAATGGATATCAAATCGACGATATGCACGTTCAAACAAGTTACTCATGTATTTACTAAAGAGAGAATACACTAAAATACAAGAATAGCGCGTTGATTATTATTTCCGTCTTCATCTTCATACTCTTCCTCTTCTTCGTCTCCTGCTTCTTCGTCTTCTGCTTCATCGTCTTCATATTCACTATCTTCCTCTTCATCTGCTTCGTCTTCCTTGTCTTCATCCTGTTCGTCTTCTTCGTCTTCTTCGTGTTCGTCTTCTTCTTCGTCTTCGTCTTCTTCGTCGTCTTCTTCTTCGTCTTCTTCTTCGTCTTCTTCGTCTTCTTCTTCGTCTTCTTCGTCGTCTTCTTCTTCGTCTTCTTCTGTATCATCTTCGGTGTCTTCGTCGGGTTCTTCTTCACCTTGATCCACTTCTTCGTAATTATCGTCATCCTCGACGTCGTCGTCTTCGTCTGCTTCACTATCCATCAATATATTATTGTCGTGATCATCCATAAAGGTTATCTCATTTATTTTATTAACAGTAACGCCAATGACAGTGTCAACATTCATTAATTTTTCGTAACTCTCTTTCATTTTCTTAAGTAAAGAACCAATACGCTTCTTATCTTTTACCAATTCTGTCATCATCTGGTCCGACACGCCATTCTTTTTCTTTTGAATACGCTGTTTCGAGAGATTTTCACGTATCAACGTATTCAAGTGACGATAAATTTCATCTAAAGAATCTAACTGTGCTCGATGCTCTTCTAACATTTGATCAAACAATTCTTTTGCCTTCATGTATACGGATACAAGATGCTTATTGTACTTCATATTATGTCGCAATGTAAGCATCTTCTCAATAATTTTATGGTTTGTATGTTTTTCACTTCCACGAAAATTCTTAATGGCAGTATCGCGCATAGCTAAAAATTTCGAGTCTCCATACATTTTTTCTTCGTCATCTTGTATTTTCATTTTTGATAAATAATAACACTATATTACTGTTATTATAAGATTAGAATAAAATAGACGTAACGCGTATATTCATATGTAATGATTTATTTATCGAGCTTATTCCACCAGCTACACGGTTTATGCCAAAATTCCGTATAATAAATGTCACCCTCGCAAAAAAAGGCAGCACTGTAACTGTATGAGCTCGCAGAAGTAACTAGGATATCTGCCATTGTCATTCCAAGATAGCTGTCTTCATTCGAATCGTTTATATGCATCATAATATCAGGTCCAAGAATTTCGTGTCCACTAATATTTGCAAACTTCTCTTCGTTACCCTGTGAGTAAATATGAAACTGAATACGATTATTACTATCCTGCTTCATGTATTTCTCTCGAATCGTCAATAATGATTTGATATAATACTCATTCGTATACTCCTCTCCACCATTCGGGCGTGTATCATCACAATTTGGACGACGAATATGCGCTGCTAAGTGATGCGTGTACGTCTTATCCCCATCAGGAATGCGGTAAATACGTGGTCGATCACGCGCACGGTCCTTGTTTTTCCAGTAAAGCTCTTTGATTCGCGCCATACTCTTACTCTTCATGCATTTATCGATATTTCTCTCGACGTAGTTAAATATATCGTAGAAATCTGGTGTCATAATATGACCAATCGATTTATCGGCGATTGCCTCAGAATAATTCAAATAATACGGCTTCATATTCATTAAATCTTCCAATTTTTGGATGTAGTTAGGATCATCCGTATAATTATGTGCCATCTTCTCAGGAGATCGGTAGACAAATGTCGACTCCTCGCATTCTTCCGCGTAAATACATGTCCATACGAATCGTTGGAACTGTGCACCAAGACCATCATCAAATGGAATCGTTGAATAATAACGCTTCTTCATGACTGTTACAGGCGGAGGAATTACCGCAGTAGTAGTTTCAGGTGGTGCGACGAACTGACTCTCATCATTGAGTTCATATGCGTTCTTATGGGTCTGGTCATTTCTCTCAGACGTAAGGCGACCAATATGACGGTTCGTAATATGATTGTAAAAACCAGACAAGAAACCCATTTGCATCCAGCGGTTCGCATAATCCATCTCGAAGAATTGATTCGGAGTATCATAATTTCCAATCGTGAGAATTGCAGCCACATCAATCAATGATGGACGGAAACTATAATGGGGCCAATAATGACAGTTTCCATAATCAAAACCGCCGCCAACTTTATATTGATGAAGCGCGACTTCGTGCGCCATTCTTCGAAGAATCTTGTGCCCTTGAATATTATAATCACGAATGGTTTCAGCGTAATTCCGGTTATAGAGAATTTGCCGAACATTATAACCTGAATTTCGAGAATCTACCATCATTTGCATCGGCTTATACACATAACTTCCTGGAGTATGAAACAAGAAATCATCTTCCATGTGAATCCAGTATTCCGGCTGGAGCTCATTAAGTTTATTCCAAATAATTTTCATACTAGGACGATGACCCTTTTCTGCAGGGGTTTTCATATAATAGTCGATCCATGGATACGCCTGTTGCATCTTATCGCGGTCTTCTTCACTGGAATTATCATCAACGCAGAACCAGTAATCGATGATATTAATATCCGTCCACATGTTTAAGATAGAGTTTACGGTTTGTTGGAAAAGATCAAAACGCTTGCATGTAGTAAATGTAAGAATGACTCGAGGGGTCTGGCGTCGATCGCGATTTACAACCACAAGTGATGGATCTTGTACTGGCATATTCTTATCTAAATATGGAAGTTTTTCAATACATCTCGAGAGATGAAACTCCGATTTTGTATCGTCACCGCTTACTTTTAATAACTTGCACGGCGCTACTAACGAATCCCTTACTCTTGCAAAAAGACGATTCCATGTTTCAAAATCTTCGTTACCATAACTATCATTTTTTGCAGCAACGATCGCGAGGTAATGATCCACTGTGTAAAACAACCGCAATACTTCGGCCTGCGAATCTTCTTCGAAAAAATGTCGATAGAACATCAAATTACTATAGGTTGACGTCAAAAAGTGATATGCCATGATATTATGACGAAGAATCGTTTTACAGCATTCATAACCACTACGTTTATCCGAGATATAAAAGGCAGAAATAGAGTTGTTATACTCGATCACGTCATGATACTTTTCAGTAGTCAAGAAGAGTTTGTTTTGCGGGAACTTGTTATAATTCTGGTATTTGTGGTAAAGCGCATTTACCATAACATGATTTCCGTCTGCGCGTAGAATTTCCATTACAGATGCAACACCTTCAATTCGCTCTTCGTCATATTCCATCGTTTTACAATAATATTTCAATGAATTATACTTATCGCCCTTTTTATTGTATAAATCTCCTAAGCAAAGTGCGCTGTAATATTTTTCTTGTGCCCAATTATTCTGCGTTAGAACCCGCAAATACCATTCAATCGCCTTATCAATATACGCAGGTCCTGCGTCCATCCAACTTTGCGCACAATAAAACGAATATCTCTCTGCGAGTGCGCGGTCTCCGCCCTGCCCATTCGAGCCAGCGCCCATTTCTTCGTGAAACCCACGTTCCAACACTGCAGCATCATTGATATACTTATTCGGGTCTTTATTACGACTACCGCTTCTCCCAGACTCGACATAGTAGTCACCTTGAATTGAAGTGGAGCTCTCTTCTTTATCAACGCATGCGATATATTCATGAAGAACACCTACAAAACGCCATCTTTTCCTATTATTGACGATCAGTGTTCGCAAATAGACGAATGATTGCCCCAATTTCAACTGATACGCATCATGTGTGAGATCCTTTGGCATACGAAAGTCGCCGTGAATACTATCATCTGCATCGAATATGAAGAGATAATCCGTTTTGTTATAAGCCATCTGAAGTGCAAGTGTACGATTGAAACCGAAATCACGCCAAGTCACTTGTTCAATATGACCAGGAATACCTCTTTCTTTGAAAAATGAGCGAATTAGTTCCATTGTATTATCGGTTGAGCCCGTGTCCGAAATGAAATATGCATCAAAATCCACATAAGAACACAAATTTTCGAGTGTCTTTACGATAATATGGGATTCATTCTTAACAATCATATTCAGGCAAATCGTATAAGATTTAGAATGTTTACGAGGGATTATTAATTCGTGAGAGGATTCAGCGCCCTCATTCGTTATTTCGGTGATGAACATTCTGAAGTATGGATATTATATATCGTTGTTTTTAGGTCTCTTTTTATTTTACCATGATATAGTAGCATTCTATTCCATTCCATTCCATTACATTCCATTCCATTACATTCCATTATGTCTTTTACACGATTTCGCGACGACCCTGATCGCATCAAAAAGCAACTTCAGCAATCTACCGATGTTGGACGATACACGTTGAATGTACCAGGTCCAGGTGATAAACCACTTTATATGGAAGATCCATATATTCGTGCCCAAATGTGGGCAGGTAATATAATGTCAAATTCAGTTGATATTGAGGCAGAGTTATTCGGGTTATCTCGTAGGTTGAACCGCGATTCTGCTGAAAATTATCATCACGACGAACGAGCATCGATTGCTACTCGTACGAATGAGATTATACAGTGCCCGATACGTGGCGGTAGTGCAGTAGAACAGTCTCGCGCAACTCATCCGGCGTGGATGTTACGTGATGTTGAGCAAGATAACTGGAAAATGCTTCACTTTGACCCGCAAGAAAACGTCTTATTGCCTTTTTCGAATAATCTGAATACACGTATCATCGAAAAAGATCGTTTTGTTCCACAGTCAAATATTCCCGGATTATCTGATGATACATATTTTACAGTTCATCCATCCAATATGAATCCAGAAGCGCAAGAGAGATCATCGCAACTAGAAGGCATGGTGGGTGGGCGCCGAATCAATGAGCGCGGTTTAGGCGATGGTTTTCCGCCGATGAATGGAATACAAGATGTAGGAGATATTCGACAATTTAGCGGAACAAACACATTGTTTTCATAATTCAAGTGGTATAAATATTATATGTATTGGAATAATATATATAATACGGTAATAGACCGGCGTTAATATAATACCATAATATAAGTGTACCATAACATTCAAAAATAATGGCAGAAGTTGCATTAATATTAGGAATTCTTGGATCCGCATATATTGCATCAAACCGTAATGACCAAGAAATGAAAGAAGGATACCGAAACACAAGTGTTGACAAGTCTAGATTCCTCCCGAATACAAATATTCCGACCACGAATTATCCTGTCGTTCAACCAACCACGGGATCAAATGTAAACGAATACAAGAATGCGAATGCAGCAACCGATCGTTATTATGCTCGTGGCGTTGATTTCGAGAAAATGTCGAGTGGCGTTGCTGGTGGTGTTGGTGGTGTAGGCATTTTACGCGGTATCCCTGAAAGAGGTCGCGATAACTCAAAAGACAAATTTGACTTTATGTCAAACGCTTCAACTGCCGGTTCAACATCATTACCAAATTTAGATACACAATTCGGCGATACTTATAATAAAGATGGTTTTACTTCGCTCACCGGAGCCAAAATAGATCCAACATCATTTACGCATAACAATATGGAACCTTACTATGGTGCAAAGGTGAGAGGAATCTCAGCCGGTGCAAATATGCATGAAAACGTTCTTGATAATAAGGTAGGCAGTGGTTCGCAGTTTTTTTCAAAGACGGAACAAGCGCCATTGTTTCGCCCGCAGGAAAATATGCACTTTCCAAACGGTATGCAAAATCAAAATGACTTTTATCAGTCACGCGTTATACCCAGCACGAAGATCTCGAATGTGAAACCATGGGAAGAAGTGCGTGTCGGGCCTGGCCTGGATAAAGGGTATGAGTCAAAGGGATCTTTCGGTTACAACTCCGGTATGGAAGCCAGAGATAAATGGATGGACCGTGGTGTGGATGAATTGCGTGTGAAGACGAACCCCAAGTTGTCGTATTCTCTCGACGGTCATCAAGGACCCGCCGCACATTATATTCAAACCGCCCCTACTGTTGAAAGTTTAGGTCGTATGGAGAAGCATCTACCCGATACATTCTTCATTAATACGCCTGACAGATGGTTCACCACTACAGGTCTGGAGAAGGGCGAGACTCAGCGTGCGATTGAAATGGATCGTGAAAGTAACCGCCAAACCACTACGACTGAATATTTTGGAACAACTGCACCCGCTGATGGTGGAAGTGCGATATATGCACCGAAGAACTTCGAAGATACACGTCGTCAGACATACGATCCTACACCCATTATTAATCCTAGTGCTACAGAAAAAAATACGGCAACCGAGTCGGATTACGGTAGGATGTCATACAAATTAACCCATAATAATCGAACAACCGTGCGTCCGAATGAAATGGGTGGAATTCACGGTGCACTTAAAGCGGTTGTTGCTCCATTGTTGGATGTGCTGAAACCGTCTCGTAAAGAAAATGTTGTCGGAAATGCGCGATTGTATGAGAACGCACGTATGCCTGTTCCTGCAGCAGTGACCGCTACATTCAATCCAGCTGACCGTGCACCTACTACAATTAAGGAGACAACCGTTGGACTTGTTGGATTTGACCATCTAAACGTTGAAAGGCAAGCGGCGGCGGGTTATCTCATCTCTCAGAATACGCCGGTGGATACAGAACGCACAACCACCAGCACTGATTATTTAGGAATTGCCGGTGGTGCTGCTGTACGTATGGGAAATCAATTGTATAACGCTGCATACAACCAGCGTAACAATGTTAATAAAACATACAAAAACGTCACCAATCACGGATCAATGTCACTGTTCAATTCAGATACGAATATTCAGATTGATCGTTTAGATGCTGATCGTCTTAATAATCGCGAAATGGTGATGACAAATGCGCCATCATCTATTCCTAGTATTGATATTCATGGTAAGATGACAATGCCGCAAAGTTACGATGAAACGAAGCTGAACGAGAGAATTCAACCGGATATTTTGAACGCATTTAGACAAAATCCATATACACATAGTCTTCAGACATATTAAGATTATAAATACATAAGATTTGAAGACATAATAAAATAACTTGATAACTAGTAAGGTATTATAATTATTTTATTATGTATAATAAAGCAAACGTTATTTTTATAACACTATAAATTAGTAATAAGAAATCATCAATGCAAACATCAGAAATTGTTAATGACAAATATACAACTTTATTTGTATTATTTCTGGTAATATTAACGAGCACATGGATATCGCGGACATATCGTAATGGCGGTTTTAGTCAATGGATCGCGCCGTCTGAAGGTTATGGATCTGGTGAGATTGAAGGATTTTTTGGAAACCAAAATAACAACCGAGGCGGATGGGGGCAATCTCAAGGTGGATGGGGTCAGCCTCAAGGTGGATGGGGTGGCGGTAATCGAAATATCTGGGGGCAGCCTCAAGTTAGATGGGGTGGACAAACATTCAACCAGATTCCAGGTGCTAGACCAACAGTCCCTCCTCCTCCTCCTCCTGCGAATGCAGCTAGACCAGCAGCCCCTCCTGCGAATGCTGCTAAACCAGCAGTCCCTCCTCCTCCTGCGAATGCAGCTAGACCACCGGTTACACCACCAGGAGCTAGACCACCGGTTACACCACCAGGAGCTAGACCACCGGTTACACCACCAGGAGCTAGACCCGCAGCGCCAGCTGCTAGAACAGTGGCTACACCACAAGGAGCTAGACCACCGGTTACACCACCAGGAGCTAGACCCGCAGCGCCAGCTGCTAGAACAGTGGCTACACCACCAGGAGTTAGACCCGCAGCGCCAGCTGCTAGACCACCGGTTACACCACCAGGAGCTAGACCCGCAGCGCCAGCTGCTAGAACAGTGGTTACACCACCAGGAGCTAGACCACCAGTTACACCACCAGGAGCTAGACCACCGGTTACACCACCAGGAGCTAGACCACCGGTTACACCACCAGGAGCTAGACCACCGGTTACACCACCAGGAGCTAGACCACCAGTTACACCACCAGGAGCTAGACCACCGGTTACACCACCAGGAGCTAGACCACCGGTTACACCACCAGGAGCTAGACCACCAGTTACACCACCAGCAGCTAGGCCTGCAGCACAAGCTGCAGCTAGAACAGTGGCTACACCACAAGGAGCTAGACCCGCAGCGCCAGCTGCTAGAACTGGAATTCCAGGAGGAAGACCAACAGCTGGTGGTGCTGGCGGCGCTGGTATAAGACCACCTGTTACAGGTGCAGCTGCCCAACCAACAGCAGCTCAACTACAAGCATTAGGACAAGTTCAGGGAATACCGACACAAGGTCAAACACAGGCCCAGGCTGCCCAAGCGCAAGCTTTAGGTCAAGTACAAGCGGCACAAGCGGCACAAGCGGCAACCGGATCTGCAGGACCAATCGGATCTCCTCCACCAGTTCCAGCAGTCAATCCGAACTTAGGAAGTACTGCTAAAACAATTCCGGTTTCTCAAGAACCTCCAGTGAATTATATCACCACCACAAATAACTTCTTTATGGATGATAAGGCAGATCTTTCAATATTGACCGGTGGCTCAAAAGAAAAAAATCAGTTGACGGGAAGTTCTACTGTTATGCCATATGAGTCAGCAATTAGTGTATAAGATATTCATGAATTATATACATTATTACAATTATAACCAATTATAATAATGACCACATGTTAAGCGATTTATTTTATCATGTATAATATAAGTAATCGTGTTATTTTCATAACAATAGATAACCGCTAATATTCCATGGATCTATCAGAAATTTATAAATGTAAGCATACAATATTATTCATATTGTTTTTAGTGATATTAGTGAGTATATGGGTTTCGCGGACATATCGTGATGGTAGATTTAGTCAATGGGTAGCCCCATCTGCAAGTTATGGAACAGGAATTATTGAAGGTATGAGTGATGCTACTTCTAAAAAATGCGACAGAACAGATAAAACTTACTGTATTTTTAAAGACTATAACATTAATGAGTCTGTAACCCGAATTGCAGATAATACTTCAAATATGACAGGTTACCGTGGAAGAACTTCTGGCTATTTTGCTTTAAATATAACTGGAAATACTAGTGGTACTGTTTGGGGGACAGATATATACACGGACGACTCTAGTATAGGAAGAGCTGCTGTTCACGCTGGAGTTATCAAAAATGGAGAAACCAAAACAGTAGTAATTCAGATGGTGGGAGGACAAACGTCTTATAAAGGAACAACACGAAATTCTGTTAGTACTAATCGATACGGTAATTGGCCAGGATCTTACAAATTTGTCTCGTTAAGTGGAACATGTCGTGCACCAACAAATCGTCAAGACTCATATGGCGGATTATTCGGTTATAATGAAAATCAATTTGTCGGATGGTTAGATCATTTATACGATAGAAACGCCGGTAGTGATCCAAATCGTTCAGAAAGAGTGAATGTAGCTGACTATGTAAACAGATGTAAAGATGTGGCCGGTTATTCTTATTTGAAAAATACGAAAGCACATAAAGCAGCACAAGCCGCGATAAATGCCGCGGCAGCAGCGGAAGCAAAAAGAAAGTCTGATGCAGCAGCCGCAAAAGCCAAAGCAGATGCAGAAGCGAAAGCAAAAGCGGCTGCAGAAGCAAAAGCAAAAGCGGAAAGAGAAGAAAAAGCTAGAATCGAAGCAAAAGCAAGAGCGGATGCTCTTGCAGCAGCGAAAGCAAAAGCGGATGCTGATGCGAAGGCTGCTGCAGATGCAAAAGCAAAAGCAGAGGCAAAAGCAAAAGCAGATGCAGCTGCTGCTGCCAAGGCCAAAGCAGAAGCGGCTGCAAAAGCCGCGGCAGAAGCCAAAGCAAAAGCAGAAGCCAAAGCAAAAGCTGACGATCTTGCTGCTATTCAGAAAGCAGCAGCCGCCGCAAAAACGATTAAAGAAAAAGAAGCTGCTGCAGCCAAAGTGAAGGCAGCTCAAGCAGCAAAAACGGCAGCCGATGCAAAATTGGCACTTGATATGAAAGCAGCAGCATCTGCAAAGGCGGAATTAAATGCAAAAGAAGAAGCAAAGGTAAAAGCAGAAGCTGCAGCCAAGGCAACTAAAGATGCAGCCGCAAGATTAGCAGCCAAAGTCAAGGAGGAAGAAGCAAATGTGGCAAAAGCAAGAGCAGCAGCTCAAGCAACAGCCAATGCTCAAAAAGCAGCAGCAGCAGCAGCGAAAACAAAAGTAGCAGCACAAGCAGCAGCTAATGCCAAAGCCGCAGCAGAAGCCAAAGCAGCAGCAGAAGCCAAGGCCGCGAACGAGGCAAAAATCAGAGCTCAAGCCAAAGCAGCAGATCAAGCCAAAGCTGCAGCACAATCCAAAGCTGCCGGCGAGACAAAAGCCGCTGCAGATGCAAGAGCTCTGGCAGCAACAAAAACAGTCAATGATGCAAAAGTAGCCGAAAAAAAAAAGGCAGATGATGTAAATAAAGCCCAAGCAGAGGCCAAAGCTAAATCTGTTCAACTTACAGCAGCACAAAATGCAGCAGCTACAGCAAGGACTGCGGTAGAAAAAAGTGCAGCAGCTGCAAGACTTAAAGCAGCAACTGAAGCGAAGAAGGCAGCGGATGCAGCAGCAGCAGCTCAAGCAAAAGAAGCAGCTCTGGCAAAATCCGCTGTAGAGGCCAAAGAAAAAGAACAAGCCAAATTGAAAGCAGAAGCCGAAGCTGCTGCCAAGGCAAATACAGAAGCTAAAATAAAAGCAGTGAATGAAGCGAATGCGGCGGCGCAAGCCAAGGCAACAGCTGATGCAAAGGAAAGATCAGAAGCAATTGCTAGAACTCGAGCGAGTAGTGCTGGTCAAACAAAGGCTGCAGTTGATGCACAAGCAGCAGCAGAAGAAAAATTGTATGCAGCCAATACGATCAGCTCTGCGCCAATCTTGAATAGTGCATCTACCGCGTCTAAGTGTGATCGAACTGACAAATCCTATTGTATTCTTAGGGATTATACGACGAGTGGAAATGGTCAATGTCAAGGACCCACTCCGGAACAAGGTGTTTACAGTGGTATTAGTGCATTCGATAATAATCAGTTTAGCGGATGGTTGGATACATTATATAACAGGAACGCTGGTAGTAATGTTATTCAATCTGAAAGGGCAAATGTTATCGATTATGTAAATCGTTGTAAGAGTATTGCTGGTTATGAATACTTAAGTAAAACATTGGCCGGTTTAGCTTCACCAGTTGATGTAACTGCAGGAGATGCATCCATGTTTCCTTCTGCTACAGCTGGATCAAGAATGCCGGTACAAATACCGTCGAAAACACCGATAAGAGTACAAGGTCAGCAATCCACCACCACCGCTACCACTACACCAAAAGGACCAGTAAACTATATTACTACGAAAAACAATTATATTTTAAGGGATGAAGCTGCTGCCGCTGTTAAAAAATCACTACAAGGCTCGATTCCTGGAACTATACCAGGAGTTTCCGCGTTTGAACCAACCGTGAAAATTTAAATACAATTAAATTACGAATATACCATAATGATAATTATATTAAACGATCCTGAATCATTATTACAACGACGAACAATTGTAATCATGACAACTTTATTTAACCTCCCGGATTTTCATAAAAATATTCATAAAAAGCTGGATGTATTCATCAAGAACCGAAAAATACCAAACATTATTTTTTACGGGCCTCACGGTTCCGGAAAATCGTATATATTGAATCGGTTCATTCATTCGGTGTATGATGGAGACAAAACCGCTATAAAAAATTATGTAATGCGAGCGAATTGTGCACATGGTAAAGGTATACGTTTTATTCGTGAAGAACTGAAGTTTTTCGCAAAGACAAATATCGATTTCAAAGAAGGGGCCATTTTCAAATCGGTTATACTGACAAATGCAGATAAATTGACAATAGACGCTCAGTCCGCATTACGACGATGTATTGAATTATTCAGTTCATCAACGCGATTTTTCATTGTTGTTGAAAATAAAGACAGTCTTCTCAAACCCATTCTTTCGCGATTTTGTGATATCTATATTCCGCCACCAGTAGTGATAGAATCAAATGTTATAGAAGCCACAGACAATGACGATTCGTCCGTAAATGTAAATGAAACGTCGGCGGTAAATTTGCATACATACTTTGCCGACCAGGCATGCGATACATATAAAATCACGAAATCGAGAGATTGCTCGCTACATGAAATGATTCGTGTTCATCCAAGTTATCTAGACGCTATTCCTGGGCATTCGGAATCAGGGTCCGACCAGGCATCATGTTCATCTACGACGAACAATAGCGAAGAATACGCAAAAATATTAGATTTATCTGTTGTATTATACGAACAAGGTTACTCTGCTTTAGACATTATTAACTTTATTCATACGTACCCAAATATGAATGATCTCAAAAGATATGAACTACTTATTATGTTCGACAAAGTCCGTAAAGAGTTTAGAAATGAAAAACTTTTAATACTGTATTTACTTCACTTTATCGTATTTCGTTGTAAAATGAGTTTAGAAAATATATCATTTATGTAATACTCTGAAAAAGTAGCCTATTTGTTAGCACAATGGATGATTATTCGGTGACTTCTCTTTATGAATCTAAAAATGAATGGGCGTCGCGACTTGTCAATATTCTTACTCCTTTGATCCAAGAAGGGTTTCGATCTATTCTCGACGAAGCAGTGAAGTTATGTGTTGGAAATAAAGAACAAGACAAATATCTTATGACATTCCAGAACCTTCTCTCGAGAGTTCCCAAATGGAACCCGAATATAATCAAAGAAGAGACCACTCGAATCAAGGAGCGTAGTACCTGTGGGTATTTAGAGGATTTGATCACATGTGTTCATATTATTCATCTGAAATGTATGACAGTTATGCGTGTGGGAAGTAAGCAAAAGAAGGTGGATATCAAGATCCCACAACTTTCCGATTTCATTCATAAGATTTACGTCAATAGTGCACGAAAGTTGTATTCCAACGTCTATATTTTCGAGAAAGGCATTCTTCCTCTTCATACTCAGCGTAATAATCGTGAATTCGAGATCATCGTGAAAGAATGTATTTATAATACGATTCGTGATAATATTCCAGTTGAAGACCTGATCAAGATGTATTTAGAAGAGACTATCGAGGATGTTGTCGAGGTAACCGAAAACGAAGAAGTCATCAAACAGGAACCTATTCTCTCGGAAGAAGATGCCAATCTCTCGGCGAGACGGCGTACGCATTCTTCCACGCGCCGGCGCAGACACCGTGAACGTGACCGTGTTTCTAATGAGGACGGCGATAACGAAAGTGGTTCCGGCGGAAAATCGGAGTCGTCGCCGATCGAGAATTTAGACTTTGTTGGTGAGTTAAATGGAAGCAGTGCATTAGCCGTATCAGATTCAGAAATGTCGTCATCAGATACAAACTCTATTGCGGTAAACAGCAGTGGTGTATCATTCGGTGAGAATGAAGTTCGCACTTTTGAAACAGACGCAAGCGAGAGAAAGAACGAATACGCCTCTCATGATGACGACGCAGATGATGACGATGATGAGAGTGGACGAATAAAGATAGGGGGCGATATTAAATTAGACACATTAGATATTCATACATTGAATGATATGCAATCCATAAATGCACCCCCACTCTTAGACGATATCGAGGTACTGGCGTAAAAATATAACACAACATATGAAGTGGTTTAAATACAGAACACGTTGATAACTTAAGATGGATCAAGTTATCAAATACTGGAACAATCAACCGTGCAACATAAAACATTCTTCATGTGAGATTGGCACGAGAGAATACTTTGAAGAAGTTGAAAAACGGAAATATTTCGTCGAATCCCATATTCCGGCGTTTGCTGCATTTGATAAATGGAACGGTAAGAAGGTACTAGAAATTGGATGTGGTATCGGAACAGATGCAGTCAATTTTGCCAAACATGGCGCCGATTATACCGGTATTGAATTATCTGACGTATCCCTGGAAATAACCAAAAAACGGTTTGATGTATTTGGATTGAAGGGTGCCTTTTTCAATCTAGACGCACAAGATTTTGAAGCATTGTCGGCGGTTGGTCGCGATTTTGACTTGATATATTCATTCGGAGTCATTCATCATTCACCGAATCCTCAAAAAATAATAGATAATTGCTTACAACTACTGAAACCGGGAGGTACACTTAAAATTATGATGTATGCTGAAAACTCTTGGAAAAAGATGATGATTGATAGTGGTTTAGATCAGTATGAAGCGCAATCGAATTGCCCAGTTGCATTTACATATACGAACGAACAGATTCACGCAATGCTGCAACGGTTTAGAGACGTGAATATATGGCAAACCCATATCTTTCCATATAAAATCCCAGAGTATAAGCAGTATAAGTATGAAAAGGAGGCATGGTTTGAACATATGCCACAAGATATATTTAGGGCATTAGAACAAAGATTCGGATGGCATTTGTGTATAACGTGTGAAAAATAATACACAACGGTATATTAATAGAAAGCAAATATGGCAGACGAAGACGAAGAAGAAAAGAAGTGGTATAATAATATTTTTGTAATTGATTTGTTAATATTCATTTTTTCATTTGCATTTTTAGCTATTGCTGGTGGTGTCATGTATGTATGTTATCCTCCGGTGATGGCGGCGTTCCAAACATAGTAGTAGAACACAACTAACAGCGCAGAACGAATTCGTATAATTTATTATAAATAAGTGATTTTGTATGTATATACGTCTATTTAGAACTATATACATGGTTGATTCTACTAAAATGTTCATCACGGGTCTCGTTATCGCCGTTGTATATTTTTTATTGAAGTTTATGGAAATGCGATTTGTTGAACCTGAAAACCAGAAACCAATGAAAGTACTGATACGTGACTCTATTATGGTGTGTATTTCTGCAGTGGTAGGAATGTTCGTTCTCACGCAGTTTGATCAACTCGGTAGCCTTGGCGGCAGTAGTGGAGGGAGTGGCGGTGGTGCTGCTCCTGCAGTATTTGTTGACACACCTGGATTCTAATGAAATGGAATGAAATGGAATCAGTCTAAATGCTCATGGTTGTTATCATTTGTTAATACAACCGGAGATGTAGGCGAATCTGGTATATTCTCTTCAGTATCGTTGATACCATTATCGTAATAGTGTTTTCCAACCTGGTTCAAGTTGGACAACATAAGCCACCATGCATCCTTATAAGAATGCTCAATGTATTTCAGGTCAGGCGACCATCTCTCGCAAAAATCACGAACATACGGTGCAGCAATCGCATTTTTATACTGTGGCATTGAGGGAAAAAGGTGGTGCTCGATCTGAAAATTGAGATATCCCATAATCCACGTTACTAAGGATGATTTGGTAGATATATTCACAGTGTGATCAAGTGCATATTCAAACCATAGAAGATGTTTGTCTTCAGGAATCACGCCAGTAAATGTATGTGAAAGAGAGAAGTGACCGAAAAGGTAGATAAAATTCCAAAAGTTTACAATCATCAAGAGAAAATAACACCACATCAAGCTACCTCCACTGGCGCCACCATTATAAAAAATGATCGGTAATACAATATGTGAAGCAGACATACAAAGAGCTTCAAATGCCGTTTCTAGATATACTTCTCTCGTTTTGGCAGCACATACGCGATGAAATACCTTCTTCGGGTGAAGATAATATGTCCAGAATAGATGAACCAATATTCCGTTTACTACGGGCAAAAATGTCCACGCCTGAAGTCGCATCCACCATCGATTCATAAATCGCGCAGTCACTTTTCCATTGGTGTTGTCTTCAAATGCTCGATCAAAAAATGCGACAAACGGTGTCGTATCCAGGTCGATATCATGTTTGATCTTCTGTGGTGTTGCATGATGTTTTTGATGCATTGAATTCCATACAGACGAACTGACTCCACCACCGAATCCCATTGTAAATGTCTGGATTGCGCGATCGATTGGGCGAATACCAGTAAAACTCAAATGCCCGCATTCGTGTTGCACCCACCCACATCGAGTCTTAAATGCGATGAACGAGAGAATGGATGCGTAAATATTATAAGAAGCCAACCATGTTCCTAGACCAAAGTAAAACGCGATTTCAAGCAATCGAAAATAGACATGAATATAATCCGTTTCAAAACACCCTTGGTTGACAAGGTTCGCTCGCATCTCTCGGAAATCGTTTGTCATTTCTTGCTGGCGTTCAGTGAGCAAATACGAACGTTCGAGGCGCGCGTCGTCGTCGTCGTCGCCACCGTCCCCATCGTGGTACACCGGCAATGATCGAAGAAGTTTGCTTGCTTTGGTAGATCTGTGATGAAACTCACGAAATACTTCAGTTGCGTCAGGAGAATTCTTTGCATAATTGATGATATTGCCGCCAGGATGCTTAAAATTAGTTATATCATACGTAACGCCTTCGATTTTAATCGTATCACGTGCCATCGTATATACAATCGCAATAAATAAATAACAGAAATAATGTTTATATGGATTACGATCTTTGGTGATGATACTTAAAAAACAACACGAGCAATGATAAATTTACAGTGACAGATATAATACCAGCTGTCATAAGGGATGTATCTTGAATAAAATAACCATGAAGTAGCCATAAAACACTGGTCAGTAATAGCAAACATAACGAATAAAGTGATAAATCTTCGACATGCTTTGTTTGATATGATTTGTATAATTGTGGAAAGAGTTGAATACAATTTACGATAGGTGCTAATATGGCAACCGTATTTGCAAATGACATTCTTAATCGTGTTTATTAGTATATGTGGATATTTTATTCAAAAACTATTCTCCTGCATAAACACAAAAAATTGATTTGTTGTGTTTATGTTATTTTTGACGTATCGCTCATTCGTTCGTTCGTAATGTCTGCTCCTACTACCGTTGCTCCCGAATCTGTCTCTGTCGCTGTTCCTTCTCATTTGGAACGTCCTGTCTCTGAAGAAGAATACTGGCCTCTTACATTGGAATCGGTTCGAGATTGTGACCTCTCGTATTTGAACGACAAATGGTCGGAAGACATGATTCGTGACGGAATGCGCTCGATTATTCGCGCCGGTCTACTACCCCAGGTCCGATGTGATGCGAAGAGTGTTTGGACCCATCTTTCGAATTACAGTCCACCTTCTGACCGCGGTTTCCAGTTCAGCTATGGCGACGACCGCCTTGTTACACTGGTTCAAGATAATATGGAAACCGGTCATTCTGGCGCAAGCATGGGATGGACCATGAGGAATATCGAATTTATTGCGAAGAATGGACTTCCTGCTCACCGGGCGAGGTTTCTGAACAGCCGCCAGAATAATTAGGTAATGTATCCACATTCATAAGAATATGCGTATTGCGACCGTCTTTCAGGAATTTCGCTGAAAGAGATGCGTGTTTCTTATATTTTTTCATTGTAATCTTGTACTGGTCAAACAATGGATTCTGAATTTCATTTGAGGGAATATGCCCGTGTACAGACCTCGAGATCATCTTGTATAGTTTAAAATCAGGATATCGCTCCTCACCGCTGGATTTGTACAGAATATTACGCCCCTTATCATCCGTTGTCCATTTTACAATCAACTTGATAATCGGATCCGCCTTGCAGAGCTTTTCCACCTTGCGCAAATCGTAGATAAAGTAATCGAAAAGCGCGCAAGCAAAACGGCACAAATCAAAACTGTAGTTCGGTTCTACGTTTGGCTTATCTGGGTTATAATAAGGTGGGAAGTTGTATTGTGTAGCCGCGTCTCCTTTGGGATGGAAACTGTCACTGCATATGAGTTCACCGCGGAATTTATAGATTGCGCGGCCGAAATCGATGATCTTGAAAATGCGACCGTACGTGGGGACTTTATAATACTGGCCTTCATACAAATAATAAAGGAACTCTTCTGTTGTTTCGATAAACATTACATTATTCGTATGGAGATCGTTGTGCGTGAATTCAAACATTTTTTGATACATGACAAGTGTCATAATGACTTGGAATAAGATTGACGTCCACTCTTCTTTCGTCAATTCATCTGTCATCATAATACGGTCGAGTGTGCTTATGCATTTTTCAAGGAGGATTGCCTGAATAGGAAAGTCCTTGATTTTCACGATGATTTGCTCGTCGTCACTATCATAACTTCCGGTGTCGCTTTCACTTCCGGTGTCGCTTCCGCTTCCACTTCCACTTCCGCTGCCAGACTGACTTTCACTTTCACTTTCACTGGCGCTTCCATTACCAGTGTCCTTATCAAACGTTGAATCGTCAACCTGTATCGTTTCATGATCATCATTATCCTCTGCATCTGGGTTTTCGTCATCATCGCTTATCGTAGTATATGACGAATTCGACTGAGATGAATCACTATCACTCATATCATCATGATCCCTTGTTTGATTTTTAGGTTGTAATGTCGTTGAACCGATTTCTGTATCATCAGTTACATTTAATTCAACAAGTTCTAATTCTCTCGAAACATCTTGTACAGAAGCGGACGCTTCAATGGGCATAATCATCTCAGTATCTAACCCTACCTCGCACTCTGAAACATTTTCTAAGATGTTGATTCGGTTTTTAATATGATTGTAATCTTCTGCATTTTCTAAATAACTATCTCCACCAGATACACCAAGGATTGGCTTCATTTTATTCCGAAGTTTCATCAATTTACCGGTATTAATATCAGTCGAGTCTCCGTCGATATCATCTCCGAATTGAGAATAATCAATCGTAAAAAGGTCATTTTCATAGTTATTGAAAAATGAACAACCGACTAGATAATCAATATCATCAAACACATTCGTGGAGAATTCTCGTTGCTTACAGAGATAACTACCATAATAATCGACACCGTGTACGATTCCGTGCGTGTGAAGTGCACGACTCGTTAAATACGAGAAGAAACCGTCTACATATGATGTATTATTTGTGTTCAGCATTTTCTCTTCACAGTCATCTAGAGTAGAATTATATTTAGGAAGAGTGCGTGTCTTATTCTGGTGAACTTGATACTTCCCAGATAGATAACGAATCGGATCCAATAGCGGCGAATACTTCACAAAGATTGGGACATTATTTGTGTTTCCGTTATCGTCTGCAATTATGGTTTCCAAATGGTTCAGCGATCGGTTGTCACGGTCACGGTCGCGGTCGTGTTCGTGACTGTTGCCGTCAGAATGGTCATCTCCCATAATTTGAGATGGATGTGAAATAATATTTTGTAAATAATACTTCTGATTCAACTGAATTGCATTATAGTTGGTTTCATTGACATCAAAGAATCGCGAATAGATCGGGATATAATTTTGGATATCATACAATAAAGCAGGTTCGATAGTATCAGGGGTGTATTTATGTTTTCTGTAATGAAGCTGAAATGTTGCCGTATCAGACTTTGGCATTGTTGAAGACATGTTTGTTCCTAAATGTAATATGATTGATAAATAGAAGTTTTATATTGATTTTAAACGGGCATTCATTTCATTCTTTCGTTCTTCGCCTCATTCGTAAAATCGTAATAAAAATAATATATCCCATTTTTATTACACCATACTAACATGAATTTAGAGCTCGCAAAATTTGATATGAAAGCAATTAGCTTTCGTCCTGATGAAAACAAAGGTCCTGTTATCGTTCTCATTGGACGTCGTGATACCGGTAAAAGTTTCCTTGTGCAGGACTTGATGTTTCATCACCAGGATATTCCGATTGGAACAGTCATCTCCGGAACAGAAGCAGGAAACGGTTTTTTCGCCGCCCATGTGCCCAAACTATTCATCCATGACGCCTATAATACCGCAATTATCGAAAATATTCTTAAGCGCCAAAAAGCAGTATTAAAACAGGTGAAGAAGGAACAGGAAATGTATAAGAAATCGTCCATTGATCCGCGTACATTTGTTGTTCTAGATGATTGTTTGTATGATAACAAATGGACGAAGGATGTGATGATGCGTCTCCTCTTCATGAACGGGCGTCATTGGAAGATCATGCTGGTTATCACAATGCAATATCCCCTGGGTATCCCTCCAAATCTCCGCACGAATATCGACTACGTTTTTATTCTCCGTGAACCATATATTGCGAACCGTAAGCGAATCTATGACAATTATGCAGGTATGTTTCCCACTTTTGAGAGCTTTACTCAGGTCATGGATCAGTGTACCGAGAATTATGAGTGTCTGGTCATCAATAACAACGCGAAATCGAACAAATTACAAGACCAAATCTTCTGGTATAAGGCACAACAACACGGGCCTTTCAAGCTGGGCAGTAAGGAGTTCTGGGAAATCTCGAAAAATCTCGGTTCAGATGACGAAGGAGATCAATCGTACGATCCGAATGCTGCGAAAAAAAGCAAGGGCCCGATGATTAATGTGAAGAAGAGTAAGTGGTGATGGAAAGCGTTTTCCATCTAGGATTTATCCTTTGGATTTTAATCGTATACTATATTATAACAAACACTCTTCAATGCGAACTCTCCAGTATACGACTCCTAGAACTGTAAGTTCTACTGATTTTTCCACTGTAACTCCTGATGCAAAGAACTCATCTCTTAGTTTTGGTGGTGGCTACAGCCAATCTAGCGGTTGGAATGCCAATGTTACATTTACCAAAAAATGGTAGATAAAATATTCTAGCGTATGTTACATTATTATTATACCTCAAAAGTAATAATAATAATAATAATGATTTAGAATTTCTAATTTTATTCAGTATCAGCCGGGGTCGACGATGATGTCAACTTCGAGAGACCGTGATCATTATTCTTATCCATAACGACATCCTCGCTCTCAAAAAGCTCCTTCCTCATTTCTTCGACTGTCATGGTGACTGATGCCGAGTCATCCGCCGCATTCCAAATACCTCCGCCGGCACTCTCACTTGCATCGGCACCTTCGAGATCACGCGGCTTCGCATCCACCAACGTCTCCCCATCATTCGCTAACATCTGTGTCAACTTATTTCCGCTCTCCTTTGCAAGCTTGATATTCTCCTGAATCGCCTTCGCCTTCGTCTCCTTGACACGCTTATCAAACTCAGTCTTTGCCTGGTCCTCATTCTTCTTCTTCTCCGCCATCAACTGGTTCAGCGTCTCCTCCATATACTCGACACGACCAGTCTTGTATGCGTCAGGGTGAAAGGGAACCCACATTCCGACAGGACCAACAAAAACATCGTGATTCGGATCTACCTCACGCAACATTTGGCAACGCAACTCCGCCTCCTTTTGCGACCCGAAGACACCACGCACCTTCAAACCGCGCACGGATGTCTGGAAATTGTGCTTCTCATTAAACTCATTCTCAAGATCCTCCTCATGCTTGTCGAGAAAAGTCTTGTATTCGTCATAGATGTTGGTTTTTTGAAGAGTCTCTTTCTCTTCTTTAGCGAATTCTTGAAAATCAGCCGAAATTTTGTCGAAATTCACATGGTACTTGAACGATACAAAGTTTAGGAACTGAATGAATTTTTCCATTGACTTTTGATAGTCCCAATAGTGAAGAAACTTCTCGAAAAAGAAATGATCCTTCTGCTTCAAAATGTGTTCCGGAGAAACGAAAGACAAGCATGCGAACTTTTGTCCAGCAATTGGCTTGTCTTCCTCTAACAAGTCAATATATTTAGGATTCGCATCGCCCGATGAGGTATGCTTTAGTTCAACGCCAGAAGGAGGTGGAAATGACATCGCTATTATAATTTATAATATACTAAGTTATACTTTATTTAAGTGTTTTAACGCATTATTCCATTTCATTCATTTCATTCCATTTTAATTTCTTATCATTATTTATAATAAAATTCTCAAATGTCCGGAGTTTTTGATTTAGGTGAACTCGTTAAGAGAACCATTAAGTATTTAGTGGAGGGTGTCATGGTTGCTATCGCCGCCTACGCCATCCCTAAGCGCAGTTTGTCCTTTGACGAGGTTGCATTGATCGCTCTTACCGCTGCTGCTACCTTCAGTATCCTTGATACCTACGTCCCCAGCTTGGCTGTGTCTGCTAGAACCGGTGCTGGCTTCGGTATCGGTGCCAACCTCGTCGGATTCCCCACTCCTCTCCGTGTCTAAATAGACCGAATACGCTGGTTTCGCCGGTTCACTATAATATATGCTTCAAGTAGTATATATTAAAGAAGTATGGTTGTATTACCAGGTTTCAATGAATTTCGATCCTGGATAGGGGCACCCCCACCTAAAAAAGAAAGTGGAGCAGTCACTGAATTACGAGAACGTTTCAATTCATATCATTATCAGATCGTCGAACGTGATCCAGACCGTTTTCGAATCTTCGTTGTTTTAGCAATCGCCTACATCGTTGTTCTTCTCGTCCAAAAAAAACGATATTACTGGTGGTATCCATCTTTTAATATTACATTACCTGGATTTGGTACAGCATTTCCGGATAGTCGTGCTGAAATTGACATCGTCGTAAAGGATTACATTATGAAACGAATGCCTAGTGATATCTCATTTTTTCGAATGACAGATATGAATCCAGCTGCTGCATTTACATCCATCATTAAACCGGATGAGATGACAGTTGAAGAAATGGACCGAATCATGACGAATACTCGTGTTCTTTTTGTTGCGAAGTCGCTTAAATGGATCTACAACCGCGCCAGACCAGCACAAATCGCACCAGAAATCATCAATGAGGCAAACGGAACATTATTACATTCAGATTCTGCGAACACACCTGCATATCCATCGGGTCATGCTATTCAGGGGTATTATTTAGCGAAAATACTCGCGCGAAAATTCCCGGCAAAAACGCAGGCAATTATGGAAATCGCGACCAAATGCGCGAATATTCGGATTATGGCCGGACTTCATTACCCGAGTGATCGTGATTTCGGATGGTGGGTTGTCGATCATTATTTGACCGATAATTAACCCCCTGAATCATCTTTGAACATGTTTCTTTTTTACAAGATCCGTCATCAGTTTTTCGTAATTCACATCCTGTTTTTCAATATCGCTGTAACCTGCGCGTTGTATAATACAGATTGGCGTAATTAAATACCAACGATCTTCGCGTTGAAGACGTTTCCAGTATGAATCACACGCATACGCAGCCGCATTTCCTGGATTTGCAATGAGTTCTTTGAGACCCTCCTCGAAATTGTGAATTAATTTATCATAATACCTACTGCATACTAGGTAACACCCGGTCGTTTGACAATTCGCTATACGAAAACAGTCAGGCGCTTCTATTTTGAAAGGAGGATAATTATTTCCTGAAAATAAGACAACATCCCACTCGTCACGAAAACGCGAAAGAAAGGACGATACTTGATGAACTAAAATTTCAGGGTGAATAAGTAACGCATCGTCCTCTAGAATGAGAATATGATCCCATTTATTATCCTTTGCCATACGAAGACACTCGATATGACTCTTTGTGCAACCAATCGCGCCATTTTGCTCGTCTTTGATAGCGGAAAACCGTGGAACGGGTGTAAACGAGAAATCTTTTGGATAAAGTAATGTTAATTCTTCAAACTGTTTTTCGAACATCTCTCGGCGATCGGGTCGTGAATCCAGATTGATATACAATGCATGTGTTATATCTGAAAATTTACGGAGCATCGCCGGTAATAATTGTAATAATAATAATAATAATAATAATAATAATAATAGATATTATTTATACCCATTTATTTATTATTTATCGAGAATAATGAACTTAAAAATGAAACATGCATGATAATAAAACATGATAACTATAACCATAATGGGTGGATTGGGAAACCAATTATTTCAAATATTCGCGACAATTGCAACGGCACTTCGTAATAAAGACACGTTCTTTTTTATGCAATATGAAGAATTAGAAGGGAAGCCAGGACACCCGCGTTATACATTTTGGTCAACAATATTTCGCGGATTAAGAAAGTACCTTACACCAGCAAGTGATGTTACTGAGAGAATGTTTAAATCATTACCGCGTTGGGATGAAATCGGGTTTCATTATACAGAGATACCACACGAAACAGTGAAATATACGAAGCCCCTTCGACTTCATGGGTATTTTCAGAGTCACTTGTACTTTAAAGATAAATATACGGAAATATGCGACTTGATTCAATTACGACAACAACAAAATTGGATCAAACAACTTTACGGCAATGAATCGTGGAGTAATGAATATATCGGAAACCCGGACAAAAAACGTGTATTGATAAGCGCGCATTTTCGAGTGGGCGACTATGTACAAAACCCACATATTCATCCATTGATGACGGTTGATTATTATTGTCGTGCAATTGATCATATGATATCAGCCGATGAAGACAAAAATGCATCATATACATTTCTTGTTTTTTACGAACCGTGTGATAAAGATATTGTTTTGAAGAATATAGCTGATGTAAAAGATAAATGTAGCAGAGGATCAATTACAAATGGCCGTGATATTCAATTTCATTTTGTCCGTGATACGATTGCAGATTGGCAGCAATTGTTATTGATGAGTGTGTGTGACCATAATATCATTGCGAATAGCACGTTTAGCTGGTGGGGTGCGTATTTAAATGCGAACCAAACGAAAATAGTATGTTATCCTAGTCGCTGGTTTGGACCTGGTGTTTCACATGAAACGCGTGATATGTTTCCGGAAACATGGAAAAAGATCGACGTAACTTCGTAAAATGTGAAAATAGGCTATTATACGATATGGCGTATATGACTTAAAATATATTGTTTCAACTTTATAAACGACTTCATAACAAAATGAAATATTCGGAGTATTTTGATCGACGAACAAACACATTCGAAAAGTCATACGAACTCATTCTTGAGCATATGAAAGGATTAGACAATGAAATAAAGAAAAGACCATATAATATTGTTGAATTAGGGACAAGTCGTAGTTTTGTTTCTGGACATTATCCGGGTTGTATGAATCCAGATATTCAATACTGGCGACCCAATGAACCGAGTTGCTGGGATTGGGGTGCTGGAATATTCACAAAGGTATTTTCTGATAATTTAGATGGTAAGGATTACAGATTATATACAATTGATCCGAATCGTGATGCAATACAAATTGCGACCACAATGTGTGGTGCAAACAGAAATGTCCATATTGTTCAAGGATACTCTACTGATTTTTTGAAAAAGATCAATTTCACAATCGACTTTCTTTATATGGATCATATGGAGAGTGGTGAAGATGCATGCGTTCAACATCTCGCAGATAGTAAATACATTATTGAAAATAGCCTGATGAGCGAAAATGGTGTAATTTTAATCGATGATATCGGTGATAATATAACACAGACAAAGGGGAAATACAGTTTACCCTACCTACTTGAGAATGGATACAAACAAGTACTCGCAGAGTATCAAGTCCTTTTGAAAAAAGAACAATAATACTTGCGCTGTTATATAATATTTTCGTATTCGTATATATTATATTATTATGGCACAACAATTCTCAAATGTCTTGTTAAATGAGACAATAGATTATATTCTCTCGTGCGATGAAGTCGTGTCAGCAAAGGCGCGACTTGTTGCGAAAACGGGCGATAACGTGTCGGAATACTTTACTATTCAGCTTACGAATGAAATCCGTGATGAATTATTTGATCGTATGGGGCTTGAAATATCAAACAAGGCATCAGTTCCGATGCGGTGGATCAAGGGCGATACACCAGCACACAACGACAATGGTAGTGCAAGCTTTACCCATACACATTTAGTGTATTTGACCAACAGTAATGGTAGAATCATTGTGGAGGGGGTGGAGTATCCAATCTCTCGCGGGGTTGGTTATCGCTTTTCTGAGGGGCTTTCCCACGAAACAACTGGAACAACCGAAGACGCAGAACCGCGTCTATTGTTAGGCCCGATGAGTGAGGCTGGATTTCCTGTAGGAAATACTGGTATTTCTTTGCCGGGAACATCTACTGTATATTTACGACAAACTGATGTCGGTCAACCGGTGACATTTAGGACAGACTACACAGATTGGGAAAATATCTCATGGCCCTGTAATATTACAAACAATGATACTTCACGGGGGACACTGAATGTGGAGTTAGTTTCAAATATAACAATTGATGGAACTATTGGTGGTGCGAATGGGTATTTTGTTTGTAACTCGGAAAGTATTCAGGTTGGTTCACGAACATTGAAAACCGATGGAACCCGTCCGATTATCACAATATCTGGAATAACGAACTATCCGGGTCTCCTTCAAAACGGTACGAATGGATCGAATGGATACAATAATATCTACATGATGAACCTAGAAATACGCGCGGCGGGTGGGGCTACACTAGCGATTGATGGTGGTTGGTTAGGCCAATCCTATTATGGTAAAGGAACAACAACTGGTAGTAATATTGTATTGAATTGTCATTCTACCGGAAATACTGGTGAATATGGTGGCGGTATTATTGGGCGTTATGCTGGGCCTTTGAAATTCACTGGCTGTTCTTCGTCTGGGACTGTTGGACTCTACGGAGGCGGTATCGTTGGATCACATTCGCCATCTTCTGGCGTTTTACATTGCGAGTCGTGCTGGTCAACTGGTGCAATCGGAGAATACGGCGGAGGTATAACAGGTATCTTTACTGGCATCGCAACTATCGTCAACTGTTATTCAACGGGAAGTATTGGTACACATGCCGGAGGTATCGCTGGATCATCATCAGGTGGTAATAATGGAACAAATCGGTTTACATTAAGCGAGTGCTATAGCACTGGTGTTATTGGTGAATGGGGTGGTGGCATCATTGGAAGAAGTTCTGGTGAAGTCTATGTATCCAATTGTTATTCTCTTGGGTATGTCAATGCAAATGCGAGTGGTATCCTCGGTAATTTGGCGGGTAACACTACCAACAAAACCGTATCAGGATGTTATGTAACTGGAGCGATTGCCGGATCAGGTGGTTATATCATGCCAGGATATACGAATTTAACCGGAAACGTCGTTGTCGTAAGCGGGACTGTGACTTTAGTGAATAACTTTGCAGAAGCATCAATTTCTAGTTCTGGCTGGACTACTGCTCGTGCGAATAACGTGCTTACAGGCGTCCCTACATCGGCTAGTTCACCACTCGGCGTCAAATGGGTTTATACTGGTACAAATACTCCATATGAGATTCTCGTGATGGGATTCACGCCTTATGCGCGAACAGTGGTCGCTGGCACGCCTCCCGCAATGACGAGGACATTTTCTGCGACTACAGTTGCTGGTACGCCGACCTCTCCTGCGTTGATTAGTGAAAGGTCATACTCGAAATTGCAGATCACAGGTGGAGATGTGTCATCATATAATATGATTAACGTAAATGCAACAACCGGAAGTATTGAGACATCGCGTACACTGACACCGGGTGTTTACACTATCACAATTCGAAACAATGGGAGTTATCATATCACTACATATATCCTTACGGTTACACCGTATATGCATTATTCAATGTTTGGAATGTTTACGAATAATGCGCAAGTATACTATAAATCGCATAGTCTCGCAAGCGGTGGAATTGGTGGTGTGCGTAATCATCGGCGAAAAGCGAGGAAGACGTAGATGAGGTAACGGTCCAAAATGCTATCACTAAGGCGTCGCTATAAACTCCCAATCGAGTTCAATGCATATCTTCTTCCAAATCTGATCTTGTTCGATCCGTTTCTCTCGATCTTTCAACATTGGAAAGAACGGAAGGAACTCACGCCGCCCAAGAAGTTCACACAGCTTATACACGGTATAATAATAATTCAGGAAATTCACTCGATCGTCCGGACAAAACTTCGCATACGGTCCCTGGATTTCCATAAAAAGGTTACACAACCTGTCTTCTAGGTCAGGTGTCATAACAGGCGGTTTGATCCCCAGCTTATCTTTAATAAATGGAATGTGTTCATAGTATTTATTAAATCCAAGTTTCTTCATGATTTCTTTCGCTTTCTTATCGGTGAATTGAGAGATTTCAATCCGTTCCTTCTTGATTTGCTGTTTGATGCTTTCAAGGACATTATCGGGAATACATGTCGTCTCTTTCGCCTGAAATTGTGCGAGAATCTCTCGAAAATGGTTAATGCGTTTATATGCGTAAAAACATGCCTCTTTTGGCGGCTCCTTATAAGATGGTTTCTCATTGTCGATGAGGAATACAACCTGCTTCGCGCACTGATTACAAACCATAATACCTTCACTTTCAATGGGAATCATTTCGCCCTGGTGACAAAACTGGCATATATCCGTGGGGTAGACATATTTAGAAACATCCATGTAAGTTTGATCAATACTCGCCAGGTATTTTTCAACGTTATTATGTTGATTTTTGAAGAGTTCTTCTGTTTTTTTGGCTTCTGGAAGATTGAAAAATGCATTTAGGGATTTTGTTTTCATCGATCCGCCACTTGTGATTGTTTTCTTAGTTTCAAAATACTCGAAGATATACTCGCTGTTGTGAAGGTAGTAGTTTTTATAATCTTGTTGGTGTTTTTTGATGGTTGCATTGATTTCTTTGATGCGATCTCGGATCTCTAGGCATTCTTCCAGGTTGCTCGGTGGCTTCGTCGCTTCTTTGCTTGTGCTCGATGGCATCGTCGCTTCTTTACTTCGTAAATCCGCGACTACACCACCTCGCGCTTCGCCGCTATTTTTGTCGTCGGATTTAGATGTATATTTAGCGTAATTCCCGTCGTTGGGGGGCGGACCCCCCTTCCCGTCGCTGGGGGGCGGAACCCCACTCTTCAATACCTGTAGGCGTTGTTTTAGCATACTCCGTTCATTTTCAAGTTCCGGAATAATTGTATCTTGTATATATTGAAAATCCGACTGTAATTCTTTATGTTTACTATCTAGCGTTGTTATGCTTCTCTCGTCGAGCACAATCTTTTTAGGCGGTTTATATTTGAATAGCGACATAGATTCCACACCCTATCGCCACCGCCACCCTGTATTTGAAAACGTATATAAGAAGGTTTAGCAATTTTTGTTTAATTCCATTTTGCGGAAAATATGTCAATTTCGCGATTTTTTTTTCTTTTTCAATAGTATAACAAGCATTTTACAATGGGTGGAGGACTTATGCAACTTGTCGCCTATGGCGCCCAAGACGTTTACCTGACTGGTAACCCCCAGATCACTTTCTGGAAGGTTTCCTACAAGCGTCACACTAACTTCGCCATGGAGTCTATCGAGCAGACTTTCAACGGCCAGGCTGACTTCGGTCGCCGCGTGACCTGCACCATCTCTCGTAATGGTGATTTGGCTTACCGCACTTACCTTCAGGTTACTCTCCCCGAGATTAGCCAGTCTCTGAAGAACACCGGCGGAGCTGTCTATGCCCGTTGGCTTGACTTCCCCGGTGAGCAGCTCATCTCTTGTGTCGAGGTTGAGATCGGTGGCCAGCGCATCGACCGTCAGTTCGGCGACTGGATGCACATCTGGAACCAGCTCACCATGTCTACCGAGCAGCAGCGCGGTTACTTCAAGATGATCGGAAACACTACCCAGTTGACCTTCATCACTGACCCCTCCTTCAACGACATCGATGGCCCTTGCGATGTTAGCGCTCCTCGCCAGGTTTGCGCTCCCCGCAATGCTCTCCCTGAGACCACCCTCTATGTCCCCCTCCAGTTCTGGTTCTGCCGCAACCCCGGTCTGGCCCTTCCCCTTATCGCTCTTCAGTACCACGAGGTCAAGATCAACCTTGATATCCGTCCCATTGAGGAGTGCTTGTGGGCTATGTCCAGCTTGAGCACTGGTTCCGTTAAGGTTACCTCTGCTTACAACCAGTCCCTCGTCGCCGCTTCTCTCTACGTCGACTACGTCTTCCTCGACACCGATGAGCGTAGGCGCATGGCCCAGAACCCCCACGAGTACCTCATCGAGCAGCTTCAGTTCACCGGTGATGAGTCCGTCGGTTCTTCTTCCAACAAGATCAAGCTTAACTTCAACCACCCTGTTAAGGAGCTTATCTGGGTTGTCCAGCCTGACAAGAACGTCGACTACTGCTCTTCCCTTGAGTCTGGAACCATCCTTAACCGCCTCCTCGGTGCTCAGCCCTTCAACTACACTGACGCCGTTGATGCCCTCCCCAACGCCATTATGGCCTTCGGATCTCACGACTCCGTTGTTGGAAACACTGCCAACGCCAACGCCTACATCAACTCCTCCGGTCTCTTCACTGACGCTGGTGCTCAGGATGTCCAGCAGACCGCCACTACTTCTTGGTGGCATGGAACCGATGCTAGCCTTGCGGGATCTTATACCCTTCCCAACTTTGGCCCTGCTAGCTCTGTTTCTGGAGTTTCTGATGCCGGCACTTTTGTCCTCACTGAGACTTCTCTTGACATGCACTGCTGGGGTGAGAACCCTGTCGTTACCGCTAAGCTTCAGCTTAACGGACAGGACCGCTTCTCTGAGCGTGAGGGAACCTACTTCGACCTGGTTCAGCCTCACCAGCACCACACTCGCGCCCCTGACACCGGAATCAACCTGTATTCCTTTGCTCTCAGGCCCGAGGAGCACCAGCCTTCCGGCTCTTGCAACTTCTCTCGTATTGATAACGCTACTTTGCAGCTTGTTCTCTCCAACGCCACCGTTGAGGGTACTAACACTGCCAAGGTGCGCGTCTATGCCGTCAACTACAACGTTCTGCGTGTGATGAGCGGTATGGGAGGCCTTAACGCTACAGTTATAGCAATGATGATGATCATGTTATCAGCTGTGAACCAGGGCCTAAAAGCAGCATGCCGTAGCCAATTGAGCTCTAGCTACGGAAAACCATTTATGTCCTCACCATCAACATTGTTGATGATATGACTAGCTGCTAGTGATTCCGACTTGTTGTCGTCGGAGTTGCAACATTTCTTGTTGTTCGGGAAACCCCTTAGAGCCTTTTCTACCAAGCTCATCTTCGAAAGAAATGAGTGGCCAAGAGTAATGAACTTGGGTATGGTAATAATGAAAAGGATTGGGCAATCCGCATGCTTACTACCTAAAGACGATATGCTAGTCTATGGTAGGGCGTCAGAGACTGAACGGAAATGGGTCGTTGATGATGGTTTAAGCAACCAGAGACGGCTTAAGATACAGTCCTCCCTCTAGGGAAACTTAGAGGAATAAGAGTGCTTACAGCAATTAAATTGTTTGTATGCGTTACACCATATTTTAAAACCTAGTTTTATGTTTATCGCGAGATAAATATAAAAAAATGTGTATTATACCATTCATTTCGTAAAATTGAAACAAAAGTATTTCAATCTGATACATTGTCAGACAACCAGACAATCCAACAAACCCACAACCAATGCGACCACTACGACTTGTTTCCCCAACCGACCTTGTACCCGGAAAAATGTACCTCATCCGAGAAAAACGGCCAGAATATGCCCACCTCAACAGCAAAGGTGTATTTGTGAAAAATGATTATCCACCTTCAGAACATTATTGCACGATAAGCCACTTCACGAACACCCAGTCTGCGAATAGTTCACGCTACATCGACCTCCGCTTGCAAGACACATATTGGAACTATTATGAAGCCGACGCTGTTGAACGAGCTTACATTACACAAGCTCTTCGCATGATCACTGGCGACCCGGATTTCATATTTGACAACTACTGAATCGTCCCTGTGATTATCATCCCATGGTCGATAATATTGTCAATATATATATATAGTAAAAATGAAAATTATCTTTATTGTAATTACTTTTATCACATTCATTATATTTTTTATGGAGGCACTTATCCATTTCAATATTGGAAAGAATGGCGAAGGGAAATCCCACGAATATATAAAGGTTTCAGAACAAATAAAAATTCATGTTCCAGACAAAAATGAATTTTTTGACATATTTAAAACCGTTTTATTCTTTTCATGTGTGTCTGGGTTATTAAGCGCCTATGTTATTAAACATCATTTGTGTTGAATTGTTGATAATTATATATCCGGCTTACGCTCCCTTAACTATTCCAAACCCATAAAACTTCCAGAGAACAATCGATGCAACACTTCCAACGATAAAACCGTTACCAGCTGCCTCTAATGTTTTCCCAAATAAGAAATAAGCGACCACCGGAAAGAGAAGGTAGGTTATTACAGCATAAAATGCCATAACACCCCCGTATTTTGTAATGTTGAAGTTAAGATTCATGATTGATGAGTTATGTAATAGTGAAAGAAATAAAAAATACTCAATCTGTATTCATATCCACTGTGGTTATTTTACTTGCCGGCGCCGGCGCCTCCTCCTCATCCTGACTCTTCGTTCCCGTTGACTCAGCCTCCACCCCCCATGCACACCAAACCATCACCCCTCCCGCCAATACGAAAACAGTTGAAAACCACCGGTCACTCGGGTAATTCCGCATAAATAGATATAATGCCGTTAAGAAAATCACTACGAATGCCGCGACAGAAACATACTTCATTCTTACTATATTTTATTGTGCAAATTATATATAGTATTTTCTATTAGAATATGACAAACATAAACGATCTACTTAAAGAATATCAAAACACATTCTATTTGACAGGAAGATTGTTCGCAATATGTTTTTTTGGTCCATATTTGATATACACAGGTAATAAAATCAAAAATAACACATTATTACTTCTAGGTGTATTATTGTTTTTGTGGGTATTTATTAAACTATGGATACAAATGAGACATGGCGACTTATATGATAAAAAACGAGACAGGCTATATATATTGTATTTTATCATACGCGTATTCGCATTATTCGTAGTAGGTCCTTATCTCATACATCTTGGTAATAAAACAAATAACAACATATTATTATTTTTGGGGGTTTATATTATGGTTTGGGATGGTGTAAAAATAGGTGTCCAGATGTATTACAATGATTATTCATATTAACATGGTGTACGCACGCTCGGATACACTACATTACATACGGCACTAAATATTCTTCTGTATTTTCATTGTCCGATTCGCTTCTTTTCTTCGGGTTCTCGGCGAAACAGCATCCACAGTGATCCTCGTTTGCTTGAAATACCTTACAGTCTATGATGTGCTGATCATAATTAATCCCCCAACGTCCAAGTACAACTGGCGTAACTGTTGCCGCGGTTGCGTTTCTGCGCATCATAAAATTCCGAATAAATGACGACAACATATGACTCTTTATAGAATAGGAAAAGACTGCATTTATATTAATTCATGAATACTACTTCAATTTATTCGATTGTCGTCGCGTCTTCCCCCATCCTCGTCGCCCATACTTACAATGCTGACGTTGAGAGAATCCACGCGGACGACGACAGTTGATACTGCGCTTATATTTCATTGACCACTTATGCGGACGCACCAAAGTAGACATAATGATTCGGATCAGATGTATATAATATACTCACATTTTTTTCAATAACCGACCAATACTTTTTAGGTCGCTTAGGAATCGCGGATATTTCTCATGAAACTTACGCATCTTCGCCAAACACTCCGGATACTCTTTATCTAAGAGCGCAGCGGTTACATCCTCCCATTTATCAACGATAAGACACGGAAATACATTATACAACCGATCAAACACAGTATTTGTTCGAATCACAATTGGGATACATCCGAGGTAGATGCATTCATAGAACCTGTGTGTATCAACACCACATCCACGCGGGCACAATGCGTATTGGCTTTCAAGTGTTTTCTGGTAAACAACCACTTCCGGCACCTTTTCATGAAAAAACTCCGCATTGTCACGTTTTTCACGTGCTTCGCGCATTTCTTGTGACGGATCATCGTTGAGATTATATACAAATGATGATGCTGCACTAGTAGTGAATAGTTCATAACACACTTTTCGAGACGGATGTGTCCATACACTGAAACAGAGAAGGCACTTTATCGCGCGAGGATGAAACAATGTATCTTCTGCAGCTACTCCTTGTTCTAGAAGATACTTTTGATTAAATCGACGATGCATTTCGACAATTGTCCCGCAATCACGTATTCCAATCGGCATAATATGAATATTTGGGTGATCGTATGTATTATTCTGGATAAATATCCGAATGCTAACCGTAAGTAACATTTGTACAATTTCCCATGGAACAAGTGGTTCTTCCATAATATAAAATATTACACGAACCTTGCGTGCACGCAGAATCCCTGTGAGCAAGTCAATTGAGATCTTCGTTTCTTTCGTAGAGATGAATATTGAATCGCCGTCTCGTAACTGTGCAGCATATTCCGTGAAGTCATTTATACCAACATCAATACGGTTCGTATAACATAATTTACTATGAAGTGCGTATCCGATTTGCGATAGATTAAACACCAGCTTAGATAAAAGCGCAGTCTTCTTTTCTTGTATTACTTCCATGTTTGGTCTAGTTTTCGCCACTTGTTTATGCGTTATATTATTTAGGAGCGTTTCATTTTTATATGTTTTATAACGAAGATATACAAAATGGAGAAAGAAGAATCAACGATTGTGGTAAAAAATGACAAGCGCGAGAGAAAACATACCGCGCAAATCTTGCCACCAGGGATTACCCAAAACATGATGAAAAAATATGTTGTATATTATCGTGAAATGATCAAACTTAAAAGTGGAAAACAATTAATGCGAGAATACTTCAAAGTGGAATCACATCCCAAACTTTCCAAACCGTGGGTTACATCAAAATCTACGAAGATTACCATTCTTGAAAAATTAGAAGACGCGAACCAATTTGTAACGGAATTAGATAATAAAAATAATGACGACAATATTGTTGCAACTGACGCGGATCTTACAGTAGATGATATACCTGATGATACAGATACAGATACAGCAAATATAATATGCAAACGATGGGCGAAATACATCCCAAAATATACTATGCTACGTGTGATTCGTGAAACACCGAGTATAATATACTTAGTGTTGGTGTTTGATAGAAAGGACAATATTAATGGTATTCGGCGGACTGGAGCATATACGTTTTCGTGTCCAACCACTGGCGAAGATGCTGAAAGAACCGCGATTTCTCTCGCATTACAACATTTAGGAAATAAACTTCGAGAGAAATACGGACCGGACATATTGAATCATTAAACGCAGCCCTCGTTTTTATCGTTTAGTAACAAAAATTATTATAATAAATTATGATATAATAAATATTATTCGTTATTTGTATTTACTATGAAACTAGACTGCATCGTAACTGCCGTAAACGAAAACCCATTATACATCGAGTTTATACCAATCTTTGTGAAAACATGGAAAAAATTATACCCTAATGTAGATGTGAAAATTATTCTTATTGCCCATGCAATACCGAAGGAGTACGAAGAATATAAGGATCACATTATATTATTTGAACCTATTGAATTTGTATTAACAAGTTATACTGCACAGGTTATTCGGTTATTCTATCCATGCTTATTGTCCTATGAAAACGGAGTAATGATAACTGATATGGATATGTTACCTATGAATCGGACGTATTATACCGAGCATATTCGAGATTATGATAATGATAAATTCATCTATTTACGAGAGAATGTGTGTTTTGAATATAATGAAATTGCGATGTGTTACAATGTAGCTACTCCGAAAGTATGGAGAGATATATTCAAGATGAATAGTGTCGATGATATTCGTAATGAGATCAAAAGAATCGCAATGTCTCGTGTAATTGACGGAGGACACGGAAAGGAAGGGTGGAATATTGACCAGCAATTATTATATAAATTAGTTTTCGAATGGAATAAGAATACCCAAAATTTCGTATGTTTGAAAGAGTCGACTACTGGTTATTGTAGGTTTGATAGAGATCATTTTTGTATGAACGATGAAATACGACATCGTATTCGAAATGGTGTGTATTCGGACTACCATTGTTTACGCCCGATGAATGCACATCGAAATATGAATAATCATGTTTACGATTTATTGTGATATAAAAATATTTACATATAATATTATATCGAATGCATAACATTCAAAAATTACATACGTCTTCTATACCTGCGAATATAGAAGACGATGACCCTATTACACCCAAGGCTCCTCGTGGTAAAAGAAGTGACTTAACCGAAAAGGACTTGGAAGAATTCGCTCGTTCATTTTCGTATATGATGCTGGAGGGATATTTAGAATAGTTTTCCGAATTTTAAAAAATATGATGATATGGCTGATTCTATGCATTTGAAAAAAAATTGAAATGTTTTTTCTCAAATCAGATACCAACAGTGCTTCCAACCAGAAACAGTCGAATCGTATACAATGTCGTCCAGAAATACCGCCGCCTCCGTCTCCGCTACCAAGCCATACTGCAAAGTGTGCTATGATGCCGGACGTCCCGAACAGGAATACACCAGCCACTTCGTCAAGGATCAGCCCGGACCCAATGGAAAAGTCATCTGCCCAACGCTCCTGAATCAATCCTGCCGAATCTGCAACAAGACCGGACACACCTCGTCCTATTGCCCTCAATACCGCCGCCGTGAAGAACCCCGCCGTGAAGAACGCTACATCGACCGCGAGCCTCGTCGTGAGGAACGCTACATCGAGCGTGAGCCTCGTCGTGAGGAACGCTACATCGAGCGTGAGCCTCGTCGTGAGGAACGCTACATCGACCGCGAGCCTCGTCGTGAGGAACGCTACATCGAGCGTGAGCCCCGCCGTGAAGAACGCTACATCGAGCGTGAGCCTCGTCGTGAGGAACGCTACATCGACCGTGAGCCTCGTCGTGAGGAACGCTACATCGACCGTGAGCGTGAGCCCCGTCGTAATTCATACGACTCTCTTCGCGAAGACACTGAACGCCGTGATCGTGAAATCCGCGACCGTGATTCATCCTACTACCGCGAACAAGAACGTCGTTCCAAACCATGGCTTCAAGCTGCATTGAAACCCGCTGAGTCTCGCCAGCCACAACAACGCCGCGAGCCATACGCTCATCCTCACGGGCCTCGCGTTCGCTTGAGTCTCGAAGCACCTGCTCTTTCTGCGGCCAAACACGCTGATCCGGTGATCGATGTCCGCAAGGTCGAACTCAACCATGCGTCGAAATGGGGCGATGAAGACGCCAATCAACCCTTCGTCTGCGATCCCGAGCAAATGACACGCAAGTTCTTCGAAGAGGAAATCATGGCAAACCTCACTACCAGCCAAGAACACGATTTCATCGCTGAGTGCGACGACCAGAGCTCGATGCCCTTCTTCTGCGGCCAGTAAAACCCGGAAATCGTGCGCGAAACATCATCAGGTAAGGTAAATATGTATGTGTCTATGAACTAACACTTTTTTATCTGGTTGCTCCGTTCGTACAGTGCTCCATTCGTTTCTGCGAAACTCAACTCTGCACTTCCCGAACGTCGCGCTTCGCTGCTCGAGTGGTTATATGGGTATATGCTGTGCGTGTTAATAAAATTGAAATGTTTTCGCTATGAAATGGTATCTCAGCGTTGATGGATCCGCAATACGTAAACAACTCTATACTTGAATTTCTGGAAAGAGAGAGAATGGCAAGACAAATCGAACAAGAAGAAATCGAACTCGCCCGACAACTGGCAACTCAAGAACACATATACAGTTACGCTGACGGCAGTGTTTACATGGGTCATATGCGCGAAAATGACCCCGAAAGCATCAAGAATGGTGGTGTAAGCCATTTGCGTCACGGCCGCGGAACTCTTCGCACTCCAGCGATCGTGTGTGGCATCCCACTCAAAAACTACACCAGCGATGAAGCTGCTGATAACGCACAGTTTGCGAAGTGGTACGAATATGCTGGAACATGGGAAGACGACAAAATGAACGGATACGGCGTGAATGTTCAAAAATCAGGTGACGGAGGCGAAATCGTAATATTTGATGGTACCTGGAAGCAAGGAAAGCCGATGAAATCGGTTCATTTCAAAGAGGAGCACGACGACAATGGCGAGGTGGATGAATCCGTATTTGGATGGTAAGAACGCGTGTGGTATCGCGAAAAATTGAATGTTTTTTTTTGATCATGTTGTTTTGTATCGACCGAGACAGACGAAATGACTACGACTACGCCAACGACACTCCCCGAACCCAAATACCGCCGACTGGATATGGCTCAACTCCCACCATACTCGTTGGAAAGAATACCGAATGATGAACTCAGTAAAATACTTCCAGGTTGGAGGAACTGTTTCTCCCCAATACGTTTCAAGAATACCTGGAATTATGAAAAAGAAGCACAGGAAGCAGCAGACAAACAAAAGGCTAACCTTGCAGAAACTCGAGTGCGCCGAACCCAAACAAAATCAACGAAAATGCGACGCAAATTCTGCAAGTTTTGCATGCAGCGCGGTTTCCCTCTCGCAGTCTGTAAGACGCATTACACGAAAAGCAGCCCAGAATTTGGTTCAAAAATAACTTGCCCGGCCCTTCTCCAGCAACAATGCGCCCGATGCGGTGAAAACGGACACACGCCGAAGTACTGCAAGAGCGAACACTGGCTGAATACTGATCCGCGCCAAGTCTCTTCCTACCGCGATCCTCTCAGCATGGATTGGTTTAATGTATTGGATCTCGAGGACGAGCGCATACATTTATGGCAGAAACCAATCCCTCCCGCGCTTCAGGAAAGGCACAAACAATACGAAAAAAAAAATGTGAAACCCTCCCGAATTTGGATTGAAATGACCGGCGATCACAAGCATTACACCAATGATTTCCGACTTGTCATGCTTGTTCAGAGCAAGGATGACTGGTTTGACATCCGGCCACGCACGGAATACGAAAACAGAGTTCAGGAGCATTACGAATGGATGCGGACCGTGATGTGGAGTGAAACACCACAAAAAAATTGCGACAACTTCTTCATCGTGAATTCGCCACCGCCGACGTATGATGAGGCATCTGCTGCAGCAGAGCTATTACAAGCATTCACGGCCAGGTCTGTCGCCGCGACTGAAGACTCCACAACCACCGCTGGGGGTGAACATCTTGCTTCCATTATCTGTCGTCTTCCGGAAAAGTTCAGAACGGAGTTTCAGGACAATTGCGCTCAGACTATGCGGAATATCATCGATAAATATATGGAGCATCAAAGGATGTAAGTGTGTGTGTGTGTGTGTGTGTGTATGTGTGTGTGCGTGTGTGTGTGTATTTTTTTATAATGATTTTGTACCTTGTCTCTATTTTCAAAAAAAATTGAAATGCTTTTTCTTTATTTACTAGAATACAGCGAACCCAGAAATGAACAGAAAACAACAAGAACAAGAACTCTTCAACAAAACCGCTCAGCTGTTGGCGGACGACAAAATCACACCCAAACAAGCTTGTTCATTTATTGAGACGCTCCGCGATGCGGGAATACTTGCCGACGATATATTGGAGCCGGAAAACCCAGAACAAGAAAAGCAAAAAGGATTCAACGAAATTGCGGGAGTTTACTCAGATTGGAAAATTTCAACGGAAGAAGCGTGTGAATGCTTTGTGGAGTGGATCGATGAATGGAAAAACCGTGCGTGAACGTGTCACCGACAGAGTCTATATAAAGGTAAGTAAAACGTGTGTCTTTGTGTATGCTCTAACACTTTTTATTTAGTATATATAGTATGACAACTTGGTTTCATTCCAAGGATCTATCGTCTACGATAGACCTACCAACGGTAGTTGTAGATGACATCTACGGATATGTATTACCTCATGCAGGAACCCAGTATACGGGCGATATTATTCAACATACATTGAAATTCTGTCCAAAAAATATACATGAAATTCGACGTGTATATATTTATTATTTTCCTGCAAATAACCAACCAGATATTATAATTCCAGAGGCAGACGCGCATGACACGAGCAATGAAACCCTAGATAATCGCGTCATATTGTCAAGTATTTCTACTTCAGAGTGTGATCATGAACTCTACGTTCCGTTTCGAACGATTCTTCATTATTTTCGAAAGTGGAACATGAGTACCAAGGGTATCAAATTTATACCAGTAAACATAAAAGACATACAAAATAAATGGATGAATAATGAAGGTGCTGGTGGACGCCCCAAATCACGACGACGTCGACAAGATAAGTTGCATCATCGTAATAAGACGCGACGACGCCATCGACACGTGAACGGAAGTTTCTATATTATATCTGCCGACTTCTCTCATCATAAGCCTTTTAATTATGCTATACCCAATGAAAATAAAGCAGCACACGCAATCGTAACAGATTCGTTGGAATGTGCTTATGATACATCGCCTTATCTAGATGAAATCGACGACGTTCGTACCTTTCGAGTATTTAAAACAAAACACCCAAATCTCTCGTTTCAATGGATCGGAAGAACACGAAGTCCAGGAGAAAACGCAGTTGGATATCATTCATTTTTAATACGCCCAGAGTTTCAACCGATGAAAAGCGATTCACCGCCAATTGACGGCATCTTTGTAACGTGTTATGATTCAAAGATGAATGCGAGAGAATGTTTAGGAGAATGGTTTTCTACGGTTGACAGGCATACTTGGACTCCACATATAGAAAAGGCATTTATAAAGAAAGTGAAGTCAAAAGCGCAAATAGAAAGCCGGCTTACTGGAGGTGAAAATAAAAAACTACCAATCACCCGATGCATCGTTACATATTTATTCAAAGACGAGTCTACCACTTCACTTATTCGCGGATGGCATGGTATACGAACAAACGCGATTTATTTACCAGATGTGTTATTGGAGCACGCAAAAGAAGATGGTGTATGGATCACTCCGAGAGATACTGAATGGTCACTTTCAGAAAAGGCACGTGATGCCGCCCGTGTATTTGATATGACAGAAACGCTTGAACAACTAGATCAAAAAGCAGGACATGCCGGTTTGAATACTGACATCACGTTATATACAACTCGAATTCGTATAAAAAAATGAGGCATACCCGCACCTCATGACACACTTACTTACTGAACATATGCCCTTGCCCAGATGTTTCTTCGATGAACAAACCACGTCGTCGTGGTTTCGCCAACGTTGCCGCACTCGTCCAAGTGAAACACTGGAATCGGACTTCGATGAAACTCTGCAAATAATTCAGGATGCGTCCATTCATTTTTGTCCTGCCAAACAGTATAGAATCGAATTCCGCCGGGATACAGTCCAGCCGGGTTCGGCGCGTAACTTGCGAAGCGAACAAAGTTGCCCACTTCGTCATCGTTGATGTAGGCCTTCATTCTTTGTATTTTGCGTCGGCTTACGATGCGATGAGTGGCCCACGCCTGATGACGTTCGCTTTGTTCGTGTTTCTTCCAGTGTTTGACTTTTCCAAGGTAGCCGCATACGCATTCCCAGTTCGTGTTGCCATTGTCTTCATCGCTCCAAAGTCCGACAGCGTGACGTGTGACGAAAGGATAGAGCGACGGTTCTGGTGTGCGATGTAACTGTTCTTTTTTGTTGACAAAATGCTCCGTGGCTTCACGCAAGAGTCGATACCGGGTTTCATACGCCAACATCATCCATTCTTCCGCGCGAATTCTGTTGTGAAAAGGATCGGGGTGATAATTTTTCACGCGCTCCCACGCGCGTAGTTCCGTAATGTTGCCACCCATGACTTCTGGAATATGCTGTCCTGCAAATAGAGGGGCGGCGGCAGCCTGTGGATTCCGGTGTATCGGCGTGTGTTGCTGCTGCTGTGGCTGGAGGAATTGAACGTCACGGTGAAGTGCACCCAATGCATTCATCGCTTCGAGATATTCGCCTTCAGTCATTTTTTGCTGATTTTCTTCGATCACGCGCATAAGCGCAGCCAAATTCGGGTTAACAGCCATGTTTTCGTATTGTTCGTACTTCGTTGCTTGAATTGCTGAGTTTCATGTATTGTAAAAAAACATTTCAATTTTTTACAATTCGATTGTGCGATAGACGGTAGTATATTTCAATGTATGAATTGAATACCAATACGTTTGTTCAATGAACCAGATTTCGGTCTAAAATGAAACATTGTCGTTGAATCCTTCTCATGAGTTAGACCCCTAGACCCTATATTTACAGAACTAGTATTCACGTCTAATGACAATCCACGTGCAGGCGCGGTTGCCGCGAATTGCGTGAAAACCGGTCGCGCCGGAGTAATTAATTGACCGGTCATGAGTTGCGGGATCTGTGTATATCGGTTCACGCGCATAAATTGGCGAACATCACGAAGGAGTGCGCTCCAACTGTACGACCGAATGGTGGCTTGGTTTGCGCGAAGAATAGAGAAAACTGCGTATGTGAGTGCACCTGCAAACGCGTTGTTGATATACGCATCAGCGGATGTTTGCTCATCGCGGCATCCACTAATCATGTAGACATCGCCGGCAGTTTCAGCGTATTTACCCTGAAGATAGGCCCGTTGCATTGTACGCCATACTGGGGTGCGAGCGGATGGCGGCGACAGAAGAACACTGAAATCCTCATACTTATACCGAATATCACATCCAGTACCATTATGACAGCAATCAAGGATGACATACAAACGCGCTCCGCGGGGGACTCGGTTGATTAAGAGTGTGCGGATTTCATCATCAGTGATCATTCCACCACCGGCAGACGCAGGTGTAGCATAATCCACGGGGCAAAGACACGAGTCAAAACCGGTGGCTTCGTCGCCATTTGTATCACGAACAAGTGACCCATGACCCGAGTAATGAAATACAGCTTCATCTCCGGCAATCATCCCTGCGACAAGGGCATTTAACCCGGCGATGATATTTTGTCGGGTTGGAGGGAGAGCCGATGCCGTTCCAGCGCCCGAAGCACCACGATTACCATCCGTGAGAATTGAAATCGCGTCAGGGGTATACCCTAAAGTTGAACGCAGATACTGGGCTACATTCACTACGTCATTGTAGCAACCGTTGAGCTCACTATTCGTGTTAATGTAGTTGATTCCAACAAGAAATGCAGTGCGACGAGGGGGGCGGGCAGACGATGACATATTATTTTTTATATATTATAGATATATTGTAAATATGGCGAGTGTGGATCTCTACTTAGTTCGTCATGCAGAAAGTTGCGGTAATATAAGACAAAATAAGATAGATACGTATCGTAGAAGGCACAGAGATAGACTCCATGAACCAGGATTATCATTAAGAGGGTACATACAATCATTCCTTCTGAGAGATTATTTACTGAAATCAGTGAAATATGATAAAGTAATTTGTTCGCCTCTTATTCGAACAGTTATAACTGCGATGATATCATTATCTACATTCAATAATGAACCGAATACAGCTGTTATTCATATTGTTCCTTACCTTAAATTTCATACTACAAAATTATCAATGGTGAATAGTGTGACTGAGCTGAAAGAAAAAATGCGTCATTTCAAGGTGTGGTTTCATAAAACCGGAATTCATATGTATCAATTATTCCGCCAAATGCATACGAAGTCGCCGAAACATGTCACCGCGATTCATTTTCCTAGGATTGATTATGCCGCATTAGAAGATTATGAAACCCGTGTTCGAGAGAATGAACGGATCGATGTAATCGAAAAATTCAAAGAATATGTATCCAATGTCAATGTGGCATCGTTGCTTATTTTTACGCACAAAGGATTTATAATGAATATGAAACGAACAATGCAAGTGCCAAAAAATACGTCGATTACAAAGATGGTTGCAAATGTATCTCAGAATAACATGATTGATATCAAGTCATCCAAGGTGATATATATACCAAGACTGAGTCATACTCTAAAAATTAGACGTAAGTCAGAACTCGAAATGTGTATAAATGATGCGTTTAAAACAAGAAAACGTCGAATGTCATAAGTATTATGCGTATATGCGTATGCGTATATGCATATAAAGTTACTCGTATAGAGTACTATACCGTATACATTATACGAAATGAAACTCGCATTTATCACTGGAATCACAGGTCAAGATGGTTCATACCTTAGTGAATTGTTGTTGAAAAAAGGGTACAAAGTATTCAGTATAGTCCGGAGAACATCGTTACTTTTTTCACATACCAGAATCGAACATATTCGCGATCAACTTGAACTCAGGTATGGCGATATGACGGATGCAACTGGTTTATCGAATTATATTCACACCATCGTACAGACACATCCTGATTTTGAAATATTCGAAATTTACAATTTAGCTGCACAATCTCACGTGGCAATCTCATTTGAAATACCAGAATATACCGCAGATGTCGATGGAATAGGAGTCCTACGATTATTGGAAATTATACGCGGATTTCCCCAAGAAACTCGAAAGAAGATGCGATTTTATCAAGCGGGGACAAGTGAGATGTTTGGTGAAGTGAAGGAAACCCCTCAAAATGAAAACACGCCATTCAATCCAGTCTCACCATATGCTGTGGCTAAGGTATACGGACACTACATCACAAAAGTATACCGAGAAGGTTATGGGCTATACGCAGTGAATGGGATCTTATTCAATCATGAAAGCAAGCGTCGTGTAGAGAATTTTGTAACTATGAAAATTGTGAACGGGATCAAAAATATACTTAAAGGAAATCAAGAGTGTATTGAGTTGGGAAACATCGACAGTAAGCGCGATTGGGGTCATGCAAAAGATTACGTGTATGGAATGTGGCTGATGCTACAACAGGAACAACCTGACGATTACGTCCTTGCATCTGGAAAAACACATACGATCCGACATTTCATAAATAAAGCGTTCCAGCACAAAGGTATCCAACTGGAATGGAGCGGTGAAGGTTATAACGAAGTTGGCAAGGATCAAACCGGAACAATTCGAGTAAAAATAAATCCAAAGTATTTTCGCCCTTGTGAAGTCGAGTTTTTATTAGGAGATTCGAGTAAGGCGCGCGAAAGGTTGGGTTGGACATTTGAATATGACACATTAGAGAAACTGATAGAGGAGATGTTCAGTTAATTTGCCTCCGCATCCGCCGACACATCAGGATCCGTAACAAACAGCCGGTTCATCGTGCATACTTCCGGTTTATCTGCACTTCGCAACGCCGTAAAGATATGACGAATGATCGTGTCGTGGCGAACGCGTATGGTATAATCTTGTTGGATTGCACCGCGCCCGATACGTCCCATAGACTGAATCGCCTTCTCTTGTGACATCCCTTCGAGGTCTTTTCCAATATACCCATGACAGAACTGATAATTGGTTCCGTAGATATAGTCAGTAGCTGTAATGATGAGATACAGCTTCTGATGCTTCGCTAATGTCTTCATAATATCCGTATATTTCTGGTCAGTCGCATTCGTAATGGCACCGATTCCCATGAGAAGCAGGAGTTTCCAGTGCGACGCGACATTAAGAAGCATGATCTGTCCCACAACTTCATCTTCCACGAAAGAAGTGAATTCATTTGATATTGCAGTGCGTGTTGTCCATCGTTTCAAATGTTCTAACCTGTTTGGAACGAAGAGCTCGTGAAGCGCCGTGTATTTGACCGACTTTTTTAGTTCATCAACCTTCATATGTAGTCGTTCTGTTTCTGGATTGATGCGTGTATCTGAAGTGAATTTACGGGTTTTCTTCTCGTCATCGCCACCTCCTGCTGCACCGGGTACTTTGCTTTCGCCTTCTAGATCTTTGATGAGTTTTTCTGTTTTTTCAATGTCTTCAAGAACACGTGTATTGAACTCGATCGTCTCCAGGATATCATCCATAACAACGGTGGGTATTTTCGCAATTTGAAGCATAAATGCGGCAACCTTGTCCACATTTTCAGTGAGATAAATCGTGGGACCGTCTGTGAGTGTATGTGCATCACTCGTTGATAGATTCACGACAGATGTGAATTTGGGTTTACGAACTCCGATGAGTGTATCATAGACTCTAGCCCAGTATTTGGGACGGATATTTTCAAGTAGAGTCAGGTAGTATTCCTTGATACTAGTCATTGTTAATTCGCCGATATCGCCAAACATATTCTCTGGAAGGTAACGCTGTGATGTCAGAATAAGCCCGCGATTGTCGTCGGTGTCTTTGTCATCAGCATACTTTGCCTTTTCTGCTTTGGTGTCGTCGTCGCCGTCGTCGTCGCTGTCGTCGTCGTCACTTTCGTCGTCGTCGCTGTCGGGCGCGAGAGGTTTCGTGACTAATGCAATAAACCGTATGATTTCGCGAAGATCAAAGTATCTCATCAATGTTTTATACATCTTGCAATGTTCCACGCATTCCAACACCTTATCATAATCATCGCCAAACATGTAATGCGGAAGTTCGATAAATCCGTTCTGATTCACAATCGGTATAGATTTCTTGAAATCGTGACTGACCACACTGTATACTTCTGGATTCTTGTCATTGAATTTCACCTTGAAATCCTGAATAACGCCTACAATCTCATCTTCGCGTGGTAACGTCGCGGATGACAAGACAACATTGGGAATCAAGTTTCCGCTCCAGTTCCTGTGGATAATTGGGTGAAGCACGTGTTCTGGGTAATCCAATGATATCGTTGGTTCATCCCAGTACATCATAAGATTCTCCAATGGATGAAACGCCATCATATATCGCATTGCCAGCAAGTAAGAGCGAATATCGCAAATCATGATTTCGACATTGTCACCAATACTGTTATCCACTTTACGAATACGACCACTTCGTCTGTCACGAATCGCCTCTTTTGCCGCGAAATAGTGAAGACGGATATCATCGATGTTGCTGCAACCAAACGCAAATGCAATACGTTTCTTCATTGAAATCGCCGCCTTTGCAAGCGCAAGTCCAACGTGTCGTGCAGCACACACGAATATAATTTTGTATTTCTCCGACAAACCAAGCGGCGAAAGCGTCTTTCCAGTTCCAGTGGGCGCGATATACAGCACCATTTTTGCACCAGGTCGCTTTGCAATCGTGAAGAGTTGCTTCTGGTGTTCGTATAACTGAATATCGGCGTATTTGAATACTGCTTCGTTTTGTTCAATGAAACGGTATGCATTGCGAAGAAATCCGATGACACTAATGTCTTCACTGAATCGCATGATGACGAAATTAGCAAATTCGATCATATGCGAATTGATTCCAATCACCGATTTTTGAAGCATGAGTTTCAATGTATAATAATGCTTCATCCATTCGTTTACGCCTACATCTTTTGTTGTTTTTGCCGTGATCATCGCATCAATTGTATCCATAATATGATGATCGTATGTATCTCCTGAGCCGCCGAATGTTGTATTCATATTTTGAATTCGCATGAGGTCCACCTTTTTCATTGTTTTTTTCGATTTTGATTGGATTTCAAATCGGCTGCTACGACCTTGGCTGCTGCTGTCGCCACTCTCGCTACAAGCAGCGGGGATTTTCTCCATTTCTGCAATGACGCGCTCCACGCGTTTACGAAAGTATTCTTCGAATAGATAATCTTCCATTTCTGGTGTTGATGTGATCTTCAGACGTGATATTAATGATTGGTGCGGGTTAAACACGCGATTCACATCGTGAAACCCGTCAATAATAAGTTGCAATATCCGCATTTCATCTTCAGGTTCCATAATTTCAACTCCATTCCATTCTTCACCTGTTAATTTTACTTGAACAAGTGTTTCACTTCCAGATCCAGATACAGCAGTTGTTGCATTAATTGATGTCATTACGTGTAAAGACGCGATACATTAAAGATAATGTGTTTGATTTAAATCAATTTTAGATATAAAATAGTATTACAACCAACAATACGTAGTATAATTGAATTAAATATACCTGTATAATGTATATCAGCTCTCTCTATATAATGCCGGTTATTGTGAGTTTTGATGGAAATATCGGTTCTGGAAAATCGTTGACGTGTTATGAATATGAGCAGTATTTGAAAAAACGAATGACATCATCATCCATTGACAATGGCGAGATTACACTTCCAACAATAACATCATTTGAAGAAGAGGTTTGTTTTCTTGACGAGCCTGTCGAATTATGGAATCAAGTCTGCGACAAGGATGGTGTGAATATTCTCACAAATCTATACAAGAATATCCGTGCTCATGCGTTCAAATTCCAGATGATGGCGTATATTTCGCGTCTTTCTCTATTGCGTAAGGCTGTGAAAAACCCAAAGATCAAACTCATTATAACCGAGCGAAGTGTAGAGACAGATCGGAATGTATTTGCAAAAATGTTGTATGATGTCGGTGATATTTCACATGACGAGTTTCAAATTTATACATTGTGGTTTGAAGAATTCTTGACAGATGTACCGTTATCTGGTATTGTATATATCAATGCCTCACCGGATGTCTGTCTCACTCGAATTGGAAAGCGCGCGCGTGAAGGAGAAACGATTCAACCTGATTATATTCAGCGTTGTCATCAATATCACGAAGATTGGATTCATACGAAGAATTGTGCTCTCTTGGAATTACCAGCAAATGAAGATATTGCCGACTCTCCGCGTGTTCTTTCTGACAGAATGGAACGAATAACGGAGTTTATTCGTGGACTTCTGTGATCTACTGTAAATAAGATAAATATATAACGATACATTATTATATATTTATCATAGACACATTCCGGTTTTACGAATATTCGTTTTTTATTATATTCAATGACCACCTCAGTAGATGAAACTTCATGTAAATTTGTATCTAGTCGTGGGCTATTGAAGTCGTGTGATGTGCGTTCACAAATACCAGTTTCCAGTTGTCCAACAAACTTAGAATATATACAAGAATTTATTCAAACTCAATCGAATATAACAACTCCCTCAGCACGTCCTGTATCTATATACGTGTGTTGTGATGCATTTCAGTCATTCATCTTGAAATACGCACAACAAATTCAAATACCATATGTTATTGTTTGTGGTGATGGAGATAAAACAATGTTTCAAGAAACAGTTCCGCAAGAACAAAATACATTCGTCATTTTTGTATTGAATCCGTTATTACGTGGATTATATTGTCAAAATATGGATATTCATGGTTGCCGCATGTTTCTAACGGATAAGATAATGATACTATGGAAGGCGAATGCAGAAATATTTAAACTAAAAGATGCACCCAAAACACTAGATGATGCGATCGAGAATGCAATATCAAAACTAATCCAAATTCCGATTGGTATGGATTATCATACAATTAGCGCTAACCCAAATCATCGGTGGTTGTCAAAAGATGAAAGGATCTCGACGCCTATCTCGCAAGAATATTTACTCAATAGAGATATTCGATCATCGATGGCGCCCTTTTATGCGAGAAAAATACAGATTTATTCAAATGTCACTCTATGTCTAGATCGTTTTAATGATCGGATAACTGCCGTTTCTCGGATACCTGCGAACTTATTATACCAACAAGAAAATTTCATACCTCGAATTCTTACATGGAAAAATATGACGCAATTTGCGTTTGTTTTATCCCCTTTCGGGAATGGGATGGACTGTCATCGAACATGGGAGGCGTTGCTTTGTGGCTGTATTCCAATTGTTCGCACGAATGTCTTCAAGAAATTATTTGAAGGACTTCCTGTGTTAATGGTTGAGAAATGGGAGGATGTAACGTTTGAATTATTAAAACAAACCGTATATGAGTTCAAGTTGAAACATGAACAGAACGAATTTAAATATGAAAAGCTGACACTTGCGTATTATACGAACTGGTGGAATAATAACTGACATAAATGTAATATTATACTTTATTCTAGTAGAATACCCTATCTGCACCTCTACACACACACCCTCGGATATACACAATGAATCACCATTCTATCGTATATATGTGGAACTTCAAGCCACACGAACGCAAATCGATTCCGATGGAATGTATTCGAAAGAATACAATGTTTATGCCAGAATATAGTATCGTAACGCCTCACGATATTATACCGATTCTTTCATCTTTTGATGGTCTTCCTGAACTCTGGGCAAAAATTCCTGAAAAATATTGGATTGTCAAGGCGGATCTCGGTCGCTTGCTTTACATTTATAAGCATGGAGGATTTTATCTAGATGTTGACTGTGCTATGGTTTCAAATCCATTTAATACAATTAATCCAAAATGTGATCGGATGGTATTATTCACTGAATTCACAGTGTCAGTCGATAAGTTAGGTCCGCGTGAATGTAAACATCCGCGTAATGGTGTACGAGTCGCGAATTTTGCTTTTGCTTCGAATTTTAAACGTCATCCTTTCTTGGAGATATGTATTCGTGAATGTATACGTCGTCTTACCTATTTATTCGATTTAAATCTTGAAAAATGGGAAGAAACCGACATATTGTGGGTCTGTGGTCCGGATGTCATTACAACAATGTATCACGCACAATTCAGCGATGATGGATCAGAAGCGGATGTCGACTCATCCGTACGTCTGATTGAGCGAGGTTGTTTGCAACATCTGGGGTATGGTTCGTGGAGGTAATCTACGAACTAGACCCAAATAGCCATTTGATTCCATTTGATAATAAATTTCCGCCTCCACTTTCATCATCGACATTTGATGTATTTTCTGGGATATGTATACGAAAATCTCGTTGCGTTTCATTAGCACGTGTTGCGTCCTCAATATATCCTCCGAATTCACCATCATCTTCTCCAGTTGCGCCGCCTCCAGACATCGCTGTCAACAATACTGACTTCGGGCGATATCGCAGAATATCAATTTCGTATTTTGTTATTTTGAAGAGATCTTTCCCGTAGATTTCATGAAGAAGCATCCATTCAAAAATGCCCCCGGTATAAATATGCACATTTGTAAATCCGAGTTTCACTAACTGTTCGTATTTGTGTAGAATGGTGATATCATTCGAATTCTTTCCGTACACAATAATCATAATGTCCGGCTTCTTGTGTATAAATGCATTCACAACCCGCTCTTCAAAGCGTATATCAACAGTTGTTTTGATAAGACAATGCTGAAGTGATGGCGGTAATGTATTAATGATGAGCGTTGAATGTTGAACATTCATATTCCGATATACGACCATTTGCAGATCTTCATAGCTCACTTTGGGTACGAGCGATACTTGATTGCCCATTTTGTCTAAAAAATAATAATAAATAATATTTCTGGTTATACTATCAATATTATTTGTTTTTATCTAATTTACGCCATTTCGTTAATCGAACGTTATTACAATATCCACGAATTCTTTCTTGATACTTTTTGTTGCGGATGACGATAATTCTTCCCTCTTTTTGCGATGCTTGGTCCCTGTCTTAGTAGTGGTAGTCGTCTGGCTTGGGCTTGGGCTCGTCTTACCCCCTTCCGCATTTTCGCCAGTTTCGATAATATCCGACGTTTTTAATTCACAACCGTCGATCGTTGCAGATGATGTTTGATGCGATTTCGCCATTTTACGTGTCGTATTATTCCGAATATTCATATCCGCCTCTATCGCCGTGTAATTCTCCTGAATATAACGAAGCACCTCATTCTCGATTGCCCATTTAAAGAAATTCAACTGTCCTAATGTTGTCTGGATATACGTCGTTCCGTTTTTATGCGGGACGTTGATCCTGTCCCATCTACAGAAGGGATCGAAACGTTTCTTCGAATATGCACGAAGTTTCAGTTTATAATCCACGTAGACTTTGAACCTTTTTTGCCGGTTAATGCTGACATTTTCAACAAGATCATAAACTGTATAATGCTTCTTTGAATAATTCGTCACAAACCAATCCATGATTCTCAGTGAAATATTCGTGGTTCCGTTGATCACAGCCAGCATTTTATCCATATTTTCTCCACCATTTTCATTATAAAACCGGAGGACTTTATGAAGCAATAAGTCATTTTGGGTATTATAAAGGCTCGTTCCATGTGCGAGTGACACATGTGCTGGAGTAAAAATGGGTACAGTGGCTGGTTGTGGCTGGTCTTTGGGCGGTTGAATACAGGCGAGCATTGTTTCGTGTAATTGACATATGTAAAAGTATTTAAACCTCTTTTGGTCTTCGGTTAGATGTAATATAAACACAACTCGTTATTATGTGTAGTACTATTCACATATTCCTGTATTCAATCATGACATCACTCGAACGCGCCGATTCTACATCCCCAAAGGAGCGTGAACAATACGCCCGCGCAAATGCGGCGCTTAAAACTGTTGATGCCGGTGAGACGAATGTATCCAGTGACACAGACAGTGAAACCGGAACTGACCAAACCATGAAACTCGTGATCGACTTGAAGAAAATGCCCGTAGGACAGTATGAATATTATACCGATAGTCCTAATATCATAAACCAAATGTTGCTCTATGTGTATCACACGATAAATAATTTGGTGTATTTGCCACCAACTGTTTATCATGTAACGAATTCAGAGACAACAAAACCTGCCCCGACGCCTCTCAAGCTCCGTCGTCGTCCCTTTAAATACGATAAGGATGATTTCTGCTATGTACAAATGGGATATGGTGAATACAAGTATACATATACTGTCCCCGCAACTAAGACTGAACCCGAGAAGACTACTGAGTTTCTGATGATATACCGCCAAGAAGAAAAAACGGTGGGTACGCACGACGGCGCAGAGAGATTTGAATGTATGACAATTCGCACAGACTCCCCAGAAATTTTCCACCATTTTTACCGTGAAAGCGATAATTTCCTTGAAAACAATGAACAAGACGAGACGAAACTCCATGTCTTCGTAATGTCGAAATATGGCGAGTGGATGCGGTATAATAAAATCCCGTCACGTACTCTGGACACTGTTTATTTCGACGAGAAATTGAAACTGAAACTCCGCACCGATATTACGGATTTCTTAAAGAAGGAGAAAGAATACGACGAGTTCGGGATTCCGTACAAGAAGAATTATCTGCTCACGGGTATTCCTGGCAGCGGTAAGACGAGTATCATAAAGGCGATGTGTCGAGAGATTGGTTATAGCCTTTGTATCTTTTCGATCAATCACGATGTGGACAATAACACTGCACTCGCTGCGTTCCGTGATATTCCGCCCAAATCTATTCTATTATTTGAGGATATCGACTGTCTCTTTGAGAAACGCGTAAGCACGAACGACAACAAAAGCAGTTTCACATTCAGTCACCTCTTGAATTTGCTGGATGGTGTATTTTCTAGGAAGGGTCTCATCGCATTTATTACAACGAATCATCCTGAGAATTTGGATCATGCATTGTTGCGTCAGGGACGGACTGATATGATTATTCATATGAACTACCCGAAGAAGGTGGATGTCAAGCATCTATTCCGCGATATGATGCGGAAGGAAGAAATGACGGCGGAAGAAATCGACCGCGAGTTCGACAAGTTCTATGAACATATCAACAAGAAAACGATTACAATGGCTGGGTTGGTCGGGTTTCTGTTTCGCTATCGGAGAAACTGGGCAGATAATATCAATGAGCTATTGGATGCGGACAAGTTTATTAAGGAGGTAACTCGGAATGTGGAGGATAGCAAGTTGTATGCGTGAGTTTTATACAAATATTCGTCGGATTGATCGTTTACTTCCAGTAGAGGTGTTAGTTTGTATCATATTCGCAATATTCGCAAGATCAAAGTTCCACGGTTTGCTATGATGGTTAAAATTCGTTGAATCATTATTAAATTTTTCTTCTAACAATCGCGCGTCGTCGGGCTGAAATTGATTAAACGTTTTACCGTCGTCGCTTTCCCATACCCATTTAACTTTACCGCGTTTGATACTACGTGTGCTCATTGACTTTGTGTTAGTTTGTCTCATGTTTTTCAAGTCAAAAACCCAATTCACACCTAATATTGGACTATTATATTCCACTGATTGAAGGCCGTTCATAAGAGCGTTTTCTATAACTTCAGCAATTTTCAGTGAATAAGATTTAACCTTTGTACCATCGTCACTTACATAAAACCATGTGACGTCTGGGTCTCGTTGTGTCAAAGTTCCTTCCCATTGTAAATCTGATAATTTCGATGGATCTATTGAAACTCGAATATCTCGCCATATTCTTTTTACTATTTCTTTACGCTCTACTATTCCACTGTCAGGTGCTGATTCTTTAGAACCGCTGGGAGAGGGCAGGGGCAGGGGTTTCCCACTCTCACCAACAGTCACATATTCATATTTTGTAAATTTCATTGTTCTAAAATCCGTTTTTGAATCAGGCTTCTCTAGAGTACCAGAGACTACCTCTTCATCACCCACTTTGAATGATCCCTCGAACACATTACTACTTTTTTCATCCAAATCAATAAACATATTATTTCCTGGTACCGACTCAATCATCCAAACCACTTTAACATGTGGTTGTAAACGATCTACCTCTCCCATAGCATTTATACACAACGTTTTAACATCTTGTAACAAGCGTTTGTCTTCTTGTGGAGGTGCTTTTATCAGATCCAGGACACTATTAAATGGATCTGTTAGTATTTTAAATTTTTGTATCATTATATCTGTTTTGGCTTTAAGAGCCGTATCACTCCCAATTGCATCTTGACTTTCTCTATCAAATGTGGATCTTTCAGACATACTGTTCAAATTTCTAGATAACTCTTTCATTTGTGTCATCCACGCATCGTCCTTTGTTTTTAACATTTCTAGTGCAGTAGTGGTTATAGTATACTGTTTTGAGTCCCAATTAACGATATTCATTTGCATATTTGCCCCTCTTGATAATAATAACACTAACGTATAAACAATATTATAAAAGTCTGTAAGATTGATTAAATTCCACGTTTCATCTGACTTCATAATAGGTGTTGTAGAAAAATTAAAATTAGTTAATAATTGTATTACATCACCAAGTATCGTAAATACGTTCACACCTTCTCCACCTCTAGGCAAGCTATTTCTGTGATTAACATCTGCACCATGTTCTATTAACCACCAAATTAATTTATACGGTATATCTTCACAAACAGGCTGTATACCCAATTGTGGATGCAAGTATTTATAAAATAAATAAGATAATAAAGACGTCTTTAACTCACCATTGGTATTAAAAAAAATATTAGTAACATCAATATGAATATATTCAAATAATGCTATAGTTTGGCTTTCATCTTCCATAGAATCTGTAATAAATCTAATATTTTCAACTACATAGTGTCGTAGTTTTCCGATGTCACGTCCACTAACAGAAATTTCTTTGGTTTTCCCATCAACCGTAGCTTGTTTACTAATAATAAGTGTTTTACCATCCCATCTACACACCCACTGTTGTTCTTTACTTAGATAAGAAGGAGCAACAGCAGCAGCCGCACCATTAGTGCTACATCCGGCTCCTCCTCCTACTAGTGACTTCATCCGACTCCTACTCTGACTCCGACTCCGACTTTTACGCACCAACTTTTTAGTTTTTCTAAAACTCCGTTTCGATTTAGTTCTTTGATTCATATGTTTACGTTTGATACTAATTTTTCGCACCATTATTTATTATAGAGTATGATGTTACTTTATCTGGCGCGTTATATATATAATATTTAAAATAAATATTTGTCAAAAATCTAATGTTGAATTCGTATTTGTAAGGATGTAATCGTAAACATTTTGAAACGAAGCCTGGGTTTTTTCTAATAAAGGGTACGAGTATCCTTGAAGGCACTTTATCTCATTATTATTCTTCTCGACTTTATTATGCCACGATCTCTCTGGTTTTGTAATACTATCGTTGCATGTATCCACCAAAACCTTCACCATACACTGAATATTCGTACACGGATTATGATTCGCATTCTGTATATTGTGAATCCTAATCTCTCCTTGAGTGAGCCGACGCAAGAAAGACCCAATATGTGATGGAATAATTGTATCCTCAACACCAAAACAAATCGACGTTGGTACCTTTTTATAAACATCCGTGAGCGTTGAAATTGCAGGTGTATTCCAGTACGAGTAAAACGGGCGTAAGGTAATCAACCGCTGTAATATACGATGCCCTTCGTTCGCGGGGTTTGAATAAAAGGATAACCAGAATTCAATATTCGGATCATTATGATTGTATGCGTTTCCTGTCCACCACCACCTAGCTAGGTAAGTTAACACTTCGGATGAAACCATGGGTAGATGATATATTGTAGTTGGCAGTCCTGCTTTGAAGAACATTCCCCAATAGTATCCATATACACCAAGTGTGGGAAGAATGCCTGCTGGATTTAAAAGGATGAGTTTTTTGATAGGAAAACGATTGGCGACATAAATGGAAAGGAACCCGCCGAGAGAATGCGCGACAAGGATCGTCTTTTCAACGATTTCCATCTGGTGAAGAGTATGTCCAATAACGTCGGCGTATCCTATGCACAACTTTTCATTTGTCGGGTATCTTTCTGTATCAATATGTCCGCTTACCCCGAATGTGGGGAGATCAATCGCGACGCATTTCATGGTGCAAGGTAGCGCCTTCATTGTATCAAAAAACGCAGCAGATGAACTCGCGGTTCCATGGATGAATACGAAAACGTCCGTTGATGTATCTGTGGTGTCGGTGGCGGTGGCGAACAGGGGGTCCTTAACGACACAATGTATTTTCACACCGGAAATATCGTGTGTTTCTTCACGGAATCCATAGTGGGATACAAGTTTGGTCATGTGAACGGCGACATTTGTCGTATCATCACACATTGGAATCGCCATTACAATCCATGACGATATGACGAGTTTTATGTATACAAGATAACTAATAACTGCTACACATATCCATACCAACGTTCCAATAATAATATCAGTTATACCGATATTATTCATTTATCTTACTCTACCTTCCGAAAAGTGAATTGCTTTCCCTGACGAAATCTCTCGGAATCCATTGTTCCCCTCTTCAAATTACAATCCAAACACGCAATAACAACATTCGCGTCGTTATGACCATAGTCATTATTGATCCTGTCCAACGTCCATTGACGCCTGCACATCGCCTCTTTATATGCAACCTGGCAAATCTCTCGGCAATAGTGACACAAAAGTTCGGAAGATACCAAGAGTTCCACGATTCGATCGGTGGTAATCGAAAACCGCGGATCGTAAATTTGATGGTTTTTATCTTGATAAATATACGCTTTCCTCTTTGTATCAATCTCTCGAACTATGTGTTTCAAACACGCAGATATGGCGATCGGATCATATGAGGTGGATGATGAACCAATGATCACACCAACAGATTTGTCGGCAATATGATCTTTTAAAAGTTGAAGTACGAGAGATTGGTCCGTCGTATACATCTCTTCTGGAAGATCGGCAGACCCTTTATGTTTTGGCACCTTTCTCTCAATCACCGCATCTGGATCCGCCATTTGTTTCATCTTATCCTGGTTACGTTTCCCTAAAATGTCGATCTTTTTCATCGTGCGCGTTTTAGTATATCGCTCGATGAAATACACGATAGTTAAACGGATTGACTATTCATCAAAAGCGGACTCGATGCGATTGATCCAATATTGCATCGTAAGTTTCTCATAATTAAAGGTTCGTTTGGAATATTCCGAGAGAATCTGGGAGAGAAAATCTCTCGTGATATCTGACCATTTGTCAATAATTACAACAGGCAAATCCGCGTATAACTCCTCGATAACAGGTGCATCTGGTAAGCGCCGGACGATAACAATACATCCGAGCATCAATGCTTCCCATGTACGTATCGTATCCAAACCATTCCCGCGCGGACTCGCAACAAATACATTCTGGGTATACGCACCCCACGTTTCATAACGATTCACGCGACGCCGTTCTATATTCATTACATCTTTTGAAATGCTGTTAAAAGCAAGCAATCTCTCGAAACATCCGTTTCCATTGAGATTGAATTGAAAATTAATATAGATTTTGGGATGATTTACGTCTTTTTCGCTGATCCGTTTCGAAAAATGAACCATGGAATTTTGTAATCGTAATAGTTCTCGGTCTTGTGTGCATGCCGCAGCCATAGGTGTATTTGCCCATGTTTTTCGTATACCTAGTGTCCAATAATCGACTCCATATGGAATTGGTGATATTTTGGCAAGAGCTGTTGCCGGCGCTAAGCCATCTATATCGCGCACACTACAGTTTGTAGTAAACCATTTCCGAAACAGTTTGAATTCAGGTTTGGGTGATCCATTTTCGATCACTGTATTAAAAAAGGACCCAACCACCGTTTCAGGGAATGTCGGGTCGTCCATACAAGTAATAATGACATAGGGTTTATTGGCTGCGTGCAATAATGGTTGGATTTCAATTTGAAAAAGAAACATTGCATATTCGTTTTGTTGGATGAGTATTACGAATCGCGAATGTTTCTGAACGATCTCTTCTATTTCGTCCTTTTCTTGGTGTCGTAAGTACATACATCGATGAAGAAATCCGGTTTTCGCACCGGGAAGTGTTCCTGGTCCACCACACGAATAATATTCGTAGATTCCATACATTGAAAAGTTTTTGATAACTGATGTTCGATCCATTTTCGCGCGAGCTCCGTTTAAATTATGTAAGTTGGTAAAGTTTAAGTTTTATTTAATGCGTACGTTGCACAATAACAAGTTTAGGCGCACGGCGACCTTGTATTTTTCGTAATCCGCGCGCATACCAAACCGGCATTTCGCGGCGCTTCGCCCATTTCGCAATCCGACGCTTCGGTTCGGATAAATAATAACTCCGGTAGGAGGCAACTGCGTCGTAAGCGTCGTCTCCATGACTGGTTCCGTTGGGTGTGGGCAATGTGTCTGGGGTTGCGCAGATTTTGTATTCATCGGGCATTGCAAGTGCAAAGGGTGTCATGATACCGGGCACAGTCACGCGCTCGAATGCGGTGGCGGGTGGGATGTTTCGTCGTAAATACTGAGCAACTCCGTATGACTTGTGCTGCTTGTGTGAGGGGTGGCCGTATCGGTATTTCCATTCTGCATGCATGGCGTCGATAAGATCAAGCGTCCAGATGAAGTTGGCTTGCGCTGCGCGGCACCAAATCGTGACAGGATGATTCTTGTGCGCGATTTTGTAAACACAGGGGTCGCATTTTTCGGCGTCGGTGAGCAACCGCTGCGTTGTGCATAACATTTGGACAGCCTCTAAGATGATTTTGGCGATATGTTTGTCCATCATATATTCCGCGATTTTAGCTGGGTCGAGGGAAAGAATGAAGAGATTCATTGTTGGTGGTCGGTTTTTCGGGGTGGATGTGTGTGTCTGTCGATCGGTGGTAACACTGAAAATGCGGAAATAAGATTTCAATTTTATCAAATGTAAGTGAAAATCTACATAAAACTAATTCTCATTGTATATCATAAAATGTCTTTGACCCCCTTCTCCGCTTCCGACTCCGCATTCGCGTCTGAGTCATCTCCTTCCGCGAAGTTGTCCTTCAACATCAACGCATTAAATGGGAATACCACGAATTTTAATCGTTGCCCAGCACCGACGCCGAAGTTGACCATTTCTCCAGTTCAGCCGCAAGGATTGCCTCTGCCATTTGTTCGTGTGCGCCCGGCTGGATCCATAATGCCGATGTAAAACGCATAATATCATAATTTATTATTTGTAATACGTTTATTACTACAAATAATGACATTCCATTAGCATAATCTGCTAAAATCAAACCTCGGGCCATTCAAAACAACCACCGGCAACCAATTCAGCATTGAAGGGTTGCAAATTTCCGCAGAAAATAGTCCCACTCCGACTTGTGCACATACACCGATTGCAAGACGACTCGAAATGATGAAGCGTGAAATATCTCCAGATAGTTCAGCCCTAGCGCCAACATTGGACACTCCAATTTCAAACGAAGCGCCAGGAATTGGGCGGCTTATTGAAAATGAAGTAGTCCATGTATTCTCTATATTTAGCCGAATACCAACAAGCGACGCCCATGCTCGATATCCAAAATTAGAAGGACTTGCGCATGGTCGAAACCACGCTGCCGCGCCAATTGTAATATAGGTTTGAAGACCAATTGCACACATAATCTCACTACCGCCGCCACCGTCTCTACACGTACAAAAATTAGGAAGACGGAAATTACGTGTAACTGCACCACAAATACTTAATGATGTTGGCTTCATCCCTTTTCCGAAATCACGATATTCTGCTTCTTCAAACGCGTCTACATTTACGACCGCGTCGATCTCATTGCTCCCGCTCCCGCTCGGTATACACCGCGAATTTTTACTACACACGAACGATGGCGGACATGAAAATCGAGCATCCATACATCGGACCGCACGATGTATCGGAGAGCACGCGTATACAAGCCCTGCACCAGTTGCATTACTCATACAGGTTTGTCCCGTAGCACAATAAATACCATTTCCACAGTTATTATTTGATGGTACTACCGTCGGGAGTGCATTTGTAATACCGATACTGCTATATGTAAGCAGAAAAGCCAATGACAATAAAGCGAACGTCTTCATTTGTATAATATACGGACATAAACTTTATATAACATTAAATCCATTATATACAAAAAACGACTTTAAGTCATCTTACTATATTATGTATACACAATGCCTCGTAAATCCGCACCTGTAACTGATACTTCCACTGCTGCACCTGCACCTGCACCTGCACCTACAACAACCACGCCCGCAGTTATGGATCATGATGACGCAGCACTCAAAAGCATAAATTATAAAAATATGCTTCTTACTGGCAACTACGGTATGTTGAAACCAGATATTGTAACGAATCCAAATATCGACGATATCTTAGAAAATGAAAAGAACGCGAACAAAAGCGATCCTTGGAACAAGTTAGATAAGTCTGCGAAGTTTGGAAAACTTAAAGAATTTGCTTTGACGCATGGCAAAAAGGAAAACTATTCAGAACAAGAAGTAACTGCGTTATATCAGTTTCTTATTTCTGCAGTTGATCAGAAAAAGCTAATGCGTGCAAAAGATGTGAATTATGACAAAGTAACGGGTGCTATTACAAGTATTCCATGTCTGATATATCACGCTGGATTCAAAAAATTCACGCTTAAACGTTGTGAGAAGCGTCAATCTACATTAAAGTCGCTTGCACCGGCAACAAGTATGTCTAAGAAGAGGAAACTTGCTGTGGATGAAGCAGCAGCAAACACCGTTAAGACTGGTGGGTTATCTCCGCAGAGTCCAGAGTCTTAATGCTTACGTCGCCGAGTACCTTTTTTTCCACGTTTCTTTACAGTAAGATTTCTACGACTTGATTTCTTACTGTGTTCTTTTTTATCATGATCCCGCGTCACTTTAAAACTACACTTCGGCCCACAGATCGGTTTTATTAGTTTGCTTCTAATCTCGTCTTCATGATCGAGTATAATATCCACCATATTCCGATAGAAAGCTCTAAATTTTCCGCGGTTCTTTCGTAACTCCGCGAATGTAAACCATTTGATTTCAGCTTTCTCAAGTAGGCCGTTATGCGGATTTTTCTTTGCACCAGGCAAATACTTCTCGAAAAAATGGTAATTATTCGCGTAATACTCTTCTAATTTTTCGTCGTATTCAGTTTTAAATACAATCGTCGTATAGGTATGAAATTTCAGTTCGGCGATTTTATGCCGGACAGCGACCTTTTTTAGTTCATTTTTTGAGCCTAACAATCCATTCAATTCTTCACTACCTTCTCGTGAAGCGACATCTAATGGCGTTTCATTTCGTTTTGAACCACCGCCAAAATCCGCCCATCCAGGCGTATCATTCAGCTCATTCTCTCGTCCGAATAATAAATAAATTACGCCTTTATGGACAGCGGCAGGCAATAATCCTGCACCTACCATATTTCAATCGGCGTAAAAACAAATGAATCAAATACTACTATACGCGAATATTATATTGTGATACGTAAAATTGAATGATATAATACGTAATGTATGAATATAAACGCAAAACTATTCTTTATTTATGTATATAGAACATGTATTCTAGAAAAAATGCTAAAATCAATGATAGCAAATATGACAGTAACGATGACATGGATAGCGACAGCGACGCAACCATCACAGACGACGAGCGCAACTACGACGACACCACCACAACCACCATCTCACCATACTCCATACTTCCGTCCAATGAAGATCGAGAGATCATTATCAACGACGCGCTTGATGAGTTGGCCGACATTGCGCGAGAGAATATACTGGAATTCAAACGCGAGGACTTCAATTCAGAAGAAGTCATTGGAACATGGATTGACAGCTATTTATGCCAATATTTCGCAGAGATAACACCTTCGCGATCCAATTTCTCTGCGACAACTGCCGCCGAAGCCGATGCATTGAATGAAGTCATAGATGCGTATATTTGCGAGTTATACAATGAAATCACCGAGAGATTTTACGAGGAAATCGCGCCTCCTCGTGTATCCATACTGACACACTGTCATCACGATCAAGACGACAATGTCGTAGACAAAGAAACGATTCGTGACAAAATACGGACGCTTCAAGAAAAACCACAACCTGACCAACGTACGCCAGAATGGTACGAACGACGTAATAATTTAATCACCGCGAGTGCTGCATCAAAGGCGTTTGGAACACAGGCGTCTATCAATCAACTTGTTTATGAAAAGTGCAAGAATCAACCCTCGTCGCAGGGTCAGAATCAGAACGCATCGTGCTCGCCACCCACACCTCTTCAAGGATCTGTGAATTCACCGCTTCACTGGGGACAACGATACGAGCCAGTAACTGTAATGGTATATGAACACCGGAATAAGACAAAACTAGGCGAGTTCGGTTGTATTCAACACGACAATTATCCATTTATTGGCGCCTCGCCAGATGGAATCAATATCGACTCTGAATCGCCCATTTTTGGAAGGATGGTTGAAATTAAGAATATCGTGAATCGAGAGATTACAGGACAACCAAAAGAAGAATACTGGATACAGACGCAGATTCAGATGGAAGTTTGCGATCTCGATGAATGCGATTTCGTTGAGACCCGGTTCAAAGAATATGATAGCAAAGAAGACTATGACGCAGATGGCACAATTACGCAAGGATACAATTCGAATGGAAATGAGAAGGGAGTTATTCTTTGGTTTCAAACCGCACCTGCACTTACACAACAAGGTCACGTTTCACCACCGATCCAACTATACGAATATGCACCGATTGGTGCAACACCTTATGAATATGATAAGTGGGAGGCGGAAATATTCACAAAGCATGAACGTTTGGGAAGTACCTGGGTACGGACGATTTACTGGTACTTAGATCAATACAGTTGTGTTCTCGTTCGCAGGAATAGGTTATGGTTCGAAGAAGCGGTTCCTATACTACAACGTCTATGGGAGACGATTGAAGAGGAACGTAAGTCTGGATATGAACATCGTGCCCCCAAACGAAAGACGACTACAGCGAATAACTCTGATACTACGGAAGCGTCTTTCAAAATCGTTAAATTGAATACAGCGATAGTACCAACAGATACAATAGGAGAGGATACAACTATGACGACTGCAACGGCAACAAATATGGCGACGTTTATGGCGATGAATAATAGTATCCTTCAATCCAATAAAAAACACAATAGCAACTCGAAACGACCATCTGATGTTTTGATTCATTGTTTCAAAATAGACGAACTCGATCTCGACGAAAGCAAAATAGAACAATAAAAATGACGACGGAGGATGCCTCGCCTCCCCCTCCCACTGTATATTTTTATTGTTCAATGAATTAGTTTAATTATGATTGAATTGCATAAAATCCAACGCGGCGTCCTGGATGATCTAAAGGTAGAGGGTCCGCCGGTTTATATTCATCTGGCGCCTTGGGTGCATACAACGCCCCGCACATTCCCGCTGGCTTACACGACCCGTTATCTGGAGTAAGCCAATCCCGCACATTATTCGTCGCTTGGTCATAACTCCCCACATTCGCTGCAACTGGGTATAACTTCGAATTATTCATAGAATCATTCTCTCGGAGGACGACTCCATAACCCGCGCCTTTCTTCGGATACGTGGGATATAACAGCGGCTCATCCACTTCGCGCGGATATTCGCCAGATGGAATACCTCTACCGTTGAAACCTTCCTTTCTTGCTTGCTTTTCGGCTTCTTTCGTCGTAATTGCACTGATGTCGTGAATCGCCGACATTAATGGCTCTGCAATAATGACAGCTACAACCAATAAGAAAAGGCCAATATATTCTTTGAAATATTTCATATCAAGATACAGAAATGATAATAGATATAAACCCCTATGTATAATACATATATTATTCAAACATGACAACGATACAATCCACTATGGGAGAAGATATGCATGTCATCAAGCGTAACGGTGAACGAGAGATTGTAGCATTTGATAAAATCCTAGCACGCCTAAAAACACTTGGTCAAGAAGCAGGTATTACTGGTGTAAATTATACAACTCTTGTCATCAAAATCATTGATCAACTATACGACGGTATCCCAACGACAAAAATCGATGAACTCACTGCTCAACAATGCGCGATGATGGCAGTGCAACACCCCGATTATGGCACACTAGCGTCATATATTATTGTATCGAATTCGCATAAGAATATTCCTGGCGGGTTTTATCAGGCGATGAAGCAATTGTACGAATACCGCGATTCACATGACAAACACACACCGATTATAAGCAAGGTTGTCTGGGATTTCCTTCATGAAATCATTGATACGCCGAGAAACGGCAGCGCACCCGGTCCAGGGCCATTTTTGGTGCATGAAGCACTTCAACAGATGATCGTGGAACAACGTGATTATCTCATCGATTATTTCGGATTTAAAACACTTGAACGGTCGTATCTGATGCGTGTAAATGGCGTTATTGTAGAACGCCCACAACATATGTGGATGCGCGTGGCATTAGGCATTCACTCTCAACGTAAAGATACTCGGACTGTCTACGAAACTCTTGTTTATATTCAGAACACATATGATGCAATGTCGCAGAAATACATGACTCATGCCACACCGACTTTATTTAATGCTGCAACACCCCGACCTCAATTGAGCTCATGCTACTTAATCGCCATGGAAAACGATAGTATTGACGGGATTTTTGATACATTAAAAGACTGCGCGAAGATCTCTAAACATGCGGGAGGAATCGGGCTTCATATTCATAATATCCGGGCTTCTGGTTCACTCATTCGCGGAACAAATGGTTCATCGAATGGGATTGTTCCGATGTTACGTGTTTTCAACAATACTGCGAGATATATCGACCAGGGAGGTCGCCGTAACGGGAGTTTCGCGATTTATTTAGAACCATGGCATCCAGATATCGAGGACTTCTTGGAGATGAAGAAGAACCATGGTGACGAAGAAATGAAAGGGCGAGATCTATTTTATGCTCTATGGATACCAGATCTTTTCATGGAACGTGTCAAAGGAGGTGCGGGTGCCGCGGATATGTGGTCGTATTTCTGCCCGGATGAATGCCCCGGTCTCGCGGATGTATATGGTGACGAGTTCAAAGAGCTATATGAGAAATACGAACGTGAAGGCCGTGCGCGGAAACAAGTGAAGGCGCGTGATCTATGGTTAAAAATCCTGGATAGCCAGATGGAGACAGGAACGCCTTATATTTTATTCAAAGACGCCGCCAACAAAAAGAGCAACCAGAAAAATATTGGCACGATCAAGAGTAGCAACTTATGCACTGAAATTATGGAGTACTCTGATGCAAATGAAACGGCGGTATGTAATTTGGCAAGTATTGCGCTTAACCGGTTTGTATTTGTATCTGAATCGAGCGGTGTTGAGGGACGCACCCCCTCTTTTGATTTCACCGAACTTGAACGCGTAACTGCTCTTGTTGTAGATAATCTGAATCAAATTATCGATATTAACTATTATCCAACGACGAAAACAGAGACGAGTAATTTGCGCCACCGACCCATCGGAATCGGCGTGCAAGGACTCGCGGATGTATTTATGATGATGAATATTCCGTTTCATAGCGAAGAAGCCCGAGTCCTCAACCGAGAGATTTTTGAGACGATTTACTTTGCAGCACTTCAAGCATCAATGACACTTGCTGCTCGTCATGGTGCATATGAAACATTCAAGGGGTCGCCTGCATCTGAAGGTATTCTTCAGTTTGATATGTGGAATGTTGATCCATCTGAGAAACCGTTAGTATATCGAACGAAAGAATACGATTGGAATGAGCTCAAATATAAAGTCATCACACACGGACTGCGAAACTCGCTACTATTGGCACCGATGCCTACTGCAAGTACGTCTCAAATCCTCGGAAACAATGAATGTTTTGAACCGATTACGAGTAATATATATACACGACGGACCTTAGCAGGAGAATTTATTATGGTGAATCGGTACTTGATCCGCGATCTTATCGCGATTGGATTATGGAATGAACGCGTGAAGACGAATATTATCGCGAATCAGGGGAGCGTGCAATATATCGACGGACTGCCTGATGCATTGAAACTCAAATATAAGACAGTCTGGGAGATGCCGATGCGGCATATTATCGATATGGCGGCTGATCGTGGTGCGTTTATCTGCCAGAGCCAAAGCATGAACTTATGGGTGGAGGAACCGAACTATAATATTTTGACATCGATGCTCTTTTATGCTTGGAATAAGGGGCTGAAAACTGGCGCGTATTACTTGCGAAGAAAGGCGAAGCACCAACCACAACAATTTACGGTGGAGCCGGAGAAGGCGGGGGCGGGGGCGGGGGCTGTGAATGCAGCGGAAGATGAGATATGTGAATTTTGTTCCGCATAATAGTCTCGTGTTGCGAGACTGAATTTTGTTCATCTTGAACAAAATTGAAATTCTTTTTTTACTATTTATAGAACGTATCAAAGAACCACAATGCTTCGATATTCGCCCTCACAAAAAGACAAAGACGCCGCAGCTGCTATCGCCGCAGACCAAGAAAACCGTAGTCGAGAATACTACGATCCAGTTCATGAATGGACAATACAAACGAATTTCAGGTTTCCTCCGCCACTGTTGAACGATGGCAGCATCGGCAGTTCCGAGAGATTCCGCGTAATCCATGAAGTTCCTGCCAAGAATACCTCACTCTATTATCTGCTTTCACAATCTAACCCGTGGCTAGATTGTGAAATGACACGTGAAAAACGCGCATACTTGAAACCGCGAGTTGGCGAAATGTGCTGCGCGGTATACGCAGGTGGTGCAAGCAGTGTTGGAGTATCGTCATCATCACAACCTGTCCCCAATTTCTTCCGGAACGAAACAGTCATGGATATCGTGAATCTATACTTGTGGCCACTTCTTTACTCCCGCTCAGACGACGTGATCGCATGCACCACATTCGCGGATTGGAAGCGACTCTTCACACGGACAATATCACTCGCTTTCCCAGATTATGAATACTGGACTTCAATTGCAGCAGCCGGATCAGTGACTCCGTCAACAATGTCGACTTTTGTGCCTATATCCGACCAACGCAGAACCGCGCGACTATTGAAATACATGACGCCTGCTCGAGTACTTTATCTCCTAACTACACGGGCGAATTTCTGGCCGTATGGACCGTCATCACAGCCTCGGCCTCGAGTAGCTGGAGTATCTGGACTGTGCTCCATCAAACCAAGAATAAAAGAATACGCGGAGAAAACCGAGATCCAGTGGTTGGTAAATGCTGACTTCCTCCGTAAAATGAAACGTGTTCATGTATATTTCACATCATCACAAACGGAACCGTGTGTTTCAGTGAATGATACCGACAGTGAGTAACGTAGTATTATGAATGTCAGCGTCGATGAGAATGACGGCGATGATGACTACGACGAGTATGAGGATGATAATATTTTTTAACTGTTTTTCTAATACGAGTGCCACGTATTCTTCGTCTTTTAGATATTCTTCGTTTTCTGGAACCACCCATATCCGATCCTCCTGGTAGTGCTAGCTCCATTGCTTTTTTCGCTACTTCTCTTTCTTCTTTTGCACGTTTTTCTGCTTCATCAAATAATGTCCATTCACGTTCTGCTTTAGTTATTTGTGCTTGAATATCTCCCTGAACGATGGATGCCGGTTGATCACCATCGCCGGGATTTAATGTCAGTCCATAAAATGCACCATCCACACCAACTATTGAGTCTTCGTCCGTAATATCTCGAAAAATTTGCAATGAATCTCTAGTTCGTCTTGCCACTATTTTTGCTTGCGCATAATGATTATCCACCAAAATTAGTTCATCGGTTAGTTCTACCATTCGTTCGCTCATAGCATACAAACCCGCTTGATTTTTTTTCAAAAATGTATCATACATACCACTAACAACACGTGGCGGTATATATCGAGTTCCTTGACCCTTTGCAAATAATTCACGATTTCTTACTGTTACACGCTGTAAACACTGAATTTTGTCAGAATAAACAATAATAACTTTTACGGTATAATTGTAGGTTAGTTTTGCCGTTCTAATATACATTTTAATTTGTTCACTCATTGAACCAGTTGTATCCAATATAATATTTTTATAATTTCCTTCGCCAAACATTGTTGCGTTTTGAAAAACCATAGGTCGTAGTTTCTCAAGAACCAAATCATATTTAAACTGAATACCCTCAACATCTGACAGCATTTCACCCTTTTTTTTTGGATTGGAGTGTTTTGGCAATACATCATTCCCATATAATTTTATTTCATCTACATCAACATTTATTGCATAATAATTCATTTCGGGGATTAAACGTTTCGAACTCGATTTACCAACACTTGCTGGTCCGACCAATATAAATAATGTGGGGGTAGGATTTGCCTGACCAACCTGTCCTGATGAAAGACTTAATCGTTCATTTAATGCCGCTTCTAAAAAAGAAGTCTCAAACCATACATTACCGGTTCTATCAAACTTGGCGATACGTTTTTTTGACTTCGCAGTTGTAGGTGTACGATCACCATCATCATCATCGTCATCATCATCATCACCATCATCACCATCACCAGCAGCAGCAGCAGCACCAGCAGCAACGCCACGTGGTCGTTTGGACACGGGTTCTGGGAGTGAACCTCTACTTACTACAAACTTAGGTTGAGAAGTATCTGTGTTTGGAATATTTAATATAAGATGTATTAATTCCGCCTTCCGAATAATACCTTTTAACGGAATATTTTGTTCCAAACATATTTCTTTTAACTTCGTAACAGTAAGTTTGTTGAGGGAAACAAAATCCATTGTAAATACTGTACCGTATTTATATACTACTATAATAAAAATAAATTGTCCATCTCATCCACTAAACAATATTATACATTCACCGTCACTGTCTCGGTCATCTTAACATAACACTTCAAGCATACATCAACGTCCACTTTCGCATTGTGAAGTCCTTCCGGGGCGGGTGCATCAGCACCGAAAAGCGCATAATAAAGCTCGATGAGTTTTGGGTATTTGAACGAAATCGTTCCGTCTTTCCACACGTTTACCAATTTACAGATCATCGTTCCCTCCTTCATTGTGCAATATTCTTTTGGCGGGAAAATGTTGTTGAACATCCGTGCACGGTAAAACTCAACTTGAATCATATTCTTATCAAACTGGAGGTTATGTGCAACCAATCTGCCGCACTTATAGGCGGCATGCTTGAAATCAAAGAGCGCGACATCCATTGGGATACCCCTGGCCCGGGACAGTTCGCTTGTAATTCCGTGAATGGCGGTAGACTCTGCTGAAATCGGAATATGTGTTCCGAGAGATATAATATTGTCCTGTTCTTCTTCGATCTCCTTGGTTTCTTCGTTGTAAATCACCCAACTCAACTGAACAATATAAGGCCATTTGTCAGTTTGGTTCGTAGGAGTATTTTTCGGGGGGAGTCCAGTCGTCTCCGTATCAAAGATCAAAACGCGCATTGTCTCTAGTCTGCAATATAAAGAATCAATATATTTTCTTTATATTGGAATTTGAATATCAATTTTATCGCGTCTTACTGACGACGAAGAGATCCGACAGCGCCGACAACAGCAGCCACGGGCTGAAGAGCCGGCACAAACGGAGCGACGGCAGGAAGAACGCGCTCAGCAACAGGGAGTGCCTTCTTGAGGACGGGGACGACCTTCTTTTTCAAGAAGTTCTTATCCTCAGGTTCATTGGAGAAAGATAATTCCATTGGGTCAAAGCTTGGTTATACTATACGGTTGTATTATATATTTATATCCTAAATATATGAATTTTTACTAAGAACACATTGCATTTCCAAAAGCAACAACAGCAATAATACCTAGAACTAATCCAACGTGATAGTTATACTGCATTGTACGATAGACTTTCAGCCACGCCTGCGTTTCTTGGCCTGAATTGAGGTGAAGGACCATCCAATCACTCTTTGGCGAGAGAATATAGTAGAAATAATTCACGCTAAATGCCACAGCCGCGACCATACATAGGAGTCCACCACGCGACCCCCCAGCGCCAAGAAAATACTTGCGACAGCAAGCCAGCAGAATCATTGCCAATACAAAACCCAGGAATAGACCCATAAAATAAATCCCCTGTCGTTCTCTCGTGATCGCTGCATATCGGCGCTGTTTTTCCGGCGATAATTTCGCGACGAACTCCTGGATCACCTCGGATCGGTTGCCCATCGTGCAACAATAGATATTTGCGACAATAAAAATAAACGCGATTGCGCAACTAATTCCACAGACCATCTTGTATGCTATATAATTACGTTACATAAATTCGAGGAAGACAATGTAACATACAAATAAATTGAAATGTTTTTACGCATGTAGCGTTATATCATGATACATCCACCCACACGATTTCAATGACAACAATTGGCGTTCCTAATTCAAGTTCTATTGCTGCTGCGGCCACTGCTCATCATCAAAAAACGACACTGGAAATATTACTGAACCTTCAGAAATCTCTCGACGAGTTCAGAAGTAAAGTTCTCGAAATGGAAGAAGAAATGCAAACAGTGAAAATCGAAAATAATATACTGAAACAAAAAATACATGAGCTTACCTCTACGAAACCACCATCGTCATCCCCGTCGCGACGAGGATTGTTCGGATACGGTGCGGATGAATTTTGAACGATCGACCGTCGTTCGTTCACGCGAACTCCTTGCAAATACCATATGATCTCCTGTGCCACTGTGTAATCCCGTGTTCCCGTATTCCGTCCAAATGTTTTTTTGACCCATACCCTTTATTCCCGCGCAGTGAATACATTTCATCTAGCACGGGATGTTGGTCACACATTTTTTCAATATAATCATCACGCGCCACTTTGGCAAGGATCGACGCCGCTGCAATACACGCATACGTATTATCACCCCCTTCCACGCATACGTGCGTATATGTGTCTATTTCGCCAGTTTCCTTATTATAGTTCCCAAGTGGGATAAAGTCGTTTCCATCAACGAGAAGAAGGTAGTCTTCCGTTGTTGGCACATCTCGATTTTTTTGTTCCAACTCTTGCGTATGACCTTCAATTGCGGCATTGATTGACTTTCGCATACATTGAAGCGTTGCGCGACGGATATTAAGTGTATCGATGACCTCTGCCTCTTCGTATGAAATTGCCCAGCCCACCGCATGCTCCTTGATATAATCAGACACCTCTCGGATTTTCTTCTCAGAATGAAATTTTTTACTGTCTTTTAGAAGAGAGAAATCGAAGGGTCGCGATATGTCATCCGCGGAAGGAAGTATAACAGCACCAGTATAAACACGTCCGAATAATGGTCCGCGTCCAGCTTCATCCACTCCTACTTCGTATTTGTGCGTTTTTGCGGGAGTTTCATCTTCGACAACATAAGATGTCGCGAGAATCGATGTGGGATTGGATTTACGCGCCTGGCGAGGCTTCTTGGTGAGAATCACTTCAGTATCGGTCATTGTTTGCGTTTACTATAGTACATTACATGGAAAATTCATTCAATTCTTTATTGGAAAACTTTTTATGTATATATAGTATCATATAACCGTATATAATATATTCAATATATCGAATGCAACTCACGAAAGTTCATCTGTTTCTTATTTTGATATTTGCATTGATCCTTGCATCCAGTTTAGGCAACTACGTCCGCGATGGATTTACAACAACAAAACCTACCGAGTTGCCCCCTCAATTACGCGCGGTTGATACAAGAAACGCGCCTGGGAATGCACCACCACCGACTGCCAAGTATGATCCAAACATGAACGCTGGTGTAAACCCAGCTGAAGTTGGTTCGCCAGTGTCGTCCTTTTCACCAAGCAGATTCCCAATGAATGCTCCTGCCGGTATTCCAGGATTAAATAGTGTAACTGGTAATGATCAAGCCGGTAAGGAAATGGAATGCAAACCAAAACAGAAATGCCCGCCATGCCCTGCTTGCGCCAGATGCCCTGAACCTTCGTTTGAATGTAAGAAAGTTCCAACGTATTCAAATAGAGACAATTCTAATTTACCTCGTCCAATCATGGCTGATTTTAGTCAATTTGGAATGTAATAGAATGGAATGTAATGGAATGAATGGAATAAAAATAATGTGCAACCTTACCTTGTTGCACATTATATACCCCATATATCTTACCTGATTTTATCCTCTTACCAGTGGTGATTCGTCGTCGTTGTCACTGTCGCCGTCGTTGTAGATGTATTGTATGATGTTTCGGCGAGGTCCTGGGTTTCGGTTGTCAATGATTTCGTCGTGATCGTAGTTGTCATCATTGTCGATCATCTCGAGGTTCCTTCTGTAAATCTCTCCGAAGTCTTCGTTCGCAGGAGGAGGAGGTGGTATTCCTGCAACGCGGGGAGGGAGTGGCTGCTGCTGCTGCTGCTGGTCACCGGCGAAATCGTGCCATCTGTGATTGTCCAGAGCATTCTGATCATTGACGTAAAAGCCATCGTCGTCGGCGTCATTGGGGTCAGGTTCAACAAACGTATACCGCATCGGTGCGAAATCCGGTTGAAGGAAGCAGCTGTGAAGAAGATCCATTGCTTCATCATCGTCGGCCAGGTATTCGAGCATTTGGTATTCGGTTGCTTGTAGGACAATTGCGCGGTCAGTGACGTCGAAAATCCTGCAGATGGTCTGGTGTGTATGGCTTCCATTGCCAAACTCCATTTGGATCATGTGTCCGTCCTGGAAACGGCGATGCGGAGAGAGATGAATGAAGAAGATTGCGACATGAACCCCCGGTCGGTAATTCTCTTGCATCAAAAGCGACACGTCCATTTGTCCGGCGAAGAGTCGTGTGTGTGTTTCATCGTTTGCCCAATCCATCGATGCTTGAGCGTAGTCACGGAGAACTGGGTCGAGGATTTCGCGGCCGAAAAGTTGGTTCCAGACTGTCGGATCGTGCATTTGAATTGACCGTATGTGATGGATACGATTGCCGGTCCGGTAGCCGTCCGTGTTATTGATTGCAGCGGCTCGATGTCTGCGCATTTCTTGGACTTGATTGCATTGATTCCATTCCGTGGTTTGCCTTTCGTATTCGTTCATTCCATTTTCTTCAAAGTTTCGGGGGTCGCGGATGGGGTTCTGATCGTGGTTCTGGTTGTCGGCCATTGTATCGTTCGTATGTGTGTCTGTGCTGAAGCGCTGGTATATATATCGTTCATGAAAAAGCATTTCAATTTTATTCGTCGTGGCATCCGCGCGGATCTGTATGAAACATAATAAAAAACACACACACACACACACACACACACACACACACCGGTTTACCTGTTTACCTGATTACCTTATCATTCTGCAGACATAGACGCGGTTTTTCTTTTCATAGCACCGCTCACCAGTTCTCATTGAATCCAGTGACGATTGAACTGGGGCGTATCTCGTCATTCTTTCGAGTGCAAATTGGCTTTCTCGCATAATTTCACAACGATTCCATCTCATGTATAACTCGTTGGCCCGAGGAATGTGCTGGCGGTGCTTCACGAGAAGATCTCCGAAAACTGGATCGCGAGTTTGAACGTGGTTGGCTGCACTTGCAATATCACACGCTAGGTACGTGTGACCCAATTTAGGTGCCATTTCAGATGTCACCATTCGAGGTTCGATCGCCGCAAAAGTGAGTAAGGCGGTTGTGATTCCATCATTGCACAGTCGCATTTGTGTTGTCCTGAGTGTCTTGAGTAGACTCATGAAACTCATACTCGAATTGTCGAGCAGATGTGCGACGTCGTAGCGGCAGAGTCTGCTGAAACGACACTGGCCTTCAACAATTGAACGACACATAAGCATTTTTTCGGCGTTTTCTTTGAGAAATGAATACGAGATTGATGTGTTGGCACGAGCCGCAGCAAGTCGGCTTTCTGACAGTGAATGAGCCTTCCCCGTTTGAAAATTGAGTTTCCAGAATTTGCATGACATTTTGACAAACTCGGGATCGGTTCGGATGGATTGGAGAGATACAAACCCGCGTTTGTATTGTTCAACGCACGATTCGAGTCTGTCAATGTTTGCGTCGTAGAGTGCCTGGAGCTCTTCTGTGGTTTTTTGGATTTTCTCGGGTGTCACATCCCAAGCAGTCAGAAGACTCGCGTTGCTGAACGTCGTCTCTTTGCTCAAACCGACCACAAAGTTATCACTCTCACCAGAGAGTATGGTAGGCAGGTTGCGGTAATACCGGTTGCCGATAAGGTATTCGCATGCAAGCGCGCAGGAAATGAATGACGCGATGAGGTCAGCACGTTTCAATGCAGCGTGACGCGTGTGTGGTTTGGCGCAAAAGACACCTGCGAGCTTTTTCACGACAAGGTGCGCGAGTCCGGAGTGCGCGATCATGAAATGCTTTTGACGCATGGAGAGTTGGGTGAAAGGCGTGATGTCGCGAACAGTGTGGACACGTGCGCGGGCTTTCGAGGTGATGTGGTCTTGAGTCGGGAGGCATAGTATTTCTTGAATCTGCAAATGTGTTAGAGAACAGAACTGGCGGGGCTGGCGGGACGCGGCAACGATTGCATAGTGCCGAGGTAAAGCGGTTTCGATTTTTTTGAAATTTTTGCGGTTGGGTTTTGTTGGACAGTGTCTTCGTTCCAGGTCGTAGTATTGCGCGATAATGTCGCGGGGGTCGGGAGTGGTGGCGGCATCGGCTGCGACGACTGGGAGATACTTCCAAGTGTGCACAATACCACCAACGGTGCCTTGAAAGTCTTCGGCTATTTCGACGTGTTCTTCCATTTGATCACGGAGGATATTGTTGGTCTTGATCCGGTTCCTGTTACTGGGTATGTCGCTGTGTCTGTTTGATATCATTCTTCGGGGTGCGTAAACGCTACTGTTTGGATGATATCAAAAAAAGTATTTCAATTTTTTCTGATTTGTATAGAAAATGATGGGATCATGACTTTTTTTCTTCGGGTCAGTAAATCACCGTGGAGCTGTTCGGATCATACATTTTTTTACTTGCGACCAACTTTGCGTGAAGAAGAACGACGCACTTTACGACGGGATTGTCGTTTATTTTTCTTGGATTTTTGTTTTTTGGCGACGCCCTTACGGCGGCGGGTGCGATTAGAGGCTGAACGTTTACGAGAACGGGAACGGCCGCCTTGACGATTCATGACGTCAACGTCGCCGCCGGCAACGCCGCCTTGGACAGCTGCGGCACCCCCTCCTGCACTCTGCAATGATGATTGTGCGATTGCTGCCATTTCTAGTTGCACTTTCACTGCGTCTTGATGGGGGCCACGGGCGACAGAAGCAGCGACAGCGGCGGCGGAGGCGGCGGCAGGTGCACCACCACCACCAGCTGCTGCAGCTGCTGCGACCACCACACGGTTAAATTGCTCTTCATTAACAGCAGGAGCAACACATGTGAAAAATCCTCTTACCCAACCCCCAACTGCGGAACCTGCGCGCCGCATAACATTTGCTGACTCAGCTGCAAAATTAACACATGCTCCACATGCAGCAATAACAGTGGCTTTAGATTTAGTAGAAAGGGACATTGATGTTTCTTTTAAGATACGCTGACTCTCCGTTACAAAATCTGCAATATCCTTTGCATTTGTGGCAAGGCGAGTTGTACCTGCATTGACCAGTTCCGTACTGCATTTATTCATGTGTTCCCCAAATTCTTCCTTAGATTCAGCGGCTTCCGCATGAGTCATAATTCCTCTCTCTACTTCCTTATCTAAATAACGTGCAAATTCTACTGGCAAAGCAGCTGCATATTCTAATAAACTCGCCATTCTTTTTTCTCTTTCGAGTACTTGTTCAGGAGTCGCAGTTTCTTCACCGTTGCCGGTCAACGACCCGATTCCACTGAGGCCTTCACCAATTGCACCATTTACCGGTTCGAAAAATACCTCCGCCGCCTGATACGCAAAGTCTGACGGTGCTTCGTCAATTATCTGTTGCATCGCTTCCATGGAATCCTGGCTGCGGCCGTCAACAACACTGCATTTAGTGCTAAAACTTTTGAAATTTTCCGATAATGCAGCAATATTTTCGACTGTTAGTTCCGATTGAAGAAGTCCTAACCTTTGAAATAATGTCGTCAAATTTGCCATATTGAGTTGACCTTGCGAATCTATCCCAATCAGATCGAGTAAGTACTTTGCACAATCATAATTTAAAAATAAACCGTCAAACTCCCTTCTATTCTTTGTACCTTTTAATACATCATTTAGAATTTTTATCATTCTATGAGTAGTACAACTCTGAAACACTGCAATCCTTGCACGGTTCTTACCATCAGCATTATTTAGATCAAGACCAACGCACCCAAATACAAACTTGACTGCTTCGAATTGCTGTTGTTCTGCAGGACTAACACGTGCAGCAGCACCTGTTAAAGTTGTACCGGCGGCGGCTGAAACACGAGTAACAATAGACAAGAATTTATCAAAAACACCCATACCAGGGGTGGACCGTACAAAAAATACTATACCATACATAGACAATATAGATTGAGCGACAACACGACCTGATGTATTACCCAATAAAGCAAATGCTCTTTTCAAATAACGAGATAATTCAAGGGTAAAATTAGCCGCACCACTCAAAGGACCTTGAACTACAGCCTCGGCCGCCAAAAGTTGACTCAGTACTCCATCTGGATCTAAATCCGGATCTAATAAATTTCCAGCAGCATCTACAAATTGGTTATGATATGGAAGGAGATTTGTCCCAAATGCTATACTTATTGATGTAACAGCGATAGTTGATATTCCAAGCTGTATCTGATCATATGCATAGCCTGCTATAGATGCTAAGTAAGCTTGACGCAGATCTTCGGGCACTCCAAATTGTCCTAATAAATCACTTAGAGCAGCATTTATATTTTCTTGCGGCTGCATCAAAACGTTTTGAAAACCCTCGACAACTTGACCTAGGGTTAAGTTATGAAATGATATAGCACCGATTAGCTGTTCACCAATACTTGTTAATAATTTCCACCCCGCCCACCTCATTAAAAAATTTGCTCCAATTGCTCCACCGACTGCAAGTGGATTATTATCAAATCCCAACTGAAATATTGCCCTAGGTATTGCAGTTGCAGTATTTATGCCGTCAGCCAATGTCTCTTTAATCAATGCCTCAACACAATCTATAAATTTTTTTCTATTTTCTTCAGGATTAGGTGGGCTTTGCGGATGACTTTCAAAAACCCAAGGCATAGCACCTCGCATCTCGCCCATAGACATTTCACGTAAATCACCAAACATTGTCAAACCAGCACAGTCGAACGCAATTTGAACTGCTGGTTTTTTCCATTGGTTTAAAGCAACTAATGTCCGTTCCGTACGTGATGCTCGACCCGTTTGCATCATTTGTAAAGTGGATATAATCTCTCGTTGACGGAGTGCAAACTTTTCTGCTGCTTGATTTCCTGGGAGTGCTTGTAGTTGTTGTTGCGAATTTTGTGCCGATTGTACCGCTTCTTGTGATTTACGTTGCATATATTCTTCAGGGGATTCATTTGGAAGTACGTCCGATGGTCTAACAACTCCTCCTCTTACTCCTGCTCCTGCTCCTGCTGATGATGATGATGATGATGGTGATGATGATGATGATGATGATGATGATGGTTGTTGTTGTTGTTGTTTTTTACTTGTATCATCACGTTTCGACGATTCGGATTGTCTTTTCATTATACTACTAATTATCAATTATATACTATCACTACACAATAATTATTCCTTCTCCACCACCTCCCCCCTTTTCTTAATACATTGATCATCCACACTAAATGTCGGCACCTTCACCTCTTGTGGAACAATCGAAATCACGCACTTCGCCTTCTTCCCGTATAATGGTTCAGTGCATCCTTTTTCATGTTTCTTCCCCCGGTAAAACTCCTTAAAGTTAAATACTTTCGGCGCGTCCTGGGTACAACGCGATCGAAAATGTTCATATCTTTCGCGCACATCGCAGTACGACAATCCAGACTTCTTCCCTAGTAACTTATTCACTGTTTCATGGAGGTCGTAGATGAAACGCGAAAAAGTATCGCGACTTTCCATATGGCACATTTTCAGCGGCCGTGTTGCTAAATTATTTGTCAAATTCATTCGGCAATATTTACAAGGAAGAACATTCCTTAAATTCAGTATAAAATCCATATAATGCTGTTTTTGGTCTTCGGTCGGCTCGACTGGATAATTGAAACTCATCGTGTGAAGGAAGTGCCACATACTCGGCCCCCATACCGTCGTAAGCATTCCGTCGCCGCTGTGAAAATCCTTCTTGGTAAATGCTCTCACTTTTTTCGTCCGTTGATGCGGAATTTGTGGCAGTGCGCCTACAAGATCAATACGACTGCTGCCAGTTCGGCCACGGGTACGGTTGATTCGGCTCCGCCCTCCGCTTAATATCTTTGCTCGGTATGACACTGATGACAACTTTTGTTTTCGCGTCTTTGACATATGATACTTCTGTATGCCAATAAACAAATTAAACGCGTCTAGGTATATTGACTATACTGTATTATACTACACAAATATTAAATTTACGTATTTCATTCCTATACAAATTATGGATGAGCGCGTCGTGTCGCAACAGCAAAAGTGGTTCATGACCTTTGGTGGACCAACTGAAAATTATCATAATGCAGTGAGTCGGTTATGCGGCGAAGCTGACGCGCTCGGTGTATTCGATCGCATCATCGGTTATACTGAAAAGGATATCATGGATGACGAAGAATTCTGGAATAAGCATAAAGAATCTATATTATCAAATGAACGCGGTTATGGTTATTGGATATGGAAGTCGTATCTCACAAAAAAAACGTTAGAAATGATGGCGGATAACGACATTCTCGTATATTCAGATGCAGGATGTCAAATTAATCCACATGGAAAACCCAGGTTACTCGAATATTTTGATATTGTGAATCAAAGCACGTTCGCGAACTTTGCAATCCAGATGCCAGAACATTTAGAAAAAACGTGGACAAAAATGGATATTATCCATTATTACAATGCGAATCGGCCTGAGATACTTGAAACCGGTCAATTAATCAGTGGCATATACATTATTAGAAAATGCCCACATACCATCAACATCATTGACCGATGGTATGAAGGTTCGTGCATCTATCATTTCCCAGACGATTCCCCAAGTACTATTTCAAACGATCCTTCGTTCATTGAAAATAGACATGACCAAAGTTTATTTTCAGTGCTTCGCAAAATATATGGGACTGAGATGACGACATTTGATGAAACATGGTTTGACCCAGACTGGCATAATTCAGGTATCGCTTATCCGTTCTGGGCCGTACGAATGAGATATTAAAAATGTACGATTATAAATAGTAGATCATATATATAAGATTTATTTATTCATTTATTTATTCCATTTATGTCTGCCGAATTGCCTTCCATTATCGAAGACCCTACAAACTATATTTCGCAATATAGCGAAAAAACAAAGTATTCATGCACTCTTTTAGGTATATCTCTATTTCTGGTTCTCTTATTTTTTGTTAGTCCATTTTCAGTATCATCCGGTTCCATTTCTTCAATCTTCATGAAGGTTGTTATCGTGGGGTTACTTGTTGCAACGTCAGCAATTCTATTTGAAGCCGTTAAGCCAGTGATGCAAACGGCCGGTGTCCTTGATACTGATATGTTTCCCGACCTCAAATTCAACTTCTTCATTACCGCAGGATTTATTCTTTTTATCGTTGTTTTAGGTATCGTAGTTGTTCGATTATAAACTACAACTCTTAATGGTCCGTGATGTATTCAAACGGACAAGTATAGAGTGGCTTGTCGCCGGATGTCTCTTTCGCAATCCGAATAATTTCTTGAAAATATTTTCGATCATTGACGAAATCATCTCTGCGAACATTTAGTAATGTGCCATTATGAATATCGCGAAAAATCATAGTGTTCCCTTTTTGTAACTATATATCCTATCGAGATCTTTTCATATTGTTTTATTCGTTTGTTCTTCAGATTAATCATCATTGTATTATAATATAACAATACATTAGTACATGTCAGATACTGTATCCTCCGCAGCTACGCCTGTTACAGAGTCAGCATCATCAACGATGTCGTCAATTACTTCTGCACTTTCCGGTAATGCCAAAAATATCATTATCGTTCTTGTTATCGTCGCGGCACTCGGCGGTCTTCTTTATTACATGATTACAAATGATATGATTCCTGGGTTGAATAAGTTCTTTAGTAGTTCACAGGGTGTCACCGCCGCCCCAGATGGAATCGGTGCGAATGACGATAAAGTCGCTCAACTCTATTTGTTCAAAGTGGATTGGTGCCCGCATTGCAAGCAAGCAAAGCCTATTTTTGACGAGGCGGAAAAGAATCCTACAAATAAAGATTACAACGGATACACCGTTGTATTCAAGACTGTCGACTGTGAAGCTGAACCCGAGTTAGCCGACAAGTTTAAGATCGAAGGTTATCCTACGATCAAACTCGTCAAAGATGGCCAGGTCTTCGAATATGATGCAAAGCCTGATACCGAGAAGATCGGCGAGTTCCTTGAAACTATGCTTGCGTCGAGTTAAACTGTGCTGTATTCAGTATTCATTATTCATTATTCATTACCACTGTGAATGAATAATGTACCATATACGCCAACTTAGGCTTACATCATGGTCATATCATCATTACGAATTTCATATTCAATCGTACCTGGTGTCGGCGATGACGAGGACGCTTGTTCCGGTGTAGGTTGAACGCCCGCTTGTTCTTCTGCAAGTTCGGATAATGATGTAACACCATTAGTTACAGGTGTTTCTGTAATGTTTTCGGGTTCATTATTCACACTCGAGTCTCTAAAATTTCTTCGATACGACAAAAATACATTCGCAAATGTTTCACCGCGTAAAACCAACTCACGCCGATAATTCTCATCTTTCACCCAGTTCATCCAATCTTTGATCGAAAACACCTTCGATACACAAACAACTTCATTTGGTATCGGTTTTGTGTGACGATTTTCATAAAAGTTTGTATTGATTTGATTGAAGAACGTGTAAATAAATTGTAACAGTGATGATTTTTCAGTTATCTTCGTTGGTTTCTTTTCCCAAATTACCTTTACACCAAGTATTTCCGCCAAGCCGCATTTCTGGTCGCGAATACAATCATTCACTGGATAGTCGTTAATAATTCCCCCGTCCAAATAACAGCAGCCGTCGCGATAAATAGGCGCAAAACCGAATGGATAACAGCAACTCATATAGCACGCTTCTACCAACGACTGATTTGGATGGGTTTTATAACTAAAATCCACAATCTGGAACTTATTCATTTCAGTTACCATAAAATGAAGCTCTATTCCGGTTTTATCGTAAAACTCTTTGAATGTGACATTTGTAGATACATCCTTTCCTTGAAGAGCTGGTCGCAATGTTTCAGTGAATTCTTTTAAACCATATAGTCCATGTGTGTTATATAATTTGAAGACGTGTTCCAATTTATTTTTAGCATCGGCAATCGACGATGTCGAGAGATGTTCATTTAAATCGATATTGCTGGATGATGCCTGCGACGACGACGACGAAGACGTAAATATCTTCTCCCATGGGCGTTTAATCAGATAATCGTCCATAACCTCCCATTCGTAACGCAGTGCTAGAATAATGGCAATATACGATCCAATCGAGGAACCGTAGATGGTTTTAATGTCTTTCATATTCCAGACACCCTTTATGTTTAATGTACGAAGAATACTGTACATCATATGTCCAGCGGGACCACCGGATGAAATCACTAAGTGCTTGATTGTTGGCTCGGTCATTACAATTTGATTACTTTTATAAATGTAGGTTTATAAATGTAGGTTTATAAACGTATTCAATCGATTTATTTATTATTGTTTGCGCGTTTGCGAATATCCATTATTTTCTATTGTAATTACATACGCGCGGGCATAATGGACGACTTATTCAAATTTGCAGGTGATAATGTTGAAAACGTCGAAAAGATCAATTTAGATGAGTTGTATGAGAAAAAGAAAGAGCAAGATAAAAACAAACTATTCACATATAACAAAATCCTTACACGGATACATGAAAAAATTAAACTAACATCGCGTCAAAAATCGAACCAGCATTTTTGTTGGTATGTTGTTCCAGAAATCATTCTCGGAGTTGCAAATTACGATCATGCTGGGTGTATCGCGTATATTGTAGACAAGTTACAAGAAAATAACTTCATGGTGCGTTATACACATCCGAATTTATTGTTGATATCATGGCTTCACTATGTTCCCAATTATGTTCGTACGGAATACAAGAAAAAGACAGGAACTGCTATCGATGAATTTGGTCGACCAATATTGTATGACGCAGAAGGAAAAGTCATAAAATACAATGACGGTCCGGGGATCGTCGGGGGAGGCGGCGGAGGCGGTGGCGGTATTCCGCGAAACCCAGAAGACGCGAATTCACTATTATACAATCAGCGCGGCGATCCTGGCACAAATGGAGCCCCTGCAGTAGTAGGAGGAGATAAAAAAGAATACAAGCCAACGGATACCTATCGACCAACTGGAAATTTAGTATATAATCAGGAGTATTTTCAAAAATTAGAGAACCGTCTGCAATAGCTCCGTACTACGCGGCAGCTCCGTACTACGCGGCAGCTCCGTACTACGCGGCAGCTCCGTACTACGCGGCAGCTTGTAATACTTCTTGGTTTGGAGTTATCGACGAAGCACCCTTACCATCATTCTTTGCTGGAGCATATTTATCCATCTCAGCAAGTATATTATTTTTGATTTCATCATTAATATCGGATTGATTTTTTACAATATTATTTACCATGAAGGCATTCAATGTTTTTAAACTATTTGTCATTGTTGATTTTACGCCTGAATCGTTCGTTGTGTTTGCTGTATTGTAAAGATTCATATAAATATCCCGGTATTTCTTTGCAATTGTTCCTTCTTTGATTTCATTGTAGATATCATCAGAAAATTCGCGGTGTTGTGGTAAAATTCTGTGCACCCATGGATCAAACTTTTTGGTCGTGTCATTGTTACCAGGTTTATTATTGTTTGACGCCATAAGATTCGCATTTTCATTCTTTGACATTTCTTTTGTCTCCATCAACGTCTCTAATCCGAGGGTCTCTTGTAATTCTTGAAGTATTTGAAACCCAGTTAAAAAATACTTATAGCTTTCTGCATACAATCGCACGATTCGTGTTCTCGCTTCGTTTATAATTACCTGTAAATCCGCATCTGTTAGATTAGGGTTGATGAAAAAATTGTATTTAAGATTCAGACGGAAAAAATCGCGTGAATACTGATCATCTTGTTCAAACCCGAGATATCTTTTGAAGTTACCCTTTGTCCAATCTTCTTCTATTTCGTGTAAAACGTCTTCATTTTGTTTCATAATCACAAATACACGGTCTAATAATTTCACGATACCCTTCCTATGTTTTGTAATCTTGTAGTTCATTGTTTGAATATGATTTACGTATTTCACAAATATCGGCTGATAACGCATATTATCGTTGACATTTATTTCTAAGTTACGGTTCTTTTCGCACCATTGATTTATAATGTTATTGTCGTTGATGTAATTCGAAACATCAGCAAACGTTCGGATATCCTCGCCTGGTTCTTTCCCTCCAGTAACAATACGGAATAACTCTTGGACATCGCGTCTATATATTTTGTTCTTCATTCTTTCACTCATTGCGATAAACTGAGGCGTGTTTGTGTTTACTTCGGATGCATGATGAAAAATATCGAAATACAACTCTTCCAACATCGCGAAGATCGATGGCTTGATTTTGTTTTGGGTTGTAGTCGACGCACTTGACGTCATCGACATCGGCGTTGTTTTTATACCCTTCATATCGTTATTAATAGAACATATACCACTTCCAGGTGTTATTTTCATATTAATCTCTCCTTTTTGCAATAACCGTTTCATCCGATCTTTCATATCATTTTGCTTTCTTGTGAAACCAGCCATATTATATGTTTCGTACTTTGTTTTTTCTTTGTTGCGAGCTTCTGGGCCGTCAATCAATCCAAATGTAAGCATATCATAAAAATTATCGGGCATATTTTTCTGAAGAAATTCATAATTATATGGTCGCATGGTTGACATTATTGCATTGAACAAGTTTCCGATCTGCACATAAAACCGTGCTATACCAACGCACATCTGTTTTTTTCTAAATACGTTTTGTTCGTCTAACCTACTTTCTTTCAGAATTTCTGGGTTCGTATTTATGAGAAGAGCGCGATCCATGGCATTAATCGGTTCATATTTTTCAGAAAATAGTTTGTGACGACGATCCATGTATGAAATCAAACGAAATGGAAGCCGGTTTAATACTTCACTCGTAATAATAATAAGCTTCTCGCATTTTCCGCTATCACCCAAGGTCGAATTGAATTTGACTTCTTTCAAAATAATACGTTGTGCATATAAGTCTAATTTAAGTGCTGTATCTCGTAATTCATCCATATTTGACGACGATAATGTTGATACATTATTCCCCATCGTATCGTATCGTATCGTATTCTATTTCTTTGTTATTAGGATAGATAATAGTTCGGTGGGGTTAGACGCAGAGATCGAAATATCGGATAAAATTGATATAAAGATATCAATATATATTTTATTTAAAGAGTGGATAAACACAACCAAAACACTACAAACTGTACAAAAATGCAATCTAATCTTAATTCGTGTCATGGTGTGTTTATACCCACAACTCACTCATCGCCGGCATCGTCCTATTTGTCGTCGCATGGTCCATCGTCAACAATGACGCGTCATTATCGATCACCTGGTCATCATTCATCAATCAAGGTCAATGAAACCAAACGTAATAAACGCACGGTTCATCACGAAAATATATGGACAAAAATAGAAGAAGACTTTATGCCAGAATTACTTGAAGAGCAAAAAATGAATATACCCGATGGTGTACAAAGTTCACCGAAACAGATGTCTTCCAATCCAGTATCACAAGACAAAGAAGGTGATAGTGATTCTACCGACACTGTGGCTGCCAACGACGATCGTAAGGTTCTCCCATCCTCGAAGAAAATATCTGCACTCTTCATTAAACCCGATATTGATGTGGAGTGTCTCTATCGTAAATCGGGAATTCGAGAGAATTGCGAAGTATGTTCAAGTGAAGTCGTGCTCACAGATGACGGGTTTCTTACATGCAAAAACCCAAGATGCAGCATTTTATACAAAGATGAATCTCTCGATCAAAGTGCAGAATGGCGTTATTATGGTGCAGACGACAACCAAAACAACGATCCCACTCGTTGCGGTATGCCGGTGAATCCACTTCTCAAGGAGTCGTCCTACGGTTGCAAGGTAATGTGTGAGGGCGGGTCTTATTCACAAGACATGCTTAAAATTCGGCGATACACAGAATGGCAGTCGATGCCATATCGAGAGAAGGCGCAATACGATATGTTCCAAAAGATCACCACACTTGCACAAAACAAGGGAATCTCAAAAATGATCATCGATGAAGCACTCCGTGTGCACAAGCGCATCTCTGAGCATAAAACATTCCGCAGTCTTAACCGCGATGGCGTGGTAGGCGCATCCATCTATATCGCTTGTAAAATACACAATTGTCCGCGCACTCCAAAAGAAATTGCGAGCATCTTCAATCTGGACAATACAAGCGCCACGAAAGGATGTAAAAATGCGGTGAGCATCATCAATGAACTTGAATCCAATTTAGAAAACTCTGAGAAAACGAACTTTTGTAAGACAAAGCCAGAAGCGTTTATCGAGAGATATTGTAGCCGTCTTTTGATCAATGACGAGCTCACGAAATTATGTCAATTCATCGCAGTTATGATTGAAAAACAAAATCTGATTCCTGAAAACACGCCACACAGCATCGCATCGGGTATTATTTACTTTGTCGCGTCAATGTGTCATCTCTCGATCACGAAAAAAGATGTGAATCGTGTTAGTGATATGAGCGAAGTCACGATCAACAAATGCTACAAGAAATTATACGATATGCGTGACAAACTTGTTCCAAAAATGATACTTGCAAAATACGCGCCATCTACGGCGGCGCCCCCCGTCGCGCTGACGAACCCAGTCTAATTCAAGCGTTACAAACGTGTTATTTTATTGTATTATGATATTATACCGTTTCATAATACAAATATGGTCTCAGTTCCACCAAAATTCGTTTTTATTGTTCCCTACAGAGATCGTGAACCACATCGTGTATTTTTTAGTACATACATTCATAAAGTTATGTCCGATGTCCCTCCTGAAGATTGGACCTATTATTTTGTTCATCAAAACGATAAACGCCCATTTAATCGTGGTGGAATGAAAAATATTGGATTTTTAGCATTAAAGGATAAATATCCGAACGATTACAAAAATATCACATTTATATTCAACGATATCGATACACTTCCATACGACAAGAATATTCTTAACTATTCGACTGATTTCGGTGTTATAAAACACTTCTACGGTTTTCAATTTGCTCTTGGTGGTATTTTTTCAATTCGTGGTGTAGATTTCGAGAGAATCAACGGATTTCCGAATTTTTGGGCATGGGGTGGTGAAGATAATTTAATTCATCGACGCGCCAAAGAGTTTGGTCTTATAATCGACCGAAGTAACTTTTTTAAGATCGGAGATATGAACATTCTTCAATTCGCAGACGGGTTTAAACGCCTTATTTGTCGTGACGAAATGGCAACATCATTGATGCCAAACAACCTTGATGGGCTATCTAAAATAACAAATTTGAATTTTAGTATATATGACGATACGCATATGATCGATGTATTCACATTTGATTCGTATATATCGTATTCACAGCTTCACTTTGAAGAAGAAACATTAAACAAACTTACACAAATAAACGTTTATCCAATGAAGGCAATCCAGAACATTCAAGAACTAAAGAATCAATACAATACACCTGCAAAACCGCCAGTGCAACAGCAACGACCACAGGTACCGCCACCATTACACTCACGCATTCCGGTTCAATCAAATATGCCGAAATTGAATAGAGGAATGGAAGGGCAGCGTCGGTTTGGTATGCGCGTATTGTTCATGTAGTTCTCGCGTCGCTTCGCTCATTTCGCCAGCGCTAGCGCACTGGCTCCATTCACTCCGCTCCGCTCGGGAGTGGTCATTAATAAACTCTGTATTTAGAAATCAGCGTTAAACTCAAACACTGTATCTGCAACCTTCTTCTCTGCCAGCGCGTACTCACCCACCCTGCGCTCAAAAAAGTTCGTCTTTCCAGCAAGACTGATCATTTCCATAAAATCAAACGGGTTCGTCGCATTATAGATCTTATCATACCCAAGCTGAAGAACCAAACGATCCGCCACAAACTCGATATATTGGCACATCAGTTTCGCGTTCATTCCAATCAAACGACAAGGGAGCGCTTCAGAGATAAACTCCTTTTCGATTTCCACTGCATCACGAACGATTTCATAAACACGATGACGTTGAATCTTCTTCACCATCTTCGTATACAACAAGACCGCAAACTCCGTATGAAGTGCTTCATCTCGAGAGATTAATTCATTACTGAATGTCAAACCAGGCATAAGACCACGCTTCTTCAACCAGTAAATGGAGCAGAATGCACCAGAGAAGAAAATCCCTTCGACACATGCAAACGCAACCAAACGCGTCTGAAATGTGCTACGCTTATCACCAATCCATTTCAACGCCCAGTCAGCCTTCTTCTTGATACAGGGGAACGTTTGGATTGCGTTGAATAACTTGTCCTTCTCGGCTGAATCCTTGATATACGTGTCAATTAGAATACTGTACATCTGAGAATGAATATTCTCCATTGCAATTTGAAACCCGTAGAACGCACGGGCTTCTGCAAGCTGGACCTCTGTCATAAATCGCTGCGCCAGATTCTCCATGACAATTCCATCACTCGCTGCAAAAAATGCGAGAATCATAGAAATAAAATATCTCTCGTCATTGTTCAGTGAGTTCCAGTGGACGACATCCTTTGTGAGGTCGACTTCTTCAGCACGCCAAAAACAATCAACTTGCTTTTTATACATATTCCAAATCGCATTATCTTTAATCGGGAATAGGACAAATCGGTTTTGATCCTCCTCCAATAATGGTTCGATCACCTGAGGTTTCATTGCAGGTGATGCAGTGACAACAACGGGAGTAGCTACGACGGGCACGTCCATACTTTCGGTTATAATAGACATTAATGAATTTTTGAAATATTGAAATGATTATCCGAGCAGATTATGATGATACTACGGTAAATGTTTTACTTGATGTAGACTTAAGTAGTTTTCCTAAATGAAAGGGATGGCCAGTGGATATTATAGATGGATATAAAAACCCAAAATTAGGGGTTTACATCCAGCGTAGAAATGGTATAAATCGAAGTGATTATAATGTGTATTATCGGGTGTGTAATTTCATTCTGAAAAAACATGTTAGAAAAGCTTGATATTGCAGTCATAAATTTAGATCGCAGACCGGATCGTATGTCGTACATCTACAAACATATTCCATTTCTATTTCGGCCAATGTCATTCGATATTTCTGGGTTCAATATGCCATTTCTTCCATCGATGCCGAATGGAATTCATAGTATGAACGGAGGAGAAACTGACCGTGGATATTATCGCCGTTTTCCTGCGATCGATGGCCTGAATCTCTCGCAATATTATTATGAGTTTCCTGATTTGCTGGACACAATTCGAGATAAACCGCGTGTTCTCGGCGAAGTGGGGTGTTCGTTGAGTCATTATTCACTATGGAAATCACATGCACAAAGTCCCAAATCCGATATTTTACTCGTATTTGAAGACGATGTCATGTTTACAGAAAATTCGCTGGATCAGTTGAAAGGTTTGCTTGTAGCTTTAAATGCAACGACTCCTCGATGGGATGTCATGTATGTTGGTGGTCAATGGACGCCGAATTACAATATTGACGGGGCAACTCTACCCTATTTTAAATTTCAATCTCCACGAAGGGATTCGCTTCATCAGTATTTTCATATTACAGACCCATCCTCTCGTCAATTAATACCCACAACTACATTTGGAATCTACCAACGCCGAAATCTTACGCCGGCTGTGATTCACGGAAGTCGTAATGTTTGGTTTACGCCTTTATTTCGCACCGCGGGTGCATACCTCGTAAGTAAACGCGGTGCGAAACGATTATTAGAAGCTGTAGAAATGGATACAGCACTATTCATGAAAACGCCTCTCGATATGTGGCTTCTTGAAATGGACTTTCGCGGTTATATCGACGCGTTTGACCGGTTTCCACATCCATTTTATCAAGCTGGTTTTGAAATGGTGCGCGAACCGAGTCATGTGCAAAATGATATTCATCGCACGGATTTTCAGACCGTTAAACTACCACCCGTGACAACCAGTCCCTGCAACGACATTAAATCACCTTCATAGAAAAGGTATTCCAATCAAATCCATTTGCCCACTTGACGCGACAATCTATCTCACTATATCCTTCCTTCTGAATGATATATTGTTCATTCGCCAACCAGCACTTGTATTTCGGCTGAATATATTCAGTGTACATGAAATCGATATTCTTCTTTTCGAGCTCAATTAGGTTGGGGAACGATTCTACAAAATCCAGGATCGGTTTATACATATGTTGCTTCACAATATACGCATGATTGCACCAAATCGTACCATTCACCCACTTTCGAGACGGATCCATTCCATCATATTTGGTAAGTATTCCACCAAGATACAAGATATCCCAGTCGCCGCCAGCGGGCAATGCCAAAGTTGCGAGTTCATGAATGTTATTGCGAATGACGATATCATCTTCTACAATCAATACCGACGAGAGATTTTTACTGTATGCGTACTGAATCGCCTTGATATGAGAACGAAAGCATCCGATCTTTGTATCTTCGGTGTTCATTTTGTTCATGAGAAGCGAGTGTCGGATTCCATGAGAAAGTAACTCATTGCTTACATATTTCGTTCTCTCGGGACGTTCCTCAATGCAAATTGCAACAACCTCTTCTGCAAAAGGAGGACGCAGCAGAAATGAAGCATTTACCGGCTGCGTAGAAGATATCCCAGACGATGATAACGGAGATGATGGCGGTGTATTCGTTGTATGTGGCGTAAAGTTGGCACCAGACGAAACCGAAGAAAGAGACCGATCGGACAACTGGGGGGAATTATTCTCACTACTACCTTTTAATTTAAAATACGCCTTATGACTGTTCACATTCTTCGTTGTTGAAACGGTCGAGTGTATCACCGAGAGATACGGATTAACAGTTTCCTCGTATTGATACTTCTTCATCATGTCGCGGATCTTGTTATACGTTTTATCGGAACTCACTTCAATACTAAAGAAGTCGATTTGAAACACCTTGTTTGTAATGAGAAGGGATACATCTCCGCTATTTGAGGATGCCATCGCGGTATCCGATGCTGGCGTTGCCTGGTTCTCTTCAAAGAATGTCGAGAGAATTTCGTATTCACCACCATCGCAATCAATCGCACAATAATCAATTCGTTCAGGCGCGGATTGCTGACAACACATATCGTAGAGCGTAATTGTGTCAACCTTATACGACTTGAAGTCAGTACGCGTCCATTCTCCTCCCTCTTTATTGTTTTCAAGTGTGCCCTTTAGTCCACTTAATCCTGGATTCGCGGATTCATAGAAAATTGCGCCACGCCCACTGCCATTTGTGATGGATGATGTAATATTACTAACTGCTGCGGGTATCAGTGTTGCACGGCATGTACGAATCTTGTCATGGTGAACTCGTGCTGGTTCAACTGTAAGTCCGCGCCATTCACGGTATCTCTCGAAAAAGTAACACGACGAATTCGTTTCTCCGTCGCCGGCACCAACTTCAATAAAATAACCACCATGCTTGCCTTTTGTGACGTATTTATCTACGTATTGGTCATTACGGTAGTCATGGTAATACTCTGGATAGATAGTAAGATCATCATCTATATCAGCTGTTGCTGATGCTGATGCTGCCGTGGCACTAGAAGCAGCAGCAGCAGCAGCAGCAGCAGCAAGAACTGCTTCTCTGTCACTCCCTGCATAAAATGGAGATGAACGTGAATTGTATACAGTGAGTGCCATCTTCTCTTTGTGAAGAAACTCATTTTTCTTCATGACATCTCCCAATATCGTCTCCCAAAGATGAGTTCCGTAAGACTCAGGTGGAAACTGATGGGGTACCGTCTCAGAATGAATGAATGCGACGGTATCTTGCCAATGAAGAGCCATAAAAAGTTTTCCGTCCAAAATCTGAATACGATACTTATGCATATAATGTGGGTGATCTAGCAACAACTTTTTATTAGAGTCGCGGATATGCGTCGCCCATATTCCAAGTCGAAGTCCAGACTTGAATTCGTTCAACCACAACTTAATAAACTCGTTCTTGGGTTTCGCTGCCAAGAATGCATTGATCAGTGCACCATTGCCTGCACCGTTTATACGCTCCTCGCTAATATAGAACGAATGTCCTGAAGAAAAGACTTCATCAAAGGGACGCGTAATGAGCATATCAAGATCCAGATAGACGCCACCATGCTCATATAAAAGCTCGAGGCGAACTACATCTGCCTTATACTGAAAATGCTTCAATTCAAAACCGTCATAAAATACAGGCGGATCCATTTTGTGGATACTCACGCGCGCCTGTTTCTTAATATCGTCCCAGAATGCATTACCAATAGGCTCTTTCGCATTATATATTCGGATCTCATAATTCGGCATATACTGCAGCATGGAATGCACGCATCGATGATGGAAATTATAGAATTCAGTTTCGCCGAAGTAAAGAAGATGGATCACTTTTGGAATACTCGAACAAGGATCATCACCATACAACATTCCCAAATTCGCAATACATGCGCTCTTGATGCTATCCGGAAGTTCTGATTCACTATTATTAATACCATTTGGATCATTCGGCGGCGGAGAAGGTGTATCTACGATTTCCTCAAATTGTTTTACCGCCAATAGTGGGTTCACAGTAAAGTTCGAACATGCGCGATAAAACTTCACAAAGTTACTGTCACGCTTATTATACGTCGGAAAATATTCGAGATACATATCTGCGACAGCAATCAACTTCTCAAGATCCTTTGTATGATGATGCTGGTTATGAATCTCTTGGAGCATTTGGTTTCGGTCCATGAATTTACAACTGTTTTGATAATAGTTGTAGCGGAGCTTCTTGAATGCTGGCGTTGGGTCATTTTTAGCAGCAGAAACAATCGCATTCGAATCTACAGTAGTCTCCTCCTCCACATCTGGCAATAATGAATATTGACCCCATGCCATTCCGCGTGCTTTACACCCATCCGCACCATTTTCGTTGTTTTTCGTCATGATCTCGTAATAATCATCGAAACCATGTTCGGTAATCACTCCGGTAACTACCATTTGATCCCACGCTTTCGTAGGCTCGACGGTGTAATGTGCATGACGCCCCTGATTTCGACAGATATCATCGATTGCAACAATTGTCTTTTCATCACGCGCGAGTCGTTGCGAGTTAAGAATATCCTTCAGAGGAATATCGTCCTGATGTCCACCGTCAATGAAAATCAGGTCGAACTTGAGGGGTGGCGCGGTTTCGGGATTCTTGAGCCGATGGGCTACTTGCTCTTCATAGTTCGGGATCGTCGTTGTACTGTCGCCGGTTACGAGAGTATGTCGACCCGGAAACACCGAGTCGATATATCGCTTCGCGGCAAATACATAGGCATACTCACCTAAATCAAAACTCACAACCTTCGTCTCGGGGGGTGTGTTGCATAGGAATAAAAGCGCTGAATGTCCACCATTGAACCCGATTTCCATGATGGATTTGGGCTGGCGTTTGGCGACAAACTCGCGAAGACGTGCCACCTGGGCGCGGATTTGAAATGATCCACCTTCTATGAGATGATACTCGGAAATTGCTTTGTTCAGACCTTCGAGGAGTTGAGGATGCTCGGCTGCACGGGTATTTGAATCATACGACGTTGTCATTATACAATTACGGTGCACGCTTCCTTTGAAATGATTGGGAATTGTATAATGATTAATAAAGTTTATGTTTATATATGTTTTTGTGGTTACTGATTGGTATTTGTGGGTATTTCATTAGGAACAGGACGCCCAATATATGGTTCTTTGTCACAAATGTAATTCTTAATATAGTCATCATCAGCACCCCAGTTCGTATAATCAGCTCCTTCTAACGTATATATCTTATCATAAACACTAGTGCTTGTAAAAATAATACACCTTAATTGCGCTTGTTCTCCCATCGTTATTGTAATTGGAAGGACGTGGATGTGACATCCATTATCAGTTCTAAATGCTTTCATGGACATCTTGTATTTTTATAAATATTATATATTTTATTTACTATGTTTTATTTAATCGTGTCCATACCATTTTGCCCGAATATGAAGTACCAGTAGACGCTATTCTTAGAGTTGTTGGTCCCCAATTTCCACCATTATTGTTATTGTAATAAGTGGTCTCGCATTTATAGACTGCATATTGAGGTATGTTTGTTGCAAATGAAGGCCAATATAAATTAGGCCTTCCCACAATATTCATAGCGAAATGGGTTGCTGATAAACCACGAAATCTGTATGTTGCAATGAGATTTCTAACTCCACTACCGCTGTTAGTATTGCCTGAATAGAGGGTATACGGGTTGCTATCGTAAGAACCACCCTGAGTGGTGTTAAAACTTTCGTTCCCCCCTGCTGTTGTGGGGGGGGCATATACCATCGTTCCCGAATGTGAAGCGTTGTTATTATTATTCCAATAAAAATAAAGCCAGTGGCTAGAGGAAAGATTGGAAAACTCAAAGGTCGCCTCATAATCGTAATTTTGAAAATCAAATCCTAAAGTGTTCCATGTGGATTCGTTGAATGTATAATACCCAGCAGATACAGAAGCGGGACGGAGTGATATCGGTATGCTTAAATTAACAGCGCCTGATGTAGTTGTTGTCGTGATCGTACTGTCACTTGAAGATACACTTGTAATTGAACTTGCCGGACCAGCAGGTCCGGTTGCGCCACTTGGACCTTGACCCGTCAATTGTATAATACTTATTTGACCTGTCTCAGTGGTAGTAACTGAGTATCCTGAAATAGAAGTAAGCCTAAGTTTAACATTTGTATTAGTAGTAGGCGTATAAATAGCATAGGCCGGTGAAGTAACACCAGGATCTGTTGAGTTAGTTGAGAAAAACTGACCACCATTACCAATCGTGACCCCTGCTTCAGTTTGCCACACAACTACAGCGAATGTACAACGGATTGCTATTGTGGCAGTAAGTTCATATGTCAAACCTGCAGTAAGAGTTACAAATGAAGAATTTGATACAGTTAAACTTCCGTCTTGCCTGGTTATTGTGTAATCGCCAACAGTGCCTCTGTCAGTTATTCGATAAGTTCCATATGCTGCTGGCGCTGTTGCGGATACACCACTAGGACCCGTCGAGCCTTGTATACCATTAGGTCCAATCGCACCAGTTGCGCCAATCGGTCCAGTCGATCCTGTAGATCCAATCAATCCAGTCAGTCCAATCGCACCAGTTGCGCCAATCGGGCCAGTCGATCCTGTAGATCCAATCAATCCAGTCAGCCCAATCGGGCCAATCGGTCCAGTCGATCCTGTAGATCCAATCAATCCAGTCAGCCCAATCGGGCCAATCGGGCCAGTTTCGCCAATCGGTCCAGTCGATCCTGTAGAGCCGATTAATCCAGTCAATCCAATCGGGCCATTCGCACCAGTTGCACCAACCGGCCCAGTTGCACCACTTCCAGACCCACTACCAAGCTTCAATATATCACGTAAGGTAGCACCTTGAATCGTATATGTAGTCAAATCTAACACAATTCCTGCCATCGACCCTCCAAACACACGATAGTAATTTCCAGAATTTGACAATACTGAAACATCTGTGTTCGTTATCGCATTTTTTATGTTTGTTCCATCAATATAATATTTTACATCATTTATTTTGAAATATTCACCTTCATTTACTGGCATGTAAAATGCTGGCGCTGTCTCTGCAATGGTTGCATTTTCTACAGGCGCATTGATCGATGTAGCAGTTGGTGGAATAATCACTTTAAAATCTAAATTTGTCACATTTGGTAATTGTAATAATGGCGAATTCTGAGGGACAATCGACAATATATCCGAAGCGCTCACATCTTGTACTTGAATTGCTCCAATTTCACGGTTATTCGCGTTTTTAAGTAACTGTATTTTTTGAAGAGGTGAGAATGTAAGACCCGTGATATTCGCACCACTGATATCTGCCCCAGTAAAGTCAGTATTTGTAATTACAGCACCGGACAAATTAACACTTGATAATACTGCACCTGCAAAATTCACACCTGATACAGTCGAACCTGCAAGGGATGCGCCAGCCAAATTAACACCTGCAAAACTTCGTCCAGACGATACAACCTGTCCAGCTAATGCATTACCTGCAGCCGAAACAACTAATGTGCACGAAACAGCAGTTGGTGCATTATATAACGCAGTTTGTGATTGATTAGCTGTTAACGTCGCGGTACCAGGACCTTTTAATGTAACTAAGCCAGATGTCGTATTTATTGTTGCAACCGATGAATTATTACTTTCATACACAATCGCGCCACTACTATCGCTCGTTGCAGTTATTGCAAAAGACAGATCTGTTACGTTTTTTGAAAGGTTTGTAGGAAAACCTGTCAACGTGACATTTCCTCGTGATACATCAAGGACGAGTGTTATGGATGTTGGTGCGTAATATCGCGATGTTTGTGGCTGTGAAGCCGTAATGGTAGTCGATCCAGATGATACTAATGTAACCTGACCGGTTGTCAAATTCACTGTTGCGACACCTGGAGTACCACTTCTATATTCAACCGGTATATCAGTATTTGAACTTGTCACGACAAGACTAAACGACGGATTGCCATATGTCTTTGCAAGTGTAGTGGGAAAAGTTGAACGAGTAAGAACCGGTGTCCCGCGTTCTACCGTCAATACTGAAGAAATATCGGTTGGCGCGTTATATTGACCACTTTGCGCTTGAGAAATCGTGATTGTCGTTGAACCTGATGCAACTAATGTAACCAGGCCATTACTATCTACTGTCGCACATGATAGGTCACTACTCGTATATGTTTTTGTACCACTACTGGCACTAGACACGGAAACACTGAATGTAGAATCACCGTATGTTTTTGAAATTGTCGGATCAAATGCAACTCGAGATAATGTTGTTGTTCCACGGTTTACAACAAGTGAAGATGAAATGTCAGTAGGTGCGTTGTATTGCAACGTTTGTGCTTGTTGTGCAGTTATTATAGTTTCGCCGGCAGCTACAAGTGTAACACTACCAGTGTTTATGTTTACAGTTGCAAACGATGGATTACTACTGTAATATGTTATCGCACCTGAACTCGCACTGTTTGCAGATACGTCAAATGTCGCACTATCAATTCCAAATGTTTTTGAAATCGATGAGCTCATTGATACACGTGACAGTGTCGTCGTACCGCGCGCGACAGATAATGAATTACTGGTTACACTTGCCGCGTTGTATTTATTGGCTACCGCCACTTGGTTCGCTGTAAATGTCACCGTTCCAAACCCGACAGGAGTTATAACACCCGTACTGGCGTTGATTGTTGCAACATTCGTGTCATTGCTTGCATATGTAATTGATACATCTGTATTATTACTTGTTGGTGCGGTTGTTATTCCAAATGAAATATCACCAACAGCGCCGTATGTTGCCGAACTACGAACGGTGAATGTCGATGATGAAAGTGTCGGTGTTCCAAGAGCAACTGTAAGTGTCGTTGTAATTGTACCGGTTGCATAATCAGATGTGGATGCCTGCGTCGCGGTTATGGTCGCTGTTCCAGCACCGACAATGGTAATATTTTTACTACTACCCCCACCGGTTATGATTGCAACATTGGTATTACTGCTTGTATATGTAAATGCGCCGGTCAAATTATTTGAACTTGGATCCGTTAAATCGAACGCAGCATCTCCATACGTCTTGGATATACCCGATGCATAGAATGATGATAATGTCGGTGCGGGATTCATTTTCAATACTGTAAATACTGAGTTGGATGTTCTAGCAAAAACAACATTACTCGTTAATGATGATGCTACACTAGTATTATTGTTTAATGAACCATTGTCGCCAAACAGAAAAGTAGTTCCATCGCTTTTAATACAAAACCCGATCCGACCTCCAAATTCCATATCATTTACATTTGTAGTAATTAATGTATTATTCGCCAATGTGCGTAACTCACCATTTGATTTTAAAATAACTGCATTTACACCGAATGAATGATAAGGCCAGTTGAAGTTGTATATTTTAACAACATCTGTAAATACGGATATATCTACACTATAATAATATCCAAAATTTTCACCCCCGCGCCATGCTATCAATCCATTATTTCTTAGAAATAACTGACGTGAATATTCTCCTTCGATTATATCAACTACATCAGTATCTGAACCAGCCGAACCCGTTGTAATGTATCCACTCGTTATTCTAAGATATGTTCCATCTGAACGCATAATAATAGCAGTTTCGCCATTATTCAACTTTATTATTTTTACAGCATTGGTTATACCAGCTAGTGCTGTATTATAACCCGATGAATTTGGACCCCATACTACAACAGTTCCATTGCTTTTCAAAGCGATATAATGAAAAAATGTAACGCAAATATCAATTACACCAGATGAAATATTGCTTCCTGTTGGATAAAGAGCTCCAGTATATGCAGAATCCATGGCCGGCCACGTTGATCCTGACGCCCAATAAACAACTGAACCGTCACTCTTCAATGCTGCAAAATGATTAAGTCCACCAGACGCAACTTTTACAACATTACTATTTATGTTGGAACCTTCTGGATATAATGTTGTTGGAACAACTGGCATCGAAACACCCCAGCATTTTACTGAACCATCGCTTTTCAAACATACAATACTCGTATCGCACGCTGATATAAAATTAACACCACTTGATAATTCAGATGGATATGCTCCCCAATCGGTTAGTAATCCCCATCCAACGACTGAACCATCACTTTTCAATGCAAATGCAGAGTCAGCTGCGGTCACCATACTTACAACACCACTTGATAAACTGGCTGTGTTTGGAACAAGTGTATTATATTGCGTTGTTGTATCTGAACGAATTTTACCCCATTTTATAAGAGCACCATCGGCTTTAAGAGCAGCTCCACCATTATACCATGCATACAAATATACAACGCCACTTTGTAAGCTTGAACTAACCGATGAATATGCTACACCAATATTATCAGACCCCCAAGCGACAACATTACCACCAGATATATTTGGTATTGTTGGTCTTGACGGAAGTGATGGTGCAGATACAATAGTTGTTATTAATGGTGGCCGTGAAGGTCTTGAAGGAAATGATGAAAATGTTGGAATTTGGAATGTGCAATTCAATTCTATATTATTCGGTGTTCCAATTAGAAGTAAATCAGCATACGATTCAATTGCATCTGTAAAGTAGACATCTTTAAGATTCACCCCTGTATGTGATTCTAAATACCAGTCGCCACCCAATTCCGCTGCACCAGTATCATCTGTTGATGCACGAATCACGATTTGTAGTCTATCTGCAATCTGATCGATTACATATTTCCAATTTGGATCCGAATAAAGTGCGCATGCTAATAAATCTAAAAATGAAATAGAGAATTCTGTTTTTAATGCAGTTATGAAATCAATATAATCACTCCATGAAGATAATGTTGAGTCAATAGCCGCCACAGATATAAGTGTGCATTTATTTCCTGTTTTCAAACATTGATAGTATGGTAATCTCATATTATGTTGGAGAATACCAATTGATTTATAACCGCCGTTACCAATTATAGATTGTCCGCGAATCATCGTAACAATGTCATTATATGTGTGCTCACTTGGATTGAACACTAATACATCGGAAATCGTTGTATTGACCGAATTTACAATCTGTGTATAATTCGATACCGTGTTATCCACTAATAATAAATTACGCCGGTTGTCTGGTACTGACATCGTTGCGTTAATTATATTGTAATATATATTATGAAATTATTACAATATCAAAAATTTATGAATTAGACATCTTTGATTTGATCTCTTGTAATTCCTTAACTATTAATGGAATCAAACCTGAGTAATTGATGCTTTGATAATCTACTCCATCTTTTATGCCCTTAACTAGTTCAGGATATACTGCTTGAAGTTCATGGGCGATAAAACCATATTCTATCTTATTTGAAACAATATTGTAATATTCAACTGGGCGAATACTATCAATTGTTTTATTTGTTAAATCATTCACATTTGTTTTAATACGATAATCTGATATAGTATTGAATGCGATAGCTTGAGCTGTACCATTTACATCTAATAAAGCTGTTGGATTTGAAGTATTAATACCAACATTCCCTGAGTTGTAATAAAGAATTGTACCAGAAGCATCCCAGAAATAATTAGGTATTGGACCGGTTGGACCAGTATATCCGACTGTACCTGTTGTTCCTGCGGGACCAGTTGGACCTATTGATCCGGTTGTTCCTAGAGGGCCAGTTGGCCCGATAGAACCTGTCGTTCCTGCAGGGCCAAACGGACCGGTTTCTCCTATTTGACCGGTTGGGCCGATTGGTCCTGTAAAACCTGTTGGTCCTGTTTCACCGGTTGGGCCCGTTGGTCCAGTTGGTCCTGTAGTACCTGTTGGTCCGGTTGGGCCCGTTGGGCCAGTTGGACCAGTTGCACCGGTAGGTCCATCGATACCATCTAAATTCATATTATAGGTTACATTATGACTTGTTCCAAATTCACCGCGTACATTTTGAATGTTATTTATTGTTGTTTCTCCAGTTTGTTTATTGTAACTAGAAATATACCCTTCAAAGTTATTATTTGCATTTGTAGAATCCACAATAACTACCGAATTACCTGTGATATATGCTAGATTATGACCTACGATGATCGAAACACTTCCATTTAATACAGGTAATGGGTTAAAAGATATGTCTGTTGTTGTATGTGTATTATATCTGTCACCATCCATACCAGTTGGTCCAGTAGCTCCAGTAGGACCCGTAGGACCGGTTGGACCATCGATACCATCTAAATTCATATTATAGGTTACATTATGACTTGTTCCAAATTCGCCATGTATATTTTGAATGTTATTTATTGTTGTCTCGCCAGTTTGTTTGTTGTAACTAGAAATATAGCCTTCAAAGTTATTATTCGCATTTGTAGAATCGATAATAACAACTGAATTGCCACTGATATATGCTAAGTTATTACCTACTATAAATGATACAGTACCATTCAAAACAGGTGTTGGGTTAAACGAAATATCAGTTGTTGTATGTGTGTTATATCTATCTCCGTCCATACCGGTCGGACCAGTTGATCCAGTCGGTCCTGTCGGTCCTGTTGTTCCGGTCGGTCCGGTTGGACCTGTTGGTCCGGTTGGACCTGTTGGGCCGGTCGGTCCAGTAGGGCCAGTTTCACCTGTTGGGCCAGTTGGTCCTGTAGTACCTGTTGGTCCAGTACTGCCGGTTGGTCCAGTTGGTCCAGTAGGGCCAGTGGATCCTGTCGGTCCAGTCGGTCCAGTTTCACCTGTTGGGCCAGTTGGTCCTGTAGTACCTGTTGGTCCAGTAGTGCCGGTTGGTCCAGTTGGTCCAGTAGGGCCGGTGGATCCTGTCGGTCCAGTCGGTCCAGTTTCACCTGTTGGGCCAGTTGGTCCAGTTGGACCTGTAGGACCTGTAGGACCAGTTTCACCTGTAGGTCCGGTTGGTCCTGTAGGTCCGGTTGGTCCTGTAGGTCCGGTTGGTCCTGTTGGACCTGTAGGACCAGTTGGTCCTGTGGGACCAGTTTCACCGGTTGGTCCGGTTGGTCCGGTTGGTCCTGTAGGTCCGGTTGGTCCTGTTGGACCTGTAGGACCAGTTGGTCCTGTGGGACCAGTTTCACCGGTTGGTCCGGTTGGTCCGGTTGGTCCTGTGGGTCCTGTCGGTCCTGTGGGACCTGTTGGACCCGTCGGTCCGGTTTCACCAGTATATCCAGTGGGTCCAATTGGTCCAGTTTCACCGGTTGGTCCGGTTTCACCTGTGGGTCCAGTGGGTCCGGTAGGTCCAGTGGGTCCAGTTGGTCCAGTGGGTCCAGTAGGTCCTGTTTCACCGGTAGGTCCAGTGGGTCCAGTAGGTCCGGTCGGCCCAGTTGGCCCTGTTTCACCTGTGGGTCCAGTAGGTCCGGTAGGTCCCGTCGGACCAGTTGGACCAGTTTCACCTGTGGGTCCCGTTGGTCCAGTTGGCCCTGTTTCACCTGTAGGTCCAGTCGGCCCCATTGGACCTGTTGCTGCAACTGCTCCAGTCGCACCCCTTGTTCCGATCAATGAAAAACTTAACAAGCATGCATGCGCATTGCTAAACGGTGTAACAATTGGTACCAAATTCTCTATTGTAAATGTTACCCAACCAGTAGAGGTCGCATCGTTGGTTGTAACCCCAGTAAGCTTGTATATGACATAATTCGAATAATCTTCTTCGTCTTGGATCTTCAAGATTGCGTATCCACCAAATGTAGGGTTTCCAAAAAGCGATAATTGATTAAAATATGCATAAATGTTATTGTGGGCACTTGTTCCATCTTGGTTACTGATATATAATTCCGTTGCGGTGCTTTGTGATGAAAAATTATTCAAACGGAAATTTCCTTGTCCTGGATCGCTGGAAGATGTTGTAGATGACAAGTAATACGTAAAAGTATTCGCCGCCGTTGTCGATGTTCCAGACGCGCCAGTATAACCGCGTGGACCAGTCGGTCCAACTTGACCTGTCGGTCCATCAATACCGTCTAAATTCACATTGTATACAACTGTAGTTGCAAAATCACCAGTTATATTCTGAATATTGTTGATATCCATAACACCCGTGCCTGAATCGTAAGATTGAACACTACCTTCAAAGTGGTAATTGTTGTTCACTGATGAAACTACGACAACCGAGTTTCCGACAATATACGACAACTGAGTCGCTACTGTCAGTTGAACACTTGAATACTGGACAGGTGAAATCATAACTGCACTAGAAGTTGATGTATTGAATAAATTTCCAGGAAGACCAGTAGGTCCGTATGGTCCTGTGGGTCCTGTAGGTGCAATCGGACCGGTTGCTCCAGTTGTTCCTGTTGGTCCTGTTTCACCGATCGGTCCGGTTGGTCCGGTTGCTCCTGTGGGTCCGGTTGCTCCTGTGGGTCCTGTTTCACCAGTGGGTCCAGTAGGACCGGTGGGTCCCGTCGGACCAGTGGGTCCAGTCTCACCTGTAGGCCCTGTGGAGCCAGTTGGCCCTGTCGGACCGGTGGGTCCAGTTTCACCAGTGGGTCCAGTAGGGCCGGTGGGTCCTGTCGGACCAGTGGGACCTGTTTCACCAGTAGGCCCTGTTGGTCCAGTTGGCCCTGTCGGACCAGTGGGACCTGTTTCACCAGTAGGCCCCGTTGGTCCAGTCGATCCTGTAGGACCAGTGGGACCTGTTTCACCAGTAGGCCCCGTTGGTCCAGTAGGCCCCGTTGGACCAGTTGGCCCAGTCGACCCTGTCGGACCAGTTGCACCTACAAATGTATTCAACGAGAGAATATCGCCAATACCTGATTCGTTTACCTGATACACGTTCAGATCCAAAGGAATCAATGCAATTACGCCATCCCCATTTCCAGCGGTTACACGGTATGGAACTGTCCCTACTTTCAAATAAGTAAGCGTAGCATTCGCATTATCGACATCCTGGATCACCGTCCCATTGTTACATATCGTTCGTATTGTTGTTCCAGCGCTTGTAATCACGATATTCTGGTTGTTCGCAACAAAAATACAAACGATCTCATGAATAATCGGAGATACGGGTACAGTATAACCTTCTCCTTGGCTATTCGGTATTTTAACGGTTACACTTTGTATCGTTGTAATACTGTCCAATGAAACGGCTGGTTGTATCGTCCGAAACTGCGCCAGTGTTAACGACGTAAGATTGTTGATCGCGGTTATAGTATGATTCGCCGCGCGTAATAGAAGCTGGCCTTTCTGTAAATTACTAAATGACAGTGTGCTTATTGTTGCACCGACAATAAGTGTATTTTTAAATGTCGCATTTGTTATATTCGCATTGGTGAAATCAACACCGGTCGCGTTTGTATTTGTAAAATTGCCGCCACTTAAATCTACACCAGTTAAATCGGTGTTGGTTATGTCTTGATTGGAATAATCCACCGGCATTCTTATATGTAATGTCGAATATAATTTTATATCATTGTGTATCAAATTATATTATCTCTCGGAATCGAATCGTCATAATCTCTCGGATTCGCGATTTGCAAGCGCCAATCTTTCCGCTTCCACAGCTTCTGCAGCGGCTACGTCGCCTCTTAACTTCTTGATTTCTGCGATGAATATCGCGAACAACTGCTCATATTGAATTGTCTGGTATCCGATTGCATCGTCTTTTGCCCCAACAACCATTTCTGGATATACACTTTGCAGTTCATGCGCCAAAAAACCGTATTCTTCACGGCCTGTAAGACGATTCAAATACTTTACTGGATGTATGTTATCAACAGTTCGATCCAAAGGTAGATCGGATATATTATGTTTGATACGATAATCACTTACACTGTTCATACCTACCGTTTTGATGGTACCGCTAATATCCATTGTATATCGAATATCCAACGCATTTGTTCCATTGGCAACTCCACTTGCATTGATACCAACGGTAGATCTTGTGATTGTACGTGTATCGCCTTGTCCTTCTTCAACTGGTGTAATAGAATACTGAATATTCGTATATCCGGTAGTATTCTCCGGTATATCGACATTGATCACTGTCCATACACCAAGATTCATTGGACCGGTTGCACCAGTAGGCCCGGTTGCTCCCAATCCGGCGATGAATCCACTTAGTCCGGTAGCACCTGTTGCACCCATAAGTCCTGTTGGCCCAGCATATTCGATAACACCGGCGACACCTTGTTCTCCAGTTGGGCCTGTCGCACCTACTGCTCCAGTTGGTCCTGTTGATCCTATTCCACTGTCCGTTCCTGCATCACCCATGGGTCCTTCTGGTCCAGTGATTCCAGTATTTCCGTCGACACCCGTTGGCCCATCGAGACCCCGTGGACCAGTGACCCCAACCATACCAGTCGCACCTGTTATACCCTCTGGACCGGTTGCACCATCAATTGTTCCTGCACCAGTAGGGCCAGATGCACCTACATTACCACTTATACCGGTCGTGCCTCTCGGTCCTGTCACTCCGGTCTGTCCGTCTAAATAATCATTGTTTGTAAGAACGTCATAGATACCAACGTTTACTATCTTGAATACATTAATATCATACGGAATTCCGGCGACTAATCCCTGATTTGCATGTATTTTGTATACGACATTTCCTAATTTTGATATTGTATTCGATACAACCGTACTGGTACTTGTATTCGTAACTGTCGTCGTATCTACACCGCCAACCAAACTACGCACAATCGTGAATGTCTTCTCGGGGTAATTCGTTACCAAGCTTGGATTATTGATTGTCCCGATGGACTGTGAATTTATTGTGAATGTTGTACTTTCACCTACTGCCATCGGCGGAATATTTATATAAAATGCCCTTGTAGCATTTACAGTCAATGACGCTTGGTTTGTTCCAGATATCACCGATGGCGTAACTATTGCAACAGATGAACTTATATCAAGTATGTCATCTGCCAATATAGTTGAAAAACTGGTTCGTAACTCCGATAGTTGTAATTGAGTCAGTGCATTTTGAATTGTTTGATTGGATGTATTTGCAGAATTTCGTAGAAGTTGGAATGCTTGAGCACTTGTAAATGTAACTCCTGAGAGATTTGTGTTCGAGAAGTTCACATTTGTTAAATTCGCGCCTGTAAACACCGCATTCGAGAGATTTACACCGGATAGATCCGCATTTGTCAAATTTGCATATGAAAAATTCACGGAACTACATGATCGAGATGACGGAATCACGATACCAGACATGTCATTTGACGACATGTTCACACCGGATCCGATTAGAAACCCAGATATGATCGAGTATCCACTTGGTAATACAACCGCGCTTCCTCCACTTCCACCATTTAATCCAGATGACGCAAGGTTTGTTAACGTGATTGTCGAGAGATTTAGCCCGGATAAATTTGTATTGCGGATCGCGGCACCAGACAGATCCGTATTTGTGAATGTTGTGCTTGTCAGCGTCGCGCCGGAAAGGTCGACTCCACGCATCGAGAGATTTGCGAAAGTTTGTCCAGTGAGGGCAGCGCTTACGAGTGAAACACCGTTTCCAACAATATAACCGTTTCGAAAAACATAACCCGACGGTAATACTGCATTTGTAGTGTTAATTAGACTACCCGTTATTAAACCCGTGAACGACGCAGTGGGTATATTCGAGATATCCACGTTCGAGAGATCCATTCCGGTTATTCGGACGTAGGGGCCAATAATATACATGTCATTTCCAGCGAGCCCGGCTGCTGAACCAGACGCTTTGAAATAATAATCACTTGATGGCAACGTTGCAGTAGATGTACTTCTAAGCCCGCCGGTTGTTATCCCACGAACTATGGCATTTGTGAAATTTACATTGGTAAGGGTTGCATTTGTAAATATGGAATTCGTTAGATTTGTAGCGACAAATGTCGCGGATATAAGATTTTTCCCAGTGAAATTCGAATTTGGAATCGAAAGACCGTTGTAATTTGGTGGATTCACTGTAAGAGTCATTGTTGCCGAACCAGACGTGTATGTCGCATTTCCTGCTTGAGATACAGTGATCGTAGTTGTTCCAAGATTGACAATTGTTACCACATTACCTGCAATTGTTGCAACATTCGTATTTGATGATTCATATGTAAACGCAACAGGACTATTTGAACTTGGGTCTACCAATGTAAATGAAACATCGATTACATTTGATTTCGTTATTGACGGAAAGTTTGTAATAAAAACAGGTAATAATTTCAAATATAAAGCAATACCACTGGTATTGATACCGTCACCGCCATATAAATCATACGGATATCCGTTAATTGTTCTACTGCTGGTTATTTTTGTATATGTATTGTTTGTCTCTCGAAGGTATACGTAACTTCCATAATTAATGTAGGTTGAATCACCAGATATAGTTACTGGTTCACCTTCATCACATGCAATAATAACACTGCCAGATACGACTGGTATTGAAACAGTTGATGTTATAGAATATGACGAAGCGACATATGTTGGAACAATAATCCGAAATACTTTATCAGTTGGTATATTTGGGTTTATTACTTGCAAATCACGCGCGGTTGATAATGTAAATATATTATTATTCAGTGTTGTTAGGTTTACACGACGCCGGTTTTTCTTTTTACGAAGAATATTGTAACGATCCATATCAGAATAATATGAAAAAGACAGGTCAAATGTAGTAGCACTTGTTTTTAGTGCTGCAAACGCGGTGGAATTAGAATAAATATTTATGATACCGGAAGTTAAATTTGAACTATTTGATGATGGATAATTTTGATCTCCACCATAAGATGAATATCCCCATGAAAAAGCACTACCATTATTTTTAATTGCAGTGAATGCATAATATATATTGGCATATATAGCAGTGACACCAGAAGTTAAATTTGAACTATTTGATGATGGATAATTTTGATCTGACCCATAAGATGACCCCCCCCACGTAATAACACTACCATCACTTTTCAGTGCTGCAAATGCAGCGTGAGTGCCAGTTAATTCTATAACGTTTGATGATATATTGGAAGACACTGAACTTGAATTTCCACCTTCACCGGAAGAACCCCATGTAACGACACTTCCATTACTTTTTAATGCTGCAAACGCGTAATAATTCCCACATATTGTTACCACTCCAGAGCTTAAATTTGATGCGTTGTATAATGGATAATTTTGTTCTCCACCATAATAGTAATATCCCCATGTAATAACACTACCATTACTTTTTAATGCTGCAAATGCAAGGAATGTAGAATATATAGATACGACTCCAGAAGTTAAACTCGCCGCAACTGAACTTGAATTCCCACCGTAATCCGGATATCCCCATGTAACGACACTGCCATTACTTTTAAGTGCTGCAAATGAAAGATATGTGGCATATACAGCTACGACCCCAGAAGTTAAATTTGAACTATTTGATGATGGATAATTTTTATTTCCACCGTAGTCTGGATATCCCCATGTTATGATACTTCCATCACTTTTTAATGCTGCAAAAGCAAATAATGTAGAATATATAGTTACGACACCAGAATTTAAACTTGAACCATTTGATGATGGATAATTTACATTTCCACCATAAGATCCGTCTCCCCATGCAACGACACTACCATCACTTTTTAATGCTGCAAAAGCATATATTGTAGAAAATATAGCTACCACTCCAGAAGTTAAACTGGCTGAGACCGAACTTGAATTCCCACCATTAGAACCCCATGTTATGACACTACCGTTACTTTTCAGCGCAGCGAATCCACTTTCAGTTGAATATATTGCGATCACGCCAGAAGTTAAACTCGCTGACACTGAACTTGAATCACCACCACCACCACCCCATGTAATGACACTACCGTTACTTTTCAATGCGGCGAACGCATTAGATGTCGAATATACAGCAACCACGTCAGAACTCAAACTTGCTGACACTGAACTTGAATTTCCACCTTCACTGGAAGAACCCCATGTTATGACACTTCCGCTCGCGGGTCCTTTTGTTTGATAGTCTTTAATATTAAAAACGTAAACATACAAGATACCCTTATAGTCATCGATTGCCTCTGTAAAATATACGGTTTTCAAGTTCACGCCCGTATGCGATTCTAAGTACCAGTTTCCTCCAAGTGTGGAAGAACCCGTGTTATCTGTAGATGCACGGATCGTGACATCACCGCCACTGCTTCGGATCTGTGTCTCCAGTGTATCGATAATATACTTCCAGTCTGGATTGCTGTATAGTGCACACGCCATCATATCAAAATACGTTGCTCTTATTTCTGGTGCTGTGACACACCACTCAATAAGACTATATAGCGGCGCCCATGTTGCGAGTTCTGGATCTTGTATTTGTACGCCCGTAATGATACTACTATTGCCTCCATTACTATTCGTATTGGTATTGCTAGAAACTAAATGATACAATGGTGTATTATAATTATGTTGAATAAGTCCAATACATCGATTACTTGCATCTTCATCATCAGAAACACATGATTCTAATATTCGTTCCTTGATATCATCTATTGTATCGGTGAAATAGTCGAATAATATCGGAATACATCGTTCGGGGTCGGTTGCATTTTTGATCGTTTCGTATTCCTGGACTCTTTTATCGATGAGAAGAATATTTTTGACTGTCATTGGTAGGGTAGTATTTACGTATTTTTATTGTATTATTCTACTGATGTATGTGAATAATATAATATTAGAACTTTACCGGAATCGCGTCGACTCCAGCTTTTCGATTCGACTCTTTAATGTCTTGATTTCTTCACAACAAATCGCGAACATCTGATGATAACTGATCGCTTGATAGTCACCCACCGTATCTTTTATACCATAGACTAATTCTGGAAACACTTCTTGCACTTCGTGCGCGATAAAACCGTATTCCCATGCATTATTTTTTGCCTTGTTTTGAAACATCACTGGGCGTAACTGTCGTATTTGATTCGATAAAATCTCTCGAGCAGTCGAATCTGAATTCAAATAAACGACATCGTGCTTAATTCGATAATCACTGATATTCATGATACCAGTCGTTTTGATATTACCACCTACATCCACTAGATATTGTGTATTTACGGCTGCCCCTGGTGCGGTGCTTGTTTGTATACCGACCCGCCCAATACTATAGTATATGTTATCTGTATTGCGTCTCCAGAGGCTCGCACCAGTCACTCCGTAAATACCAGTTGAACCTGTATTTCCGACATCGACACTTTCACCGTATGGACCAGTTGCCCCGATCGCACCCGTTGCACCCGTATTTCCTGTTATTCCATAATCACCCTGCGCACCAACGATACCTGTGGGTCCAGTCATTCCGCGCACACCTGTTACACCAGTATTTCCTTTCCCTGCGTTTGATCCGGTTGGACCCATCGGTCCAGTAGGTCCAGTAGCACCAAAGAGACCGATTGATCCAGTTACACCCCATGAACCCGTTACACCCGTTGGTCCCTGTGCACCAGTCGCGCCCTGTGGGCCAGTACTTCCGGTTACACCTTGATATCCAAATACACCTGTAGGACCGGTTACACCATTTACACCTGCGATTCCCACTGGTCCAGTAGTACCAGTTGCTCCAACATTGCCACTGTCACTTCCAATTGCAGCTGTTGTAAGAATGGCACCCAATCCATACGATTTTATTTTATAGTAATCCGGATCCACCGGTATTCCAATAATCGAACCCGCATATACACGGTATAATACAGAACCAATCTTGATGAATGTAACAGGAGTTCCGTTTTCGTCGACGACTTGACCGTTTGCACCGCTACCGGTAGATTGATATGCTATACCATTGATTCGAACCGGTGTATCTGATGACACTCCAATATAAAACCCTTCGGTTGTATTCGGTGTAACTGTTACGCTGTTATTTACTGGTGTTAAAACATTGATTGTCTGAATATTGATTAAGTCGGATGTTTTCAAATCGGGTATAATCGAAACAATATTATTTGTGGTTAGTGTTGCCGGAAGCGCGATTTCTGCAATATTCGCTGCAAAATTATTTGCATTTTGTCTCAACTGAAGTTTTTGTGTATCACTGAACGTTATTCCTGTCACGTTGGCACCTACAATCTCAGTATTCGTCATAGTAGCACCTGTGAATGTCGAACCGGTAAGATTCGTATTTGTAAGGTTGGCATTCGTAAAGTTAAAGTTTGTAAAATCAGTGTTCGAGAGATTCACGCCAGAAAAATCAACGTTGGTCTGGTTTGGCGGATAATAAAGCAATGTAGTACTACCAGTTAGATAACTTCTAGTTTCAGGTTGGGATGCGGTAAATGTAGTTCTACCATTCCCGACCTTTGTTACTGTACCGGTCGTAGTAACTGTCGCCGCATTTGTATTACTGCTTGTATATGTGAATGTATTGTATTCAAGAGTATATGTAGTACCGGCTACATCTAACTTTCCATATATCGTATTTCCAGTTTGTGTCGCAGTTATATTTGTAGTTCCATTTACACCTTTGATCATCAGTAAATTTCCATAAATATCTGCGATGGATGAGTTACTACTGGTATAAGATATGGTGTTGGTTGTGGAAATGTTATACACACGAGCACTACCGCGGTTATCAGATGTGTTCCCACTGGTTCCATCATTATAGCGTGCACCAATAATAAGGGTTGTTCCGTCTGCAGAAATGCCTAACGATTGACCGCTCCAGTCGTTGGCAGCTTCACCATCAATATCTACGCCAAGACGTGTCCATCCAATCGGCCCAAAAGACGCGTCGGATTGATTTGTTACAGCAACTGTTTTACTTGGCGTATATTTATATACGCGAACATGACCTGCATCCGTTGCGGTTCCGTCGTTTTGATATGCTGCAATTGCTAATATGGTTCCATCTGCGGAAAGAGCAACATCCGCACCACTATAATCACCGAATGCTTCACCGTCGATATCTGCGCCGAGACGATTCCACCCAATCGGACCAAATGATGCGTCAGTTTGACTAGTTACTGCAACGGTTTTGGTTGGAGTGTATTTATATACTCGAACATGACCAGTATTGCTATTGTTTTGATGAGCTCCAATCGCTAACACGGTTCCGTCCGCCGAAAGACTCACGCCAGTTCCACTACGATCATATGCAGCTTCACCGTCAATATCTGCGCCGAGACGATTCCAACCAATCGGACCAAATGATGCGTCGGTTTGATTGGTTACGGCAACTGTTTTGCTTGGGGTATATTTATAGACGCGAACATGTCCTGCATCGGTATTTGTTGCATCATTACCATATGCTCCAATCGCCAATACAGTACCATCTGCCGACAAACTAACAGCGTATCCACTACTGTCATATGAAGCCTCACCATCAATATCATCACCTAGTTTATCCCATCCAGCAGGACCTAAACTATTTGAACTTCCCTTACTAGCGTTGTATTTATATACGCGAACATGACCACTATAAGTTCCGTTTCCATTATTGTAAAGTGCGCCAATCGCGACAATTGTTCCGTCTGCAGAAAGCTTAACGCCCTCTGAATTCCAATCATTTCCTCCACTTTGGTCGTTGGAAGCTTCACCATCGATATCACCGCCTAGTTTATCCCATCCGATCGGACCTAAACTATTTGCGGTCGTTTTGCTAGCATTGTATTTATAAATGCGGACGTGACCAGAATTAGAACCGTTTCCGTCGTTCTGGTTAGCACCGATTGCAATAACCGTTCCATCCGCGGATAAACTAACATTTGTTCCACTATAATCATATGCAGCTTCACCGTCAATATCCCCGCCGATTTGATCCCAGCCAGCAGGACCTGAACTATTCGCGGTTGATTTATTTGCATTGTATCGATAGACGCGGACATGTCCACTATCCGTTAATAGGTTTCCAGAACCATCATTCAAACGTCCACCAATTGCAATAATTGTGCCATCCGCTGAAATTGCAACACTATATCCACTCTGATCATTACTTGCTTCACCATCTATATCTCCTCCTCGTTTTGTCCACGAGTTTCCATATACAACTGCATTCACATCAGATGGATCAACCATGACACCGACAGTCGTTGTGATCGTTGTTATGCTTGTTATTGTGGAGGTTGGTCTCGGCAAAATGAATGAATTGTTGTTGAAATGATTAGCTGGTAAGGTTAACGCGCCGATCGTAATTGCTTTTCTAGCTACAGTAAGCGTATTACTTGTTATGGTTGCGCTTGTAAAATACCCTTTCACTCGCGCTTGAGTGGCAGTAAATGTGACGGTACCTACACCAATTACATTGATGACAGTTCCAGAAATGTCAATCGTCGCCACTAACGGATTACTACTAGTATACGTAATTGCACCACTACTATTGCTAGTCGGACGAGTTGTAATCGGGAATGACGCATCTCCATAAATTTTAGATGATTCAACCGTAAATGTCGACGACGAAAGCGTTGGTGCAACTCCTGGTTGCCCAATTCGTAATTCAGAACTTACTGTTTTTGTAAGATAATTTCCGGATGCTTCTTGTATCGCATTAATGTTTGTAATTCCATTTGAAACAAATATAACATATGTTCCCGATACTGTTTGAATATTATTGAACCATTTGTTTTGTAAATATAACAAATTTTTACTAATATCAGAATCTGGAATTGCTGTATTGTAATAAAGAATTTCACCAATTCTACCATTGCAAGGTTCAGCCGAATCGGAACGTCCGACATATAATGTTTTATTTCCACTTGTTATGGTTTTAGTAAGATAAACATCGCGTAAAATAAAAGGCGCGCCACTAAGAGGATACGCCCAATAGTCTACATTACCAGCAGGCTTCAGCCGTCCTATTAAAATATACGACATTCCATCTACCAGAGTTGTCATTACGGTATAATTGTCATTATTCGTATGAAACCCAATTTTACCATAAGGACTTGACCATTCAGATTTTCTCATTGACCAATCGTTATCATGATGTCCGTGATGCATGAAATTTCCCCATGTACCAATAGACGATGAATACCGTATAACCATGAATATAGTTACTTCTGTAGTAAGAGGAACATTTGTACGATACATACCCTTATCTGAATTAAATTCGATTGCTTGAAGACCATTTATGGTTGATAATGTTGGTGCATTTCCCCATACTGTATTAAAATGATACCCATTTGAAGTCAAATCGTTCCATTGCGTCACATTACTTCCGCTCAATGTATACGATGACGTATTCGTTGCATCATAACGCGCAACCAGATTTGATGTTGCAAATTCATTGTTGACTGTAGTGATAACTGCAATACCTGAATTATCGGATGTATATGAAAATGCGCCAGTGCTATTTGATGTTGGTGCCACCAATACAAATGATCCGTCTACTAAGTCATATCCTCCTAATCCCGGGCCAAGTACGAACGATCCCAATGTTGGCTCACCGCGATTCACTAGAACTGAAATTGATGTACTTCCAGTATAATAAATACTAGTCTGTGCTTGAGAAGCCGTAATTGTAATCGCTGATGGCGTATATGCGTTGATTGTTGCTACGGTACCATTAATCGTAATTGCATTACTACTCGTTGTAAAAGTATAAGCTCCATCACTACTGCTTATTCCAGCGACAAGAGGTGACAATGAAAAGGATATATCTACACCAAATGTCTTTGTTACTTGAGAAATCGCCTGATATGTTACAGGTACACGATTTACAGTTAAAGTTGCTCTCGCTATTTCTGATGAATAACTTGAAGTGGCCTCTTGTGTTGCTGTAATGGTTGAACTTCCTATACCGATAATATTGACATCATTTTCGGGACGTATTAAAATACCTGATACCCAGTTTGACGTTGATCCTGTCAATGCAAAGTTTCCATTTAATGTACCAGTAAATCCGCCGCTTATATCATTATTTACTACTGTTGTTATTTCTGTATTTGTTCCACCAGCGGTTCCTTGGTTAAATCGATTGTATGCTACAAGCCCAGCTTCATTACCAGTTAATAAACGTCGATAGTTCTGGAAAATTTGTGCAGCTGAACGCGCGACATTCCATATACGTAGCTCGCTAACTGTTCCGTTGAAAAAATTCGTGGATTCCAAATAATTAGGTTTTCCGAAGACGAATGTTCCTGTGTTATTATTATTCGCAGCATACGCCGGATATGTACTATACACTGTGCTTGTTTGGTTGATACCATCAATATATATCGCAGCAGTTCCACTTGTTCCAGATGTATACGCCCATGTCACCGCGATATGATGCCATGCATTGTCGTTTACTGCAGTTGTTGCATAAATCCAGTTATTACCAAAACCGACAAATGCAGGTATACCACTTGCATCAATATACAATGATTTTTCACCGGATTCCCAGGTTGAATCGTCGTCTTGACAATTCAATAGGCCCATACTTGTTCCGCTTGTTTTCACCCAACATTCGATCGTAAAACTAGCCTTTCCGAATTCTGTTATATTTGCAGAGAAATCTACGTAATTCTGACTACCGTCGAAATGTAATCCATTTATGGTGGTGGCAGGATTAATTGTTGCAACCGATGTATTACTGCTTGTAAATGAGAATGCGCCAGTACTAACAGACACTGGTACAACAAGTGAAAACGAGTTATCTAATACATTTTTTGTTATATTTTGTAAAAACGTCGAAAAATTAGAAGTTACGGTTAGACTTGCAGTTTGTGTTTCTCTACCTAATTCTAAATATGCACCTTGAGTTGCAGTTACGGTGACGGCTCCACCAGTACCCTCATTCAATGTAACCACGCGCAAGTTCGTTGGAACAGAGACATTCACATACGAGATCGTTCCTGGGAAATTTTCACTATTATATGTACGCCATCCACCAATTGTTACCGGGCCTTTTCCGATGACATTTCCTCCTGTACTAAATGAACCGGTTTGTGAAGCACCAGAAGAAACGGTTATTAGTGTTATGGTTATCGTTGAAGTTGCGCTACTTTGCATTACATTTAATGTATACGGTGTATTCAAATTCACGCTTATTGTACTTGGTTCGCTAGTTGTGCTCAACCAGCTCCAATGTATTCGGTTGCTACTTGAAACCCATATTCCCCATCCACGACCTGAATTTATTTCATTATACATATCACCTATAAGTGCACGCCATGTGTTAGATCCTCCGGTTACTGTAAAACTGATATCGATTTGCCAGTCTGGGAGATATGCAATTGCAGGAAATTCGTAGGTCGTTAATGTAGGGATCGTTATCGCACCACTTGTTGCGTAAATCGTTTTTCTAGTTGCAGCACCATTACTCAGTGTAACCGCGGAAGAATCTATGGAATATGTAAAATCACCCAGACTATTTGAACTTGGATCGATAAAAGAAAATGAAGCGTCGAGTGTGTTGTAATTACCATTATTCGGACCTAATACAAAATTAGATATACGTGGTCGAAAATATAAATTTGATAATGCCCAACTCGTGGATGGTGATGCGAAGTTCGTCAATGTTCCATTTGATCGATTCGTTGTATTATCCAATGCAACTGTATACGTCGACCAACCTGTTCCGTATCCCTGGTTCAGTTCCCAGTATCCAAGTAGACCTGTTTCATTTCCTACGAGACGTTGGCGATAGTTATTCGAAATATCGGCTGCTGAACGCACGACATTCCAGATACGGACATCTGATAATGAACCGCGTAATTGACGGTCAGTTCCGCCTACATCTACACCATAAGCATCACTACCAAATACCAATTTCTGCGATGTATTATTTGACAATAAACCAAATCCACTCACTGTATCAGTTCTCGATACTACACCATCGATGTATATAACTTTCACACCGGTTTCTGAATTATATGTGCATGCTACGTGATGCCAGTTTGTATCTTTATAGGTTGCCGATGTAGTATGAGTTGAACCAGTATCAGCTGTATTTGTTAATCCAAATCCAATCTCACCTGTAGATGCCATATATATTGAGAATTGTGATTCAGCTGAATTTCCAGCAGTTCTATTCCGTCCGACTAATACAGTGTTTGCTTTTTGATTGCTCGTATCACTGGTCTTAAACCAGCATTCTACCGTCATCGTCGTACGAAATTGTGTCGAATAGGTCCATGTTGGAATACCTACATTCACTGCGTCATCTGTGCCATCAAATGTAAGTACGACGGATGGTGTTGTTACGGCGGATGAAATGGTTGAACCTGTCGTAATCGCACCAGTTAGTGTAACATCAATCATAGATGCGCCTGTAAGATTCGCGTTGGTAAGGTTTGCGTTTGTAAGGTTGCATCCAGTCATATTGGCATTTGCAAAATTGACGCCAGAAAGGTCTACCCCTGAAAAATCGGTATAGGTGATATCTCCAAAATGTGAGACTGCGTTGAGGGGCGTCGAGTTATACGTACGAAGACTATAACCGTTACTAATAAGGAAACCAATATTTGGTATTTCAACTGTATTTGTGAGCCATTGTCCGGAACTGTAATTCTGAATATATGTATCGAGTGAGTTTGCGCGATCAGATAATGTTTGTGTACCGTCCGACAATAAATAATTTGCAACGAGGTTAGGTGTATTATACGGCAAGATCGTATTACGAAACATCTGGATTTGAGAGTCTGTTCGTGTTACATTCCATATACGCAAATTGTACATTGAACATCCGGATTTCATTACGTTACAACTACAACTGTCCGGACTTTGTAGCCCAATTGCAAAGGTACTGTTATTTTCGTAAAGTGACGTCGAATTTGACATTGTTTGCATTAGAACGCCATTCACAAAAAACTTAAATGTTGACCCCGAACGTGTGATTGCAAGATGACACCATTGTTGGACAGGGACGACTGCGGATTCTGCATACAACCAACCCATATTTGCATTATAAAAACTCAATCCTTGTGGATTGCCGAGGTTTTGATTACGAATGAGAAATAACATATTGTAATTTCCCTTATCTACAATTGTACAGTTATACGACTTTGTCGTTTCATAATACCAAGTTTCGATCGTGAATGACTTTGATGAACCGGTTACATTCAATAAATCATTATGGTATCGGGTTGCATACATAGCACCATTAAACCTTAATGTGGTGTATCGATTATCTACATAGGTTCCTAAGATGTACTTCCAGTTATTAATCGCTTGTGTGAAATAAACGGTGGTAAGATCGGTTGACACGGACTCGGATGTACCCGAACTCGCTTCCAATATCCAGTTTCCTCCTATAGACTGGGATCCTGTATTATCTAGTGATGCGCGTATCGTTATTTTATTTTCATCAGCTAGTCGGTCAATGATAAATCTCCAGTTTGGATCACTATATAATGCGCATGCCATGAGGTCTAACGTATGTGTATCAATTGGGGCTGGTGTTGTTGAAAGATGAAATAAGGATTTTATAAAGGTGATAAACCCTGACCATGAATACAAGAGGGGTTCTCTCTCTTCGACATTTATGATAGATCCATAATATGGTTCTGCATCTACCAGTTTATAGCCGCGGTTAGAAAAACCGGCATGTTGAATAATACCTATATTTTCAAATGCTAGTATTTCACTGAAAGTTTCTCCAAGTTCAATACCTAACTCATAGAATTCGTCGAGATCATTGATATATACATGAAGTGGCGGTTTGTGTGTTGGTGGGGGTGAACGTTGAAAAAATACAAGTGGTGTCGTGGTCGTCGTAGTCGTCGTGGTCGTCGTGACCATGATTTCGTCATTGCTTGAAAATAAAAATTGGGATCTGATTGTATCTGGCAACAACACAATATCCGACATTTCAAGACCATCGCATGGCGTACAATGATTATTCGATGCGTCGATTTGTGTTGGAAATTGCGGCTCTTCATAATAGAAATTATCATAAATAACCCGATTGTTTGAATTTAAAAACCGGAGTTTGGATATGATTGTCTCATATGTATCATGATAGTAATTGAATACAAGACAACACGTTCTCTCGTTCGTCGCATTTACAATTCCGCTTATGTCGGAGATTCGACTATCGATAAGAAGTAGCCTTGACAATGTCGTCATGATTGATCGCGTTGTGTTTTTTGTCGAAATTTTATGTTATTATAGATATTACGCTACTATACTAACATAAGAATATTCTTCGGTCAATCTGACCGGATTCGCTTTACTCTGTTCTTGAGGTCTTGAATATCTCTCGCGAGAATGGCATACATTGACCGATAGTCCACCGATTGTAATTCTGTTTCATGGTCTTTTGTTCCGTAGATGAGTTCGGGGTATTTTTCTTGCACTTCGTGTGCAATAAACCCGTACTCGTATTTGTTCGTAAGTGTGTTCAAATAATGAGCACCGCGTAATTCGGTCATTGTCGGTGCATCGCAGATATCACGCACATTTGCCTTAATTCTGTAATCACTCACATTATTTACACCAATACAGCGAATACTACCACTCACATCCAGAGCAAATGCCCCGTCTGGTGCAGGTTTTCCAATCGATACACGTCCCTCATAATATATACTTCCAGTGCTTCCGGTGTTGGCCAGGTTTCCCCCTAGTCCGGCGGGGTAGGTATAATACTTCCATACTGCATATTCTCCGGTTGGCCCTGTTGCACCTGTTGCACCGGTTGCACCTTGTGTTGTAAATATCCCGTTCGGACCAGTAGGCGCCATGATCTCAGTGGCTGGCCCGGTTGGTCCAACAAAATCCACGACACCTGGAATACCACGCGGACCGGTTGGACCTGTATCACCATTAGGGCCGGTGGGTCCTGTTGCTCCAGCTTCTGTTGCCGTTCCAGGCGGGCCTTTTGGTCCTATTATTCCTGTATGTCCAGTTACACCATCAGGTCCGGTTCGCCCATCTTCACCTGTTGGCCCTGCATATCCATCTGATCCGGTTGGTCCTTGTTGTCCCGTTGGTCCCGTTGCCCCGTCCGACGTCGCAGCTGGTCCAGTTGGTCCCGTAGAACCATCGATCGCATTTGTACCTGCTAATCCTCTTGGGCCAGTACTACCACGCGGTGCATTACCGTAATTGCCTTCCATCAAGACTTCGTATAACCCGTTTCCATTTAGTTTGTATTCGTTCAAGGAGAGAGGAATCCCGATAACTGACCCGCTATATACGCGATACGCCATGTTACGAATTCGAATCACGGTCACCGTATTCTGCGATCCATCAGCTTCAGTTATTACGCCGCTGCCGGTGCTACCTGTACTGATATACTGCTTATTATCTCCTTCGTGGTTTCCCGTAATCTGAAATGTTGTATTGTTTGGAATGTCTACATAAAACGCCCGGTTCGAGCTCGCGTCTGTTGCGAAATTCGAAACCACGGTAGTTCCTCCTGATCCACCGCCAATCGTGGGCGAATATACATCAACACCACCTGTAAGCCGAATCACATCCGCTGGACGGATCGCCGTATTCAATGAAATTAAGTCGCTCGGTGTCATTGTGGTTATGGTGAGTCCAGCTATCCCCGCCGCTACATTTGCCGCGTTTCGTCGAAGTTGCGATTTCTGGATCGTCGTAAATGTAATCCCAGTCAGTGTGGCTCCCACGATCAATGTATTCGAGAGATTCGTAGAACTGGTTATGGTCGCATTTGCAAGATTCACTCCTGATAAATCCACATTTGTTAAGTTCCCTGCCGAGAGATTACACGCCGGACCTACGATAAACCCACCGCGGAGTTGGAAATCCGTTGGAAGGGTCACGGCGGCGGCTGCGGCCGGAGAAACGATTTGTCCGGAAATGACGCCGGCGAATGTTACGTCTGTGAAATTGGCACCAGAAATATCGGCTGCTGTGAGTGTCGCATTTGTCAGGTTCGCGCTTGTGAAATTGGCGCTTGTAAGCGTTGTGTTCGAGAGATTTATGCCAGTTAATGTTCTATTCGAGAGAACGACGCTTGGTCCAACGAGGAATCCACTGCGGATCGTATAATTCGCGGATGATCCAGCGAATGTCGCTGTGCCTACGAGACCAATACTTGAAACGCTGGTGAAGGTCGCATTTGTGAAATTTGCGCCGTTGACATTATTGTTTCCAAATGTGTCCCCCGTGAAATTACTGCCTGAGAGATCGCAACTACGCAAATTAATACCGGAAAAGTCTATTGAACCAGAGAAATCAGCTGATCTAACTACTGCTGTAGGTCCGACTAAGTATCCATTACGAATCGCCCAAATTCCACCTCCATCACTTGATGCGATTGTCGGGAATGTTGACGCAGTGCCAATAATTCCACCACCTGTTGAAATTACACCGGTTAGATTCGCTTCTGCAAAAATCGCGCCAGAAATGTCTGTACCGGTAAATGTGGCGTTTGTCAAGTTTGCGTTCGAGAGATTGGCCCTTGATATAGAAATACCAGTTAACGAAATACCAGTAAGATTTGCAAACCTAAGATTCGTGCTTGGACCAACGATATACGCGTTATATATTCTGCAATTCGAAGGGATGACCGCAAATCCGGAATTATACAGCTCGCCAGTTACTAGGTTTGTTATATTTGTCGTAGATGAGATCACCGTACCACTAATGTCCGCCCCATAAATATTTACTCCGGACAAATCTACACCAGTAAAGTTTGCATTTACAAGAGATACAAGTGGTCCCACCATGAATCCTCCGCGAACTGCGTATGCTCCACTCGGCATTGTTGCACCAGCACCCGCGGTTGCATTTAATAGACCACCACTTCGTATTCTGGCTACAGTTGCACCCGAGAAATTGGCACCAGAAATATCACATCCACTGATGTTGAGGTTTGTTAGATCTGTGCCAGATAAATTCGCGCTGATGAGACGCACATTTGGACCGACAATATGACCTACTAACCCACCTCCACCTCTCGCAACATATGATGCGGATGGTAGAGTTGCAGTTGTAAGACCGGTGATTCCACCTGTAAGAATGCCCGTTATATTTGCTTCGCTGAGATTCGCCGTTGTAAGTGTGGCGTTACGAAATGTCGTGTTTGTAAGGTTTGCGTTTGAGAAATTTGTGCTTGTTAGGCCGATACTGGTCATATCTACTCCAGACAGATCTGCACCAGAAAGGTTAACACCTGCGCCGATCATGTATCCGCTACCACTTGCGCCACCTGTATTACGAACAATATACCCACTCGCCAGTGTTGCAGTTGCTGCACCAGTAAGCCCTCCACTTCGAAGACCGATAAGCGTAGTACTTGAGAAAACTGCGCCAGATATATCGGCATTCGTTATGTTGACATTTGTAAGGTTGCTGCCTATGAAATTAGCACTTGTAAGTGCGATACCGGATAAATCGACGCCGGTCAATGTAGAATATTGGATCAATAAACGTGGTCCAAAAATAAATCCATTGTTTGCAGTGCTTATTGTACGAGCTACGTATCCCGCTGGAAGTGTTGCCGTTGTCACGCCCACGATATTCCCCTGAATGACCGTATTTGTCAATGTTACATTTGTCAAATTTGTATTTGTCAGCGTCGATGATGTTAATGTGGCACTATTTAAAAATGCGCCACTTAAATCCGCATTTGTCATGTTGGCAGATGTTAGTATGGCACTTATCATGTTCGTGGATGTCAATACCGCGCCAGTGAGATTTGCTGATGTTAAATTACTCGATGATAGTACTGCGTTTGATAATGTTGTATTGATCATGATCGCATTTGTAAATGTCACCGAACTCGATACTGCATATGTCATATTTGCATTTGTCAGTGTCGAAGATGCAAAATTGGCGCCGGTAAGCGTAGCACCTGACAAATCAATACCTGTCATATTGATACTTGTTATGGATTGACCAGACAACGCTGCGCCAGATGCATTTACGCCTGCTCCTATAATATACCCATTTCGCGCAACATATCCCGTTGGTAGAGTCGCCGTATCGAGACCAGTTATACCTCCAGATACTAAACGTGTGAGAATTGTAGAAGCACCACTGATATTTGCGCTCGTCATTATAGTATTTGCCAGTGATATTCCCGAGAGATCCACGTTTGTCAGAGACGCACTTGCGAGAGATACACCCGGTCCAACGATAAAACCGCTTCTGATCACGTATCCGGCGGGGATGGTCGCTGTTGTTGCATTCACGAGTCCACCTGTAACAAGTCGCGTTAGCGTTGTTCCAGATAAATCAACGTTGGTAATATTCGCGTTTGTTAGGATGACGTCGGTGAGATTCAAACCCGAGAGATTTGCGCCAGGAATCGAAACACCATTTCCAAGGATATACCCTCCACGAACTACGTAACCTGTTGGCATAACGAGGGTGGTGGATGATCCGCCAGTTATGCCTCCACTTACAACCCCTGTAAATGTAACTCGTGAGAGATTGGTTGCTGAAATATCGACATTTGTGAAGATCGAATTGGTAAACACACATCCCGAAAGGTCTGCACCGGTGAGTTGTAGACCAGTTATATCCAAACCTATAAAATCAGTTGTAATACCGCGAATATAAACATAAGGACCGATGAAATAACCGTTACGCGCTACATATGCAGTTGGGAGTGCGACGGAATCTGTGCCAGTGATTGATCCAGATGTAAGACGCGTGAGGTTGGCGCCTAGTAGGTTTGCACCTGCCATTGAAGCGCCAACAAGTGATATACCACTCAGATCTGTATTTGAAAGATTGGCGTTTATCAGATTGACGTTGGGGCCAACAATAAACCCTGCTCGTACGAAATAACCGGTTGGCAGTGTAGGTACAGTGATACCTCCTGCACCCGAGCTTAGCCCACCAGTGATGACACCAGTTAGGGTAGTACTGCTAAAAACCGCGCCTGATATATCCGCATTTGTTAGCGTCGCAGTTGTTAGATTAGAACCAGTGAAGTTAGCGCCAACGAGAGATACGCCAGAAAGATCAATGCTTGTGAAATTTGCATTTTGTGTTATAATGCGCGGACCAAGAAAGTATCCATATGTTGGCCGGGCAACGTATGCAGCAGATGGAAGCGTTGCTGTATCGACACCAACGAGGCCACCACCACATATTAGGTTTGTAACATTAGCGCCTGTAAAATTTACACCAGTGATTACTGTATTTGTAAATGTCGCACCAGTGAGGTTTGCATTTGTCAGGTTCGCTCCAGCAATAGATAAAGTAGTAAATGCATTACCACTTGTAGGAAGAGAAAATTGTATACTGTTGATCCATACTGAGCTTGAATTCGTTCTTCCGGAGTTCCCCCAGTTCGAATTTATTTCAAATACAATTATATTAAATGCCAGTGTTAAAGATATATCCCATGAATGGTATGTTGGTCCTCTATCTGCATTTCCTACTTCACCCAAATTGATCGACTGTAAATAACTAGGCGATGCTACATCATTAAATGCACTATCTGGATATGAACCATTTAATGTGTTTATCGTCATTGCTCTTGGCATACAACCAGTCCACGGTGCAACAAGAGACATTGACAATGTTCCATTATATGTTTTTGAAACAGGTAAATATACCACAATTCTATATGGAAAGGGGGACGCTGAATAAGCTTCCAAATCAACACCATTTGTAATATCATTATCGAATATAGATCCTAATGCATTATGCCAATAATTTACATATCCACTAGTAGAAATTGCGTAGCATGGATAAGTACTTGCTCGAAATATTTTAATTGTATAGGTTCCTTCACTTGTAGATGCTGTACTACTTGCATTATTAAAATCTGGAATTAATTGTACTGCACCGGGTAGAACCGTTCGCGGTCCGATTGACGAAATAAGCTGTCCTGACAAATCCGCTGATGTTAAATTCACATTCGGGCCTACGATGTAATTATTGCGAATGACATAGTCACTTGATGGGAGTGTTGCGAATGATGGATTTAATAACCCCCCAGAGACGAGATTCGTTATTGTAGCGCCGGTTAGATTCGTACCGGATATATCACAACCTGCGATTGATAACCCCGATAGGTCGGTATTTGAAATATTTGCACTACGTAGTATCACTGATGGGCCTACAATAAAACCATTTCGGGCAACGTAACCTGTGGGAAGTGTGGCGGTTGTTAGGTTTACGAGGCTTCCTGTTGTTACTCTTGTCATTGTTGCGCCCGTTAGAACCGCATTCGTCATGGTTGAACCAGTTATCGTTACGCCTGATAAATCGATTCCTGTTGCAGCAGCACCGGTGAGGTTGACGTTCGGTCCAACAATGAATCCGTTGCGAATAAAATAACCATTAGGGAGTGTAGTCACGGTAGCGCCGTTTGTTATACCACCAGAGAGGACACCAGTGAGCGTTGTATTTGTGAAGATGGCAGAAGTGACATTCGTATTTGTAAGGACTGCATTCGAGAGATTGGCACCAGAAAGGTCAACTCCTGAAAGATCAATGCCTGTCAGATTTTGGTTCGAGAGATTGGCGCCACGAAGGATGACGCGCGGTCCGACAATGAATCCGTTGCGCGAGAAGTATCCGCTGGGGAGCGTGGCTGTATCTAGGCCGGTAAGATTTCCTGTTATGATTCCCGAGAGATTCGTAGACGCACCGCTAATATCGGTATTTGTGAAATTGGATCCAGTGAGCGTAATTCCGCCCGTAAGATCGACGTTTTGGATGACGAGTGACGAGAGATTTACGGAAGGACCGAAGATGGTTCCGGATCGCGCAAAATATCCGGTAGGGAGTCGAGTGGCTGTGGCAGTTCCACCCGTTAGACCGAAACTGCGTAGACCGATTAGGGTAGCACCAGAGAGATCCACTGCACTAATATCCATATTGAATAGAGACGCATTTGTGAGGTTGGCGGATGTGAGACGGGTTTGCGTGAGATCGGCTATCCCTGCTCCTGAAATATCTAGGTTTGAAAGTGCTGCGCTCGAGAGATTCACTGCGGGGCCGACAATGTAATTGTTGTAAAAGATATAACCCGTAGGTAATACTGTAGGTGGTGTGGCCGTCGTCGACGCATTGCGCAGATTGCCTGATACAAGATTGGTGAAGTCGGCGCCGCTGAGGTCGGTTCCCGAGAGATCTGTACCTGCTATGGATATGCCCGAGAGATCCACGGATGAAAGTGCCGACCCCACAAGCGATACATTCGGCCCGACAATAATACTATTACGGAATGCGTATCCGGTGGGCAAGGTCGCGGTGGCAGTTCCGGTGAGCCCGAGGGTGCGCATATTGGTCAGGGTTGCGCCTGTAAAGATTGCACCTGACACATCAGAATTTGTCAAGACGATACCTGAGAGATCCGCGTTTGTCAGATTCGCACTAGTGATGCGCACATTATTTCCGAAAATAGATCCGCCACGGCCTACGTATCCTGTCGGGAGGGTGGTGGTGGAGAGTCCGACGACGCCGCGCGAGATAATATTTGCGAGTGTTGCGTTTGTCAGTATTGCACCAGATAGATCGCTGGATACGAATATTGCATTCGTCAGGTTGGCGAGAATAAGTGTCGCCCCGTATAATGATACATTTGTGAAATCAGAGCCAGAGAGATCTGCGCCGAAATAATTGGCAGAAGTGGTTGTCAGGGTGGCAGAGATACTCGCACTACCATAGTTTGCATTATCGGACGCCTGTGTTGCCGTTATAGTCGATGTACCGAACCCAACAATGGTCACAGTGGTTCCGGTGATGGTGGCGACACTTGTATTACTGCTTGTGTAAGAAAACGCACCCGTGCTATTACTATTCGGCGCGGTGAGTTGGAATGGTGGAGCGGTTGTTACTTTGGTGATGTTTGGGAAGTTAGATATAGTAGGGGGAGGGTAAAGGGTAATTAATACAATACCGCTTGAATTTACACCATCACCCCCGTATGTTACGTATTCATTTCCACTAATTGTAACTGTTGTTAGTTTTGTATATGGTGGAGTTGCAGATCCGATATTATTCAAAAGTCGTCGATATACAAAAGAACCATAATTTACAAGGGTTGTACCAGATATAGTTACTGGTTCACCTTCATCACATGCTATAATAAAATGTCCTCCTCCAGATGGGATAGTTAAAGTAGATGTTATAGAATATGATGAATCTACATAATTCGGTATAATAATACGTAAGGTTTTATCTGTTGGGATATTTGGATTTATGAATTGAAGGTCGCTAATGGATGATAATGTAAATTTATTATTATTTAATGTAGTGAAGTTTATACGACGACGATTCTCTATTTTACGAAGAATATTGTATCGATCCATGTTCGAATAATAAGACATTGAAAGATCGAATGTTGTTGCATTTGTACGTAATGCAGCGAAATCTTGAAAATTCGCATCTATGAATAATGCATTTGCGCCAGTTGTTACTGGAGGTGATCCTCCAAATGGACCCCATTGATAGATATCTCCATTTTTCTTGATTACAGGATACGCTCCTTGGTCATTTGGATGAACTGCAATAACATTTGATGACACGTTGGATAATTCATATTCGCTAGGTGTTCCACCTCTTGTATAGTTTCCCCATACTGTAACACTACCATTCGATCTTAATGCTGCAAATGCTTCCGACCCAGGATAAATTTTTACAACGTCATTTGTATTGGGATATGATGATCCACCATTCCCATTATTTCCCCATGCTACAATACGTCCATCCGCTTTCAATGCTGCAAATGCATTCCAATTAGGATATACGGCGACAACTGGACTTCCACTTCGTAAATCATATGCATACATCGAATTACCACCCCAACCAGTCGTACTACCTCCTCCAGTTTGTACGGTATCACCCCACGTTACAACGCTTCCATCCGTTTTTAATGCTGCAAATGCATATTGATTACAGTATATGCTGATTACACCAGAAGATAAACTCGTTCCGGCGTTACTTGAATTACCACCATAGTCACCATATCCCCATGTAATGACACTTCCATTCGATTTCAATGCGGCAAATGCATAATCGTTTGAAAATATTGCAACTACACCAGACGATAAACTAGCAGCGACATAACTAGAATTTCCACCATAATTGTCACTCCCCCATGTAATGACACTTCCATTACTTTTTAATGCTGCAAACGCATAAACTGTAGAATATATCGTAACTACTCCAGAAGATAAACTCGATGATACGTTTTGAAAACTTAAATCTCCGCCAGCCCAATAAGTACCCCATGTAATGACACTTCCATTCGATTTCAATGCTGCAAACGCATAAGCTGTAGAATATATCCTAACTACTCCAGAAGATAAACTAGAAGCAACTGATATAATTGGTCCAGGATATGTGTAGATATTTGAATCTCCACCAGAATAATAATAACCCCATGTCACGACACTACCGTTGTCTTTTAATGCTGCAAATGCACTATTGTTAGTAAATATTGAAACCACTCCAGAAGATAAACTTGATGAAACTGATGTTAAAGTACCATTCGAGTTATAGATGCTTGAATTTCCACCTTCACTGGAAGAACCCCATGTTACAACACTACCATTCGTTTTTAAGATTGCGAAGGAGTAAGTATTACTATATACTGCAACACAGTCGGAAGTTAAGTTAGATGATACTGAACTAAATGGAAGTGAAACATTGGAATACCCCCAACCACTAATGCTACCAACAGCAGCCCCCTTTGTTGTGTAACGTTTTTTGTTATAATACCTGATATACAATGTCCCATTATATTCATCAATCTTCTCTGTAAAGTATACTGTTTTTAGGTTCGTACCTGCGTGTGTTTCTAAGAACCAGTCTCCGCCAAGTGATACTGCACCAGTGTCATCTGTCGAAGCGCGGATCGTTACGTCTGTTTGCGTTTCAAGCTTGTCGATGATATACTTCCAATTTACATCCGAGTAAAGAGCACAAGCCATCATATCAAAGTATGTTGCGCCGATTTCCGGTGTCGTGTGGCACCATGTAATTAGGTCACGAAGAGGAGCCCATGTCGTGAGTTCAGGGTCGCTGTTGACTACGCCTATAATGTGACTACCTGGTGTGTCCGCTGCAACTAAATTGTAAAATGGCATTTTGTAATTATGCTGAAGTAGACCAATGCATCGCGGGGATCCGGCATCCGCTTCTACTGTATCGCTAACAACACCGTCAGTGATCCGCCCCTTAATATCCTCTATTGTGTCTGTATAGTAGTCAAATAATACTGGAATACATATATTGGTGTCGATGGCTGCGAGGATGGTTTCGTAGTCTTGGACCCTTTTATCAATGAGAATGATATTTTTCGGCATTCCTCCTCCTTATATGAAGGACTGTTTTTTTTTGTTCACTCCGAAACCCGTTCTACGTTCACAAAAAAATCGGTATTCTATTGAAGAGAATCCCACTATTATCATTTTTTTGTGAATGCAAGAATGGACGTCTCCCCGCCAGGGGGGACGGGGTTTTTGCATTCACAAAAAAAAATTGAAATGTTTTTTCACCTACAGCATGGTTGACAGCGATCAAGCACCCACGACGACTACAACGAAAACAATGTTCTCCTTTCTCAAAACCGGCGATATCAACAATAGCATCAGAGGTCTTACCAATCTCCCTGGACTCTTCACTTCTGACGGCGACAAGATCAAATACGCGCTCCTCAATCATTCGACCGCGATGCGCAAAAATCTCGGGGACGGCGCTCCCATCTTCAGGAATATCCGGCAGTGGGAGGCGGAACTTGAGCGACGTGACATCGCCAGTATCACGAGCGGGCGCCTGCCTTCAATGGCTGCAAATGCCGCGGCTGCTGCGTCGACCACCCGTTCATCGCTATTCACCGACAACGATCTCCGCATCGACAACGCCGCACTGGCCTTCATTATGGCTAAAGAACTCGCGTTTCTCAACCGGACAATTCAAATGATTACACTCATCGCCCACAGGTACAACGAAGAACAAGAAGATCTCAACTGGGGACGTACTCCCAGGTGCGACAGCAACAACGATGACGACGGAGACGATGTCGATCCATTCTCTCCTCCGGCCGAAGATCTCGAACAAGGATACGCCGATGACGATATTCCCAGTGCATCACTGTTGCAGCGCTCGCATTCTCACCCTACAAACGAAAACCGTGGATCGTCCAGATCCGATGTTCCAAACCAACTCGCAGCTACATTCCTTATCGCCAGCGGACGACTTCATGCAAGGTTCAATAACCTTTGTGATCTTACCGGAACAAGCATTGTTCTTGTGAACGGAATGACGACAATGGACCGCCCTCACAATGAGGAAAACCGTGCGAAACAACTGAAATTGGAATCTATCGTCATCTCAGATGTCTTCCTCCACTTCTGCAAGTTCGACGCTGAACACCGCGATCCTGTTGTCGCTGCGTTTCTGGAATTGCGCGACATCTCTGTCACTGCGTGGAAAATTCTCTCGATGTATGCGTTCTCCAACCTGTTTCGGTTCTTGGAGGGGAGCGAATACGCGTCCTACTACAAGCCTGAAGACGCGATTTTCACCCAGGGGCGCGATTACTGTCTGCCAAGACAGGAGGCAGCAGCAGTGATGCAGTTTCCGTTGACACACGCGACGATGACAGAGACAGAGGCGAAGGTGGAGGAGGAGGTGCCAGCATACGACTAAAACAACACATATTGGTTAGGTAAGTAAATAATAAAAAGGTAAGGTGTGTGTCTACTAACACTTTTTTATTATTTTGGACTTTATTGATCCATTCGGCTCCGCGCTACGATTCCATTCCATTCCATTAATACTCCCTGAACTGATCGCGGATGTGTTCAAACACTGAAATCGCATCTCTCGCGCACGTCGTTATATACTGTGCCACGATCCCTTCATCGACTCCCACCGTCTCTGCAAACCCCACGCGGATCATGCTATCCGGGTTGTGTGGGTGAACCTTTCGAAACGCGCAGTAAGTGATCGTCTGATCCTCCGCGTAATGCTTGTCGTGAAGGAAGAACTCCAGTACCTTCCCTAAGGTATAATCTTCACCCTTCAATTCAATATCGAACCCGTTCTGAATCGTGCTTACCGTGGGAATGATATGATTCTCGCCGCTTTCAATGTCGCGGATAAACTTTGTGCATTTGTTGATCATAATCTGTGCGGCCTTGCTCACGATATCCGCATTCGTGTAAACGCCAACTGTCTCCACGACGAAATCGAAACTGTCTTCCTTCGTCTGACGTTGAGCATCCAGGAGCGACCAATTCTTCCGCTGAGCTTTCATTTCCTCACTACCAATCGCGGCTACACCTTCCTTGACGAGCTCGGCTTCCTTAATACGCCAGGCCTCATCGACTTTCGTGGCATCCATCGTCATACTATACGCGCATGTACAAACCACATTGAACGCCCCATCTTCTTTGGCAGTACCAATATCAAGTTCACATGTCATCGCCAGTTGCTCTCCTTCACCATATTCCGTCATTTTCGGGAGGAGACGCACAAACTCGATGTAATCGCCGCTAATCGGATTGGGCGGGAAAATCTCGTGGACTTTGACGTCAGTGAGGTACTTTCCGTTGGTCTTGTTCTTCAACTTGAAATCCTTGGTGGTGACGTAGCGGATCTCACCTCCGTCGGCGACAACATTGACCTCGAGGACGTATTCTTGGTAGGGAAAATCAGTTTCGGTGATGTGAATGGGAATGCATGCGAGACGCTGTTTTACGATCTCGTTATGAATCCGACTGGTATTGGTGGTGATGCTTGCCTTGCACTCGGCGTATGGGAACGTGCGAAACACGAAAGTCGGTATATCGCTCAGGATCACGCGGCGAAGAGCGTTTGCAAGTGACACGTTGATTCGATCGATGGTGAATTTGAGCTGGCCGTTTTCATCGGTTCGTGATGCAATTCGGGGAATATATTTAGAAACTGCGGAGGCGGAATGGAAGGGGGCGCTGGATTCAGATGAACGCGCGGATGACGATGCTACTGCGGCGGACATACTTTCGTTGAATAACAATAACGGAACGGTTTATATTATATTGGTAAAACAATTGGATTCTAATCAATTTTTTCTTCGAAAAACGGGCGGATGGTCGCAATTTTTTTTTCGTTGAAAAAAACGGGCGGAACGGGCGGACATGCGTATTCTGCGTTAAAAAACACATAAAAACTTATGTATTCTTTAGTAATAGGGAATGTCGTGTATTATCTATTATAGCAATCATTGTGACAAATCAAAAGCAGTCTTATCTGCATTGTCTAAATCGCGGGTCCAGGACGACATCCATTTCCTTTGTATTGATAAACGCGTGAAAGCCGCAAATGGATCGGGTGCATGGCACATTGTAACCGAAAGTGGCGAAAAGGTGTTGTTACCACCCCAGGTTAATCGCGTCCCTGCGCTACTGCTCCTGAATAAGGGTCACATGGTTCTTTATGGTGAACAGATCCTCCAGCATTTTCAGCCGAAGAATGTTGCATTGAATAATGAAGCCACGAACTTCAATGGTGAACCAAATTCGTTCTCACTTGGTCGAGAGAGTATGGGTGGGTTCGGGGTTGCATCTGACAATTATAGCTTTTTAGATCAAAGCGCCGATGAGTTGTCAGCCAAGGGAAATGGCGGGATGCGTCAGTTGTACAATTATGCTACCATTGATGTAGTAGATAAAATTGAAACGCCGCCGGACAATTATTCGCCGGATAAAGTAGGAAGTGTCTCTTTAGAGCAGTTACAACAGAAGCGGAATTTGGATATTCAACAATCATCAAATGCTGGTAATCATATTGTTAGTGGGGGCGGCGGCAGCAATTTCGGCAACAATTTCGGCCCTGGGGCACGAACGGAAAATGTGGGTTTTAGAGCAGGACCAGCTGTCGATAGTATAAATTATAATGGTTTTGGCGGTGGCGGTGGTGGAATGCCAAGCGGATCACAGCGCGGGCAATCCATGCCTCAACCTCAACAATTCGCGCCTGTTGGAACTCCTCCTCAGTTTGCAGCACAGGCTGCATATCGCGCACCTCCTCAACAACCAGAGTACTCACGTTTGGGTGGTGGTGGCGGCGGAAGCGGCGCTAATCTGCGCGGATCAATGGATATGCGTGCGCAACCCAGGGGAGGCGGTAGTTGGATTTAAACCGATATCGTTGTATTTGTATAATTGATTATGTCTATTACATAATGGATTATGCATTTGATAATTATTTTGAAAATAACCCCGAGGACAACAATGCCAATCCCAATCCCAATTCCATTGTCAATGCCAATCCCGTAAACAATAACGTTGAATATGAACTCCGAGCAGATTTCGTATACGATGAGCGCCGGATCTTTTCGAAATTATATGTATTCTTGAAATCGATTGGACTTGTTTTTTATACACTGACATTCACTACATGCGATAAACCAACCGTTTTCTTAATAATGAATACTGTTACATTTTTATCAATTCTAAACAGTGCACGTTACGAGTATAAACATTATCGAAGATATGGAACTACTTTTTCATCTATTGGCGAATTTGAAAGATGGAAACATCAACTACTTCCAAAAACGCGTATAATATTTGCTGGAACTGAACTAGGACTAAAAATATGGTACATTATAAACATATTTCCGCCACAATTTGATTTTGAATCATCATGTAATCTTGGTAAAAGTATTTTAAATATGCACATAGCGGGGCTCTTCATGATTTATGTAGTGGTAGGCGTTTTTTCAGTATACCTTTCATGCACGGCGTGTTGCTATGATGTAAATCATTACCACCCACATACATACAATGTACGTCCACGCGAACCAGTGTCTTCACCTCTACCAGTCTTGAACGATGTAGTATTGAATATAAACCAAGAATGTTGTATTTGTATGGATACTGATAATATTCAACCGTGGGTAGGATTACCGTGTAGCCATATGTTTCATGCAACATGTGTCTCACGTTGGATCACAACACATCATACGTGTCCGGTTTGTAGATTTGATATGCGTGCTATGGTATGACAGTCCTATTCCGGACCGATTTTTCTCCGAAAAATCGACAGTCCTATTCCGGACCGATTTTTCTCCGAAAAATCGACAGTCCTATTCCGGACCGATTTTATCCATCGGGATAAAATTGAAATGCTTTTATCCAATTCATGTATATCAGCTGATTCTATCACACCCATCGTTCGAACAATGTCGTCTACTGCCGCTTCCAGCAAGAAATACAGAACGTACTCCATCCGTTCTTGGCATGAATACCAGAAAATCACCCCATCCCACCTTCATTCCATCAAACATTACAACTCTTCCTGCGAAGAATACGTCAAACACTGTGAAGACCACGTTATGGTCCTTCGTGAAAATGTCACCAAGATCACGGGTTGGCATTGGTGCACGGGTTGGCCTGCTCAGAACTGCGCTGACCACGATGGATACGTGGATATCCGCACCGGAAAGAAATACACGCTTCAAGGAGAAAACTCGTTCTTCAAGGAAATTGGAATCTAAGTAAGTTGAAACCGTTCCATGTGGTTTTGGAACCTTTTTTATTCCGCGTTTTTTGTAATTAAATCCGTAGTAAATATATATGATGGACCGGATACGCGAATTATATACAGAATACGACAATCTCATCAAATATTCAGCGTATGCGTTTACTGGCTGGTTTTTATCATGGGTACTCTTCTTCATCATGCTTCCATTCATGATCAAGTACTACGGAAAGATCAAAGGCGCTTCTTATAATTATGGATTCAGTTGGTTCTCTATGGTTGCAATAATCCTTGGTTTAGAATTCGGTCTACGACCGTGAAAATCTCTCAACTCAGCCAAAAATATTCGGTTCGAATGAACACTTTTCAGCCAAAAATTAAAACTTTCAAACTTATAAATTTCAACATATAAGTTTGAACGACTTTCTCGCCGAAAATATTTCGTTTAAAAATAGGAAAAATGTCCGTTTTTGGACCCCCAAAAATGTCCTATTTTGACCCCCCAAAAATGTCCTATTTTGACCCCCCAAAAATGGACATTTTTATGTCCGCCAAAAATGTCCTTTTTTGCCTTTGCGCGTGGAAGTTTTAAAAACACGAAATGCAAAACATCGATTTTTGGACTTGTGACCATTATGCTCACAAAACCGATTTTTCACCCCTAAAAAATTGTGACTGAACTTTTTGGGGTCGATCGGAGGCGTTCATTTTGAAGGGTTAAAATCGGACATTTATGTATAGGATACAAAAAAGATACAAAAAAATATCCGAGGATACAAAAAAGATACAATGCCGACCGAGTTTTATTGTGAAAAATGTGACTTTAAATGCTCTAAACAAAGTATATTCAACAAGCATTTAGAAACGGTCAAGCACAAAAATATCGGATATATCCATGGATATTTAGGATACAATGATACAAAAAATATCCTGTCCGAAAAATGTCCAAAAAACGCCCGTCAATTTGTATGTTCTAATTGTTCGAAGTGTTATAAATATCACTCTGGTTTGTGGAGACACAAAAGAGAATGTACTGGCGATAATAACGAGGTAAATGTAAATGAATCATTCGATAATGACACAGATACATCATCGCAAACAGAAAATGTAATTATACATAATAAATCATCAATTATTGATCAAAATGCTAACAAACAAATAAAAAACCTTACAGAAGAAAACCGTGAAATGAAAATGAATATGAAAATCATGATGCAGATGATGGCGAATAACGCACAGTTTCAGTCGCAATTATTGGATATGATGAAGTCGTCTGCAAAATCATTAGTTACACCGGATACTCAGTCTTCCATACCAGCAATTGCATCAAGCGGTGATAATGCAGTAATTAACAGCAACAACAATAACAACACATTCAATATGAATTTCTTTTTGAATGAAAAGTGTAAAGATGCGATGAATATGAAGGATTTCGTAAATTCTATTCAATTGAATATCACCGATCTAGAAAACGTGGGTCGTCTTGGTTATGTTGAAGGAATGTCAAATATTTTGATCGATAATCTTGAGAAAACGGATATTTATAAACGCCCGGTTCATTGTAGCGATATTAAACGTGAAACATTATACGTGAAAGATGACAATAAGTGGGAACGTGACGGTCCTGATCACTCTAAAATGGTGAATGCAGTTCTCGCGGTTGAACAAAAGAACGTTGCTCTTGTTGGTGAATGGGCAAAAGCCAACCCGAAGTGTATGAATAGCAATACGCGCGAAAATGAACGGTATTTCAAACTATCCAAAGCAGTAACCGATGGTGAAAAAGACGGGAACATCGCGAAAGTAATACGCCGTATTGCAAAGAAGGTTGTTATCGAGAAAGAATGACCATCATTATCGACATACGTTTAACACTGATATTTATTATATCGTGATTATATACCAGAATAGGTTAATTACGATACACGGATAAACGATGTCCGAAAGTAAATCTCTCGCCATCTATAATTGTCAAACATGCATGTTTATAACAAAGAACAAAAAAGACTATGAACGTCATCTTCAATCAAAAAAGCACCGAGTGTCAGCATTTCAAACTCTAACCATAGTTGCAAAACATGATGATACTATGAAAGACGAAACATGCCAGAAACCGCTAATGTGCTCGAACTGTCATAAGGTGTACAAATCTAGGACATCAGTGTATAAACATATGAAACAGTGCGGAGTGATTACGCCACAACTATCCCCGCCACCACCCCCACCCCTACAGGACAGCGAATCACTTCCATCCCTTGAATCGCTCACTCTCGAACAAATTAATAATATTTTAATCGAAAACAGGATACTCAAGGAACTACTGAAGAAAGCGATTCATGGGTCGATCGTGTAATACTTTGTAAGATACTTATCATAATCCACTGGCAAATACGGGTTGTCTTGAATACGAATGTTGGTAAACCGCACCCACGGGCGATTATAAAGGTCTATCCCACGTTTCACGCGATCTGCGATATTTCCCAGGTCCGTATTATCGCTATTATTGAGTTCCTGGTGTGACCAGTTTTCGGTTTTATTCCGCATAAACTCATAATCTCCAAAGTAAGAGAGATGCCACCCGGCTCCATCCACGATTCGCGGACAATTCGTGATTCCACGGATCAAGGAGCACGTCGTATTCAGTTCTTTATATTTACTGTAAAGGAGTATCTTCGGCCAGTCGCATTTGTCAGTAAAACGGACGTTTAAATTATAATAATACAAGTCCATATACATAATACTTATACCTTCCAACGCCATTTCGCCGGTTTTCAAGCGTCGTAATGTTGCAGGGTCGGGAATTTCGTCTAAATCTGTAATCATGAGAATATCCGAATCATCCAAATCGTCAGCCACTTTCGCAAACCCGGCCGCAATCGCGTTTCTCTGCCATTCTTCGTTTTTCCATTGCTGCCCGGCACCAATATTGATATTGGGATACACAAACGGTATATCATCCACGATAATATGAATGATCTTATGGCTATACTCAGCATAATCCGCCTTATTCTCGTTGAAAATCAGCGGTTTTTCTTTACCGACGAACGTATGTGTACATTCCACAATAACGAAATAATCAACCACGTCGTTCAGAATTTTCAACCGATACGACAAAAGCTCGAGTTCATTGTAGAAAATAAACCCGTCGATGATCTTCCTTTTTCGGGTCGAAGTATCCTCCATAATTAACAATAATTATAATATTAAATGATAATATTATATTCTTTATAACGCATCGGATATTATTTCGTATTTTATCAAGTATTTATAATATATATAGTAAATGGTATCAAAAAGAAGATCGGGTTTATCAATCCATCGAAGAGCGTACAGTTGGGCTAAATCTAGCTCGGCTACCGGTGCAGGGGGAACACCCAGTGGACCAAGAATATATACTGTTACGTATAATGGTAATTTGAAGACTAGTGGAAATGTTCCAATCGATAGTTCTTCGCCATATTCTGCTGATTCTACAGTTACAGTTTTAGGAAACTCTGGATTTCCTGTATTAGCGAGAACAGGATACAATTTTGGCGGATGGAATACAGCGGCAAACGGTTCTGGAACGGGGTATTCGCAAGGAAATACGTTTACAATCAACGCGAATACGCCACTTTATGCGGTATGGGATGTCGCGATTCCGATTCCACCAATCAACTTATCTAGTGTGGGAGGAAATAGAGAAGCATATATTTTGTTCACGCAAAATGAAAGCATTATAACAAACTACCAGTATTCTACTGACAATGGTGCCACTTTCAGAGAGTTCAACCCTCCTCAAATATATAGTCCAGTGAACATAACCACACTGTCATCCGATGGCGTGACACAATTGACAAATGGAGTAACATATACCGTGAAATTGAAGGGAGTGAACTCTGCTGGAATAAGTAGCGAATCAGCTTCGGTTGATGTTACACCCGAAGTAACGAGCTTATTAAGTACCGGACGTTTAATATACCTAGATGCAAACAACTCAAGCTCTTATTCCGGTTCAGGAACAACCTGGACAAATCTTGATTCGGGCGGATCTTATAGTGCAACACTCAACGGGGCTCCGACATTTGATACCACAACCGAGGCAGGTAATAAATATTTTGACTTCAATCGTGGGGCTGCTGCAGGACAATTCGCTCAAATCAACCAAGCTGCCGCAATTAATCCTGTTTTAAATACGCCGTTCACGATTCAATTGTGGGCTAGAATCAATAATGTAGGTTCATCCGGTACTTTAGTTAGTAAAATATTTGGAGCGGAAAAAGATTTTGACGGTTATAATCTTGTGTATTTATCGGAGAATCAATTGCAATTACATTTGAACTCTGTAACACAGGATAATAGATTCAAATCGGTTACAGGTGTTTTAACCAATGGTTGGGCACTGTATACGGCAAATGTACAATTTGGAAATGGCGGAGGAAGACAAAACCGGATATTTGTAAATGGTCGTCAAGTTATGACTGTGACAAGTAATGAAGGAGCTATTAATCCTTTGCGGAATGATCAAAATCTTACATTTCCAGCAGGTTTTGGCGGAGATGGTGAATGCGAGATTGGGCAATTTCACTATTACACTGCGGAATTAACAACTACCCAGATTATACAAAATTTCGATGCAACAAAACATAGGTATTTGTAGAGTTGATCAGGAGGTTTCACACTTAACACAATGATAATCATCACTCATATAAAACGATATGACTAATTATACTATCATACCGTTTACACTCGATCATCGATAATCTATCATATGAACCTCGGCTATATTCCACCCCTTGTATGCTTTTGGCATACAATTTCGTCCCAAATCGCAAAATACAAAGACGCCGCAATGACAAACAATATTGTAAGTTTCATTCACTGCATCTTGTTCCTTGGTCATTATAATTACGATTATAATCTGGATTATGCTGTACACATGAGCATTGGATTTTACATACACGACCTTTTCTATATCTTTTCGTGCTTGTATCAAAACCCAATAAAAGATGAAGTCAACCGACACACCCCCTTCATTATTCATCACCTCGCAGGTATGTATATACTGATTGCCACGCTTACCTTCGAAAGTAAAGAACACATTCTGCCTGCATACAAAATCCTTGAAAAATCGAATATTATGTTATACGTTTCCTATTATCTACATAAACGATACGGGCAGTATTGGAACTTAATTACTGTATCCGATTTCATCCAACTCCTAACCTACTCTTATTTCAGATTGTTTGACTTGGCTTTGTATATCTACAATAATAGAGGACCATTTTTTCAGTTTAAGTTCATGACACAATTTCTGATCATTGGGATCTACTGTATGGGGGTTGTCTGGAGTCACCGGCTTCTACAAAAGAATATCAAGAACATCAAGAATAATTACACAATAAAAGGCCCTCGAGAATAATCAAATCTTCAGTGAAGAACGAAGAATGTCTTGCGCTTTTTCAAGAAAGTAATTTTCGGCTGGATGAAGTAGCGCTCCAGCCCCGCTTTTGCAATGAATCTCACGAACAACGCGTTTTATACCGGTGTGTGATTCATAGAGAAGGTATTTGTCGATATCAGCCATGGTTGGATTCGCATTACCCGGGACGAGCAAGACCATAATGTGTAGTGGTTAATGTCTATAATTAATATAAACATTAACTCTAAATATATTTAATTTACAATAACGAATGCCTCCATCTTGCGATACTACGCACACCCTCCCCATCCCAAACGCGCATTTCATCTGGTATTGCGCTTGGCTGGCCATCCCGTCCACGATCTACGCATACGCACACCCCACCACCGCTCATATTGCACCCATTCCCGCCGCCGTATTCGCGACATCCCTTCTTTACTGGCGGGACCCAATCCGCGACTCTTGGCGCCGTAAACTCGATATGACCGTCGTATCCGCCGGACTCACACATCACATGTATTACGCTGTATATAGCCCTTCTATCATACAAGGTTACTACTTCTCTCTTATAGGTGTGTCCATAATGTCTTATGCAATTTCAGAATATTATTTGAAGCGTCACCGGTACTGGCCTGCAACATACACACACGCATTGATCCACCTGTTCGCCAACATCGCGAACCTGATACTTTATTATGGTATAAATAAATCTAATATTAATATGTAAAGGTAAATTTCCCATTATGGAACAAGATGTCATTACCAACCAATATTATCTATTCAATGACGCGGAGACACCCGCCACCGCCGCCACGTCGTCAAGACTGAGTCTTATCTCTTACTTGATTCGAGAAAAAATCATGGTCTACGCGAAAATAGAAACTGATCCGGATACATTATGTGATGCACACGTTACATATGATCTATCCAACATTGAATGGGTATACGACGTCAATAATCTCCGAATACCCTATTACAATGGAATGCGAATGGAGAAGATCCAACTCGCAAAAGAAGACAATATATACGACTATGTATCTAGCGCAAGTATAATACATGATGACAATCAAATTATATGCGGAGAGAACTTTCTCTGTCTCGCTGATTGTTTTATAGGATCTGTTTATTCTTTAAATGCCAACCCAAATACGAATAGATTTTCAAAACAGAACATTCACATCGATTGTATAAGTGACACTGACGAATTATTTATCGCACAGAAGCGTATATTCGTAAAAACAGATGACATACAACATTTTTACGCGAAGTTCCGAAATAATCTCGAAGATAAAATCATCATAACCCATAATTCGGATTATGAGATCAGCCGTGAAGGATTCGGCCAGCATATAAAGAAAGTGAAAAAGCAGTACTCGCAAAACTGTTTATTTACGGATACAGATGATGATTGCGCAAAACTAGTACCCATCCCTATCGGAATCGAAAACCGGATGTGGTTTGATCATGATATACTTCATCGTGTACGAAAACGCCAAGACATACCGAAAACAAAAGGCGTCTATTTCTTTTTCTCTCTAGGAACACATCCATCGAGGCATCACTGTTATAATGCATTGAAAGACAAGTTAGAATTCAACCAAAACCGATCCCGTGAAGACTATTTCGTTGAACTGAAACGGCACAAATACGCAATATGTCCTAGAGGTAATGGGTTGGACACGCATCGTTTATGGGAGTGCTTGTATTTAGATGTCATACCAATCATGCTGAAAGCTGATAGCGTGCATATCGATAACCTACCGATTATATATCTGGATAAGTGGAGCGACCTAGATGTAAGTAAGTTAGCGGCGAAGACGGAGACGGTTAACTTCAAAAACCAAGCACTGCGTAAAATAACTATGGGTGACTATAATAATTAGTTATCAAATTGTTCATTTAACATATAAACACAAACCGATATATATTAATATCCATACCACACAATGAAAGTTATTATTAACAACAACATATATGACATAACTACATTTATACCAGAACATCCTGGCGGAGCCAGTGTTTTTACAAAATATTCGTCTAAATCTACCTCGGATGATATACCGGATCTAACCGCTAAATTCAATGAAGTAGGTCATTCAGAATACGCGGTTAATCTTCTTGGGAATTATAAAGTCGAAGAATTATCTGAAGATGATCCACGTTTTAAACGCGACCATCACCTGGAATACAACAAGACCAAAATCTCGAAACTCATCACACATGAGGACAAATTCCATATTCATAAAACGATGGGTGTTGTCTCACTCCTAAACTATTTTTATCTTCTATTCGACTGTTTCTACAGTGGTGCAACCGCGGATATTACATTACGAAGTGTTGATGGTGGGTTCATCGGGCTCACGTGGGTTCATACCATTCTCTCACTTTCCGCACTCCAATTTCTTATTCCACGTACACGCACCGGTATTCTCCCGATGATTTGGCAGGAGTTTCGTGCACATTCGATCGTTTTTGCTGTTCGGAGTTTCCTTATCATATCTGCATTATATTTCTTTTTTAATCACAGTGAAGATAATACCAAAGATACTACGACATCCCCCACAGCCATCGCGGTCCGCCTCGCATTTGTTCTCCTTGCAATGAAACTCGCAGATGTAAGCACTGAGTATTTACGCGAAAATAAGAAAGAAACAACAACCGCCACAATGCCGTACTGGAGTGATTGCCCGTCATCACTTCAATCCGCCATTAAGTATTTCTATACGCATTCTCAGTTTATGGCAACGACCGTATGTCTATTCGGGAAGATCCCGTATATTCTTGCCGTCGCTTTCCCGATTCAAATCGCATCATTTCTAATGACACTCGTCCGTAAAAACATAATTTCGGCGTTCTGGTATCATATGTTCTACGCAGGTAGTCTTCTTGCAGTATACCTAATTAACGCAGCGGACGTGAAATTGTATCCGATTATTCTAATTGGCGTTGCATTAATATATGCACGAGTTCACTTGAAGCTCAATAAGTATGTTTTGTGGACATTGGTTGCGCTCATCGGCGGATTCGCGAAATACGCAACATCCAACAATGTATCAACTGATGATATTATGACCAGTCTTCTATGGATAGCAGTTCCTTTCTTATCATTTTTTTACTATTATATCACCAACGACCAAGAAACAAAGGCTGAAATTCGTGAACAATTCTTACAAACAATATTTGAAAAAAATAGAATCCGAGAAGAATCTAATCACCGGGTTCAGAAAAACAAGACGATCGGTCGACGTGATGGACAGATTCATAATAAGATTACGCTGCAATTATGCGATAAATATCCGAAATATAAACCAGGAATGTATTTTAATCTGTATTTCGACACGAAGAAACGGTCATATACACCAGTGGAGTATATTACATCATCATCATCATCAACAACTGACGGCGACGTCGCTACATTCCTGATCAAACGTGTACAAAATGGCGAAGTGTCTCCTCTTATTTGTGATAAGTATCTCGTCAATCAAACTGTTTTTATAAAAGGCCCATTTGGAATGAAGTATTATGATTCATCACCCGATGTCCGCTCGTTCATGTGTGATACAAATAAGATCAGTGCAAAATATATTGTCATGTGTTCGTGCGGTTCTGGAATAACACCGTTTTATAGTATGGGTATTGCTTGGGTTAAAGACAATGATTCTGAACGGCGACAAGAACTACATTATTTGTCATCATACCGTTTACGCGAAGACGCGGTATTGCGTGTTTTACCCTCAGAAACTTCGAACGTCATTGTAAAGGAACGTCTCTATATTTCCGATGAAAATAATAGACTTACTCCCACAGCACTAATCGACTATCTTAATGGAATCATTGAAGACCCGGATCAAACAAATACGCCGGAAGACGTGGCTGTATTTATTTGTGGTACACCTGCATATACTCAAATGATCAAGGATACTTGTGGGATTGTCAGTGCTGGCATAAAGTACTATGAATGGTAATTTGCCGGATATAAATGGTAAATAGTGATTTACGTATTTTATTATGATTACTAATAGGTAATTATAATAAATCAAATGAATCCAACAATTGTTTTGGCATGTATGTTACTCGCATATATTGCCCCAGTTGCGTTTGTCTATTACAAATACAATACCGCTGCCACCGCCACCGCCACCGCCACCGCCACAAGAAGCATCTCCAGTATCATTACAAGTCAAGAACCCTTTTTCAGCGAAGTTGCGCCGTTATTTCAAACCAGGTATTTTATCGCAGTATGTATGCTTATAATGACCGCGTTTACCGTGTTTTACGAGTATCAGCGATGCGTGGATTATATGAATTCGCGCATGTGGTCATTGGCGTCGATTTCGGTTCTTTTGTTAGGGATTTTCGGTGTTATTTTTATTCCCGAACATAACCCGGTGCATTATATCTTTGCTGCCGCGGCATTCTTCGCGATTGTCGGGTTTATGACCGGGCATACATTCACTGGCACCACCGCCGGCGCTGACATCCACGACATCCTCCGTATCCTTCTTTACGCGCAAATCCTATTTATGATCGTTACCGTTATCGGTGTTATCCAAGACGCGGCAATATTCACCATCGAGGCACTTTTTCTCGCGAATTTTGCCATCTTTTACTTATATCTTCATTATCATACTTTTTGCAGCTCGCTTTCGCCGCTGCCCTCGTGTTCGCCGCTGTCGTCGTGATCTGGGATACCTAACATGGGGCGATGTTCAAGACTCGCGCCTAACCTGTAATCCCGAATGTACTGATACAGTAAAAGTCCGCCAGACGCCCCCAAAAATACGAGCGATATCCCAATGATCGCATCAAATGGTTCTTTAAAGCAAACAAACGAATACGTCAATTGAATCACGCGTCGTATAATATCCAGCCCACTCAACAGAATATTCGCCGGGATCGCGCGTTGTTTACTATTGAGAATGTATATCTTATTGAACATGTAGAGTTGTAGCCCAAATGCAATAAAGAAATACATTGTCATTGTGCTTACATTTACGGGAGGTGGGCGTTTCGTCGTGTAGTATACAGCCCAAGGCACCGCAAGTACGAAATAAGTGCTCTGAAAAATGATTTGAAAATCGATATTCGGCATCACGTCGCCGTATCGACCCATCGAATACTCGATCACATTATTATACGTCGAGTTCAAAAAGCAGGATATGAAGACAATGACGATATTTTGAACGACATTTTGTGCACGTGTGTCAGCGTTTGCTTGGTAGTAGAAGATGTATTGAACAGATGAGACTACTTGCGCGACAATCAACGACGCACAACTGAGATAATACAGTCGAGTTATTGGTTTTTTCAGGAGGTACTTGAACCACGGAATATTGAAAATAATGAACCCCGACCGTAATATTGTATAGTAACTCAGCGTGATCGTGTTCAATGCGTAAAATACGAATACGGTTTCTACGGTATATAAAATGCCGGTTATGATCGGGTATTTCAAAACATGGCGTCGTTCTGGCGACGAATACGATTTAATCTGCGCCAATGAAAACTTACGGATGAAGAAACAGCTATAGAATGGTGTAAATAAAAGACTAAGAAATACATTGAACCATTCGTTTTGGTATTGATATGCATTCGTGATGTACTTCATACAGATTAGATATTCAGTCAAGGTTGCTACGAAGAATATAGAATTCAGAATAAGCAACCACGTCATATACTTTGTATGAGTGTTCAATTATATTACTAACACAATATGTGTCTATATCACTAATCGATCGTCATGAATTGATATAAACCTATGTGAAGATATACTATATCTCTGAATCTCGTCGCGTATGTCCTCCACCAAAAATAGATATAGTACTCCTGAACCTGAGGTGCCTGATTGCCAAGATTGGACAACCGTGACACTTTCAAAACCGAAATCAAAAACCCAACCCGCCACTCAAAAAATGGCAACAATAAGCACATCATCCGTCAATTCTGCATCCGCCGTTGTTGCCGCCACCACTGCCTCCAAAAACGCTGACGGCGATGACACGAAAAAGACAAAGTACATAGCGAAGGTCACAAGTGATGCTGTCCGAACCGCGCGATGCGAAAAGAAACTCACCCAGAAGGAACTCGCGCAAAAATGCAATATGGACGTTTCCATCGTTGCGGAGATCGAACGAGGTGGTTGCGTATACAACGCCACTCATGTAAATAAAATTCAGACAGTTTTAGAGGTAAAAATTCCAAGGGCGTAACTAACTTAAATATTTGATATATTAATAATACATATTCATTCGATTTCTAATCATGGGTGGAAATAAACATCATAATAAACACAAGAAGCATGGTAAATCCGGCAATAAGCCCAAGCAATCCGGAAATGGACAGAACCAAAAACCAGTGACGATTGCTGATATTTCTGCAGAGTTTCAGACCATTATTCTCGATTTTCTGCGTGATATCGACTGTTCTTTCCCCGAGTATCACGAGGTCCTTGAGAAGTATTTAGGATACTCTCATGAGATGAAACCTATGCCGGATGAGCTTTATATTGAGTTGTATTCACACTGCCGAGAGGTGTATCCTGTTAAGTTTTTTGACATTCTGTATAAGAATGAGACGCTCTTCAGCGGAGCGGCAGCGGCAGCGGGAGCAGAAACGGCAGGAGGAGAAGCAGTGAACGGAGAAACTAGCGAAGCGACGAGTGTCGAGTTCCTTCCTGGCGTGGATTTTCGAGAGATTTGGGCAACTCAAGATATCACAAACAACACGAAGGATATCATCTGGAAGTACCTTCAGTTGATTCTGTTTTCCATTGTTAACAATCTCTCGGACATGGGATCCTTCGGAGATACTGCGAAGTTGTTTGAGGCCATCGACGATAATGAACTCAAAACCAAACTCGAGGAGGTGATCGGAGAGATGGGGTCGATGTTCGGCAACGCTGCAGATGGCACTGCAACTGGTGAGGGAGCCGGTCCTGGAATGGAAGAGTCATTTAAGAAAGCGACCGAGTTTATGAATGAGGCGTTTTCGGGCGCTGCGGGTGCAGGTGCTGGTACAGGCGGCACAGCACCTCCTATGCCTGATGCCAGTTCCATCCACGAGCATCTCTCATCCATTTTGAACGGCAAGATTGGTAAACTCGCAAAGGAGATTGCAGAGGAGACGGCTGCTGACCTGAATCTGAATATGGAGAATGAAACCTCGATGAAGGGTGTATTTCAGCAACTTCTTAAAAACCCGGGCAAGCTTTCTGGAATCATTAAGACTGTCGGTTCCAAACTTGATTCCAAGTTGAAATCGGGTGAACTCAAAGAGAGTGAGATCATGCAAGAGGCGAGTGAGCTCATGTCAAAAATGAAGAGTATGCCTGGAATGAACAATCTGGCAAGTATGTTAAGCAAGATGGGAATGAATGTTCCTGGTGGAATGGGTGGCGGGGCAAAAGTCAACTTTGGCGCAATGCAGTCTCAACTGAATAAGAATATGAAGCAGGCTCAAATGCGCGAGAGGTTGCTTAAAAAGGTTCAAGATAAGCAAGCCGCCGCCGCTGCCGCTGCTGCCGCCGCCGCATCCTCTTCCAGTCAGTCCATTCCAGTAAATACTGAGACAGCTGCTGTATTCAAATCTGGTGAAAAACCGACAAAGACGCCGAGACCGAAGCAAAAGAACGACTGAATTCATTTTAATTCATTCTTCATAATATATAAGTATTACAGTATCTTATATATTACCATATTAACAGGCAGAGCACAAAGAATGAGTAAAGATCAAGTTTTTTGGGTGGAAGACCCAGCCGTACTCATGAACAAAGATTACATCCGTGAAATATGGCCACAAACCGAAATGGAACCTCCTGCCAAACTGAACGCAATCACCCGATTCGTCATTCTTGCCACGATTTTAGGATATCTCGTCACTTCATCATTTTCGATTTTCATGCTGGGCGGAATTACTTTAGGAATTATTGTTATGATTTATAACTTCGTGTACAAAGGTAAAGCTGGTATAGAAACAGAACAGGCAAAGAAGGTTCTTAAAACGAAGGAAGGGTTCGCAAATAATATCGACAAGCCAGAAATGTATGATCTATTGCGCAATGATTTCACGTCACCGAAAACAACGAATCCGTTAATGAACCCGCTCTTGCCCGAAATTGTTGATAATCCACGGCGTAGAAATGCCGCACCGTCATTCAATCCTGCTGTTGAACAAGAGATCAATGAAACAACCAAGCGGTTTGTCAGCGGAAGTATTGACACAAATGCGAGCAATGTTATTTTAGATGGAAAGGATGTTCCCGCGATACCGCCAAATCACACCCCCGAAGAAACATATGGCAAATTGTTCGGAACTTTAGGTGATAATGCTGTTTTTGAATCTTCGATGCGACAATTCCATCCGGTGGCGAATACCCGTATTCCAAATGACCAGGATGCATTTGCGAAGTTTTGCTATGGTGAGATGAAGTCTTGCAAAGAGGGTGATGAGTTCGCATGTGGTCGCATTAATTCACGCATTGGCGCGATTGTAGGACAATAGAAGACGGATATAGTATTGTAATAATATTATAAGATATTACAATATATTATAAGATAAATCACACAATGGCCTACGTACATAATTTTTCATTTGACAATATGTCGCGCATCGGTTGCGATACTGGTGATCTCTCGCAACGCAACGTCCAGAATCTGAATGCTGCCAACTATGCGCTCAGTAACTTCTTCTCGACAGACTGCCAGATGGAGCGCCCCATCCAGTTTGCTACTAGTCAGCCTAACGTGTTTTACAAGGGAGGTCACGGTGGTTTCGGTGGATGCACGGTTGATACCAGTTCTGAGCTGACAATCGGTAGCTTAAACACTCACGCAAAATGCAAGTTGAGCCTTCTTGAGCGCCCCTTTAAGACAGTTCCTTATTTAGGACGGGGTGCTGTGAATGTTGACTTCGAGTCTAAGATGCTTCAGGGTGATTTGAACACCAATAAAAAGAGCATTACCCAGCTGTCGGAGCAACTGAACTCTGCGCATAGCGAATATCCTCTTCAGGAGGAATTTAAGGCGACGATCAACAATCCCGCGAACTATGTGGAAGGCGCAGCGGTGAATGGATGGATTCGTGGAGGAGTCCCGTCGCGCGAGTTGGTGCGTGACCAGGAGTACCTGTTCAATGGGGGTAAGTAAGCACGTGGGTCACATGTCTACCCATAGGCGAAGACCTGAGCAGAGCGAAATCATGGAGCGATAGCGAGAAGAGAGACAATATAAAGTTATATTTTCATATATTTTTATATATCAAGACAAAGCCAAGCTAATATGAGTGAGAATTTGGGTATTGTTGAACCGTATGAACTTCCAGTAACAGAGGAGACTACACCCGAACCAGCACCTGCAACCGTTTCAGAAGTTGACCTTTCCGGATATCAGTATGACATCATCCCCACCTATAAAATGATTGAAGATCCAGATGATCAAGACACACTTTTTCGTATTCAATTCCTTCAAGCATTCGGTATAACCAACGATGAATACCATCCTGAAATTGTTTCGGCGGTGATCAATGATTTATACGAACGTTTTCATACGAACAACGAAATCCGAGAAATTATAGAGGCGCATCCATTGTATCATTCAGGCGTAGTAGATACTTCAATGGACCTCAACGATGAAAACGACAACACTGACGATACACCTCCACTGTCTCCATCGCCTCATGAACGTCGATGTGCGCCAAAAAGCGAGAATAGCGAAATGATTTTCTGTATGATGTTTTCGTTCCAGCTATTCGACCTTTTTCACTCATGTTTGCGCCATGCCAAACACAATGAAGAGATACCAACCGAACTTCGCGATAAAATCATAGAATGTTATCGAACAATGTTTTAGTAAAATAAATATAATAACATAACATAATAACAAATACGAACGATTCATCATTCATCAATGGCATCTACACGAAACAAGAATACACGCTCCGATTTCAAGATTGAGCAAAATTCCCAAACACTCGCACGTAATTACGTCGCGTTTGAAAACAGCTATGCAGGTAAAGCGTATGAGCCGGGACTTGCATTTGAAAGTGTAGGCATCCTCCCGACCAAGATGTCCCGCGAGCATTTCTCACAGAACTCCGTGGATATTGAGTCAGCCCTCTTTGGCATCAATTCTACGAACCTTGTTGACCCGCAAGCACCCGTTGTCCCTCAGTTGAAGCAACTTCCCGAGGTGAAATTCTTTGAGAGGATGGCGCTCTTCATGCCAGAACCATTGGTGGTGGAGAAGGCGGCGAGGCCATTCCAGCATGCAGAGTCGAAGTTATTTTAAGGGTGGGGGGGGGGTGCGCCCCTACGGCGCTGCGTCGCTTCGCTGGGGGTTGCGCCCCCCTACGGCGCTGCGTCGCTTCGCTCCGCGGTGGGTGTGCTGGGTTAAAAAATAACATAAAACTAATTTCTCGATTATTATCATAAACCGCTCTTTGATCCCTTCTTCGCCCGTCGCCCCTATGCAAACTCTCCAGTTTACTAACCCCAACCCCCGTACTTCCCCCGCTGGATTCTCTGGATCCTTTAACGCCAACAACCAAGGATACACCGGTACCGGTCGCGTTACTTTAGGTAACGAAAACCGCCATTTGTTCGTTCAAGGCCAAGTTGGCGGCGGCTGGACTGGTCGCCCCAGTGTCGGCGGTATGGTCGGCGGAACTATTCGTTTTTAAGGTTCAACACGCCGTGTCGTGTATACGATCTTCCCCAATATTTATCTATCTTCCCTAGATAAATATCGCCATTCGCTACTTGACGCGGTGTTGGAATGCTTGTGTGTGTCACCTCTGTAACGAGTACCTTTTGATCTCCTTGTGTCCAGTAGCAATACGGCGGGCTTACCATTATTTTCCCATTGAACTTGTGATGACTTGGATTTGACACGCGTAATTGTTGAAGTGCTTCTGAATACCATCCGTGATATTCGTTTGTGTCTTCTGGGAAAGGTGTCGATGGTGGAGTAGTTGTCATTGTTCGTTCGTGTCTGTTCGTTTGATAATAGTATTTATAATTATTATCAATCAATTTTATTTGTTCCCCATCCGGTCCCGGTACCGATCCCCATCCGGTCCCGGTTCCTTACCTTACCTTAGCATTACTCTACATCCAAACCCGCAAACTGGTTTTGAACCTTGACAACACCTGTACCCTTCGACCCCTTTACACTCCCAGAGATGACTTCATTGTCTTCCGATTTAGGTATTTGAACAGTCAATGTAGGCATCATACGTCCACCCCTCGACGGTTTTGCACTTCGGAACCCGGATCGCAACTCTGGATCTCTTGTCCCACTGCTACCGCCACCGCCACCGCCAGCACCAGCACCACCAGCCGCGGCCGCAGTCTTGGATCGTTCAATCGGCTTTCTTTGAAACGTCTTTTTATCTCCACCATGTGCCGCTCCCGCTCCCGCTCCCGCTCCCGCTCCCGCTCCCGCTCCCGCTCCCGCTCCCGCACCGGCACCGGTCCCCGCCCCCGTCGCCGTCGCCGAGGTAGATTCAGCCCCCGCGCTTGCATTCAAGCACGCCAACTGCTGCGCCGCCGCCAACTGGTTCACATAATTAATCACAGTGTGCTTCGTGACAAATGCACCAGACTCCTTCATCGTCGCCAAATACAGATCATAGTGAATCTTGTACATGTGCGTCTTCAACTCGCGGTCATAATCCTTCAACGGCTTCGCATCCTTCTTCACATAATGCTCGATATACGCGTCATACAAGCGTTGCGTGTAGTCATGAAGACGGTCGCGGAACTGACGGAATGCGCGCGAATGTTGCGGATGGTACTTCAAGTATTCGTCGATTCCATGATCCTTGCGCAACTGAAGATATTGAGCCATCAATTTCTGCTCCATACCCTTACGCTTCTTCACACTCTCGTATTTGGCATTACGCATCTTGTAGCAGAAGCCAGTATCCTTATCCACAAAGACGACGCCAGGCAATGAAACACTGCAAGAAGTTTGAGCGGATGCATACATCACGCCGTAATCATTGACAGTATGAGGAGTAAATGTCGCGGTCGCGGTCGCGGTGGCGGTGGTGGCGTCACCGTCAACATCCGCGATACACGTCAATACAGAAGGCGTATGTGAAACGCTGCCTCCAAACTTCACAGCGAAAATGTCGCGATCATTACGGACGGCATTCACGCCCACAGCAGGTTCAGGTGCAGGCGACAACTGATACACCGCAACCAAATACAACTTCGGAACTGAAATCACATTGACGATTTGATTCTTAGGGTGCTGAACAACAAGTGAATAGCAGTATTCCTTAGGAATATCGTCCAGACCGCCCGGAAGCAAACTCAGGACTTCACAAATTCTGCGACGAAGAACCTCTTGAACCCCCAACTTTTGGAACGTAGACGAAGTTCGCGCACCATCTTCATTGGCAGCTCCCACTCCTTCGGCGACGGCGGCGGCAAGCTGGGCCTCCGCTTGTGCCTCGATGATATGGTCGAACGATACTTCCCCAACACAACTCTTGGTGGCAATATACCACTTACCGCCGTCATTCTCACCAGCTCGCCAGAAAAGATTCACCATAATTCCTTCCACCAACTCCTCAGCGGTAAGATGTCCGCTAACCGAGTTTACAGGCCATGATTTCATCTCGTCAGTGATCTTCAACATCTTCGGCGGTGCAACGCAGCATACTTTTCCACGGCTGTCAAACACGACAGACCTAAAACGACCCACCGTTTCATATTGTTCCTCAGTGAGTTTAGCACGGTCATACTTCAATGTGTAAAAGATTTCTCCACTCGAGGTTTTAGAAAAATGAAAAAGGAACCCCTTGTCTGTACACCATGATCGAATGTCATTTATACGTGAATCATCGTTATTTTCGGCATTTTCAGATGATGACACCTTCTCGATGAATGTAGGTAAGTCAGCAAATTCAACAGATGATATGGAAAACATAGTGTGTTCTTGTACATTATCATAAGTTTAATCTTTATATCAGTTTGATTTCTTGGTATAAAACACATAAATACTCGGCTTATAAAATAGTAGATACATATACTAAGAAACAATGGAAGACGACCCAAATATAAGCAAAAACATCGAAGATGACGGCGGCGGTCAGGGCGCGGCGGACGAAGCTCCCGATCTCAGTGTCGGTCTCGATGATGACGGCAACGGCAGCGGCAGCGGCGGGACCGAAGTATTGTCTCTATCCATTAAACTCGGTGATTTTATAAAAATCATTGCACCAACACATCAAGAAATCCATGAACACACGTTTTTAGCTGACTATGTATCTTCACGTAAAATCAAGCTTATCGATACAGACACACTCACACCATATCTTTTGAAAATCGATGCGAATGGCAACTTGAGTGATGAAAGTATAACATCGATCGAACTTCTTAGTCGCGCAGAAGAGAATGGATATGCGAGACAAAATAATTTAGTCATTTCTACATGGGTTGATATTCGATTTGGTGGCGATATTCCAACAATTATTACCGGTATGATTACGAACTTGGATGAAGATATGATTGAGATTCGTACCTACCCTGAAGATGAAATGATTTACATTAATTTTGGATACATGGGTATTCCAGAAAATCTGCCGATTGAAGAAATAAAGATTCGGGCTCCTCCCTCTTCTTTTGGTGCAACAGAAGCCGGTATAAGTCAACAAGACAAGGAAGGTGCCGAAGGCGCTGAAGCTGGTTTTCTTGCGATGGGAATGGATGCAGTTATTGACGAGAATTTATCTCCTCTTGAGCAACGCAGGCGTCAGCGGCAATTGGCTCGCGCACAACAGGGACCCGATGCAGGCGAGGATGCGACAGAACAGCCAGAAGGTGAGTCCGAGTATACAGTTCTTTCCGGTTCCGTAGCATCAGGTGCTTCAGGATTAAATGCTGCAGCCAGTGCTGCCGTAACTGCTCCGGTTGCCGCAGTTCGAGAGAAATTACGCGCGATCATCATTGACGCTGATCAGATCCAGGTTGGCGAAGAATTAGACGTTCTCGTTCAAACTGTCGATATTCCGGATGAGAACCGGCGTTTTAATTTAGAAAAGCAGTGTGACGATCTCTTGGATACATTGATGACGAATGTCCCTGACCCCGAAAAAACCCGCAGTGTTCTCGCGAATATTCAGCGGATGGTTGTCCGGTTTCGCGAACTTCGACATCATTTCTCTCGATTCGATACAAATGGAAACCCGGCCATCCCAGCACAGAAGAGCGTCTTGTATCGCCCGCTTGTAGAATCATTGATGAAGATGGATCATGCGCTGCGTTGGATTATTCCTATCGTAAAGACGCGTAAGGTCATATACGATATTCCGATTGATGAAAGGGTCGCAGCAGAAATGGATATTGCACCTCGTTTAATCCAAGAAGAACGCGATGCGGAAAATCAGTTGCAACGTCAATGGTACGATGGATCGCTAACGTACGCACAATATATGACAAATCTCTCGGCGCGGCATTTTACACCCAGCACTGATCCAAGATATATGCAAGATGTAATCACTACGCGTCAGGTGAACGAGAATATTACCGCAGTCATCGACAATCTGGACGACTTTTATTCATCTGTCGTAACTGGTGATGAATTAAAACGGCGAAGGTTTGTTATTCAGAAATACAACTTGGGAATGGTGAAAGTGCGGCCTTCGATGACGGGAGGCGCGTCGACATCTACCGCAGAAGGTGGTGCATTACTGAAACGCACAACCGAATTCACAAACCTCACACCCAATGATCGAATGAATATCGCGGGTTTCATGACATTTCCACAACCGGTTATGCAATATTCGCGTATTTCACTTCCGAGTATAAACATTCTTGACAAATGCGATCTCAATGCGAAACATCTTCATTATTGGGATATGATGCGTCAGATGATGACACTCACGACTCATGATATCACTGACCTTAATACACCCCTTGATCTAAATGCACATGGGTTACTTCATGAAATCAAGCATTTCGTATTGCAACCGGAGGCTTCCGGGATGAACGAACGGGACAAATACCGGAAGTTTCTTGAGGTTATTATACCGAAAACCCGTAATATATTCGAAATGATGCGCCAGTATATTCATGGTCGCCTGACATTACAGGATGTTCTCGCTTTTATTGAGCCATTTCTTGTATATCAAGAAGATATCACAGTAAAACAATACGACGAAATCGTTACATTTTTGTACGAACGCGTTCTAGAATACAAGCGGAATTATGCAACAAATTTCAGGAAGTTCGGGCGTCTGCGCGCGTTTCATTACAACGTGCGTTATATGGGAGTTTCTATGATCTACAATCTCATCGTGACCGGAAAGATGATGGATGCTGATGTATTCAAGGCATATGGATTCCAAGATACACAAGTACGATCTGCTTCTGCGGCTGCTCCTGGTGTATCCTCTGGGATGGATGAACGCCAACGTCAGCAAATGCGCGGTCGGGCATATGCCGCTGGATTGTCGGAGCAAACTGAATACAATGAAGCTCTTCTCTCGTCATCGGAGCTTCTATCGCGTATGCTTGCTGTAGATTATGCAAAGTTATATATGGACGCAGTGGCGATTACGACAACTGAACTCATTACGCCATTCGATTTTAATCTTGTGTTGGGTGAGCAAAGTCAGAAATTACGCGATGCAGGCGCCATGATTGGGGGCGCGCCTGGCGGTGCTGCTGCTGCTGGACCCGCAAAATCGGCCGTAAATGCAGCAGATGCCCCCAAACGATTCGGTATGGTCCTTGCAAAGAATTACCCGAACGAAGAAGCAGTACAAGAAGACAATGATAATGACCAGCCTATCTTTTTTGACAAGAAATATGACACAACGGATTACGCATTTCTGGAATCGTACCGCGATCAACAGGAATCGATGAGTTCTGTCGACTTCTCAATGTTCCTGGTGGACGAGCTTATCAAGAAGAAGAAGATGACGTATGAAGAAGCGAAGAAAGAATCAGAGGCCATCATGATCGGTCCGGGTATGCGACCAGTCAATGACGGAGATTACGCTGTTGTAGAGGTGGAAGAATATGTAGATCAACCAATGACTGGTACTGCGCGTCAAGGATTTCCAGATGAGGATGACCTAGGAACCACCGAAACCAAGTTCCTTTATTTCAAACGAGACAATGGAAAGTGGGTGCGCGATACTAGTATTCCGGATGTGATTCCAAGCAGTGACCGTAACTATTTCTGCAATGTAAACCGCGACTGTATACCATTCGCAGTGAACGCTGCTCGTGATATGATGTCGGAATTAGAAAACATTGATGGCGGTGGGGGTCAAGATTTTCACGAAGCGATGGCACACATCACAAGTAATGATGGTGCTGCTGCCGTAAAGAAAGCATTTCTCGATAAAATGAAGGCGGAGTTTGATGTCAAGTATCAAGTGACGCGGGAAAATTTCATGGAGTTTGTAAATAAGAAGTTCGAATACGATCTGAAAAATATTGCGCGAATCACCGAGATACAGCATAAAGAATTCTACAAATACAATGATCGAAAATACAAGCTCGGATTTCATTCACCCGCTGACGCTGATGCCGATATTGATGCAGATCTCGACGCAATCATTTCGCCGATGGAACCACTAAAAGACAAGATTATTGCGCAGACTGATTTTGTGAAACGCCAGCACGACCTCATGCAGTTTATCACTAGTTTCACGCGCAAGGCGAACGAGATTATGGACGAAGATCCGAATTGGTTATATTGCATCAAATCGAATGCGAAACTTCTTCCATCATTTTATGAAACGATCGCGATTGCATTTATTCAAGGTGGAACTGGTAGTGGCAGTGCACTTTCAGTTGTGATTGACACCATTTGTAAAGAGCGCGGAACGATTAGCGATGATGGTGAAGCATGGGTTGACAAATATAGCGGTGCGCTTATCAAGAAGATTGAACACGTCACCGAAGAAGGGTTTGATGATGCTGGGTTTCGCCTTGTTACGAGAGATATTATCGAGGCTGATCTGGGAGAAGGTGTACTCAAAGTAGCTAAACCTGCCGCGGCAGCAGCTGCAGGAGGCGGCCTTCACGGTCTTAGTATCTTGGAAAAATACGACAGCCCGAATGCCCGTATTATCAACAATATTATTACTACAATGACGGGTTATATGGGAATCGACCTTCACGCCGAACGCGAGTTCATTATTCAGAATACCCTCGTACTTCTTGAAAAAGCTGTTCCTACTGAAGACGCGTATCGTCAGAGATCCGAAAAAATGTTTCTAGAGAAAGGCAAACATCTACCACCATACAAAGAGACATTTTTCCAGACACTCCTTCTTCTTACCCTGAGTTATCTAACAGTTGCGATTCAATGTGCGATTCCTACTCCAAAGACGCGGAAGACACATGCCGGATGTATTCGTTCTTTTACTGGTTACCCGATCGATGGCGACGGTGATGTTTCTGGTATGATGTACATCGCATGTATTGCGTATAAAATCAAGACAAGCATTGAGCCGTGGAATACATTGAAATCATTCAAGAAGGAGGGGGATATTCTTGCAAAGATGAAGATATTTCTTGATGCATCTATTATTACGAAACCCGCGATTAAGGAGCGTCTTCAAGCAAAACGTGATTATTTGAAATCGCGCGAGGGTGCAGCCGACGCCATTCCGGATGAACTCTCAGTACTGCGTTGGGGAAATTACATGCCTCCGATGAAATCTCTCGACAATATGCCAACACCTCAAAATGTATCGGCGGATTTCACGAATCAATTGATTACAGATATGAAACGTGGGTATCATGGTCAGCATGACAAGCTCGCAGTTCTTGAAAGTAAGTGCCAGTATTTCAGTCTCTCGATTCAGCAAATGATACACTCCGTCGTGAAGAATAGCAGCCCCTTACTTCTGAATATGGCGAGCGAACCATTCCTCGAAAATGCGTGCTGCAATGATCCGGTTGATCGAAGGAATAAGCGCGTAATCGATTATTTCATGGAGCGCGAGCAAAATATCCATCATCACAATCGGATTATTGGTTTCCTGACAAAAACTCTGCGAGAGATGGCGGTGAAGTCGCGAGCAACAACGATTATCGACAATCGGAATACACGATTTCAATACCCGAATATTCCGGAGGCTTTTGATGAAAAGACGATTTATCGTGCGTTTATTCATTATTGCCAAATGAACCAGCAATACACGGCGGCGGCGGCGGCGTCAGCCGGGACAGACGCCGGTGAAAGCGCAAATCCGGTCGCAACCGCAGTTTCCATGTATTTACATCCGGAACTTCGAGAGATTTGCCCACCACGTCCGCAAGATTGGAACCCGAACGATGTCATCGAGACTAAGATTTCTAAACTGAAGAAAGATTCGAGTATTTTTGACGAAAAGAGTCTCGAACGACTATTGAAAGCTGTTAACGGGCATAAGATGGTCGACGCAGGATATAAGACTGCTATACGTCCTCAAGAGAATACACAGCTTCAGCGGTTTCAAGACGCAGTTCTTTATTTAGAACGGTGCGATGAAAACCGAGATCAGAGAGAGGAACGCGGTGATGAAAGAGGAGGACATGCTGCAGCCGAACGAAGCGAACTAGACCAATGTATTATTCCGAGAGAATTGCGATCACTCATCCTCGCTATTCTTCAATCGAACTCGCCAACTGTCGTACAAGAAGATACACAAGAAATGCGCGATCTCAAGAATTATCTTGAAACAAAGAACCGCGAGCTTCGTGCGATTGTCATTGGATTTATTCAACAAAACGGGAAACAAACGAAAGGGAAGTTCCGAGAGATTGAGCGTATTGTAGATACGATACTCGATTTTGAAATCAACAAGAGCAGTACTGTTCTCATGTCATCCACCGATGAAACTGCATTGAAGAGTTATCAATTTATGCGGAATACTTTAACGAGATTGATTGACCTTATTCCCAATATCATTAACAATAATGTTGACTTCGATGACACAAACATCCCGAAACATTGGGGATTCTCACCGATGCATATGAAAGATATCAAATCGATCATTTCATCACATTACACATCCCTCAAATCATTTTATAATGATCACGTGATCAAAGAAGTCCTTCGTCATGCGGAGCACCATGTCCGCGACCTTAAAATCATGATTGATAATACCCCATTCATGGCGGAGATCTTTTTTGATGAAGAGAAGGACGCGAAGATTGCGGCTGCAGCAGCAGCGTTATCTGTACAAAGTCAGGGTGTAGGTGGTGTTGCTAGAGCAGGTAGGGAAGAAGCCTACGAAGTAGACATCATGAAAGAACTCGGCGAGCGTGTTCCTCATTCTACTCGAAAGAATATATTCACGATGTATTCCGTATTTGATCGTAGTATTGTCTGCAAGTTATATCTATTTTATTTTCTATCCTTCATGCGAACATTCGTTCAACTTGTTACTGAGACGCCGATAACGATTTATCAGACAGAACCAGTAGAAGTCAAACGCAAGGATAATAAAACGGCGAGCAAAAAAGGAACCGCCTCCGCCTCCTCCTCTGCCAAGAAAAGAACGGCGACAACAAAGGCCGTTTCCGATACACCTGGTGCAATTGGCCGTGCCGCTAATTTTCGCGAAGACGAAGACGCCGAATATGATGATATCGATCCTCATTCACGTCTTTATTCCACTGATGCAGGTGTTACCGACAAACGACAGCTTCTTAGTGAGATGGATATTGTGATGGGTGACAAGAAAGCACTTGGCCAGCGCGTGTCTGAACTCCTCATCGCATACCTTCGTATGATCGAGAAGGATAAGTCCGCGATCAATTTCAACCTTGCGAATATCAAAGAGAAGCTTACGCGCGTGAAGGATAAAGAGAAAGATGGAGTTGTCGAGAGAATTGGTGCAATGTCAGTGAGTGAACGACAGCTGGAGAATATGATGAAAACGCATAAGATGGGAATCTGGAGCCGCGGAACATCACAGACAGGAGTTGTCATCTATGACCAAGATTATTATGATGAAGAGCGCGAAGAGATGGAGAAGATCGCGCAGAAGGAGAAGCAACTTGGCCGCAAGGATTATGTGACAGATATGAACCGAGAGATTTATGTGATGGACGCACTGGAGGCGGACCGCAGTGCCGCAGAAATCGAGGCGCACGAATTAGATATGTCGTCAGGTATTCCTGAGGACGATGATGCGGGAGATGATGATACCGCGTTTATTCACCGACACGACGACGAAGGCGAAGGGTATGAAGGTGGAGGCGCCGCAGGCGGCGGCGGTGGTGGCGACTGGGAGTAACGGAACCAGAAATAATTATTATTTGAATAATATAAAGGACAACCTTATTGTAAATGAATCAAGAAACAGTGATTTATATTATTCTCTCGGCGATCCTATTGTATTTGTATTATCGCAAGAAGGACATTGCAATATTTGTGGCATTCGTGATCGTTGCTGGGGGGACATTGATTTTTAGAGGATCGATGACATGCGAAGGGTTCGTGGAAGGAAATACTAGTGGTAAAAAAGGTGAAGGTTGTTCGAAACTCGGATTTACAGAACCAAATATAACAAAAAATAAATGGAAAGCGTCTTTAGTAAAAAGTTTGAAAAACATAGAAGAGGTCGCAGATAAATACTGGAAATTCGACGATATGGTTGGAAATAAACCGAAAAATGATAGTGCAAAACAAATTTACACAAAGGTTACTGAGAATGATTTTATTAAAAAAGAGAGTGACGTGTTAAATAAGGATAAGAATAAACAGGAAACAGCAATGAAATTTCTTGGAGGAGCAGTTGGAATGTATGATGTATTAGTTAAAAACTCAGGCGATAAAGAAAAAGAAAATAAGTTGTGGGGAGAAATAACATCCGATTCTTTAAATAAGGCAATTGAAGGCGGTGATATTTATATAACATTAATGAAGAAAAACCACGATAATTTAAAGAAGGATGATGCTGATAAAGACGTACTTGCTTTATCGCGATACCTATTATGCCTTGCCAGACAATGGCAAAAGATATTTAAACAACTCAAATCGGTATCAGGTAGTGATGGTGATAAATGAGGAGATGAATAAATAGGTGTAAAAGTAATATTGTAATATACTAGTAGAGACTATTACAATACATAATGAACACGTTGAAAACAATGATCCGAAATAATTTAGCAGGCACAGCCATTTTGTTATATGTCGTCGTATTTATGCTGGTCCAGTACATGAATCCGTCTTTTCTGTATAATGAAGACGGTAGCCTTCGTGAATTTGGAATAGGGTATTCTAGTAAAACAATAATACCGATTTGGCTCCTTGCAATTATATTAGGAATACTATCTTATGTTACTGTTTATTACATATCTCTCCCCGCAGTGAGAGTGTTTGTTTAGTTTATTTGACAACAGATATCTTATTCTTCTCTTCCGCTTCCTTCTTCTTCGCTACCGCTTGTGACTCCTTGAGAACTTGTGCACGTATCTTCTGTTGTTCAGGAGTAAATGTGCAACCCATATTCAGTAAGTAATTATAACTAATACTAACAACTAACATACCACATAATACAAACCATACAAATTCACCAACAATTGTTTTCATCATCAAGAATTTCCGGATTTTTTCCAAGTCTTCGATCTTTGCAGAAGGCCGGATTAGTTTCGATTCCTTAAAACTATCCCAAAATTTATCCAAGTTATCCAAGTTGAGCTCATTCAAAAGGATCGACTGATCTGTATAGATTTGTTCTAAAGCACGTCCAATATCACGTTTATTTTTAACGTTGTCTTCTGGGATATCTGCGCTATCTTGTAGTCCACCTGAGCCATCACCTCCGCCTTTTTGTCCACCGTCTTTCGGGGGTTCTAAATCAAATTGGGGTGTCAGAATATTTGCGAAGACATCTTTCAAATCGGTTGCAGCAGATACAAAAATATACCCAAATGTATTACTAAATGGTGTAAGCCAACCTGGAAACACGATCAATGCGGCCTTTAGAACGCCTAAAACGAGAATCCATGGTAGAAGAGTTGCGATAAGTGCAGTTTTCTCTTGGTCGAAACCGCATATATCTTTTGACATTGCAAGATTAATGAAATATTCACCAGTGATGAGAACAATGAAAAACATGGAAGTAACCCCGCCACTTAATACACCATTTTTCTTGTATTTATAGTATGAATATGCTGCAAATATAGCTAAAAAAAATCCGATTGCAACGGATGAACTTAACTCTGCCATGAAAGAGCTTTATCCTTGTGTAACTACATTATACATGGATTATTTGTATTGCGTCTCTCCGATTGTTTCATTCTATGCGTTCCCATTTCTTCGTTATTTTTTCCGTATATACTAAGTGTTTTGGTTTGGTTTAATTGTGGTGATGAATGATAATGCTCCAGCACCGACCTTAATCGAACCGGGTGTACGATATTTTTTAAGTAAATCTCTCGAACAGTGTCATAAGGTAAAAGATTATTATCATACGCGATCATTTAACTTTATAGTTGGTCTTGCTTTTTTTCTATCTTTAGGCATATTTTTATATCTTCGATACAAAGGCAAACCAACGCCAGAAGAGGTTGAAGCAAAAAAAAAACAACAACAGGAATATATTCTCTCGAAACTCAAAATGGTAAACGCGAGCCACTATGCTCAAAGTAAAGGAATTCCTATGGATTGTCGTGTCAATCCTGCAGGAAATGGAATGGGAATGCTTACAAACCTTCCCTTATGGAAGAATCCGGATGAGGAATACTGGAAACGGATGTGACCAATCGTCCCCGTTTAACCTTAAGTATTTGAATCTTACCATAGTATAACAGATACATTCAATGCCAGAGTCCGTATACCAAAATTTACATGCAGCAATTCAAGAACGCGCGCAATACGGCGGTGGAGCAGCATCACGAATCGCTGAACAAAAACAAGAAAAAGAAACACGTGATACGTTGAAAAAGGCAACACGTGTCCTCCTAGAAATGTCGCGTAAACAAGAAGACGCACTTAAGAAGCATTTGTTGCGGTCGGATGATCCAAATGAGTTTCGTGGATTGATTTACCCGTATCAGCTCATTCCAGAAGAAGAGCGCGTAAAAATCAGTGAAGCAATTCACGGATATTACTCAATGAAAGAGAAATACAATACAGCACTCGAGAAAAGACGCCAACGATTAATAAATGACCCTGTAATCAACTGGAGGTCACTCTCCGCGCAACAAAAAGCGAAACGCCTTGCAATTATTAAGCCGGCGTGTATTGTTTGCAAACAGGAAGGAGGTTCGATCTTCACTGAATCCGACGGTAAACTTAAGGCAATATGTGGAAATATCTCTCAACCATGCGGATTTCATATTGAAGTTATGCGCGGAAAATACGCGAGTTTAGAAACATTGATGAATGAATCTCTCGAAGATGTTCGTGCCACCAAAGACGAGATTATCAGGATGAAGTTGGATCTCCTATTTCGCTTCATCAATGAAGACGAACTACTTGAACAGTTTGAAGCAGTTCAACATAAATTACAGGAACAACTTAAAATGTACGCCGAGTTCAGGAGTTATTACTTAAGTGTAACGGACAACGACGATCTTCGAAAAGACACCGATACATTGACCCGTGTTATTTCCGAGAAAGTTGCGCGGATTAAGGAGTACATGACCGAATTTCGCGAATCGGAATGGAAAAATCGGAGCATCATTGACGATATCCTTGTGATATATCAGACCGATATTGAGCCTGCGTATATGAAGTTGCGAGAGACAAAGTATATCTATTCCCAAGTGGAGACCACCGAGAACGCGAATGGTGCACTCGTTCAAATGTATAATGACGGCGAGTTTAATCTCTCGCAGAAGAAATATAGCTACAATGAACTTTATATGCCAGTGATCATGCCGAAATGGATTGCAGATAATCGTATCATAAGTAAGCCGGTGGGTGCGGTTTCAGCGCCTGGAGGGGGAGTGGGAGCAGCCGCAGCAGCGCCAAAACGCCAGTAATTATCGCAACAATATATAGTACATTCTGCTTATCAACACACGCATAATGTTTAACATATTTGAACACATTTCCATTCCGGTTTTCATCATAAGCCTCTCCATCGGTCTTTTCTATGTTTATATTTCAGTGCCGAACCCGAAGATCATTTATGTATACCCCACTCCTGATAATCTTCGCAATTTTCAATTTAAAGACCATGCGGATAACTGCTTCTCTTTTAAGGCGAAAGAGGTACCTTGCGATAAAGCAAAAGGCAGTATAAAGAAGATTCCGGTGCAGTAATTCGACAGTGACAGTAGTTTCATACACTCTAATTTATATCTGTATATATTAGAGTACCGGTGTAAATGGGATTTCAACGTCTACTTCATACAGATACTGGACGTATTATCATATCGATTGTCTTAGGACTAGGAATTGCTTCACTCTTTCGAAAAGTATGCAAGGATAGGTCATGTATTCGATTTCGTGCACCACCACTTAAGGAATTGGAGAACGACACATACAAATTAGATGACAAATGCTATGAATATAAGACGAATGCTGTCAAATGTGATCCAAGCAAGAAAGAAGTGAAAATAAATTAAAATATGAAATAAACCACATGAATTCGTGTAAAAATGCATCTCTTCAATATTAGAATATGTATATCTGCATCTGAAATATAGATATTCTTTAGCAATGAGTGACACAACTAGTATAGATGATCTTCCATTAAGTAGTCAAACCCCTAGTTCCGGCTTCGGAAATAATGGAGCACCTCTTATTTATTCTCCGAATATTGGCGTAGAACAACAAGGACCGGCACATGTTCCAGGGAATGTAATGAATGAGGTGATGCAAGGTGTTCAGCGCGCGAGTGCAAATGGAATGACTATGATGCCAACGAGAGATATTCCGATGAACCCGAATTCATTTACTCATGATGACCAAGCTCGCCCGAATTATGTTCCACAACCAAAATTCGACGAAGACGGTAGTGGTGTAGATTATATCAAAGACTATACATCGATGGAAAGTATTGTACGCGCAAATGCACGCGAATCCAATCAATTAGATACACTTGAAGCGATTTATTATGATATTCAAATGCCGATACTTGTCGGTGTGATGTATTTTATTTTCCAAATGCCGATCTTTCGCGCCCAATTACTGCATTTTCTGCCGTCATTATTTGGAGAGGACGGGAATTTCAAAATGATAGGTCTTACAGCTACAAGCGCAATGTTTGCCGGTATCTTTTTTGTCATTATGAAACTATTGAACAAGTTAGGTGAAGGATTCTAAGTATTCTTGCGTTTACGAGTCTTTGATCCCGATTTCGATGTCTTTTTATTTCCAGCATTCTCATATGGAATATATCGGAGAAACCACTCTTCGAACTCACGCGATGAACGATTTCCCTTCAATTCTTCGTATTTTTGTGTCTTCTCAAAACGCATGGATTCTAGTGTAGGTTGTTTTCCGTAACAGTTAATACTGAAGCGTCGCAATAAACCGGTCTGTTTCAAGCGATTATGTTGTTGAACATCAAATAAAAATTGTGACATACATAAAATACGATTAATGTCGTAGTAAACACGATCAGCATAAATAAACGCTAGATAGAAACTCAACATTGTATCAATTGTCGCGATACGAATCGAATCGTTGTCGATCCGTATTGTATTATAGCTGTGGCATGCAAGAGGTTTGTATAAGAATGCAATAACCTCGTCTCCGATACGAATATCGTAATGCTCGGAAATGACTTCGCCGATCCCTGCGTGTTTTGTGTATTTGACGCCGGTATATTTATGCGCTGTGAGTTCGTGAACAACGGCTTCACAGAGATCGCGTGGGTTTTCCGAGAGAACGTCAAAATCGGGGATTTTCTGAATAATACGGCGCTGGTGTTTTGGCATATAACGCGAATACAAGATGTTCGCATACCCTCCAAAGAATACTGCTTTATTTTTGATGAATACTCCGCGAACAATATTATAAACATCACTCTCTGCCAACTCTTTCTCTCGGTTGCTGGAATAAGAAATGTTGGATTTGCTTACAGAGTATTCAGGTGTTTCGCTGTTATTCTTACTGGGGCTTGGGCTGCGACTCTTGCTCGCACTCCTGCTCGCACTCCTACTCGCACTCCTGCTCGCACTCCTACTCGCACTCCTACTCGCACTCCTGCTCGCAGTCGCGCTCCCGTCACTATCCAATTCACTTCGTTTCATGGAATACAATACAAATTCATCGTCTTTTCCCAATAATCGTTCATATGTTGCCATCAAACGATATCGTTTTGTGAGTTTATCTTCTTCCACACTGTACTTGAAATCACCGATTGTCTCTTCATGAGAAGGAACATTATAGTATAGATGTTTCAGATACGCGCCTAGATGACGATATTTATGAATAATACCACTGATCGCCTTTCGTTTCAATGCTTTTACACTTCTGCTGCCATTTCCACCTCGTTTTACTGTTTGAGACTTAGACCTAGAGCGAGACTTCGATCTTGTTTTTGAAATACTAATCTCGCCAGTATTTGACTTCGTCGCGCCTTCAAACCCACGCTGGTATTCGATTTTGTCACACTGATATCCTTTTAATGGATAGTGATTATTCAATAACGTTAAACGTTTCTGAACCTTTTCCCATCGCGAAACATCGCCATCTGGGCGAGAAAGCTCAAGATACATCGCCATTCGAAGAAAATCTGGTGGCGCATATCGTATTCCCTGTCGAATAATCGCATCACGAGAGATTGCCTTAAATAGCGCAGGCTCCATCTGTGTAATATCAGCGATACCAGTGAAATTCACAAAGACCTTATATGTTCCATGGTGAACACCGGATTTCGCTTCAACATCTTCATATCCAGCTTTGTAATAAATATCCGCAAGTTCTTTCGCATCATCAAGGGCGTTATCTGAGTAAAAATCATAGTCAGGAAGCTCGAGATCTTTATTGTAAAATTGCGCGTCTTCCGGAAGAATGTTGTTGATCGCGGTTCCACCGTAACAGACAAGTTTCTTGTTTGCAATGAAATCTTCAACGATCGAGATAATTTTTTTTACTTTGGGATCTTGCATAATTTCATTTCCTTTCTTCTTTTCTACAAGGTCAACTGCTTCACGCAAAATTTCAAGCTCTTTTTCATCATACGACGTATCTGCACTAGTATCACCGTGACTGCGACTGTTACTTTTATGTGGCATAACTGAATAAATGATATAATCTATCTATTATATCATTAGATAATTTGCATCGAATACCAAATCGAGGGAAAATTGACAATGAAATCTATAAGGGTAATTTGCGGAGTGAGTGGAGCATGACGCGCAACGAATAAAGCAAATTATATGGTAATCTTGACACCACCAGCCGCTTCTGCAGGTCTGGCTTCCATCGACGCCTTTGGATTGGGCGGTTTTGGAGCAGGAATCATAATCTGTACATAACGCAGATCCTCTGGTTTGAGAATAAATGCATATCCAACAGACGCAAATTTATCCTCATACGCTTTAAGTTTCTCATCACGCACCTCTTCCTGAAAACACATCGCGGCGATTTGACATCCCCACGTAAAAGGGCCATTATGACCGTCATTGATGGGTCGCCCGGCTTTCTCCGGAAGAACTAGACACATATTCTTTTTATTCGCATCTTTGAATACTTGTGGATCGGCCACATTCTTCACCCCAAAGTAATTGTATTTGGAAAGAAAGAGAGATTTTGAGCTCATATTGACTAATTCAAACAATTTGGTTTTACGATAAAGTGGATTCGTTCCATCCACAATCAATATGATTTTCCCTTTGAAATCAAGAAGATCCTCGTTGCCTAAATCTTTGGATTGATATTCTCGGCCATACTTTGGACCAAGTAAATATCGAGCAACCGACTTACTCTGTGAGATAATCTTTGCAAGTTTGTCATACATTGTAATATTCCGCGACATTATACGCATATGAATAATAAACGGATCGCCTGGATTCGGGCATTTTGATCCAGAGAATACGTAATTACCGAGAACCTCGAACGCATCTGCCACTGGAATATGGTTGTACGTTTCTTTGTAGTTAAACGAATTAACAGATGATGATGCGATTACCGGTTCATTTTCAACCGAAAATACTTCAAAATCGATGAAACGACATCCTCTCGCAATAACATAGAGTAATGCGTCCATACTTACATTTGAATTCTTGAATTTGTCAGGGTTGAATGCGTTATGAGCTGCTTTGATATAATAATCGCGCAACTTGAACTTTGATTGACTATCTTCAGCATTAATCGATGTTAAATTCCTATCCATGATATCTTTTGTATCGGCATCTGCGTTCTCTTTGTTTTCCATACCTTCTTTTATGTTTATAGGAGCGGCATTATCTGCTATCGAATCATTATCAATTGACATAGGAAGAATAGGTAATGTATATGTCGATAGATCTAATGCAGTTGCAGCTTTTTTACGCTGATGAATCGTCATTTCATGTTGAGATGTGTATGTTGTAAACTGTTCAGTTGACATAGGTTCTGTTTTCTTTTGTCTAATGATTTTTCTGACATCAGAGAGAAGTTTTTGTGTTGCAGGATCCGATGTAGTAGAAGCGGGTTGATTATTTGCAGGTTTAACTTGCGCAGCACTTGATTTCGCCTGGATGGTTGACGGTGGTTTCGCAGCAGGAGTGGCCGGTTTCGCAGCAGGAGTGGCCGGTTTCGCAGCAGGAGTAGCCGGTTTCGCAGCAGGAGTAGCCGGTTTCACAGCAGGAGTGGCCGGTTTCACAGCAGGAGTGGCCGGTTTCGCAGCAGGAGTGGCAGGTTTCACAGCAGGAGCAGGAGCAGCAGGAGCAACTACCGGGGCGGTATTCGATTTCGCGTTTGGATTAGATGGCGCAGTACTAATGATCGGAACCGTTAACCCTTCACGTATCTTATCTTGCTTATACTGACACCGTGTTTTTACAAGTTCAGACATCTTCCATATTGCGAAACCTAGAATAATAAAACCTATGAACAAGAACTCCACACGATATTCTTTCATTATAAATTATTTGTACGATTGTATTTAATATACGAGTACTTTTATATACGACTATATAAATATACGAGTGATTTTTATATAAAGTTATAACAAGTATACCAACCAACCAACCAATACATTAATAAAATACTAAATGACAGGTGGTTTATTAAACTTGATTGCCACTGGCAACCAAAATATCATCTTAAACGGAAACCCTAAGAAATCATTTTTCAAAAGCACCTATCTTAAATATACGAATTTTGGTCTTCAAAAGTTTAGAATTGATTTTGATGGTCAAAAAAAACTACGATTGACGGAAGAATCCAAGTTTACGTTTTATATACCTAGGTATGCGGAGCTACTTATGGACACGTATATTTGCGTAACACTACCGTCAATTTGGAGTCCCATATATCCACCAGCACGCTCAGAAGATATGTGGGCGCCTTATGAGTTTCGGTGGATTGAACACATTGGTACTCAAATGGTGAAAGAAATCGTGATTTCGGTTGGAGGAATGACGCTTCAGAAATTTACTGGAAATAATTTGATGGCGATCATGGAGCGTGATTTTGATGCATCAAAACGCGAATTGTATAATCAAATGACCGGTCATGTACCCGAATTATATAATCCTGGATGTTCTGGAGCGCGCCTTAACCAGTATCCAAATGCATATCGAACCGGTAATGCAGCTGGAGCGGAACCATCGATTCGTGGGCGAAAGATATACATTCCGATCAACTCGTGGTTCACCCTTTCTTCGAAAATGGCATTCCCGCTTGTTTGTCTCCAGTACAATCAACTTCAGATTGACGTCACATTACGTCCAGTGAAAGAGCTATTTACCATTCGTGATGTTACAGATCCTGTCAACTTTTGGCCAGTGATTCAGCCAGATTTTACGAATCCACAACATCAAATGTGGCGATTCTTGTATCCACCACCGAGTATTGATTTGTCGATGAATTTGTATCCCAGTCTTCGCACAGACTGGAATGCAGATGTTCATCTTATGGCGACATATTGCTTTCTCTCGGATGATGAATCCAAAGTCTTCGCCGCAAACCAACAGAAGTACTTGATTAAGTCATATTACGATTGGACATTTCATGATGTTACAGGAAGTAAAAAGATCAAAATCGAGAATTCAATGGGAATGGTCTCTTCATGGACAATGTTCTTTCAACGGAGCGATGTGAATCTGCGTAATGAATGGAGCAATTATACAAACTGGCCATATAACTATCTACCGTATGATATCATTCCAGCACCGACGGACGATGATTGGCGATGTAATGACACGTTTAGTGAAAATGTGGCTGCCGTAAGTGATATTCAAACTGACGCATGGAGAAGGCGTCCTGATTTCGTTCTTGATCGTTATTTTCTTGACAAGAATGGCCCGAAGAATGGAATTGGTCCTGGTATTAATCCGCGAGATAAACGTCTCACTGGGCTTCACATTACAGGCGACTTTCAATCAGAGAATGAGCGTGACATTTTGCAACAACTCGGGATATCTCTTAATGGAAAGTATCGAGAGAATCTCTTGGATGCAGGGATTTATAACTACGTGGAGAAATATACACGTACACGTGGGAGTGCAAAACCTGGCATTTACTGTTATAATTTCTGCCTGAACTCGGATCCGTTTGATCTTCAACCAAGCGGGGCAATCAATATGAGCAAGTTTAACCAAATCGAATTAGAATTGTCAACTATTTATCCACCTTTGGATACTGCAGCTGAAGTCAAAGTTATTTGCAATCCAAACACTCGAGAGATTATTGGTATAAACAAACCGAATGTAAACATTTATCTCTATAGCTATGATTTTCATATCCTCGAAGAACGCTACAATATACTTACATTTACATCGGGTAACTGTGGGTTAATGTATGCGCGCTAATACACGCCGATAATATTCTCTCGTATATATAACTTCCATACTTACATCAATGGACTTTGGCGACGAAGAAGAAAAGGACAAAGATACCGGTGGTGGTGATGAGGGTGGCGATGACGAAGAAGGCGGCACTTTTAGCAAAGTAGACGAGGAAGAGGATGATGGTGACGACGAGGGCGGCGATGAGGGCGGCGATGAGGGCGGCGATGAAGGCGGTGACGAAGGCGGCGATGAAGGCGGTGACGAAGGCGATGAAGGGGGCGATGAAAAGGAGGAGAAACCAAAAGAAAAGGCCAAGCCAAAATCGCTTTTTGATCTTGCAGCACTCAAAGAGTTTGGATTAAGTATTCTTGCCCTTTTTATTGAAACACTCATCATTTCTATTGTCTCTGTAAATATTCTCTTTTACTGTAATCCTGAAAGTATAAGAAACAACAGCCTCTATCTCGAAAAATTGTTCCCAACAGAACGCGATAAGTGGCCATATTGTTATACAAATGAATATACTTCTTGTGAGGCGGATTGTGATGATAAATTTGGCGGGATTGCCGATAACCCCAAACTAGAAACCCCCGAAAAATTGTATTTGAAAGCGGCAATTCTTCTTGATACATATGTATTCAAGTGGTTCTGTCTATCAAAAGAAGAAGTAGATATGGTGCAAGAAAGCGTTGACGAAGGTATCACCAAGGTAAATCTTCTGCATTGGGAATTCATCAAGGCGCGTTTCAAGCAATGGATCAATAATGCTTACATATTTTCATTTTCATCTGACCGCGCAATGTTACTAGCATTATTCGGATATATCACCAAGCTTTATCAAAACATACCAAAAGAGTTATACAAAGTTGTTTCTCCATTGATCTTTATTCTAATGCCGTTTGTTCTTATTCTACTCGGTGGATTTATGTTAATGGGTGGTCCATTTTTTACAACTGTAATTGGTATGATTTTGAATCCTACCGACAATCGTAAAGAATTTATTGGTGGATCATTATGGTCGTTGTTTACAGCGTTTGGATTTGGTATTTTCCCTATCATTTCATTTTTTGTTCAACTCTTCCAGTTCCTCGGTACATTCTTTATCTATCCATTGTTTCACTGGGACGAATACCGTGAACTGTATGCAAAGCACGTTCCGATTATATTCTTCTTCTTTAACTTGACACTGATGTTTTATGCATTTGAGTATCTCGATTTGAACGTCGCAGCAATTGTGATTTTGATGTTGCTCATTCTGTATTTATCTCATTATTGGCAAGGTATTATGGAGTTCGTGAATACACTCAAAAACTGGAGTGGATAATTTCACGCCGACGGTGAAAGAACATAAACAATTTATCGTATAAAGTAATATATTGTTTTATACGACAAGGTATTCGTAATCGTATTAAATAATGGGTAAGAACAAGAAATCTGGTGCTACTGCCGCTACCGCCGTCGTCGGTATTCCTGAAAAATCAACGCCTGAATATTTCAAAGCATACCCTTTTGTTAGTGTATGCACTCCTACATTCAATCGTCGCCCATTTATAGAAGCAATGATCATGTGTTTTAATAATCAAGATTATCCACAGGATCGAATGGAATGGATCATTATTGATGATGGAACCGATCCAATTGAAGATCTTGTTGCATCACACCCTCGCGTGAAATACTTCAAATATGATACAAAAATGGCGTTAGGAAGGAAGAGAAATTTACTACACGAAAAGTCACGTGGCGAGATTCTTGTCTATATGGACGATGATGATTATTATCCGCCCCAACGTGTATCTCATGCAGTTCATATGCTGACAACACATCCCGACGCATTATGCGCGGGTTCAAGTGAGATATATATTTATTTCAAACACATTGGACAAATGAAAAAGTTTGGACCTTATGGCCCGAATCATGCCACAGCAGGAACCTTTGCATTCAAACGTAAACTTCTTAAACAGCATCGATACAATGACGAGGCATGTCTTGCTGAAGAACGCGCATTCTTGAAGGATTACACAGTTCCATTTGTCCAGCTGGATCCAATGAAGGTGATATTGGTCTTCTCACATGAGCACAATACCTTTGATAAGCGTAAACTCTTAGTAAACGCAAACCCGGATGTGGTGCGTGATTCGCCGAAAAAGGTAATGGATTTCATCAAGGATCATACCCTTCGCCGGTTTTATATGGTGGAACTAGAAAAACTGCTTGAAAATTATGCACCAGGACGACCTGAAATGAAGCCAGATGTGATTGCACAAACACTTCAACTTGAGAAGGAACGTGCTAAAATGGCGGAAGATGCGGCGGCTGCTGCCGCTGCTGGAGGCGGCGGTGGTGGTGGCGGGCAAATCGTTTTACAGCAACCCGGACAACAACCCGTCGCATTGAATAACCAACAAGTCGTTCAAATTATTCAACAATTACAGAATGACGTTGATGAACGGAATAAAGAAGTGTCTGAGCTGAAAGAAGACTATCGTGCACTGAAAGCAAAATATGATCTGTTACTACAAACCACTAATACCACCAATACCACCAATACCACCAATACTACGAATTCGAATATGACCGTTGATGGAAAAGAGATAATATATATGTAAGTGTACCAATACAATAATATATCGTTGTTCATAACGAGATATTATTGACGTATTTTATGCCTTCACAAGTTCAACCGACTTAATAAGCATAACAAGAAAACTGTTCTTTGATTCGTGAATGATAAACTCGCGGGTCTTATTGTATTCCTGGAATTTCTCAGTAAGAATGTTTTCAATCTCACTCACGGGAAGGTCATCGTCCTTTGTTTTATATTGACTACGACCACCGTCACGTTCATTATCACTACGGTCATCGTCGTCATCACGGTCACGGTCACGGTGACGTCCTTTTCCGTTTTTAGACTTCGAAGACTTACTTGCCGAAGCAACGGGCTTTTCTGGTTCAATATACTCCCATTCACCAACTGCCTCTAGCGTTTGGTTGTTTGTCGTGAATACAATTGAATCAGAGTTGAATACCAATGCAGAACCTGGAGCGTGATCATACTTATCAAGCTCGATTTCAGTTATAAGGTCAAACTCATCCAAAAATTGGTTTTTACGGATATAACTACGGATATAGCTGATAATCTCAGGTGTCAGTTTTACAGTGTAAGTCTTATCACCGTCGCTTTCACTCCCGCTGTCGCTTTCGCTTCCACTCCCACTCTCACTTATGGTGTCGCTCTCACTCCCGCTGCAGCTGGCGCTGTCTTCGCTTTCATGATGATCACGGCGTTTGTGGTTCTTATTTTTACTACCACCACCAGTGGATGATGCATTCGAATTTATAGAAATACATTCAACCTCGGTATTCAAAAGCAAACGGTATTTGGAATCAAGTGAAATCGACGCTCCCATTTTATAAAAATATCTTTCTAAATAATCCTTATATCTTTTTGGGTTTATTCAAACGCGCTATGTGCCTATGATTATAGGGTATCCATCGTATCTATTTCATTTTCACACCCATTGCTAGAGCTAATCGGATCCATTTTTTCCATGTATTTATCTAAATATCTGTAAATACGGTTTACATCCAGTTTGGTAATTTCATACATCTCTAGTATTTTAGGTATTTCATCCTCCGTATACTGTTTTTTGAGTGTCAAGAAAAAAGAGAACAAGTCTTTCTGATCCATAGATAGTTGCATACATAAATTCTGTATGAATAGCTGGTTATTATATTCCGTGCTATACTTGGTAAGCACCTTGGTAAATCGTACTTCTGTCGGATGAAACCGCGCCTTCTTTGGAAATGTCTTATGATACAAATAATGGTTGTAAAATGTCTTAATAAGTGACGAAAGTTCATTAAACAACCAGATCTGATTTTGGAATGTAATACGGTCAAAATAGTCGGCCTGGCATATATTGTCAAGAACTAACTTATAAAACGGCGCGGATACATCAATCGGCATTTTCTCTAAAACATCAATCACGTTTTCGTGCCATAGTAAACCAATCGTTGTGCGATCAGTCTCGTTTATGAGGACATTATGCTCCGATATAGAATATTCAGTGTTCAGTAATTTTTCGGTGATTTTCTTGATATCTTCATTGTATGTCTTTGGCTGAAATATGGCATGAAGTATGTTGTTCGCAAGGATGGTATTGGATTTTTTACTCATCTCAGCAACCGCATCCAGCTTTCGAAGATTGCCTTGAACGAATTGTATAATGTTTTTTCGCATCACGGCTTCCATACTTCCACCCATTGTAATATCGATAATTTGCGCCATTTGTAGCGGTGTTGGTGTTTTTAACTCGTAGACATAACAGACCTTCATGAGTTCTTTGATCTTCTTGTCAATGTGATAATTCCCAATACATATAATCGGATTCATTGTGATTTCTTCTTGTTTTTGTTTCTTCGTTTTTTTAGGCCGAATAAGCTTGATCAATGACGTAATACCGCCTTTATCGCCATTATTCATTCCATCCAGTTCATCCATTACAACAACGATTTTTCGAATCTTACGTTGGAAAATTGACATAATGTTCTTATCGGATATATTGTGTTGGGTAATCGAGTCGATGATGGATTTATTGCGTATATCTCCGGCGTCATATTTCACCATATCATAATTCAACTCTTTCAATAATCGAATCACGAACTCGGTTTTTCCGGTTCCTGGTGCACCATAAATGTATACTCCACGTTTGAATGTAAGATCTGACTTATTCTTTTGAAACGATGATAGGAAATCGCGGATATTATTGTAAATGGTTTCTCTACCAAGAAAAGGCGTATAATTAATAATTGACTTTGTTACATCCATTCGTATTTTTAAGATACAATAATTGTATAAGATACAATATTTCTTTAGACACTATTTCAATACCTTTTTTTGTTTTTATATATTATAACTGGGTATATTCAGAAAATGGACGCAATTCAACAGTTGTTTGCTCCTCTCGATAAGGATTATTGTTTACTTTTTTATTGGCTTACTGTCGTGAATTTTATATTCTTGGCGGTTGCTAGTTTGGGGTTCTTGTCATCTCTTGTGTTATTATTTAGGGGAAAAATTACATTCATGAGTGGAATGTATTCATTTTTGATGATTTTGGTGTACGGTTTGATGTACTTCCAGTCTCGTTTGTTCTACTCAATGTGCGTGACAAGCAACATGAAGGCGGGAACATTCGGTGTTGGATCTCCATCTGACTCTCTTCCGGCAGTTGCAAAACAGGCTTCCGGTGCAGCACCGGGAGCCTTTCGTATGTAATCTCTCGTAGCATATGATACGAATTGAATAACGATGACATAAAATGTATGGTTTTATGTCAGCGGAGAACACGGAGCGAGCAGAGCCCAGCGGAGAACACGGAGCGAGCAGAGCTCAGCGGAGAACACGGAGCGAGCAGGGCAGTTTTTCTAACGCCTACGTTAAACACTTAAGAGAACTCGCGCGCGATTTTGCACCATCGAATATTCCCTCCCATGGAACATACGCATTGTCGTCACCGGTTAGACCCGACCCGTTATATTTTAGATCCTTGTATGAACTGAAGTTTGTGCAATCAGTCGCTTCTGGTCTTAGAGTTTTCTTTTCAGTCCATAACCCGTAATTATCAACACACTCTTTCTTATCTTCATCGTAGTCCATACGATCGGGGCACTTCGAAATCTCAGGGGGCCATTTCTGGGTGCTCTTTGACTTCCACAACAAAATCGCAACAGTTCCTACCGATATAAAAAACGCAATGATTGCAAGCAAAAGTACCATTTTTTGAATAGATAAATTGAAAAAACCGCTAAACATTCCACCGCCGCTGCCACTGTCACCAGAAGTTGATGATGAACTTCCGAATGCAGAAGTTCCGGTGTTTTTACCAGATGAAGTAAAATCCATTAGTAATGTATATAATTATTAAATATACGATATTCTATATAATATACAGAATAATTAAATGAATCGTTTTGACTATCGTACTTTTCCCGAAGAAACATTTATTGGACAACCTAAAAATGGTCGTTTGGACATTGTGAGTCCATCAGTTCAAGATCAATTTGCTCTTTATGATAAAAACCCAGTTCATCAATGCGTTACCTACCGCGATGCATTGAATGGTATTTGGGAGGATTCACCGCTTTCGAATGCCTTCTTTAGCAAAGAGAATATGCAAATTATCCAAAATGCAATCCGTTCGGGCGTATACATAATGTCACGCGGAAAGTATGTTATTGGTGAACAGGATTGCGACACACTTAGAATCATCATGCGCACGATTTATTTACAGAATTCGACGAACTCGCCGGTTGATATTCGCAATCAAATTATAGAATTGAATAAGTTAGTTGCTGATTATTGCGTGCCTCGTGTTCACGGCGAAGCTGAGGGATACATTCAGTATAAGCGTGATGTTAGCAACATGTATACACCAATCGCGCGGCCTAACTTCTCTGACTATAAGCATAAGACACTTGAGTTGAAGCCCTGGTTTTGATGTGATTCATCTTCTCGAATAATAAAAAATAAATATTATTTATTATTCATGCGCGATACATATTGTTCTATATTTTATGACTTCTTCACAACCATCTTTTTCTTTGCTGCAACTCCGCCGCCTCCGATACTAGACGACGATGATGAACCGGAAATGCCTGATGCCTCCGATGCTGTGACCCATTTCCTATACTCTACCTCCAATTCATCCAAGTCGCGGGTCCATAACGCCTCGATTGATGTTTCTTTGAGCTCCTGATGTTGCGCGCGCTTCGTATCACGATCTCCTAGTAGATGCTTCACATTCTCATCCGTCACACTATCCATCGGCATCTTCAAGAGGTATTTGAACTCAGTGTCTCCGTCAATGTGCTCGTATCCGTGCTCCGTCATCTTCGCAAAGATCGCTTCCTTTGTCTGCCTACGAAGCTCCAGCTTGTCGTCTAACACTTCCTGAATATACTTGGCGCGGTTGGTGAGAAGACGCAGTTCATTCGCCAGTTGTGCAAGCATCGCTGCTTTGCGTTTAGCGTAAAGTGCCAGACGCTCCGAATAGTAATCTTCAATGATATCGTAGATGGTCGCATACTTACGTAGTTTCTCGTGTGCGTCGAAGAGATTCATATTGGTTGTGCTCTGTGTAGTGAATAACCCGAGAAGCTTCTCCAACTTGTTTGTTCCTGCTTCAGCATCCACGATCGCAGCCTGAAGGTCTTTCGGTGTATGTGGGTACGATGTATGAAACGTCACGGTGATATCCACGACGGAATCGGTAGACATATCGCTATACTCTTTGAGAACAGGGGCGCTGCTGGCGGCAGTCTTGTCCTTGTCTGATGCTGCTGGCGATTCCATGAGTTTCTCTAAGAACTGCTTGTAATCATCGGTCCATGTTCCGATTGGGAGCTCGGTGATGCGGACTTTACGATCAGCGATGATTTCGTAGTTTCCTTTGATGAGATATTTCGGTGATTCAGATGATATATTCTTGATGGTTCCTTTGAATCCCTTGAAGTATGGCTCGATAGCCGGACGATCGGCGACGCTTATGTCTTTTAGCATTGCACGAATGTATGCGATGATCTGAAGTGGGTTGTATGGCATAACATCCGTACTGAATCCGGTTCCGATTCCCTTGCTTCCGTTCACCAGAATCATCGGAATCGCAGGCGCATAGTACATGGGCTCGACAAGCTGACCATCGTCGTTGATGTACGACAACACCGCGTCGTCTTCTTGGCGAAAGATGAGTCGTGTCAGCCGGTTAAGTTGTGTAAAGATATACCTTTCACTCGCAGAATCTTCACCACCTTTGAGTCGGGTGCCAAACTGACCGTTGGGTTCGAATAGGTTGATGTTGTTACTGCCAACGAAGTTCTGCGCCATCCCGACAATCGCCGCGTTGAGGCTGGCCTCGCCGTGGTGGTAGCCCGAGTGCTCGGAAACATACCCGCTGAACTGCGCAACCTTGATTTCCGATTTCAGACCACCCTTTTTGAACGCCGCATACAGAATCTTACGCAGCGAAATCTTCAACCCGTCCATCAAGTTCGGAATGGAACGCTCATTGTCGTAGATGGAGAAGTGGATAAGACCGCGGTCAACGAACTCTTCATAAGGGATCTCTGGTTTCGATGTATCCAAGTACGCCTCGCGTGAATAATTCGCCAGCCACTCCTTACGGTCGTCTGCGCGCTTCTTATTGAACGCCATATCCAGGTGATCGTCGCTTTCTTTGCCGGTATGAACGAAGCTGACCATCTTCTTATGCTCGAAGTATTCTTTGAACTCTTTTCCAGTACTGGTACCTAAACCTTTGTAATATTTTGTGTTCCAGGCCGCAGGGACGACCGCGTTGGGGAATTGTTTCTTCCAGTGCTCGAACTCGCCGTCATTATAGAAGAGAATCTCCTGTGCACCACGGCGGGCCTTCAGAATCGGTGTATTCATGAACCCGATGAAACCAGGGATTTTCGCAAGTGATGGCCACTCTGTCTGGAAGAGATTGATCCCGAGACCCTGGATATGTGCACCATCTAAATCCTGATCGGTCATGAAGAGGACACGCCCGTAACGCAACTTGGACGCGATGTCCGCTGCAGTGTATGTCTTTCCCGTTTCAAGACCGAGAATCTGTTTTATTTCTGCAATCTCGCGGTTCTCCGAAATGCGTTTGGTCGTCTCGCCATGAACATTGAACAACTTACCTTTCATCGGATAGACACCGATAAAGTTCCTGTCTTCTTTGCTGAGACCACTGATGATACCTGCTTTGGCTGAATCTCCCTCGCATAAGATGATTGTACACTGCGCGGATTTGTCGGCGGAACCCGCATAATTCGCATCGACGAGTTTAGGAATTCCGCGGATCGTCTTGGTTTTCGCGCCATCGGTCTTTTTCGCGGCTTTTGTATCCTTGACTTCCGTCAGCGCGCATGCGGCATCCATGACACCGAGCTTCGCGAGCTTCTCGATGAATTCGTCGCTGACTTTGCAACTCGACCCGAAGTTTGCGACAGCTGTTCCGAGCTCGTCTTTCGTCTGGCTTGAGAATGACGGATTCTCGATATCACAGCGCAAGAACAGCATCAGTTGCTCTTTGATGGTGTTGGGTTTCACATCGACTTTCTTCTTCTTCTTGATGAGTTCGGCCAACTTTCGCACGATTTGGTTGGTGATATACTCGACGTGCTTGCCTCCGCGGGGCGTGTAGATGCCATTCACGAAACTCACGTGAGCGAATTCATCGGTGGTAGTGAGGCAGACAACGTACTCCCAACGCGGGTCAGGATTCTCGTAGATGCGCTTGACGCCGCTGTCGCCGCCTTTCGCACCAATGTAGAGATCGACGTACTGCTGGAAATGACGCACTGGAACGAGCGAGCCATTGTATTTCACTTTCACAGTCTTATCTGTCACTGCAGCAATATCATAGGTACGCTTTAGGAAAAGTGCAAGCATATCCGGCGTGATGTTGTTGGAAGGGAGTCCAAATCGCGCGTAATCCGGGCGGAAACTGACGCGAGTATACGGCTTGACTTTCGATTTCGAAACGATGGGTGGCATGATTTCAGAAAGGTTGTTCTTGAACTCTTGTACGTATTTCAGGCCGCGCATGTGATCAACCGTTTCTACGCGTCCCCAAACTGACCAAATCAAGACAAGCTTGAATCCGAAACCGTTCTTCCCGCCAACGATTTTCTCCTTCTTGTTCTCGTCATAGTTCGTGGAAGTACGAAGATGGCCGAAGATCATTTCGGGGATCCAGAGTTTATGCTCTGGGTGCTGGGCAACATCGATTCCGTTGCCGTCATTTGTCATGTGGATCGTTCCATCAGCGGGGTCAATCTCTACTTCGAGGGTAGTCACGGGAAGTGCATCGGGTTTACCATCCGCGACAGCTTGCGCCTGGCGGACAACGTGATCGCGCATGTTTACCATTCCTTCGTCGAAGAGCTTGTAGAGACCGGGAATGTAGGTGATACTGCGACGGGTAAGCGCGGGGGAGGGGGCGGCAGCGGCGGGATCTTCATCGGTCTTCGTGGCTGGTGGTGGTGCTACGTCCATTACATATTCCATTGTCTCGGCGGGTTCAATCGTTCCGATATACGTATCCGGCTTCTTGAGAATGTGTTCAATATCCGTCATTTTTTGATATTTCTGAAGGTCTTCGGTTCCGGCTGCATTTCCATTACCACCGCCGGCGGTAGCGGTAGCGGTATCGGTAGATTTAGAAGTAACTTTGGGTGGCATTATGAAACGAGCGTTGCGAACGAAGGGGTACTGTATATTACAATGAAACGTTTAACTTGCTTTCAATTTTATTTTACAGTGAGTATGTAATATTCACACAATGTCTGCTGCTCCACGATACCGTACCAATTATGGTATGGGTCTTACATGTAGTGATATATTTCGCATCGGGGATGCACTCGTTCAATACGACGCGTCTGGAAATCCTACCGTTGTAAATGATGCCAGAACGCCTTATTATAAGTGTCCATCATTAGGAAACCCGAACGCAGGAATGAGGACATCCACGAATAATACAAATATAACGAAAAAGATGCTTTACGCCCAAAATATTCGGATTGCCAGTGAAACCAAAAATGTTAAAAAAGTATATGCGGTAAATACAATCAATCGATTTGGTCGATGGACGGGGGCTCCTGGTGGATTTGGGGCACCGATCACGAATTCATTTTAACTATTCCATTCTTGTCGTTTTTTTCTAATGAATTAGTATAACAGCAGATTTAGTAAAAATGGTGAAACGACATGATCGCGGCCATGATGGCAAGTACCACGTTCACGGCAAGGGTTACGAGATGTTGGAAGGATCTCGCGCCCAGGTGTGGCACGGAACCGCTTACAAGACCCCCGGTGGCCTTACCAAATCCGAGCTGATCTTTAACAAGCACGGCCGTATTGTCTCTGCAAAGAAGCACGCTACCGCCAAGAAGGAGAACCGTCTGCGTAAGTATGGTTACACTGCTCGCAAGGGTAAGTTCGGCGCCATCAAGATTAACGCTAAGACTGGAAAGCGTAACCGTCTCGTCAACACACCCAAGAGGCGTTAAGTTAAAATAGTTTATTACTACTATTATATCTCGGTATAGTAGTAATATGAATGATAATATCATTCTTGGATATATATTAGAATTTGCAAAAGAAAACAAAATATGGCTTATCATAGTCATATTGGTTACGCTAATATGTAATCCGATTGAGATGATCGTATTGTCGGATCTATTTACAGAATTTACAACTGCAATCAACAATCTTGCATATAAAGAGTCGATTTCGGTCCTATGGAAAATGACAGCCGTTTATATTTTTATTGATGTTGCATACATGGTAGGCAATTACTTTGATAAGATTTACTATCCAAAATTAGAACGGTTTATCCGATTCAAATTGATCGACGTTATATTCAAGCATAATGAGGAGAATTATGACAAAGAAGATATATCAAATCACATCGTAAAGGCATTAAAGATACCCAATACAGCTACAACATTTACCAGTATTTTCGTATATTGGATTTTAACGTTTATACTAACAACAGTTCTCATTATCGGATATATATGTTACGTGAATTTAGGTATTGGCTTGTTGACACTCGCCATATTTACCGTATTTTTCGTTTTCTATTATTTTATGCTGATCAAAACTAAAGCTACATCTTCGGAACGTGAACATGAAGAAAACGAACTACTATTGTATATTGACGATATATTAAGCAACTCGTTAAGTATTATAACAACTAAGAAACTCGATGACGAAAAGGAGTTTTTGAATTCAAAACACAATGTATATGACACGAGTAATGAACAGCTTCTCTGGCATAATTCCAAGGGCGGATTCCTATTATCCGTGTTTGGCTCAGCATTACTTGTTATTTTCGTATATATCTTACTTACATTATATAGGAAAAAACAAGTCAGTAGCTCAGATACCATAAAATTAATCATTATTATTCTGTTTTTTGTAAGATATGTGAAAACCACATCACAGCAAAGTATGATGGTTATTACGGAGTACGGTAAGTTATGTGAGAATGAAGCGAATCTACAAAAATTATTAGTCAAAGATACTACTACAAATCATCCCAGTACGGGTAGCACGGGTAGTACGAGTAGTTCCGAGACCAGAAATAACACAGATGTTCCGATTACTGGAAATATTCAGTTCAAAAATGTATCGTTTGAATATCCAAGTGATAATTCGGATAAACAGGAATCGTCGAAAATACTCGATAATGTCTCATTCGAAATAAAACCTCGTGATCGCGTTGCATTCATTGGCACAAACGGTAGTGGAAAATCCACCATTATAAAGCTGATGTGCGGATTCTTCAAGCCGACCGAGGGCCAGATTATCTTTGATGGCGTGGATATACAGGAGATAAACAGACCCCATTTACGAAGTAGAATATCAGTTGTATCGCAAAAGGTCGTATTGTTCAATCGGTCTATTATTGATAATATATGTTACGGTACAGATATACCAAAAGAAGAAGCATTGAGAATCCTCGATCGTTTGAAGATCATGGATGTATTCAAAAAACTACCACAAGGACTCGATACACTAGCAGGATCTCGTGGTGAGAATTTAAGTGGTGGTCAACGTCAGATCATTTATTTATTAAGGAGCTATCTTAGCAATAAACCGATAACAATTATGGACGAGCCTACCGCTGCAGTTGACGTATTTCATAAGAAATATGTTCTTCAAATGATTAACGAGATGTCGAAGAAGACTACGCTCATTATTGTTACACATGACTCGGGGATTGCGGCCACATTTCCTAAGAAAATCTATATTGATAGTGGGCGGATTGTCAATGTTGAGGGAGGAAGGGATTGATATATAATTATTTTACGGGTAGTATATAATTACGACTATTCAATGTTACTCATTGTGTCAAGAAATAAACCTGACAATGTAAATATGATCGGTAAAATATGTAAAACTCTACTAGAACGAGACATTCCATATGAAATTGCAGGTTTACCTGATCCAAATATCATAAAACGCAAAGACATTCGTGGAATTATTTTGCCAGGTGCTCGTTTTAGAATTAAAACAAACGAGATTCAACCTGAACTAGATTTAGAACTATACTATTTATATCATTTCCCGAATTTGCCGGTTCTCGGTCTATGCCACGGATGCCAAATCTTGATGTTGTATTATGGTGGCGATCTTGTATTATATGATACATTTTGGATACGAAAAACAGATATCGAAATTGATCTATCAAAAGACAAAATATTTCACGGAGAAGAACGCGACCAAAAATTAAACGTTTACTTTCACGATCTACCTGTTATAACACCTAAGGCTAAAAAAGCAGGTGTTCGAGAGATTGCGTGGATAAAGAAGTTTCGCGATGGGCGACGACATCCATGCGCATTTGAATTTAAAAAGAACCGCGTATACGGGTTTATGTTTCATCCAGAGTTGCATAAGGAAACACGACCAATTCTATACAATTTCTATGATAAATTATGCTCTGGAACATCGTAGTCGATGTTTTCGCTCTCATGACTATCGTCACTGTCGTCGCTCTTGTTACCATCGCCAGATTTAGATTCAATATTCGTATCATCGAACGCCCACCACTTGATCGTAATCATCCCGTTTTCATCGAGGTATTCCGCGTATTCCTCCATGAAATACTTCTCAAAATACCGCTTGCTGATAATGCGCCGCTTCGCTGCTGAGTAGCATCGTCCGCAATAATACTCGTATGCATTGTATAACGGTTGCGGAAACGAGTGATTATTCGCGACACACTGTTCTTTGAATTGGAGTAAATATTCGTTGATTTCGGCATTCTTGTTCCAAAGACGACACCCCACATTCAGAATGTATTTATCGTCCTCGATCACGATATCCGGGTAGAAGTGGCGCAAAATACCGAGAAGAGTGGCGTCAGACGCTGACCCTGCTCCCGATGCCGATCCCGATGCCGACCCCCCGGCGATGTAGTCCTTGAATAGTGTTGAAAGTTCGTCGATTTCCAACTCTATTTCCGTATCATTTACGATACATTGTTCTCCCCAAAACTGGCGAAACTGACTCACGAGAGGGAGATACCTGCTGGTGCGATTTGGGAATACGTCGAGGGGGGCGGCGGTTGTGGAGGTGGTGCCCACCGCGGCATACTCTGTCAATTTTGTCCGCAATGTCGCCGCAAAAAACATACTTGGTAGGCGGAATTCCGAGAGATACATCTTCCAGAGATAGAGCATATTTGTCATTGAAATCTCGTGGTCTGCTGACGCAGGCTCGGTTGCATAATCAACGAACTCGGTGATGATTTGCTGGTCAGTACGTTCACGGAAAAACCATGCATGCATAGCAACCTCGGGGGTTTTACAATGAAGATGCAGAAAATCGTCTGCACTACCGAACCGGTGTGAGTAATGCGCTGCAACACAGAAAAGATCGATGACCGCTGATTTGAGATCGGGCATATGCGAGAGACGGAACCCGGCATTTCGAGTGAATGTTGTCGATCCTGACGCTGACACGGACGCGGACGTGGATGCCGGTGCGTGAATATCGACAACCCGACAATCCTTATACTGATGCTCGTAATATTTGAACTTGAATGCTGTTGTGAATGCATTGGACCCTGATCCGAATAGGGAATAACACTCTCCACCAAGATCTTTGATAAAGTCTTTTGCGACAGGCGGAATAAAGTAAATGAGAGGCGCGGACTTTTTGAGAAGAACATCACCGAGAATGGTGAGGAAATACTTGGCATGATCACGGGTGCGGAATAGCGCGGGATAAAGTTGCCCAATGACATTTTGAATGGTGCGAGACTCGGGGATCGACGAGAGAATATCGCGGGATTGGATACTTTTGATAATGCGGTTCTTTATTTTGTATTTCATTGCACCTGTGATTGATGACGATGAAGTAAATCCTGTTAGAATTCGGTGATGAATCTCGTCCTCATGGATCAACGAATATCGGACCTGGTTATTATACGTGAAATACAATTCGGATGACTGGCAATAGAAGTATTTCGTCTTGTTTAGAAATGTCTCGGTGATTTCATCGGCGACGAGTTCGAGAGATTTCTTCCGGGTTTCACGTTCACTATGCGCGGTCTGGTAGTTTTTGATCGATTGCGGGAGCTGGGTTTTCACGTAGGAGTGGATCCGTTCGAGAATATGCTCATTGCCGGGGATGGCCGCGTTTGCATTCCATATCTCCGAGAGAATGGCGATAGTATCGGCGAGGGTGGGGGGAGCGGAGGGGGCGGTATTCACGGATGACATTTAATACTATGAATATATATAGTTTTATTATTGTTTGGGGAGGTAAATAATAATTTTTAATTACACAATACATCTATAATGGAAGCGTTTGAATTGGTAACCAGATCCAAAAACGGATCGGAAGAAGCTGGAGGATTGGAAGAAACTGGAGGATTGGAAGAAGCTGGAAAATCGAAGAAAAGGAGAAGATCCATTTATGAAGAAAAAGAAGAAGAAAAAGAAGAAGAGGAGGAAGAAGAAGCAGAAGAAGAAGAAGAAGGAATAAAAAGGAAAAGAGAAGCTCTCCTTGCTGAACCAATTATAACTAACTTAGATAAACTGTTAACCCAGTATGTTATTATTACGAAAGATGATGATGACGATGATATATATGATTTTAAACAAGATTATCGTACTAGTGATTCGAGAAAACCAGTATATGCAGGGTTAAAGGATTTTTTATTGTTACCTTTTTCAACTCACACATTGGATCTCATATTACATACTAAACAGATAGGAGACAAATTTGGATATCTTTTCCGTGAACCATCTTTAAAGTTATTACCTTCAGTTGGAGGTGGTGGTGGTAATAATATGCCACTTATAAGTAAATATGCATTAGAATTAGTATTGTATTTAATTGATTATTTAAAGGAAAATCCTCAAAAAGCAGCTCTATTAACATCAAGACTTGATTTGTTTGATAATGCTGTTCCATTTATATCAAGTACATTGAGACAAATCGTATTTTGGAAAAAAATTTCTTTAGACAAAGAGGATAAAGAAATGCTATATGCATTAAGATTATGTAAAAAAATTAAAGACATATTTTTTACTTCATCAGGAAGAATGATAGTAGTTCATTTCTGTGTAAATAAATTGTTAACATTATGGGTAGAGATTACTAAGAGAAAATATGTAAAAAACTCAGCTGTATTTGATTTAGATAGAACACGCTGGGAATGTCACTTAGACATATCGATAAGACATGATTCTAAACTAAGATTAACGAGGTTAAAAAAATCGAAAGATATTCTAGATATTATAGGTTGGATTGATTATGATTGTCCTCCAATAACGCCAGTACTAACTCCAACTCCTAAAGTATGTGAGAACGACGGAGTATGTTGGCGGCAAAATCCTGATCATTGGATAAATACCCTACATCAAAAACAGAGGTATCCAGTGAAGAAACCGAGAACGACAAGGGGGGGGAGCACACGACAAGCAAAAATGGACACTTACCGCCGTCGACGGCGGTCTTTTTCCACCCGTACTGCCCGGACCCGCCCTCACCTCTCCACCAAACGTCGCCGCCACACTCGTCGCCGCCACCGCCACTAACCTCCCAATTTTGCCATTATTTTTTGCTAAAAATTGCTAAAAATAATGAAATACGCGTTCACTTAATGCTTGCGCCTGTGCGAATGCTTGCGGCGATTCTTGCTAGATCGACGACGACCGCCGTTCTGGGACTGGCTCGACTGGCCGCTCTTCTTGGACTTCTTGGCACCCTTGCGCGACTTGCGGCTACCCTTGCGGCCCTTGCGGCCCTTGCGCTTGGTGCGACGGCGACCTCCGTTTTTGCCGTCTTTGCCGTCGCCTTGGCCTGCGTCTTTGCCGTCGCCTTGGCCTGCGTCTTGCTCTTGCTCTTGCTCTTGCTCTTGCTCTTGCTCTTGCTCTTGCTCGCCTTGCTCTTGCTCGCCTTTGCCTTCGGCTGCGTCTGTGCCTGATGATGTTTGGCTATCGGCTTGGCTTGAGGGTTCGGGGTTGTTAGCGATATCCTGGGAGACACTTGCTAGAACGCCCGGTTTTATATGTCCCGCCTCTAAAAGAGCTTTTGCAGCATTCCTAGCGAATTCGACTTCTCCGCCTCCGCCTCCGCCTCCGCCTCCGCCTCCGCCTCCGCCTGCGTCTCCGGCTGCGTCTGTGACTGGAGTATTGAAAAATGGTCCTTTCGCAAAATCTTCCACTTTCGGTATAGGGTCTATCTTTTTTCCGTCCTTATCATAAAATTCACCCTTTGAATCAATAAGTGCTTTAAACTCTTCTTCGGTAAGTGCTTTTCGTTCCGCCATTCTTTATCAACGATTCTTCTCTTATACATATTATCGATATTAAATTCCTCTCAATATCGATAATCAACAATGCTTGGGGGCCGCGCGGGGGGGGGGCGGGCGACCGCCGCGGGGGGGCCG